GGAGGTCGTCCAGCGCGGCGAGGGGGCTTCCGCCCGTGCCGAAGTCCGACGTCGCCTTGGCGAGGTTGGTGCGAATCTGAGCGCTCGCAGAACGAGCCTTCAGCTGCGCGTGATTGCTCTTCGCCGCCGTCACCTTCGCCTTGGCATTCTGCAGATTCTTCCGCAGATTGTTGACGATGTTCTGGTTGCGATCGATGTCCTTGGTAAGGGCATCGACCCGGGCCTGAGCCTGGCTCTTCTGGACCAGCGCTTCGCGGGCGTCGTCAGTGTTGTTCGCCTTCGCCGCCTTGGTGGCGATGTTGTTGAACTTGTTGACTTCCTCTTCTGAGGAATCCCGCTGCTTCTCCAGCTTCTTGTTTTCCGCCATGAACTTGGCGATGTTCACTTGAAACTTGGAGATCTCGGTCTCGGAGTCCTCGATGGCGAACTTACCATCCCGGACGGGATCCGCGATTGACTGCGCGGCATCGTCGCGCTTGCCACGGATCCAGTTCATGATGCTCTGTGTCAGCGATGCCACTAGTCGTCGCTCCCACCGGAGTCGTCCGACCCGGAATCGTAGGAAGAGGAGTCCGACGAAGACGACGTGTCCTCGGTCGTGACGGACGAGGTAACCGGCTCGCGGTTCTCGTTGTTGTCCTCGTTGTTCTCGTTGCCTGCGGTACAACCACAGGTCGAGCTGTGAACGTGCTCTTCCGTGGTGTTCTCGAAGGTCTCGTCGAACGTACTGGCGAGGATAGCCGCGCCGACGATCACCAGATCGGTGATGTCGTCTTCGTTGTTGTCCTCGTTGTTGACGCCCACGGTGCCACCCGTGGTCTTGCGGATGATCGGCTTGTTGCCATCAGCCGTGGCGACCCGAAGCTCGCCACAACCCACCGCGAGGATCTCGCGGGTGCCGAGCAGGGCGGAGAGCAGCGAGTCCATCGCGGACTCCAGTTCGCTCTCCTGGAAGTCACCCAGCGGCACCGTGTCCGTCAGGACGATGGGCCAGTTGTTGTGGTTGTCGTCGTCCGCATCATTGTTGGTGATGATGCCGAAGGCGAACGGCTGGAACCGGGTGAGGGTGTTGGCGTCGAGACAGGCCAGGAAGAATTCCTGCTGGTTCTTGATGCGCCCCAGCGTGGTGATCTGGCAAGTAACTGCCAGATTGTTATCCCCGCTGATGTTGAGAACGGCGGTGAAGGGGTTCTCAGAGGTACCGATCTTGACAGCAATGAAGCCATCATTCAGTACCGCTTCGAACCCCAGGTTCTGCAGGGAGTTGAAAATCTCCTGCAGGTTGTTGAGATTGGTCACGGTTAGGATCCCATCAGTTCGATGTCATTCGTGCCGATTGTACAACCCTGGAGAAAGCGCACGAATCCTCCCTCTGGGTTATCCTGTTCGTCTGGGTCCGGGGTGACACCACCGAGTTCGATGATGATGCACTCAGGATTTTCAACGTTGTTGTCAGCCATGTACTCAGTCACCTGAGCAAAAGTCTGTTCACCAACGATTTCGCCAAACTTGGTACCGAGTTCGGTGACGAACTCCACTTTTCCTTCTTCCTTCGTATCGCTCTCGATGACTTCTTTATATGCCAATTCAGCCGGCACGAAGTCATCGACATCTTGCGGTTCCTCAAAGAGCCAGGTAACCCCGTTGTTCACGAGATCACCCCTACTGGCTGATTCGAAGTCGTCAGGTTCGAACATCACCTTGATGTCGAACGCGTCTTCCACGATCAGGAGGACCAGAGAGAGGTTGTACATATTCTCTTTGAAGTCTACAACGATCCACTCGCAGAGCCCCTCTTGCTCTTTGATGCGAGTGACGTCAGATACGGTGAGGTCCAAGCCCCGCATTGCTTGGGCTCGCTTACCGAGCAGATCAGAAATAGTCTGCTCATCGGTAAGCGTGATGATGTCACCCTTCTTGATTCTAGTCCAATGGGTGACGCTTCCTTCCTCGATCATGTGACCCCCTAGTGGGTGTTGTTGAGCGCCATTCCGAAGACGATGGCGATCAGGAGACACATGAAAATCATACCGATGAGGAACCCGCCCCCACCTCCGCTACTAGTATGGTGCACCCTAGTACTTGGGGTATCATAGTAGTAGTGATGGCGGCTCATGAGTGAGCCCATCATCGCCGCATCAGCCATCGCGTTGTAGGCGATCCACGACCCACTTGGTCCCATGTAGCCGTAGCCGCCATGGTTGACATTGTAGGTGACGTTGTACGACCTCCCGCCCGAACTGTACGTCTTGGGGATGTGGTTGGGGCGAGTCTTGGGCTGGGTCTTGTACGACGAGGTGTACTGCTTTGCGTACTTCTTCTTGAAGCCAGTGGTGGCGGCAGACTTGTTCTTGTACGCCGTGCCACCCTTCTTGGCCGCTTCGTAGCGCTTCTGTTGAGCAGAAGAGCGCTTGGGGGCAGAAGGTGTTGTCCGCTTGCTTGAGGACGAGCGACTGCTGTTCCAGCGCGAAGAGCGGGACGAAGAAGGTTTGGAAGAACTCCGTGAGCCCCAGGAGCGGGATGAGCTTCGACCGCTTGACCGGAACCCTCCACCCCTGCGCGCGAACGCGTCCTCAGGAATGAGGATGAAGACTGACAGGAATAAGGCTACTGCTACGAGATACTTTCTCATCGTTCTCCCTCTAGTTCGCAGCAGCCGCAGCTGCGGACACTACGGGATTGGCGATTGCCATGGCCGACGCGAATGCGATCGACAGGCAGACAAATACAGCAGCGGCAACCGCACCTGCTCCCGCGTTCTTGTCGTTAGCGACTTCGTGGGAGAGAGAAGAGGCGGGCAGGAAAGCCTTATCTACGATGATGCGGGTGATGCACAGCATACCCGTACCAAAGGCGACCATCACTAGAGTTGTGATGATTTCCTCACCCAGGACTGAGCTTGCGCCCATCAGGCCGGAACGAATGATGATTCCGATGCCGACCAGGAATCCGCCGAAGCTAAGACCCGCAGCAGCATTGTCGTCATCCTCGATGACTTTGTGGATGTCGTAGTCGGTGATCTTCTGGAAGACCAGACTTCCGACTATCAGTGCAGCCTGGCCAATACCCCAGTAGATCACAAGATCTCGAAGGGAGTTGGTGAAGGTGGCGGATTCTCCGCTCAGCGCACCGTTGATGACCAGACCTGTTGCAACGCAGGAACCACCGACCACGAAGGCCGTGCCCAGATTGCGATCTGTAATCATCTCTTTCTGGATGCAGAAGTGAGGCAGCACCGCTTTGTCATTCACCCAGATGCTGGCACGGATGAGGACGATTGCGATTACTGTGTAGATAGCGACATTCAGGATGTCGCTATTGAACTCTTCGGCACCAGCACCGAAAGAAGCTCCAGCCATCGCAATCGTGACGCCGATGTAATACAGCGCCAGATGGAGCCCGAAAGCTGGGTTGTCTTTTGACGTGAGCTGCTCGTTGAAATTGTAGCTCGTGGTCTTGTCGTAGAGGTACTTCGCCAGTAGCAGTCCGAAGAACCATACCCCAAAGTATGGCAGGACGCTAACTATCCGTCCACCGGTCGCGGCGGCGGCATCATATGCCCACATGCGCTTTTCTCCTTGTTGAAAAAGCCGAGGCTCAGATACCGCGCGAACCATGGAGATGGGAGTGCGCCTAGTAAAACTCGTCCTGCTCCTTCAGAAACAGGGGAATACCTGAGAACAGAAAATCTCCCCACCCCTTTTCACAGCTGTCCCACTTTTCGAATGTGAGATCAAACTCTCGGGAAAATTTCCTTGCACCTTCCATCGCCTCCTCTGTAGGCCAGGCAGTTCCACAGCAATCGTTTCCTGTGCGGTGTGTTTTACACTCAATTCCGAGTATAGTGTCACCTCCAAAAGGAAAGTATCGAACGCTGCGCACTTCGGTGATGTTGGGCCCGATAAGCTCGTTTGCTCTGCTCCACAATTTGTCACAGTAAGAGTCACGAGCACCACGCACTTCTCGGTAAATTGGTAGGACCCTTCCAACGATACCAGGTGCTGTGCTCAAAAGAGTCAGTAGTAAATCTTGATAAGAAAGGGAACGGATCTTTTGTTTTTCCATAGCCAAACCTAAACTATGAGACTTAGCCGTTTATTCGAATCGGCTGGCCATTGGTCATCCTGGTGGCTCCAAAGAGGAGCGCACCGAGGACGACCTCACATTCTCCACTCGGTCGAAGAAGGAGAATGATGCATGGGCTAAGAAGATGGGACTCGCAGGCAAGGAAGGTCGAGTTCCCAACGATTGATCTTCCCCTTCTTCCTCTTCTGTAGAATCCGGATAGGGTTCGGCCACATATTATCAGGGTCACAGTTGCGCCGATGGTTTGAGATCCCAGGTTGGCTCTTGTAGGTGTTACCGCATTTGTAGCACTGGAGAGCGTCGAAGTTCCTGTCGAAGTGCGCCATTACTTCATAGTACTTGCTTAGCCTGCACCGGATCGCAACACCCATAGCCACTTCTGGGATAGATGTAGTGCTCATATGCATTACTGCTTCATCGAAAGAGTTAGCAGCAACATATGCGCCAGTCACACACCTGGTGACATCCTTAATTTGTTCCTTGTACCAGAGATCAGGGTCATGGCGCAAGGCGATTTCAGATATCTGAGCCCCGTTACATCGCCTCAAGAAGCTGATACAATCGAGTTGCGCTAGAGAAGCATGTCGTGCAACGAGATGAACCTTCTCATCTGGGACTCTCTTGAAGATGCTCTCAATTGCATCTCCTCTTCTCCATTCGTGATTGTTATCTGGGAATTGGAGGAACTCCAAGACTTCGACAGTGAAGGAGTCATCGTCAAATTGGAGATGTCTACCCAATTCTCGAATGCAGCTTTCAACTACAAAATACTTCAGATATTTGGGATGCTCTGTTAGGATTCTACCGAGCATCTGACCGACCAAAGAGATCACAGCGTCGCCGAAGTAAGGCTGTGGATCGAAACTCGGGTCAGACAGAAGCTCCTTGATAGCCGCAGTTTTGCTCATTATGTCACCAGATGCTTGAGAGCTTTTATGAAAGCCTCTCTATGGTGTGCTACCAGCTTCTTCCGATTGGGAAGATGCACGATCTTGAAATCCTCGATTCCAGGATCGGGGACGTCGTCTACGTCCACATTATAGTAGCCTTCTTCGTTCCCAATGGCCCATAGTCTATTCTGCAGGGCTCGTGGGAGATGTTTATATTCCCCTTTCTTGTTCTTTGTGCCAGTTATTGCTAGCACGAAGATATCTGAATCAGGGGTGGATGGATCTACAGTTTCTAAGTCCATCACACCCACGATTGAGATCATCCTGACCCGAATGCTATAACTATATTGGTGGTCAGCTTTGGGGAACCATTGCTGTAATCGATGTCTCGATTTGCTTTTATGGAGGGGGAGGGAACTGCTATATTGGAGTAGTTTCATATGGACCCCCACTTACCCAACGTGCCACGGGTTAGTAGGAATAGGTGAGAGTTTCTTTGATATTCTTCTCGCATTCCTCGATATTGTTGATATCTCCGCAGTCATCGTCGTCTTCCATCAGGCGACCACCCTTGATGAAGAATTCGTATTCTTCGTGCATGCAACCCCCGCGATCATCTGGGTGCTCATAGACGATTTCTACACGTAGGACAGGGCCACGGGGGTCTTCACCTGCCGGATGCACTTCGTAATCGCAGCGCTCCGCATACCATCCGGAGTCACTTTTCCCAGTTTCGACCGCTAAATGTTGAAGCTGTTCCATCCTGGGATCGCCATCGTTAAGCAGCAGCTTCTTCTGGTATTCTAGGACGCCCAGCTTGCTACGCGCTTCCTTGATCTGTTCCTCTAGTTCTTCCAGTTTGCTCATTTCGCCTCTTCTAGCACACTATCGGTTAGAACGATATCATCTTCCACCATATCGCCATTGGGGAGAGTGATAGTAACCTTGAGGTTGATTTCTGCAGTCATCTCTAGGTTCACATCGCCGTAGATGGAGTCATACTTGCGGAATTGATGGCACATCGTCTGTTTGATGCGGTCCACGCCTTTGACGAACTGGTCGTGGTAGTGGGTCTGTGGAACCTCGTTGATCTGCCTTCGAAGCTCGGGTCCGAAGTCAATGTCTGGGTCACCCAGGTCAATGTCAAGTTCAAGGTGGGGCCTGTGTCTATACCCTCCCCTCGGCTTCTCCTTACTGACTCCCATATAGACTTTCAAAGTCTGGCCGATAATCCCAATATAGGTATGGTCTTCAATCATACCACCTTCATCAGGGACATGCTTCTTATCGTAAGGCTTTACACCAAAGACCGGCATTGCCCAGCCCATCGCCTCGGCAACCTTGAAGAGTAGGTTCTTATTCAGATCCTTCCTTGCAGCTTCCTGCGAGATCCTGATCTTGCAACTGCGCAAGTGAATTTTTACGCTCTTGAATTCTCGCTTACAGTATTGGCAGGTGCGCTCGTCCTTGCTGCGACGGTGAGCGCGGACGACCTCTAACTCTTCAGAGGTAAGCTCGTATGGGTTCTTGTGTTTGTACTCAGGGATCTGGAGATGGCCCTTGATCTCTTTATGGAGATCAAAGACCACACTGCGCATCTTGTGGATAAAGTCGGTGTCTGGAGTGTTCCTTTCAGCCATTTTTATTTCTTGCATTTGAGGCAGAGGTATTCTCTACCAGAGCGATCGACCACTGCTGTAATCTTGGGAATGACGTCGTTAGAGCGGATAACCATCACCCGATCTCCGATAGCGACGTCTAGCTGCTTAATATAGTCGAGGTTGTTGAGGGTGACTCGGGCGATTGTCGCGCCAGCGAGATTGATAGGCTCGACTTCAGCTACCGGGCACATACGACCAGTAAGACCGGCCTGCCAGGTGATATCGTTGATCGTGGTGATCCCGCCCTCAGATTCGAACTTAATAGCGAGCGCAGCCTTAGGCCGACCACCCACCATGCCAAGCTTCTTGTGAAGGGAGAGATCGTTACAGTCCACGACCAGACCGTCGATGAGATAGTCCAGCTTGTCACGCCGGTATTCCTCAAATCGATCCCACAGATCATCGGGTGTCCGCTTGTCGAAGAACCGTGCATAGGTCACGTGCTGGAGGCCGAGCTGTTGGATCAGCTTGAACTCGTCCAGCTTCGTCTTCAGCCCAGGAACTACAGCCTGGAACCAGACGACCTTGAGATGTACGACGAGATCGTTGTCGCCCCTCTTGCCCTTCTTGTCCCTCGCCTTACCTGCTGCTGCGTTCCGGCAGTTCCGGTAGCCGAGAGGTACGAAGTGCTTGTTGAAGAGCGACTTCTCTAGCAGAATCTCACCACGCAGTTCACCAGTGAATCTTGCATCTAGATCCTCCTTGATGTTCTGCATCTTGATGAAGTTGGGTGTGATATTCTCACCCTCGGCGCCGTTCCCTCGGGTGACGGCGTGGATGAGCTTTCCCTTCTTGTACGTTGCCACGATGGTGATCCCATCGAGCTTCTCGCTGAGGATGAGGTCACCCTTACCCTTGGCCCACTTCAAGAAGTCAGCCTTCTCGTCGTGCTTCACCTTGGCAAGGGAACCGATAGTGCGCGAGTGCTTCTGCACGGGCCACACGGTGACCTGCACCGGGGCACCTACGACCTTGAGAAAAGCGTTGGTGGGATCTAGCTTCTCTAGCTCGTCACGGAGTGTGTCGAACTCCGCGTCGTCCATTACGGGGCTGCCAGCATAGTACGCATTGCTGGCGTCAGTCAGGGTCTTGACTAACGTTTTAATGTCCACGTAGTTTCTCCTTCATCTTCGCAGAGTGATCCACGATCAGTTGTACGATTTCACCAACCCGATCTTGAATTTTAGCCAGCGGCAAAAAGACGGGCTTCATCGATGGAGTGTGGTGATTGTAGTATTGGTTTACTGGCTCGGCAGATACCTCTACCTGCTTTGCGGGGCGAGTTGCTATCTTGATCTCTAATTCGCTATAATAATGGTTCCCGTCCCACTCTTTCCGATTCGGACGTGCGCGGAACGTGGATTTGAACATATCGCCTCCTGCGCCCCAACCTTTTCCTTTCAAGGCTTCCATCACAGCTTGGCGAGCAAGGGGGAGAGGTTTATGACCTTCATCCCATTCTTTCAGCCCAGCGGGCCGCTTGTGTGAAACAAGCACCTCTCCGCCTTCGGCGTACATCACCCCGTAGATCTTTTTGCCATCTTCTTCTAGCACTAGGCATCTAGACCAGTTGGATCCTCGGTTTCGTAGGATCGTAAAACCTGACTCGCGCAGCGTGTCGAAGATTCCACGTTTTATGGTGATCCCAGTAACTTCAGTGCCGAGGAACGCACAATTAAAAGTGCGCACCATGTGTACAAACACTTCTGGAGAGTTGACGAATTTGTTTACAGCCCAGTGGTCCTTGAACGGAAAGTTGACCGCAGTTAGAAACTGATCTGGATCGAACTTCGGATCCGAGAAGTAATCATGCATCAGGTTTGCTTGCTATATGAAACTTCATTACAGGGACGATACCAGTCTCGTCACAAGCTGGACACCCTGTAGACACCACTCCATCGCAGTATTGGACGAGAAGCGCTGTATTCCCGCACTTCTCACAACCAAGCAGTACTGGATGCCATTGATCGTGCTCACCTTGGGAGTGAGCACATTCGGGATCCTCACACGAGTTTACCCCTTTCTCCCTAATGTCCTCGTCAACGTCTTCTCTGTACCGTGGTTCCATTAGTCTCTCACGTTGATCCCGCTGCGTCGCAGGGCGTTTACCAACTCGCCTACGATTCGTTTGGTTATGCTGTTGTGCCTGTTGGGATCTGTGGATCCCTTATGGCATTTATTGCACTCTCGTAGTCCTGACAACACCGAAGATCGCAACCGCTGTCGAGACAGCTGTTTGGCTGTCGCTTTCCATTCTTGATACAAGCGGTTGATCGCCCAAGGGAGCGCGTAATTGCTCCCTTTGGCGTCATCCGGGAATGTAGCCATGATCTCTTCGAGTTTGTGCAGAGTCTCTTCATTAAAGGTACTCCACTCAAACTCGTCGTGATCTAGATATGGCCTAAGTTCCGAATCCGAGCCTGGGGTTGGGAGAGGACTCGGAGTTGGCTTGCCATCCGAGTGATTCATCGCCCATGTATTCCTGAGACACCTGATCGAGTGCTTTGTGCGGATCCTCTCCAAGCTTTACCTTCACAGCCACATCTTTCAATGTAGAGGCGATGTGGCTCCCTAACACAATGTCAGGGTTGAATGTGGTGCGCACAAGATCGTTGGCGTCGAACTGTTCAGTTAGATTGTAGCGGTCGAGATAGAACTGAACGATGTCCAGCTTCAACTGACCTTCGGGAGGGCCAAACTCAATACACATCCCCAAGCGACCAGGGCGGAGGATTGCCCTGTCGAACCGCTCAGGATAGTTTGTAGTTGCGACGGTGATGACGTCGTATTCCTTATCTCCGTCCAGCACATCCAGCAGCAAGGAGATGAAACGAGGACTTTCACTATCCCAACCTAACCCATCACGCCTGACCTGGATCCCGTCCATGTCTTCGCAAACGATGATGTTGGGGCCGATCTTCTCCAGCCACGGGTAAATCTGGGCGAGGAAGCTCGCGGGCAGATTGCTCACAAAGAATACTGTCGCCTCGCCGGCCACATCCTTGACGAGCTGGGTGATAGAAGCTGTCTTTCCTCCGCCTGGGAGTCCGTACAAGATGAGACCCATCTTGCGTTCTCCTTTGCTGAGCTTGTCCCAGTTCCTCACCACTTTCTTGATGTGGTCGAACCTCTGCTGCTTCTGCTCGTCCAAGAGCGCAGGCTTGTCGGGGATCCCTCGGATAGTAAAGGAGAGATTGCCGTGCGAATCCGCGTCCACCTTGGTGATCTTGTTCTTGAACAAGCAATGCTTGAAGTAGAGCTGTGAGAATTCGTCGATGATCTTGGTCATGTCGTTTTTGGTTGACGTGACCAGGTAATCGACCAATGATGCGCTAGGCGTGGAGCTTTCCTTCCCCTTCTCGGTTGGGATGCCGAGAAGGATGAACACATCTCCCGAATCAAGTCCTACTCTGTAGACTCTGGCTAACTTGATGTGCTTTACTTCATCCCCCTCTTTCCACGAGATGCTCTGGTCGCTAGACGCGGACCGCATTGGGCTGAACATGATCTTGCCCGATGGTGAGTGGAAGAACACGCCTTCAGACACCAAAGGCTCACCTGCTGTGCTGAGAAAGTGAGCCTTATCTGCGTCTGTCAACCAGGGTTCTATCTGGTTCTTGTTGTAGTCGCCTTTGAGCTTGAGATATTTGGAGAGGAGAGTCTTGACAGCGATACGTTTCTTGGAAGCTCGTTCGTACTTGAGCTTCTCCATGTGTTCTCTCTGAGCTTTTAATTCCCCCTTCATGGCTTTCATAAGGAAGGAAAGCCCAGCTTCGTAAAGGTTACCGAACTGAACGCCCATCACATCATAGAACTGATCGGGGGTCAAACCCCATTCAGCTAGTGAGTCGATGAGCTTTCGTTTTTCGGCTCGATTCAGGTCTTTTCCAAGCACGACACGGGCGCGGAAGGCGTCCATGACCTTCGAGCGCACCTCTTCTCTTTGGTCGAAATCCTCGTCAGCGATTTGCTGGAGTTGTTCTCTGAGCTTTTCTTTGGAATTTTCCGACATCTCGTCTCCTCGACGGCTTCTGAAGCCGGTCAGATACAGGCGTGTCGGACCACCTCGCAGATTCTACTAATTTCATAGTGATCTACTGTTTAATAGTCCAGCCATCCGCACCAGAGCGCCACTTGTACTTGTACCAAAGTGGGTTCTGCTTGCTATCGGTCAGATTTCCAAGGAGCTTAGAGTCCAACTTCTTCAAGACGATTCCTTCACTGCTCGGATCTTTCTTTGTCTGTTCGAAGAAAGCCTCATACCCTGATGTGGTGGTCTGGGGCAACCGAAGTAGGGGGCTACGGTTGTGACGCATGATCTCTTGTACCATCTCCCATCGCTCGATTTCAGGCAAGCGGCCCATCCACTTGTCTCCCCACCACAGCACGCCGAACAGGTAGATCATCTCGGGGCCAGTATAGTTGGGGCGACGTTTCATCCACTCACCATCTAGCACGCTGCCAGATGGAATGGGAAGATTAGCAATGGCAGTGGTGAAATCGAAGGACACGGGAAGCTTCTTCTGCTGCCGTGACCAAAACTCGATGTCATCATGCTCGTTCATGACGATTAGGCATCGCCAGCCGTCGTGCTTAGACTGTGCCAGATACTCTCCATCTCGACAGATGGAGAGGGAGTTAATCTCTAGTGGTTTATCAGGATAGCGCCATCGCATATTACACCACCAATCCGATATTGGCTAGCACCTCGTCTAGGTTGTTGATTCTAAACGGGTCTAGTTGATATTGCTTGTCCAGGGACAGGTTGCCATTGCTGTCCATCTTCCAGTCACCCTTGATCGGCTTGAGAGTCTTGAGATCGAGCATGAACCTGATCTCACCATAGCAGTACTCCCACTGCACCCCGTTATCTGCGCAAGCGAACTTCCCTTCAATGACCCCATAGGGTGCATCGTATTCGGGGTCGCTCAAGATCTCGTGGTCACCTAGTTTGGTCAGCTTGTACGAGATGCGCTTACACTTGGGCTTCTCAACCTTCTTGCACTTGCGATGTTCTTTACATTCCTTGCGGATGCTGTCAACATAGTCTTGGATCTGCTTTTTACTCCAGTTGTATTTGCTGACCTCCTTCTCTTTCCGCACAGCATAGTCGCAGTGCTTAGGTGTGCAACCTTTATGGTTACACTTAGTTTCTCTAGTGCGCACCAGACACGGCCTATATCCACAAGTCCTGTGCCTGCAGAATTCTGACTTCCCCTTGAGCACTGCAAACCCCAAGAACTTGGCGGTAAACAACATGCCACTGGAGTGTTCGTGTTGGAAGAACTCCCCGTTCCCAGCTTGGAGACGGGGATGGTTCCTCACTTTAGTCCGACCTTTGGCCATTATTGCCTCAGTAAGATCTGCTTCAAGGCGGGGTCGTCAGTCAGCAACATCTTCAACACGAACGAGTGCCCCATCTTGCGCTTCGGATTGTTCAGGACATGGGTCAGATCCTGACCCTTCTTGTCGTGGTCGTAGCCATCGAAATCTCGGAAGATCAAGTGGGTTTGGCTCTGGTATAAACCCTGCAGCTGCGTCCATCCCGCCGTCTTCTGGACGGCTTCGGCGTAGAGCGGGGCGTAGATCTCCTTACGGGCGTCGATGTACCCAAGCTTACGTCCGTCCCACCAGGCGTGAAGGGGCTTCTTGCCCCGGCCCATTGGAAATCGGATGGCCTTCGGGTTCTTGATCCCCTTATCCATCCAGTCCCAGAACGTCTGGGTGGGGTTACCGCTCTTGTCGGCATGGACTGCGTACAACTTGGTGAACTGCCACCCGTTCTCCATGTTGAGAGCGGTGTGCTTTCCGTAGAGCGGGCACGGCCCGATGACGAATGGGCTTAGGTCGAGCTGCCAAGCAGCTGGGTGGGATGGCTTACCACCAAAGCAGGTGTTGATGACCGTTGCGTTGGTCGTGTCTACTTTTTGTCGGAATCCGACGACTTGAATCCGGGCAGGCATTGCTCAGCTCGATATAGGATGTATTCGTGGTCGAAGAAGAACGAGACTTCTCCGTTGGATAGATAGGCCCCATCTCCTGGCTCAACCTGACAATTCCAGCCCCATGCTTTGTCTCCATCGTCTATGATAGGGATTGTTGCATAGAGCATGGTTTCGATCAGGCTCTGATCCTTCCAGGGGAGCTTGCCTAGAAGGCTGAAATCCAGGCGGGCATAGCTTATCCCGCCTTCTTTCCACCACTCAACAGCCGCAGTTATCATCGTTGCAACAGGTCTTCTTTTCTTTCGGTTCCTCGGGTTCTTCTTCCGGGGGCTCTACCTCTTCCTCGATGAAAGTGGCAATACTCGGGCAATGTTCGCTCTTCCACTCTGTCAGAGCGACCTGATAGTGCCTAGTTTCAATGGGCATCGGGCCGAACTTGGCCTCGTACGCGGCTTTGAACTGCGCTTCCAGCTCACGCTCGTGCTGCTGATCCTTGTCGTACTCCAGGCTGGCTTCCAAGACCGCTTGGAAGTCGGAGAAGGTCCCGCCACTGTCGATGTACTCGTACAGGTTCTTCAGCTGCATCGCTGCCGTCTTCGTGTCTCCACGAGAAATGGAGTTCAGAGCGGTCATGAGCGGATAGTCGCCCGCTTCCTTCTCTAGTTCCTCGGGGATCCCGACGCGCCGCCTTACTTCCTCATAGACCAGAGGAAGTTGGTCGTACAGCTCGTCCGTATCGGTGAGGTGGTAATACCTGCGACCGCAGCTGCAGTAGACCACACGAAGCTCTAGCTTCTCCACCTTTGCGAACTTGCGCATCTTAGCTTTCAGTTCGAAGACTTCGTGCATCTTCTTACTGTCGATTTCTCTTGGCTCTAGATCCTTATGCCAGACCTGTTGGCCACAGTCGCAAGTGATGTTCATTAGTCGCTTTTCCAGTGTTGGTTGATCTCGTGAATCTGCCGCAGATGCAGCGTGATCCCCGGATAACTCTTGATTTTCTTCACACAGAACGGGCAGCGTACCCCGCTATCCTTAGGGATAGACGAGGATTGCCTGATATAGGCAGCTAGTTCCTTTGAGTGGAAGTCGTTAAGCGCCCTGAAAAGGTGCGCCAATAGCTTGACTTTCTCTTGGAGCCGCATTCTGTTGATCGCCGCTTTGCGGACATTCATGGTGTCCTTTGGATGGTGGGCGACCTTTCGAATAAACTCATGGTCAGCAGGCAGGTCAGTGAGGGCAATAATAGCAGCGCTCTCAGGGATAGGCCATTGCTTGCTTTTTGTGTACTCCCACATCTGGACGACAAAATCTGGATCCATCTTGGTGGGATTGCTTGCTAGCCCATCCCAAGCTGCGTGCATTCTATCCCCATCTAGTGTAGACAACCAACCTTCCACCATTGGTTGGTCAACATACTTGGCGATAGTCTTTACTGCCCCCGTATCCATCCTATGAGCTTGCTCTGCCAACTTCCGAATCAGTGTTGGGTTGTTGTGCTTCTCAAGAGCTTCCCGAATATCCTTAGCGTACTGGCTCCAGAAAATGTTGATTGCCAGTTGTTCATCGTACTCGAACAACAACAATGGGGGCAAGGAGACGATCAACTTACTAAGAACATCACGATCAGCTTTATGGATCGCAACATAGGTCAGAAAAAGCTCTGGGTCGAAATCGGGATCGGATAGTACATTGGACATTATCGTCTCCGGGGGTGGGGACCCAACGTGCCACGGGTCCCCACCTTTTTATACTAGAGGGTGATCTTCACCTCGTTCTCACTTTCGAAGCGAGCCTCAACCTCCTTGCGCTTGGCGTCCAGCAACTTCTCCAAGCTCATGAAGCCGAACTCCATCACGTCCGACATGTTGAAGAGGAGAGCGAGGCGACGAGCCTCATCCAGCTTCTTCCGCGCCTGGGCGACGGACCACAAGCTGTTCTTCTCCCAATCCTTCTTGTCCTCTAGCTCAGCGAGCTTCTCCTCCTGTTTCTGGAGACGGGACATCAAGGTCTCCTTGGACTGTGCGATGAGATGCTGGAAGGCATCCTTGCACGCGTCGTCCAGAGCCTTCTGGTCGGAATCATCGAACTTGAGGATCCGGTATCGGATCCGCATGTTCTTCTCTTCCTGGATCTCCTTCAAGATCCGCTCCACGTCGTCCTTCATGGACCAGTGGATGAGGTAGACACTCCACGTCATCGGGAGGCAGTATCCCTTGATCTGACGCCGAAGCTTGTTGTAGACACTCCGCTGGGTTACCGGAACGTCGTAGCACAAAACACCCATGGGCTCAGCCATGATAACCTCTTCATCTAGAAGCTAATGGTGACCTCAACAGATTCTTCAACCTGCTCTTGGTCTTTTCGCTTCGCATTTCGGAGCTTAGACTGCTCCTTTGAGTAAGCCTTTTGGCAAGGCTTACAACGGGTGACCTGGTGAAGGTCAGCCTTATGACACTCACGTTCGGTGCCACAGTCTGCACAATCGATGATCCAGACTTTCGGTTCGCCCTCTTTTTGTCTTGCAGTGGGATTGGGGCTTACCCACGGCTTCTTTTCTTTCTTGACCCGCTTCTTTTTCTTCGGTGCTTCTGAAGTGGTTGCGGGTTCGTATACCTCCCTCGGCTTGGTCTTGGGCCGGCTCACGATCCTGTGAATGAGGATACGGGATCCAGTCTCACTTGCCGGGTTAAGTTCAGATTCTTCGACGGTGATTTCGCCTGGATCGAAATGCCTCAGGTACTTGTCCCTGGGAAATTCGAAGGCAATAATCGGAGCGTCGATATCGTTATGTTCCTCCAGCAGAGTCTTAGCCACAGGATCTGCATAGATCACGTCTATAGAAGCCAGCTGCTTTCCGCTCATGTACTTCACATCCTTAAACGTATCAGATGTGCAGCACCAAACAGAAGCTGGCGACCCGGCAAACGTGGTTGGATTGCCGAGTGCATAGACGTAGTGGTGTTTCTCCTGGAAGAGTGCAACGAGTATTTTATATCGCTTTTGCATGCTCTCTCCTAGAGTAGGTCTCCATCAATTTCATCGATATGCTCGGTCTCACAGTACCGAACATATGCCAACATTACATCTCCTACCTCCTTCATCAAGTTGGGATCAGCTAGTGCATATGGCTCATTTATGCGGAGCCCGTGGTGTTCAGCGTTGGTTGCTGGCTGGATGGTGAATCGGATGGCCTCCTTACGGTGATGCATCTTGATCGTAGCGTAAGTGTTATAGATCATCCTGGACTGATTGCCACTCCAGCATTCCTTCATGTCGCGATTGACGATGGTGAGATCGGACCCAACCAGACGGGAACCACGCCAGGTGGCGGTCCCCGTCACGATGAAGTCGCTCCATTTCAGCCCAGCCGACTCGATGCCTTCCAGCAGGACGGCTTTCATGATACGGATTTCTCTCAACCCCTGCCGTCGCTTTGGGTTATCGTAGGTCTCTACTCCTGTGACCTCAGCCTGGTGGATCTTGACAACTCGACCACCGTGCTTGACTCGGACGAACCGGTTTACTAAATGGGACCTAGACCAGTCACTCTGGTCCCCCTGGACTTCGATCTCCAGCTGGAGCCTAACGATCGACTTCTTGTGCATGGAGACTCCTTTTGATGGTGTTTTCGGGCCGCTTCTCAGCCTATCTGTGAAATACGACAGCCGAGGACTATTGGGTGTGCGCGCTCACCGCCTTCGAGGCGGGCTCACGATATGGTCTCGTATCTCTCCATAAACTTCCTAAGGAGTCCCTTGAAGTCGGGATGGAGGAAGTGGAGATGCAAGGATGAAGGATGGGATCCTTCATCTGGGGTTACGGGGGAGCGGTTGATCTGAACTATCAGCTGATCAATAGCTATCAGATATCGATTATGTATAGTACGAAATGATAACCTAGTCTGCTGATATCGATGCTTCCCATTTGGGATCTGCAGGTTGTACAACTGCAAACACACCAATTGCAGTGGACTCCACTGGATCACCGGTCGCTGGGTGCGATCTAGATCAGACCAATGAAAATCAGCAGGATATCGCATAACAAAGGGCTCCGGGCGAACCCGGAGCCCCATTCTCTCCTTGCACGTACCCGCACCAGCTTAGACATGTGCGACCTATTGGTCACGTATTCAATGCTGGGTATAGGGTTAAGAGTTACGCTGGCTTGAGGGCCGGCTTGTACGGCTTGACGATGCCCTGGTCCATGACCTCCTGGGCCTTCTCCCGCACTTCGTCGTTGACGGAGCGCTGCTGATGGAAGGCGTCGGTCGGCGCGATCTTCTGCGTGACTTCGAAGTACTCACCGAAGACGTCGCTGCCGAAGGTCTCCACGAGCTTGCCGACGAACTCCGGGTCCTCCAGAGCTTTCGCAGCGACCTTGACTTCGCTCTTCTTGACGAAGAACTCGTCGTAGCGGTCACCGAAGGTCTCCTGCAGATCCTCTTCGAACTCGGTGCTGATGGGTGAGTACTGGTTCTTGGTGCTGACGACCACCATGCCGTCGATGGCTACCGACGATTGGAATTCGCCCTTGGCGCACTCTTCCAGTCGCTTCTTCTCGGCCTCTGGGATGATCTGAGCTTCGGCCTGAGCCATCCGCGCCTTTGCATCCTTGAGATCGGCGTGAGCATCCTTCCACTGTCCGATGACGCCCTTCTCTGCGATACCTTCGATCTTCACCGACTTGGTGAGTTCGGGCGACATCTTGTCGCTGAGATTCTCCAGCTCTTCCTGGAGCTTCTGGGCGCGATCAGGGATGATGGGAGCGACCAGCGTTGGAATGCTGACGTCCGGGGTTTTGGATTTGGACTTCTTCTTGGACTTGGGCTTCGCAGCCTTGCCCAACATATCATTAAGGTCTACCATTGTCTCCTCGTTGCTATCGATAGGTAATAATTCGGGCGAGCCGGCGTGGCCCGCCCGAAAAGGGAGATTGGGAGAGGTGACGGCCTCTCAGAGGTGGGAGATACCTCTGGCGACCAGAACGGTCGCCGTCGTTCTTCAGATACCTGCAGGGGGCTTAATCCCTGCAACTTAGCTGGATCTTTCGGCCCCACGGGGGCTCAACATCGGTGTTGATGCACCATAGGACAGGGAACGGGGGAGGTTCGGGGAATCCTGCGTATCCATCAGTCAGGATGATGTTCACCCGGCCAACCACGCTGTGTTCGATGATACCATTGATGGCGATGTCGAAGCTCGTTCCTCCTCGTCCGTGGATCTTGATTTTCCTCCAGTCGCCACGGTGGTAGATATCGATCGCCTGGATCGCGTGGTCGAACTGTACCACGGTGATCTTGAACTTAGCGCTCATCGATTCGATTTCTGCGAAGAACTGTTTGATCAGTTCATCTGAGACTGACCCTGAAGTGTCCACCAGCAGGGTGAGCGGTACACTTGCGTGATTGCTCTTGCCAGGGACCCCGAAGGTGTCGTGGCGTCGGCTTCGGCGGGCGTACGTCTTGCGCTTGCCTCCCAGCTTGCGCCCCACGTACTGCTTCAGTTCCGACTTCCAGTTGACCTGTGGGTCCTTGAGGGCTTCGATTGCTCCCACCAAGTGCCCTGGGATGTCACCAGCAGAGGTGGACTGCTGCACCATATCCCTGACGACTTGTCGTGCTTCGTCAGAGTCCGCAGTGGAGGTGTCCCAGATCGAGTGGTCGTCAATCAGCACGCCGTCGAGGAAGTCACCCATACCACCAGCACAGGCGTCACATCCACCGCCCTTCTGCTTGTCTTGGTCTCCTTGGCCTCCACCCTTCTGGCCCTTGCCCTTCTTCTGGCCTCCGCCTCCACCCTTGCCATCTACACCTCGTCCACACTTGGGGCACTTGATGTTCTCTCGTGCCCATTTGTAGACCTCTTCAGAACTAGACTCTTGCGGCGGTCCGTTCTTGGTGGGGAAGTAAACCGCCTCACCATACTTCGGCTTGCCCTTCGCGTCTAGCTCGTGTTCCCCATCCTTGTTGAAGATCGGAATAGGTGGGAGCTTCTTGATGCGCGGCCTCTCCTTGGGGCCGTTGAGTACGGCATCGCATGACCAGTTGAACAGTTCTGGGTGCTTGGTGCCACCACGTACGATGTGCATACGTACCACATGCTCCACCTCGTGGATCAGCACGGCGATCAGCGCGTTATTCTGGGCATCCGTTCGGTTAGCAGCGATAGCTGCCACGAACAACGGGCTCCACAGGCACTCCACACGGCCACCAGCCATCATCCGGACGCCCATCGTGGGCACTTGGCGCGATTCTTTCCAGTCGATGAGTGAACACATGGTGCCGTACCACGGCTTTGTGGTGAGCAACTTACACCTTGCGTTCATTAGGATCTCGCCAGCCTCATCTACTGCCGCTTTCGCGTCTTCGATTGAGGGCGGCGTGTATTTCTTGTCAGCCATCGTTCCTCCGCTTCTCAGATACCTGCGGCAGAGATTATTTGTACCGCTAGAGCGATTTGCTCACATGCTTCGCGATCCATTTCTTCTGCTTGGCGTCTAGTGGGTATGGTCTACAACGAAACTTCACAGTCTTCACATTGTCTTCTGGTGATAATGCAGTTCCACGAGGGGTATCTACTGTGTACTCATGCACACGGTAGTAGATGTCGTTGTAAACCACGAATAGATCACATCTATTTTGTGCGAATAGGACTATGAAATCGGAGCAAGGGTCAGCTAGTTGTTCTTGGTTGGGAGGCTTCACCGTAAAGATAGTATTACCATCGACCTCTTGCCAGCCCTTTAGCAAGCCCAACTTACCCTCACAAGTCCTGCTTGCCTTTCCTGAGGGCTCATAGGTGAGATCAGACATGCTAACTGGACGATGATATGAGGCTGGTTTTGGTAACCTTGACTCTTTACAAGCTGCAATACCATCGTCCATTAGTGCGAAGAGCCATTCTATCGTTTCCTGTGGAAGGTCTAGCTTAGCCACAATAGCGAATTTCTGCTTCTTCCTGTTCTTGATGGCGATTACGCCATAGAATTCAGCATCCTTGTAGATCAGAGTGTTCCTACCATTCTGTGCTAGATACAAGGTGTTGAATTCACCGATATCAGGATATGGGACCTTAGTTTGACGATGGACTTTCTCTACCGTCCATCCCCAGCACTGAGGCCCCTTAGTACGATACCCATTACTATCTAGTATGTCCACCCGAATGCTGGATAGGGTATAGGTCGGGCCGACGTCATTGTTGTGGAAGAATCCGAGGACTCCAGGTTTGAAGATCTCGGAATGCTCACCACCAATCTGTTCGATCTCGGTTATTTCGATAGGATGGAAACTGAAACCGATAGCGGCTGCCCTCGGGGGCTTGGGCAGCCTATTCCAGGTATGGTTCCAATTGGCGTCTGCCATACTCATGCAGTGTCTCCCCAATCTAGATCTGCCAGGCCAGGCATCTCAGTGTATCCGTAGTCCTTGATAGGAAGAGATTTACGTGCAGTGATCTTCTTCTTTCCCTGCTTGGTAAAGGTGTCCACGATCTTCTTGATCACGTTACCTTCTTCGTTGCGGACATGTTCCCCGGACTTCACCAGGAACTCCTTGTCCGGGTCGGAGAACTTGCCCTTTACCTTCTTGGCAGGGCCTTCTAGGAGCTGCTCGGTGTCGAAGTAGTGGAGGGGCTTGGACTTGATGCCCTTTGCTCCTCTCTCCCTCGCCGCTGCCCAGATCGCCTCAGCAACCGACCAACGCTTCTCTTCCAGCTCCTCGATGGTCTCGCAGCCTGCTTCTTCCTCAGGCTTAAGGAACATCGGCATCGCCATCGCACGAGTCCAGATGCCGGCCTCGGAAAGCTCCTCGATCAACTTCAGGCGACGCTTGACTGATGGTGTGCGATCCTCCCACACTTTCTTCAGTTCCTCATCCAACGTCGTGATCGTGATCTCGGCCTGCAGACACTTCAACTCTTTCAAGAGTTCCAGATCCTCCAAGATGAGTGGAGATTTGGTGACGATACTGATGGCCCACAGTGTACCATGGTCTTCTTGCTCTTCCAAGAATGCCCTTAGCACGTTGTGCATTAGACCCACGTCTTCCATGTCCAGGCCGTGCCCCTTTTTGGGGTATTGTTCGTCGGTTTTGATAGCCTTGATCATTCTGGGGTGGTACACCTCAGACGCAACACCAATCTGGACACGGCGAAGGTGAAGCGGGAGGGTGCGCAGCTTCGCGAGCTGTCGCGCGAGCTTCTTGGCGATCTTGGCTTTGTACCCCATCGTCTCACCTAGGGTGGACGACTGGTTGAAGGGGAAACTTCGCAGATAACAGTATCGACAGTTGAAGAGACAGCCGATTGCAGGGTTGCAGGTGTAGGGAAAGTTGTAAGTGTTGACCTTACTTTGGCGAGTAAGGGCGGGGCTAGTCCCCTTAGACTGAAAAACTTCCATGTTCGCCTCCTGTTTGCGGATATTTCTTGGATACAGCGCCCCGAGGGCATCCCAACCCAGACATGGATTATCCCCTAGAGTGGGGATAGTGGGAGCCGTGGCGACTCAACGTGCCACGGCTCCCAGGGGGCCTACTTCTTGCCCCAGGCCACGTCCTGCATGAGGTCGGCCAGGTCCTTACGCTTGTTCAGCGCACCCATCCAGCCGAGACCGCCACCCAAGTCGCCGGTCTGCTTGAACCGCAAGGCGATCCGTCGCAGGTTCTCGTTAGAGATAACCGACGCACCCAAGCTCTGAGTCTCCTCACCCACCAGCTGACGACCGAGCATCACCGCCAGGTCTCGGTCACGCTGTGCGCACAGCCACTGCATGAAGTCCAAGACGTTCTTGACGATCTTCTTGTCGCTGCTGTGCTCCCGCGCGTTGCTCACGATACCCCACGTGAGACCGGCGAGCTGCGGGCGCTTCCACTTGCTGAGCTTGCTGGAGAACGGGGTCACACCCCGATCCAGGATATCCTTCGGCACCACTTCCGCCGAGAAGCTGAGGTAACCACGCGCCAGGCCCTGACCAACCAGGCCGGCAATGACTTCCTCGTACACATCCCGTACATCCTGCGGGAGGTCGTCCGAGTCGGAGATCACGGCCTCGACACGGGCCACCATATCCCACGCACGGGGCGAAGGCTTGATGGTGAATCCGTAGTCACCCTTGATCTCGCCCATCAGGTTCTTCTTGTCGAACCCGACGAACTGCAAGATACGGTCAGCCTGCTCACCGTACTTGCCGACCATGTACTCCGTCCAGTCCTGCGCCGCAGCATCACCACCAACGGTGACGTTCAGGTGGCAGAACCGGTCGAGGAATGCCTCATCGGTGAAGTTGTTGACGACGTAGTTGCCGCCTTCCGCGTTCATGTAGTTACCAGCACAGGCGATCATCCAGCCTGACGGTACGGTGTACATGCCCACAGCGCGGTCCAGCACGAGCTGGAAGCTAGCCTGCAGCACGTCATCTTCCGAGCGGTTGATCTCGTCCAGGAACGCGATCCCCCGGTGCAGGTCGATGTCCACGCTCTTGCACTTGGGGCATTCTTCCGGCAGCTCACCAGTCAGCTGGTAGTCGCCATTCTTGCCGAACTTCTCACCGCATTCGCAGCAAGCATATTCACCATGCGGCAGCTCTGCCGGGGGCAGGTACCGGGTGACATGGTTGCCGTAGTCATCTTCGTGCTTCTCGGGCAAGCCACGGATGTCGGGCGCTTCACACTGGCTCAGGCGCAGGTCAATGAACCCCCACTTGAGCTTGGAGGGATTACCATCGCGGAGGCGGTGGAAGTTCTCCGTCGTGATCTGCTTGACGCCCTGTGACTTGCCGATGCCACGGTGACCCCAGAGCATAGGGGTGACACCGGCTGCACCGCACAATTGGACGGCGAGCTTCGCTTTCGAGATATTCATACTTTCTTACTCCTACATCTATTACGGACCAGCCTCAACGGCGAGCTGAGATTGCTCATCATCTAATAACCCTGCAGGTTACTCTACTGCAGGGTGTTCGATGGCCTTGCGAAGCTTTATGTCCTAGGGACCAGACGGTTGCTGCTGTTGCGGGATATTTACCAGGTGACGGCAGTTAGGATAAGTGGAGCAGCCCCAGAAGGGCCCACGCCGACCAGTCCTGTAAACCATCGCCGAATTGCACTGTTGACATACGGGAGCCTGCAGACCATTTGGCGGCGCAGGGTTGGTATGGGGTTGGCTCGGAGCCGGTGTCTGAGCAGGAGCCTGTGGAGCGGGTTGGGTGAAAGCTGGTTGAGGGGGACCAGCCGGTCGCAACGCGGCCTGCTTCCTATCCTCTCGGTACCTCTCGGCCCTGAGCAGCTCCAACCCAGCGACGAATAGCGCTGTGGTTTGTTCGCTTGGGAGAGCCAGCTGCGTGTGGAAGTGAGTGTAGAGATTGGCGAGTTCAGTGAGGAACTCTTTCTCACTTGTGATTTCGATTGGCATATTAGCCTCCGAACCTATCTTCCCACATTTCCTCTTGTTCTTGGATACGCAGGATTTCGTGTTGTAGATGGTAGACTCGTAGGAGCCTCATATCGTTCTCGATGGAGGCTCTTAGAATATAGCCCTTCCCATCACATCCACCACAGGGTAGGAATGATTCGAATAGATCCATGAACTGCCCCTTGGTTCCTTTACAGGTGAGGCAAGTTACCCTGCGTGCGACCAGCTCTACTGTTCTTGTGTGACCTGGCTTTCCAACCCAAATATTAGTGGCTGGGTCAATCCACATATCGAACTTGATCTTGTCCATGGCCTATTCCGGCCTAGCTATTTATAGCTTCTTCCCACAGATCAAACCTGTCCAGCATCTGCTTAGCTAGGCGTCTATTGTGAGCTATCCACTTTCTTAGGTTGCTCACTAAATGTTCTATTATGATTTCTTTGCTGCGGGGATCGGCTATCTGCACCTCGATCTCCGCCTCCCCCACCTCTGTCGCATAGGGAGTCCTGAAGATGATTAGATCTTCCTCGGCGTTCCCTTGCTCATGGAGAGTGATAGAGGTGGTTTGCTCATCGATCTCGTACATCGTAAGGATATGCGCCGGCCCCTGAAACGCGATACCAGGGAACCGTTGATTCACTTCCTCTACGATCTCACGGATGTACTCCGCTTGCACCCTATGGTTTAGGGATTTCCAATGGTCGGGGTCATCGGCCACTAGACTTCTCGGACACGCCGAACATGTTCGAAGAAGACGTTGACCTGATCGATGTAGTCGGTGCTCTCTTCGCCCTCTGACGTGATCTCGATCACAGTACAGTTGTCGTTCCGCTCTACAACTTGGGAGACCCTGTAAGTGCGACCCTGGTGTTCTAGATGGCCTGCCAATACACCATCCTTATTACCCATCACGATCTTGGCGAATTGGGCTAGTAGATTCTCTAGCTCTTCTACTTCTTCCTTCATGCACTCCACAACCTTCAACTTTCGTGGAGTGGCGGTTGCATCATTCGTCATCGTGCTGTCTCCTTAATTGTTTTCTTCTTTCAACTTCAATGGGGGCACCGATGCCCACTACCACCACTATAAGGAGAAATAGGGCTACCCATAGGTAGCCCAGAATTTGACTAAGCGTCTCCATCATCACCGTCAGCCGGCTGCGGGAAGGACGGAGATGGGACAGCAGCTGCCAGATCGTCCAGGAGGTCGCCGTCGTCATCGTCGTCATCGTCCCCGTCATCGAAGACAGGAGCAGGTGCCGGCGCTGGCGTGGTGACACCTTGATGACTATACGGGTCTCCCGTTGTCGGGTGGTAGAGCCAGCACCCGCTTGGGGCACCAGCCATCTGTACCATCGTACGAGCGTATGCCGGTGCCTCTCGGATGACGGCATCGTGTACCGCATCTCGCATCGTGGTGTGACGTTGGTCACCACCCCGATTCTGGACTTCCTTGCTCACGTCGTACGCGGTGAACATCTTGTCGGCGTCACGCCATTCGGCGATGACTTCTTCTACCAGGCTGAGGTTGTCGTTATGAATCATTGTCTCGTTGTGAAATACGGGAGGGGTGATCTTGACTTCACCCTCGTCGAGTTGTCGGTGCAGTTCATTCAGTTCGTGCCAAGCTGCATCGATATGGTTCCAAACAACATCTGCATGCTCTGCTGTCAGGGAACTTAGGAGGTTACACATGACGTGTTCAACAGTTTCTCGCATTCGTTACTCGTATTCCTCTACCACGGTAAGGGACCCATGTCCATCAATGCTTTGGGCGAATAGGTAGTAAGTTCCTTCGGAGGTAATCATCTTATGGACCATGCATTCTCTCCGATCTTCAAACTCACAACCGGCTATTCCTTCGCTAAGTTCTGCGGTACGCTCCGCGATTTTTTCGGGTGTATCCAAGTACCCTTCGTCGATCTCTTCTTGGATCCACTCTTTGAGAGCTTGAGCATCAGGAGGGAAGGCCAAGTATTCAGACCTGCGGAGTTCTTCGGTGTCCTCACTATAACCAATTGGTTCGAAGCTGAGGATCTCACCATGAGGGACTGCTTCTCGTAGTTTCATTATTCCTCCTCTTCAAACAGGTCCGTCTCATCCTTGAGGTACTGAATGTACTCTTCTAGAGTGTAGACTCGGAACACCTCGAAATGAGTAGACTCAGCTTCCTCTACGCGGATATTGAGTTTTTCCACTAAAGCCCTAAGCTCGTCCCACTCGTCAATCAGAGCTTTTACGATCAGATCAAGATCTGGGTCGAAGAAATGGATCCTATCTGGTGGGTCGATCCACTCGCCTTCCATTGCGTAGTGGATTTCAGCTGTGGGCCAGGTACGATGTCCTGGCTTCTTTTTTGCTTGTTTAGTTTTCTTGGCCATCTTACCCCTTGAAGAATTCCTCGGCGTCGATGTACTGGAATCCGAGGCGCTTGGCGAAGGTCTTGTCTGTGGTCTGGTCACCTACGTAGATGCACTTACCTGGATTGAGCTTGTGCTTCTCGATCAGGAGTACACCGAGACCAGATTGAGGCTTGCGACAGTAGCAGCGAGGCGGGACGTTGTGATCACAGAAGTGGTACTCGATCTGCACCCCAAGCTGGCGGTTGGTCTCCTCAAAACATGCCACGGCATCCTCACGAGTCAACTGACCCCGTGCCACACCGGACTGATTTGAAACACCAAGCATCAGCCGATCACCGACGAGCTTCTCGATCACCTTACGACCAGGCAGGAGCTTCACCTCGCTCGGCTTGGTGGGGAACTTGAGCTTCTCGTGGAGCGAGGTGCGAAGCGTCTCATCATAGTCAAAGATGACAGCTTCAGTCTTGTACCCTAGGGAGCGACGGACGAACTTGACCTTCTCGATCTTGTCGAACCCCTCACTCTTATCGGGCTTCTCGAATTCCTTCTTGTACTTGAAGATCACGGCGATGGGGAAGGTGTTAGGACACTTGATTCCCTTCAGATCTTCTGGTGCACAGAAGATGCGCCCGTGCTTCTTGTACATGCGGTGCAGCGCGTTAATCTGCGCGTCTTCCGCTGAGGTCGCGACCCAGATGCAGCGGATCGGGATGCCCGCTTTCCGGCAGGCGTCGATGAACGGCTTCCGCACCTCTGCCGTGGGGAAGAGGTTGTCGAGTACGACGGATTCGCCAGCTTTCAGCGCCCCGTCGAGGTGAGGGAGGAGTCCGACGATCTTGCCGCCGATCTTATCCCGGTTGAGGTGGACATACCCCTTGTCGATGAGTTCTTGGGAGTGGGAGGTCTTGCCGCTGGCGGGAAGACCGATCACCATCACTGCCTCTTGGGTCATTCTGTTTCTCCACAGGCAAGGTGCCACACCTTGCCTTTGATGTCTACGGTATCAGATCCTGCTTTCACAGGCTCATCACATCCGGGGCAGTTACCCCAACAGTCGCAAACCGCTTCGCCCCCACCATATGCTGGAGGGATTTCCCTATGAGGCTTGTCGCAAGTGGTACACCACATGAACGGGCCGTTCCCACAGGAACTACAACCTACGTGAGGGCACTTATTTTCTCGCATCTCAGCGAACCAGGATTGCGGCAGCTCACAGCTGGAACATTCCCTTTCTCGGTCGTTATCGTTGTTCCCACAGTTAGTGCTATCACATTCTGCAAACGATTGACCACAGCTCTGGCACCCTTTAGTCATTTGCTTGCTGCTTCCTGTTCTTCCATCTTCCTGTTATGAGTTTCCATCGCTTTTAGGCCGTCTTCGGTGGGTACGACCTCGCCGCTGAAGTTATCCACCATCCAGTCAATCATCCGATGGAAAAGCTCTTCCCCGCCTTCCCCGATAGGCAACTTCACAGTCGCCTTCACCATATTCCTTCTCGGCTTCACCATCCGGCGGTTCGTTTCCTCTTTGCCCCAAACGGTGAATAGAAGTTTAGACTGCCTGGTGATGCGGATGTGGTCCTTCCCGCTCTGGGCGATTTGGAACGTTCTTTCTGGGGTGCCGTATCTAGAGATCTGCTCAGAGATTTTCACCAGAGACTCTGCTCTCTCATCGAAGCCTAGCTCTTTCTTCTGGTCATCCACCTTTAACGTTACGCCCGCTCTACGCTGTTCTATCCACCACTTCTTGAAATCCTTGCGGATCTGGACAACAGCCTGCACTACCTTGGCCTTCTTGGGTGCGATCTTCTGTTCACCGGAAATCTGCTTGAAATCCTTCTTATGCCATTCTTTGCGCCAGAAGTCAATCGTATCTTCCAGAGTCCAGTCGTCGTCTACAGCATGATGGAGGCTGAGATCCCATTCAAGGGTGTTGTGGCCCTTCCAGTGTCGGCTGATTTCGAAGCACAGACCTCTACCTACATCGATGAATCCGTAGATTTCCTTGGACTGCATCTTCTTGTGCCAGGTTTCCTCTAACACCTGCGATAGATTCTTCCCTGTCTTGGAATGGATGTGGTGAGCGTTACGCTCTAGGAACTTCGGCCTAGCAGACATCAAACCCATAAAGAATTGCGGGTCGAAGGTGAGTCGCTTCCACACGCCAGGATTCCTGGCGAAGAACATGAAGTGGTCTGCTAGCGCAATGGGGTCGAACTCAGGGTCGGCGATGACTTCATCTAGGTCACCGCTATCTGCGGCTTTCTCTCGCCTTTTGTCTATATCAGGATCGATTTGGGACATTTCTTTCCAGTATCCATTCGGAGAGGACAGCTGCGAGGAGCTGGTTTACCTCTTCGAGATGTTTCAATTGTTTTCTATAGGTCCGCTGATTGGTCTCACCTTGGCTCCAGCCAGAGACGTAGAAGCGATCATTAGACCACCAGAACTTGCCCGCCATCCCGTACCGCCCACCGAATCGGAACTCCCTGGGGGCGCCATGGTAGTCTTGGCAGAAAGCATGGGTGAACTGATCCTGATCGACCTGACGAGGGGAGGCATCGCAGTGGTCAATCAAGATATCGTAGATCTTGCGGGCGACGTGCTCGGGGAGGTGCCGCTTTTCCATTATCGGAGCTTCTTGAGTGCCCGGCCGATTGCGATGGTGCGACCCAGCCGCTTGCAGAAGTTGTCCTTCTTGGAGCAGGCAGCGACCCCAACGGCCAGCGGCTCTTCTCCATCGACTCTAGACTTGATTGATGGATAGATCTTGGCGACCGTCAGCTTGGAGCTGCGTTCCACCATTCGCCTGGAGACTAGCCCCTCAGTCGCGGCACGATCACGCTTGGCGTCATCTTCCATGTCCACGTAGAAAATGTGAGCCCAACGAGACTCACTACCATCTTGTGTCAGTTCGATCATCGAAGAAACCTCTTTCTGGTGTAGCTTTCTTTTTCTCTTTCCAGGGATAAACTGTCACACCCTGGACTTGTACGTCGTACCCCTTGCACCCGCAAAGGAGCAAGAGGATGAGGAGAGCTGCCTTCTTTAGCACAGGTATCCGCCAACGTTGTATGCGAAGATCTCAACTACGTTGAGGATGGGGTCCTTGTAGTCCTCGCACATCACCCCATCGCTCGCATCCCAACCCAGGCAGTCCACGAAACAGATCTTGGGGTGGCGTACGTGACTGCCCAACCTGGACTTGTAATCCTCGTACAGCTCTTGGACGTCTTTCTCGTTGATCGGGATGAGGGTCCAGACCACCGGGATTTCAGTATCCCCGTTGTGGGGATTCTTCTCTTGTGAGAGCTTGATTAGGTAGTCGTCGTCTAGTTTCATATCCACACCATATCGCTGGTAAAAGTAGCCCACTCGATCTTACCGTGCGGGTCGATACCCTCGATGCAGAGCTGACCACTTGCTAGTTCCCAGCGGACTCCACTATTAGTCTGGCCGAAAGTCCAGTCACCTGCCGATTTCGGCTCACGAGCGGATCCATCGCAGATCCAGAAAGCGCCATCGTCGGCACCACACTCGATCTTGGCTTCGTTTAGGGCTTCTGCGAAAGTCATTCTGCCCATCCATCTACGGTAAGAATCGGACCGGCGGTGAGCCTTGGGTGATATCCACCGCGATCAGCTCCGTCTGGGTCCGCTTCCAAATGGCCGATGTCGTCGGGGTCGATACCCATCCAGCGAAATTGCTGCTCTCCGAGGTCCACTTTGGTCAGGATGGTTCCACCGAACCACAAATTAGCCTGGAGCCCGACGATCCTTCCTTTTTCGATAGTCGGCACGATGCCCAGGCGGTTGAGTTTGCCGGCCATCGTATCTTCTGCAGGCTGCCATAGTTCAGTAACACTCAGAGACTTGACAGGGAAAGCCTTATCGATCGCGTCCTCTAGATTAGAGGGCCTAAGGTGGTGCTCATTTTCAATCCGCACTTGGAATCGTTGCATCTTAGTTCCCGAACTGGATCAGGTACATCGGGTTGATCTGCCCCGTCCTGTACACGATCATCTCATTGTTCATGACACCGCTCTTATTCGCCTTCGCGAACGTTGAGTCGTACCCCGCTTTGGGGAGGCGCTCGCTGTAGCTCTTCGGGACGTAGTGCTTGCCCATGGCGACCTCGTTGAGGAACATAAAGCAGCTGCTATCTTTTGCTCCACCCCAATAGCCGTAGGCATAGTTCAGCGACTTGGTGGACTGGTCGCTGAAGTAGACGCCGTTGCCAAACATCCGGCCCGTGCAGTGGGCAGCGTTGCTGGGTGGGATGTAGAACCCGCTCTTGAGGATGGAGAGGAGGTTGGCCGCTCGGGTTCCGTGCCAGAGCCGCATGATCTTGCCAACCTTACGACCGTCAGCCTCGAAAGCTTCAGCCATTGCAGTGATGCTCACCGCGTAGACCTTCTTGATCTTGAGGTGGGCGCAGGCATGGCGTCCTTGGAGCGTGGACTTGTACAGCTTCTCCAGTGGTCCAACCACCTTCTTGTCTGCGACGAGATGGAGCGAGACGTCGAACACCTTCGGAGCCGACCTCTTGGCCTTCTTGTCTTGCTTCTTACGCGCATCAGCTACCTGGTCCAGAGCCGTAGCAAGGGAGTCCAGGAGGTCGTTCTGCTGACGCATATGCTCCAGCGTGCCCATGTCACGCCGTGGGCTGAACTTCTTCATCCCGATATCGGTTGGGATGATGCGCATGTAGTCGCCGCACAGGGTCAGGTACGGCTTACTGGTGATAGTATCCTTGGCGACGTAGCCCGAAATCTTGCCAAGCAAAACTCGCGCCTCATCCAGCCCGTCTTGGGTGATGACACCCAGCGGGGTGGAGAACACACCAGTTACCGCATCGTACGTGATGTTGGCGTTGCTGGTGATATTGTGGATGTTGACTTTGGACAGGTATCGGACCAGATCATTCGTCTCCTTGCAGGACGTATCGATCTGATCTACTGCCAGCTGGGTGAGATTACCGACTGGCTTCGCTCCCGCCTTGTCTCCACCCTTCGTACCCGACACCGTTCGTTGGTGAGTGTACCCTTTCTTCAGCTTGGACTTGAGGAGCTTGTCCAGCTTCCCCTCACCGGCACCAGAGTGAGTCTTGCTTTGGCCGTTGGCTCCAACACGACCCCACTCTACATAGAGATCATCGTTCTCGTAGAGTGTTCCATGCCAGAATTTGTTGGAGTTCTTCTCGATGTTATCGACGTAGATTAGTCTCTCTTCACGCAGTACTTTGCTCATTGTCACCAGTTCCCTTATGCGGTTATTTCGCGACGGGCGTGGAGCCCGGTTTTTGAATACGAGCCAGCTGCAATTATTAGCAGAATGGTGAGGGTGGGGGGACTCGAACCCCCAATCCTTTCGGCAAGGGATTTTAAATCCCCCGTGTATACCAATTCCACCACACCCCCAGATTATAGATCAGGGGTGTAATCGTGTGATGAATTCTTCTATTAGAATTCGCACTTTCTGGCGAAGGATAGGGAGATCATTAGAATCCTTCGGGATGAAATCTAGGCGTTCTTCGTGGATTTCTCGTCCAGGGTCTCCAGTGTCGTGGCCCCAGACCACCACGACTGGAACACCATCTTTGTATTCCACTCGTACGTTGATGTCTTCCATCGAAATGATTTTTGCAGCTTCGATTAGCGCAACCTCTCCCATGGAGATGCCTTCTCCAACTTGGAAGATCTTGGCGGTCCACATTTCTTGTTTCATCGACGGGCTCGGGATTTGCCAGCCCTTATTGGCGGCTTGGTTGTATGGCGATCCCACTTTCCCTTCTTGATCGCCTTCTCGATTTTCTGGGAGAGTTTAGGGTCCTCTAGGCCAATTTGAATGCCAGGTCTAGTGGTGACGAAGATCTCTTTCCTTCCAATCACCCAAATGATCTTGCATTCTTTCCAGGTCGGCTTCCCACTGATCTTCACACTTTCATCTTTCTGGATTATGCAACACACCCACGTGTCGCCATGATTATCCAGTTTGGCGTTAGTATATGCGATCTCCAGTCCCTTCTTGTCCTCCAGAGTTTGGATGACATCACTAGTAAGGGTCTTGAAGACGTAGTTGTTGAATTTCTGTTCGCTCATTAGTCCAGGGATAGGGAGTTTAGCTTATCGCGCACTTCTCGCAGCGTACTTGCTAAAATACCCTCGTCGTACACGCACTTTTCTAGGGAGCCGAAATGTGTCTCCAGGCACTGCATTAACAGTGCCTTGATCTTTGACTCATCCGGTTTATGTGCCAGAGCGCTTTTGTAGTACAGCTCCTCCAGCAGCGGCTCCTTGTGTGCGAAGTAGTCGTAGATTCGCTGCTCTTTCCACTCACCACGCCTGATCTCTTTGAGCGTTTCCCGACTGCGCTCAAGGTCTAGGTCGTAGCCTTCTAGGATTTGCTCAACCTCGTCCATCAGACGTACGATGTGGTAGGCGAACTTGACGTCGTAGCCGAATTTCTCCACCAAGTCCTTGCGCTTCCCTTCTTTCGGGGTCTTGATGCGCATCTTGTGCATCTGGCTCTTAGCGTAGCCACGGAACTTGTGCCAGCAACCCTTGTGCAGGAAGAGGCGTCGGTTGTCCCGAAGAAGCTGTCCGATCTGCGTCATGTGCCGAATGCAGCGCTCGGGGACGAAAAGCGCGTCCACCATGTTCGGGTTGTTCTCCATGCAGAGCTGGAAGAACTTGATGATGCTGTAGACCGTGAGGTCGTACTCGCAACCCTTCCCACCTGCCGCCTGTGGGTCGTTGATGTGGTGCTGCTGGTATTGTTCGAATCGCTGCTTCTGGCGACCGAATCCCTGGATCTCACCACGAAGATGAGGGAATACCTCAGTCTTCTCTGGGATACAGAACCCGTACATGTCCACATCCGAGTTATCGGAAGAGACTCCATATGCCACCGACCCCATCTGACACAGATAGTGGACGTTGGTGGGGAGCCACTTAGGTGGCGTGATCAGCTTCTTTTGCGCCAGATCTTGTACTAGGTTCATCGTCTTGCCTTAGATGCTCAATAGGAATACCACATGGGGTGCAATCTGGACAAGGACCGTTTCCTTCCCAATGTCCTATGCGTCCACCGCCAGCAGATTGTGAGATACGAACAGAGCGAGTTCCCCCACACGTGTCACAATCACTCGGACCCGGATCTCTTCTCTTCTCTTTCAACTCCTCCCCACACCAGGGGCAGAATCGGAAGGGTGTACCATCATACTGCCACTTGAATCCGCTGCGAGCGGATTGTAATTGGATGGGAGCATTGAGCTTAGGAAGGGTCTCCTTCCAATCACTACAAGTACAATCTACTTCAGCCATCTTACCCTCCCAACGTGCCACGGCACGCTAAAGTTCGGTCCCAACCGCTTTTCTCAGTTCTTCGTAGTTCCTGCAGAGTTTAGGGTCGAGTTGCTTCAACCCCTGCGCAGTCCGACGTACTCCGGCTTTTTCCTTGTTCTTCGGTCGGCCCCCTTTATAGTACGGCTTCCAGGGGCCAGAGATGAAGTCGTCGCTTTTCATGTCCAACATGTAGTGTCTTGACATGACTTGGTTTGGATCCCAGCCGGCGATGTCTCCACCGATGAAGATCTCCAGCTTGAGATACGCGAAGATTCTATCCACCTCGGGATCGGCAACAATCTCGGCGGTCATCAGTGGGAAGATCTCCATCTGACATTGGACCAGGCTGTCGTCTACCCACCGGTTTGGTGCGACCGACTTTCCTTTGTATCCACAGCCTTTGTGCCTGCACTGTATGTCCTGGGGCTCCAGCTTATAGTGAAATCCCCGGAGGGTTGCATCTAGGATTAGGGAGTAGGTACTTGCTGTGAGGAGCTTTTTGTCTGGCATAGGCTATCACATCCAGTTGTGTTCAGGGGTCATCTCCGTCAGGTCAGCTTCGAAGAACTCTAGATCCTCGACGTTCCCGTCGATTGACTTGGGGTCAGACATCTCGATACCCCATAGGTCTAGAAAGTCCATCTTGTTGTACTTGACCAGGGTGGGTGCGTCGATGACCAGCTTGCCAGGGTATTTGTGATGGGTGTGGAACCAGGTCCTATTGATCGGTTCTCCCACTGGGCGTCCGTTCTGACCATAGTATACATCACCATAGGCGATAGCAACCACGGCTCCAGCATTATTGCCCAACTTGACCAAGTTGTCTCGCAGATACTGCATATAGTTGCCGTCTTCTGCGATCATGATGATCGAGTTTCCGACGATATCAACCACCTGGTATCCTTTCTGGTTCAGTTTGGGACCCTTAGCCAATTGGTGGAGATCTTCCAACCGTACCATGACAGTGTTGTCTACTTTCAGCTTGTTAGGGAACAAGCCAGGGAAGTTGATAGTCACCACATAGCATTGGATCGCAGGCTGAACGTTGGCCTCATCTGCCATCCTGTTCTTAGCCCGATCGATACCCTCTGCCACTTTGTCATAGCCGATTTCATGTAGGATATCCGCTGGCCCACCAGGCCAGACAAATCCACCCTTCCATGGGTAGGTGGGGAAACGTGTCAGCCCCCAACCCCAACTGGAAGAACAAGAAGCCGTGAAAGACCTCTCGAAGATGACGTACGGTTGGGACCAGTGTTCTCCATCGGGGATGAGAGCAATGATCTTACTCTCATCCCCGAAAATCGACTTATTTTCGAAGTCAGAGTGCGGATGCCCCAGAGAACCTTCTAGAATCTCACCCGCAGTCTCGAAGTTGAATTCACCCATTACACGTAGTATTCCTCTGGTAGGGGATCGCCAGTCCTCAGTTCCTGCCACCCCTTGAAGTGAGTGTCACGCCAGATGATGAGCTTGTCGCTCTTCCACGCCTTCGCCCATTGAGCACGGTACTTGCGCTTCCAAGCGCGGTAGAGAGGAACGTCCACATAGTGGTCTACGATCTTGTCCCCGAAAGCGTGGGTCTTCAGCGTGTTGATCACGTTCTGACGCACACCTTGATACAAGCAGGTCAGACCAACACATACCTCGTCCACGCCGACCGCAATTAGATCACGGGCTAGCGTTTCTACCGCCCGATCCGACAAGAGAGGGATGGAGGGGGAGACGTTGGCGACCACGAACACGCCCATCTCCTTGAGACGCCAGATAGCCTGGAGTCTCTCACCGTTCGTCACCTTCATCCGCTCGACGTGCTGACGGTCCTCTTCCAGGTACGGAGAGATCGTGAAGTGCACCCGACCACGAGGGAGGAGAGCAATGAGGTCCGTGTCTTCCACGACGCTCGGGGAGCGGGTGAAGATCCCGACCTTGGTGATCTCGTCCTTCTTGGCGAGAGATTGCAAGATCGTACGGGTGATGCGAGCCTTGCGCTCGACAGGCTGGTATGGGTCACAGTCAGTGCCGATGGCAATCTTACCGGCAATGTCTGCGGAGAGGATTCGGTCAGCGACGTTTTCCCTCTCGTGGACGAACGTACCCCAATCCATTGGTGCGATGCTGCGCACGTAGCAGTACGAGCAGCCGTAGGTACAGCCGACGTACGGATTACAGCTGTGGTCGTATGCGGTGAATCCCGTCTCCCGGAAGAGAGCAGCGTGGTTTACAACCGATTTGATTTCCATTATTCGCCTCCTGCGGCAGTCGTCTTCAGCGTCTTGGTCGTCTCACCATGGTAGAGCCCTTGCAGCTCCACTACACAGCACCCTTCAGGTTCTACTTCTTGATTGACCTCTTCCACCATGTCAGAGTAGATCGACTCTGCCGCCGCTAGAGTTGTAGCGATCTTGACCTTCTGATCGAACATCTCACCGTACTCTTCCCATTCGGTGCGGACGATGGCATACATGTCCGGGTGGACTGTCGCCGGATCGCGCCTCTCTGGGTGATCCGGGTTGAAATCTGCCTGGTCGTACTTCTTGTAGTAGCTGTGTTCCCAATCTGGCCTAGGAACAGGGAGGGACCCAGCACCTTGAGCTTCGATAAGAAGTTCTTCGAAATCGTTGAATTTCGAATGTTCAGGATCAGACCATTGCTCAGGCACCTTTCCTCCCATCACCCGCTCAATGAGATGCCTTGCATTTGGGACGATGGGATAGTCGTGGTTGTTAGAGGCGTAGTTTGTCCTCTCAGTTCCGAGATGCTTGAACCCGTTGTAGTGACCAGACAACTTGACAGCTGTCTTGGTTTTCCCATCTACGATCTCATGGACCACGAAGTTGCTCATGAGATCGTTCGTCTCTGCGAGAGTCATCAACACTCGCATCATGGACAACTTGTTTTTGAATGTCCACATTCGGCAGGGCTGAGCGCTGCCGCCTCTACTCTCTGATGGTTTCTTGATGAGTAGCACGACGCTACCATCGACCATCTCACCAGCAATATCACGCCAAGGAGCGGGCATTATGCCTCCTAGGTCCAGTGGAGGCTGTGGCCTCCAAGCTTTTCGATGCGATTGAAGATTGGATCAAGACGCAGAGCGTCCTTCTTGGTACCCTCATACATCGCCGTATCCCGACCGATGATGAGGTCTACCAGCTTCTGATCGAATTCAGGGATGACGAAAGAAGCGCCGAAATTGTAGACGATCCCGCCGTCATACTTCCGCAGCACCTTCTCGGGCTTACCCCGGTCGTCCCCATAGAGGTTGATCTTACCAAGCCAACACTCACCATGGTCTTTGACCATTGCCATGACGATCTGGCGGGACGCGTCATTGATGTCAGGGTCCGCTTCTGGCAGACAGCCGTTGAATCGAAGGTGGGGGAGCATGAGATTGGTCAACCTCCCCACCGCTTGGGATGTATAATTCATAGAGCCCTCTTGAGTGCTTCCATCATGATGTCGTAGTTTGGATATTGCGACAGATCACGGGGAACCAAAATACCGGTGTACCCTTCTTCCAAAAGCCGACTTTTAGCTAGGCCGTAGAATTTAGATTCTGCTAGGTCGAACATGTACGTGGTGCCAGTGAATTCGTCATCTTCATCGTAATGTTCACCTCTTGCGATAAGCATTTCTAGGAAGATTCGTCCGACGTTTGGGTCTGCCAGCTCAGATTCTGTTAGGACTGGGAAGAATTGTAGAGTACAGTCTACTTTGGGATGCACTTTAGTCCACGGACCAGTCTGCTTTTCATAACCACAACAGTGGTGCATACACTTTCCGGTTGGTGAAACGAAACCGTAGAAAGATCCGGTTTCTGCTCTCTGGATAGCTTTCCTAAACGGAAGATCTAGGATTATTTGTTCCATCTGTCACTCCGGACATACAAATGGCCCGGCAGGGAAGCCGGGCCATTATGTTAGCAGGATTGGACGAGGGTAATCGCCAACATCACCAAGAATCCAGCAGAGAGGCCGAGGAAGGCGCTCAAAGAGAAGTCTAGGATATGACGTTGGGGATCTTCATCTCGATGTTTCTTTCGGTGTCTCATTAGTCGTCAATTACTATATGGCACACCAGGCACGCTACCAGTCCTACCAAAATGTCGTCGGTGATGAACCAAAACGCAATTCCGACTAGGATTGACATTACTGCTCCTGGGTGGGTGGTAGACCGGGTGGGAATCGAACCCACGACCTCCACTTTATAAGAATGGCGCTCTTACCGACTGAGCTACCGGTCCAAGTTGGGAGCGGTAGCTCCCAAATTAGCTCGGTATTCGTATTCGTGGATGTGGGTGGGTCATGGTTTATGTTTGGTGGGCCGTGCAGGACTCGAACCTGCGACCAACTGGTTATGAGCCAGCCGCTCTAACCAACTGAGCTAACGGCCCGCTCCCTTTAGATACGCGGGGTCACACCCAACGTGCCACGGGTTAGCCGTGTTTCTTGTATTCCTCTTGCCAGAGTCGAGCACCATCAGGATGTTCGATGGCCATCATTGTGATGTCATCGGGAGGATCGCCCTTGAAGACTTCATCTACGTCGCAGTCTCGACCGTTGAACTCGGCCCAGACCGTGCATTCGTATTCGTCTCCATCTTCGTTCTTTCCCGCCACCCTGAAGGTGATCCCATCTTGATCAGCTTTCTCGCTCTTGATGGAATCAATCGTTGGTTTGCTCATATTAGATGCCCTGTTCTTTGTAATCACCAGCCAGTGTGCAGAGAGATGCAGCAGTATTGAACTCATTATCGAAGTCGAAGTTGACAGCACCGGACACGGGACGATCATAGTCGATGCAGGCCAAAACCTCATGTCGTAGAGTCTCAGCCATCAACTCGGTCAATCCTTCTTTCCCTAGTTTGCAAACCTTCTCAACCACCGGGCGGAGCTTTTCAAGATCGATAGATTGGATGAAGTTGCCTTCGCTGCAAAGGACACAAACTGCACCCCATCTCTTTGCAGCATCCTCTACCATCCTCACTTCGATCACAGCGTGGCAGAGGACGTTGTCATATCCATCTGTGACGATAATGACACCATCTTCCTGTGGGCGAAACCCGATCTCACCTTCTCCAACTGGCAAGATCCAGTCACCTGAGGCGGAGTTGGTGCGCACCGCCTTCTCGATCTCTTTCCTGATCGTTTCAGCTTGGTTTATATCGCTCATGCTTGCTCAAAGATGTTCTTCAGGTCGCCGGTCTGGCTGCGGTGGAGAGTGTGCACAACACGGAACCCCATGTTATTCTCGTCATCCGGCTCTTTTGGGCCGTATTGATCACACTTGTGAGTCTTACGCCAGGCGTCCTTCTGCTCGTCGGTCAGCTTCCCTTCCACGACACCGACAAACGTCTCAGCATCATGACCACGGTACATGGTGACGACGGTGACCTTAGCCGGTTCGAAAGGAGGTCCTTCCTGCCACTCGTTGGTCATACCCCATTCGGCTGAGTCGTACCATGCTTGCTCGTCCCCACGGGAGACGACCACCACCACACGAGCGTGAAGACCTTCTTCAGTGATCTCGGTGAGACCAAGCTCGTTCCCTTCTTGGTAGCCGCACTCCTTGTGCGGCTCCTCTTTCGTGATGAGGACCACGCCACGTCCTGGGTGATAAGGGATCCAATCTACGAGGTCTTGTGCTAGGGTCATTGTTTCTCCGCATAAAAATCTGCGATGGTCTGCTTTACCTTGGAGATTGATGCCTTCTCCACGGCTCGCATCTCACGCTGGATACGGCGTCGTTCTACCTTCAGCTCGTTTCGCCTGTCTTGCAGCTCTTGGATGCTGGAATCCTTGAGAGCATAGACCAACCGATCGAAGAGTCTAGGAAGATCCTGGAAAGGAACCGACATATTATCCAGATGAAGGCTATTTAGGGCGGGCCGAACATGGATCATAAAGGACTTGGTAGGATGGTGCGTAGGTGTGAAATTCACCGTAATCCAGGAATAGAAATCGTTCTCGGGTAGCCCAAGGTGCCGAGGTTGGATATGCAGATAGATGCCGTGGTGATTAGGGGCACCTACAACCGAATCCTGGCCTTCCACTGGTAGGTCATATTTAGAGATAATCTCATCTAGGACCTCTTTCGCTTGGTCGGTAGAGGTGCGCACGGCACTCTCCCTCTCCATCTCCGTCTTCCGACGCTGGAGATCGTCGATCTGTCGTTGAAGGTCTTGTGGGTTCTCTTGATTTACGTCGGTCATTAGTCTGTTCTGATTCGGGAGAGGTCGGGGTTCAGCCCGCTCTCGACTGTTACGATCAGATTCGCTTTGAACCCCTTCTTCTCAATCCAAGGCACCATCTTCTTCCAGAAGAGATTCTTGGCGTTGGGGCGGGAGCAAGTATAATGGCGACACCCGATGTAAGCACCCGCCTGCTGGCTGAAAGCGAAACCCCACGACTTCTTCTTGTACCCGCGATAAGCAGGAATCCTGCCGTACCAGACGGTGATCTCCGTTTCGGACGGATTCTCACCCATGTCGATAAGCTCTTCGTAGGTTGGTTCAGTCATTAGAATCCCCAAAGCCCACCTTCTAGCTGCTTCCCCATCTCTTCGATGGTGACTACGTTCTCCTCGCTATCAACGTAGTCCCTAGCCAGCTCGATGGGCGTGTCGGGAGGATACTTGGCGGAGAGATATTCGTAGAGAGCTTGATCGCCCGTTACCCAATGGAAGGAGAAGTCCTTCCCCTTACCTTCGGTGATCTCGATTTCACCTGAGCTGAAATCGAGGAGGAGTGCTTGGATCATTTTCCACTCTTCTTGATCACGACGATGTCGTCGTACTCATCGACTTCCAAGACTGTGTTGACAGACAGTGAGGTGTCGAACCCCTCGCCAGAAATCACTACCTCTTTGTCGAGGGAGACTGTCTCGCTGGTTTCCAGTTCTCGTAGCCCGTCGTCTAGTTCGCCGATTTCAAGGAATACCTTGAGGACTTCTCTGAGAGTCATTGTTCTTCTCCGCTCCCATAGCAGTATGGACAAGGTGCGAGTTCTTCTTTCCCACCACCTGTCATTCTCTGTGGTCGCCCTCTTGGGTCGCGATCCGCACGAGTTTGTACTGGATCTTCTCCGGTTCCTTTGCACCGTGGACAGAGTTTTCCCTTTTTCACCTCTACCGCAACCGGCTTCTTACCGTTGAATTGATCTTGCATGTACTGGTCGAAATAAGACAGGTCATCGCCTAGCCCCATCTCGATGATGGCGTCCACAAGCGGGTCACCCAGGTACTTTCGGATGTCTTCCCAGCTTCCGGTGTGTTGATGAAGATCATAGGCGGTGAACTTCTGACCGTCGATCACCCACCCAAAATCCTCTGGGCAACTGCCGTTGCTCCAGCCAGAGATGTAGATGGTTTTCATTATTCCCTCATCTTATCTCGAACAGCATTAAGCAGCCCACGCTCCCGGCGCTTCAGTCTCATGACATTGGCTCTTGGGCCGTGAATGTACAGCATATCACCATATGCTTCATAGTAGAACACTGTACATTCATCGATCTCCCATGCCGTCCTCATCGTGCGAGATTCACCACCAGAGCTTTCGAAGAAATGGAGCGCTCGATCTGTTACGGGATTTAATCTATCGGTAAGATCAGAGTGTCTGGGCATTTATCCGTTGATTACGGGGAAGACCGGGCAGGCCCTCTTGTTCGCGAACAGGGCGCTCCTGAAGTGCTGGGCAGCTGGAGAGTTCCAGATGTCCCGCACGAAGTCGTCGCACTCTAGCACGTTGACCGACATCCAGCCGTGTTCCTTCTCGGTGAAGGAGCAGTGCCAGTAGTCGCCGGTTACGTTGATGTAGGAAGAGAATACCGAGGCTTCGCATCGCTCCGTAGAGGTCAGCATCATCCGCTTCATCTCGTCAGGCAAGTCCATGTTAATCATGGCCTGCTCAAACTTCGGAGCCGAGCAAGAGTCGAAACCGAAGCGGATCTCGTTGTCCAGGCAGAACCGTACCAGCTTCTGGTACTCTTCCAGGGGGAGAGGGGTGAAGCCGTTCGCACCACGACCCTTCGGCTTGAGGCCGAGGAAGACGATGGCGTTCATCTCCGCAAGACGTGGGTCGTGCAGACGGTCGTGCAGCACTTCGTGTGCGTGCTTCAGCGTCCGGTCCGAGATCATGAGGTGGATGTTGGTCTGCTGGAGGCCATGGTCGGTGAACCACTTCACTCCCCTATAGCAGACGCTTGGATCCTTCTCATAGGCGGAGATCGCCACGGCACCAATCACCTTGACAAACTCCTTGACCAGATCCTCACGCAGGTCCATACCGGACAGGGTGAAGTTAGGGGCGATGCCCTGCTCTCTGGTGTGCCAGAGGATGTCCATGAACTCAGGGTTGGCCTCGATGCCACCGATACCGAAGGCGATCTGCGTGAGGCTGCGAGGCATCTTCGCAAGCAGCTTCTCAAACGTCTTCAACGTCATGTTGATCGGGGCAGACGTTTTATTGTTCTTGTAGCAGAAATTGCAGGCGTCAGGACAGCCGTGCTTGGAGATCTCCAGGTCCATAATCTCCGGAGCCGGGGCCTCCTGCGGGTCCTCTTCCAACATGCCACCCCACCGCTCGAAATAGCCAGTGACCTTATCGAAGTTGTAGTTGTACTTGGGAGACCGGAAGATCTTGACCCTTCCGGTCTCGTGGACGTGCTTGTTTACTTCAGCTGTTGTCTGCATAGCTTTCCACACGTTCCTTGATTTCGCTATATGCTGTGTCCGACGAACTTGGAACCCCTCCACTTTTATAGGCATTCCATTCGATCCAGCGTAGGCCGACGAACTCAGGCCCTTCACACAGGCACTCTTCCTCGTCTGGATGTGCCTTGTGCCATTCATCGCAGACTGAGTTTAGCTTCTGCTTATAGCGCTGAAACGTGCTTTCTAGAAGCGTCGTTAGATCAGCAAGCTCGCTACTGGTGACAGCGATCGTGTGGCACTCTTTTTGGATGTGATCGTCTGCAGCGTACCCACGACATCGTTCAGCGATTTGCTCACAAAAGGCTATTACAATGGTATTTGGTTCAGCTGTTGTCTGCATCTTGATTCACTTTTGATGGTGGCAGAGCGCTAGATGGAACATCGTTGCACTCAACACACTTATTGCACATCTCACATGGGCCGAAAGATTTAGAGATACCTTGAGGCCAACCATGCTTTACTCTGCATTCTTCGCAGTAGAACATTATTCCTCGACCCCCTCCATTGCCGCGATGATCTTCACCTCGATCTCGTTGGGAACGAAGTCGGGATCAGGCAGCTTTTCTTTCCACTCCTCAAACTGCCTCTTACAAGAGTCAGTGATAGTGAAACACTTCGGGCAGATGTACCGCTCGAATCGGTACATCTCTCCAGTGAAAACTTCCACATCTTGGCTACCGGTGTCTACGCCGTCTTCGTTGCCGAAGACCTCACCACAAGGGCAACAAAAGTGAGTTTTACCACAATCGTCGCAAAGCCCAGACATGGGGGGTTCCCAATCATCTCCGGTTCCGCCTCGTGCTTCTACATCATATAGTTTGGTGCACCAGTCGCAGAGGAAGCTGGCGCTACTAGAGTTGGAAACGAATCCACGTCGATTTTTCATTAGTGGTGATTTATTCTGATATGGGGTAGCTTACGGAATAGGTTGCCATGCTCCATGCAAGCACCCATTCCACCACCGTTGTCATGGATTTCCCATACGCGCAGTTCTGCGTCTTCGTTCTGAGCTAGGAACACAGCAGCGAGGCGAGCTGCGGCTTCTGTTCTGACGAGGTCCTCTTCTTCCCATTTCGCGCGCCATGCTTCTGAGCCGTATTCGGCCTTTTCATCGTCGTTGTCGTCCCAGAAGTCTGGCTTGCCTTCGAAGCCACCTCGTGCGATTTCTTCAGCAAGATTGTTTACCTCGCTGCCAAATTGATCTTCATGGTCCATCAGGTACTTGACGACACTTTCTGTGCTATAGCCAGTGTCGCTATATTCACCTGCCCAATGTTCCACATCTTCACCAAACAGGAGGACCTTCATCTCTTCGATGGTGGTCGGAACCTTATCGAACGCGACGATGAAGGAGGAAGAGGAGGAGTTGGAGACGAAACCGTTTCTTGTCTTCATTTAATCATCACCTGCCGACTCGCAAACCACGTCGGGCCCAAGAGCCTTGACGAACTTATCGAATGCACAACTTGGATAGTTGTACTCTGCATCTTCCGGAATTTCTTCGTCGATGCAGATCCAGTCGAGAGTTCCCTCTCCACCCATCCCGTTGAAGATGCCGAAGCTGACCACATCTCGACCGAGGAACTTGTGTTCAGAGACCGACATCCCTTTCATCATGGCTCTGATGTAGGAGTCGGAACCAGCCAACACCTTGTCGTAGTTCTCTTTCGAGGTCATCACAATAAAAGAGGAAGATGAGCTGTTGCTTACGAATCCATTCCTAGTCTTCATCGGTGGTGTCCCCGTAGAACTCGTGCCAGTTATCGTGTTCTGCCCAGCGGACCTCTTCCATGTCCACACCAATCTTCTCCATGAACTCTCTCATGTCGAAGTTGTCCATCCACGTCGAGCCCTTGAGATAGTTCTCGTTAGATTCGATGGACCACACCTCATCATCTCGGATGTGCATGCCAACTTTCTTGGCCTTGAGCTGGTGCGATTCAATCTTCTTCACCTGCTTGCCAGTTAGGGCATCTAGAGGGACGATAAAAGAGGAAGAGGAACTGTTGCTTACAAAGCCTGTTCGTGTTTTCATGATTCACCAAAGATCTTCTTCAGAAGATCCTCCATTTCTGCCCGTACGGCCTCCGCTTTCTCACAGCAGGCGTCACATCGCCAGCCTTGCTCTGCCGTCCAACGCTCGTCAAAGTGCATCCGAGCAGAAGAAACACGGGAGAGGACGTCGAGGTTCGCGCCGTGTGTGCCGAGCTGTTCCTGCACTTCTCGTGGGCAGTCGGAGTCGGCAACCCGTGGCATCCAATAGTGAAGGAGACCGCAAGTGCAGACGTGCGCATTCCACCAGAAACAGTCACCGTCGTGCTTGAGTGGTTTATTCATAGATCCTTACCTTACCAGGCCATGCGTGGCCGCAACTAACCTGACCGCACCTGACCACACCACTTGATTGGAAGACCCTTACCTTGCCGTCCCGTACCTCACCCTGCGGCGCCGCGCCCAACCTAGCCGGGCCATGCCCTAGTAGAGTTGTAGGTCGCCGCAAATTGGGTCGATGTTGTCAGGATAATCGGGCCCGATTGAGCAGCATGTGTTAGTTGGTACCCCGCCAAACTCGGTGAGCCCTCTATCGGTGATGAGCCAGGCAGACAGCCCTGCTTCTTTCGCAGCTTCGTAGACGGCTAAGAGGTCTTCTTCACTGCTGACCTTGCAGACGATCTTTTTGAAAGAGTTGTTGATCCAATCAACTTCTGCAGGTCTTAGATCTCTTCCACCGTCTTCACCTTTGAAAGCAGCGGACAGGAAAGCTATCGAGGCGTGGGAGCCTTGAGCGATCTCTTTCCCGCGCCTCATCTTGAGGTCTTTCCGGATGACGATTATCTGTTTAGGAACCATGCCTTACCTATCCACGCCTCAACTCACCGTGCCTAGCAGTGCCACTGCTTATTGGCAATCGCAGGATGGCGGTGATCCAATGCACCCACACTTCTTGCACTGGTCAGGGCCGGGTCCCACCTTTTCTGCTGTTATAGTGAATTTGTATTCCCCTAGGTCGTCGATGCCCAGGGCTCTCATTATATCATTTGGATAGAGGACTGATCTAGAGATGTGGTCGATGTCCTCTACTTCGATCCCCATCGTCCTGCGATAGAAATCATCCTCCCGGAGCATCTCCTTCTCCATTTCCATGTCTTTGTCGTACTTCTCACCCATCACAGCACGCATGTCTTCCTCTGGAATACCAGCCCAGATGAAGCACTCCATGTCACCACTGCAATAACCACGGAAAGAGATTGGATTACTCATTGGCGAGGATGACCGGACTCGAACCGGCAACCTCCGGCTCGACAGGCCGGCGCACTAACCAATTGTGCTACATCCCCACATGTGCCCCTTAGGCACGCTTTTTAGCTTTGCTTAGATACGCCCGATTTGAATTCCCCCCAGGCGATGACGGCCATGATTTCCGCTAGAGGTTTATCTTGGTGGAATCTTTTCATCCAACTTGTGGAAAAAGCCCCTTCCCTGAACCTCTGTGCAATCTCTCTTAGCCTATCATTGCTGATTGGATCAGCAATCTTCTTCAGGTCAGATGATACCAGAGATTTCGCGAACAACACAGCTAAATCTCGCTCACCCTCGTTGATCAGCGACCAGATAAGGTCAATCAGCTCAGTCGCTTTTGGCTCAACCGGCTTCGGGTTAGCTTTTGCAAGCTCTAGCAGTTCCCTTACCTTCTCTCGTCTAGTATTGCCCGTTAGAATAATCATCATGGATACTCTGTTTGATGGAACTATAGCCGTACCAGGCAAAGCCAATGATGCCCGCTGCGATCAGAAGTCCATTAATCATTCTTTTTCGCCTTTTCTAGTTTCTTGGCTATCTTCTCAAACTCTTTCATCGAGATAGCTTTGTGCTCTAACTCCCACGCTCTTATTTTCTTCTTCTTACCGTCTTGGAATTCTACCTCGATGTTGGCGCGGTCGTCCATTTCAGACGTGATTGTGACCTCTACGCCAGCGTTGATGCCTTGCTTGCGCTCTTCTTCTCGCTTCCAGTTCTCATCCAGATTGCAAGGGTAGGGAGCGTGCCAGTATTTCTTACCGACGTCTAGTTTCATAGACCAAGGCGACCTGAACACGACCTCCTTGATGATCATTCCTTCTAGGAAGCCTTGCTCTACGTCCTTGTCGTCGTAGTCCCAAATCTCGGATGCTTTCATGTCGTTGGGCCCGCCGAGGTACCGGCCGCCAAGCGCAATGAAACCGAATCCGTGGATATATCCGCCGGGGAATCCTAGCTTATCGATAACGAACCGATGGCGTCGAGTACCTTCATCGGAAACTTCACAACCTGGTAGTTTCCAATATCGCTTAGACCACTCGTCGAAAGTAGTATGGCCACCCTCAATCAGTAGAGCACTGATTGGGCTAACCCTATGGTGACCCTCTCTCTTGTAAGTCCAACCGTAGTTGCTCGGTGGAAGAGTCAGATCAAATCCGATCTTCTCGTACGCAGCTTTGATCCGTTCAGGGGTGAGACGCATCTTTTTTCTAGGCATCGATCTTTCCTGCAAAAGCGATCACCTTGTCCGAACACTCAGGGTCAGATAGGGAGATCTCCTCTCGCTCTTGGATGTCAAGAGTAGGGTTGGTGCCATTCCAGTATCTAGCCTTCTTTTGCCCAGGCTTGACGTGGAGAGCAAGGATATTCCAGGTTCCATCTTTCTCGATCAGCCGGAACCCTACAGATGGATGGTCTTTGAGCCAGTTGGGGTGGTTGATTAGTTCTTTGTCCGCAACCACATAGTGCCATTCCCCTTCCTTCTTGGTGACCCAGAGCCACCTGAGGTGAGGATAAGCTTCCTCGATCTTCTCACGGAGATCGGTCATATAGTCGGAGATAATTGGGTTTGGATGTAGCATTGTGGGTCCAATTGTAATTATGTCATCCCAACAGATGAAGGGGCCTGCATGCCTTACCCCTGTCTTGAGGAATGGAACATCTAGCCTGCACCCGTCACAGATGCGTCCCAACATGCCACGGGTCATAGGCGTTGGGCTATGAAGTCCAGCACTTCTTGTTTTCTTGGCCCATGGATGACTTGATGTTTCAACTTTCTGGTCCAGGTGGGCGTCAAGATCTGAGCAACCACTGGTTCGTCGTATCGTCGCCCCTTCTTATCTCTAAGGTGGCAGACGTACTCGAAATCAGACTCAGCCGGGAGGGCCAGTCTGATACAGTTCAGTTGTGTATTGGGGTTGCTTAGATCTTCTTTAGTCAGCGGGCGGTTATTTTCTTCTCCGCCTGCGATCCCAATCAACTCAAACATCATCATCCCCCTGGTACGCCCGGCAGGATTCGAACCTGCAACCTACGCCTTAGGAGGGCGTCGCTCTATCCAGTTGAGCTACGAGCGCTTCAGTATTTAGATACCGACTCATCTTGTTCGGTTGGACCCTCGTTTGTGCAATCGAGGAGTTCTCTTTTCTTTTCTTCGATGACCTTCTTCAGAGTCGGACCTGCCATCCTCTCCACGGTGGAGGTGAGGATGCGCACCGCACGCTCAAGACGCAAGTTGCTGTCAGTGAGAAGCTTGTTGTCTTCTCTCATGTTAGCAACCTCTTCCCTGAGCCCTCGCACTTCCACTTGCAAGCCCGTCATCATTTCAGAACCGGGCTTCAACGCAACTGGTTCAACGTCGTTCGGGTCTATAGGGGCGAAGTGCGCATGTGGGTTCCTCTTGATGACCAATGGATAGCCATGGCATGAGTTACCCTCTTTCACCAGGCCCCACCCATGCTTACCCATCCAGTGCCACAAGTCTCCAGTGGACACCTCGTGCGGCTTGGCTTCCATAAAACCGTGGGGGATGGAAATATGCTGCATGCCATGCGCTGTGTGGCGTAATACTTCCATCAGACGTACCTCTTATCATGCTTGTCGTATGCTTTGTTCAGTTCGTCCCATCCCAGGAGAACTGTCCCTATATTTGGCGGGGTAAAAGCGGTGCAGTTGCCACAAACGGCAGGTCCGCACTTCTTCCACTCTCCGTGGATTTGTACTTCGAACTGGAAGGTCCACCCTCTACTGTGGTCGGCAGAAGGTATCTTATGTAGGTTTCGGACTATGAATATCCCGACAGTGTATGGACCTTCTAATTTGTTGGTCACCTAAGATTCTCCGGGATTTCCACATCGACAGCCTCAATGTCCCACAGGCTGTGTTCTAGGTCGTAGTCATCGCTATCCTTGATCGGCGCACTCTTGAAGAGGCCGAGCATGATCTCGTGCTCACAAGTCGAAATACAGTCGCACGGCACGATTTCAATGCAATACTTCCTCGGTTTCTCATCATAGCGGCGTCCTTTCTTGATGTCGCCTTCGATGAAGTTGTGATCGAGGCAGCGGATAAAGACGCTATAGATGGCTGCTTCTTTGGGAGACACCGCAGTGTCAGAAGTGACGAAGAAGTCATCTCCCACTTGGATGATGTTATCGGGGTTGATCCAGCCCTCTTCCTCAGGCTGGAGCCCTCTTATTTCTTTCATCTAAATCCATTAGTTTACGTACTGCAGCGATGTCGGTCTCGCGGATTAGCTTCTCATATTTAGATCGAGCCCGTCGCATCTCCTGGTCAACGATGCGCGCTCGGTCTACTAGATCTAACGTTGTTTGGATCGTCTTCTCTTGACATTTTGGATCGGCAAGTGGAATAAGGTCGATCTGGAAATATTCTAAATCGGTAGGTTTACCATGTTCGTCTACTCCACAATTGTGCTCAAATGCCACTTTCACAGATTCTAGAACAAAATCTTGGTATGATTCAGTCCCTTCTAGAACGACCCAAATAGAGTTGAGATAAGGCCAAGGGTCTATATTCAGATCCCTTGCGCGGATTGAATAGCCCAGGTATTCTGGGTCATCGTTCCATTCGTCATTGACTTTCAGCCCGTGAGATCGGAGTTCGTCAATAATCTCTGTCATGAACTCGGATCCGATTAAGTAGCGCTCAGTCCAGAGGCGCTCGCTTTCGTAATCTCGCTCTTTATCGCTCATGGTGACTTAGGTCGTGATCTGGTCCGAGCATAATCTTCATGCCTCGGATATCGAGCTTGTCTTTCCTAGATTCTATCTTTCTCCTCTTGGGTTCGAAACTGTCCAACACCTTTTGCGCATTGGACTTCAAACCAGTAAAAGTGGTGACCACTTTCTGGAAGAACTCAGGATCAGCGATGTGGATATCATCTACCTTGAAGAGCTGTGTCTCTCTTCCATCTCCTAGCCTAGCCTGCAGGTAGATCTCTACGTTGTCCCAGTGCGTCGGGACCGAGACAGCAGTAAAAACCTGTTGCAAACCATTGCCATAGAGGTTAAGCTCCACGGCGACACAATAGCTGGAAGCCACGCTCATTTGGAACGCGTTTACTCTGATGGAGAAATCACTCCCTTCGTGGAAGCTTCGTTCCCAGATGTTCCATCCAGTGCAAACACGATTCTTTTCTACCACTTCGGCGGCTTCAAGATAGTCTAGGATCTCCTCTAGGATGGTACAACCCATCCTGATCGCTTCAGGGCAATCAGAACCATCTAGATCGTAATATTCTCGCTGCATGTCACTGGCTCCGCACCTCTGAAGATGACCTCTATCTTGTTGGTCACCTTATCGAAGGGTGGCATATCGATGATCTCGTACTCGGTGCGAGCAACAGAAAGACCAGGATTGTTATGAGCTTCGTGCTTTGGCGGGAGCCTGTCGATCTCGTTGGCAGAGAAGGGTCGCTCTATGACCCTCTTCTGAACCCATGTCCCGCGCTTGAAGAACGCTGGGTAGTCGTTCCAGTTGATGCCCGCAGCGTGGAGCATCTCCTGCATCTCAGTTCCGTTCTTCTTGAAGAGCTGCTTGTGTGAGTACTCCTCTCTTGCAGCCATAGCCACCGAGTTCTTGGTGGCATCCCTCTCCCGCCACAGAAGATAGTTCGCGGCCTCAACGAGGTTTGGAACGACCCAGACGCGGCAATCGAAGAAAGCGAGACGACCAGCACGCTCTGTGATGAACTCAGGTACCATCTCGTTGAAGTGGGCTGTCGCCATAGAAGAGAGGATCGAAACCATCTTCTGGACTTTGCCATCCATGAAGATCTGGCTCTTGTAGCTGTCACTGTGCCAGACGAGTGAGATCTCATCAGACTGTGTGTACCCCACACAAGCTCCAGTCTCCTTCACCAAACGAAGGGTTACCCCTTGCATGATGTGAGTCAACCTCTCATCGTACGGGCGCTCCAGTCCACGTGTCCAAGAGCTGAACGTCTTACCGTCGATACGGGCGCAGACCGGAAGGAGGGGCAGGAACTTCCCAGTCCCTGCCCGCTCGTATTCCTTCATCCGGTCCCCGAGATTATCGCTGCTCATTCTCTTCTACCCACTTGAGGAAAGATGCTTTCATTGCAGGTTTGTTGTTTGTGTACTGGACGCATAGGCGGAACAAAGAGATGTTAGACACCATAGATGTTCCAAGCATATCTGTTTCCCTGATTTTCTTCAGCAAAAGCTGAAGCTCTGGCCTATATACGGCGATGCCTTCATCTACTTTCTTTTGGTAAGCATCGGTGAAATTTTCGCCGTCATAGTATTCACTGTCTACTGGTTGCCCTTCAGGGAAGATTGGCCTGAAGATTGTATTGATCGCATCCTCCTCGGCCTTATTCGGCATTGGAAGGGGGAACTTGATCTCCATCTTTTTCCTTTTTCTCTGGGAGTTTCCACTCTAGGCCAGGGATCTCGAAGATGATGTCTTCGGGGCGACCACGCATCATTTCATCCAGACAGACGTGAACAGTGCGGTGACCCTTCACCTGGAACTCTTTCTTCTGGTGATAGTGACCGAAGATCCAATACTCAGGCTTCCACCCCTCCCACTCCCACATCTGCTGGAACACAGCTTCGTTGCAGGAAACATAGTCGATCTTCAGCGCTGAGTTGGCAACCCAGGGCTTAGCGTCACTGTGGATTTCATGGGTGACCACAATACGAGGCTTGACCTCTTGGTACAAAGCCAAAGCAGCCATAGCTTGGGCGTAGGTCAGCTCTTCATCCGGCCACCAGTCCCGACCAATGGTCCGGTGCATGTGGTCGATAGAGTATCCGCCACCAGCGTAGAAGATCCCGGTGTGCTCATCGTACCCAAAATCACCAAGATAGTGGGACGCCCGCTTGCAGACCGAAGGATTGTCATGGTTGCCCCGGATGAAGCGATGCATCTTAGGATCGCGCTTTCCGAGCTTGTGCAGATTCCCACCCCGGAATAGCCCAAAGTCACCAACCTGGAGACTGTGCTTTCCTTCTTCGGTCAGTCGCTTTGTCAGCTTCCGCCATTGATTGTACTTGCCGTGCACATCACCGATGAAGATCATTTTCCATATACCCTTCGAACGAAGTCCTCCACGAACGGTCCGATCTTATCGCTGTTGCGGTGGACTTCAAACTCGTCTAGCTTGATCGTATTTTTCTGGATTGTAGTTTCCAGATCTGTGGAAATCTCATGCTGCCCTTGGACAACAGCTGTTTCTAAGAATTCGATTTTCACTGTGTCCCTGATCGTAGACTTGGAATCAAGATAGGCTTGCCCCATAGTCCCAGGATGAGAATACCAGATCAGAGGCATAGTCATGACCGAGATCTTCTCATCTTCGATCTGATTGACAGGAGTCATAGTCTGGAGACCCATGGCGAGCTTGAACCTCTCAATAGTCTTCTCTGCCTTTGGGAAAAGAAGACATACCAGCTGGCCTAGATGCTCATAGAGGTGGAATTCGAACCACTCGGCTGGCTTGTTTTCAGACCAGTACCGAATGTGATCTACAATCGGACCGGCATGTGAATGCACGATAACCGGATTTGAGGTGTTAGTTGCCTCATCTAGCATCCAGATGAGCGCATCACATTGTGTCAGCATCTCGTGCTTGTCTAGATCTGCTTTCTGTAGCTCCTCCTCTGAGAGAAGGTGGCCAGATTCCCCCACTAGAAGCGGGACATAGGAGATGCAGACGTATTTTCCCTCAGGCATCGAACACTTCCTGAAATGGGCCGATGAACTGCTTATCATCGGAGGTGTCAAGGATTGCGAAGATCACGTCGTGGAATGCACCATCGAACTCGCCGGTAAGGAACTCGTGGAACCATTGGGCTACATCGGCCCCGTTGTTTCCAAAGACGCCGCACCCCCATGCACCAAGAACTAGCTGGTCCTGGCCCTTATGGACCGCAAGGGTAAGCATCTTTCGCATTCGCTCTTGCATGACCGGATCGGCTTGGTCCAGCAAGCTTTCATCCAGCGACCCCTTGTTCACCGCTGGGGTCGTCAGATAGTTGAAGTTCCTTGGGGCGATCAATTGGTCATAATCGTTCCTGAATGTTGGAACTTCAGGAGAGAAGATCATATGATCGCTGTACAGTCTGCTCTCTGTACGATTGAAGTCGTACATCTCTTTGTGAACAGTTAGTGTGGGGTAGAGCGCAGAACCGCGCGCCAGACACTCTTCCTGCGCTTGCGCGCCACGGATGAACCCACCACCTGGATGCGTACCAGATGCGAAGTTCAAAATCATGATCTCTGCATCTTCGCCATGTCTTTCAGATAGGCGATAGGCAGCAGAGAAAGAAGATTCGTTCACCACTTGGAATTGTGTGTCGTAAGGCATCGGCTGGTCACCCAACATGCCACGCAAGTCCACTAATGTCTCAGGTCCAAGGAGCTGAGACGAATCGGTGGCCCACTCTATCGCATCTTGGATGTCATGTACCTCACCATTCATATCCTTGTATTTTCCTTGGATGATGATGGTGAGAGTCTCTTGAGCGATTTTGGCCAACTTTCTACGTTGTTTTGTCATTTGATCTCCTTTAATGAGAGCGCTGGGATTCGAACCCAGGACCTACAGATTAAAAGTCTGTTGCTCTAACCAGCTGAGCTACGCTCCCTGACTTAGATGATCTCTACGCCGATGCAATCATCATCCTTGTTGAAGTCGAGAATGACTCGACCATCGACCATCTCTTGCTGTCGGTGTGACCTTCTCTCGCTACCGACTGCGACATATGCTAATGGACCGCAGCCGGGAGGGTTGGAATATCTAACTGTGATCTCTGTCACACCTGCTGGGATTTTGAAAGTCTTCTTCATCATCCCAGGCTGGAGGACAGCGCAGTCGATCTGCTGCTCTTCTCCGTTTGTCCATCGCACTATGGCATTGCAAGGAGAAGAGTGGCCAATCAGCTTGAGCACCACCCCCACTCTGGTTTTGTCTCCCGCTGTGCACTCCACGATGTCCCCAGGGTTGAAAGGGTAGATGGTACCAAACCTGCCAATGTGGGTCTGCTTCATTTCCTCTTCCTGTTTGCCCATCGTCGCCAAGCCTTCGGCGCAAGGCGGTAAGCCGTGGAGCTTACCCAGTGCACTGGTTTCCATTGGTAGTGACCCACGATACAACGTGGGCAATGCTTGTCTGGTTCTCGATGCCATGAGCAAACGCTAAACCAATACTTGAAGAGTTTTCTTCCCCTGTACTCTTCCATCTTTAGCATCGGATTCCTCTAACTATCGTGTCCTTCTGGGTCCCACGGTTTGTACACCACATGCTTGAAACTCTGGCTAGAGCGATGGAGTATCCTTTCTTTCCGCTCTACCAGGCAAGCGTCACAAACGAAGATTTCCAGACTGTAGTCCGACCCAATTGCCATGTTAGGATCAAACACAGTGGAGCCATAATGGCCCCATGTGTAGAATGCTGTAGCACCATGGGGCTGGAAGCCGTACAGCTCTTCGTCGTCCGTACTATTAGGACGACCAATAGCGTCTTCCAGCTTCTTCTCGCAGATGAGACAGCACATCTGGAACTCTGGAGCCTGGTGTTTGTCGTGGCGATCTCGCATCTCTTTCAGATACCGCGCCCACCACTAAATGGCCACTAACTGTGGCTACTCAGTCGCTGCTGTCATAGTTCGCTTTATAGAGAACGAGCTTCCCTTCAGGACCTTGACGGTACCAAACATCACCCTTGATTGGGTTCTCATCTTCAGTGACGTCCTTGAAGCGCGCGCGAGCGACCCCGATAGCCTTGATTGCTTCGGAATCCCCGCCTTCTACCAACGCAAGCTCAAAGTCTCGCATGGTCTGCTTGGTGACGTTGCCAGTAGAAGTCCACTGGTCTACGACTAGGACTTTCATTGCTTCACCTTGGTTTTCTCCCAGCTTCCAACGTCGGGGAAGTCATAGTCTTCAGGGAAGGAGCGACAGTAGCCACACAAGGCAAGATACCAAGTGCGGTGACCGCTCGACCCACCCTTCCTATGGATGAGGACGTCGATCTTTCCCCACTGCTTGCAAACCCGACACTTCAGTCGCCTTTGGTGGAGGGGCTTTGCAGACTTGATACCATGGTAGGTGACGTAGAATCGATTGTACGATCCGCCACCAACCAGATGTCCGGGGGTGCTATCGACGATGTTGAATCCGAAGTCTGCTTTCTCACCAGTCAGCTCACACTTCTGGTGGCTCACATAGCTCGGTGGGATCAGGCCAGGCCCAAGTTCAGCTAGCGAGACGTACCTGTTCCATCTATGGGACACCCTCATGTGCCGGGAAAGCCCCCGAAGTTCTACGTTGGAGATATCCATTGATGGAAATTCTTCCGGTGAGAGGGTCTCTACGAAAGCGGCGTTCTGCCTTCCCCATACGTAGAGTCCATCTCCCTCAAAGAAGAGGTGGATGCGGAAATTGTCGATCGTCGATTCTGTATTCCAGGTGGGTCTTCGATAGATACCCGCCCTGCTATCGGGAGCATAAGATTGGGCTTTGCTCAGGATTGTTACGCCCTTCTTACCTCGCCGTGCGAAGTAGAAATTTGTGAGCATTCTTCATCGGTATATGGCCCGTAAGGGCGAGGTTATTGCTTTTTAGATTCTTGCAGTTGCTTCTCTTTCTTTTTCTTCTTTCGCACACAGTACCAAGCTGCCGCAGCGACGTGAGCCGCTCCTACTGTGAGCCAACCAAGGAGGCCAAGACCGGCCGCCGGTACACAAGCGGGTCAACCAAGGATGTACATGTTATTTTCCTTCTATCGGGGATTGCTAATGGTGCCCGAGGAGGGACTCGAACCCTCATCCCCGAAGGGACAGGTTTTTGAAACCTGCGTGTATACCAATTCCACCACTCGGGCCCATATCTTAGATACCTTCGACTGAGGATTTGTACGTTTCAATCTCAGCTTGGCGGAAGTACGCTTCAACTTCACCTGGATCGTTCTTGGTATAGTCGGGGATCCAGACCCATTTTTCACCGTTGCACTTATTGCAGACCGCTTCTTTCGTCTTCCCTACGATCTTGCCTTCACCTTCGCAAACGGCACAGATATATTTAGTGGTGACAAGGGAGATTTTCTTTTTCTTTACCGGCTTGGTTGTCCATTTGCCGTCCTTGTCCAGCCACATGTCGAACTCTACTGTTCTCATATGGTTCCCGTTTATGAGCCCGAAGGCTAAATTAAGTACCTTACCTTTCCCTGCCCCGCCATGCTATGCCTAACCGTGCAACGCCACAAGTGGTGCGGGAAGGGGGACTTGAACCCCCAAGGCCCTAAGGCCACATGGCCCTCAACCATGCGCGTCTACCAATTCCGCCATTCCCGCTTCAACATGCCACGGCTCAGATCCTCACCTCACCTTGCCGTTCCGAGCCGGGCCCTACCTAACCGAACCGCAACTTACCATACCACATGGTGCGCCGGGGGGGACTCGAACCCCCACGCCCGAAGGCACTGGGTCCTAAACCCAGCGCGTCTACCAATTCCGCCACCAGCGCTTATTCTTACAACTTTGGAGATTTGCCTTTAGCAAGTCTGTCAGGAAATTCAACCGCTTTACCATAGATTGAGTTCAGCCCAACCCAGCCGTTGATGTGACCCTTGTTGTTTGCAATCTGGTATCGCTCACCATCGATTGCCTTGACCAGGTGGAGGTACACCCGACCTTTCACCTTAACCAAGACGATATCGCCGCATTCGGGTCCACCAGAGGTGAAGGGGGAGAGGATCACTTTCTCTCCGCTCTTCACTTTCGGCTTCATCGAGTGGCCCTTTGGTTGGATCGTCGCTTTCTCTCCGCTCTGGAGTTTTTGGATTGCTCGGTCTGCCCAGTTCATAGCCTTGTATCGTTTTGATGACCATTATGGTTTCCTTGCCGCACCTGTCCATGCCGAGCTACAACTAACCCCACCGGGCCGGACCGTACCATATGGTGGTCCCTGCTGGACTTGAACCAGCGACCTCCACGATGTCAACGTGGCGCTCTAGCCAACTGAGCTAAGGGACCAACAACCTTGCCTTTCCGTACCATTCCCATCCATGCCTCACCGCACCTAGACGAGCCGTACCAAGCCAAAATGGTGGGCGATACTGGACTCGAACCAGTGACTTCCTGCTTGTAAGGCAGGCGCTCTAACCAACTGAGCTAATCGCCCTGTTATCTAACAGGTGGACTTCGTTCCGTTCACGTTGATGCAATCTACAACTTCACACTCTTCTAGAAGTGCAACATCGGTATCTTCGACTCGGACCGATACGATGCCCACTAGATCGAGGAAGTGATGCTTGTAGATTGGGATCGCTTTGTCATCTGCAAAAGCGAGAAACCTCTCCAGGTTGCGTCGGTTCAGTTCCTTCACCACTGTCTTATCCGGTGCTGATTCTACTCTCAGGTTGACCAGATAGTTGTACTCACTCATCCTTGCCTCTCCTCTCCATGCGGCGCACCGCCTGTCCATGCTGCGCCTGACCAGGCCACGAAGGTTATCGTGTCTCTCCAAACGGAGATTGCATAGGACCCCTCTCCTCGGCAAGCTCAAGGATGGGAGTCCCATTCATCACTTGTTTCAACATGCGGTCGTACAACACCATATAGACCGCAGCGCCCAGGTTCGCACAGTGGCGAATCGGGATCTTTACGAACCGATGGCAGTGCCTCATCATCGTGGATGAAATGCTGCCATCTTCTGGGCCAAACACGTACACCGGATTCTCTGGGTGTTCAAAGTCCGTGAGCAACTCAGAGTTATCCCTCAACTCGATTGCCACCGGGGTAGACCCCTGAGGGAATTGGTCGAAGGGGAAGTCGAACTGGATCATCTCCACGTCCTTGTATCCCTTCATCCTTTCTTCTCGTGGGAGCCGCTTCTTCCCGTCCAGCCGTACACGGTTGCCCGTCCACCAGAGTTGACTCAAGCCGAAGCAAGAACATGCCCTCAACGCAGCCCCGACGTTGTGGTCGTATTTTGGGTTGGTCAGGATGATAGCCGGGGTCTTTCCCACCGGCTTCATGTTCTTGCCGACTTGTTTCATCTCATCATCCTATGCTGCGTTTGGGTGCTTGAACGGTTTCTCTACCAGTAGATCAACAAATTCCTTGATCTGCCTGGCAACCTTGCCTCTTGGTGCGATGCTGAAGCGTTCGAACGCTTCCTCCTTGATCCACTTGCGCAGATCGGAGGCGAACTCATCCGAGCGAGCTTTCCAGTCACATACCATTTCGGCTATATAAACCCTCGGCATCTGGTCGACGCCGCCCCAGTATTCTGGGTGGTGAGCATTGGTCTTGACGTGCTGACGATGAGCCAGCTTTAGCTGGTCACTTGTTGCATTCTCGTGCAAGCATTCCCACTCAATGCCATAGAACTTGGAGTTATCGTGGATGAGGGAGTTGGCAATCAGGATCCGTCCAAGGTCCGTTTCTCCTCTCTCAATCAGCGCCATGCCCAACTTGTGTGCGCCATCTTGCACGAGCTTGATATGGCGCACCACAGCGTTTAGGTATCGAAGCTCTTCTTTGAGAAGGTCGTCGGTCCTTCGTTCAGGCAAGGCTACTTTCTTTTTCGCCGTTGCCTTCTTCTTAGACCCCTTCTCAGCTTTACTCTCTTCATCTGACACAGGATGTACTCCTAGGAAGACCTGGCTATCAGGAGCCAATTGACTATCTACGTGCTTCTTGTGGCTCACCGACAACCCTGCAAATAGAGCATACCGTATCTTCGTCTAGCCGATACAACCGCTCGATCTTCTTAAGTATTCCGCAGAATGTGCACCTCTTCGCAGTGCGTTCATTTACGCCTACGCCTGAGATACACACACTGCATAGCTTGACCAGCCTGTTGACGTGGAGGTCTTCACGACTGTTCGTATAGAAGCCTAAGATCGTGTTGAAGTAACACTCTTGGGCGCCTTCACCCTCTTGGCATTTGAAGCAGAGCATTCGCGTCAGATACCGGGAGGGAGAGCTTAATGGCGCTCTCCGGGGGGAGTGGTGATGGTGACTATTCCTTTTACCAACGGTACCACGCCGTATGGGATCTTATATTCTGTAACGACGACCTCGGTCACAGTGACCTCTACATTGTTGCAATATGCGTCCATTGCAGCTTTTGGGTCGTCATGTAGAACTGCTACTCCGTTCTCCTTCGGACCAGGCCCACGGTATACGACCATGAACTCACTGGTAAAGGACCCGGAGTGACCTTGGAAAATGTCTCCTCTTTTCATAGCTTCACATCCTCTCTTTTGATCTCGCCGTTGTGGAGTTGACCGAGGAGATATACAAGCTGCGACTCTGCGCACACCACTTGCTCGTTCTCACCGTTGGATGAATCCTCGATCTTCTTCTTGAGGAATTGGGTGGCTGGAGATCCAACCCCAAACAGAGCTTTGGCCATCTTGAAGTGGTAGCCAAGTGTGGTCTTGGGATCTACCTTGTAGTTTGGACAGTTGGTTTTGTGACGACCACCTGTCATATGCATAATTGCCGCGCAGGTACAAGGAACCTCTTCCTCTTCTTTCATCTGGTCGAAGAGCTTCAGTTCCCTCTCCCACCGCTCCAAATACCAGCGTAGTCTGCGACGAGCTTCCTTGTCGTGGAAGCTGTCACCAGAGAAAATGGCAGCGTCGATGATCTCAGCTGCTTCATAGGTGTCTGGTCTCATTCTTTCTCCATCTTTTGGTCTGTCCTACCGGTGATGTAGAGAGAACCGAGAGCATTGAAGAGCTTCTCGTTCAGGTTCTCTACCGCACGGACATTCAACCACACTGGATCCTCCCACCCCTCGTAAGGATAAGGAACCCAAGGTCGAATCTGGACCCTTTTAGGTGTCACCTCCAGGATAACTCCCTGGAGGTGACGCTCACAATTCACATAAACCTCACCGTGTTTGCAGGCGAGGAGAATGTGACCGAGGACTCGTGGGTCGATCATTACCAGTCCGTTCCAGGAGGACCCTCTTCGGGATCGATGGGTTCGTCCGCTTCGTAGTTGGGATTCTCGAAGATCTCTGGACGATACTTCTTCTTTTTCTCTTCTTCACAATCGTCACAGATTCGGGAGCACTCAATCCCACGAGCGTCCTTCAGCCACCACGATTCTTTGCCAGAGCCACAAGGGCACGGTCTTGGTTTGTCGAACATTGTCGGCGCTCACTTACACTATTGCCGATGTCAGCGCTCACCGACATCGGTAAATAGAATATGGACATGATTATTGCCCATATGATTGTTTGTTTGATCTGTGTTGCTGCGCTGGTTTGCAACGAGGAGTTCTGGTACTCCTAGTCGTCGCTCCCAACATGCCACGGCTGGATTGTGAGCCGAAGCTTTCCGGCGACTTCAGTGTCAACCGGGCCGAGCAACGCAGAGACAGCAGCGAGCAGCCCCTCTTTCATATCGCTCACCGACAGTGATTTCGGGTCTGACAGCTCCCTTGCATGAACCACGATGGTGTCACGGCCTGATGGATGGCCGACAAAGAACGCACCATAGTCTGGAGTCAACAGGAAGTTGATCTCAGCGCGCTGCCCAGGCAGGGCGTTGGGGAAGAGGCGAGCCCACACTGCAGTGTACTCTGGAATGAAGTGGAGTACGAATTCGGTTATCTCCATCTCCTCGCACAAACCCTCAAGAATCTTCTTCAGTTCGACAGCTTTGTCGTTATTCTTGACGTTGTGTGGAGAGAGATAGGTTTGGATGTTCTGTGCTGGGTCTAGTTTGGTTTTTCGTCCCATTGGATTTCTCTTATGGCTCCCCGAGCAGGACTTGAACCTGCGACATCCTGATTAACAGTCAGGCGCTCTACCAACTGAGCTATCGAGGATTGACTGTTAGATGTTTGACTTACGGAAGAAAGAGGTTATCCACTTCCACGCCTTCCGTTCCATTTCTCGTTTTTGTTCTAACGCTTCCCAATCCACTTCGTCTTCGGACCAAGCCGGGACTTTTAGAAGGATTGGAATCATGATAGTCATCATGACTAAAATCATCACAAAGGATTGATTGTAAACAAAGCCGAATTTCCATCCGCTCATCCAGTCTGCAACTAAAACAGCCCATACTGTGATTGCAAACCAAAAGAAGCAGGCTACTGGTGCAGATGTGATGAACCACGCAAGAAAACGACTTATAGGATGCAGCCGCCTGTCGGTCACAGGTCCTGGGCTTTTCTTTCGTCGATCACCTTATTGATGATCCTGACGATCGCTTCTTCATCTATCTTGGTCCCACCACCATGGTGGACGTCGATGTCAATCTCAGGGTTGTCCCACTGAGCGACGAGTCGGGACTGATGTCCATCTTGACGGATCAGCAGACCGATGATCACCATCAATAGCGTGCACTGGAACTTGCCTGAGTTGGTCTCGATAGGCACGAACCAAGGTACGATGCCAAGCACGATAGTGAGGAGGATCAAGAAGAGTGGAAAATGGGCGGGGGCTTTGGCGACCCGTCCGCTTGGTTTATTGGGCATTTTGCTGGCACTTGTTGCACTGTGGCTTTCCAGCTTCATAGAGCCCACAGAACTCGCATGAGTAGGAGTTAGTGCCTGGGTTCTGCTCCGACCATTCGCACGAACATGGGAATTTGTACTTGGGATTCCCACAATCGCAGACGATCATGATCGACGTGTCGCCATCGATCTGGAGAGACTTACCAGCAACCATCTTATCCACCAACTCGCCAGCCTTCTCAAGGGTGACACAACCCAGCTTAGAAACGAAATGAACTGCGCCTTCCTTGCTGTAAGGCTCCTTAGTACCCTTCCCTGGCTCGTCATAGGTGACAACGTATTGCAAGTCTCTACTCCGTGTAAAGGACAGTCTCCATAAAAGATGAATACGTCGGACTGTCCGTGGTATCCTCTTCCATAGTGGTTATCTTCAACTGGGCACCGGCACCCCATCTGTCCTGCTTCGGGGGTGCCGGGGTTGGGGAACTTAGGCATGGCTTGGATCGGCAGCTTCAGCGGCCTTGAGTTTCTTCTCTAGCCACTCGTAAATTCCGATGCTGTAGATTCCGAATTGGGCGAGTGTCTGATTCGGATCCTTCAACAGCTCATTCGCAAACTGGTGCGTAGTGAATTGCCTCGTAGGCTCTTCCCTACCCCAATCCCTGGGATCACCAAATTGCATATAAGCGTCTTCTAGAGTCAAGGCATGTCGTACTGCCATCTCCTTTAGACGATTATGAGCTACAGTATCGTTAGAAATTTCGGCAAGGCTCTGCTCGATTTCTGTCATAGTACCACGCGATTTTATAAACGGCAAATACGATGCCGAAGATGAATGGTGCGTGGAGCACCCACACGCACCACAAGATGATTAGGTCGCCCACGTTCTTCTCAGATACGACGAGGGGAGGACCGTTGGCCCTCCCCTCTTTCAGCCGTTCAGGATCAGTCGAGGTCTACGTCAGCCTCCTTGCCGCCGGAACCCGACAGCACCTCGACCGCCAGCACCTCGACGGTGACGTGCTCGCCCTTCTTGACGCCCTTGATGATCTTGGCGAAGAACTCGGCACCGATCCCGTCCTGGTGCGACTCCCAGAACCCGTGGGTGTCACCCATCGAGAGCGGGAACTCCTTCGCGGCCTTCCCCTCACCGTAGCGGACCTCCAGCTGGAGGGTCTGCCCAGCCTTCTTCCCGAGACGCGCGTCGTCCGGGAGTTCGGCAGCGGACATGAGGTCAGAGTGACCATCGCTGTCCACGTTGAGGAGCGGCTGCTTCTCGGTGCGACGGAAGATCTTCAACTTGAACAGCGGCTTCTTTTTCGACACAGGTGTACTCCTTCTAAAGTCCTTGCTGGTACGAATGCTCGCCCAGCGTTTCCCAAAGTGCACAATTCGAAATACGAGCCCTTTGGGATTATTGCGGCACAGGGCCGCTCCAACATGGCACGGAACTAAAGCTCTTTCCCGGTGAATAGAACAGGTAGCACCGTCCAGATTCTCCATCTCTGGTGCGGATCCTGGGTCAACGAGGAGGGAAAGAGCTTTAGTAGGGTGGGGAGCCATCACAGGTTTCGCATTTAGAGTGCGGCCTGCTTGCACAGACGTCCAGAATCTGAACCGTTACGCTGCTCGCAGCTTTGTCTCAAAACGGATTGCTCCGAGAAGAGAGCCCACAATGATGGCTCCCCGTGGGGAGGCGCGTTCGGGGTTCCCGCTTTCTTTTGGGTACTTCCTATATCCAGCGGCAGTCCTACTAGCACCTCCCCGTGACATCAACTAGAAGTCGATGTCGGTGGCCTCGCCACCATCGCCACCAGCCTGGACCAGCTCGACCGCCAGGATGTCCAGCGTGACGAACTTGCCCTCGGAGTCGAGACCCTTGAGCATGGCGTCGAATGCCTTGCGACCCTCACCGGACTGGTGAGTGTCCCACATGGCGTGGGTGTCAGCCTGGACCAGGCTAATCTCGGCACCCTTAGGGGTGCGGAGGAGATAGCGGAGCTGCGACTTGACGCCACTGCTCTTACGGCGAGAGTTGGGGGAGCCGAGACGGACCGCCTCGGGATCGCCGCCAGCCAGGCCGATGTCACGTGCCACCTCATCGTGGTCACGGTTCAGCTGGTTCTGCTTCAGAGTCTTACGACGGAGAGTGAGCTTGCCAATCGACTTCTTCTTAGCCACAGTAACCCCCTGCGGACAAGTGCGTCGCCTAGAGCGGCGCATACATGGAGCTGCCGAAACCGGACAGCATGTTTAAGCTGCAACCGAAAAGTTCGGTCACCGCTTGCAAGCCAGAAGGCTTGATCTATGAGCAGCGAGCAAAGACCATCATGATGATGGAGATAATTATCAAGCCCGCTGACATTAGTACAGGTCGCCAGAAACCTTCAGTCGTCTGTTTTTCCATTCGTATCAGATACGGCTGGAATAGTGATGACTTTGGCAACCATCGAGCGTTGAACTTCATCCACCAGAATCTTGTCTACTGTGCCACCATCAGGGATGTCCAGGTAAGCACGAGTGATTCCGATGATACGACGCTCTTCATGGGAAGCTAGCAGGACCATGATTGGGACTATCATCATGCCTAGGACCCAACCATTCATCCAGCAAAAGGCGAATGTAGGAATCGCCGTTGCTCTTCCCACCCATTTGGTGATCCTAGTTGAGCGGAGTACGTCACCGTTCCAAACGGTAAGCATAGACCTTACCACTCTACCACCGTCCATCGGCCAAATGGGAAGTATGTTGAACAAGACAAGCATGACGTTGATTTCAATGAAGAAAGACAACATCAGCATGTAAGGGTGTGGAATAGGGAGGAGGACCAGCGGCAGAGTGAGTGCAACCAAGATGAGGTTGACTATTGGTCCTGCCACCGCTACTAAGAACTCCTTCCTTGGCTCGAAGACGTTCAACTCGACTTCGGCCATTCCACCTATGAAGACTAGGGTGATCGAATTGCACTTCCACCCTAACCCCTTGGCTGCCCAGACATGGCCAATTTCGTGGAGTGTGACTACAAACCACACCACTGCCATGAACGGGATGACCTTCCAAGCGCCCATCGCCAAGAGGACCGCACAAAATATGAAGAGTGAGCTGCCAATTATAATCGGCACACCCATTACGGTTGCTATCTGCCTCTCCCTGAATAACTCAAGCAAGTGGAGAGGAGACAATACGATCTTGACGAGGAGCTTGGTTTTATCCATACGACTGAGATACAGATTGGGCCGGGTGGGGTCGCCACCCGGCCCAATGCTGCTAGACCTTGTAGGCCATCTTGCGCGTCTTCTTCCCGCGCACCGTGTGAGGCTTCTTCTGGAAGATACCAGCGGACGCCATCTTGCTCAGCTCTGTGCTGACCGTGATGTCCTTCCACCTGTTCTTGGTGGACTTCCGAATCTCCCGCTCCACGTACTTCCTCGTGACCCAGCGGCCCGCAGACTCGACCGTGTTGTAGATCGACTGCTGTAGTGCGCCGTTGAGAACGGGCTTCGCAACCGCTGGAGCGGGGGCAGGAGGAACAGGCGCGACGGTAGGTGTGGTAGCTGCGCTACCCAGCTGGCTGAAATCGTTCAGAATGCCGGATAGCTTGGTCTGCTCTTCCCGCACCGAGGCGAGATCGTTGAGCAGCTCGTTTTCCTTAGTTGAAAGAAGATTGATCTCATCTTCCAACTTGGTCTGAATCAGTGTTCTGTTGCTTGGATTCATAGTCTCCAGTCTCCAAAAGGCGGGCTCGTCATTCCGTTTTGAATACGAGCAGCGGCTAGGAAATTTTCCTAGCCGAATCGGGCGGTACACACAGCATCAGAGAGCGTCCACTATCCCACTTGATGCCATATTGAATAAAATGACCACCCAGGTTTACGGGGTTTACGAAAGTCACCACTCCCTGGGTACCGATCGGGATCGGGTCTGGGTCATCGCGCATCGAGGTCATTTCGATGCGATCTCCTACTTGGAACATTCGGCCTCCAACATGCCACAGCTAATTGAGCAGCAATTGCTCGATCTCTTTGTGCAACTTGGGGTGCAATTTTGGATCGTTCCGGAGGATTTGCCACAAGAGGGCCTTTGGGACCTCGACGGTCTTCGATTTCCGCTTGCGATCCCGCTCTCGCTCAACAGCTTCGTCGTTCAGTCTCACCAGCGTCTGTAAATCGTGCATTAGTCCTTACCTCTCCTTACCTCTCCGCGCCAGTCCGAGCCTTGCGGTGCCTGGACTATCCAAACCATGCCGCGCCCTGCCCTTCTGAATACAAAGGCGGGGAGGTTTTACCCTCCCCGCCTCGCGGCACTTACGTACCGTTGCGGTTTTTACAGGTCCGCGTCCTCCGTGCCCTGGCCCGGAGCCACATACAGCAGGCTCTTCACCTTGACGACGATCTCATCGCCCTGAGTGGTCGCATCCAGCATCGCCTGGAAGTGCTTCCGGGTCGTACCGGTCTGGTGCTCCCGGCCCTTGCGGGTACCGAGATGGATGATGTAGTGGTCACCCCACACCAGCTCCAGCTTCTTGCGACCGTAGGACGCGTACAGGACCGCGTACCCCTCGTCCTTACGCGGAGCGTGGAACGGCGGCGCCTCTTCGGGGTCGAGCTTGGCCTTCTTCAAGCCACGCTTGCCCTGAGTCTGCGCCAGGGGGAGCAACTGTGAGGTGGTCTCGCGACCACCATCGATGCGGAACGAGTCCTGCGACGTACGAATAAGAGTAAGTTCCATCTTAACACCTCCACGGTGTGTTTGGGCGAGTATTATGTCCCGCCCGGTTTTGGGCTAGCCGATGTGGTTTGCCCAGGGTTCAATCAGAGATTGATCTATCGTTTGTTTCTATCCCTCTGCCATTGTTCGGCTATAGACAGCGGCCAGAAAAATGGGAGGATCAGCATGAATGGGTACTTTGGACCTGGCGCGCGGAACATCCGGCGATAGTGGTGGACAGCACCACCGATGTAGATCGCCATTACCACCCCAAAGGCCACGTAACCGAACATTACTTGGACGACTCCTGCACTCGGAGTTCAATCCACATTGCGTCCCAGGTGGAAACGTCCTTACCTGTGACGTTGTTGAATGCTTTGGCTTCTTGGTACGATCCGAAGACCCAGGCGGCAAAGGTGAAAGCGAAAATGGCGACCAGCAGGCCACACATCATCATCATCTCAAGCTTCTTGTTTTGGTGCATCGTTATCTCTCACATACAGGGTGTTAGGATGATTCTTCTCTTTCAGCGTCGAGCAGCACCAACAGCGCTGCTTCGTAGCGCTTCTCGATCCCTTCCATTCCAGGAGGGCGAGGCCGTGAGAGATTCTCGTTGAGGTCGGCACGCTTCACCTTGCGGGCGTCGGGATCGGTGACGGCACGGAGGATGTACTCTCTGTACGTCTCCTTCTCTTTGTCCCGTGTCACCAGCATGACCACTTCTGCGACCCGCTCGCCGAAGTTCTCTCTCACGTATTGCTCTGTGAGGAGTCCGTCTTCTACTGTGTCGTGGAGGACTGCAGCCATCATCACGACATCGGACTCACCCTTGCAGCGGTTGAGAACCGAGAGGGGGTGGAGAATCTCAGGTAGCCCGATCTTGTCTTGGCGTCCACCGTGAGCAACTATGGCAGCCAAGATCGCTCGTTCTAGGAGTGTCAAATCTGCTTCTGGCATTGTCTCTCTCATTCCTTGTCTCAGATCTGCTAGACACTCCTTGCAGACCACCAAATTGGTCTTACCGTCGAACTCATCCTTGGTAAGCCGGTTCTTCAGCATTACACGGCAGAACCAGCAAAGGAGAGCGCCGTTGCCTGCGTTGAACTTAACTCTTGGGTGCATTTATTTGTACAGAGTAGTTTCTTCTACTCGCATATCGTTCTCGTCGAACAGGCTGGCCCCGTACTCCGCCTCTAGCTTCTGACGAAGAGCTTCCTTCTGAGGAACTGTTGGCTCAGCCAAGAAAACAGCAAATGGGCTATAGCCAACCATCACAACATATGCTTGCATTATTTCTTCCGATATGTGATGCGACCCTTAGTCAAGTCATACGGTGATAGCTCAACCGTTACCTGATCACCAGGGAGCACCTTGATGTAGTTCTTGCGCATCTTGCCTGAGAGGTGGCACATAACCACATTGCCGCCCTCCAACATGACACGGAACCGCGTGTTAGGTAACGCCTCGGTCACCTCGCCTTCTACGACAATCGGTTCTTCTTTAGCCACTGTCCTTAGTCCTTGATGGTATACTTCTTGTAGAGTTCAACATCGTTCAGCTGACTGTGAATCTCTTCGGCCCAGAGGTGAGATGCCCCACTGCCATCCTCCCCGACACCAGGCTCGTTCTTGGAGGTCCAGACCGCGAAGTTCCAATACGGCGGGAACTTCTCATTGTTGTATCGTTGCACCATCCCACGGAACTGCTGCCATGGGACACCGTGCTTCTGTCGGCGGTACGCCGTCATCGGATCGACCGGGATCTCAATGATTTCGTGGCCGTACCCGAAAGAGTTGGCGACCGAGATGTACGGTGCAAGCTCGATAGCACCGAGGTTCGTGTTATCCACGATCACGAACTTGAACTGGTTGCCAAGCGCTTCGATATACTTGCTCATGCATCGAGCGTGCGCTTGAGGCAGCTTGCCTCGCTTGAAGTCGTACTTCAAGCTTCCGTCTTCCTCTTCGCTGTAGAAGAAGTGGTCGGCTGACACCACGACCACACTCCCTTTGCTTCTCTTCTCGATGATCAACTTCTTCACCAAGGTGGACTTCCCTCCACCTGGTACGCTCCTCGGCAGAATAACGTGCATAGTTCCTTACCTCTCCTTAACTTGCCGCACCGGGCCTTTGCTTGCCCCACACAACCTCGACGCGCCGCACCAGACCGCTTATCGCTTCGTATGATTCTTTGGGACATCCGGAATGTCGAACCACCAGATAACATCAACCGGGTTGAGCTGCTGACGGAAGTGGTCATAGTACTGAATTCCATCGAACAACACAACCTTCCTAACTAGCGGTGGGTTGTCAGAATCTCGATATGCGATCAAGATCTGTTTCAATACTGGCGGTACAACTTTTCTCGGACATTTCCACATAGAGACTCCTGTCTGAAGGAAGGTGGTGAGACCCAGGGTCTGCACAACTGGGGAGCTTTATTGCAGTCGCCTAAATAAGAGGCCGCACCTTATCTCCCTGGTCCTATGACCGGCATCCCACTGGACTCAACGTCCAGGTGTCGTGCCCACGGTTCGTGCCCCGCAGGGTCCACGCAATCTCACCACCCTTGAAGTTATCTAGCTAACTTGCTCTTCACCCTTGTACAGACAGGACACGATCTTGAAGGTCCCGTAAGGGCCAGGGCTGGGAGAGCTGGGTCGGTAGTCACCGATGCCCTTGCGTCGTCCAGCGACCTCCATGCAGTTGATCAGACCTTCGACGGTGACTTCTTCACCGGTCATCATCAACTGGAACGCGAGACGCCAACCTGCCGGCATCTTCGTACGATAGCGGTACTGGTGACCGCCACCCTTCAACTTGACGTGGCGCTGGTCGATCCAACCACGCTTCTCCACGTCCTCCAGCTTGAATGGCTTCCCGTCCCAGAGGAACCGGGGCATTTCAGGCAGGATGTAAGTGCAGGCCGGGATCAGCGTCTTGTAGGTCTCTCGACCTGACGCCTTGACCTTCGCACCAGCAGACGAGAGACACCGAGCGAGGTTGGCGAAGGGGACGACGACAAACCCTTCGGCGTCCGTGTACGTCTTCACTTTCCACTCGTCGGGATCACCCATCACTGCCGATCCTGTCTTTTTCTGCTTCCCCTCGGTGTCAACCACCGCAAAAGCATTGAGGAGACAAGGCTGGTAGCCTTCGATGATGAAATCAAGATGCTCATTGTCCATGATGGACTCCTTCACTTCCCCATTTGGGGAGAACCATAGTGCCTTACCGCACCGTGCCGAATCTGACCGCGCCTGACCATACTCTACCTGACCGGGCCCGGCCGCGCCCTACCTAATCGGGTTGCTTCCCACGCCGACGCCGTTGGCGCCTGCTTGGAAGAGGCGGCTTCACTTCGCCGCTCTGCTTGGAACGACGTTCCAGAGCAGTGACGCGCTCTTCTAGATCATCGGATTTGCGTTCTTGTTCTCGCATCCGATTGTCCAACTCAATGATGGCGTTAGTCATCACGTATTGGTCGCCCTTGACTGATTTCAGCTGCTCTTCAGTCAAGTTCTGTTTGTCTACGTGGGTCGCTTCATGCTGACCCTTCTTCAGCTGCCGCCGCGCTCTCTTGCGACGCAACTTGATCATCGCTGGGACATCCTCAGGAATCGCGATTTTATACCCCACCCTGGGTACGTTCTTCGCGATAGTCCCAATTTCCTCTACCAGACGATGGTTGGCTGTGTAGAACGGGCTGCGTCCAGACTTGAATTCCCGCCCTAAGAGTTCATCCAGCTGTGCGTACGTGACGACATCGCCGGGTTCCTTATCCTTGAGGAAGTTGAAGATCATCTCAGCTTCCGCAACATCACCTTTTGGTGTAAATGGCATTAGATCTTGTCCTTCAGACGCCCAGCAATATAACTGAGCGCTTTGATATCGATGACCCTAGAGCTTACCGCTTTGCGCAGAGCCAGAGAGACAGCGATTGCCGGATCTTCTTCTTGCGGGATAAGCATCGCCTTATCCTTCCAATACTCGCAAGACTCACGCATCGCCCTTTCGAACTCGACGGGTGACATCATGGTGTCGGTGCCACCGTCCATCCCAAAGTGGTTGGCACAGAGAGTCATAGGGTGGATTGGCTCCGGTCCCTCGGTTGCACGAGCGTTGACTGAGACAATCTCCCAGTTTCCTGGGCTTGCGGGTTGTTCGTTGTCACCGTCCTCAGCAAGCACGATGCTCTCATAAAGGATGATGTCCACGGCCTTGGCTGGAAGGGCTGCACCAGGCGTCCTCACCTGCTTGCGGGGCTCTTCCCCCTCCCGCCGAGCCTCGTATCGCCCGATAAGCCTGGCTCCAGGCTCCAGCTTGGTCACACCAGAGTAGATGCCGTCCGGTATGATGGGGACGACGAGGACACCGTTCCGGTATCCGGCCCCAGCATATCCGAAACGTGAAATAGTCCGCCGGATTACCTCTTCCCAGGAGACCTCTGGATAAGAAAATCCAGTTCCCTTGTAATGTCGGTTCCTTGCGAACGAGTTAACGATGATTTTCATTGACCTTTCCTTGGTTTGCTCCGGGTGAGGTGCCACTTCCAACAGTACGGACACTCATAAGTGTACAGCTTCATTGTACGGCCAGCTGCATCTTTTAGTGCGTCCTGTTCTGTGTTGTGCGCCACTTTACCCTTACAGGTCTTCTTGTAATCGAAACTGCTATTGAAGTCCATCGTTCAACGATTCTATCACGTCAGCAACCATTGGATGTTCTAGTTCGCTCGCCAAACTCAATTCGCCTTCCAATCTATCGACTCCCTTATGGGTGTCTCCGACCTTCCTTGCCAGCTCACCTTGAAGCATGGCAATTTTTCGGCGAATCTCATCTTTCCTCTTCTCTCTTGCCCGATACTCTTTAATCTCGGTGCAAGGATGCCTTTCTTGTTCGGCTTTATAGTTGGGTACGAATTGCAGTTCGTACCCACATAAGAATTGTCTGTTCTCCCATCTTGTCCCGTTGGTGTGATATCTGATCTCGCGCGACTGGTGGTAGGGATAAGAAGAAATACCAATCTCTTCTTTCACCACCTCTTCACACTCACAATGAGGACAAGCTGCAGTTGTGACAAATTTCAGCATTAGTCTTTCTGATGATCTTCCGGATCTTGTTTGCCGTGGTAGATGAAGTAAGCTGTCATACCCGCAACGACCAGAGCCATAACGATCCCAATGACCATTGTGAAACCGGCTGCTTCTTGGTAGTACTTCACATCATCGAAATGGGAACATCCAGCAGCCCCTGCCCAGATGAACATCACCACGACGATTGAAGCTTTGATCAGGGTGCGGATCACTTCAAACTGTTGAGAGTGAGTCACCTTTTCAGAATAGCTCATTTCAACTCCTTCTTAGCCCATTCCATGGCCGATTCTTGGTCAGCGAAGGCTCCGTCCATCTGAGCTTCGTACGCTTTCTTCAGAAATACGCCAAGCTCTTTACTAGGCTCCATCAGCCCAGCCTCGATCAGATCACGGCCGTTGAGGATTCGCTTCGCGCCTTCATTGAGCACGCGCTTCTCACTTGCGATCTCAAGCATCCGAAGGCAGTTCTCCGACTTCCCACGAGGAAGAGGGGGGCGACCAGAGTGGTCAGCTTCACACAGCCGTGCAAGCTCTACGATGCTCGCCGGCTCCAAACGCTTGGCAAGACGACGGACAGCTCTCGACGTAGCCGCTTGGTTGTGCGCCATGTGGTTCCCGACCATGGGCAGGATCTTATCCTTGTACTTCTTGTGACACCCAATTGAGTCCAGGAACTCTTCTGCGATAGGCACACCACCACGCTCATGACCACGTGATCTCCACCTGCCATCTTCGAACTTGGTGTACTTTGCCTTGCCGACGTCATGGCACAGAGCGGACAGCACCAACATGCCACGATCTTCCACATCAAGCTCGTCACGGATGGCGATTTCTGCTGCGGCATCGACCACGAACTTGGTATGAGTCCAAGCGCAGCCTTCAGGATGCCACTCGGGATCCTGAGTCACTCCGATCAGAGCGGTGAGCTGCGGGTAGAGATCGAGCCAGCAGGTGTCCTCCAGGAAGACCAGGCCAGAGCTTGGTTTGATGGACTTTGTTGCCCATTTCCACCACTCTTCCCACACTCGCTCAACAGGAAGGTCTTTGTACTCATCCTTCAGCGTGTTGCAGAGATGCGACGTGTCTGCCCAGACCGCCATGTCAAATCGCCCTGTGAACTGCATCCCTCGCAGCACACGAAGAGGATCTTCGGCGAAAGCTGGAGATGTGTGGCGGAGGAGACCGTACTCGATATCCTTCAGCCCTTTGAAGAAGTCCAGTGTCTCGCCGGTCAGTGGATCGAAGGCTAGGGCATTCATGGTGAAGTCCCTGCGAGACGCCGCTTCCTCCGGTGTCATCGTCGGGTCGGGGTCCACCATGAAGCCCTTATGCCCACGCCCTCGCTTGCTCTCTCGTCGGGGAAGAGAGACATCGAACTCAACGCCACCTTCCTTGTACTTGAGTACGCCGAAGCTCTTGCCTACCGCATCGACCTTGCCCTTAGATTCCAGGAGTTCTTGGAGCTTATCGGGGCTCATGCCGTAGACTTCGACGTCGATGTCCTTCCAGTCCTTGTTTCCCATCTGGGAATCTCGGACGGCACCGCCCACAACCAGGACACGGGCAGCGCCGTTCTCGGTCAGGTACCGAGCTAGTTCCTTGATCTTTTTCATGTCCATGTTCACCTCTACGACAGGAAGTCTTTGAAAGCTCTTTGCCACTGGTCCAGATCCAAGAGCTTCAGTTGGTCTTTGGGGAACGATTTGATGCACAGATCAGGTTCGTCCAACCCGTTATGCTGGTACTTGCCTTCCTTGAAGATCAAACCAGTCACTGGCAGATCGTCTTCGATCTCCAGATCCCACAAGTACAACTCGATGACGGTGTCTCTTGTGGCAGTCATCTCGATGGCGGAGCGAGCTTGCTCTGGAGTGATCTCCTGCATTTCTTCGAAAGGAAGCTCTTCTCCACCGCACCAAAAGTATGCAATATGCTTAGTCATCGGTAACCTCTTGCTGTTTTGATGACCGCTAGTAGGAAAGCAGCAACCATAATCAGGAAGATCAGGGCCAGCCATCCAGGATTGAGTTCCGGCATTTGCGCCTCCCGGAGAGGCGGGCAGAGGGCCGGGATGCATCCGGGAACCCACCCCAGATATGCCTGCCGCGCCCTCCGCCTCCACCTAACCTTTAGGGATATAGCAACCAAACCACCCAGGCGATGAGGAGTTCATCGATGGGGAGAATGACGATGACTGCTAGGGCTCCCATCAACCGGCGCACTAGGACTTCAGGTCGTCCTCAGAGTACGCCGGCTTGGACGGGGCCGGTCGGGCTGAGTCGGCAGACGCCTTGGCGAAGAGAGCCGAGAGGCCCTTCATCACCAGCCGGTCCACATGACCACAAGCGGTATTGGCAGGCTGTTCCTTCACCTCACCGTTCAGCTTGGTGTACTTGATCGAGGTGCCGGCGTAGTTGATCAGCGCCCCGTCCTTGATCACCTTCTTGAAGACTTCCAAAGTCTTCTTGTCCTTCGGGTCGGTGATGTCGATCACGCCCAAGGACTGCAGCTCGCTGCACTCGATCTCACGCACGGTGGGACGGACTTCGATGATGTCCTTGCCGTCCTTCACCTCCTTGACGACCACTTCGCCTTCCATGATCTCGGTGTGCTTGTAGCCCTGACGAGTCAGGAAGTCACCGTGACCTCCAGTCTTGGTGTTGGGCTTGTTCTTGCGAGTGATGAGGCTTTGGTAAGCCTTGGTGGGCTCGGTAGCCTCGCTCTTCTTCTTCGACATCGTGCAGTTCCCTTTATTTCCCCAACGAGGGGAGACATAGTAAGAGCCCGCCATTTGACGGGCTCTTGAAGACAGGTGCTAGTGATTGTCTAGCCCTTGGACTTCTTGCCCTTCTTTCCCTTCTTGCCCTTCTTCTTCGGCTTGGGCTCATCGCCCTCTTCCTCAGAAGTCTCCTCCTTGGGAGCCGTCTTCTTCTTGATGGCCTCAGCGTATCGCTTTCGGCCAGTGCCTTTGCACCAGTTCAAGAACCAAGGACTAGGAAGCCCAGGGCCTCCCTCCACCGTCTTGATTGCATCATCTGGGTGCATCTCACCAGAGCGCACCAACTCTCTAAGACCCTTTGCCATCCTCGCCTCCCCATAGGAGATTCTCTACAATGTCGCCGAAATCGTTTCTCATGATGTCACAATCAACGATGGGCACACCATATTCTTCCAGTAACGCCTTCTGCTTGCCCCGCCCAGACGGGTTGTTGGAACACAGCAAAACTGGAATACTTAGCTCGACCAGGAATTTCTCAGCCACCAACATGCCACTCATCAGCGGCATATCGTGATCAAGAATGATCAGGTCCCAAGGGTACGGCACCCTACGGAGGTAGAAGTCACACTGCTCGTCGCCATGGGCGAAAACCAGCGTCAAGTATCTCCGCTCCAGAAGGTGCCGTATCTTGGTGAACCGGATCGGCTGGTCGTCGATCCAGAGCACATGTTTCATCAGACTATCGGGCCTTCCATCCCATCATCTGTAGGAGCTGCTGGAAGAACTTGTCCTTCCAGTCTTCGCGGTAGTAGCGCCAGCGGCAGAAGTGGTCCCACACCTGGTTGCCGACGCGCTCGCCGTCCGTGTGGCTCCGAAGGAGGACGCGGTTGCAGCAGACACCGTGATCGTGCTTGGTCTCGATCTCGGTGGATTTGTGGATGCAAACCTCGTCGCCCTTCCCGTCCCGGACCATCTGCTGGCGCTCGAAGGTGGAGATCTTCTTCCGCCAGTTGCCGAACTTGAGATTCATGATGCCCCGCCAGCCCGGCTTCGTGGGCTTCTTGGTCAGGACGTAGTACTGGATCTTCTGAACCTCCACCTCCGTGATGCACGGGTCGTCCGTGGTGCAGGGGCGGAAGCTCAGACCCATCTGCTTCAGGATGCGGTTGACGCCACCCTGGCGAGTCTCAGCCGCCTTGATGAAGAGGCTCAGGAATTCGTCCTTGGGGATGGTCGGGTTTCTCTTGCCGCGACCCCAGCGACCACCGATCGAGTCGTCGTCCTTGGTGGTGCGACGGAGAATGCCGTTGTCCACCACGTACTTGTCGCAGTAGATGGACTCGGTGTTGATCGCGACCCGATCCCGGATCTCCTCACGGCGGTGGCGATCCTTGTCCTTCTTGTACTTCTCGCACACCTCGGACCACACGTTGTCCCAAGGGTGCCCTATGCGGGAGTTGAGGAAGCGAGTGTGCTCCCGGTACTCTCGACCGAAGCTGGAGTTCCGCTTGTCAGCCCAAGATCCGGCCCGCACCACCTCAGCTCGGTCTCCGTTGACCTTCCGCATCGGAACCGGTGTTCCGTACTCTTCGTCCGTGCGAGATTCGTCAAGCCATTCTGCCAGATCTCGGCGGTGCTTCGGTCGCCGGCCCCAGCGTCGTTTTCTTGCGCCCATTTAGTCCTCTTATATGCCGAGTAATTTTGCTCGGCTGTTTCCATTGAGATACGGCCAGGAGAGAGGGAGAGCCGCCCAACATGGCACGGCTCCCCTCTCCATGCCCTCTTACATCAGCGACAAGGCCATGTCGGCGATCTTGTCGAGGAAGTACGCCACGCAGTGCGTGCCGACCCAGAAGAGCTTCCACGCCGCCTGCTTGCGCTTGCCACGGCTCTCCTGAACGAGCTGTTCGTCCTGGTTGTACTCGATCAAGTCGGCCTTGTTGACGAAGATGCTGAGACCGTACTTGCCGAGGATGTTGAACAGCCCACTATTGGTGAGCTGTTCCAGAACCTGAGTGAGCAGTTCCTTGTCCAAGCTTGGAACTTGGACGTCCATGCGCTTGCAACCAGGGCGTTCGGCGAAGTGCTGGTCAGCCTTCTTGACCAGGCTCGTGACCTCATCGCTGATCATCTTGTTGCGAACCGACTGGATGTGGTTCTGGCGGGCTTGGATGGTGGCGTCGGTGATGTGGCTCATGTCGTTCTCTTTTCTATAGCCATCTGTCAGATGGATAACAGGCAAACCCTTGAAGTCTTCAAGGTTCTCGTAGGACTGATTTTGCAGGATCTCTCGAAGATCCCCTCCCCAATCTCGCCTCTTGGCAGCTTCTACGCACTTCACCAGTGGACCAACACGAACGAAGTCGTGCCGCGCGGAAAATGGAGTGGTCTTGGAGACTTCGTGGACAAGATGGGTGCGCCCATTCCTGTCCTCCCATATTGCAGTGGACACGCTAGCTTTCGCCGCCTCGTGACTGTAGAAGCCCCAGTACTCGTGTGGGCGGAGTTCTGGGTTCTTGATGTGAGCATCGTACGGGCGATGCCCCATATTCGGCAAGTCCCAACAGTCATCGGCGGCTTGTACCAAGCTTTGGTGCCACCTGTGCCCGTCGATGTCGTCTTGGAAGATCATCGCACTAGGGTGAGTGACGCTCTCATAGAGCCACTTCACCTCTTCCGGGAAGAAATGAACTGCGCTATAAGAGAATTCCGGCAGATCAGGATCTACCAACACCTCCCCATCGTCTGGAATTGGGGTGTGCTGGCTCCCAGTCCACGCTTGGTGGAGGAGGAGCGTGATCTTCCCATCCAAGGCTTGATCCACCTGGATGATCTGTCCACCAATCGCCTTCCTTGTGTGGAAGACGATTTTGACATTTCGCGCTGACCGAAGCACCCTTCTTACTTCCGTTGATGCCGATTGGAGGCGAGTGGAGGGCGTGTGCCGGTCCACCAGCAGCTTTTCTGTCATGTGTTATTCCTAGTAGTAAGTGTGTCGCCATTCCTGACCACACCTACGACACCCGTGGGCTTCACCACCAGTGTCAGGCGTGCACCATGAATCGACGCACTCTACGTCGTGCCCTTTCCATCGACACGTCAAGTCCAAGACGCTAGACTTGACATAGGACCAGAGCCAGCTGAGGAAGATCACCGCTGTGTGCGGCGGATCCTTACCTTCTTGCCAGGCGTACTGATGCTCCGCCTGCTCCCAACTCCGCCAATCTTGACGGATCGCTTCCAACATGCCACACCTCGCTAGCTATCCAACCATTCCTTGGGAATCAAGCGCCGCCAAGCGATGATTTCTTCCCAGCGATTTTCTGCGCAACAGCCGCATCCCTCATCGGTCCACAAGTTGATGACGTCACCGACGAGCCAGAGTTCGATGTCGGCCCCAGATTTCACCTTCAGCTGGATCCCAGCTTCTTCCGGGAACGGTGTCTTGCCGTATCTGTCCTCACTTAGGATGCGCGGCTCTTCTAGTACATTCCACTCTGGTTCGGTCATCCGGTGACCTCTTCTCTTGTTCGCCGGCATGAGTTAGAGCAGAATCGGAAGAACCGTGCTCCCATCTCAAACAACCAACCCCTGGGTGCTCGCCCCTTTCTTGTCACCTGGCGACGTCCACATCCATCGCAGTTCCAGTACCAGGTTCTGCAAGCCATTAGACCTTCTTTGTGATTTTCTTGGGAAGCTCGGTTGCTTGCTCCCACGCTTCGATTGGTTGGTCAGCGTACGGATGGTGACGGAGCAGGATTTCACGGGCGGCATCAACCCGCTCTTTCATCTTGGCATCCCGCGCATCGTACCAGTCACGGATCTCCTGTGAGCCGCGTTCCAGCTCTTCAGGACAGTCGGGGGAGAGGAAAGGACGTCCGCTCCAGATCCTCTTGTTACCGTCTGTGATTAGAATCCGATGTTTCTCGTCACCGAACTCATATCCGTATGAGTGGAACACCCTGAATCGTGGACAGACGTTCAGGAAGGCGTCGGTATCGTAAAATGCTGACTTGTAGAAGATCGTCATCCTTCTACGACCCAAATCGTCGAGAAGATGCGTCCACAAGTGGTGGTCGGTCCTGACCACCTCCCAGCCTTCTGGAGCTTCCACCGTGCAGAACAGCTTTGTTCCTTGAAGCTCCAACCCCCACGATTTGATCATCGCATTTGCGGCTTCTAGCGCATCGCCGTGAGCGTTGATCTTGACTGGGAGTTGGACAGTATTGATTGTTTGGGTCATTTTCTCTCGTTTGGGAAGCCACAACCCAAGCAGTTATCTTCGCAAGGGTCTACAACTTTGTCGTACCAGCAGAAACCGGTTGGTGAGTCAGGACAGAGCCATCCGCCGAGCCCCAATGCTTCAGAGTGTCCGGAAGGAGAGGCCCACTTGTCCTTGAGACGGGCCATTCGCACCTTCTCTCGGCGCGCTTTTGCCGCTTTCTCTTCTTCAGCCTTGCACTCAGGCGTGTTCGGACCGGCTTCGATCTCTAACACCACCATCTGAACCTGGACAAGGCGCCTTTCGCCTTCCAGTTCCATCCACCACCGGACGGTGACGAAGGGATCGTACGTCGTGATCCCCAGAGCGTCACCCAGCTTGGAGTTCAGCTCGCCGATGACTGCATCTCTTCGTGCTCTCTGTTTGGGTGAGAGGCTCTCGATGTACCCTTCCATCAGCTCATCTCGATCTGAGCAACGATGGCATACGAAAGCTTATTGCGCTCCATCGCATAATCTTCGGCATATTTGTCGAGGATTTGGGAGGGAGCGCGCACGCCTGGTTTATATTCCAGGGCCACGCATGGATCTCCTTCCCAACAGATGATAAACATCTTCTTATCGCTCATTACCAGACATCCTCGCTAAACAGACCAACATGTGCGTTCATTTGGTCTTCTTTCTTCACTTGGCCGGCAAGGCGAGCCAGCCGTGCAGCTGGCTTTCTGCGGACGAAGTCGCCGGATTCGGTCAGGAACCCCTGTTCCCTGTTGATCGGGGGTTTAATCCCTTTCTCCGTCACCATCATGTGAACGATGTCGGCGTGACGAGCAGGAGCAGGAAGGGAATACACCACGCCATCCTTCCACAGGATCGCTGCGGCGACGATCTTACCGTAGTCTTTTCTCATTGGCCCTCCCAACATGACACGCTATCCTTTCATGATGACGTGTTCGATGAGCCCGCCGACGAGACCGGCTCTCTCCCGCTCTTCCTTCTTGGCCGCTCGGGTCAGTTCAGCAATGTTGTGCCGAACCGCATCCCAGTGGTCGTAGACTTTCATGATCTCAGCCTGGTCAGGGTGAGTGAACGTCAACTGGGTGTTAGTACCGTAGCAGGCCCCTCTATTGACCTCAACCTTATCGGCTTCCGCTTGGATCTCAGGCGCCACGTGTGGGCCCCAATCTTCGCAATAGCAACGCATGGCAAGCTCGTGTGAAGGGCCCATGATCCTGGCGCAGCGCTTCAGCTCCCAGATCGCGTACCCTTCCATCAGCCTGAGGAAATCGAGAGCCTTGGAGGGGTCCGGATGGGCGACTTGGAGGAACTGATGGAGCGGCCCACGGCTGAACCAACCCATCTGTATCCTCAGCCCCTCTTCTTTTCCCTCGTTGGCAACGAACATGTCCGTCTCGTTGCCACTGCCGAAGTCTCCCTCAACTTCGTGCCAGTTGCCGTTGTTGTCGCTGTAGGAGTAAAAGATCATTCCATCCTCATCAGCATGCTGTAGATGTCCTCTACCGACAGCTTCTTCAGTTCCTTTCGCTTCTCACCAGGGAAGTGTGCCTTCCCCGGCTCACTCAGGATCATGGCTATCGCCTTCTGACGGAACGCCGTGAGGCATTCCTGTCGGTACAGCTCCACGGCTTCGTTTAGTTGATCTGCGAGCCAGACGTCCATTAAGCATCTTCTCCTTCGTCGTGGAACGCGATGCCGCCGGTCGGCTTCAACATCTTCCAGATCTGCTCCTCGATCATCCGTCCGTCCAGCAAGCTGAACATGAGATGAGGATGGGTGCAGTTTTCCTTGATGTAGAGCGCTTGATCCTTCCGAGTGTCGGTCGGACCCTGAGGGACCTTCTTGATCTCGTTGGACGCCGCGAACCGGATCCGGTGAGCCGCCTCGTACAAGCCCATCGCCGTCTCAGTGAGCCAGTGATGGAACTCGTCCGGAACATCGACGCCCAGGAGGATGTCCTCCTTGACCGTACCACCAGTCTTGAGGACTTCCCAGATCCGGCGAGGGGTCAGACCACAGAGGAGCTTGTGGCGGATCTTGTACCACTCGAACTTGATCTTGATCCGCTGACCCGACGAGAACTTGAGGACGAAGCCCTCTCGGTTCTCTTCGTCCATCGCGTCGAGCTGAGCCGGGGTGAGGTGTTCGAGATCGTACCGCTTGCAGATCTCGAATAGCTGCTCGTTCTCCTGGTCTAGCCCAGTTGTACCATGCTGGATGCTCGTTTCACCCCAGGTGACGAATGTCGCCAGCTGCTCATAGGGGACTTCTGAACCGGACTCGGTGTGAATCACGGTCAGGAGGGTGAGCTTAGTGTTCGGACCGTAGTCAACCACGATCTGAGGCCGACCACCTTCCTTGGCGTAGATCACCTCGAAAAGGTAGGTGTAGTCGTGATGGAAAACGTCTTGAGGAAGAGCGTGGGCCGGGCAACAAACCCGGAGCAATTCTTCCCGACCGATCACCGATTGGTCCGAAGTGAAGCTACCTCGGGTCGCCGTCACCAGCTCACCCTTGTAGACGCAGGCGATGAACAGCGAACCGTCCATCTTCTCCATCACCTCGAAGGTCTCGTTGGGTGCTTCCACCTCACCGAGGTTGAAGAACTTGCCGAAAGGACGTCCAACGATCTCCTTCGGCTTCCCGGTCTTCTCGGGGTCGGTCGTGATGAGACCGCGACACGTCTTGGTCGCCGCGTTCCACACCCGATCGAACTGCGTCTTTGGCGTGTAGTTGTGAATGAGGAGAGGGAGGGTCGGATGGACCTGGGTCTTGATAAACCCTTCCTCTATCATCTTGTCAATCAGTTCCCAGTCCATGGTTATTTCTCCACGTGCTCGCGTTCTGCGAGAATGCCCTTGATCAGGTCGTACCTCTCTTGCCAGCTCCGATAGCGGGCAGCATCTCCTTCGACCCAATCTTCATACGCAGCTGCACCACAACCACAACTGCACTTTGAGGAAGAACTTCTGAGTGCCCTGACTTTCTTGAAGACGGCAAGAAGGCGCTTGGTAGGCAACTTCCTCAACTGCTCTTCCTTCAAGTCCAATGCGCCTTGGGGTTCCATGGTCGTCTCCAACATGGCACGGCTATCTAGCCGTGCGTTCTCTTCATCTTCGCCAGCGGCTCGCTGCCATGCTTCATCGGGTCGTTGAAGTTGGTGGTGTGTCCACCTTCTGGGTTGCGATCCCAAGCGATGCAGTGCCGGATGACGTCCCGAAGGTCGCACATCTTCTTGGCCTCGTCGGGGACTTCGGGACTGGCGATGCCATAGAAGGCTGATCCGAGAGTGGGGAAGACAATTCCCTTCAGCTCTGCAAGCAGATCATCGACTCGACGCCAATCGATAGCGCCGAACGAATCACCCCGAAGCATGCTTCGGTGACGCATGACTGCTGCGATTTCACCGAGCTGTCCCATCATCAACCGATAGTACAAGTCCAACGCCCGATTGATGACGTCACCCTGTGTGCCGGTGATGGTGAGCTGGTATTCGCCCACTTCTTTTGCCTTTCTCCGTGTTCTTGCCTTGGGCGAGCAACCCCAAGCCTCTGGAGTCAGCAGTGCGAACTCCATGTTGTCGAAGACCTCATCTTCGACAACAGCCCTTTTCTCCCCGGTGGCGCGATTCTGGATCATCGCCTCACCACTGGTGATGTGCGATAGGACATCGTCCACACGCTCATCACCAGGTGGGATGTAGAACACACCATGAAGCAAGTGAGCAAGCAGCACTGATACTTGTACTCTCTGCACCATCTTGGGTTCCGTCATCGTCGGCCCCTATTCCTTTGGCGGTTCTTCTTGCTGAAGAGATCCTTCCTCTTCTGCTCTACCGCTCGACGGGACGCCGCAGCATCTAGCATCTTGCGATGCTCCTCACCCAATTGATACAACATCGGGCCGATACTGTGGAGCTTGGGGATGTGGTCGGCGAAGATGTCGAGGGCTTGCTTATCCCTCTGTTGCCGATCCCTCGTCTGTCTTGGGGTTTCCATCGATCACCTCGTAATAATCCAGGGCTCTGATGGCACCACCACCGTACCCTGCACAGCGGAATGCGTCAGCCACCGCTTTTCGCTCTGTCTCACCCCAGCCGGTGACCTCTTCGGTCTTTCCGTCTAGCCAGTGGAGCCTGAACTTGTATTGTTCTACGGTGCGCTTGAGTCTGGCACCGCCCGGCTCCCCTGGCCACGGAGGTCGTCCTAGTGGCATAGCCACCTCCTTGTTAGGATTCTGTTCCAACGCGGGCAAGCCCGCCCCCAAAGGGGCGGGCGAGCTTACCCAGCTAGGAAGGACTAGATGCAGTCGGCTTCCGACACGTCCGCACCGCCGTCCTCGATCCGCTCGACCGTAGCCGAGACGAGAGCGATCGGGGTGGCCTTGTAGACGCGCTTACCCTTCTTGCCACCGACGCCAATCTTCGCCGCCTTACGCATACGATCCCAGGCCGTCTGACCGGCTTCGTCCTGGTGATGCCGCCAGATGCCGACATCCTGCATGCGGAGCGTCGCTTCCTTCTTGTCCTTGAACCGGACAACGAGGAGCAGATGGAAGTTACCCGGACGCGAGCCCAGGTGACCCTTCGGCGAACCGGCCAGACGCAGCAACTCCTGCAGGTTACAAACCCGCATCTGCTTCTGATCGTGCTCGACGATAGCTTCGGTAGTGTCGAACTTCAGGAAACCAACAGTCTTCTTCGAAGGCATGGGAACTCCATGTTCTTAGGCGAAGAAGTCCTACTGGAGGCGGGACCTCCCCGCCCAACCTAGCTTCCCCTGCTCAAGCTTGAGCGGGGATTTGTGTCCCACAACATGTGGGAGCACAACATTCGGCCGTGAGACCGAATGCTGTTGACATTGACACAACGCCGATCGACGAGTGCCTGTCAACATGCCACGAATGGCTGGCGGGTCATACGGGATTTGAACCCGCAACACACGGTTTTAGAGACCGTTGCTCTACCAATTGAGCTAATGACCCAGGAGGAGTGGTGGACCTTTCTCATCAACCGAAGGTGAAGAGCCTAGGTTCACCCCCGACGCGGATACTCGATTAAGTGGACCCCGTAGCAACGACGACACACCCCCACCACTCCTTGACTAAGAAGAAAGAAGAGCCGACCTTCAGGTGAGAAGACGTATAACAAACTTGTCCCCCTTTACCGGTCACTCACCCCGGCGATCAACCCAGAGCGGATCAGGAACTTAGGCGGGCTCGGACGTCTCCCTCGGCTCTTCCTTCCAATACGCCGCAGCCCGACCCCCATACAGCAGGGTCGGGCATTGGCTAGGAGTTGTTAGGCCGTCTTGCGACCCTTCTTCCCCTCACGCTTCTCGGCGGCGATGATCTCGAACGCCTCGTACAGCGCGTTCTTCTTCCGCGCCACCTTGCTGCGCTGTCGTGGCGGGCTCTCGATCTGCAGCAGGTGCCGCCAGCCGGCGGGGGTGAGTCCGCTTGCCGTGGGCTGTCCACTGCTGGGACGCTCGAACATGACGGGCATCTGTGCGGCCCGCGCGTCACGCCGCGCCTGCGCTTCCACCTCACGCGCCTCGCGGCGCAGAGCGTCACGCTCCCGCTTCTTCTCCTGCCGGGACACGTCGTCCTCGGCCAGCCGCTTGGCCAGCATCGGCTTCGCGCCGCCGTGGTGGAGTCCGCGCTTGACGCACAGCTCCTTCAGCTTGCCGGTCGCGTCCTTCTCGTACCGCTTGGCGAACTTCGCCACCAGCTTCTGCCGCTTCCGCCGATCCTTCTCCTCCTGGCTGATGCCGGGACGGAAGAAGCGGTCGCAGTAGAACCGCAGCTGGCTGTCGGAGAGGGAGGCCGGTCCCCACCCCTTCGGTGCGTCTTCGACGTTGCAGAACAGCGTCCTCTTCAGCGCGGCGATCTTGTCGCTCTCCATGCGGAGCGCGAACAGGAGCGCCTTCCGCTCCAGCGGGTCGCCCTTCTTGACCGCCCGCACGCCCTGGACCAGGACGAGCTTCGCGATCTCCTTGGCGGCCTGGTTCTGGCCACTGGCCTTCTTCGCCTCGGCGATACGCTGCGCCTTCGACGGGCCGGTCTTCTGCGGAGCGGCCTGCTGGTTGCTCCGCTTCTTCCGACGCGCCTTCTTCCGCTCGCGACCCAGCTTTCCCTTCTCTGCGTGCTGCTTCTCGTTCTTCGACGACATGTCATTCCCCTGGTAGGGACTTCTCGGTTACAACGCCCACAGTTGGGCAATTGATTCATTGTTCGGTTGACCAGGGTTGGACACAGCACGCTTCCAACAGCTTGTATCCCGTCCCAACATGGGACGGGCACAAGCCAAGGAACTAAACTTCGTATTCGAGGATGTCGATGGTGACGAGCCAGTTCCACGACTCACCACCTTCCCACGAACCTTCTTTCTCTTCAGTGAAGGTGAGATTGGTATCGTCTATCTCCTTCTGGACGATACCACGAGCCTCGGCAGGATCTCGGGTCACATCGACCACACGACCGTCACCACCATCGACGCCGTGGTTGTCCGATCGGTGGATGACGTAGACCTTCACTTCCACGGCCGGGAGTACGGCTGTGCCGGATCGTATTCCGGATTGGGTTCGGGGATTCGAAGCTCACCGATCCTCTCGTACGCCGTGTCCTCGACCAAGCACGACAGCCGGTGGATCTGCCAGCTGAGGTAGTCGAACGGCCTGGTGAGCCAGTACGACGCCTCTTGGACGAGCCGGCTGGCCCGATCCAGAGTGAGGACGATCAGTTGCCAGAACAGGCGGTACCGCTGCTTGCTGGGGTTCATTGAACCCTCCTTGTAGGGGTTTCGTTCCAACAGGGCTTATCCCGCTCCCTGGTGGGAGCGGGCATCACCCTTGAGATTCTTAGCCGGCGAGAACCTCATCGATCTCACGTTCCAGCTCCTTCTGAGCCAGCACCGCCGCGTAGACCTCGCTGTGGTACTCGTCCCGCAGCACCATCGGTGCGTCCGGGTTGAGTGCCAGCTCGATCTTGCTGACGATGTGGTCGTGGGGATCCTCGCCGAAGAGATCGTCGGCGATAGCCTTGGCGGTGAAGAGGCGCATCTCGTCCACCGGGACGGTCCCGTTGACCGGGAACTCACGGCGCTGGACCGTCTTCCCCTTGGCCCTGACCTCGATGCCGACGAGATCGCCGTAGGTCGTCTTGGGTGACTGACACGAGAACCTCTCGGGCGTGATCAGAGCGATCACGTAGCCGAGGAATCGCATGCCGGCACCAGTCTTGGGGTTACGCATAGAACAAACACTCCTGGGTCTAAGTTACGTGCAGATGGACACAACGCCCAACATGTCACGCTAATGGGACCAAGGCAAGCCTTGGCCTCGCCACCTGTGTGAGTTAGGAGCGAACACAGGATCGCTCGTCCAGATCAGTCGTCATGTGGACCCATTCTGGACTGATGGGATGGTTCTGACTCAGGCAGTTTGGGTTTCACCAACCTCGCCTTGAGTCTGTCGATTCCGATCCTGCCACAGGCTCGGATGCAACCCTTGCACCCGCAGCAGTTCACCGCTTCTCGCATCCCAGTTGGGCGATGGAGAAGACGGACAACCCCTCGGGCAGGGTGATTGCACCCCGGTGCCGCGCAGACAGGTCTCGGTTTCAGCGTCGGTCCGTTGATGCAGTAGGAGTTGGCGGGGACCGGCAAGACCGCCAACAAGCACAATACGATCAGTTTCTTCATGGTCACCTCCAACAGGCTAAATCCCGCCCCCTGATGGGGGCGGGCAGATCAGTTTAGCCGTTGATCCATGACTTGGCGGATACGATCTCTCTTCTTTCTGATCTCACCGCCTTGCTTGAGCGCCTTGCGGATCGCCTCCTCATCGTAGAGACAGAGGAGGAGACCGCTCGGCATCGCAACCACGATCATTCTCATCTCACTCTCCTTTGCAGCGGAAGGGGATCTTGGAGCAACCGAAGAGTACGTTGCCGAAGATCAGGTACCAGTGGAGCCCGTCCTTGACAGCCGAGTTCAGCATGATCCCAACCAGCGTGTCGGCGCACATGGAGTTGGTTTTCCCTCCACCGTCTCCGTTGTCGTAGTAGGCGGTCAAGTGGTGGCCGATGCTATCCTTGATCTCGGCCACAGTTGACACCCCACTGTGCAGCTCGCGGCTCATGCTTCCGCCCCGATCAGCTTACCGTCGAGATGGTCCATCTCGTGCTGCATCACCCTGGCTTCCCACGGTGACTGGGACTGGTGCCGCTTCTTCCGTCCCTTGGAGTCCTCGTACTCGATGAGGACGATGGGGAAGCGCAACACCTTGACGGCCCTGTCGGGGAGGGAGAGGCAGCCTTCGATGGCGTACTCCCGCTTGCCCCTGGCCCTGTGCAACACAGGGTTGAAGAAGACGCGTTCCATCCCCTTCACCCCACTGGCGTTCATCACGAAGAACCGCCGAGTGATGCCAACCTGCGGTGCGGCCAGACCAGCTCCGTTCGCCGCATACATCAGGCCGATCATCTCACGGACGGTATCGTCGTGGACGCTTGGATCCGCATGGGAGCACACTTGCTCCAGCACAGGATCCGGATGGATGACGATTTTCATCCTGGATTCCTCCTGTAGAGTCCTTTTCCAACAGGCTAAACCCCGTCCCAACATGGGACGGGCTTCAACCCTTGCCGACTAGATCCTGATGCCATAGTCCTGAGTTTTGGTCATCAGGTAGATCTTGTGGGCGATGGACGCTGCTTGGCCCCAGAGATGCCTGTGGAGCGCTTCCCAGTCGGTCGTGTCGCTGCGCCGGATCGGGATTTCCAGCAGGACGTTCTCACCCTCGTACATGAGGATCTTGGCCGTGATGTTGTCGGGGAGGGAGTCTTCCTCATATCCCAACTGGATCAAGTGCTTGTCGGCCACTGCGAACCGAGTACACTGGAGTGGCGGTTCGCAGAACTGAGGGGTGGGGAGGCCGAGTGACTTGCTGTACATCTGGGACAGCCCTCGGGCAAGCACGATGTCCGGAGACACCCCACCGCAGCCGTAGCCGTAGTACAAGCCGACCCTTTCCCAGCCGTTCGGCTGTTCCACTTCCGGCATGTCGAGGTACTTGCGGCAGACGTTGACGATATGGAGAAGCTTGAGCCGACGCTTACGCCGACGTTCCCCACCCCATCGTCCCCCTTCCACGGCCACCGTGCAGACCGCGTACCACTGGTACGTCTTCTTGAGTTCGTTCTGGAGCTTGGTGGTGAACCAAGTCAGGATCGCCAGCACCTTATAGGGCGCGGTTCCTGCTGGCACGAACTGGTGTTGGTAAAGGTGTTGGCGTAGCACAGCCATACCCCCGGATAGAAAAGTTGTCAACTACGCGATGCCCGACCCAGGGGGTCGGGCAACACGCTACCGAGTGGGGGAGAGACCTCTCTTGGTCTTGGAGCCGTACTCCAGCTTGAAGTGCCTCTCCAGAGCCGAGCCCAGGAGGCACATCTCGTCGCCCCAGGAGGCATCCGTCTGCACGGACCGAGCTTCCAGCAGGGCCAACTTCACCTCTGCCAGGACCTTAGCCAGGTCCTTTTCCACCCAGGAGTGTCCTCCACGGACGAAGCGCGCCAGAATGCACGCCAGTTTCATCGCGTCGTCCATCATTCATCCTTCCGTTATAGAAGTGTTCCAACAGGCCATAGCCCGTCCCCAACATGGGACGGGCAATGACCTTACTGCTAGCCGAGCTTGATGAAGGTGAATCCCCAATCGGGGAGCTGGTCGGCGCAGGGCTCGCTACGCGTCGAAACCTCATCCTTGGAGGGAAGAGGGCCGTGCACCTTCTTGTCGTACTGCGTCCATCCCCGGCCAACCCACCGGGAGCAGACGCCGCTGGCCAACTCCCAGCGGCACACCATGACGTGGAGGACTTGGATGATGTCCATCTTAGACCCTCGTCAGCTTGGCGTCATCGGCGCTGGTGCCGGTGTACTGGTACGGCGACTTGTTGAAGCGGTACGGACCGTGGCCGAAAGCCCACGATTGCCGCTCCCAGAAGCCCTCGACCTCGTCCCAGAAGAGATCCGTCTGCACTTCCTTGCAGTACGCACCTTCCTGGTTGAGGATGAACATCGCCTTCACCGGGCCCTCGTAGACCACGCCGGGATGATTGAGATCGATCCACTTGGCGTTGTAGAGGATCTTGGCTCGCCACAGGTTGGTGTTGAACTCCCTGGCGATTTCCCTCGTGGCGATGCGGAACTGGCAGTCGATGCACGCCGTGTAGATCGACTCCCCGATCATCTGGAAGTATTCCACTTCCTTCCCGCAGCAGACGATCCGGCTTCCGGCCTGTAACTTCCACATCAGCTCGGAACGTTCGTCGTAGGCTCGGAGATCGGACTGTGTTGCACCGGGACCGCACACCCAGTCGTGCATATTACAGCCACCTGGGCCGTTACGGGGCTGAGCCGCCAGATCCTTCCGACCCTGTTGGAGCTTGTCCGCTATCTCGCCCACCCTGGACAGGTCCAACTGGTCCCGTCGCAACAGGTAATCGGGCATCGGACCCGTCCCCAGCACCCAGAGGATGAGTGCCATGCTTCTCTCGAACATCTTTCATCTCCTTTGGATGAGTTCTGTGTCAACTACGCTAAACCCGATCCCGCCAACATGGCACGGGATCGGGCAAGCGCAACAGATCAGATGAACTCGGGTACATCGGAGGGGTCAGGGAGTTGGATCCGCTGGGGATCGATGAGGAGGATCTTGTGGTCGATCTTCCTCTCTTTCTCCAGCTGAGCTTCCACGGCACACAGTCGGACGTGGAGGTAGATGATGACGCCACCGAGCACGGCGACCACCATCAGGAGGATCAGTTGATCCACGATTTTGAGCTTCATCCGGTCATCTCCAGACGGGGTTGGAGGTAGATGGGTTGAGTGATCTTGCCGGTCTTCCGGAGTTCAGCAACCTCCTTGATGATCTCAGAAGATCTCAAGTCGATTTCCGGCTCGAAGAGGTTCCAGCACTTATCACTCAGCGGCCGGTCCTGGTCGGGATTCCTCAACCCCATGACCCATGGGACTTGTGCGTGCATTTGCGATCTCCTTTCTTCGCAGTCGTGTCAACAGTCTGAAACCCGCCCCCGGAGGGGCGGGCTGCCTTTATCGGCAAATCAAACTATCGAGTCATCACGCCTCCCTGACCTCACCGTCCTGCGCAGAAGGATGCTGGTCGCCAACTTAATGCTGCCCGTTCCACATCGCATGGAACGACACCAATCTGACACAGGACGCAAGATCCGAAGAGAAGGTTCTAGTATTGTCAACTCCAAGAATCCCGTCCCCAACAAAGGGGACGGGCAGGAGAAGCCTACTTCCAGACGCCGATTGACTGGAGGATGATGCTGGCGATCACGATCGGCCCATAAGCCAACGCCGCGTACAAGCAGTACACGGGAAGGATGGGGACCAACATCAGGTATGACAGGATACGCATTCGCAACCTCGGTTCACTAGAGAGTTATCTCGGACAACAGCTCTTATCCCGCCCCCAGGAGAGGGCGGGCAATCTATCACGGCGTTGGGGGAACGTGGAGCTTCTCTGCCTCTTTCTTCAGCAGGTCCAGCATCTGACCGTGCAGCTGCTGCCCCATCCTGGTCCCCTGCAGCACCTCCAAGCAGTTCACTTCGGGGGCACCCAGGAGGCGGTAGAGTCGGTTGAAGATCAGAGCAACTTCATCCGACTCGAAGTGCTCGACGCTGACGAGATAGTGGTCCAACCACTCCCACAGCTCCCGGGTTCCCTTCATCACCATCGTCCGTGCGAATTGCAGCCGCAGCGGCTCGTGGGTGAGAAGAGAGGTTAGTACCATTAGCATCTGCCCCTCCTGAGCAAAGAGATGTTGAGCTTCTTACTGATAGCTCTGTCAACAGCATAAAGCCCGCCCTCCAAAAAGGAGGGCGGGCCACCATTCACCTAAAAACAAGCACCCGCCACAGATTCATTATGGCAGCAGCTGTCCCCGTGGGCGGGCAATTGGGTGACAACCTTCACGCTGCAACTCTGGCGGTTCAAACCGCGTCGGTCTACATGACGTCTCCTCGCTTTACGCTTAGGGTGCTAGTTGACAACTGGTTGAATCCCGACCCCATAAAGGAGTCGGGCGTTACCCATGTTAGACAGGTTGGATTTGGTGGGAAGTTGAATGTGTTTGGAGCTTATGGGGGAGGAGGGGGAGAGATCGGCCTCTCCGTCTTTTTCCTTGCCCTTCCCCGCTTGACAAGAGTCCATTACAATACCTGACCACCGGTTGAGTACCAGGAAAGCAGGGAGAGCAAAGGAGAGGGCAGGAGAGCTGGTATCTTCGGGAACCCGAAAACCTCTGCGCGGGGCAATGGCTCCTATCTGTGACCTAATATTGAGCCTCGCACTGTCCCCCACTCTTATGCAAAAGGGGTCTACCCCTCTCTTCAGTGCACTCGTGTGATATTCGAGCACCCACTGAGTGTTGACAGTACATTGAGCTTCGCCCTTCTTCTCCACAGGATCCCTCATATCCCCAACATGACACGCGCATTCCTCCCTGGGGGAACAATCTCAATGTGACCTAGTGGGCTAAGTCCCTAGTTGACTATTGCTCCACCCGTAAGGGCGTTAGTTAACAGGCACTTATCAGCGCCTTATCAACCTAATATTGGAGGAGGGACTTGACACTAGACCGAGCAAACATTGACTCACCCACTCCTATATGAGCCCGGTTTGAGTCAGGTAGGGTCTGACTGACAATCTATAGAAAAAGGCCCGCCCCCACATAGTAGGGGCGGGCCTCGGGTACTGCGGTCGCTAGGGGTCTCCTAGATGTCCAGCTCGTCGGCCTCGGCGGCGAGGATGGCGTCGGCCAGGTCGCTCGGGGCGACGGCCTTGACCTCGACGAACTTCAGCTGGAAGCGCGACTTCTTCACCTTGGCCAGGATGTCCTGGGTGGCCTGGGGCTGGTGAGAGAGGACGAGCGTACCCGTGCTGGTGAGGTGGAACACGGTGCCCTTGTCCGTCTTGCAGACCAGGGCCACGCACTCGCGGCCGTCACGGGACTTGTCCTTGTTGGCGACGCGCTTGCCCTTCGGGGCCTTCGCCTGGACGGCAGCGCCGTTCTCGATGCTGTAGGCCAGGGCGTCGGACGTGAGGGACAGGAGGATGCGGAGGGCGGTCTTCATGGTGTACAGTCCTTTCCTTGTACGGGGGACCGTCCCCTTTTAGGGGGACTAGTCCCCCTAGCGATAAACATACTATCCACGGCGGGACACTCCCCCCCACAGATGGGTGGGGGGGCCCGCCGCCCGCCCCCCGGCAACGGGCGGGGGCGCGCCCCCGGCGGGGAGGACCTGGTTACCAGCTCTCCAGCGCGACAATATATTCCTCACGCGGGGCCCTTCCATATCTTCCTTCGTATTTCAGCCACATGGAAGCTCGCGGCACACGGTGGATGGTAGAAGAGGAAAGAGAGGTATTAAGGACCGTACCTTGGAACGAAGACTTGTGCAGCCCAGACTTCAACCCAGCTGGGCTACTGATAAGCATGCATAGGGAGGGACATAGGTCTGAATACTTCTTCATAGACCCAGAAACCACAGTCTGGCGGTTAGGAGTATATTACGACGACCCAGGCCAACGTGCATGGCACTGGAAGAAACTCTACGTAGTAAACGCACGCTGGCAGAAAAGAATCCGCCAAGACGTCGCAGAGATACTATGAGTGTCTACGTCATCAGCAAGCTGGACCCCAACAACCAGATGAAAGGGTATACTTCTAGTACGGAAGTCTTAGCAGACCCCGACTTCTCCCCTCAACATTTCGTCGTCTATAATGATGAGGTTGGAAATTACTTCTGGATAAACATCAAGTCGCAGAAGATCTGGAAGGCCGATATTTGTTACCTTGCAGATGTGGGATCTGCGTGGAAAAGGTCGACAAAGATTACAGACCCCGAAAAGAAGAAACAGCTCCTCTCTATCTTCTCTAGAGCGCTATAAGTACGTATAATATGAAGAGAATGATCAAGAAGTTACTGGATTACCTCTCCTCCCTCCTAACCCCACCCCCACCAGAACCCGTGGAAGCTCCACAGGAGAAGCCGGGTCCCATCGACTATGTGGTAGAGAACATGGACGAGGACTACGTTGGGGACGACTACCTACGACGTCGCGCGGACGCGGCGCTCGCAGCTGCGCTAGACAGACCCATAGTCCGTAGGTCCCCCTACACCCTCCCAAAGTCAGGGCACGGTGCGGCAATCCAACAACACCGATGGGATTGGGTCAAGATTGAAGTTGAGTCCAAGACCAACTATTTGATCTTAGAAGGGAAGAAGGATGGGAAGATGGGGTGCCAGAAGCAACCTCACGTCTCCCATATCCCCGAGCGGCACAAAAAGAAAGGCAGGGAACTAAGGTACGTGCCTGAGAAGAACGAATGAAAATCCTAACAGTCTGTGAAGGTGGTACAGTCAGAAGCGTGGCGCTGGCTAGAGTGGCGAAGCAGAGGGGACACGACGCAGTACCCCTCTCCTCTATGTGGAATAAGCCAGAGACCTTCGCAATGCTATCAGAGTGGGCAGAGAAGATACTCTATATCCTCCCCCACCAGCTGGAACTAATACCAGAAGAGCATAGAGAGAAGGCACACTTCGTAGAGGGAATGGAGAAGGATCCGTGGTGTAACCCACTGAATAAGCAGCTGTTAGAGTTGGTGAAGATGAGATTGGACGAGCTGTTATAATCTCAAACCTACCCTATGAACCCAGATGAGATAGCCAAGATCCTCACAGAAGACCCAGACGTCCTGAATGAGATCTCATTCCCAGGTGAGGAACATGATGAATACCAAAGAGGGAAAGAAGTAGCAGCGGATATGGTACGTCATCTAAAACAGTTGCATATCGACGAGCCTGTCGAATCCACTGTTGAAGAAGATCTTCAAGATAATCTACATAGAGCAGAAGAAGCAGCCCGTACAGCAGAATTTGAAGAAAAAGAGATGTATTACCGAGGCATAGCGGATTTCATAAAGAACTACTTAGGTCGCACAGAATAATACCCCTCTTCCCCTTAGCGGGTCCCTTCTCCACCTCCCCTGGGTCCCATCGTGCGGTATCTAAACCGCATGAGAAAAACCGCGCTCCTCATCCTGGCACTCATCCTAACCGGGTGCATGTCGCCAGTGAAAGCAGAGAGAAACGGGTATATTCATCCAATGGCAGGGTTAGAGCTAAAAGCGCCCTATAGGTTCTCAGAGATTACACTGCACAATATCGGTCAGGCGGCTGAGCATCATGATATTGGGTGGTTCGTCTGGTGGACCTATGTGGACCTACCCCTAACCTTCGTACAAGAGACCGCGCTACTCCCATTCTGGCTCCTGGGTAGGGCGTTTAGGATCATCCCGTAATGAAGATACTAAGCTACGACGGCCTGGCGCCACCAGAGAAAGTGAGACTCAGGATGGTCTCTATAAAGGGTCAGAACTACGAAGTCCACGAAAACCAAGAAATATGCGACCCAGAATATTCCCCAGACGGCATCGTAATGACAGTAGAGGATGGTTCTTGGCTTAGTGCTGGGGATGTAGTGTTCTGTTCCTCCTTCATTTGGGAGAGGGAGAGCGGGAAACTCTACAAAGCTAAGATTGTAACTGGTGGCCATAAGGGTAGTCTGGGGGAAGAACTAACCTGCCCAGAAACTATAGAAGAAGCCAAAGCAATAATAGCTAGAGATTTGTAGTGTACGAAGACTACCACCTAATCAATACGCTCAGGAAGCACTGCGGCCATTTACCCCACGATACCTTCCCACGACATGGGAAGTGGATCCTCATCACCGTAGGTAAGTGGAAGAATAATGGAGAGTGGGGGAGTGGGAGGAGCGCGGCGGGGCACCCTAGGTTCGAGGAATACGCGCTAGACGCCCTAGAAGTGATAGATCCCAACTTCGATCCAGACATAATACTAGTACAGATAAATCATGGGGATCAGCCCGCTCACCAGATGAGTAACTTCGTGGTGGACGCTAGGACGATGGAAGTACGGCGTTACCCAGATGACCTAGTAGACACCGAAACTGCGCAAATAATAAAAGAGCTGTTGGCTAAGCATCTGTAGGGTCCCATCGAGTATGTAACCTACATGCTCGGAAAACAAATCCTACGTGACTTAGCCAACATCAACGGACGCTCCCAGGGTTACGGTGGGTGTCAGAAATGTGAAGACTGCTGGAGTTGGAAGGCAGGTTTCCACATAACCTACTGGGAGTGCCCTAACGGGTCAGGTAATGCTAAAGGTGCCTTCCCGGTATGTGAAGAATGCGTTAAGGACATGTCGAACTACGAGCTTCTCAAGCAGCTACTGGTACACTTCATCAAGGGCAACGCTAGCTTGATCGAGTCGGGGTTAGACCCCAGACCAGTAGAAGAGATCTCAGAGAACCTTACGTTCGCTAAGCATTGGTTAGATAGGGCGAGACCCGGCAGATGAACAAGCGACCATTCTTCATAATCCCCATCCTCCTCTTAGTTCTCTTCCTCCCTCCTTTATTCTTCCTAGCCGAAATCGGCCATGAGGCACAGACTGCTCCTAGGTGCCCAGAGTGCATGGAGAGAGTAGAGAAGTATGCTAGGAAGTGTCCAGCTTGCTTGTCTACCTTCACTAAGCCCACGTCTAGAGAGGAAAGGGAAGGTGGGTAAGTTAGACTTCCTACATTGGGTAGAGAGTAGGGAGCATTGGGTACACCTAGAGAACCATCTCCGACGCCAACTGCGGCATAGAGAGGGCCCTAGGAGACATCTTTATGGTGCGGAATATACTCGATATCTTGACGAGATTGACCAGAACTATAAAGAGCACATCGCCCGACCTGACTTCAAGCCCGACGCTATTATGTTGTCGGAGAAAGTGAGGCTTGAGGGTAGGCTCTACACCACAGACAAGTATTGGGTGTGGTGCCAGAAGATCGATAGAGTGTTCGACGGGTGGATCTACGGGGACAACGGCGACCACGACATTGTCCGCAAATACCCGGCGCCGTATGAGAAAGGCGTCTTCGTAGATTGGACATGGGCCGAGGATGAGGAACACTACAAGAACCTCATTTCCTCCCTGCTATAGCAAACGTATAGTATGGATCCAGATAAAATAGCAGAATTGATCAGTGATGATCCCGACGTTTTGCAAGAAAGCGATGATATTGCTCGATTGGAAGGCGATCTAGATTATGAGATTAGGCGATTAGCCTGGATGAAAAAGCAGTTGAAGGAATTTTTGGTATCGGGTGAAACTACATCTCTACTAAAATTCCCCGGCGCAGAAAAAGCCAAGAAAGCTATTGCGCTAACACAAAAGAAAATTGCCGATCTAAAGAGCCGGCTACTCTAGCAACAGAATATACCCGTCAAACTCACAAGCCAGCGGGGGCTTCCTAATGAACACCGCCCTCTCCCCGACACTCACCCTCATTTCTGCCAAGTTGTAAGACTTGTGCCCGATAGAAGAGGCGGGATCTAGCGGCGGTACTTTTTGCCAGACCTGGACGATGCAGTTGTAGGCATCAATCCCTAGTTTGTAGCAGGGAATAATGATAACTCCCCCACCCTTGATCCAGTCTTCTTTGGTGATGTGAATTTTCGTCATACTATATCTACAGACCGGTCTGCTCTCTCGCCTTCAGTATTAGGTCGAGGAGATCCTCGTTCCGTTCATCATTGAATGTGTCTACTACTCCAATCCAGTAACCAGTCCAAAACTTCTTCTTTGATTTATCGAGTATTTTCACTAGCCAACTTAGGATATCGTCTTCAGTGGCTTCGCCTTGCTCCAGCCACTTTAGAGCCTTCCTACCACCATCCTTGCCTTTATCCTGACCTCGGCTTAGTTCGTCATGTATGGCATCATCCTCTAACGGCGACCCACCGCTTTTTCTTATCTCGCATAGTATATCTGGATGTTCTGTGATCAGTGAGGCAACTAGGTCTGGGATGTCCATACTCTATGTTTGGCACAGTCACACTTTCCCGATACGTCCTCGCCCCCGGTATCTGAGAAACATGAAAGATGAACACGCAGTCGTCAAGGCCCATGCCTTTCTCGAATCGTTTGGGATTACCATAGGGTATAAGTTCAACGATCCCGATGATGGGGCAAGTGTTTTGAGCGGGATCGGGGTTACCGGTAAACTCATCTGCCACCCGGTAGGTGAACCAGATATGCAATCCTCCTGGGTTATGTCCCCGGAAGCATTTGCCGGGAGATATTTCAAGAGCAGCCTAGGAACAGAAGAATTCCAGAATGCCCTCCTCTTGATCTCGTCCACTTATCCCCTGGATACTCTTACCAGACGTATGGGTCTGTTGACCGGGGAGGAGAGGGGGAGAATTATATTTCTCGAAAAACAGATATTCGAAAACCTAGAGGCGATTGATGGAATCATCTCCTCTAGAGCGGAGGCCGAAAACGACCCATGGCCATAGCCCAAAGAGACCATCTTTGCATGGGAGAAAGAGTGTCACAATTACTTCTATGGGGATGGCGGATGGGCAGTAGAGATGTTATGACCATAGAGGAAGGTCGTATCAACCAATCAGACCCCAGTTTCAACCCAGATGGTATAGTGCTATACGAGAGCGGTGGCGACAATGCCACCTATGGATTCATGAACTACTATTTCCTTTGCAAAAAGACCGATGACGTATATGCATTGGAAAAATGGGGTAGCAATTTGGAAGAGGGCGAATATTATTACCACATGTTAGACAAATCTCGTCTACCCGACGAGCGCGTGGAAGAAGTCAGAGAAATCATATCAGCATTGCTATGAGTGGAAAATTCCAGTGGGGTTTCTTGTACAAGATAGAAGAGGGCGATTACGATCTTGTCGGGGTCCCATTCACAGCACAAGAGCATCACGACCCCTCTTTCAACCCCACCGGTATCATAGTTACTATGATAGTGCACGAACGCAGAGACTTAGGAGCCGTGGGAAGAGAGCCTAAGCGTTTCTACGTGCACACGGACAGCCAGAGAGTATTGGAAGCACACATGTATGGTGGTAAGATCGGCGGAAACGAATACCACTACAAGCTCACCGGTCTAGAACTATTAGATGAGGACCGCCAGGGTATCTTAGACATTATTCAGGATCTCTTGTAATGCCAGTACTAATGTGGGCTAAGCGGGGAAACCGGGGCGACTACATCAACACAATAGAGATGGACGACCCCGATTGTTTCGATCCGGACTTCAAGCCCGATGGTATAGTAGTAGAGAAGTGCATCAAGCTTCCTAACAGCAATCAAGTGATCACTACCTATTTCTTCGTGGACGCGGAAACGGAAGAGATGTGGAGAACTAAGAAGTTCAAGACCTGCAAAGGGTCTACTTGTTTCCACATCCTCCATCAAGAAGAGGACAGGTATCTGAAGATGGTCGCAATGCGTAAGATCAGGAGGAATCTATGATGGCCGAGTACGTCAGTCCTGGTGTTTTCACCCAGGAGATAGACTTCTCTGTTCAACCTAGTGCTGATGATATTATCTTCTGGGCTAGTAAAGTTTCCGATGGGGTGGTCATCTGCAACAATCCTGGAGACCCAGACTATGAGCCAGATTATATCCTATTTCAGTTAGGGTTTACTAATTTCATAGGTCTCAGGAAAGATGTTCTCTATAATGGTACTCAGCAAGCTCATTGGACTTTAGATATAGCAACAGGGAAATTATACAATAACTGGACCTTCCACAGAGGGGAATGGGTAGAAGAAACTGACCCATATCGGATTGAGTTCATCATGAAAGCTATCGCAGAAGCCATATGAATAATCTACCAATCCAAATAGATCTCATCACTGCCGTCAAGGTGTACTTTCAGGATATGGGGTATACTTGTCGGGATCTTACTGATGGTGAAGCCGGCTGGCCTGAACCTAAATCGTTTACTATAGAAGCATGGAGAAGCGATTTGGATGTCCTGTTTTGGGATTATAGAGAGCGAAGAGGGTTAATAACCGCAGCTCAAGACCCGTCTGGATTCAGTAAAGGGTCTCCCCATCTCAAGATAGCGATGAAAGCTTGGCTCATTGTCCAAGTACGTAAACAAGAAGCATACGTAATGAAGAATAGATATGGACCACCCCATGGGGTGTACCAATGTGCTGATCCGGAATTCTTCGATCAGCTGAACGAATTAGTTGTTAGCACTATGGACCGGTAAAATGAACAAACACGACGGGCAGATCTGGTTTACTTCAGATCCGCATTTCAATCACGGAAATATCATCAAGTACTCTATGCGCACCCCCTTCATGAACAAGGCGGAGCTAGAGGTGATGACTACTGGTACCAAAGAGGAGCAGAAAAAGCTCCGTATCAGCAGAGAGTCAATCAATCTGATGAACACTACCATGATCGACAACATCAACTCTGTCGTCGATGCTGGTGACCACCTAGTATGTCTAGGTGACTGGGTAATGGGTAAGAATGTTGCGCAGACCGCTAAAGAGTTCCGCGACAGGATCCACTGTAAGCGGATCGATCTTATCTGGGGCAACCATGATAAGCATGTAATCGGCAACAACTTCGATCGGACTTCCCATCTCCACCGCTATAAGTGGGAGTGGAATGGTGAGGTGATCCGCCTAGTGGCTTGCCACTATGCTATGCGGATATGGGATGGGTCCCATCGTGGTGTACTACACCTATATGGCCATTCTCACGGTGCACTGAAGGAAGATCTCCACGCGCGCTCGTTCGATTGTGGTGTAGACAGCTGGGGCTACATGCCGATCAACACGGATACTATCCTCAAAAAGATGGCGACTAAGACGTTCAAGCCCATTGACCATCATGGGAAGCGCGACCAAAAATAGTGTATGACACCTGAAGAACTGGCGAAGCTCCTCACCGACGACCCTGACGTCCTCGCTGAGGCTGGAAAGAAAGGCAGATCAGCTCACCGCCGCGCTAGAAGGAAGAAGGAACGTCGGCGCGCGAAGAGACAAGAGCGTGAGATGCAATACCAAGTTGATCGCCCTCGTAGCGGTAGGAAAGTACCCCGCTCCCCAGCTAAAAAGGAGCTAAGGGGTATTGAGCGCTCTGCTCGCCGTGAATTACGCCGCGCTGACGAGCCCGCAGCTGACACTGAAAACATTGAAGCTACTAAGTTCGCTGAACTTACTCGTGACTTCAAGATTATGAGTGCCAGCGAGCTAAATCAAGAGCATAGTCACATCCAGGGATTCATAGACGACCTTACAAGCGACATGGAAACTGGCGATGTAAGTCAAGCGATAGGTGCTGCGGAACTAAGGGCGGCATATAAGGCCGCAAGACTTGCTACTCAACTTCGGGACAGGAAAACGCCAGAATACGAAGCAGAACTTAACAAGCAACGCAGAGAGAACCCACCAGACATGGCTCCTGCTGGGTCCCAGAAATGGCGTGGAAGACCATCTATTGACCCTGAATTCCAGGATTGGGATCCGGAAGATAGGTTCAATTACGTCAACCGATATAAGACCGACCAACAAGTAAAGAAGAGGAGCGGTGAGTCTGTTCGCGGTGACGGCTACGAGCGCAGGGAACCTGTGATGGTAGATGATGAGGGGGAGTGGGTAGAAGGCGAGTACGTCGAGTACGATGATCGGTACGACAAACCACACCTAATCAAGATGACCCCGCAAGCAGAGCCGGAACCTGAGCCAGATAGTCCACTTGAGCTTGAGCCAGAATAATGAGAAAGAGCGTAATCGTTGCGAGACTTCTCGATGCCATCTACGGTATAGGTAATTGGGTAGATGAGCTAGAAGAGTATGGTCTAGACAGAAAGCAGATGCACTACGCCTATACTCAACAGCAGTCTCTACGTGGGCGTCATAGTAGAGAACTACGTGCACTTCGTTCCAAACCTACCTCTGCACGTACTCGACGCAAGATCCGGATGATCGAAGACAAGCTAAAGGGCTACATAGATAAGCCTAATCCGAATCCTAAGACTCTTGAGATTGCCAAGCAGCAAATCAAGAATCTGCTCGCCTCCTAAGCATGAGTCATGTTCGATCCCACCCCTGGAAACTGCCAACGCTGCAAAGCGTCTGTGAAAGACACTTGGACTGAGCTGTACATATTTATATCTACCAAGGGTGGCAAGATAGATGACCCCGGAAACATCTGCAAAAAGTGCGTCGGAGAAGTCCGAGAAGAAAGAGCCAACGCAGATTAGAGTTGGTTGTTACAGCGTACGATACCACATACCACCTTCAGGGTATATGTCCCTCGATCTGGACGTGTTCACGGACGATCCAAAGGTGTGGTTGAAGGGCGCTAGGATGCTCTGCTCTTCGGAAGAGGGTTTCCAATGCTGTGGAGAGGCCACTTGTTGGGTTTGTTTAGGGCAACCTAAACTGCCAGATCACGGTTTGTTGCATGGTCGCACATTTACCATCCAAGCCAGTAAGAAAAAATAATTATGTGAAATATGTAGAGCGACTCTTAAGTGAAGTGTTCGACGCCAAATCGATCGCTCGCATGCGCTCCCAAATTGATAGAAACCTAGAAACCTACGCCGAAGACGAGTATATCCAACCGCTCGTCGCCTATCTTGGCAGAGCTAGGGACGGCGATCTTTGCCTCACTGACGATGACAACAAAGTAGCAGCCCACGCTCTAGAGCTTTTATTCGCTCTGGCTGTTATAAATGCATATGATCGCGGGAACTGGAGCTTGTAATAGCCCGCTAGTATTTCAAGGGCATGAAAACCCAAATCGCCTGGTTCGTTGGACTCTCACTCGCCGCATTTATACTGATGAGCTATGCCAGGAGCTTAGTATATATCGCAGGCGTGATCGCTATCCTCGGTGTAAGCCTTTGGGTGCTGGACAAAGTGGGAGGAAGCATTGTATCCAAAAGATCCAAATAAGGGCGACCGGTTCGACGAAGTATGGAAAATCGTACAAGAATCTGGCATGCATTGCCAGGTCGTTGATAGTCCAACCTTCACTACTGCTGTAGACCCTCACAACCCTGAAGCTGGAAATGTAACACTTGCCAATCATACCACCAGGTACGTTGGGGGTGGCGCATATTCTAGGATGCGTACTTTCTTGAGTGAGATAAAAGAGAAAGGCGCTACTGCAGTCTACCTGTACAAAGCCTGGTACGACGACGAAGGTCCTGGAACCGTTTGGGTCAGATGGTGCTACAAGAAATGAAACAAAGAGTTGGTGTCCGGTGGATGAAGAGGGACGAAACCAACTATACTGTGTTTGCGCAGCTTACCGAAGAAGAGCTTGCAGACCCAGACTGTGAGCCAGATGCTGCTCACGTCACCTTGCCCGTCATGGGTATCCTTGAATACTTCATTGTGGTAATGGGAGAGAATGCTCCTATCTTCCGCACTGGAGCAGTGGCACCGCCTATGGGCTGTGCTGAATCCAACATTGTCTATGCCGGTGTGCAAATAGACCAAAAAGGAGATGCTGGTTTCTACAAATTCGTAATGGACAACTTCGGGAAGCTACTATGACTGGCACTTTCACGACCATTGAGCTTCCAGAAGACCCCCATGTCACACCTCTCCCAATCGCCCTTCTGAAGCGTGTTGGTGGTCAGTATAGGGAGGTTCTAGAAGAGGAAGCTGGCGACCCTGACTTCAATCCAGTTGCCATCCTATATGGGACTGGCCAAATCATGTTCCTAGATGACGAATCGGTGTGGGAAGCCCACTACGAAGATAGGAATCATGATGGCACACACAACTGGTCTATTCGCAGGAGAATAGATCCGCCACTCGATGCTGCTATCAGAGCCTACATCAAGAAATCGCTATGAACAAAGGGACTATCCAAGGTAAGCTCAAGCTCTATAAGGACCCACTGCTCCCAGATCAGAAAATCCTTATGAGCTTCAAGGGCAAGTCTGTCATGCCCGCTGGATATTTCTACGCTCCCTACCTAACCAAGTATGCACCAATGAGCGACCCAATAAAGATCGGCCACGCCTGGTGGCGTATCATATGCTTCCTAACCCTTGACAGATCTGAGTACCACTCTAGACGATACCTCGTCCTGGATGGTGAGACACACCATCCAGATTATTCCCCACGCGGGATAGTACTAGAGAAATCCAGCGGGGATGGCGTTGCTAGATGTGAATATGTGATAGATTTCCACTTGGAGAATGCCTATCACGCCGGGACCACTTGGACCAAACGAAACCAAAAGGTCTATTACCCTCGGGCCGAAGCTGTGCAGCCAGAATTGGTCTTCCACGCCCTGAGCGTGCTTCTGTGAGCCTCATCCACGCGTTCGGTATCGATGATGGCGAGCTAGACCACATGACGCCACAACAAAGGTTCGTCCTTGGTGTTGAATGGGGCAGGGTGTACGAGTTAGCGAAGACCAGAGCACCAATAGATGAATTAATCCACTCCGAAAACGAGCATCGTGTCGTCCAAATGCTCAAAGATGAAGGTTACAATCCAGTTGCTAGAATGATCCACGACGACTGGATCGTTCTACAAGCGGACCCACCATATGATCTATAAACTGGAGTTCATGGATACTGCGCACGGCCTTTGGTGCGCTCCTTTGTGGCTTATGTGCGAGTGCACAAAAGAGGATGTCACAAAGATGTGGGATAAAGTCTGCCTTGAATGGTATACTAAGAAGGGCGGAGATACCGACGTCATAGACAGAGTGAAAGCTCTAGGCTATAACGTCCAAGAAACTTGCCCCTTCATCTACGAAGAAGTCCGCTCACTTATAGACTAATGATACTTGGGTTTATCAGGTTCGTTTGTGACCCACACGATCTGTCTCCCGTTAGGGAAATTGTATTATTAGAAGATGCGTGCGATCCTGATTTCAACCCGGACATGATAATAATTGATTCACAGAACACTAAGTATGTGTTCGATTTAGATAGAGAATGTTTCTTTCCGTACAATTGTCTGTCAGGAAAAATAGACTGGGAAAGAAGGATCCCAGACAACTGGGTCCATGTTAGATTGATGCGGTGTCTAAAAGAGAACCTATGATCATCGGATACGTAGATCACAACCCGGATTACCCATATAGTAGTATAACCCCCTATCTGTTCACTTCGATAGAAGAAGGGGCTAATCCGAATTACGATCCTACTTTTATTGTGATCGAGTATCTTATGGATTATTTTTTCTATCATACGAAAGAAGATCGCTTCTATAGGGGTCGGTTCACCAAAACGAAGAACCCACATGAACCGATAGATGTGATGAACTATGGGGCGTTCGTTTATCGATTACGTGAGGCGTTAATGGCCCACATCTAAATAGGATGTGGGCATACCTGATCGCATAGGGTGGTACGGGCGTCTCCGTTCGGAGAAGTGTAGACCGTACCCGCTTTCTACTGATAACCTCTGTGACCCCGACTGCATCATCACTATGATGCACTTCGAATATAGACGCCAACTATATTGTGTAGATGTCCGTCCCGACTATGTTGGGAAAGATCGCTCCAGCCGATTCGGTTCTATCTTCAAATTGGTCCCCACATCCGACTGTCTCCATCGGCCTATGATGGAGACTGTGACCAACAAAATAGAAGAAGTACAAGTACGGGATTTCATCTTAGCATATCTCTAGAGTAGCTAAGATATGAAACACCTACTCTTGATCCTGCTAGCTTTTACTATCGCAGGTTGCGGAACCCTCGCGTCACAGCAAGAAGGGAACTTCGGACCCTATTCTGGAGTCACCCAGGATGCTAAACAGCTGGGAGAACTCGTAAGCTCCCCCAGCTGTTGGGATCGAATCCTTGGTACCTTCTGTGCATGGGTCGATATGCCTATGTCCTTTGCTGTGGATACTCTTTTCCTACCAGTAAGCCTATGGGGTTATTGTAGTAGGAGGTGTTGATAATGAAGATTCCCACCAAGGTACTTGGTGTAGAAATGTTCCAGAAGCTCATAGCTCCTCCTATCCCAGGTGAGAACATTGCTTTAGCTCTCCCTTTGCGATATGAAGACCTAGACAAACTGCGGAAAGACGGATATTTCCTATTCGTCCGGAGTCCAAGAAATGCACGATAGCATGTTGCACCAAACCAACGACGAAGAAGTCCAAGCACAACCAAGCTGGCTTTGGGCAGATGATCTGCAAGTGAAAGGACCACCGCCTGCCCAATCTATCTTGCGTCCTTTCCCTGGTATAGATGTCACATTCCACGGCCCGAACCCGAAGCCAAATTGGTGGTGGCGCATGTGGCAATATCTCTTGCTAGGTTGGGTGTGGGAGGATAGTGATGTACCGCCTGTGTGAATTCTGGAGCCACTTCCCTGAGTACCAGCTGACACCGATTGGGAAGATGTATAATTCCAGAGAGACAGCGATCCAAGCCTTAATTCAGTTTAGGATGGGTGGCAACAGAAAGCCGATTATGCTCTGTGACGAATGCCTTTATCCTGTCAACAGTAGAGCTAAAAGAGTGATATCCAAACATGATGATTGGGACTGGCTAGATGGATAACTTAAATTGCAACTCTTGCAAAGCTCAAGGTACCACCGTTATCAATGGGAAAGTAGTCCACATAAACCCTGAAGACGCGGTACTTGCATTAGCTGTGATCAAGAAGGTAGATGCAGATGGGGTAAAAGGGGTTCGTATAGTACATCATTCAGTACACCCCACTGGCCCACGCAGGCTGAATAGAGCAGTCTGCAGCCCAAATGATCGTCATGACGAATATGGTGTGGACCATGATTACGTTCTAGAAAATCCCAATTTTAATCCTGATTTCTTCGCGTTCCGTTACCAAAGTAAGCTATACCTATTCAAGGTAGACGATGAGCGCATGTTTACTGCTCATTTCTCCAATGTTTGGAATCAGGGATACAGGGTGGAGTCGGAGTTGTTCGGAGCCAGACGAGAGAATATGATCGAGGTATTTGGCAAGCTTTTATAAAATCTACAGTATGACAGCTAAGGAAGCTTGGATGAGAAGGCGTACTCGACCAGCAAAAAGAAAGAGGAAAAAGGCCAGAAATGGGCCTAAAATAGATGGTTATGTCTGGGCGAAGAAAGGCCATGCTGATCGTTGGACGCAAGACCGCCGAGAAGAAGATCAGTGTGAACCATCCTTCAAACCAGATGGTATATTAGTACAAATTGATCGCGCCATTTTCCTATATGATGTAAAGGATGATCTCATCTTCCGAATGAAACGTCGATCCTATTGGTACTACAAGATTGCAATGGCTACCATAACCCAAAATAAAGTTGTCCGGAATAAGATCAAAGAACATCTCTAAGGTAGATAATCTGGAGGTGTTCAAAAAATGGTAGTTGAAATAACAATCGACATCGTAGCAGAACAACTGTTCGACAAAGACTGTGAGGAAAACGTCCCTTGCATGGAATTCAAGTATTGGATGTATTACTATGGTGGCATTCCGTATCGTATGGTCCCAGAGAAACTAAAGAAGCTATACCGTAGAGAAGCGATCCAATTAATCAAGATAGCACCGAAAGCCAGTTGGCCAGACTCCATGCTGAGATCAACGCGCTAGATGTCATTTGGATCGATACAGATCCGCCGTATCTCATGTACATGATCTATTTTGGCCATCTTGAAGGGGACGAAGACCTTCTTCGCGTCCTCTCCAAAGAGGAAATTTCAGATCCAACCTGCCAGATCGAAGGCATAGGATTCTCTGTTGGTGGATCTGACTATGTATATGTGGAAAAGGCAGACAAGATCCTAAAAGCGGTGCCTTTGGCGGAGCCAGGCGAAAAAAACGGGTGGCGTCCAGGTCTTACTCTGAAAGAAATAGAAGACACCGACGAAATGGTGCGCGCAGAAACGATGCTTCAAGATTATCTATGAAACCAGAGATGAAGAAACCTAAGAAGGCAGAGTACACCTTCTTGTTCATGAAAAAGACCTTAGCTCATTGGGAAAATGATTCGAGAGATCATCACGACCCAGGCTTTAATCCTGAAGGGGTCCTGATCATTGAGATAATTAAGGACTATGCGCTGGAGAAAGATCGGAGCGTTTTCCATGAATTAGTAAGAAACCAATACTACATATACAATCTCGATAAGGATACGCTAAAAGCTGCCTATCGTTACCGCCATGACGTAAGCAAGTACACAGAAGGCATCGAATTCCACGGGTGGCAAAAAGAGTGTATTTTGACCGGTTTCCGAAAGATCCTGTGAACAATCCGATCAAGTGGTTGGCTTCAGATCCAACCGAAGAGGGCAAGTATAAATTGCTCTCAGATAAAGAATTGTTTGAACCCGGATGTCAACCGGAAGCGGCGTTTGTCTATTTCGACGCTGGAGAGCTTGGGGAAACTGACCCTGAGCTTCGTCGCGCTCGGATGCAGTTTATAATCACTCTAGACCCATGCCAGGTTTACCATAGCTATCTCAGCGGTGGTGAAAACACTAAGCACTACTACTTCCTAGGTCCGCCCCTCTCCTATGGGCCCGCTCGCAGCCTCATCCTCGGGAAGTTCGGGAACGCTATTTAGCCTTCCCCACCTTGTACTATTCCATGCTCTCTCATGGAAATAGTACAGAACCATCTTGGTTAGGGAATCTAAGATCCCCACTGTAAGCGCCACTGATATCTCAAAGGTGACGCAAAACGCCAAGAGAACCGTAGTGAATAGGGCGAATATGCGCCAGGTGATCGCTTTCGTTACGCTGCGAGCTTTGCTGTCCATAACGTAGGTTTGGACAGCTAGAGTAGCTTCGAAAAAGTCTCGAACACCCTCTTCTTGGTTGCGCGAGCACTCTTCCGCCTTACACGCTTCCAGCAGACCTCCTCAAGTGGGACCTCTGGGAACATGCGCCCTTGCCAGATATGGACCTCTTCATTATCGGAGGTCAGGGGAACTACGGAGTAGACGGTCATGCTTTCCGGGTGGAACAGAAAGTAGCCGCCTCCCTGCAGGTACATGACAATAGCGTGCACCTGAAAGTTTGGGTCACCCAACTCATCTGCAGGCACTACATTGTAAATGCGCCCTGGGAACTTCTTACTTCCCCGACGACAATATCCAATAATAGAGTCTCTCATCGCGCTCTCTGAAATACCAGCAAAGATCGATTATCCTAGTTTCGCCGGTAGATATTGCAAACAGGAGATGTTTCAATGCGCGAACGCGACGTAGCCGAGTTCCTAATCGGCATGATGGAAGGTGAGCCAGAAGAGTGGTACTGTGAAGGGGCTCGCACCTACCATAGACCCACCGATCTATACGTCTGTCAGAAGTTCGAATCTGGCATCGCTCTATACTCGCGCGATGTCACCCTCGCCAACGACCCAAGAACTTTCAAGTTCGGCTGGTGGCATAGCCGCAGGGTGAAGAAGGCGATCAGGTCTCTGCATCGCAAGCTCGCTATCATTCGCATGAAGAAGAGAAGCGACTGATGCAACTACTATTTGTCCTCGGGTGTCTAACTACTGCGGTCTATCTGATGACCCAACAGCAGTGGGCAATGGGGATTATGATGGTAGTGTTGGCAGTCTGGTCTATGACCGATGAAGCGATAAACGACTAGACTGCTTCTGCATTGCGCGGCTGAGTATAGCGCGCACCTATCTTAGTCTTCTCTTTGAGTTTTTCCAGCTCATCAGTCTCCTCCAGTTCGTCTGGATCTGTGGAGACGTCTATATCAAGAGCTTCGAAGAGAAGGGAGAGCTTCATCTCTGACCGAGATGTCTTGCCAATCTATCGGTGGACCTTTTCTGGTCTGCTCTCTTCATCGCTCGTGGCTGGGTTCTCGCCATGTTAGAACGAGTGACCTGTTGCACTGTAGAAATTAGATTATCTAGATGCTGCTTGAGTTTGATATTCCCCATCGTCAACGGCTGTGCTAGATGGGCAATTTCTGGTACTAGCGCTTTATACTGATCCATAGCTGCTGCCAGGGTACCAACATCTTCTTGAGAAGTTAGACTGGCTCGCGCTGCCTTTGCTAAGCTGTAAATCTTACCATATGCTTGCATTCTTGCTTCTCTGGCCATAGGTACTTTCTCATACATCTGGCCTCTTTCTTTTTCTGCCGCAGCCGCAGCGAGTTGTTCTTGGGATGGCCCTGCTCCCGCCGCTGTAGCTTCCGGATCCATTTCTGGTGGTGTCTCTTGCGGCATTCTCTTCCGTTTGGAGGATAAACGTCGCTTGATCGCACCAGGTATGTCTCTGATCGGCATCTCATTCATCACATCTGGATCTTCAGTGATGAGAGCTGCAATGGTGTCAATGTCATCCATACTGTACGTTTGCACCACAAATATATACGGTATGGATTTCAGCGTTTATGTTACTGATAACGTTTACTTCCTCGCTGATGTGGAAGCGGACGAGATTTCGTTCCTCAAGGGGCAGTCGCCCACCACAATAGACTTCGCAAGAGATTCACTTCATCTTGATTTAGGTGGAATCTTCCGAGCACAAGATCTCGTAGAATTCGAAATTAAGGGATATAGATTCAAGATTCTATTATATAATCTACAAGCGATATTCGACCATTTATCTAAAGCACAGACTCTCACCGAATGCGATAAAGATGCAATCTTCACCCCTATTTACCCCCTCTACATAGTAATAATGAGCGGGGAGATGTGGCTAGAGGTGATGAAGAAACTTGTCGAAATCAGTAAAGAACAAGAAGATCGTATAATGTCATCCAGACTAGACTTGGAAGACTTCTGGCAGGGAGCAGAAGAAAGTGGTCTCTGGAAACGCCAAGGTGTAATAAGAGAATCAGACCAACGTATTTGAGCCTTCAACCTTTGGAGGGTTCTAACGTGTCTAAGAAGTACAAAGTAGAAGTGCCGACCACACACCGTAAAATCCGAGACGAAACTCGGACCAATCGTGCCAACAAGCGCGGCAGCAAAACGAAGTATAAAATCGCTTTCGTCACCCGGAAACGGAAGACGAAGGGGAAGAAGAACGGTCGTATCTTCCAGTTGTTTGTTGATCCTACTACAAGGAACGACGGCGAAAAGAAGATTATCACCACTACTGAAGCCTACGAATTGACTAGAGAACAAGTCAACGTAATCAACGAGAAGAAGGAGTCCACTTGTTTGGATATTCTCACTTCTCCAGTTGGCAAGGTGGATTTCAGATGGATTTCTCGCGACGTTCTCCGTACCATTCGCCGGGACGTGCGCGAACGCGGAACAGTTCTTACCAAAGACTAGACCAGAGTGCCGCGTAGATAAAATATGCGCGGCACATTTTGGGTCTCCTTCCGCATACCTTACTCCCGTCAATGGCGTAAGGCATTAGACTTCTACATCGCTGAAATCACCAGCTTCGATGGTGTAGTAGTGGAAGAAACAGCTATCAATACTGAAGGGATCGGCTGTAAAATCAGCGCCCCGATCCTCACCATGGCAAAATATATCAACTCTGAGTATATGCCATACACCGTCTATGAGGTCTATCCTTTGGAACTGGAAGATCAAACATAGTGTGTGGACATACCAGACATCGTAGCGGCTTTACTCACTGAAGACCCCGACGTCCTCAATGAGATCTTGTCTCATGACGAGATTACCAACCTAATTGCTCCCTTGATCGCTAGACATAAAGCGGGAAAGAAGGTGAGCAGCGGCGCTATCCATAAAATCATAAAAAGTGCCGAGCCAAAGACGCAAGAAGAAGCGTCGTCTCTTATGTGGCAAGTAAGACAGGCTATGATGCAGTATGGTATAGAATGGCCAGACCCAAAGGGCGCTGTTCCGAAAATTGCACCGGTACAGCCTGACCCAGAAGCGATCTCCAAAAGATATAAAGAATTTGACATTAATCCTGAGCGTAGAGATAAAAAAGCAGACCGTCGTCGTGAACGCCAGAAAGCCTGGAAGGGTGTAGAAAGGCGAAAGGCGCGGAGACGTAGTAGCCCTACCGATTCTTGGGTAGACGATTGCATCAAGACTACTAAAAATCCCAAGAAATGCAAAGAAGTAGCTCAGAGAGCCCGTTCTACTCCCCAACGCGGAGAGGAAGAGCAGGCACAGTGGTCTGGTCGCCCACGTCCAGTACCTAAGCCCCCGAAAGAGGGGGAGCATGGGTTCAGAGGCTAGCAGTATCTGAGCTATATGCTCAATGTAATCTGTGTCAAGTGGGGCACCAAGTACAACCACGATTACGTCAATAAGCTGTACAATATGACCCAGCGAAGGCTCAATTACGAGCATCGCTTCATCTGCCTCACCGACAACCCTGCCGGCATAGACCCTATAATCGAGTCTTTGCCATTCCCGGAAGACGATACGGGATGGTGGAACAAACTAAACTTGTTTCGACCTTATCTCCACGACATCGAAGGTACTATCCTGTATATGGATCTAGATGTCGTGCTTGTGGATAGTATCGACCCGTTGATCAACTACAAGGGCCGAAACTTCTGCATAATCGACGACTGGCTTCCACAGTTTCATCATAATTCAAGTGTGATGCGCTTTGAGTTCGGCTCTCAACCACACATATGGACCAACTACGAAGAAAAGAAAGGGCTAATCCGCCAGAACTATAGAGGAGATCAAGAATGGATCTCCAGACATGTACCAGATGCTACTACCTGGCCAGAAGGGTGGTGCTTCTCTTACAAATGGGGTGCCAAGCTCAAGGCGCTGAACAAACCAGGTGTGGTGCCAGCCAACGGTAAGATTGGCGTATTTGCAGGAAGGCCAAAACAGGACGAAGTATCTGATCTCTGGGTGAAGCGTAACTGGAAGTAGATACGCTGTTCACGAAACCTCAACCCAGGAAGAAAATGAGATACGTATTGATTCTGTTGACTGTGTTTCTGACCGCTTGTTCTAATCCTCCTACGGAGAAGAAGGCACCTACCATCTCCTTCGAAACCCAGAGGACACTGAAGCTGTCAGTCACGCATTTCCACGACCACAACCGTACCCAATTCTACAGTACCATCGGCGAGATGGAAGCGTGGGACGGGAAGCAAAGCTCCGGGAAACTGGCGTTCAAGGCCGAAGAAGGAGCTGAAAACCAGGAAACGCCCTTTAGACCACTTGCTGGTCTACTGCTAGTCACTCAAGACGCAGTGAAGGCGTACACCACTCGCAATGAAGAGATCAACGAACTGCAAAGGTTCATCGATCTGAAGCAGTGGAACAATGCCTTGAAGGCTCAAGAAGCCCTGATCAGAACTCAAACTACTAAGTAAACATTGGGAGGCCCTCCTAGAGGGCCTCCATTATTTCCCCTGCTCTATCGAACCCGTAAAGCCAGATATTTTCCATAGCTTTCGGGTTGAAATCTAGCACGTCGCCCAGGTGCCTCTCTGGGCTGATAATGATCAATTCCCTATTCCTACACATTTGGGGTAGGTCGTTGCGCGCGATCTCGGATACCATAATATCTACGGTGCGCATCAAAATATCGATCAGGCCCGAAGGGTTTCTCTCTAGATGCTTGGTCTCAAGCGGGCTGTTGATTACTACTATGATCCGGTCAATGTGACGATCCCAAAGTACCGGTGCAACCGGGATAGTATCAATCAGACCTCCATCCCCGTAGTCGTCACCGTGGATGTTGACCAGAGGCATGATAGCTGGCATAGAGGCAGACGCTAGGACGTACTTCTCCCAGTTGTCCATATTCTCCATGGACGACTCGATCCTTGCTACCATACCAGTTCTCATATTGGTAGCGGTTACGACGGCTTTCCGCCCGTTCACGTAAGCCTGTTGCAGCGCTTCTTTATCAGAGTAGCGTTCGATTAGGTTGGCGAGAGGGGAAGTATCAACGAGAGATCCGTGGACGAAAGCAGAGATTAGATCTCTATCTCTCAAAATGTCAGTATCTTCTATTCCACCTCGATAGACGTCATTTATTACTTCGATGTTGTCCAGGAGAATCGGACCTGCCATCAATGCTCCGGTCGAGGTCCCCGACACTATATCCCATCTGAAATCGTACTGGGACATCAACCGGTAGATCGCACCCACCGCGAATGCCCCATTCCTTCCGCCTCCGCTGATTACTAATGCGTCGCTCATTGGTTATTTCCAGGGCAGCTGTTATGAACAAGTGAACCACCTTAGACTCTGGTAGAGGTTCTACGCCTCTACGTTCTGCGATTCTCTTATATCGCAGATGTCCTAGTGACCCGGTTACGTTTATTTTTCTTAGCTCAGCTTGTAACTTGACAATCGTTGGGATCTTAGTATCGTCCAGCCTGGATATTGTTACAGTCTTCCCAGGATCTCGGACCCAAGCTTTTATCCACGATTTGCAATCTGATCGTACTTCATCAACATGAGAACGATCATAGTCGGGTAGCTTGTCCCCGCAAGTGCAACCAGCAAGTACAAGAAGAGCGGCAAAGAGTAGTGTGCGCATATCCTATGTATACATAAAGTATGTGCGAAATACCTTCTGAAAAGTATCTTTTGTGCTGTAGGATATTCGTCTTTTTAGATGAGTGGCTATTCTACTTGCTATTGCTTTATCTCTGGTTCCAGAGCGAACTCCTTTTGTTCGGGATAGTTGTTGCGCTGGGGTCTATCTTTATCGTTACATCGTACATAGGACAATGGACACTCGAAAGAAAGAGGTTTGGGAGCTTGTTTACGTCTGTGCATGGTGTCAAGAAGACATTGTGGAAGACGGAACCCCCAAAACAATCTTAGTAGACAAGAAAGATCAAGCTGGGGTTTCGCACGGCATGTGTAAATCCTGCTTCGACATAAAGGTAGCTGAACTAAGGAGCGGCAAGAATGCCTAAGATGCGCGGAATCATCCTGAGACATGGCAAGATGAACAGTGATGGTAGAGTCTTCTCCAAGAAAGACGTAAAAGGGATCTGCGAGCGACTCACCAAGCGTGGGTATCCTGTAGAGCTTGATGATAATGGTAATCTCGTATCCAACGGGATGGAAATCCGAGATATCAAGAATGAGCTTAGTGTACCACACGACGGCTAAAGAAATGCAAGTAACCCCACTGGGAGTAGCATCATGCGATTCTCGCTTCTGCTTTTGCTTCTGTTGGTTGCCTGTAGTTTATCTGGATGTATCTCGCTCGGACAAGACGAGCGATTGACGGAAATCGCACAAGAAGAATGGTTGCGCAGTGGGCCCCCTGATATGTTCAGGTACACCTATATTAGAGGAAAACTGTGCATTGGGTCTCCTGCCGCAAGAGGACATTTTGATGGTACTCTATCAGTATATGTCCCATGGCCTTGGAACTATTGCGAATTTATGACTCGTATCATAATGAGATATGAGCTGAGTAAAGTAGCCTGGCAGTTACATGGGGCTCAATTAGTAGAAGAGAATGGCCCATATGCTGCGCCGGTTACGATCCCTATTTGTATGTATATGTGGCTAGATGCTGTCTTCCATCTTCCAACCAGCGAACTCCACTCTTGGTACCGTTCGTTGTTTCCTGGGGAAATTCAAAAATAGGAAAATGGAACCTCTCAAAATCAAGACCTATTGCGTCGTAGAGCGGACTCAAGAAACTGCTTGCAAGTATGCAACTGAGAGGTACATGTTCGACCATGGTGGGATCGAAGAAGCCCGCATGTTGATTATTAAGGCGGGCGGATCCCTCAACTTCCGAATCACTGATGCTGTGATGATCCCTGGATCTCAAGAATTCATATTCCAGGTACAGATTGGGATCCCACATCCAGAAGAAGAAGAGGTCGAAGAAGACGACGACTACGATTTCATATAAATATAAGTCATGAGAAAGGCACTAATTGTAGGTATCAATAGATACAAAGACCCGCGTGATAATCTACGCGGATGTGTGCCCGATGCTAGAGGTATGCGCCGAGTTCTCAAGAACGTTTACAAGTTCCACCCTGATAATATCAGGATGCTCCTGAACGAGAGAGCCACCAGGCGTAACATCCTAGTTCGCTTGGAGTGGCTAGTTGGCAAAGCCAAGCCTGGCGACGTGCTATTCTTCCATTTCAGTGGCCACGGCTCTCAGATCCGAGATCGCAACGGCGACGAACTCAACGACCATCTCGATGAGATTATTTGCCCATATGACATGGATTGGGCAAATCCGCTCTCGGACGACGTATTGAAAAGAAAGTTCGCCAAGCTTCCGCGCGGCGCACACATGTACTTGGTGTTCGATTGTTGCCACTCTGGTTCGGTTGACAGAGGCAACCCTCATTCACCTGATGCCGATGGTGACAGCTACCGTAAATCTCGGTTCCTGTTGCCACCATTGGACATAGCGATGCGCGCAGACGAGCGTGAACTCAAACGTAGGAAAGTCGGTTTAAAAAACGCGGAGGCTTGTTGGTGCAGCCGCAAGTTTCCAAAAGTAATGAACTATCTTGGAGGGTTGGTTCCAGCGATCGCAGAGAGAGCAAGGAAAAAACCCCCAGAGCCTAAACAAAGACACATCATGATTTCCGGATGTCGCGATAATCAGACGAGCGCAGACGCCTTTATTCAAGGCGCTTACGCAGGGGCCCTATCTTGGCACCTAATCGACGCTCTCACGCGATATCCCGGCCTACCAGTGCAAGAGGTGCATAGAAGGGCACGTCGGGCAATCCTACAGCGTGGATTCACGCAGGATTCCCAATTCAGGGGGCCCAAGGCCCTCCGAAATCTGCCCTTCTGCAGCGCCCCGGCCTAACCGCCGAAGTATCTGACCGATGCGGCGATTTCAAAACGAGGTTAGGCAATGTCTGTATGCGAACTGTGCTGGGTCAACGAGGGTTTCATCACCATTCCGATGGCCCCTCTACCAGACGCTCAAGTATGTGAGTACTGCGAAGGAGATCTAGAAGAAGTAAAGAAGCCAGCGATCCAGAAGATCGTAAATATCATCGGATGGCTAAGCAAAAAACGGAACGGGGTGTAGCGCAGCTTGGTAGCGCACCTGCTTTGGGAGCAGGGGGTCGGAGGTTCGAATCCTCTCACCCCGACCAGTGATTACAGTAAGACGGCTTTTGCCGAAGTACAGAACAGAACAGTTAGCTGAGTTCAACTCAGTGGAGGAGGCAACTAGAGCGGTGAGAGCATTCCGCAAAGAGGGTTATACGGGGAGTTTGGTTGTAGAGGAGTGGGAAGAGGGCTATATGGCCCACTACTATCCTCCGCTTCCAACTCGTGTATCGGTTCGGTTGTACCAGAACCGCATATACCACCCGTAGCTCAACTGGCAGAGCGCTTGGCTGTAAACCAAGAGGTTGTAGGTTCGACTCCTACCGGGTGGACCAATGGATGAAAAAGATCTAAACAGACTGATCCACATGTCAGACCAAGCTGGAAAGGCAGTGGAGCTTCAGGCAGAGTTCTACAAGAAGTTCTTCTGGACTCTAGTTGCGGAACCACAGCCTATGCCACTAGAGGCTGCAATAGCTCTTGTGGTCGGGTATCAAAAGGCTGTTCTTTACGCCGCGCTTAACCAACAAGGAAATCAAGAAAATCAAGAATAACAAGATGGGGTCTTAGCTCAATTGGGAGAGCACCTGCCTTGCACGCAGGGGGTTGAGGGTTCGAGTCCCTCAGGCTCCACCATCTAATCTGGGGTAACTCAATTGGTAGAGTACCTGGCTGTTAACCAGGGAGTTGCGGGTTCGAGTCCCGCCCCCAGAGCCAATGTGCACTAAATCCAAGGGAATGGGAAGCTTCCAGGCCGAGCTTCCCGCTGAGGAGGGAGATTGGCTCTGGGTATGCCAATGGGGATGCGGCTGCGTGCGTCGAGCTGGCATCGCTTGGATAGTGTCGATTCAAGATGCGCCTGATGCTTTGGATCTTGGAAATGGCTTCGCTCTTTCCTGGGAAGGGCAGAGTCCGAATGACACGATAGACCGGATGGATTCTAGCCAGCTACAAGATGTAGCCGGTTGGATGAAGCTGGACCTTCCGGAAAGTTATGATAACAAGATGGACAGACAGAAAGAAGAAGACCTGCTGGAAGCTGTGAAAAATTGCCCTGTGGTGTAATGGAAGCACGTTTGGCTCTGGACCAGACGGTCGAGGTTCGAATCCTCGCAGGGTAGCCAATGTGGTGTGATTATCTAGAAAGCATGAGCGAAGCGGAGCTAAAAGCGTTCCGCCTCTCCCTATGGAAGCACGCGGGCGATGCGAGCAAGAAGATTCGCTGTCCGAAGTGCAACAAGAGGGTAGGGGTACGCTCTGTATTCGACTCCAAGCTGGGAGAAACCGTGATCAACCTAAGTCCACATAAGGTCAGGACCACCAAAGCCAAGACGCCTAAGAATAAAGACAAGCGCATACGACAACGCTAACCATTGCCCTGTGGTGTAATGGTAGCACGAGAGGTTTTGGTCCTCCAGGCGCGAGTTCGATTCTTGCCAGGGCAGCCAAAGGAGAAGTGATGAGTGAAGTAATTCGTGGTCTGTGTGTAACCATCTCAGGTCAAGAGATCGTAGAGCGAGCGCATAGGCGTTTGGAAGATGCTGAAGAACGTCTGGAGAAGTTGAGGGAAGCTCTCACTCGGGTCGATGAAATGGACCCTCGTGATCGTGAGCTTGCTGGGCTCAAGACTCGCGGAGGCGACATGAAGGACGAGGTCGAGCAGAAGATCAGACAGCAAGAGTCGGCTATTGAATTCTACGAGTTCTTGTCTGAACACGTCGAAACGGATTCTAGCTACCGGATCGATATCTCTCAACTCAAGATCTTCGGTATCGAGAGCCCTTACCGATACTAGAGCCATGAAGACCTACAAAAACATCGTCCAGTGTGGTGCGGATGATCTGAGGAAGATGCTTCTTCAGAAAGAGCAAGAAGAAATCAGCGGTGTAGTAAACGTCGCTTGGAATGTGAACCCTCCTATTGCTCACGATGCGTGGCGTCCTGTTCTTTGGCAACCTTATCACGATGAAAAAACACCAGAGGTAGATTGGTTCAAGCCAATCATTGCATTTTACGAACTCTGGAGCAAGAGTGGTAAGGTAGTAATCCACTGCCAAGCTGGTGGGAATCGTTCAAGAGGAACTTTCGGCGTACTTCTGGTCGCTTGTCACGGGATGACGGCTCAAGAAGCGATAAAGATCACTGGGCAGCCAGGGTACTCAGCATGGCGAATAGCGATTGAAAACCAAGCGAGACATCTGGGAAGATGACGTACGACTACGAAGACAACGACGACACATACGTTTGCAGACTACCAGGTGGGTACCATCTGTTTAGGAAGCCAAACGAAGCTGGTGGCTTCACTTATTACTCTGATGAAGTAGGTGGAGGCGTCTTCGTTTGGGACACCGGCTTGGTAGCTGACACCACCTTGATGGCAGCGATCGTAGCAGAGCAGGCAAGAGCGTTCGAAACAGAGATATTCCTCAAGAGAGAGACAAGAGACCAAGTTAACGAGATCATAAGGGCCGACTCGGAGGACGAGGCGTGACAAAGGCGACTAGTTACGGCACTTAGGTGTAGGACCTGTCACGAACGGTGGTTCAATTCCATCTCGGTTCACCATGAAAGTATACGCAGTAACGTTCAAAGTCCATCACCAGTTACCTAAATTGTTTTTGGAGCTTACTAAAGCTATAGGGTACGCACAGAAAGAGATGCCTAATTCTTTCTATCTTCCCTATGATAAGAATTGGGGTTGGCAGTTGAGCGCTATCACAAAAGATTGCAAATTCTGGAGGACAGTAGACGGTAACGTTTTTATACGTGAGACAACTTTAGACCAAGTATTGCGGGTGTAGCTCAGTGGTAGAGCTTCGGGTTTCCAACCCGATGGTCGCGGGTTCGAATCCCGCCGCCCGCTCCAATGACAACTCCAAGACAGTACAGTCTGGTGAAAGCAGTGCTGGCCGAGGAATATGAAGATCAATACCCGTTTGCAAACGGTGACACCTTCATCTTCCTCGGTGAGATAATCCAGATGCCTGGGCATTGTGTGATAGCAGCTAAAAATGGACAAGTTCTTTTCGGCTATCACACCGACAATTTTGTCGAACTAACTGAAGACGAAGCATGAAAGAGCTTGTCAGTAGGATTGAAGAACTGACACGAGAGAATCACGACCTGCGAAAGCAGGTCAAACAGTTGAGTAAGACCAACATCGACGCTTTGGCATCGATGACGATCATTACTCAGAACACAGAGTTGAAAGACCTGAGGCGGCAGGTCGAGGAGTTGAAAGATGGGATATAAAAAGATCGTGAACATGTACAAGGACACTGGAGTCCTTATGTTCCGGGAAGTCTACGCCATGGAGAAAATCCACGGCACATCCGCTCATATCAAGTACCATGAAGGGGAGATCACCTTCTTCTCTGGAGGCGGCAAACACGAGACGTTCGTAGCGCTGTTCGATCTAGAGAAGTTGGCTGAGGCTTTCAAGGCGATCGGTCACGACGAAGTTACCATCTACGGTGAGTCCTACGGTGGCAAGCAGCAGGGTATGTCTGACACCTACGGTAAAGAGGCTCGCTTCGTAGCTTTCGAAGTGAAGGTACACGATTGCTGGCTCAATGTGCCGAACGCGCACGACGTCGTAACCAAGCTCGACCTTGAGTTCGTGCACTACGAGAAGGGCCCGGCTGAGCTTGACTGGCTCAACGAGCAACGGGACGCACCGTCTGTACAGGCGAAGCGGAACGGGATCGAAGAGGATAAGCTCCGGGAAGGTGTCGTTGTACGGCCTCTCATGGAGATGTGGAAGTCTAACGGCGAGCGGGTCATGTGCAAGCACAAGCATGATAAGTTCCGTGAGACTAAAACTCCCCGTGAGGTGGACCCTGAGAAAATGAAGGTCCTAGAAGACGCGCGGGCTGTTGCAGAAGAGTGGGTTGTAGATATGCGGCTCCAGCACGTCATGGACAAGATGGAGAAGGTGGGGGAGATGGAGCATACCCCTCTCGTCATCAAGGCTATGATCGCTGACGTCAAGGCAGAGAGCGAGGGCGAAGTAGTATGGTCGAAGGACGTGGAGAAGGCGATCGGTCGGGCGACAGCTCAGCTGTACAAGAAGACGGTCTCCAAGATCCCGGTGTAAAACATCCTACTACCCTGTCAGGTTATTCAATAGACGACCTGGCAGGGGAGTTGGCCAACCTACGATACGACGCGCTGACTATGCTTTTGGCAAAGCTCGGGGCTAAACTGTGTAACGATGCTGTGGCTGATCTTGGAAGAGGTCGGCCACAGCTTGCAGGACACCTCAAGAAAGCTGGAGTGAGCACCTTTGATGCCGCTCGGGAAATGCGAAAGGCGTGGTTGGTCTGCGAACCTTTCATGAAAACCTAAAGATGGTGGACGTAGCTCAGTCTGGTAGAGCGCCTGGTTGTGGTCCAGGTCCGCGCGGGTTCGAATCCCGTCGTCCACCCCATTGGATGAGCCACCTAATTTCTGCTGCATTTGTCGGGAGCCGATTTTCGACTCCTGGTTTCACGGGCAGGGGATGCGGTGTGGCAAGACCGAATGTGAAATCCTATTTGAGTTGAAAATGGCTGTTGGCTTAATGTGGATGAGGTACGTTGGATCTCCAGCTTTTGTTTGGGGATGTGCGGGTTCTGGAGATATAGCAGACCCAAACTTCAACCCAGCAGGTGTGAGGATCAACCAGTACATCATAAACTTCCAGAACGACGAAGTGTTTTATGTAAGTAACTGCTTTGGCGCTTACTGGCGAAAGCAGCGAGATTGTTCTGCTTTCGAATCTGAGATGGTAAGGAAGGAATTCGCAAAGAGAATATGAGCATTCTCCGACCTCAAAAAGACCCGCGAACCGCCGCGCAGAAAGAGTCAGATAATCGCATACAAGAGAATATGAGTCCAGTCTACGACCTTTGGCGACAAGACGACAACGGGAATAGGTTCTTCGTCCAAACGTATGTAAGCTTGACTGAAGGGCAAGAAGTAAGAGATAACTTGGAAAGCAAAAATCACAAGCAACTTTACTTGCTTGTAACACGGAGTTGTGGCAGAGATGGTAATGCGCGGGATTGAAGATCCCGTGATCCCGGTTCGACTCCGGGCAACTCCACCAAGGATGGAAACGATGGACGAACTCAAGCGAAAACCCTGGGGTAAACACAACCACGGGGCGTAACTCAACGGTAGAGTAGCTGGCTCTTAACCAGTCTGTTGTAGGTTCGAATCCTGCCGCCCTGACTTCCGGGGTGTAGCTCAGCTGGTAGAGCATCCGGCTTTTAACCGGGCGGTCGTGGGTTCGAATCCCTCCACCCTGACTAGAAATGAGAATCTGGATCCTGAAAGGTCTTTACGGTCGAGGCAGATGTTTTCAACTTTGGAAGCATCTGGAAGAAATCTATGACACCTTTGAAGAAGCAGTCAAAGAGGTTGTCAACCTTCGGAAAAGTGGAATAACACTCCACATCAAGGTAGCAAGAGAAGTTGGGTTTATCGAACGATAACCCACTAACGAAGACCAATGAATAACACAACCACTCCCAACGGACCGAAGCGGCGATGGCGCCGACGATGTACTCGCCAACTATCGCGAGTATATGGCCGTGTGGTAGAGTGGTTCATGCGCTAGACTGCAAATCTAGAGACCTGGGTTCGAATCCCAGCACGGCCTCCACGATTTAGGGAGGGTGCTGGGCATAGACCGGTCTCCAAAGCTAGTCCTCGCGGGTTCGATTCCCGTCCTCCCTGCCATACAATTAGGGGGCGGTCGGTGCCCACGCAGACCATCGAAAGTCCGTAAGCCAGGTTCGACTCCTGGGCCCCCTGCCAGAGACAACCTAGGATGTAGCTGCGAGTGCGCACAGAAAAGGCCACTCTCTAAGCTGGCAGCTGAAGGTTAGTCTCATTTGCACCCGTAGCTCAGTGGACTAGAGCATCTCGCTACGGACGAGGGGGTCGTAGGTTCGAATCCTACCGGGTGTGCCACAAAGGAGGCAGTACCATGGCAAAGCAGGCGAAGGGTCACCAGAAGAGGAAGTGTGAGCGTTGTGGTGGGACCGGGAGGACCTGGACCCAGATCATCCCACTCAAAGGCAAGAAGAAGATGGTTTCTGCACCATGCGATAAGTGCGGCGTATCTAAGCAGAATGGCTAGAAAATACGAGAAAGCGTTCTTCAAGAAGAGGTGGCTAACCACCATCTATGTTGATGGCGATATAGAGTCTGCTATCTCTGGTCTAGAATCTGCAAAAGAAAAAGAATCAAGGACGCAATAAGCCTATTGCGTCGTCACGGGTATTCAGTAGTCAAGAAAAAGGGAAAGAAATGAAACTCCGTACATTTCTATCATTCACCGCTGGGATGATGTCAGCTTCGGCCTTGGCCTTTGCTGTCGCGTCCTTCATGGCGGAACCCCATATTGCCTGGCGCTGTCAAGCGACCGCTCTTATCCTCTTAGTCATCTCTTATTTCTGGACTCACGAAGCTGTGAGGTTAGAGAAAGAAGAGAAGCGCCCAAAGGGAGCAGACAAAGAGAAGCAGAAGGAGATAGAAGGCGGTTATAAATTCTCAACGGCTCACTCTGCAGCTCTTAGGAGCAAGCCGTAAGGCAACCTACGGCAGGACCTCGATAAGCCGGTACAACATCTCAAAGATCTATATTCTGGAATCAGCGTAGGGAGAGCCAATCCGGCTCTCCTCGATGGTGTGAAGGTTGAGTGCTATGATGATCTACTCCCTCTCACCCAAATCGCATATGTGTCGATCCTAGGGCCTGAAATTCTTCAGGTTATACCTTATGATCGAGCACTCATTGGTGCTATCCGAAGAGGGTTGCACAATTCCAAGCTTCCGCTCAGCCCGACCGTAGAAGGTGATCGGCTGATCGTCAAGGTCCCGATCCCCGACATAGATGATCGGAAGAAGCTAGAGAAGCACGTCAAGAAGCTCGCTGAGGCTCAACGCGTTGCTATCAGGCAGATCCGGCGCAAAGCGAGAAAGGCGGGCGAAAACGAAAAGACCGTTGAAGACCTGGTGAAAGAGTATATTAACAAAATAGACGACCTTCTAGCGAAGAAGGTCGAAGACCTAAACCCAAAGAGCTTCTTCTGATGTTTCCTACTCGACCAGATGGGACTACCGAGCAATGGTTAGATGATCAGTTTATTAACGATCATCCCTATGCTATGCTCACCAGAAGAGGGAAATTATATGATGTACACAGGCATTGGGGAGAAGATCTAGCAGACCCAAGGAATGAATATGATGCTATATTCTTCGTGTGCGACGGGATATCCTTCATAGCTGAAGATGATGGTTGCATCGGAGTAGCGGAATGGTCAAAAGTCGAGAAAGCATGGTTCGTCTGGTTCTGGGTAGATAAACATGGCGAACTAGAATATCTCAACCAACACCTGAGGGAAATACTATGAACAAATCCTACTTCGGAAATGTCAAGGTCCACCTTACTTGGCTCGTTCTTGCTACTCTGATGTCCTTCGTGTCCTACACGGTCGGTCAGTTCAAGTACAGCTACTTCGAAAACCTGGCCGACGACGCTACAAAGCAGCTAGTCGAGACCAAGGAAATTATGGAACGTCAACAGACGACCCTCGTCTCGGCTATCCGTAAGAAGAACCAAGCCGAAGGCCAGCTTGAAGGTCTCAAAGACGACGTAGACAACCTCAAACTGCAAATCGAGATGTACAAGAAGCTATTGAAAAAGCAGTAGGCAAACCTAGAATATGGACGACATTATCGACGACATCGCTTCGCTAATCACTGACGACCCAGACGTTGTAAATGAGAAGCGCGCTAAGCCTACAAGGCCCCAGAAAAAGCGCACGCTCAATGAAGACGTCCACACCGTCAAAGGGGAAAGCCCGAGGGGCGAAGAGAAGCGCAGCCTGATCCAGTATATCCGAGAGGGCAACACCTTTCGGCCGGCTGGCAAGATTGAGCTTCACGAGGAGCTTCCTCCTGCGTCCTACAATGTTGGGTCGGATATGCAAGGGCCCTTCCTTGAACTATTCCAGCCTGTAACAGATGAGTTGGTCCATTTCGAAGACAGCAAGATGGATTCTGTCATCAAAGAAGTGGATAAGTTCTGGGGTTTGAAAGAGAACTTCAAGCGCCTTGGGTACCTCCACAACCGTGGTATCCTTCTCCATGGTCCTCCGGGAACTGGGAAGACCTGTCTGGTCCACCAAATCACCGAGAGCATGGTAGACAGCGGCGACTTGATCTTCCACGCGAACAACGTCTACGGCCTCAAAAGCGCTCTAAGCGCTTACCGCTCCGTCGAACCAGAGCGCCGTACGGTGATTGTACTTGAAGATATGGACGAGTATATCGGCCACCAGGAGCGTGCTATGCTCCAGCTGCTCGATGGCTCAAGCGCGACTGATAATGTGCTCTTCCTGGGTTCTACTAACTACATCAGCAAATTCCCGCCGCGTCTCCTCCGTCCAGGCCGGTTCGACAAGAAGGTACACATTGACATGCCGCCGATGAACGGCCGTGCAGCGTACCTTGAACACAAGCTTGGCGAGATTGAAGAAGCTGACGTCATTGAATCTCTAGCAGAGAAGACAGACGGCTTCAGCTTCGGCCACCTCCGTGAATTGGTGATCGCTGGTTATGCTTTCCAGGAAGACCTGGATAGTACAATCAGTAGATTGCGGACACTCGATACTGAGTCCTTGCCCTTGCGCGAGGGTAAAGAACACGAGTTGTCCGCGCGTATCTAAGACTCACCAAAACTGGAGAGGTGGCAGAGTGGCCGATTGCGCTGCCTTGCTAAGGCAGTGAGCCCTTTACGGGGCTCCGTGGGTTCGAATCCCACCCTCTCCGCCATATGTCTAGATTACCAGAGCTAAAGCGCCTAGAGAAAGCTCTAGAAACCGGAAATGAAACGGAACTAGAGTGGGCGGCTAAATATTGTAGTAGCAGACTCTCCTGGGTGCCTAACAGAAAACACCAAAGGCACTGGGAGAAAATGCTTAGAAAAGTAGAAGCTGCCCAAACAGAAGACTAACATGCATTATATCGGCACCTATTTCTGCGACATCGACGGAACCTTAGTCCAGCACGGAACCACCACGTTCCTACCAGGCGCCAAAGAGTTCCTCCAGAAACTAAGAGACGAAGACTTTAGGATCATCTTCGTCACTCGTAGAGGCGATTTTGAGTTCAAGGGGCATCCAGCCTATAGCAAAGCTGCTACGGAAAAGATGCTCCGAGATAACGGCCTAGATGACTGTACGATCATCTATGACGTGATGAGCCCTAGGTTCATCGTGGATGATAGCCAAGCTTTTGTTCTAGAGCGTGATACCAACATTGGTTTCACTCAAGAAGAAATAGACATGGTAGGGAGGAGATAGAGATGAATTGGGATGCGATAATGATGTGGGCAGGAGTGGCGCTAATCATGTTCGCTTGGATCCCTGTCAAATGGGCCATGACTATCCTCGGTGCGCTATGGGTAATCGTAGCACTCTTACCTAGAAAGTAAACTGGAGAGGTGGCAGAGCGGCCGAATGCGCTCGCTTGGAAAGCGAGTAGGGGGTTCACGCCCCCTCGCGGGTTCGAATCCCGCCCTCTCCGCCAGTGGATAACAGAGAAGACTCAATACTGTCTGTATTGGCGATCTCTGTCGTAAACTCTAAGGGTTATGACAGTCGCCTATTCGACATAGTGCGCAACGACACCAATAGTGGTGAGCTGCAGAGGGCGCTTTTTGCTCTGGAAGAAGCGCTCAAGAAAACCCAAGCGGGAAGATGGCCAGAACAACTCCAAATCATCTGTGAGTTCCTAAAGTCTAGAGACAATGTAGATTGTAGGAGAGCAGGTTACGCTCTAGACTGGGCTATCATCACCAACAAAAGGAAGCCCAGACCGCCTAAAAGATAAGGGATGGAAAACATCCCAGAAGGCGCAGGCGACAAACTACTTCATTTCATAGTCGAATCAGGGTTGATAGGGTTCGAAGAAGGCGACGAAGAAGGTGCTACACTATTCTTCACAGCCAACGCGGGCGAACAAGTGGAAGCGTGGTTAAGAGATGAGCTTTGCAGAAGATCTGGACCCTCTCCAGAAGAAGATCCTAGCTAACACGCTAAAGCAACCTAATGCTCCTATAGATTTCTCTAGGTTCGCCCTACCTTTAATCAAGAAATCACACCCAAGACTGATAGCTGAAGACTTAGTAAAAGTCCAGCCAATGTCTCAGCCTTCTAGTCTTCTGTTCTACATGAAGTATAAGTATGCACTCCAGAAGCCGCAGGGGGTAGTAGCACTTCTAGAGCGCATCAGCCCGTGCGGGATGTTCGGCTACCCTTGCGAAGAAGTACACAATCCAGAATACGACCCACAGCACGCAGTATTCCGGTACGACGGCGATCTTTACTGGGTCAACCTAAATAAGACTAGGATCTGGGAAGCTCTGGACCATATAATGGTCTTACCAAAAGAAGAGATGCGTTTCGAACGCGTCAAACAGGTGAGTGTTGAACGACGCCGGGCTCTCTATATTGCCTTCGCTGAGATGCTATGATCACTTACGACGCTTGGTTCGTCGGCTTCCTCTTCAACATCATGGAAGTAGGAGATGGGGCTCAAGTAAAAGGGACGAAGAGCGATACCAAGCATTTCGACCCGAATTTCAAACCAACGGATGCGATCTTCGGTACGAAATCCAGCCTTTGGTGGGTAGAACTAGAAACAAGTAAAATCTGGCCAGCTACCAACATATATGATAACGGATGGAAAGATCCTACCGATAGATGCAACTATTGGAGAGGCCACTCAGAAGTCACCGATCCTAAAATAAAATCGGGCCTGCTCAGCATGTTCAGAGGAGCAATGTGAACTTCCGCAAGTTGATATGGGTGGACGATTTTGGGCTAGCCTTAGACCCTCTTGACCCGAGAACTAACCCTGAAGCGGCTATCGTTCATTTTGAAGAAAGCGATTGGCTCGCTACCGACTATTATTACTGGATAGATCTCGAAAGAGAAAGAATCTTCAAATCCCATTTAGATTGTACAGATTGCGGTAGATATCAATGGTGGAAGAACGGACTAGTAGACGTTCCTACACACATTGAAGTCTTAGCCATCTTCAAAGCAAATATCTAACTATGAACACGACCAACGGAATCAAGCAGCTCTCGCGAAGACAAAGACGCGATAGAGCCTCCGTATGGTCGCCCTCATCGCGCTCCTAGCGCGCGTCTGTATCTCATCTACAGATGTGGGGCCACAACTTCGTCATGCGTTGTAGATTATACGCATTCGGCCTAGCGCCGCCGCCAGTAGAAGTAACCGAGATGCAAAAAGAACTACTAGAAGAGAAGAGAGCAGAGGAGCTTTGCCAAGCATTACAGAATTACCTGGAGCGCATCCGGCTGGATGAGGAGCTGGTTTTGAAAACCAGTAACGGGCGTTAATAGCGTCCGTTCGGGGTTCGAGTCCCTGGCGTTCCGCCACTTAGGAGAATAACGATGGGTAAACTCACGCTTGTAAGCGATATCATGGCCGGGACAGAGGGTGCTCCTTTTTGTGCCCCAGCCAAGCCTCGTCTATGCCCACTATGCTTTGCCCTTGCTGTTCTACCGCTCGATGAAAAGAATCTAGCCAAGCAACCAGATGCTACTACTCACGTATGTCACCCCTCGATTGATGGGTGCAACTTCGGCTTTGAACATATGCCCGAGGAGAAGAACGATGGGTAAAGACACAGGGATAAGCTGGACAACGCACACGTGGAATCCATGGCGAGGTTGCCTAAAGGTTAGCCCTGGCTGCAAGATCTGTTACATGTATCGCGACCAGACGCGCTATGGAAAGAATCCAGCAGAGGTGGTCCGTGCAAAGCCAACCACTTTCAACGCACCTCAGCGCTGGAAGGAACCAGCACACGTATTCACCTGCTCGTGGTCAGATTGGTTTATCGAAGAAGCAGACGAGTACCGGCCGGAAGCATGGGAGATCATCAAGAACACCCCGCACCTCATCTACCAAATCCTGACCAAACGCCCTGAAAATATTGCAGGTCGATTGCCGGCCGATTGGGGTGCTGGATATCCGAATGTCTGGTTGGGCGTAAGCGTTGAAAGTCAGGAATATGCAGATGAACGTATACCGACCTTGCTTGAGCAGCCGGCTGCTCTCCACTTCCTGAGCATTGAGCCTCTATTATCTGAGGTGACGCTCAATAATACCGACGAATGGCTAAATAAGGTCGGATGGGTAATCGTCGGCGGTGAGAGTGGTGGTGGGTACCGTCCCATGGAACCAGCCTGGGCGTTGTCGGTTCGCGACCAGTGCGGTGCATATGGTGTCCCATTCTTCTTCAAGCAGCACGGTGGTACGAAGAAAATCGATGGAGAATGGGGCGGTAATAAGCTGTCTGGTCGAACATGGCAAGATATGCCAAAGGAAACACATGTTTGAAGAGCTGCTTGGCGTGCCAAATCAGCACACGATCAACTTGGAACTCAGGGAGTCCATAAAGAGTCTCTCGATCCAAATAGCTTGTTTGATGTACGTGCTAAATGAGAAAGGGTGGCTCAACCCAGATGAATGGCCGAAGATCCAAGCCAAAGTAACAAGTGAAATGGATCAAATCTGGACCAAGACCGAAAGAGACTACGTAGAGAAGTTCATCAAGGAGCAACGGAGCGATCCGGGGAAGAAGCTCTTATTCGACATGTTCCTTAGGAAGGGTCTTGAGGAACAAGGTTACAAGATCGAGGACGAAGAAGATGGCGCAAGTACAGATGACTCTGGTGGATCTACCACACAACCAGGTGAAGATGGAATGGAAGATTCAGCCTGAGATCCCAGAAGACGCAGAACCAACTGACCTCAGCACCGCGCAGAAGATCGCACTGGAGCTTATGAGGTTCATGGCCGAAGATCTCGGCAAGATTTCCAAACTCACCCCACAAGGCGAGTGATCAATCGCGCCCGTAGCTCAGGGGACAGAGCAACGGCCTTCTAAGCCGTGGGTCGTAGGTTCGAATCCTACCGGGCGTGCCAGTCTAGTATCTTAGGTGCATGAAATACCTCATGCTCCTACTGTTGTTCGTCGGCTGCGCCCCCACCTCCCAGCAGCTCGTCGATAGGACTCTCCAAAAACACCCAAATCTGGCTCATCGTGTAACGGTAATCTTGAGCCAAGATCTACGGATCCACATCGGTGGTGTCCGTGGGATGTACGACCCAGCCACTCGGACAATAACGGTGGCAGATACCCCAGATCGTCTAGAATCTTGGCTTATCCACGAACTAGGCCATGCTCATTGGTATCTTGTGCTGACCAAAGAACAGCGAGAAGTGTGGATGCAAGATTGGGTGGATCGGACAGATGCCGGTGGGCCGTGGCCTTCCGATTATGCTGCTACAAACCCGAGCGAGTTCTATGCAGAATCTTTCCGGTTAGAACACGAAGGCTAGCCCCAGGGACCTTGGCCTCCACCACGCCCACGATTCTCTCTTGCGAGCTGAGCAGAAAGTTTCGAACCACCGACGACTTGCTTTAGCTCTTCGTCGGTGAGTTCCCGCGATTCGTCTACAACAGACTTTTCGTTCATGGTTGTACCTTTGCTTTGTATTTGAGGTGCATGAGCGCTGAAATATGGTACAGGATTTGGTGCCCCAACCCTGAATGTGGAACTACGAACTGGGTTTATGGTGGCGACCCACAAGATTGTACCTTCTGTGATTCAGAAGCTGTGAAGTGCCACAAGTGTGGGCAATGTTGGTGGGTCGATAGTGAATGGAAGGATATGGTTGGAGAAGATGCTTCAGTAGAAGATCACGCGGAAGAAGGTGACCCCGCACCTTCCGGTTGCCAGAAGATAGAAAAGAAATGAAACTCATCATTGCTGGCTCTCGCACTATCACCGATGTGGAATATGTAGTTGAATGTATCGAAGATTTCATCTCCAACTTGTGAGGGGAAGAGATCACCGAAGTCGTCAGCGGTCTAGCTGGCGGCGTAGACTCCATTGGCAAAGCCTGGGCCGATGAGATGGGCATTCACGTTGAACCTTTCCCTTATCCGGACGGTTATGGGCGTGCGGGTGGTCCGATCCGCAATGCTAAAATGGCCGAATACGGAGACGCACTACTACTCATTTGGGATGGGAAATCTCGCGGGAGCCAAAGTATGTTACGAGAGGCAACAAAACGAAAGCTCCGCGTGCAAACTTACATGGTGTAACATGAGAACTCTAGCCCTTTTCGCTCTGATCCTTTGTGGTTGTGGCACGTCTCGCCTAGACGTGATGGAAGAGCGTGTAGATGGGCTCGAAAAGCGGTTACACCACACTGAGACCGTATTGGTCTTAGAAGTGACGGGACAGATCGACCGAGAACGGGTCCGAGAATACATCCTTAAGCGCGCTCAAGAACAAGAGCAGCGCTAGGTACTACGGCCCTATCGTCTAGTCTGGTTAGGACACCAGGTTTTCATCCTGGCAACACCGGTTCGAATCCGGTTAGGGTCACCAGACATCTATAACATAACAGGTGGAATCCATGCTCCCAGCCCCAAAAGAAATCCATATCATCGGCGGCGGCACCTTCTTCCATGTTCGACCTCACCTAGCGCTCGCTGCTCCAGCTTTTGGAGCAACAGCAGAGAAGCTCATCAAGCTATGTGAAGATCGATTCCAGGAGAAGATGCTGGTATACTGCCATCGCACTAAGATGGCAGACTATGGAAGTGATATCGAGACAAATGAAGATGTCTCCAAGCTGTTAGATGAACTGATCGAAGATCTCAATGTACGAGTAATCTTCCTCTCTGCTGCGCTGTGTGACTACGAAGGTACCATCCTGGATAAGAGCACTCCACATTGGGTGCAACCCATGGACCAGGTACGCACGCCAAGCGGCAAACAGGCTGAACGCCTCCGCACGCAAGATGGTGAGCAGACCATGCTGCTTACTCCTGCTCGGAAGATCATCAGCAAGATCAGGAAGAAAAGGAAAGATATCTTCCTCATCGGGTTCAAGACCACTGCTGGGGCAAGCATAGAGGAACAGTTCGCCAGAGGGTTGAACCTGCTGAAGTCCTCGTCATGTAATCTTGTTCTCGCGAATGATATCCACACTCGCATGAACATGATCATCACTCCTGAAGAGTCCAACTACCATCAGACCACCGACAGGAATGAGGTTCTGAAAGAGCTAGTTGATATGGTGTGGCACCGCACCCACCTGACCTTCACAAGGTCAACTGTAGTGGACGGTCATCCAATCCCATGGAGTGACCATAGAGTTCCCACTGCTCTACGCACTGTGGTAGATCATTGCCGATTCAATGGCGCCTACAAAGAATTCAGAGGCTCGACCGTAGGGCATTTCGCCGCCAAGATCGACGAGACCACCTTCCTCACGTCCATCCGGAAGACTGATTTCAACGATCTCCACAACACGGGCCTGGTCATGATCAAGACCGATGGGCCCGACTCTGTAATCGCCTATGGCGCAAAGCCGAGTGTAGGAGGCCAGAGCCAGCGGATCGTGTTCTCCGAGCATCAAGACTGCGACTCTATCGTCCACTTCCACTGCCCGATGAAGGAAGGAAGCGAAGTACCCGTGATGAGCCAACGCGAGTACGAGTGTGGGAGCCACCAGTGTGGCCAAAACACCAGTAACGGCTTGAAGAGGTTTGGCAACCTCTACGCTGTAATGCTCGACCAGCATGGCCCCAACATCGTATTCAACAGCGACATTAACCCGCAAGAGGTCATCGACTTCATCGAGGCCAATTTCGATCTGAGCGGGAAAACTGACGGACTACATCAGACTCACTCCCCTGCTGGGATCCCCGCCGCTCCGCGTATTTGAGCTGCAAAGATAGAAAAAGCGCTCCTGTCTCACCTCAAAAAGGAGGCAACCATGCAAGTGCGCACTCCGGACACCGATGTAGGTGTCATCATCGGTCGATTCCAGGTTCCAACCCTGCACGATGGCCATAAGGGCCTCATCGACCATGTGCTGTCCAAGCACAAGAAGGTCTTGATCCTCGTAGGATCAACCCCCGGCATTCGCGCCACGAGGCGGCAACCCCTCGATTACCACACGCGATTGCTGATGATCCAGGAAGAGTATTCACAAGTCCTGGTCGCTCCCATCACCGACATGCCCTCTGATGAGGATTGGTCGAGAATGGTGGACGGCAAGATTTATGATACCTTCCAAACTCCATCTGCTGCGCTATATGGCTCCCGTGATGGTTTCATCCCCCACTACAGTGGCAGGTATGAGACTGTAGAGCTTGCTTCTTCGATTGACACTTCCGGTTCGAAAGTGCGGAAGGATATTTCAGATGAAGTGCGCCAGCACGAAGAGTTCCGCCGAGGCGTCATCTATTCGTCGTTCGCCCGCTTCCCCACGATGTATGCTACCGTGGATGTTGCGATCCTGAACGATCTAAACGACTGGATGATCGCACTTTGCAGGAAACACAATGATCCTCCTGGGATGTACCGATTCCCAGGCGGCTTCGCAGACCCAAACCAGGATAAGACATTCCTGGAAGCTGCGAAGAGAGAGGCTGAGGAAGAGTTGGTAGGAGGAATCTTCAAGGATTTCGAATACGTAGGCTCCACCTTAGTCCATGACTGGCGCTACCGCAGCGAAAGCGACAGCATCATGACCACTCTGTTCGCTGCGAAGCATCATGGTGGTGAACTTGAGCCAGGTGATGATCTCCGAGGTGGAGAGATCAAGTGGTTCAACGTGAGGGACATGGACGATGAAATCCTCCTCCCTCAACACCGTGGTCTGATTACTTTGGTGCGGAACCATATTGGTTGCGCAGTCAAGAAAACCAAAACCAAAAAGTAACCCGCCTTACGAAAAGGAGGCAATCATGGGTAAGCAGAATCTGTTGCTCCTCACCGACTCGTACAAGCTCTCACACTACAAGCAGTACCCGGCGAACACATCCAACGTGTACTCGTACTTCGAGAGCCGAGCAGGAGCTAAGTACAAGACTACCACCTTCTTCGGTCTACAGTACTATCTATACAAGTACCTCGTAGGCCGAGTGGTGACAAGAGGCGATATCGAAGTGGCTGCGAATATCGCCAAGACTCACTTCAACTCCGATGCACTTTTCTACAAGGAAGGGTGGGAGTACATTCTCAAAGAGCATGACGGCCACTTGCCGATCAGCATCAAGGCAGTGCCAGAAGGTACCAAAGTTCCCGAAAGCAACGTCATGATGACGATTGAGAACACCGACCCCAACTGTTGGTGGCTCCCAAACTATCTGGAAACGTTGCTCGTGATGTTGTGGTACCCGAGCACCGTAGCGACGACTTCAGGCCACGTGCGGGACCTCATCAAGCTTGGTCTGGAAGAGACTGGCGATATTGCCGGCCTTCCTTTCAAATTGCACGATTTCGGTTTCCGTGGCTCGACTAGCGTCGAGTCGGCTGGCATCGGCGGTTTGGCCCACCTGGTCAACTTCATGGGCACCGATACTATCGCTGCCTTGACTACGGGCATGGAGTACTACGATAGCGGTTGCGCCGGTTTCTCGATCCCGGCCTCGGAACACAGCACGATCACGTCCTGGGGTGAAGATGGAGAGCTGGAAGCGTTCCGCAATATGCTGAAGCAGTATCCGACCGGTCTGGTCGCCTGCGTAAGCGACAGCTTCGACATCACAGCCGCTTGCAGCGACCTGTGGGGAACCAAGCTCAAGGACGAGGTACTGGCACGGGAAGGTTGCCTGGTCGTAAGGCCGGATAGCGGCGATATCGTTCCCACGGTGTTGCACGTCTTGGATACTCTAGGTGAGAAGTTTGGCACCTACGAGAACGACAAGGGCTACCGGACGCTGAACGACAAAGTGAGGGTTATCCAGGGTGACGGTTGTACGCCCGAGACTATCTCACAGGTCGTGCGGAACATGGTGCGCGAGAAGTGGTCGGTGGACAACATCGCCTTCGGCATGGGCGGTGGGTTGCTCCAGAGGCTGGACCGCGACACGCAGCGCTTCGCTTTTAAGTGCAGCAGCGTCGTTGTGGACGGCAAGGAGCGGGACGTGTACAAGCGGCCCGCCACAGATCCCACGAAGAACTCCAAGCGCGGCCGGCTGGCCCTGGTCCGCGAAGATGGGCAGTTGACCACGATCCGTGAAGAGGATCTCGGCAACCGTGAGGACCATCTCAAAGAGGTGTTCCGGGACGGTGAGATCTTGATCACCGAGGAATGGGGCAACATTCGCGACCGAGCGGCTGGTCTGGCACCAGTCAGCGCGTAACCATAAGGGCTCATATCCGTCAAGGTCCGATCTTGACGGATATGACCCGTGGAGGAGCCGATGCCTATCATCAGAGTAATGCGTAAGCAGTATACTATCGCAGGCCGCCGTAATTGGGATAGGGTATATTGGGCGATCGATTTGCATTCTACCCTCATCATGCCCAATTACCAGAGAATGAAAGCGGAAGATGTGGAGTACTACCCACATTCTCTGGAAGTAATGCAAGCACTATCAGAGAGGTCGGATGCCAAACTGATGATGTATACATGCTCATGGGACCGTGAGATCCTCGAATATCAGAAGCGCTTCCGTGCTGACGGAATCCTCTTCGATTGGGAGGGTCACAACCCTGAAGTGAATCAGACGGAGTATGGGTGCTACACCAAAAAGCCGTATTTCAACATCCTGCTCGACGATAAAGCCGGCTTTGATCCGGATAACGATTGGATACGTTTATTGGAGGCGCTGGAGCAACTTCCAGTGCTAGATCCAAATGGCCCAGTCCTACCTTCTACAAATAGTACGGGTTAACAGAGTCTTCCCGGTCAGGCGCACACCGAAGCGCGGCTGGCTACGACACAGAGGGACTCTGAGTCCATATGCTAGGGTAGACGGAGTCTTGTTTGAATGTAAAGCAAGGCTCCGTCGCCCTTCTACCAATGGTGTGAAAGGCGATACGATCCTATATTCTACCAGTTTTCTTATCGTCGCTAAAGAGAACGAAGATCTTGTAGTGATCGGTAACAATCAAGCTGTCCACGAGATAGCTGTGCTAGAAGAATCAAGAGTGGACAGAACCGAGCTGGTGATTCACCCTAAGAATCTAATCAACGTGAAAAAGAAGCTGATAGCAGCGCTATAAGCGTATTTGACCCAAGCAAATATCTTCCTGCCGATGGGGGCGTAACTCAGTCCGGTTAGAGTGCCACTCTGATAAAGTGGAAGTCGGCGGTTCAAATCCGCCCGCCCCCACCAGTTCGCCACTGTAGCTCAACTGGAAGAGCCCTTCTTGGTAGGAAGGAAGATGCAGGTTCGATCCCTGTCAGTGGCTTTAGGAGACACCCGTGTTCAACGGACGGTTACTATTAGGTCCTGGTCCTAGTCTCGTCAGTGAAAAGGTCCTCTGGGCGATGTCCCGCCCAACGATTGGACACCTAGACCCCGAATTCATCAAGATAATGCGAGGGGTGCAGGACAAACTCCGCCAGGTCTTCCAAACCAGCAACGAGCTGACCTACCCTGTCTCTGGCACCGGCACAGCCGGCATGGAGACCTGCCTCACCAACCTGATCGAACCAGAAGATAGGGTTGCCGTGTTGATCAACGGTGTCTTCGGTCAGAGAATGGCCAATCTGGTTCGTCGCCTAAGCGCCGGGACTTGCTACGAGATCAACTTCCCGTGGGGGTCCCCAATCGAACCTAGCACAGTCAAGGATATCCTTGACTCTGAAGGATCATTCGACGTAATTTGTGCGGTCCACATTGATACCTCCACTGGTGTTCAGTCGGATATATGCTCTCTCGGTGAGATAATCCGAAGCGACAATGAAGATACTGTCTTCATAGTGGACGCGGTGACTTCCTTGGGTGGTTCGGAGCTTTACGTGGACGCCTGGCAGATCGACGCATGTTTCTCTGGTTCTCAGAAGTGTCTCTCTTGCCCTCCGGGCTTAGCTCCCGTCACGTTCGGCCCGAGAGCCCTCAAAAAGCGGAAAGCACGGAAGACGGCCCTTCCGAGCTTTTACTTTGACATCTTAGAGCTTGAGAAGTATTGGGGCGATGATCGGGCTTATCACCATACAGCCCCTGTAAACATGATTTACGCTCTAGACGCGGCACTCGATGACGTGCTAAGAGAAGGTCTAGAAAATAGGTGGGAGAGGCACAGGAGGGTGTCGGTCAATCTGGTGCATCAGCTTGAGAAGATGGGTATAGAATTACTACCAACTTTCAATACTGCGTCGCGCCCTCTTACCGCAGTGAAGATCCCCGAAGGAGTATCTGACTCTTTCGTGCGAGATGAACTTCTGTCCGGGTACAACATCGAGATTGGTGGTGGGCTTGGAGAGTTGAAAGGAAAAGTTTGGCGAATCGGCCTTATGGGCGAATCAGCTAGAAACGTACATGTACGGACGCTTGTGGAAGCACTAGAAGACGTCCTACGGAGAGAAAAATGGAAAGCGAGTTCCCAACCAAAGGCGTAGCAATCGGCTGCGGTATTCTTTTTACCCTTATCGTCGCCACGATGGTCGTCTGGCCACAGTATCGGGTATGGAGCAAGGAGCTGGAAGGTAAAGCGAAGCTCAAAGAGGCCGAGTGGAGCCGCCAGATCGAGATTCAAGAAGCCAAAGCCAAGATGGAAGCCGCAAAGAGCCTCGCGCAGGCCGAGATCGAGCGCGCCAAGGGTGTAGCCGAAGCCAACAAGATCATCGGAGATTCCCTCAAAGGGAACGAGTCTTACCTCCGATATCTCTGGATTCAGGGCCTCCACGACGGAAATAGTGAGGTCATCTATGTTCCGACCGAGACCAACCTACCAATCCTTGAAGCTACTCGCAAGCTTCAGAAACCAATAGAAAAGGCCAAGAAGTGATGTTCTTAGACAAGCTCCTCGAATTCGGAGCAATGTTTATATGTTTCATGTTCAAGCTAGCAATGAGGCTAGTATTGTCGCCATTTGTTCTTTTTGAATGGCTAACCAAACCAAAGAAAAACAATGACCCTTGGCCAAATGTTCCAAGGCCAGGTGAGAGAGGCGGAATAAGATGAAAATCCTACTAGATATGGATGGGGTATTGTGCAACTGGGTAAAGCCGGTTTGTGAGCTTCTCGATGTACCCTATCAAGAAACCTTGGATAACTGGAAGGTTGGTACTCACAATCTAGCCGGCAATCTTGAAATGGACAGAGCCAAGGTTTGGGAGGTCATCGATAGCGCAGGAGAAGATTTCTGGGCCAACCTGGAATTGTTCCCTTGGACTGAAGACATGTGGGAGCACTGCGAGTCTCTCGCAGACACCTACATCCTCACCTGCCCTTCGCTCCACCCCCAGAGCTTGTCTGGTAAGCTGAGGTGGATGCAGAAGCACCGCAACCGCTTCTTCCGGAAGTACCTCGTCGGCCCTCCCAAGTTCTTGTGCGCCGCCGAAGACACGTTGCTGATCGATGACAAAGACGAGAACATCGAGAAATTCATCGAGAGAGGCGGCAATGGTATCCTGTTCCCACAGCCCTGGAACAGGAACCATGAACTAGCGACGGAGCCAGCGGTTCGACTCAAATATGTGAAAGATCAGCTCGCTGAGATCGTAGAAACTCACCGGACTGAATATATTCACTAGTAAAGCCGGCGTAGCTCAGTCTGGTCAGAGCGGCTGATTTGTAATCAGCGGGTCGGGGGTTCGAATCCCTCCGCCGGCTCCACGATGACTAGTTGGAATAAACTAAGAAAACGTGCTCACCTAGCTGCAATCTGGGACGGATCTTCCATACCCAAAGTCACTATGCTCGCAAAAGTCGCGATCAGTGAAGCAAAATACAGAAATTTCAAACCGGTAATAGACGAAGAAACTCTGGCTGATCCAGAATTTATACCGGATGGCATCCTCCTGGACCTCTTCGCCAACGAAGAAGAGGAATATCTACTTGATTTAGAAACCGATATAGTATACATAATGGCGCGCGGTTGCGCTCAAAGCCAAGCCAAAAACGCGGAAGATATCAAGGCGATCATTGGCGCCTGTATATAACCATACAAGCCTACCAGGAGGGCAAGTATGCGAGTAATCGAAGGGGTGAGAGTCCGTGATTTGAAGGTGATCACGGACGAACGTGGGCGTCTCATGGAGATGCTACGTTCTGACTCTGATATCTTCATCAAGTTCGGACAGATGTACATGACCACTGCTTATCCCGGCGTGGTCAAAGCATGGCACTATCATAAAAAGCAGACTGATTACTTCGTCTGCGTAAAGGGTATGATGAAAGTCGTCCTTTATGATGATCGCCACGAGAGCCCTACCTTTGGAGAACTAAACGAGTTCTTCATCGGTGAACATAGCCCCCGAGTCATCGTCATTCCGCCTCTTGTTTACCACGGTTTCAAGTGCATCTCAGACACAGAAGCTATGGTGATCAATTGCCCCACTGAAGTGTACAACTACGATCAGCCTGACGAATATCGAATCTCACCGCATCGCGGAGTAACAGAGTCAGGCGATCTGATTCCATACGATTGGAAGAGATCAGATGGGTAACATTCAAGTTTGGTTTATCCCGGCGATGATGGCCATTATGGTAGTCATCCTATTGGCCCGCCGCGAGATGAGGAAGCGTGCTTGTGCCCGGGGCGACCACCAGATCATGAGGAAGCATTGGTGCGGATACTCCCTAGATGCGCCACAAGGGCACAGCGGATTTCGAGCTGTGGCCTACAGCCTGCACACGAGCTGGTTACAGTGCCGCTGTGGGTATCTCCCAGAAAGTGAAAAACGAGAAGTCCACGATTGTGATTCTATTCAGAGTTTGGAGATGCCAGACTACGATTGGCGTCGACTACGATCTGATCGTATACTGACCCAATCAACATGGTGGCGAAAAGCATGAAGGGTATAATCCTAGCTGGAGGGTTGGGCACTCGCCTTTATCCTCTCACCAAGATCACCAACAAGCACCTCTTGCCGGTCTGGAATAGGCCGATGATCCACTACCCTCTCCAGATGTTGAGGGAGGAGGGGATCGATGAGATCTGTCTCGTCGTCGGAGGTACCTTCGCTGGCCAGTTCATCCAACTCTTGGGTAACGGCGAATGCTTCAACCTGAAGCACCTTCACTACGTCTACCAGGAAGGGGAAGGCGGGATCGCTGAAGCTCTCCGCCTTACTCGATCATTCGTAGAAGGGGAAGACGTCATCGTAGCTCTCGGTGATAACATCTTCGATTACCCGATTGATGATTTCATCAACGATTTCCATTCCCAGGAAGGTCCGAAGAAAGCACAGATCTACCTGGCAGAAGTAGACGATCCATGTCGCTTTGGTAATCCTGAAATCAGCGAAGATGATAAGATCGTCCGCATCATAGAAAAGCCAGATAAGCCTGTATCCAAGTACGCTGTAACCGGGCTGTACTGCTACGATTCTTCCGTTTTTGATGTGATCGACACTCTCGTGCCATCTGCACGAGGAGAGCTTGAAATCACGGATGTCAACAACGCCTATCTGAAAATGGGCGCTCTGGAACACACCTATGCAGATGGCTGGTGGACCGACGCCGGCACTTTTGAGTCTCTGCGTCTAGCTAGCGACCTAGTTTACAAGAAAGAGCGCCGCGAGTTTCGCGAGTTCGACAAGATGCTTTAGGGTAACTGGCATCTCACCACGAAGCGTGGCGGATTCCGTTGGTATTCCCAGTCTTCTGGGTTATATCCGTCAATGATAAATGGTCGGGTCCCCCCAAGCTTTTCCATTATTCCTCGTAAACTATTAAACTCAAAAGTCTGTACAGGACCGCCATATGGCTCGCTGCTACAAGCGATACCCATGTTTTCGATCTTGTCACGAGTCAATAATTCTGGCATTCGATGATCTCCAAAAAATTCCTGCGTTAGATACATGAGTAGAGAAAAACCAACCCTCCCAGAAATAGTACATTTCTGGATTAGAGAATATATTGAAACGGTAGATGATGTCTTTATTTCCTTCCCGGTTTTCATGGACGATGATTGGTATAGATCATTCAATGTGATCCACTTAGCACATAAGAAGTTCCGAACTAGAATGCACTTTGATATTCAGCTGAAGTATGTTGGGCTCTTTTGGGCTGTGGAGACTTACAGCAAGAAAGATATGACCAAGACGGAACTGAAAAGAGGGAAACCAGTCTTCCCTTATGATCCGGAGTTCTTTGACGATATAGGTACATATATTCAAGAGTGGATAACGGAGAATCTGGAGAAGGAAGATGAAGAAGAAATGCAGCAAATGCAAGGACCCGAAGGACCCGAGCGAATTCTATAAAGATAGTCGCAATAAAGATGGCCTACAGTCCGCTTGCATAGTATGCCACAAAGAAGTCTTGGCAGACTGGCGCTCCCGAAACAAGGATAAGGTCAAGAAGTATAATAAAGATAAGCGGCAGAGGAAGAAAGAAGGCATCGTGAAGAAACATCGATTCCAAAAGATTGCCACGCTTTATTCCGAGATGGCAAAGGAAAGTGGTGTTCGCAACGAGCTGACCAAAGAACAGCTCGATACCGTCGCAGCGCATTGGCATAGCCGGTGCGTGTACTGCGGAGAGATCTCTGAGACCTTCGACCATCTTTCTCCAATCACAGGTACCGGCCCAAACATCCTCTACAACGTAGTGCCAGCCTGCGAAGGGTGTGCCCTCAAGAAGAACGAGACAGACCTATTCTTCTGGGCGTTCATCGCGGGCAAGAAGATAGGCCCTATCTTGACCTGGGCAGCTCGCGACACCGAACTCATCAAAGAGTTGAACCGAATAAGGGAGAGGTCTTGCGCTCACTCTTTCCAATCAGAGATGAGAATAGCACTGAAGGCGGCGATCAGTAACCCTCAAAAATAATCTATGGACACTTCCGGTCTCATAGAAATCGCCCACATCCAAAATCTGACGCGCCAACCGGTCCAGATTATCGTAGACGAACCGGAAGAAGACACGGCTCCCATCCTGTTTGCAGGGAGCGGCTTAGTCTACCTCGCTCCAGGTGAGACGATCGAGGTGAGAGAGGAGCGGGTGAATCGCGGCCAACTGGAGTACCTGTTCCAGGAGCGGTTCATCTTCTTACGTTATATGCAGCGGGATATCGACGCCGTTACGTAAGTTCTTTGAGAAACGGTCGTCTCACCCCATCCGGCCCAAAGTTGGCAATTTGCCATCTTAGGGACGCAAACCGGACATTGATCCAGTAGCCGTCTGGGAATTCTGCTGCTTTGCCGTTCCTGTAATACGAAGGCGGGAGAGACCAACTCTCTTCAGTAAGACTGACTTCCCAATCGGCCTTCTTGAAACCTCGCGCTCGTGCTTCTTGTCTGATTCGTTTCCAAACGGCTTCCCGAGCGGTCCACCATCCGCATTCGACCCCGTACCGATGCTGAGATTCAGCTATTATTACTTCTACTAGATCTATAGTTTCTAGCTGTAGCTGATCTATAGAAACCGGAGTTAGTCCAAACAGCCATCTAAGCATCTCTCAATATCCTTCGCACGTCGGTTAGGACCTCTCCCAACCAGTTCTTGCCGAGCCAGTCGATCCGGCGCTGGGCTGCAGGGTCACTCTCTCGCAGGCCAATGCCCCAGATCTTGTCATAGGGCGAAGCTTCTACTAGGGTAGTGCCTTCGGTATTTTCTAGTCTGTGTAGTAGATGGGCGTTCTGAGTGAACTTAGCCACGTTTCCACGATGGACTATGTTCCAACAGCGTGGGCGGCCGTTTTCTTCGTCTTCAGTCCACGTGTCGAAGTCGAAATTCTGGACCTGACGCCCAAGCTTTTTCTGCACCTTGGGGCTGTCGCTCTCCATGATCATTCGGAGAGTCTCTTCGTCCTTGAAGAGACGTGCTTTCTCCGCCATCATGTACTGTTCTGCACAGTTATATTCTATGGTATCAATTGTGAAGTAGCTATAATACCATTGAGAGAAGGGGCCGTTCCAGAAGAACGTGAACTGTTCGTCATGCATTGATTTGGATTTCCATTCTCTTCTTGCACTTGGGACATTCGCACCGGAACTTGACATATTCGATCTGGTCAATTCCAGAGTCGTACGACGTGACTCGGAGCCACATATTCTTGGGCGGAATGTCAACCTCACCACAGTCAGGGCATAGCACCTTGAAAGACACCATGGCAGGCTCGATAGTATAAGTATCACCCATCTGATTTCTTACCGTAAACCTTTTGGAACTTTTCTTCTAAGCACTTCAGCCTATATTGCATTTGGGATATAGTACAATCCATACTGTGCTTCATGCCATTCAGACTGCTTTTCGCAGACTTAATTTCGTCAGCTAGTCTGGCTTGGACTTGATCCGTCTCTTCCATCTGACGCCTCCGTGCTTAGATCGGACAGATCAAATACGGGAACGGCCGCTTCATTTGGATGTAAGAGCTTGTGGCAATGACGACATTTCGAGTCAGATAATAGGTTCTTAGTATGACAACTGCTACATGCGGCTGTTTCTATCTTCTTGGGGCTCTTCTGGGAACGTTTCTTTGGCGCCCCTTCGCGGATGAAGAACTTTTTCGACTTTCGTAGTACCTTGTTGCCGCTCTTCTCTTCTCTGAGCATGAAGAGAACGCCCCGTTTGGTAATTTGGACGCCCTCGATGACAGCTGGTTGGTTGGAGCGGATACCGATAGCCGTCACTGGCTCCCCGATAAGCTCGATCAGATTCTTAACTGTGAGTTTTTCAAGCTTCTTCTTATCGAGATTTTCTAGTATCTCTTTGGGAGTCATGAGGACATACCTTCTGTTTGGAACGTCAGGGTCGTCGGTGATCAAGTCTGCGATGTCGTCAGGCTTCATGGTTAGGTATACCGTAGAGCTTTCCCGATCATCATCCAGAGCGCTTCCAGCTCTGAGGTTGACATGTTAGCGTAGGAGCTGCCTAGATCCAGAGAGTAGAACGAGTTCTCTTCCATCTCTATTTTAGAAATTCCAACTCTAGTGATCAATTGGTGGATCTCATCCCCTACTACTTGGTCGTCTGGTCTCCGGACCAGGACAAATTTCTTGGCAGGAATTTCCATTTCATCGTGCCAGACAAGCTCAGCAGGGTCGTCGGTCATAGGTATTTCCTAACCACGTTGGGGTATTGTGCTCTTAGTCTGTTCCGAAGTTCATTTAGGGCTAATGGTTTGTTCGCATTGTAGCGATTATAGAACCGCTGCATGATACCCTTATTTATCCTATGCCGCTTCTCCCATCCGGGAGATCTACCATGCCATAGATGGAACAAAGACACTGTTCTTTCATTGAAGAATTTGCAATTGTCCTTCAATCGAATGAAGAAGTCGCAATCTTCACACCCATAGCCAACGTAGGCATCATTGAACCCACCAACCTGGAAGTAAGTTTTCCTGTGGCAAGCTAGAGACCCTCCCTCGAAGTATCCCACTGCACGTTCGCATTCATTAGTTTCGGTCACCTTGCCCTTATTGAATATCTCATGGGTGGTCCCATGGTTGAAATAGAGGACATATTTTCCAACGTGAACACCTTCATATTCATTTAGCAGTTTGAATATCTTCCCTGCATAGTCATTGGACATCATGATGTCCGCATCTTGGAGTAGTAGGCGTTCGGTCTGCGCCACTGCGGCCCCAAGGTTGAAGGCTACCGCTTTCGTGAATGGTTGGTCAGGAGATTTCCCGGCGATTTGCCTGTGGGTGCATGGCCCAATCTTGTCATAGCGAACTTTCTTCATCACATCTTGTTCTACTACGATCAAATCAATGTGGGGGAACAGTTGCCCCTTCATGTTCATGGCGACCGTTTCGATTACTCTTACATCGCGATCTTCGGCCCGGCACGGGATAATAATAGACATCCCAGGAACATCACAGCTTGGCGTAGCGTTTACTTTGATGCGGTTGTGATCTTTCTTGTGTTGGTTGAAGATCGACCTATTATCTCGAAGCCCAGATTTGGGCACTGAGGTGATCTCAGGGTGGATTTTGAAGAACTTATCAGCGCCATCAACGTCGTGGAAACCGGGCGGTTGAATCTTAGATAATCCCACGCGGTTAGACCAATCTACGTGCTCCATCCCATAGTAGCCAAACTGTTCATCGAAATATCCGACGCGCTGGAAGGCTGTTTCATCTAGTGCCATCACAGCACCATGTGGTTTATCGTGTATAGTCTTGATTATCTTGCCGCTGACTCTAGATCCTGAACCGTCTTTGGCCGTTGCACCATATACACCAGCCTGGCGATAGCAGAAGTGGTGGTACTTCTTGGTAAGCTCCATCACTTCAAAGTAGAAGCTGTCCCAACCACGGCTCATAATCTGAACGTCGTCATTCAGCAAGAGCTTATACTTGAATCTTCTCAAGCAGTTCAGTAAACGGTTGCTTTGACCAGCGATCCCCAACCGTACCGAATTGTCCAATAATACTATATCTTTCTGCTCTCGAAGCCATTTCTTCACTTCGGGCCTGTCGGACTCATCGCTTACGAAGATCGTCGTCTTGGACAGATCTGTGAAATTCCGGATTGAATCGAGCAGTCGTCGTATGCAGTGTAGCCTATTGTAACTTAGGATTCCTACTCCGATGTTGTTGGAAATAGGAATGGTGAGACCAGAGGATTCAGCACGAAAGAGGCGCGTTGCATCTCCAGAAATAGCTCTGCCAACCATACGGCCTCTAGTTCGGCGACCAACATAGTTAGCTCGTCCTCGTTTCCGGGTCGGCTGTCTAGGCTTTCTCTGTCCACGTGGCGATTTCTTCCTATCACTATTGGGGTTTACCCCTGCAGCGCGTCTTCGTTTCACGATTTTTACTGCGCTCTTTTTTTTCAGTTTCCCCTTCTTAGTAGAAGGGCTCGGAAGGCTTATTTGCTCTTTCTGGGCGTCCCCTATGACCCGTACTTCCCGTAAGAACTGAGGAGAGTATTTGGAGAACCACTTGGGTAGTACAACCCTTGCCGACTTAGGTACTCTGATGACTTTGCCATCAGGCCCAGGCAGGGTTATACTGTACGGATGTGGGTTTACGTACTCTATCAGCATCTATACTATCTACCAACGTAGAATGTACAGTATGTTTGATAGTGCCGACAGGCTATTTGGGCTTTAGTATCTGCTTATCGTGCGCAGCTTTGCCCTTGGTGGTAGACTTGCCAGGAGTATTATAGTCATGATCAAAGTCCGAAGTAGCATACTTCATCATGAACCGGGAGCCCTTTCCAGCCTTCGCTCCCTTCGGCAAGCCCGTCTTCTCATCCTCCCAGCCTTTGTAGGGGTCCGTAACGCCCTTGCTTGGCTGTGAACCCGTCTTTACCGGGGTCGTATAGTCTTCGTAGAGGAGAGAAAGTTTCATAGATATTCGCCGTACCAGCTTACTTTATCGTCTTGCTGGTCTTCCCACTTCTTCCTTTTGCGACCCATCAAGATATCTCGATCTTTCTTATCGAGCACTTGAGTGGTCATCGGCATCGCGATGGAACCAGTGGTTGTAGTCGCTTCATCTAGCAGTTGGTTGATTGCGCCGTAAAGGATGGTCTTCTCGTTTTCCGTGAGGCCGATCTCTTCGATGGCGTTCTCTACGAGCCCAAGCCCGCGCTCGATGCTCGCCATCGGGACTTCAGGAACCTCAGCAGCAGGCCGAGCCCCAACATCGTCTGGCATCTCTTGATCAGGAGCCTGGGCGCCCATTGGAGCCCTGGCGCCTTCGGGGGTGGGGTCCCCGAGCTTTTCGCCAGCCGCCGATCCTTGTGGGATCTCATCGTAGTAGTTGTATACTGCGAGGGCTTCGGCACCACGCTTCGCGGACATCTGCATCAGAGTGCCGCTAAGCTTGATCAGAGCCGCTTCAAGAGCCCTGTTCGGTCCGCTAAGAAGACCAGTGATCTGGTTGGCGTATTCGCCGAGACCAACACTGACCTGGTTGTTCCCTAAAACGTTAGCTGCTTGGCTGAGAAATTGCTTAGCAGCATGGAGTTTGTGGAACGCCCTCATAGACTCACGCATCTTATCGGCGTCTGAGAACTCTACAGCCTCAGGTTTCGGAGGTTTCTCCGCACCGCCAGCAAGTTCAGGTCTGTCTAGAGGGACTTCTGGTTCTGCGGCCAAGTCTGCGTCGAGTTCCGCGTCAAGCGGGTCCTCTCCGATAGCTTCGGCCAACAGTCGGCGTTGTCTTGATGATAGTTTGTTCATTTAGATATATTTGATCATTCGGGCCTCAAACACATCCTAGTTACCCATTCCAAAAATTCAGCGGGATCACATACATCATGCTTGATGTCCCAGATCGCGACCATCTCCCGAGCCAACATGGAACAGTCTGGGTCATCACCATCTACAACGTCCTGGACCTTCTTGAAGATCTCAGTATTGTTTCCATTAGCCACAATGGTTTTTAAGACCTCTTCAAAGGGGTCTCCAGCCTCTAAGGCTAATTTCTCTGCGCGGAGGCGCATTTTTCGCCGCCTTTGCCAATGTTTACCACCCAGACCTTTATAAGTGTCATCCCTATCTCTGCGGAACTTCCCATGTTCCGCTCTGGTAAAGATGCCCAGATTGTCTAGAGAGTTATTATGGCCGTTCCCGTCCAGATGAACCACAAACATGTCATCTACGTTGAAACCTGCTCGCTCTAAGAGCCACCGATGCTCCTGGACGCGATGGTCTTTCCCGTCATCCCCTCGCCATTTGAGCATAATAGTTTTCTGACGAGTCCAGCGGATGGGGCGTTCTGCCGTGCCAAGGTAACACGCGTCACTACACGTCTTTTTGCGCGAGTTGCTGCGAATGAAGTCGCCACAAACTGCACAACGGCGCTTTCGTTGGCCTTCTCCAGCGCAAGCAGTGCTACAGTACTTGAGCTTGGCTTGCTTCACTTCGGTTCCGCAGATCAGACAAGGCTGCCGTTTCCGCCTACCGATATATTGACATTCGGCTGAGCAGTACTTCTTCTGGCTCTGTTTCCGTGGGCCTTCACAAACTAGGCATTTCAGGTCTTTGAATTGCCTAGACGCGTTATAGCAGGTCCTGGAGCAGTATAGCCTACCAGCTCTGGGTGTAGTCCCACCGCACGTGCGACATCGAGGGCGTCTTGGGAAGCGTGACGCGTTATAGCAGCTCTGGCTACAAAACTGTCGGTGCGGCTCTTTGACAGGCTCGCCACAGTGCTGGCACGGATTTCGATCTTTGGTGTTATAGACCGATCTGCAGTCAGTACCGCAGACTATGCGATGAGAAGCTTTGACTGGCTTCGTGCACACCTTACATTTTGGCCACTTCTTGAAGCACTCTTTACTACAAATTGCTACTGGGCAATCTTCTATCCCCGTACCCCAATCAACGAGGTTTTGGCATATACGGCACTTTTTTCGTTGTTTTCGGCGCATTGACTACTTTTCTGGTTACGGTGGCGTATAGCGGGAACATTGACTTCCCACGCGGCGTCTGTCGCTCTACCGTCTCAAATGCGCTTGTTTTAATTGTTAATTCCCCAGCGAAGTTGCCCTTCCCCGCTTGTATAGCATCCAAAGTCGCATCATCTATATTCACGACCTTGTTGACTTCCTGGGTTGGCACGATCTTAGAAAACAAGTCTCTGATCATGCCAGGCCCAACGAACTTGTTGAGCGAAAGACGGACGTCTACGAGCTGCATCTTGCCTTCTCGCAGGCCCATGTACAGGAGAGCTTGGCTAAGTCCAATCGTCCGGAATAATCGAATAGTATTGTCCAGATACTTCCCAATAAACTCATTCGCCAACTTGGATAGCTCGCCGGCCTTTTGTATATCGATCTGCTTCCCGTTCCAATCTCCGAACCTTACACAGATATTATCGTCTTGAATCAGAACGTTGGCTGCGATGCCGTCTTCATAGCCTTTGATAATATAGGCTAATTTACCATTCAGCTCAGGCACTTCCGACAGTGGAAGGACGTCCGGATAAGGCAGGAAATCAGGAAGTTCTATAGTTTCAGACGAACCAGACATAGCTAGTCCCATTTCTTTGTTGGATGGCGTACTTTCCGCCTCGGGATGATGTGACCTTGCCAATATCCACGGTCCTCTTTCTCTTTTCCATATCGGAAGGGGTCATCGTAAAGAGGAGAAAAGGCAGACCGGCTTGGATCACTTCGACTGTATAGTTTCGCACATTGAGGGAAGATACTACCCCGTACCAGTGGAACAACCAACCATGATGCACAATGAAGTCGCCTACCTGTGGCTGCCACTTGTCAATTGGCAGATACTGAGCCAGAGGCATTGTCGAGATGTTCATTCGTTTCCCTCGTTAGTTTGCCGCTCTTGGGATCAAATACAAATGTCCCATCGTCCAGCTGCCACTCAATCATATTATCTGAACGGCGTTTTGCGTCAAGACAGCGCTTGATCATCAGGTCCACCCAGCCGAAACGAGTGCCACTTGGGAGCGAGACTGGTGTAAAGCCCCCGAACGCATCATCGTCTGCAGGGTTCCCCTGCGCAGCAAATAGTTCTTGCTGACGCGTCACCATCTCTAACCCTTGCAGGAGCAGTTTACGCTTATTCGTGCTGCTTAGGGTCGCTTTGATAGTGCCGGATCTTTTGATCGTGTCGTCATCTGGGTCGAACTTGACGTCAGATGCGTCAGTCTCAATCGTGACATCTTGATTGGCGTGGTGATCTGGGAGGAACGGAGCAATCGCTTTCTTAAGCTCCGATAGATTCCTCACTTGGACCCCTTCCTTCAAGAGATTCTTCTGTTCGTCCGTTAATTTCATCGTCTTCCTCTTTTGCGTTAATAATTACCAATTGGAAGGGTTCACCATTCAACCTTCTATTCATCAATACATGCAGGAGGTTAGAAAGGCGATGTAAAGCGAATGTCTTCACTACACCATCGAAGACCCATAGGCCAATAATGGTGCCGGGAAGAAAGAATCCAACGGTCAGAGCAGCCCAGACGGACATACAATAGCCGCAGGTGACAAGCGTAGCCGGTAGTCCGGGCCATTTTGTCGCCACTTTGTCCCGGAAGTCGAAGAACAGTACGGAGGTCGTGATGATCTCTGAGACTGCTTCGACGTACAAAATGGCCAAAAGCCAAATTGCGACGTATTCCATTTGTTATCTATTGAAGAGTTTCTTGCAGGCTCTATTCAAGCAGACATATCTGATTGCTGTGCGCCTGGTCCTGTGGTCATACTTATGTACTTTCCTGGTAGCAGACCCACAGGCGGGGCATTCCGGATTATTGTTCCGGATGCTTATTGATCTTGGTGGTCTCTTTTTTCCTTGTCCGCAACATCCCATACTACATCTTTGATTTTACTCGCTCGATGATGGTTTCTCGGGATAGCTTCAAAAGATCGTCTAACAGGACCACGTGGACGTCCATGATCGGCATGTTCGCACCGTAGAGCGGCGCGCCAAGCTGTCGATATAGATCGTCGTGGAGCATCGCAAATAGAGGTAGATGATTGCGGGTAAAAATGGTCAGAGGTTGGAGACCTGATATTTCCGCTTCTTCTCTGGTCTGCTCCCAGAATTTGTGGAGCACCGACTTGGTAGAAACAAGAGAAGTGGAGAACTTCCACGCTTCGTTGTTCTTGATCTCTACACAGAAGGGGAATTCTTCGTCAGTAGTGACGATATCTCCCTTCATCTTGAAGTCGCCACCTTTATCCCAACCGCCGGAAGAAGGTGTAGGACGAAAATCGCCAGTCCCCCACCATTCTTGAAGGATCTTGGCTACTTCTCGCTCTTTCCGTTTTCCCTTTCTGCGGGAATGCTTACCACTCGCGCTCGCAGAACGCTTACTAGCAATTTCAGCGAAGGGGAAGATAGCAAGATTGCGAATGTCATTATTACTAACGCATCCATCCAGGTGATATGGTATCTCATAGTCTTCTAGGCGGCGATGGTAATAGTGCTCAATCTTTAGCTCGTGGACCAAGCGTCTGCGCTTGCTTCTTATCATCCACTCATGCGGCTCGTTTTCTTCTTTGTCCAGCCAGCCTTTTGGATAGTCCACATAGACGAACCCATCTTTCCGCAGCTTCTGCGAGAGCCGTTCCCACCACTTCTCCCCTGCCTTTCTAGATAGAGGAGTGCCCCCGTAGAAGTAGAAATAACCCTCGGGGGCAATGCAGTGTTTGGAAATGAGATGCTTTAGAAACTTCTCATTCTTGTCGAACTGCTCGGCGCAGATCTCACATTCGTTTTTATATTCATTCATCCACTCTTAGATACTAATCGCTTGAATGGCTTAATATACTGGTTCCCTTCCATAACCACGCCGTTTACCTTATTCTTGCGCAGCGATTCTACCACTTTGCTATACTCGAAGATAGTCTTCGAAGTAAGCTTACCCTCGACGTACATCATGTTGTCGAGGAGGTGAGGGCAGAGCGACATGTCAATCAGCGCTCGGTTGCGGCGGAACAGAGTAGACCCTACAATCTCTGCTACTCCTTCGTTCATCACTTTGGCTCGATCAGACTTGAAGAACTCCTTCCTGCGAACCAAGTCTACAACCAAGCTTTGCGACTTCACCTTGCCTACACCGTAGTACCCGGCGATGTTGTCTGACTTGTCCCCGGCGAACGCCTTGGCAAGAACCGGATCGTGACGTGGCACATCTTCGATGCGCTTTTTGTACCGGTTCATCGGGTTGTGGATGTCAATCGTGCCGTACTGGTAGCTGATCTGCTTGAAGTCAGCATCACTCGATATGATCAGGACCCTCTCGCCAAGAGTAGACCGGCAGAATGCATAAATCAGGTCGTCAGCTTCCTGGCTCTCACGGAAGTACTGCCGTAATCCCATGTTCTTGAGGATGTTGACGCAGATGTGGGTCTGTCTTTTCAGTTCCTTCCGCACGTCGATCTCGTAATCAGCGTACATTCCCTTCCGGTGTCCCTTGTAGGTCGGCATGATCTCATGCCTCCAGGACGGTGAAGAGTCCCAGAATATGTGCATATTCTTGGGCTTGAAGGAGTCTAGGTATTTGTGCAGGAACTTGACCATGATTGCGAAATAGTCATGGCCCTTCGCACGGAAAGCTGCATCCCTATACCCGGCAAAGATCGCTCGATATAAGGCGTTCTTACCATCTATGAGAAGATGGTCATAGTCTTTCGTTGTACTCATGTGACCTCCTGAAAACAGGACGAGCCCCCTTGCGGAGGCTCGTCCCTACCTGAATTTGCCGAAACCGACTAAACTACTCGTCGGAGTGGATCTCAGCGAGGAGGCCCGCCAGCTCCTCGTCGTCCTCTTCCTCGGTCTCGGTCTGCTCCGTGGCTTTCGTGGCCTTTGGCTTTGCAGCCTTCTTTGCTTTGGCCTTCGGTGCAGGTGTCTCTTCTTCAGGCTCGTCCAGCAGCTCTTCCGTGTCCTCGGTCGTGTCCTCTACCAGATTGTCGCTGGTATCGGCCTTGGTATCGACCTTGGTGTTGGTGTTTGCTGTGGACTTGGTGTCCTGCTCCTCGTCCCCGTCGAACTCAGAGGTAGCGTCACCGTCGTCCTCAGCGAGGATTTCGTTGACGATCTCCTTGAGCTTCGCCGGGTTCCGCTCATCGAACTTGGCGTGGAGGTCATGGCGTGCATCCAAGATCTTCTGGATCTTGACTGCGTTGGTGCCACCCTGACCATCCTTGACCAGCGGCCCGAGTGAGTTGGGCAGGAACTTCGAGGTCTTGTAGTTGTTGAAGCCGCTTTCCTTCACGGCCACAAGCTGGAAGGTGTAACCACCCGGGTTAGGGGTTCCATCATCGAACTCTTCCAGTCCGGTCAGGTAGAAGACGCCGAACGCTTCGGGATCATCCGGATCACCACCATCATCATCCTTGGCGATGGTCTTCTCCATGATCTCAGCGATCGTCTTGGGCAGCTGTACCCACTTCACCTGGCCCCGGAGTTCTTCCGGAGTGGACTCGTACGGCGGGAACCAGACGTTCACAGCATACCGCGTATTCGGCAAGTAGGTCTTGCCGATGTACGAACGCTGCTCCTTGTCATCGGTCTCGCTGAAGAGTTCGAACCCGAACTCGCACATCGGGCAGTCTTCACCGTCGAAGATGCGCGGGCAGGGGTGGGGGCGCTTCTTGTACCAGTGGTATCCCACCGGGACGTAGAAGATTTCGTCCATGCCACGGGAGGCGTTACCCGTTGCGCAGACATCCCCTTCTTCCAGAGGTGGAAGGACCACCAACTTGAACTTCTTGGTGTCGCCTTCCTTGTCGATCTTGGGCGGGTACCATTCGTTGGGATCCCGTTGGTTGCCGCCCTTCTTGTCGGCCAACTTCTTACGAATTCGGTCAAGCATTTTCTGCTTATTCATAGCCTTTTGCTCCTTTTGCTGTTTGGCTATTCGGACTGTTTGGACTGTTTTGCTACGATCGCTACGTTGCTCTTTCAGATACGTTTGTTCCCCACCTATATTATATATTGCTCTGTTGCATTTCCATTCGTTTGAACCCAGCCAACGAACGGAGATGCTCAGATTTCATCCGCAACGCTTCCACGATCCCGTACAACTTGCTTTCGGTTCTCTTCTCTTGGATATAGGTCGCATCCAACTTGATCATCTTGACATCTTTTTCCATCAGGTCTTTGATGTCTTCGCGGCGCAGTCCAGCTCTAGTGCCGATTCCTCCGCCGGATGCGGCGATCTTCTTGCTCTCGTCCAGAAGCTCTTGCGTCACCATCCCTCTTCGCGCTTTGATTTTCCGCTCGATCACCATGACTCTGGCCCGTTGCTCGGCTAGAACTGAAGACCACCAAGCGAACATCCCTGGCATTTCAGTCAGTTGCTCTTCTAGGAGGTCATAGTCTATAGCTATGTCGCCCCGGAAATCTCTATCGATTTCTTCGCCGTTCGGGAGCTTGACCTTAATTCGGATTACAGCTTTTGCGACATCTTCGTCTATTTGATCGAACCAGCTTTTCACTTTCTGAACTCCTTATATCGCTTCCACTTTCGCCATCGCTTCCCTATGCTCACCTTTACCGGAAATACGGGGTTTGAGGACAGAACCCCATCGAACGGTCTCAACATCACTGGGAGCACTTCCTTGAGAACGTTAGATACCGAGGATTTATCGCAAGATATTATCACGGAGTCATGCACTTCGGTGAGGATCTGATCTGGCATCATAGCAAATAGCTTGATCAGTACCAGCTGCATCGCATGGGCTACTGTTCCCTGGATGATCGCGTTGAAAGCGGTCTTTTCCCCGCTTTCAACGGAGAACCTGCGACCGAGTATCGTCTCAGTATAGCCTGTGTCTCTCATCTCTACTAGAGCTTCTTTCATCCAGTTGAGAAAGCCTGGATAGTACTCGAACACTGGGCTTTCCACATTGAGCGAGTACATGCTCTTGAGAAATTCGACTTTCAAGTCTTCACGGTTTGCTTCGTACCCACAATGCTTCTGCAGGTCTTCAGCTAGAACCGTATACGGATCTGACTTTTCGAAGACTGCCTGCATCTTCTCGTCTTTGGACAGGACTGAAGCAGCTCGGAGGTCCGCGCCCATCCAGTCGAAATGGACCAGATAATCTTCACTACCCTCAGCGATCCGGACGTCTGATTCTTCTGTTGCACCCTGAATGTTGAACCCGGAAGTGGAAGACCTACCGGTAATGGTGAACCCGTAGAGAGGTTTCTCAAGCTTCCAATCTACAATCACACCCCGGTTCTGGAGATGCTGATAGACTAGACATGCGTCAGCCAGTATCTTCTGCCATCTCGATGGCTTTGTCTTCTTCATCGAGATCAACTTGCTGGCGATGTACTTCTTAGCTTGCTTGAGGTCGTCTGGTTGCACTCTGAGGCTTGGGAACGTATAAGCGTCATACGTGCAAAAGGTGGGCAGATCTAAAGCCCAGATATGGGTCTTCATGTCGTTGACGAAGACCTTTGTTGTCAGAGCTTCGATGACCTTCTGTTTATTCTCTTCCACCTGGTACAGTGACAGTCCGGTACCCTTCATGTACATGGGGTAGAACTTCACCGTTTTGTCAATGACCACGCCAGAAATTAACGGTTTCGGCGGGTCATGCTCATCGAAGAGGGTGTAGAGGAGCTGCACGACGTTCAGATACGATGCGTGGGGAGCGGTTCCAGGACTATATAGAAGAAAGGAGACTTATTATGAAAATGCACGTTCGACTCAACCCAGAGAACCCTTCGGCGATGGAATCCGTCACAGAATATCTCGGCCGGATGGGTATTGTTATGCTAGAACAGCATAACAATCTTATCGTTATCGACATGGCTGGAGACCAGCTGAAACACTTGATCTCTCACACGGACGTCCAAGGGGTAGTAAACCCGGAGAACGGCAAGAGCTACATGTCTAAGTGATCTTCCCGCCGCCCTGATTACCTTTCCCAAACCCAAAATAGCTGGTCTTCCTATTGCCGTGGCGGTCGTAGCCTATCTTCCCTGCATTGCGCAGCTTCTGGGCTAAGTCGTCCTTCTCTCCCGCCTGGCGCATATGACCGTATGGGTCTTCCTTCATCAGCTTGTACAAGTTCATATCTCTTGTACAACCTTGTTTGTCTAGATAGCCGTCACCTCTAACATAGCTGACGACCTCTACACCGATCATAGTCTTCTTACAGACTACTCCGCAGCAAGGACACGAGATCTCCGGATCATCGAAGATTGAGTGGCGCTCTTCCCAGACTAGAGGCTGGGCCCCATCTTTCCTAAAGTCGATCTGAACCTTCTTCTCGATTTTAGTCTCTAGATGGAGTACCCCATCTTCCTCGACCTCTTCTACAGCGTCGGAAAGAGTGCAGGTTTCGCAGAGATAGTTATACCAGGGCATTACTTATTGTATCTCTTGTGGCTCTCGGGCGACCACTTCATCTTGACACCGCTTTCTCCAGCGACGAAGTGGTAAGACTCATTCGACGTCGAAGTGTGGGAGCTTGGGTTGTGTACCGGCTTCGGCTTATTTGAGGTTGCATCCAAGGCTGCTTTGTACCGATCGGATGTCTTGCTGTTCCATTTGCAGGCCATACAAGACTGGTGATCGTCAGAAGAAAGCAGCTCATGCTCTCCACAGCTCGGGCAAGCATCCTTTAGTCGCTCAATCCTCTTGGTCGGACGCTCTGCTGGATCAGTCTCAACCTCGTCAGCATAACCTACTATCGAAGCTAGATCCACCCCGATTTCCATGTTTTCGAATTCTTCGTATCGACCAAGCCCCGGCTCTCCAACTTCTCCAGGTTCCCCCTCGGGGCAATCGGTACCCGCAATCTCTGTTCCAAATGAGATTACAATGTCGTCGCTTGTTTCAACGAGAATCTCAGTAGGCGCTTCTATTTTAACTGGCGCTACAATAGAGATCTCATCAGAGATTGTGATCGATGGGGTATTGCAACCACCAGGTGGTGAGTAGACTGCTGGAGGTGGAGGGGTTGGCCTCTTTCTCTTAGTCCTGTCGAACATGCCCTTGCCATTGCAACGTGGGCAGGGAGGGTTATCTCCGTCTTGGGCTACCTTGGAGAATCCAGTACTGTTACAGAGAAGGCACTCACCAAGATCGCCGTAAATCCCTCGGCCATCTTCGTTGAGAGACTTGAACCGCTCCTGAATTTCCTTGTCAGAAGTCGGTACGATCGTCACACATGTGGTACCAGCATCGCCAACGATCTTAGTTGGAATTTCAATGCCAGCACCTAGCTTGTTCTTTACCGTCTTGGTCTTCTTGACATTCGTCTTGAATGCTTTCTTCGCACCATGTTTGTCAGCAAGCGGTGCCGTCGTATCGTATGGATCGATAGCTTCTTTTTGGAGTGGCGGTGTGACGATTTCTTTCGCTTCGTGGCGAAAGGGGCCTTTCCCATCCTCCGTTTTCTCAGCGATTAGGCCAAGCACGAGCTGGTCAGCCACTGCCTGTTCTTCTTTGGTGGGTGGCTTCTTTTTCTGCTTGTCCAGCTCCTCAGCGATCCTATCGATGTCTTCATTGCCACCGCTTAGTTTGTACTGTAGCTTATCGAACTTCTCTTGTAGTTCAGCGCGAAGCTTCTTCTCGTCGTTGACTGCATCTTCTGCAGTCGCCTTGATCAGTTGGTAATCGAGTTGAAGGTTACGGAGATTTTCGCGAGTCTCAGCTAGCTTGATTTCGGTAGCTTCTAGCTTACTGTTGGCGATATCGAGAGCCAACCTCTTGGAGTCTATAGTATCTTGAGCTGCATCGAAATCGCTCAGACACTTATTGAGTGTCACCCCTTGGGCGACCTTCTCTTCTAGGATCTTCTTGATTTTCTCAGCTTGCCAGTCACGGGCTCGCGTCAGATCCTTGATCTCTTTATCCTTGCGATCGATCTCCATAGAAGCTAGCCATTCTTCAAGCTCCATGAAGTCGCCAATCGGCTTATCTTTACGAGTATTCAGGACGCGGATAGACTCAGCATCTCGGAAGCTCATAAACTCCCCGCCTTCCACACCCACTTTAGTGCGGACCAGCGCGCCGTTGTCACCCAAGATGATTACAAGGTCTCCAACTTCAAGGAAGAGGTGCTTCTTGACTACGCCTTGGTGGAGTGCTTCTTTTGCGCCCATTATTCTTCTCCTGTGTGTTCCTTCGCTATATTTACTTCTCCAAGTATTTTGTCAACTATGAGTCGATCGATCTCTTCTTTCATCTTAGGCAACATGCGGCGTGATAAAGCCTGTTCGTGATATTCTTGGTCACTATAGCTCTTGCCGTTCATCTGTTCTTCTAGAAGAATCTCGAAATCGATCTTGTCGGTCGATTCGGGCCAAGTATCGGGATCACACTCTGGGTCTGCCAAACGTTCTAGTAGTTCGGCTTTCTTTTTCTTCCAGGTATTGCCTAAGATGGCGTCTTCTGCGGCTATACTATGAACCGATATAAGGTCCTGCTTCGCTTCCAGGCTCCACGTTGTCCTTAGCTTGGAGTTCTTCGCGGAGCACTCGTCTGAAGTTATCTCGATCTTCACCGGTCCAAAGATCGGGGTCGCATTCGGGGTCTGAGAGTCGTTCGATGAGTTCACGCTTAATACCCGGCCACGGGTCCTCCGTTAGTGTAAGGTTAATTACATGGAGAGGTTGAACCGGTGTGATGTTGACCTTGACAGTTAATCTATTATTTTCTATATCTTCCGGTGTTGGTTCTACTGATTCTACTTCCACCTTTGCAGAAGATTCTCCATAGATTTGAAGATTCCGGAGAACTTCCATTATAGCTTCTTGATCTGTTGATGTCTCTATCAACGGAGACAGAGCCAGACGGCCCTTCTCATTTATTATGTCAATCAGCTTTTGTGGGTCTACTTTGCTCATAGCTCGGCTTTCATGGTCATTGTCGCGTAGTCCACCTTTGCACGCACAGTCTCCTGGTACGCACCGTTGCGATTCTTCGCGATGTAAAGCCTCACCCGTCCAGCGTTATATTCTTCCGGCGACTGGTTGATGCTGATCATATAGTCGATAGGCATCGCCTTACCATACGATTCGGCAATCCGGTTCAGTCCGATAATGCCTCCACTCGTGTCCTCTCCGCCTCCTTGCTTCGCCGGGTTACGGTTGGTCTGCGTGGCAGTGATGACTAGGACGTTTTCCTGCGCAGCGAGGCCGCGCACCTCAGTGGTGACCTTCTTCTGACGCTTGTACTCTTCCTTGTTGTACTCCGCTTTTCTGGAGTTCATCAGCTCCAGGTAGTCGAGAATCACAACATCTGGATTCCACCGCTCCACACGCCGCAGACGCTTGATGAGGGCGTAGATTGTGTCTACGGTGATCTCATCTGGCGGGTATTCGTAGATCAGAAGGTCATCACCGTACGTGTTCTTCTGAGCGGTGAGCTTCCGCTCGATCTCACTCTTCTTCTGCTGTCGCCTGATGATCTGCTCGCCGGTCAACGCACCCATGTAACGCCGCTTCGTCTTCTGCTCGGACAGCTCCAAGGTGATGTGAAGGACCTTGAAGCCCATACGGTAGTTCGCGATGCCAGAATTGACCAGAGCGATAGACTTACCAACGCCTGTGGGAGCCATGAAACACACGACCTCACCTCTGGTCGGCCCTCCGTCGTTGAGGAATCGGTCCAGGGGTTTGAACCCGCAGGTCAGTTTCTCTTCCAGGTCTTCTTGGAACAACGTAGGGATCTCTCTGAAGAACCAAGATCCACGAGCGGTGGCGTCCGTCAACCGCTTGGCAGAATCGAAAATCTCTTCCAAGCTGTCATAGTCACCGATCTCATACCTTTCGAAGGCTTCCTCGGTGTACAGCATGCCGAATGCGCGGTTGCGCGCCCACTCGATCAGGCGTGCCTTGATTGTCGGCGATTCTCGCGGGTCTGCGGCGCGGTCCAGGAGTGCTACGATGTCTTCGTAGTCATCATCTACTGTAAACTTCCGCAGAATCGCGTCCCTGACCAGGCCCTTGGTCGGGATGACATCATGTTGATCGAACTGGTCGTGAATCTCTTGGTAGATCGCACGAGCTTCCGGTAGTTGGAAGTAGTCTGGTTCAATCTGATGGCAAATAGACGAAAAGAAATCTGGGTTCTCAAGAGCAAGGGAGATTATCGCACGCTCTTCATTTGGTCCAAACGGGTGTTCTTGTTCTTCGTCTGACATTCTCTCATCCGGTTGTGTCTGCCTCGTCACATACGGCCACAAAGTCAGACGCCATCTTGATGATAGCACGTTCAAGATGGTCGATAGCATAATTCAGAGCATCGCACTCTGTAATTAGCTCGTTCTCAAGGAAGTACATTCTTGGCACAACAGTCTGCGCAGGTCGGAGTATGAAATTTCCATTCCTATCTCGCTGACGCTGGTCTCCCTTGATGTCTAGGAAGTATTTCCACTGCCTTTGGTCTGCGGTGCGGTAGATGTTGGTTATCGTATGGCTTTCCAAGAATCCGATCTTGGCAGATTCTCGGATAAAGATGCAATCTCCTACGTTGAACACAGGAGATTGCTGCTGGCGGAGGGCGACTCTTGGGGGCCTAGATTCAAAATCGGACCCTACGCAGATCTCATCTCGCCGGTCCATCATCCGACCAATCTGGGCATCTAGTGAAAGCAAGGCGAAATCCATAGCTTCACACCCCGAGATAAGCTCGCTCTCGGTGAAGAAGAGTTGACGCTCTTCTTTGAGATCATTCAAGCCGCCCACAGTTGCTTCTGCGGGCGGCTTTTGGTCGATAAAGATCTGGTAAATGAACTTACCTAAACCCTTATCGTGGATCCCACCTACTTTATACGATTCTAGCTGTCCAACTCTAGCAGAAGATGCTAGGTACGCTAGATCATTTATCCGAAACTTTGGTATTGGCATCTTGATAGGCTTTTAGAATGTCGTGTTGAAGCAAGTCGTATACTTCCTCATTATCTTTTAGGAAGGATACCGCATTCTGCTTGCCCATGCCAAGCTTGACGTCGCCGAAAGAGTAGTGGGAACCCCTCTTCTGGATGATCTTGTACTTCTCACCCATGTCCATGAGACAACCGCCAGCGCTGATACCATCGCCAAAGATGATGTCATATTCGCAGACCCGGTACGGCGGGGCTACCTTATTCTTGACGATCTTCACCTTGGTGCGGTTACCGATAGGAGAAGTTTCCTTGCTTCCCTGACGAACAGCTGCAATTCGCCTGATGTCCATTCGCAGAGTGGAGTAGAACTTCAAGGCACGACCGCCAGGGGTCGTCTCAGGGGAACCGTAGCCGAACCCGCCGATCTTATCCCTGATCTGGTTAATGAAAATGACCGCCACATTCGCCCTATTGATCTCCGCCTTAATCATGCGGATGGACTTACTCATCATTCGGGCCTGGGCGCCTACCTGCTTGTCGCTGATGTCGCCTTTCAGCTCTTCTTCTGGCGCGAGAGCGGCAACCGAGTCGATCACGATCACACCGACCGCACCAGATGTTGTGAGATGCTCCAACGTTTCCAAAGCCTCTTCGCCCGAGTCTGGCTGGGCGAAGATCAGGTCGTCCCAGTTCACCCCGATACCTTCGGTGGCATATACGGGATCTAGGGCGTGTTCAGCGTCGATGAACGCGGCAACTAAGCCCATCTCTTGTGCTTGAGCTACCACGTGGAGGGCTAGAGTGGTCTTCCCACACCCTTCTGGGCCGTAGATTTCGGTAATTCGGCCTCTCGGAATACCCCCTACACCCAGAGCGAGGTCTAAAGAGAGTGCTCCGGTGGGTATCACATCCACGTCTTTTACTTCTAGTTCACCTATCGTAACTGCCGCGTCGGCATATTTTTTATGAATCTTCTCGATCGCTCCGTCAATCTTGCTCCGCTCTTCTGCTGGAATTGCCATCTGTAGTTCCTCTTTCCCTTAGGTAGGCCAGTGCTTTTTGCTTTTCGCTCTCTGAGCTTACTTGATACGGCAGGTTGTACTTTAGAAGAAGTTTCCGGGCTTCCTCTTCACCTACCGTTAGCTTCTCAGATACCGTGGCCACCATGTCTATATTATTAATATTCCTCCCCACTTGCTTGACTTGTCTCATGAAGTTGACAAGATCGTAAGCGGCTATTCGACGAATGTCCGTAACCGGGGCTACGACTATTGTATTTTGTTTAGCAAGAACCACATCAACACCCATGAACCCTACAACGGACCAGTTCCCGTGAGGAAGGGCCGCTCGGTTTCTGGGTCCTGACAGAAAACGTATATTTTTGGTTCTTAGGATCTGAACTACGTCAAACTGGTTCCACATGGGTCTTGTGCTCAAAAATATTTGTGCTGATATATATCGTCGTACGGCAATTTCCGGGAAGGTACGATGCCTTTGAAATCGAACGAGAAGAAAGTCCTAAAAGCAATTAGCAGCATGCTAAGCCACGACCTCTTAGGTTTGGATGTGCATGAAGGTGAGGAGACTTCTCACCACTCACAATTTAGATGGGAAGAGATTGCAAGCGCATTCCGATTGAAGTGTGCAAAATCCCCATACTGTGAGTCTATGGCTGCTGCATTCCGCAAAACTCATGACTACAAATATATTGACCATCCAACGTTCAAGTTGGCTATGGAAGCAGATATGCGTAGTATGGGTTTGCCACGTCACGTAATCGAGCAGGCGCTTGGATACGTAGATGGCATCGTGAATGAGCTGAAAGAGAGTATGCCTTCCGAGAAAGATGCCGGTTGGCCTGACATGGACGCATTGCACGATGTTACCACTATGGCACACGATCGCAAGCCGAAGGCCGAACAGCCCTTCACTGGTGGTGGTCCGAGCCCAGAAGGTGATAAGCGCAAGCTGAAGATGGAAAGCCGGCGTAAAAGGATCCGCGTTTCCAGAATCCTAGACGAAGGATTATTGGAACCTCGACAGGCTATCAAGCGGCTTATGGGTGAGATCAAGGGTGTTTCTGATCCTAGTCAGCTGAAAGACCTAGAGAAAGCTGTCCAGCGCTTGAATGATATGGTCCCACCCCAGAGGGGTAATGAGGACTTCTATGGCGCCTGCGATAAAGCCCGGACCTTACTCCAGAGAAAGAAGAAAGCTCTAGTAGCCCAGGTGTAATGCTTCTCTCTGAGCTTCACAGCACCTATGTAGATGATAGCCGATTTATCCCAAAACTACCAACTGTAGTGGGAAATCGAGCTGCTGTGATGCAAGACCCTAACCGCCCCGAACCCCTCGGCACTCAAACCGGGGATAGTAGCGAACTTGGGATGCGGTCAGGAAACCAGTACGCCATGCCAGCCAACCGAGGAGACGGCAAATTCTTCCAGCATGGCCCTCAGGACGCTGAGGGGATTGCCAGCCGGCGTCCGGTGAAGGTAAGCTCTGTAGAAGGAGAGCCTTCGGACGAGTTTCAGGGCGATTTTGACGACGATGAAGAACCCGAGGACGACCTTGCTGGCATCCTGCAGGGAATTATTCAGAAGATGCAGACTACAAACACCGACAATCAGTTCTTCAATTAGCCGAGATATCCACGGCCGTTGCACTTCGGGCATTTCTGCCCTCCCACTCTCGTCCTACCAGTTGCGTTGCAGAACGTGCAATCCCTAGTTACACCATATGCTCCAGGGATTGGGGTATCATTGAGGCTTTTGAACCGGTCTAGCATCTCTTGTGGTGTCACCTTGATGATCGAAATCTCTGTCTGGCCAGTGTCGCCTTGCACTTTAGCTGGAATCTGAACAGGGATACCTTCACGACCGGGGACGATCTGGCTTTCTGTAATGAAGTCTACCGGCTTGGCTACTTCACCATCTTTGGTCTTGATTTCGCGATCAAGAGAATATTGTTGTCCTTGTTGACCGTTCCAGTTGATACCTCTTGCTGCACCCGCACCGGCAGCCGATGTAGGTGTGTGGATGCCTCCCATCGCTAGTGCTTCAGATGATTTGATCTTCTCTACTGAGCCTGGCGCTATTGGTTGTTTCGGTCGCCTTGCTGGTAGTTGGCGCTCCGGTTCTGGTTCCGGTTCGATTTCAGATGGGTGTAATGGTACATCACTCGGGTCAGCCAAGACCAACCCCATCTCCTTTGCTCTTCTGATGAGATCTTCCTTTTCTTTATCGATTGCGCTCTTTTCACTTATAAGCGATCCTGCAGCTTTCTTTACGGCCTTTGGAGTGGCCATATCTTCACAGTTTTCGCAGACAGCCACTCGATACTTATTACTCTCGATTGTGACGTTCATTACCGTATCTAAAGAGCGGGTCGAATCGCAGAAGACGCATTTCTTTGAGAAATCCATGACCAAGCCTCGCGTTCACGTCGTCAAAATTGATCTAGACATAGATTTAGATGAAGAGATCAAGAAGGCAACCGCAGTGTCCGATGAAATAAAAGTCCATATTAAAGGCTTCTTAGAAGAGAAGCAGATGCGCCGCCAGGAGATCTCAAAGAGAGTCAAGCCGACTCCCAAAGAATGGCTTCCGAAGATGGACCGACTTTTCGACGCCCTCCAGAAAGCTGGAGACGGCGCACTGAACAAAGACGAGATGGCACAGACCATTGACGTGCCACCCAACGAGATCGGACCGATCATCCAGCGGTTCAAGTCTTACCTCAAAGCCGAAAAGAACAATGATTGGCACCTAGAAATCAAGGTGCGCTCCAAAATACGTACTTATCGGCTACGCAAGCTAATCTAAATTCTTCACAATACCGCACAGAAGTTCTATCTGACGATAGAAGTCCTTCTTGCGCTGCTCGTCTTCTAGATTCCTAGGGGACGGGTGATGTATGGCGAATACTTTCACGCCATAGACATCAGATCGAGATATTCGGCCTCGGCGATCTGAATATCTCTGCCCTGGGCAGAGCCGCTCGAACGCCACTGCGCCCAATGTGACTACCAACTTGGGTCGCATGATGCGGATTTCCATCCGCAAGTAGGGCTCACAAGCATCTGACTCATCAAGGGCCGGCTTTTCGTTGCTAGACGTGGCACACTTGACGGTGTTTGTGATATAGAAGCTGTTTCTCTTGACTCCGTGCGCTCTCACAGCCTTATTGAAGGTCTTCCCAGCTTCTCCGACGAAAGGAAGGTCCTCGTGGCACTCGTCGTAGCCTGGGTTTTGACCTATGATCATAACCCGGCTTGGCAGCATGTTACTAAAGACGCGATGGTCTTTTACCTGCTCGCCACGAATAGTCGGCTGTCGCATTCCTAAACGACACATGGTGCAGTCTTTGCACATGTCCCTTAGGGGCCTGAGCATCACTAGGGCATCTTGGGCTCGCTTCTCTAGATGAGACACAGCAACCCAATCCCAGCGCCGGAAAGTGCGCTCAAAATAGTCTTTATCAGGATCATACTTCTTCAGGCGCATGCTTTTGCCGTAGCTTCTTTCGGCAGTCTGAGCACAAAAGAGTTCCTGTCATCACTGGTTCTGCTAAACCTGGGATCGGCGTAAACACAGCCGCTCCTCCGCATTCTTCGCAGATTTCCATCGATTTCCGTCCAGCTTCTGCTATTATCTCTCGGAGGTTTTCTAATATCTCTTTACTCGCTTTACACCTGATGTAGATACGCAATGTGCAGAACTTCTGTTTCACCTGCACAATTCTTACTTTAGATAATCCTTCATCTACAACAGATAGGTAGTCGTGCATCTTCTTGGAAGTTTCCCAAACGAGATCATGCCAACCGTCTCCGACACAGACCCCACATCGGACATCTTCATATAATTGAGGGAAAGCTTTCTGAAGCTTTCCATAGAATAGATTCTTTTCAGGATCTAAGTAATCAGGGACTCTTCCGCGTCTCATGCTTATTAGATACGATCTTAGTCAAGCGATTTAGACAGGATGATACACACATGAGATCATCGTGTTGAGCTAAGCTGCCCACACAATAGATACCATCTTTCTCAAGGTAGTCCAGATTGGGAGGTGGGCCAAGAGGGAAAGCGTTAGAAATAGAAGTGTGATTCACACTTTGGAAGTCATCTACAAACGCGTGGAGTACCGCATCGTTGAGCCAGGAGAAGGATTCAAAGACGAAATCGACAGGAGAATAACGAGATACCTTGTAGAACGGAATCTCTTCATCTGCTACATGCACGATATACGATTCTTCGAAATCTAACGATTTGGTTGCGATATGTCTATAGTAAACATCGTTAGACTTAAACGAAAGATCATATTCACACCATTTATTTAAAACATCTAGCGGCACTGTGCTGATTATATTTTCATATTCTAACACGCCACCATCGAGCAGCCTTATAAGTCTGTTGATTGGATCAATAGATGCTATGCCGCCATAGCCTTCATTGTTTTCTGTTAGTTCCTTCATGTACCTCTTTTGAAGCCTCTGGTACACATCTTGGGCGCTGACACCGTACACGAAACGTTCAAGCTTCATGAGGTCTTTAGCGATCGGGTGCATATCTTCGCCATAGACCTTGCTAAGATAGGTCTGAATGGCAAGAGGGGAACTAAAGAAAACGAGAGAGCCGCTCAGAGATATTGCATTTTGGACCATATAGGTCATCGAATGCGGAGCAACGTCCTTGATAAACGGCTCAATTTCAGGGTGAGCTATAATATAGTTGTCGGCCAATGGTGGGTTGAAACTATAAAACAGGCTTTGCCCCATAGGGATGATTTCCCAATCGGGGCACATAACCTTGGCCGCGAGAGCAATCAGCCCTCCGCCTAGGATATAGTTCTTAGACTTCAAAGGTTCCGGCAATTACGGGATTCTGGAAGACATCGCAGGTGTTTTGGTACACCTCTTCTTGAGTGTCTTGAGTATTGTCTTCTAGAATCTGTTGTAGCTCAGCTTGAAGCTCAGTCGGCGGCGTGGTGTTGACCAGATCTACTACTTTGTCTCTGCCGATGTTACAGGTTTCGCAGCTGACGAAGACCGACTCATCTTCCATGGCACAATTTTCCATGGAAAACTCGATCAATTGAGCGCAACCAGGGCAGGTCGTGTGCCACTTGGTCGCATGGACATATTCTCCGTCCTTATCTCGTCCAAAGCCGTCTTCATCTTGGCCCGACCACTCGACTGGTCTGGCGTGTAGTACTTCCTTATTGATCTTCACTTCTAGTAGATCGTACGGCAGTTTCGACTTCAGCAGTTCTAACATAATCACGCCTAGTCTCCTTGACTTTATCCGAAATCTCGTTATAGCATTTGCTATCTAGTTTTAGATCTAGGACATTCTTATCTACTTCTAGGTTGTACTGGACTTCGTCGGTGTTGGGGTTTGTTCCAGGCGGCGTAGAGACCCGGACCTTGGAGAATATGAACCAGATGTACTCAAAATCGCCATGGTGTACTTCACCACACTGTTCACATTGGACTATGTGCGGATTGGGATTTAGATGATCGAGGCATCTTTTTACCATTTTGGCATGGCAGTCTTCGCACATGTCGAAATCGACTACTTTACCCATATTATTGGTAGCTTTTACGCTCTCACGCACAAGCACCATTTGACCTTCTATAGAGTAATAGGTGAAGTCTCGTTTATATTGATTACCACATGTGTCGCATAGAATGCCATCAGTTTCTCTGAGGAGCATTATTAGACTCTTTCAAGGGGGATGCAAATGGTGTTTTTCCGGAGATTGAAACTCCGATACTTTTCATTCCAATTAACTTTCATTCGGAGACCAATGCCTGGGTCGAACACCTCGTCCCCATTATTTTGCCAGGCATCGCTCCACACCATGACTTTGGCGCTCTCCACTCCGTCAGTCACGATCAGTTGGAGGAAAGTAGAGCTGGCCCCTTGACGCTCCTCTCTTTCCTCAATCACCACTTCTAAGGTCTCATGAGACCTAGCATAGTTAATAGAACATCCATCATGCTTGAATTGATCTAACGGTGAGTTCCAATAGAACCCTAGGAAACTTTTCTCGAATTCTAAGATCTCAGTGAGAGTATAATCAAACTCAAACAACTGCATCACATGCTTGGACTGGATGACGACTTTGTTTGAAGTCTTGTACTCTTCTGCTGCTTCATCGTCCAATCTGAGCTGAGACAGGTCCTTTGCTACTTTGTCCCAGAAACCTTCATCGCCTGGGCTGCGCCGTTCCAGAATGGTAGTCTCTTTGCCCACTTTCTCAACGAACAAGACTGCATTCTCTAACACATTGAATCGAGGTTTGTCGATTGGTAGTGTGGGGACCCAGTTGGTGATCTTTACTGGTACCTTCGTCCTGTTCGGGTATTCTTTGCGCCATGCGCGCTCTTTCCGCAGCCGCTCTTCTTGGATCTCTTCGTTGGTCCAGCAATAACAGCACCGAATCAGCCGTCTCAGGGCTGTCATGTAGGTGCCAGACCCGTGCTTGTATAGGTACCACATCCACAAGGCTTTCTTGTTGTCGTGCTTGGCTCGGAAACCACCAAGCTTGATCAGCCGTTCAAGTACCGTTTTGCTTTTGCCGTGTCTCTCTACGAAGTGGTCCAAGCTGTCGTACGGACCCTTCCCGGAGAACTCTTTTGCTGCGCTTTCTCCGATGCCCTTCACGCCCATCAGACCGGGAGTGACGTGATCACCGAGAACTGTGAATTTAGTGGTCAGCTTGTCACAGTGCATATCTGTGAACTCTACGCCCTCTGCACGCGCCACACTCATATACCGCTTCAGCTTTTCTGAGTGACAGTCGGACATCACTGCTGCCCACCACTCTGCTGGGAAGTGTGCCTTCAACCAGATGCAGCGATAAGCGATGGTAATGTAAGCGCTCACGTGGCTGACGTTGAAGGCGTAGCGACCGAAGGTGACCATCTTCTCCCACCATTCTTTGGCGCTCTCTTCTCCAAGCGTTTTGGATGCTCCGCGCAGCCACTTCTCTTCGATTGGTACTAGTTTCTCAACCCACTTTTTGGCGACTGCTTTCCTGGCTGCTTCTGCCTCGGGCGCTGTGAAACCCGCGAGCTTCCGCCAGATAGTAGCAAGCTGCTCTTGATAGACGATTACCCCGTACGTGTCTCCCAAGATGTCGATGATTCGCTCATCTTCACCGTCCATCCACTTGCTTTCGTCGATTCGCTCACCGGTCTCACCATCTACTCTCACCTTGCCGTCCCGGCGCGCGATGTACACGTCTACCATGGGTAGTGGGCCAGGGCGACCGAGAGCTGAATAAACGACGAGGTCCTTGAATTCCTTTACCCCGCCTTTCTGGATGATCGACTTAGATAGTTCAGTCTCGAACTGGAAGATAGAGTCTACCTGCACTCGATCAGCTGACTGGATGGCTTTCTCATCGTTGAACAAGATGGGGTGGTCGCCCTTCTCATCTTTCTGCCATCCAGCACGATCTACGTCTGGGTCCATGTCTTCCCAGTCGATTTCGATGCCCCGGTTCTCTTTGATGAGGTTACAAGCTGTCCAGATGTACAGGAGATTCTTCAAGCCGAGGAAGTCGAACTTGATAAACCCAAACTTAGACAGCTGTGTATTACGACCTTCTGTCCAGGCGGAGGTCCAGACATCGTTACTCATAGTGAGCGGAAGGTGGTCCCGCACTGGGACGCTGGAGATGATCAGACCGCCAGCATGTCTCAGCTGGGTCTTGATCATGCCCTTCATCCGATAGGCGATATCTACTAGATCTTTATTATCTTCATAGAATTTCTTGAAAGCCTCAAACTCATCCAAGGCTTGTTTCAGCGTCAGATCATCAAACGCCTGAGGCAGCTCTCTCGTCAGAGCTATTGACTTATGTCTATCATAGCCGAGAGCAGGAGCAGCATCTTGCAACGCCAATTTCGGGCCATAAGTCTGCCAAGCCCCGACTGCACATACTTTATCAGCACCATATTGCTGAATCGCGAATTCCCGGACAGGCCCGCGCGCATGGGGGAGAAAGTCAATATCGATGTCCGGGAAGTCAGGCTGATACTGAATGTTATGCTCTATACCTTCAGCTATTGGGTCTATCCTAGTGATGCCCAGCAACCAAGGGAGAACCAGCCCGTTGTCGTTGTGATCGAAGGTCTTCTCTGCATTGAGTAGTTCTACCCAATAATCAGATGCACCTTGCTTGTTTATTTCTTTGAATTCGAATAATAGACGGTCTTTATATTCCCCGTCTAGCTTCCTTTTGAGAAGCTCTTGTGCAGCTCTCTTCTGCACATCTGCCCACTCTATGCTCATGCACTTTCAGATACAGACGCTTTGGTGAGCTTCGAAAGATCTTCAATCGTGGGATTTTTCTTTACCAACTCAGCAGAGAAACCAGGCACCGAATCCAGAATCGTTCGGATCTTTTTCACGGTTTCTTTGTTTTTCTTTGGTTCGTTATTCCAAACCATGCCTTCCTGCGTCTGGGTGCGCTGAAGCATGCCGTAGACATATGGGTTGGCCACGTTGATTTGAATGTGCGATTCAGATAGTTCCACGATAGCACAAAGCGCATACTCAACGGCCCTAAGCTCTGCTTGGTTTTTGGTACACTCATCTAGGGCAAGCACGTTGCGGTGCACACCCTTTTCGCATTCTAGGAAGGCTCCGATGCTTGTGCCTTCACCCGTCTTGGTGTACCCGGTTGTGTATACTGCTATGTTCATCGTTGGCCTCCGTATTGGTCACCATATTTACATATGGCTTCACCCTACGAAACTTCGTACCATTATGTTGCTCTATCTTGAGGAAAAGAGCATTTACAAGATCAATAGCTGCTCTTTTCCCTCGGAGGCCCTTCAGAGATCTAACATAACCAAGCCCTTCCACCGGATCAGCATACCACTTAAGATTGTTACAGTGGTCAACTACGGCTTCGGCAATCCACAGCATGGGGAGATAGGCGATTTCGTTCAAATCGTCCCGGACTGTATTTAGATGCTTAACATCTCCAGTTTCTACAAATTGAAGGTAGGCATCGCATACATCAGGCCATTTGAAAGCTAGAATATCTCCACGGCTGCCGAAAGTCCCAGCCATACCGGCTTGGGTTGCCATAGAATGCTTAGCTTCATTATGAAGCGTGTGCAGGACTTCAAGCACTTTGTCGTCGATCACATCGTCACCTGTAACATGTTTCCGCCACGGCTGGGTGACAGGAAGCGGTCAAAGCTCAACCCCCACTTCAGCGGATCCATGTCGTGGATCCCGAGCGCGAAGCACACCACGCTCCCGCCTGCGCTGCCCCGAGCAGGACCAATAGGCCAACCTGAATCGCGGGAGAATTTCACCAGCTCTTCTGTGATCAAGAAGTATGAAGCGAACCCCTTGTCAATGAACCGCTTTAGTTCGATCTCTGTCTGCTCTAAGTGGGTTACCATTCGGTTGTCGATTTCGTACTTCTTCTCTGAGTTTAGAATACCTCTCCACTCTAGACCTTTCATTGTCTGCGCTCGCAGACGTTCATTGGCGTCTGCGATTTCAGGAAGCTTTGGGTCTAGGTCAGGATCGAATGTCTGACACATCCCTGCGACCATCAGAGTGTTTTCACAGCTTGTTTCGAAGTCTGTCAATGTCGAATGCTGATCATACCCACCCTCTAGGTAGGTCTGTCTGAGTTGTGCTCGCGTCTTCATGAACTGGTTGTCAGAGTTGACGTGAAAAAGCTGGTCTTCCCATCCGTCCTTGCTCAAGTCCACACCCTGAGAGATCGCCATCATTGTCAGCTGAAGCTGGAAGTCGCGACGTTCCAAATAGTGTACATCGTTCGTGAGGACGCTTGGAATCTTCCGCTTCTTACTCATCCTATTCAGATGCCAGAAGATCTGTTGCTGGTTGGGGATGTCTGGGCCTGGCATCTGGAGTTCGATGAAGTAATGGTCGCCGAAGATCTCTCGGAAACGATCTACTAACGCATTCGCGTTGTGCCAGAATTCCTTGATTTTAGCTGGCTTCTTGTCCCTTATTGATTCTTCCATTCTCCAGAATTCATGTGCCACTGGACCGTTGAGGCAACCGGAAAGGACAATTAGACCTTCCCGATGCTCATCCAACTTGTCCAGCCAGATCCTGGGCTTGTTGATGAAAGTATGCTGCCAAGCCTGGGATGTCAGCTGAATCAGGTTCTTATATCCGACCATATCCTTGGCAAGCACTGTGAGGTGCCGGTTGCGCCTGAATCTTGCTGCGAGGTCGGGCTCTTCTTCTTTGAAGGCTTGCAGTTTGTCTGGTAGCTCTACCGTTTCTCCACCGCGCAGGTACGGATGTGGCAGGACTACCGGTTCTCCAGCGCGTCTCGCTTCATTCGCGTGATAGTAATCGCAGTAGTAGATCTCACAGCCTGGTATGAACTTGATATCATGAGCCTTTGCGGCCCAGTATGCATCGGGAAAAGAAGAAAGCTGGCCGTGGTCCGTAATAGCCATGGCCGGCATCTCAAACTCTGCACACCGTTCGAAGAGCGCATCGGGAGTCGCGACACCATCGAGCGGACTGAAAATGGTATGCAAATGGAGATGTGCGAAACCGGTTGGACCTGGATATTGTTCAGCTGCTTTCGCAGCTTCGGTTTTGGCTATGCTTTCGGTCATCGTAGGTCCTAACAAGAATTCGGCGCGCGACCCGCCCGGATCGCGCGCCTTGATACCCTTTGATGCCCGTTAGATACTGACACAGCCCGCTTATCAAAATATACTGTATGAAGCTCTCCTTAATTCATACAGCACCTCCAGACCTTTTACTGGAAGAAGAACTCTTACTAGAGAACTTCTTATCAGATATATACGATAAAGCTGTTGGCTGGATGAAAGCAGGGAAAGAGATCGGCAAAGAGCATGTCATGCCCAAGGTACGATCTGCCCAGGAGATGGTCCAGAAGTTCAAACAGAAAGTTACCGACTTTAATAATGATCCGAGGGTCCAGAAAGCGAAGGAAATCGCTGATTGGATCACTTCCAAAAAACTGGCAGCCAATTGGCAGGACCGGCTTGCCAACGCTGGTCGATTCTTCTCTTTCTATGTTATTATCGCATTCTCGTCTTTGGTAACAGGCGCGGGTGCAGGGATTATTACCCCACTAATAGCTGCACTGGTCATCCACTTCATCTATAAGAAGGGACTGACCATGATGCCTTCAGAGTAGCATCTCGAAAGCTTTCCGCACAGCCGCAGCTTCTCTCGTCTCGTAACTCACACAGCAATATGGCCTGATGGCTGTGTCTATTACCATATCCCATACTTCAGGATATGGTAAGGTATCGAGGATTAGGAGGTACTCTCTCGGAACTCTAGTGCGGGGACCTATATGTCTAAGATCCCCAGGTTTCCCCTGAGCAGACACTGATACTTCCAGTATCACCACTGCTCCTTCTGGGACAAAATCTGGATCAGCAGGCTCTATACTCTCGCAGGTCCACAACCCAGGATCGTATGGGGCATCGTAATCTTGGGATTCTTCGTAGGCATGCATTCGCTTGGCGAACTGGTAGCTAAGCGGTCGGTGGATCTTCATCGCTTTTCTCGTTCTACATCCCAATTCGCCGGCATAAATTCTGGAGTGAGAATGTCGAGGAAGTGCTGTCGCCAGAGGAGAACCAGAGCCCGAATGCCCATCTTCTCAAGGATCGCCTCTCCGAACCGCTTAGAGTCCTCATCCTCGATAAGGTACTCAAGAGAAGAAATCTCTTCAAGCACATGCTGCGTTACATTCTCGATCCCCGTCAGTTCCATGATCACCATAATCATGTCATCTTGGCGTTCTGGTGGGATCTTCTCACTATGACGCAGCAGAGTGCTTGCAAAAGCTCGCACTTTTAGGACGTCTTTGTCGATATATCGACCTACACCCATCAAAGGGACATCATATTCCTTTGATAATTCTTTACGTAGGTCCCAAGCATGATCCTCATACTCACTATGACACTCAAGTCACAATGGCACAATATCATGATAAGAATGTTGCTTTTGCTCCATCGGAAAGAATTTCCGGAAGCAATATGGGACAATATGGTGTCGAGATAAAAACTCCTCGGCACCGCAATTTACGCATCGGTTGACGAATTCCTGAGAGTAATATTCGTCACCGGCATGTCCTGGCCCGTTAGGCTCGAATATCAACCGTATAGTCTGGGGGTCATCACAGACTTGGGTCGCCAAGCCCTTCTTAAGGTACCAGTTGACCTTGCGTTGGCTTACCTTGCAAAGGAAAGTCCCATCAGGACCCTCCATTATGCAGTTGCTGTACAGGTCCTTGGATAGGTGCCGTTGCATAACTATTCTTCCGGAAGACGTGCTCCTGCCTCTGCGTCGAGCATCATGAGGCCAGTTGCGGTATCAGCACGGGCTGTACGTTCCAGCCACTCTTGAGCCAAAGCTTCTTCCTCGACTTGCTCGGTGACGAACCAGTCAAGCTCGCGCTGTAGTGCGAGATCCTCAACTTCGACTGCACGCTTGTGAAGACCGTGGATGCTTTCTGTGTTCTTTTTCTCTTGCATCAGCAGGTCTTGCATCAACGATGGAACCCCAGACCATACTGAATTATGGTTTTTCTCTAGGGTAACGATTTCTACTTTCCATCCACGGTCAAGCATATGTTTTACCAGACGCTCAGCATGGGTACGCTCTTCTTGACTCTGAAGCATGAAGAAATGAGCGAAACCGGGATAGTTGTGTTCCTTGCACCAGATGGACATCTGCCAATATAGCAGTTCAGCGTGGAGTTCCATCTGAATCTGAAGATTGATCGCGTTAATCAACACTGTCGCCTCCAAAAAAGCTGTCCCTTATATACTTGGGTTGGGGAACGCTTCTAGTATTGCTTCTGTGATTTCATGGAAGCAATCGGGGTTTGCCAGCTCTGTTTCCAGTATTTGCCACCGGGTGGCGATCGTACCCTTGAAGACTTGCATCGTCTTGTTCATATCCTTGTCGTAAGCCCATACTAGGACTGTTTGGTTGTCTTCTTGGGCTTCGATGGAGATATATCTATCGGTGAAGTTCCCTTTAGACATAGTGATAGTCATGCCGGAACTGTGCTTCAGGATGCGGTCTTTGGGCCACCCTCCGTCGAGCATGCACTCATACAAGACTTTCACTAAGAACTTATCTGCCATCTCAAGTTCCCAGGAACCTGGTCGCGTATAGATCATATGGTCCATATGTGGTCCATATACAGAACGGGGTGGTCACCTCGCCAAAAGTGACCACCCCGGGGACTTCAAACAGGAGTTGGAGGATCAGAGAAGAGAAAGATCGCTACGGCAGTAGAAGCCCTAGCTTTGACGCTAGGACTCCTTTTCAGTTCGATTGAAGTAACCGCAACATCACTGCTCCCCTGAATGGAGCGGGTGGAGGGGCTCGAACCCTCAACCTCCGCGTTGGCAACGCGACGCTCTACCATTGAGCTACACCTGCATCAACCGATCTTTGCTTGTCCTTGGGATGGCGGCAGACCCGCTCCTCGATCACGGCTCAAGTCAGGTTAGGTGTTGTCTGCAGCAACACCGGATCGGTTCACCTTTGCAACTAGTACGTACTGCGCTGGTAGCGGGGGTAGGATTCGAACCTACGACCTTGAGGTTATGAGCCTCACGAGCTACCGGGCTGCTCCACCCCGCGATATTATCTGTTAGAGCGTAACTCCACGAAGGTAGAACCGCTTCTTCGTTACGCCCGTTTATCTTCACTACCTTGGCACTCCTGGAATGGTCCCTCCTATGTTCCAGTTTACCAAGTGGCTGGGAAAATGGGAGTCGAACCCATCATGAGGAGCCTCGGCTCCCGGTACCTACCACGGTCCCAATATTGGGTAGTTTTTGGTCATATCCCCAGGACCTAGGGGCGACGGAAAACCGCCAGCCCTCCACCAGGGTGCTTTTTGAGTCATCCCAAGACTAAAGGTGTGTGGCCCAGGAGTCTAACCTGGTTGGTAGAGGGGAACGACCAACTACCAGTACTTCTACTCATGACCAGTCGTTCAGAGCCGGCATCCGGCACAGCCGCCACAAGCCTCCTTCACGACGATGTTGCTTGTCGCTACACGGATGGAGGGCAGTCTGTTGCGAACCCGCTGCTCACTAGCACTGAGTTAGCGCCACACATAGTTTAGATTGTCAAAGTGGTGGAGACGGCGGGAATTGAACCCGCGTCCCGTAGCCGTTTTCTACAACCGTCTACGCTCATATCTCTCGGTTTGTTCTCGAAACCTAGCCGCGCAAGAGCACGCTGCCAAGCCTCTAGCTGATTTAGGTTGTCAGATCCAGCCCCTACAGCGCGGAGCGTTCACTTATCTCATCTGACGGCCGGCTATCATTCCCGATGAGCGAGGATTGGAGCCGGGCTCGTGCCGTTAGGCTGCGATCCGCGCGGGAGCGCGGAAAGCGTCGAGCGAGAGTACGTTGGTTTCGCCACGTAAAAGGCGTGTTTTCAGGGTTTAACGAGGCCACCTGAAACCTCGGAGCGCAGATTGTAAAAGAACAAGCCCGGTCGATCCCATTTCGTCCCCGGGTGCCTCTGATATTTGCTTTCATCGGCACAAGCTTAGATACGCGCCGCTAAAGAGATCCCTTGTGCCTCTTCACGATGTGGTTCACCCAGAACTCCCATTCTGTGATATTGAGTGCTGAGATTGTGCCGTCAATCCTATATGTCTGACCAAAGGTGGTGACTACACCGATGCCTCTCTTAGGATGGACTTCTACGTAGTCGATTTGACTTGCGTGGATCAAAGCGGGGGCAGGAGCGACAACACCCTCATGGACCGCCTGCAATATAAGGTCGCCAGTGCGCTTATTCAGCGCAAAGCAAGCACTTATAGAGCCTAGGACGTCTGCAAACAGACCGTAGCTCTTTTCACGGAGTGTTATCATCTAAAATTCTCTGCTCTGGCTCTGAGTGCTCCAACACCGGCACGGACATCTTTTTCTTTAGTTCCGCGAGGCCGGTCTGGATTGCAACGGTGGTTAGGAAATTATCTATCTCGGCCTTAGCCTGAGTGACAACTTTTCCGATGTTTTCCCCGAAGCATTCTGCCAAGAATGGTGCAGAGTCGCTGATCCAGCGATAAGTTCTATAGGTGATATCTCGTAGCGCTTCTTTATCTGCTTTGTTGATTCTCGGTTTGCTGAGAATCTCTTCTTGTTCGTCGCAAATCTTCCCGAGGTTCGCAATTAATTGTTCTATATCTTTCTTGAACGTTTCCCGGACTTTTGTGGCTTCTGGAACCTGGCTTGGTGGTTCTTCTACCCCTTTCCCTTCATATCTTATGATGGTGCACGGGACACCATCGCCCACGTTCATAGTCGTGAGAAGCTGGGCGAATTGGGCGGGACTAAAGGCCACCTCAATATATTGCTTACCACTCCTGTGTACCCAGTCCCTACCAAGATGGTGTTCGACCTCGGCAGGGGCGATTCTAAGCATCACCATGCTCTGACATTGGACGTGCGACTGGAAAAGCGGCATGCTACCTGTGACGCGAGAAAAGCCAGCTAGCGCGTAACTTGGGTGACTTTCTTTTTCGCTTCGCTCTTTCATCGGTATTCCTTCAATGCTTGAAGCACAGCTTTCTGACCTTTCTCTACTACCAAGCCCACGATAACTGACATAAGAGGAGTTACCTGAACGGGCTTTTCAGGGTCTTCTGGGATAGTGTACATGAAGGTCATGCTTGGAGCGAACGACGTGCTCGTTTTTATAGTCACTCGGATCCGAGAACTTTCAATGATGACCTTGATAGGGATTATGCCCTCGGCCAAGAGCAGTTCTCGGATCCGCGCTTCCATCCTAGAAGTCGTCTTGTGCGTTGGAGAACCGCTTGTCAGCCATCCGTTGCATGTAAGCGGCTACCTTGTAGTAGATCCTGGTGAAGATCTTGCGCACGAAATCGCGGATCATGAACCAGAAGAACGACCACGGCCAGAGCGACATCCAGGCGATGATCTTGTTCTTGTTCCTGCGCGCCTTCGGGATCACATCAGCGAAGTCTTCGACGCGGAGGTGCTGTTTCCATTGGTGCTTGAGATCGTCTGGCATTTCGTTGCCAGTGATCTTGTTCTCATCTAGGAACGCTCGCCGTTTGTCGTCGTACTCTCCCTTCTCGTCAGTGAGGTATACTCCCCAGCGGAAGAAAGCGTAGATGACAGCGATTACCAAGTATCCTGAGATATACCCTACAACATGCCACGGTTTGGCTAGTAGGACCTCTACGACGTTGTAATTGCCGAACGCGTAAAGCGCACCAAAGAACATCATAATGCTAGCCCAGCTTGCGACCCACCGATCGCTTTCTAGGAAATAGCAGAGAGAAATGAACAGGAAGATACTGAGGAGCCAGAAATAGGCACCCCCGATTACGAAGATTTCCATCAGTGGAAACATGGGGCCTCTGGGCTTCTTAGGTTGTGGCGCTGGCGCCTCTTTCGGGGGATCCGGCTTGGTTGCTACTGGAGCTGCTGCGGGCTCAGGCTTTTTCTCTTCGGCTTTCTCTTCTTTCTTGTCTTCCTTTTTCTTGCCCCATGACCAATTGAAAGACCAGCCGTCTTTCTTCTTTGTTTCGGTGGCCGGTTTCGATTCCGCTGGTTTGGGTTTTGGTGCTTTATCTTGACAGCTTGTACATGTGGTAACTAACGCCACACAGACAGCGAGTAAGAAGCAGGTAGAGATACACCCGAAAAGGCGATCTATTGCGTCGAGCATTAACTTGCTAGCTCCGTGATGAATTGCTCGATCCGCCCAAATGCTATGATGTCGTGCGGATCGCGGAAGGCGTCGGGGCATTTACCATACCACCGACTGATGATTATTAGTTCGTGTTCATTGAAGATAAGCTCACCATAGCGCAGATCTCCTGATTCGATCGCATTTTTAATGCGTATTGATAGCTTACAATCGACTTTAGTCCGTTCTGCGTTTTCTACAAAACCAAACCAGTCGTTGACAATCCGACATTCTGATTTCGACAGTTGCAAATATGATTGTTGTCTCATAACTACCCCTACAATTCTCTCAAGAAGTTCTCTGATAGTCATTCCTGATTACCTGGACTCCATCGAATCCTTTGTTGTATCTCTGGTGATGGTCGATACCATCACCCAGGTCGCACAAAAAGCGTTTCACTTGCTCTGATGCAAACCCGGTGTTGATTGGTCGTGTAGCGGTCTTACCTTGCAGCATTAGGCGTTGATGCTCTTCCTGCCGGCTATGTCCGAGAAGAACGCTTTCCATCATTTCGTCTTCCATAGCCAGCTGAGCCCGCTGTTCATCTAACTTGCGAGCTATTGCTACGTCGTCCACTTTCAGCTTGTCTAATACACTAAGTACTGAGAGAAGGACCCCATCCACAGCTAGGAATAGCTCAGGGATAACTATCCTTCTAACAGCGCTATCATCGAGTGACCTTTCTAGCCACTGCGTAGCATAAGTGGTAGCCATAGATGATGCGTTGGAGATTACGAAGCGCGAGAGCGAGCAGATTCGTTCACTGATGATAGGGTTACACTTGAAAGGCATAGCGGAAGACCCTACTTGACCGCCGTCCTTGGCTTCTACGACCTCTCCGGTGTGAGAGAGTAGTCGAATGTCGTGAGCGAACTTAGAAGCTACCTCTGCTACAAGAGACAGCTCTTTGGATAGTATGGAATCTTCGATACGCGAGTAGGTCTGGTTGCATATCATCCCATTAGGGTCAACAGCCTGGAACATCAAGCAATGTTGGAGGTGATAGTTTATATTGGCTACAGCGCTCTGGTCCCCGTCGAATAGGGTGTGCATCGATGCTTGTGTTCCCACTGCGCCCCGGACACCACGGAGTTGCATATTCTCGATGAACTCTACGATACGGTCTGCTACTCGCAGAAAATCGTTGGCCCATGAAACAGCACGTCGAGATACTGTGGTCGGCTGCGCGGGTTGGAAGTGGGTGTAACCTAGAGTTGGTTTGTCCCTATGTTCTTCGATGAAATCACGCAGCAGCGTAAGGACACCAATCAGGTGGCCGTGGATTAAGAGCAGAGCTTGCCGATATAAGATGATATCGGAGTTATCCGTCACGAAGCAGCTGGTGGCACCCAGGTGGATAATCTTCCCACCTTCTGGGCATAGATCAGCCCAAGCTTTTATATGTGCCATCACATCATGGCGCATCTCGGCTTCATATGCGGATATACGATCCCACTGGAAATTCCCTTTAGTGTCCTCTAATTCTTGGATCTGCCCATCAGTGATCGGGAGACCGGCTCGTTGTTGCGCTTGCGCGAGAGCAATCCAAAGCTCCCGCCAAATGGCATATCTCTTGTTCTGATCGAACAAGAGATCCATAGGGACACTTGCATAGCGTTCCGTTAGAGGGCTACGGTATCCGCTCATGTGGAATCTCCAAACCGGCTTGACGGTAGTTAGCTCGTTTACTGTTACATTTCTTACATGTAACAGTGTCCCAGTCTTTAGTCATCATAGTCTGGTCGCTTACATTTAATCCGCACCAGGCACGTTTATACCCTAGCAGGGTCATGTGCATTTTAGGTGCTTTACGGCTTCCAGTGACTATACGCCCAGGAGCTTCACCGCTTTTACCGGGCCTACGTCCTACTGATCTTCCCATGCGCCCTCCTTTGGCCATCAAATACCGGCAGGAGGGAGAAGGTGATAGATACTAATGCCTAGTTAATGTCAATATAGTCGCTTCCCTCCCCCTGCCGCAGAACAAACCAGAAGAGCAAACCGTAAAAAACGTAGGTCTTTAGGAGTGTTGACTTCTTAGAGGTGTAGAACAGTGGCTAGTAGTGAAACCGTGAAAAACACGGTCGAAGGGCCGTTACCCCCTCTTAAATCTAGCATCCTGTTCTGTCTCATAGAAACCTGGCACGGGTCATCGCAAGGTCCTGATTCGAATTCATTCCCTTGGCTAAGAAGGAGGTCCACTGCCGCCAAGAAGCCACTAACCTCTTGGAACCATGCAAACGTCACCGTAAGATGGCAGACTCTCGTAGAAACGAACGCCGAAGCGTCCTGCGTACAGGGGAGGCTTTCGCCTCCCCTCAGGGGCCGGTTATGAAGCGAAAAGTTCACCGGGGTCCTCTGTCCCTTCTTAGACTTGCAGGTTATATACGATGACGCAGAAAATTGACGCCCTCCTCGCTCTAATGGTTTGGTTCAAAGACCACCACCTCCCATTCCGTTTTTGTGCTGACGGGTCTCCCAAAGGAGGTACATATTGGGAGTACATCTCGGTCCAAGCTGAGCATGGTATGATCTACAACGTCTTCGAAAAGCAAGGCTGCTATCGAATAACCGAATGGAACAAGCACGACTATGAGGCTGATGTTAATATTGATGTGAGGTGTAAGGAAATATACGAAGTAGAGATTGCCGACCCTGACTCTTTGGAACAAGTGGCTCGCATAACGATGCCTAAGTATTGTAAAAGGTGGTTGAGATGATAAGATTTCCAAAGAGGAATATCGCGCAGGGGCGACCAAAGAAAGCCGAAAAAGAAAAGGTCGTCATAGACGTGGACGACCTTTCGATTGCCGAACGGGGAGCGCTCGCGGACCAGCTAGGAATTGGCGCTCCGCCGAAGAACGCCGTCCAAAGGGTGGGGCCTTCAGGAAGCGGGATTTGTGAACCTGCGCCGAACGCAGGCCATCTTTATCCGCAGGCACTCTGGAAACTACATGCGAAGTTGGAGGCCGCCGGGCAGGGAGCAACATATCTGGCAGACACGCCGGGCGGGCGCCGCGAAGAAAGGTCAATGTGGGAGCTTCTTCCCCCGAGCATGAGGCAGGCCGAAGAACAAGCGGACAAAATCCTCCAGAAATTCATGGAAGAAAAGCTCTCCCAGATCGGAGCCCAGCGCTTCTATGAGCAAATCCAAGGCGCAATGTCAGAGAAGGCACAGCTGATATTCGCTTACCGCTGCGTAATCGCAGCCACACATGAAGATTACATTCCTGATACGCTAGAGGTCTACTGCAATAAGGGAATGGACGGCTGGGATTTCTACAACCCTGAAGACATAGAAAAGGTCCTAAATCCTATTACTGGGAATGTAAATATTTACATCCACGACGAGAAATACGACGGAGCCTACGACCGAGCAGAAAAGGTGGTCAGCCGAAAGCACCGGAAAGTGCACGAGGAGCAGACAGGACAGGAACTATCTGAGAAAGACAAGCTTCCGCCACACGTTCTCTTGCGCATGCGCGGGCTCCTGCGCGGGGCGGGCGTCTCTGTTCCGCAAAACAACAAAGAGGCTTGGGATATGCTTGGCACCGTCGCAGCAGGTGCCACAATTGAAGACAAGATAATTGGAAGAATAGCCTATCTGATTGCTAACGCAGTAATGAATAAGAAACAGGGTAAACTACCTGATAGTATCTAACCTATATGCGGCTTCCCCATCCGGATACTGTTCGATTACACTGGTCTACTAAAGAAACCGATCCAAGGAAGCGGTTTTCAATTGAGTGGCCGGCGTTCCCATGGGTCCCCACTCAAATAAAAGAACGCATCGAAAACTATATCAACGACCCTAAAAATATAATAGAGGCCCTAGAAAGTGGTTTCACGTACGCTGTGGCCGCGCAGGAGCTAAAGAAAAGGGCGTTCTCAATCTGGAATTGGCTACTATGTTAGAATGGTTATTTGGGAAGCGAGAAAAACCCGCAGAGAAAGTACATATTGTAGTAGAACTTAGGGTCTCAGGGAAGCTAGAGCTAAGTGGCGAAGGACTCGGAAAAGTGGAGAGTGCCGAACGAGGACCGGGAAGGTTCTCTGACGTCTCCATATCTGAACCTACAGCCAGGGCAGAAACTGCCGCCCAAAGTCCAAAAAGAGCTGAACCGACTATCTCGCCAGACTTCTTTGCCGATGACGGATCTACTCCGGATGATTTCGGCAAAGAAGTGTGACGGAGGATACTACATGAATAGAATAGGGCTTGACGTCGGAACCAAGAACATCGTTCTTGCATATCGCGACGGTAACAAGAAAATCAAGTTCAAAAGGGAGATTAACGGGTTCCTCTCTATCGAGAAGACTGACGGCTTCATGGGCCAGATGTTGAAGATGCAGAAGGTCCCGGTAATCGAACGCGACGATAGGTTTATTGCTCTGGGGCAAAAGGCTGAAGAGATGGCCTATGCTTTCGGCAACTTCTTGCGCAGACCGATGGAACAGGGTGTCCTGTCGGTCGGTGAAGACGAGGCGATGAAGATTGTATCCGCTATCATCAAGGGAATCATCGGCAAGTTGAAGGACGACACAGTCCTATATTACTGTGTCCCCGCCAAAGCGGTAAATGCTGAAGTGAATGTCCAGTTCCACCAGAAGATCGTCCAGGCTATTGTGGACTCATATCGTTCTGATGAGTTCAAGCTGGTCGGACACCCGATGAACGAGGCTCGTGCTATCGTTCTGTCCCAAATCCCAGATAAGACCGGAATCGCGGTGAGCTTTGGCGCTGGTATGGTCAACGTTTCCTACTGCATGTTCGGCCTGCCGATCTACGAATTCTCTATCGTTGGTAGTGGAGACTGGATCGATGTAGAGACCGCCCGAGTAACTGGTAACTTAGAGGAAGACGAGCACGGAAAATCAAAAGCTGCCCAACTAGTAACCAAAGCCAAAGAAGAGATAGATCTTAGTAAGGGTATGCCCAGCGACAATCTAAGCCGCGCCATATACATCAACTACGGCCTTCTGATCGACAATGTAGTAAAAGGTATAGTAGAAGGCTTTATGAAGAACGAAAGTAAAGCGAGATCAGGCAAACCCATGCCAGTGATTTGCGCAGGTGGTACTTCCTCACCAAATGGCTTCCTTGAGATGTTCGCTAACGCGTTCCAGAAAGAGAAGATGCCATTTGATGTAGGCGAGATTTCCCGCGCACCAGAGCCACTCTACGCGGTGGCCGAAGGTTGCCTCATAGCGTGTGAATTGCATGAGGAGTAGTTATGCAGATTGGAACCAGATTCCCTTGGTTGTGTTTAATGCTTACCCTTTCTTTGACAGCATCTCTTTGCGGCGGCATCCTGTTGCACTCCCTGAAGGTAGGACAGTTGAAGCAAGTGCAGAGGGAACTTGTACTAGAGAAAGAGAAGGTTCGTCTTTGGAGAACCGTCGCAGAAGGCAAAAACGACGAGGCCCTAAAGATCCTAAAAAGGTTGGAAGGCGCTTCGACCGGACGGCCTAATTTCAAAGAAGACCTATACCATATCTGCAAGCAGATCAAAGAACTCATTGCAGAGAATGATATTCCTGGGAAGTTTATGGAGTTCGAAAAGAAACGTAAGGAGATCGAAAAACGTCTTCAAAAAGAATTAGATAAACTACCCAAAGAATAGCCAAACATACATTATGAGCCAAGATGTAGAATTCACTAAACGTCTTCCAATATACAACAATGAAGACGGCGACCAGATCGCTGACGCTCACGGCAACGTTTATGAGTACAATGCAGAGCGTCAAGAGTGGATCTTTCTAGGGCAGGTCGCTTGCCCTGACATCGTTACAGAGCAGGAAAGAGGCTTAGTCTCCCCTTCGATTCAACGGAAGCTTGAGCATCTCCAAAGGCTCATCGATGAAGGTGCTGACTTCAACCTCTTCAAGCTGTTTACGGATGTAGATCCTAACCCATACTACTATCTATTCCAGTCTGCTGATGGTCTGATCAAGTTCCAACCAGAAGTTATCAAGACTAGTCTTGTCTTGCTACTTCAAGATTTCGTCCAATCGTTCCAGATTGTTTCCGGTAGCACCATCATCTCAACAAGCCGGAACAACATCGCACCCGGTTCCATGGTTGGGGCGACTATCACGTTTATCACAGGTGCTGAGCGGCGCGAGTCGTTCACTATCATTGATCATAATGTCAGACAAGTTGAAATTGCAGGCCAGCTAGACTTAGCAGATGGCGACATCTTCAGAATCTTCACTCCAGCAGAGCAGAAGACCAACCTGAGGATGGAGGTAAATCGAGACCAACTATATCGTCGTCTGATTGGTAAGTGTTGTGTTGGCCCGAAAGGCGACCTAGGAGAGAAAGGCAACTCTGGCCGTGACGGGCTCTCCTCGCCAGATGAGGTGTTTAAGACTCCTGGGCTAGCAACAGATGATGTTCTGACTATAGATGATATTGTCAGCTCCCCAATAGACACACCTATATCTCTACGCTTGTTTCGAGGGGATACGATACTGGTAGAGTTCCTAGTGGCTTTGGACGGCTCGGGCGCTGAGACTACCATTTTCGACGAAGAAATTCAAATCGAAGAAACTGGATCCACTATCTTCTATGACCAGAGTAACGAAAGGCTCCTAGCTGAAATAAAGTTCACAGCTGGAACAGATGATATAGAAGATTGGCTATACAAAGCTCGCCAGCAGGGACCTCCCGGAGAGGACGGGAAAGAAGGCAATCAGTTCTTCACTATTGGACAGTCTACCCTTGGTGATCCTGCTATTCGGAGTGCGAGCGCCCTAATCAGTTTGCGGAAGTCGGAAGTAGACGATTCGATCTTCATCACCGCAGACGAAATGTTCCAAACTGTATGCGCCACCAATCTGGTGCCATCGTCCTCTCAGTTCCCAACAGGCGATATCCAAGAGATGAGCCTGGTGTCGGTGGAGATCTCCACTAGAGATTGCAAAGATATCGGCACCTTCATCTTCCAACCAGTAGAAGAAAAACCCTTACTGATTTTACCACTATGGACACCAACCAAAGATTGCATCGATCCTCGCAGATACTTCCAGTACAACTTCGATTGGTACGCATGCCTTGAAGAGAGGTACCCGTTCCAGATCTTCCCGAACCCAAAACCGCCAGAAATGTGCTGTGCGGATGACTTCTTTTTCTGTCCGAACCTTGGGGATGTGTGTGAAATCGAGGGCGTTCCGAGCGCTCCCCCATTCTTCCCACCAGAAGCTGAGTGCGAGTGTGTTGACCCAATCGAGTTCGACTTGCAAGGTGGTGGTTTTCTACTAGATCCTCTTGATACTACCGGGTTAGAAAGCGGAGAAATAGCAACCACCTCTATAGAAGGTGTGATTCGTGGGTGTCCAAACCGGTTCATGCAAGAGCTTACAGTAACTGGTACGACATATTCAGTAGAACTTACTAAATCTCCTATCTGCGGCACAAGCGATTTTGTAGTAGCAGATTGCCCAATTACGATCCAAGTAGTTCTAACTGGCGATTGTGGAATCGATCAGCCGATTCAGACTGTTACCAGTCTACCATCTTCGGTAGAGTTCAACATCGAAGCGACCGACGACGAATGCGAAATCATGGCAGAGATTGTGGTGAACACCGAAGGTGTTGACTGCTGCCAGGGTTACACTATGACCACTACGTTGACGCCGGCTATCCCGCCGATTCCACCGATAAGCTCGTTCCCTGGTGTTCCACCAGCGTCGGGGTCGGGTCCTGGCGATACAGCCGGTTCAGGTCCTGGCGACACAGCCGGTTCTGGCTCTGGTACGCCACAACAGCCGTTCCCACCAGAGATCACAGGCGGCGGAGGCGGGAAAGAGATCGCGGGAGAAGATGGCGGAGAAGCAATCGCAGAAACGGGTGGTGGCGTAAGCCCACCGATATCTCCGATCCCACCGGAAGTGGAAGAAAAGCAAACTGCTGAAATCTTCACTGTTACTATTGATACAAATGGCAACGTCGAAATTGTCGGTGAACACTTCACATTCGATGGTGACTCGATCGTTACTGGTGTTCTGTTTGATGGTATGGACGGGGGCGATTTTGACGTCCAGGACGATAATACTATTCAAATGGTCCTTGGGATCCCAATTCCACCAGGAAGTACAGTCACCGTACAGCTATTGCTAGAGTGCCCACCAGGTCTATCTAACACCGTAGAGGCTACAATCCCGCAATCTCCGGTCATTCCGCCGGTTGCGACGTGCATCGAGAACTTCGACAACATCGGCACCTGGTTCGACGTCCGGTTCCCGTTGGGAACGGTCATCGAATCTACGAATCAAGCGGAAGGTGCCGGCGCTTTCGAGATCACCCAGATCATCCCGTTTGGTCTTGTAGTCAACGGTGGCAATCTGAGCGGCTTTGGAGCGGCCCCTTGGGACTTCTCCAGCGTAAACTCAATCGACATCTTGATTGCGAAAGAGTTCGACCCAGGAGAGTTCGGACCAGCAGACTTCTTTGAGATTCAATTCACAGACAGTGGATTCAATACCAAGACTATCCAAATACCGTGGCCAGCTACGGCTAGATATCCAGCTGCACACCCTCTGAACCCAGGGGACTTCCAGATTCTAAATGTGAATCTGGCTCTCGGCGGGTTTGCGAACATGGCCGACATTATCAATATGGGTATTGCTGTTCAAGACTTTGGTACAGCGATTCCGCTGAGCGCTTGGATTGACTGCATGGCGGTCGGCCCCTAACCCCAGTTGACGGCTTCTTTCATCCAGCCGGGGAGGAGCTTCTTGGACCGATTGAAGAACTTGCGGAATTCTTCGTCCAAGACGTAGGTGTCCGCGTAGTCTGTCTCGCTTCTCACCACGCGACCCGTGCTTTGAGCAAGCTTCAGCGCTGTGAGCCAGAGATAATACATGTCGTCCAGGTCCATCCGCATCTTCATCTGCTCGTTCTCGTGGAAGTTGGGGTACGGAACTTTGCAGATGATCTGGAAGCGAGCTAAGTCGTCTTTCAGGTCTAGTCCTTCGTGCATAGCAGGTGCGACGATGATCGAGTCGTCTTTCTCAGCGTGCGCTGCCAACATGTGCTTCTTGGTCTTGAAGTTCTTCTGAAAGAGCATCCTTCGCGACGCGGCACATTCGTTGACGAGAAGCTCTGAGATTTCGAAATTGTGAGTGTGGATCATACCGCGCTGTCTTGGGTAGGATGAGACGATTGAGTCTACATCCTTGATCAGCTTGGGGTATGTCGCTCTCTTGCTTCTGTAGTTGAGAGAACCAGAAGGCATGAAGTAGATCGGCCTGTTCTTGACCGGGAAGCGGTTCTTCATGCGATACGTGTACACCTCTTCTTGCTCAAGACCAAGAGCACCGTAGATGTGCTGTGGTGAAAGCACCGTAGCGCTCATCATGAGCGTGTACTCTGCATGCTTGAATAGGTACTCTGGAGCGAAGTCATCCACGAAGATCGGTTTGAACTGGACCTTATTGAAAGGTCCTCTGGTTTTGTGGTCGAATACCCACGTCTCGTTGGTTGCTTCCGATAGGAAGTTGAGGATCTTCCTTCGAAGATCTAGCCACTCATCCTCTTCCCTGAAATTCCCTGCGTACTTGGCCATGGTAGCCATGTCTTCTAGGATTTCCGGGAGGTTGACATCATGGAAGACCTTCTTGTAACCTTGGATGTTACTTTGTCGTGGGATTGAGATCCCACGGTGCTTGAAAGGCATATCCTCAACGTTGACGGAAACGAAGTCTAGAATCTCTGACTCAATACCGTGGCATTCGTCGATGATGAGAAGGTCACGTTTTGGGAAGCGTTCTGAGATAGAAGTTTGGAACAAGAAAGACTTGAAGTTCATCAAGCAGATTTTGGCTTGTTGGGCTTCTCTAGTCCTGGCCCAATATGGGCAATGAGAGGGAGCGACGACGCCTAGCTTTCTCTCAAAGCCGCTTGGGAAGCATTCGGCGCATCCGGTGGCGTCGTCCCGAAGACGGCAGATGCCGCCTGAGCATTCCATCTTGATATCTGCGTGCTGGACGACCCACGTCGCTGTTGGGTCTTTCTTGGCCCTCATGAGGACCTTTCTGGCGTCTTCATCTGGGAGCTTGTTGTGCACGGTGTCCCAGAACGTGCACGGATAGTTGGATCTTCCCTTTAGGTCAATGGTATCACCATATTGTTCAAAGTCTCCAATGACCTGATCTTGGAGGAACTTCTGAGGACATACCCAAAAAACTCTATCAAAGAACTGAGCAAGAGTATAGGCAATGACCGATTTTCCAGACCCACACGGGCCTTCGAACACGATATGGTTCTTTCCGGACTGGTATGCACCCAAGAAGGCTTCGATAGCCTCTTTCTGGCCGTCCCTGTACTCATCGAAGGGAAAGTGGTGATCAATAACCGCGCCGGGGTTTGCTATTTTCTTCATAGTTCTCACATACGGGTTCGCATGTCGTATTTGATAGGCAGGTAACCACTATGAAGATAATCATTACTGCTGACGTCCATCTGGGACGTCAAGGACGCCTACGTGACTGTGTGTGGGCCTTGAGAGCAATGCGTGAATACGCGTTGGAGCATGAGATAGATGTAGTAGTTATAGCAGGGGATCTCTTCCACGATCGAGTAAGTATCAACATCGAGGTCGGGAATGCTGCAATCGACTTTCTCCGAGAAGCAAAACAAGAATATGGCCAAGACTGGGTGATATTCCCAGGCAACCACGACATGTTCCTCAAGAACTCGTGGGATTCGAACTCACTCAAGTTTGTTGGTGACTATGCCACTCTCGTTGGGGAGATTGGCATAGTAGAAATCTATGGACACCGTTTCTGGATATTGCCGTTTATCCACTATGAGAAGGTGTTCATGAAAGCTCTTCGAACAATAGAAGAGCATCACCAAGAAGGAGACGTTCTCCTTACTCACATCGGCACGCATGATGCTACGATCAATATGTGTTTCCTTTGTAAACACTGGAGCTTGGTGAGCTTCGCTAACTCCAAGTTCGATCGCATTTACTCAGGGCACTTCCACTGCCACCAGCAAGTTGGCACCAATATGTGGTACCCAGGAAGCCCGATACCATTCAACTTCGACGAAGGGCTGATGGAACACGGTTTCTTCGTGTATGATCTAGAAACAAGAGACCACGAATTCGTCAACATACGTGATGCAGGTTTGTTGTTGGACGAAACTCCAGCGATCGACTTTATCACAATCGGAGACGATGACCTTGACAAAACTGTGCCGGAAAACGCCAAGGTCAGACTGCATCTTGGCCAGAATCAGACAGACGATGAATACGAGAAAATCAAGGCACGACTGATCGAGGGCGGTGCGGTCTCGGTCGCGCGGATGAAGCTCCAAGAAGAAGACGTACAGATAGACGAAGAGAAAATCGGCACCATAGATGTGGCTGACGAATTTTCTCTTGTCAGCTTATATTACGACCACGACAAGCCAGTCGGTATAAGCAAATCGGTGTTGAAAGAGTTGAACAAAGTCATAGTCAAGAAAAGCCAGGCGATCCTAGATGACGGCGAAGCTGCATATCTCTGATATTACTATTCAGAACTACAAGGGGTTCGGGGATTGCATCACCATTCCTTTGGACAACCTTGGCCCGGTGCTTATCACGGGAAAGAACGGCGTCGGGAAGACGACAGCTTTCGCCGATGCTATAGTTTGGTGTTTGTTTGGTCGCACGATCAACAACCCGCGCCCAGCAGATCGCGTAGTCAACTGGGAAAGAGGACATAGCACTTTGGTCCAAATTAGGACTAAAGATGGTTGGATAATTAAGCGCACCCGCAAGATGGCAGGTCACAATGATTTGCTAATCTATATGGACGGGGACGAGAAAACAAGATCTACTAATGATGCTGCGCAGCAGTTTATCACCAACAAATTCAACCTCGACTATGACATCTTCATCTCCTCTATTCTGTTCGGTCAGAAGGGCGCTTCCCTGCTCAAGCTCACCGACAAGAAGAGGAAAGAGGCCATTGAGCGCATGTTGATGATGCATGTCCTCAACGTGCGTTCTGGTGTAGCAGCCGGCCTGATGAAAGAAAAACAAGACAAGCTGGCAACGCTCAATGCAGTAGATGAAGGATTTGAAAGAGATCAAGATAGAATTGAACAACAGATAATATCAAGCAAAGAGTCTGGTGAGAATTTTGAGGTAACCCGAAAAACTCGCAAGACGAAGATCCATGTAGAAAACGATCAGCTGAAGGAAAAAGCCACCAGAATCAAGGATGTTGATAGAGAAGAATATCAGAAAAAGTGGGCTGCTATCGACAAGGTCCAGTCCAGATTGCTGATCATACAGAAACAGCGCCGTGATGCTCAATTAGAGGTAACTCGTCTCAAAGCTGGCGAGGAAGCTGCTCGTAAGCATCTCCTCTTATACGAGTACATCGACTTAGACAAGCTCAAAGAAGGGATTGCAACAATCGAAGAAATCGATGCTATCAATGCGCACGAGATGGAGTGTGCGAAAGAGCTTCGAAAACTAGATACAGCAAAGAATAGTATTGAGCGGGACATCCGCAGAGTAGAATCTGACGTAGCTGCTTGGGAATCGAAACTCAAACACAAGATCTGTCCCAATTGCGAACAAGAGATTCAACATGGGCACGTAGATGAGAAATGCTATCCCCTACAAGAGGGGATAGCAAGACACAAAGCTGCCTTAGTCCCGATTGAAGAGAAGATTCACGTGACACAGACTGATATGGACCGTGCTCACGAAGCCCATGAGCAGTTTATCGGGTTTGAGCCACCTACCTGTTCCATAGAAGAAGCGATCGAATTCAACAAAGAAGTTGATCGTATGAAATCTGAGCAACAAGAGAAAGCGGAAGCTCTTGAGAAAAAAGCTGTCGAAGTGAAGAAGTTCGCCAAACAAATCGAAAAGGCGATGACCGTTCTTGAGCAGAACAAGCCCGATTTCACCCTAGAGCAGATAGATCTCCTAGTCGAGCGTAGAGAAGGATACCTACGTAGAATAGAAGAAAACAAGCGGACCCTTTGGGACATCCGCAAAGAAGAGAACCCATACGATGAAGTAGTAAGGACTCTAGAAGCTGAAAGTTTGAGATCGAAAGCTCGTAGAGTAGAAAACCAACGCAAAATCGACAATATGAACACCATAATCAGGCATTTAGATTATATGAAGAAAGCCTATGGTGACAGGCGTAGGATCAAGAAGATGTTGCTAGCTGATAGGATCCCATACTTAAACAAGAGAATCAAGTACCATGGAGATGTGTTCGATCTTGCGATCGACCTCAAATTCACCAACACCCTTGGCCTAGATTCTACCACATGGGACTATTCTGAATGTTCTGGTGGGCAGCAATGTAGAATTGACGTTGCAGTGATGTTCGCTGTGTATGATCTCATGATTTCTATCTATGGCCAACAGTGCAACATCATGATTATGGATGAGGTAGACAAAGAGCTAGACGACGATGGCGTCCCGGCTTTTGTAGAGGCGGTCATGCGCCTATCGTCAAACGACAAGAAACCAAGCACGATATTCGTAATGAGCCACAAGACGACTCTCAAATCCGCATTTCCAAGAGAGATCACGCTCACTATGGAAGACGGATACAGTAAAATCAATAGTAACTAGGGCTGCTGGGTGAGCTTCTGGATCTCACCCAAGTGGCGAGATATTTCGGATATATCTCGCTTTATGACCGACGTGGACAGATTGCCAGCATCGGGGACTGCGGTCTCGATATACTCTACGAAGAATCGGCCCAGGTGGTCTTTCATTTCTTCGTAGAAGGTCTTAGAGTCGGTCTGGAAATGGCGATATCTATATACTATCTCTTCTATTTTCTTGACTCCCCTGTCTCTTATTGCTTTACATCTTTCTCGATAATCTTCGTGGAGATCAGGATGGACATAGGTAATATAATGGTCTTCCATGACCATCTGCTTTGCGATGAGTTTCATCAGTGGCTTTGCTGCTTTTTCTTCCGGAAGGGTCCATAGAATCTCTGCTCTCTTCCGATAATACTCATCATCTAGGACTGGTTTCTCTTGAATATCTGCAGTATGACAGCCGCAGACGGTGACCAGCAGTAGGAGATGTAGGCATTTCATAACATATCTACATCAAACCTAAACTATGAGCAGCGCAGCCGACGAAGCCCTAGTAGACAAGCTGAAAAGGAAGCTCAGCACAATCTATGGGCGTAAGAGACTCCTCGAATACTTCAAGCATAAGGGTTTCGAGGATCTAGAAACTTACGTTTATCCGCCGTCTCTCAACGATCTACCGCTTCTCATCCCAGAGATGCGCAATAAGATCGAAGTCGCACCATTTTCCGAGAAGATTGATCCAACCACCGGGATGGTGCAGATCGGGTGGAACCTCTTCGTCTTAGGCGTTAACCGCCAGTTCCTTGGCTTCTCGTTTCATAAGAACGCGCAGGACCTCCAACGGTCCTTCGGCGTAAACAGCAGCGAGATGCCGCAAGAAGCTAAGAAGAAGGTCTCCGATATCATCGACTTCATCATCGAGACGTTGGAGAAGAACCAGGACGGGGTGCTAGATCCGAGCCAAGCTCAGCAGACACCCGACCTGTTCAAGAACGTGGACGGCTACAGCCAGAACGACATGGCACCTCAGCCGCTTCCATCGGGTACAGCCTTCGGATATGATAAGGCTAAACCTGTAAACTAGTCGAGAGTCGGCCACTCACTAGTTCTACGATCCTATTGAAGACCTCTTTGGTCTTCTCATATGTCTCATCTGGTTGATTACTAAATAGGTCCGCGTTTTCTTCGCCTTCGGTCCAAGCCGAAACACCAAACGGCATTCCCTTCTTATAGGTAACCACTATTATGTGGTTACCGTTCCAGAAGTCTAGGAAATACGTCTGATGCTCCTGCATTGGAGTATCTATCTTATGCTTGATATGAGGATATAGCTTGAGAACGTCATTCGCTATACCCTCGCAGATCTGACCACCAGATGGCATCTGATCTATCCTAAAAGTCCGGAGTCAAGCCCTCTGCCAATAGATGGCACTTGATAGCAGAGAACGCTTCCTCTACCTCTCTCTGGCTCTTTCCCAGGAACTGCATCACGTGGTTCTTGTGGATGCGTTCTGTGCGGAACTCTTTGTAGTAAGCATCCGGAGTGTGGACGATCAAATCCAACACCTCGCGAGCGTTCTCCGGGAGACGGGACCGGATGACAGAAATCCGATCCAGCTCATCGATGATTTGCTCACTGTAGACTGTGATGTCAGGCTTGGCCTTGTACTCACAGAAGTCGCGGAAGTTGTTGGAATCGTCGTCAGGACCATCCAGACTCACGTGTTTCACGAACGCTTTCTTCACCTTCAGACGAGTGATCATCTTGGCGTAGAATCTGTCGTTCAAGTTGAACAGAGGTGTGATGTGAATCTGATTGTGGCTAGTGGCTACATTTACTCCCATCGGCTCGAACTCATCCTTGAGTTCGGCGATCTGGAGGATCATCCTCTGAGGAATCAGACCGGTCTCACAGAAGATCGTGTGGCTGTGATCCTCAGAGAGCGTGCTGTGCTCTACCTTGTTCTTCTTCCTGTTCTTCTCATCGGTCAGTAGCTCGCAGATCATCTCCATCAAGACATCGTCTGCAGGGCTGCTCAGTTCCAATTCCTCCTTGATTGACGGAGGTTTGTTTTCCTTGAGGATCTGCTTGAGATAGTTGAACAAGTAGGTCTGGAAGAACTTCTTCCTCTTGATGTAGTCTCCCTTGATGATCTTCTCACACTGAGAACAAGACGACTCCACCGGATCTCCGTCGTGCTGCTCTTTCCACGTGTGAGGCAGGTGGATGTCGCCGTCCGAGTTGGGGACCTTATGCTTGCGGATGTTATTGCAGGTGAATGTCACCTCGCTGGCGATCTCGGGCTTGGGCTCCCACGAGATATCCAGGTCACCCAGACACTCTTGCTCTGCGTGGACAATGTGGACCTTCTTTTCGATCAGGCACTCAGGGCAGACCTTGATCTTGAACAGATCACCCTTTCTCACTTTGTCGATTTCTTTCTGGTCCTTAGGGCTGATCTCGTAATTGTTGAGGTCGTTGTCCTCTAACCATTTGGTGTTGATTACTGTGGGTTTGCAGGTGCCGTGTGGTTTCCCTGTCACCCCTTTGGATCCCTCGCCCCTCGGTTGATCACACCAATACTTCAGCGTGCGGACACAGTAGCTGGGTATCTCGTATGTTGTGGTGTATGATTTAGCGCACCGTTGGCATTTTCTAGACTCGTGGTAGAGCACCATGAGCCCGGCCCGCCAAAAAGTGACATGGGCGTCCTGCATGCCTGCTTCGTAATCTCTGTATTCGTTACCGATGGTCCGAGCTAGAGCCATGCAGAATTCGCTCAGACCGTTGCGAATCAGCGGGCAGGACCATGCCTGCATCATTAGCCGCTGGACCTTGTCTTTATCTTCCTGGGGGAGTTCTTTCGCGGTAGTGTACATCAGATTGCCGCGAAGGTAAAGCTTGGCGAGTTGGCCTCCCATGGGAGTCTCCTGTCTCTTTCGTTCTGGCGATTGTGGTTGTGAAGTCCCGATTTACAGTATTTGACTCTTACTTAGGAGCTATCTCATATGGCAAAAGCTAAAAAACGTAGCAACTACTACGTGGACAGCTCGGTTTTGGAGCAGCATTGGACAAAGTGGCTCAAGGACGAAGATCCTAAATCTTGGGAGGAGCTGACGGCTGGCATCTACAAGATTTGCCAGGGTGTGGCTGTCAACTTTAATCCCAAAGATGCTGACGAACATGCAGAGCTGACTCATGAGGCATTGGTATTGACGCTTGAGAAGATCAAGGACGGAAGATTGAAATTTGAACCCGGTCGGGCTCCGGTGTTCAATCTCCTGACCACAACGATCTTCAGGCATCTGTATAGTAAGAAGAATAAGGAAAGCCGTAGGTGCCGTATTATGTCCAATTATCGGCAGCGCCTTTTGGACGCCGCGCCACACAAAAATTAAAGCACGATCTCGGCCCGCTGTCAAGCTTCTTTTTTCGGCAGCTTTTCGGAGTGGGTACTCAAACATAACGTATGTCGAAATATCGTTTATCCCCAAAGCCAGGGATAATAAGAGTAAACAAATCGATCACTATCAGGACTGCTCCTTCTCTCCCAAAGCGGAACGGAGTCATATCCGTCCGTAGCCGAGCGACAAAGCCAGCGCATAAATTAAAACAGCGTCAGGCGGTTCCGTCAACCCCTGTTCCCCGCTCAGCTCACGAACGTCCAAATACAAAGAAAGCGGATCGTATTATTCGACGCCACCGTAAACATGAGGTGGTTAACCCACGCCGACGTACCTCATCAGTACTGAGAGACCGGCAACGCGATATTCTCTCCAAGTACACTGACAAGGTTAGAAACCTTAGGGACGTTGGAAAGGGTAAGGTACTAGTAATTGTTGCTTGTGGTCCTTCTATTCTCCAGGCTGAGATTGGTCGCCTAAAGAACCATCCGCTCATAGACACTATGTCTATCAATAAGCCCGATAAGAGGGTGTGGCCCTCCACTTATTGGGTATTTTGTGACTATAGCCAGTACAACCGGAATAGGGAAATTTGGGATCCTTATCGTGGAACGATCCTCAACCCGTCATCTATGAGAGCCAGGCATCCGAACCAGATTCTCATCAAGAATCTTGGAGGTAAGGGATTCTCCAAGAACCTTCTGAAGGGATATCATATTGGTCGTTCCACTACGTTCGCCAACATGCAAACTGCGCTGTGGATGAACTATGATAAGATTTATATCTTCGGGTGTGATATGACCGACGTGAACGGTCGAATGCATTACTATGGCCAGAACCCCGACGTCGAAGATGCCAACCGGATGAAGAGGTTTGGCACAGAAGCCGAGTATTACATGCACGCAGCAGATACCATGACGGAAGTGGAGAGAGCCAAGTTTGTCTTCTGTTCATCCTACAATAAATGGCCGTTCGTGAAGAAGTTCCAGCAGCTTGACCAGACAAAAGCTGTAGATCATATTCTTTCAAATATATAGCGGAGGATCAAATGGCCAAGAAGAAAGTATCATCCCCGCAACGCCGCAAGCAAAAAACTGCCCATGGCGCTCATGGCGGGAACAACGAATATGAACTAGAAGAGATCGATAGCGCCTTCAAGGTGCACGACTATCTCCAAAAAGACAAAGACAAACCAGAAGACGCCAAAGCCCTTGCTCTAAACAAGGAAGCCGGCTACAATGAGAGTCTGCGCAGAGTAGAAGCTCTCCTTGAAACCAAATCAGCTTGATCTAATACCACGTCTGTATCTGATCCCCTATGAAACTATTAAAGGGGACTCGTTGTTATCTTGCCGGCCCGGTTGACAACGACGAAAACGCCGACAGTTGGCGTAACCAGATCACCTCAAGCCTCCTAGTCCCCTTAGGGATTACGGTCTACGATCCGCTAGTGAAAGCGGAGTGGATGACTGATAAAACTAAAGTCAACCCACGCTTGTACTATGAGCACCTCTACAGTGGCGAGATTGCTAGGCAAGAATACGTCTTTGACGCTCTAGCAGAACTCAGAGCTGTATGCATGGCGGCCGTCAGCGCAGCTGAGTTTATCATCTGCCATCTCCCCAAGACCACATTTACTTGGGGCACTATCGATGAAATCCAGCATATGAGGAAGAGCAACAAGCCAGTGTTTTTCCATGCGCCAGACGGAGTACCGTCTACATGGGGCCTTGAACAATTCGCGAAACCCTACAACTGGGAGCAGGTATTTTTCAAGAATTGGCATGATCTTACGGAACACATCCTACAGATAGATAATGGTGAAGTAGAACTGGACCCGATACAGTGGTTTTCGGTGGCCCACGAACAGGATAAATTGAAGCTATGGAACTTTACACGATCACTAGCCGCTTCGAGATAAATGTTCTCGAATCTAATGTAAACCCAATCACAGCAGCAGATTGGGCTCAGAAGCACCGATGCCCCGCTGTCGTGGTCGGCCCACAGCACGTTGCGCCCCTCATGGCGAACAGAGCCGCAAAGAGCGGCCAGTATCACATCATCGCAGCTCTTGATTTCCCAAAGGGTAGCCATTTTGCGATGGACAAGCTCCGAATCGCAGGCCAAGATTTTAGCGTATGTGATGGGGTAGACGTCCTGCTCACGGGTGGTCGCACCCAGGTAGAGACGCGGAACGAAATCAAGGCGCTCTATGAATTCCTACGTGCTATGAACATGTACGAGATACGTTATGTTCTGGGCGCATACACGCGCTCGCGTGAGGAACTAGTAAACATGCTTGTAGGCATGAAACAGTTCCCGCCACGATGGATTCGACTTGACCAACACATGCGGAAACCCAATGTCGCGACCGGCCATCACAAGGGGATGGCCGAGCTTTTCAAGCTGCACATGCCCACGCCCCTAAAGGTGGGATGCAATGTTGACTGGGACACAGTCAAGGCTCTAAGAGATACCAAATTCCGCTTTGATGTCACGCTCGACCAGGCAATCGGCATCGTGAAGGATTATGAGAAGGAAGAACGAGAGAAAGCTGAGCAAAAGCGGCTGGACTTGGCTGCCGTAGCAGAAAAGGCAATCAAGGAAGCTGATAAAGTACAGCTTCACGATGCGGATTGAGGCGGCTTGCCCAAAGTGTGGGAAGCTCAACGTCCTGATCTCTGAAGGCTGGCATGACGTTGGGTTCATGCCAGTGGAGTGTTCTAACTGCTTAGTCCTCTATTGGGGCGAAGTGTTCTCCGATATAGAAAAGAGCGTAATATCGGAGACCAAGCAGTTTCTCAAAGAAGAGATCCCGGAGCTTGAAGAGGGCACTGAGGTGTTCTTGATCCATCGTGACCACAAATACCACCTAGAGCCAGGGGTGGTAATAGATAGAGATCACAAACACTATAGGATCAAGTTTCACGACGACAAGGTGATTTGGTTTCCTTCCAATCTGGTCCAGAAGATCCCGGATGAATTATGATCATAGCAGGGACTGATACCGAAACCACCGGGCTAGATCCAAAGAAAGACGAGATAGTAGAACTCGCTCTTTGGGTTTGTGATACTAGAGATCCTAGCTCACCATTATTCGCATATAGTACCCTGTTCGATGTGAACAGATGGAATCCAGAAGTAGCCAAGATTCATAAAATCCCAGAAGAGATGTCAAAGCTAGGGATCGACACCGCCGATATAGATCCATATGAAATGTTAGCTGCCTATGACCCTCAATATGTCCTAGCCCATCGTGCTACATTCGATTTTGAATTTATGATGGAGCATTGGCCAGAGGTAAAAAGGTGGAACTGGATGTGTTCTAAGTTCGACCTACCCCATGAAGATATCATAGGAAAGTATAGGTCGAGCAGGCTGATGCACTTGGCTGTTGACTATGGCCTGCCTGTGACGAGCTGGCACCGCGCCATGGTTGATGCTCAGAAGGTCTGCGAAATTGCATCGTTCCACAATTTGAATGCGGCATATGAACGTTCTCTGGAGCCTACTTTCCAAATCAAGGCGTGGGGTAAATACTCCATCGACCACAAGGAAAAGCTGAAGGAAGAGAAGTTCTGGTGGAACTCAGAAGAACGCAAGTGGGTGAAAGAGCACATCGTATCTGATGAGCTTGAACGCCTGGTTGATCTCGCTAACGAACGGGATGACTGGGAGGTAGAAGTAGAAGAACACCCACCCCGGAGCTATAATGCAGATTAAAGAACCCAAAGTCGCTTTCGTAGCAGCTAGTGATATCGAACGGGAAGGGCTGGAAGCATACCTGGAAGACATCGGAGCCCCAGAATTTGAGTTGAATGCGCCCTCCGGGGCGGAACAGCTCGTCACTATCGGCGGAAAGCTCTGCTACAAGTCTTTTGCCCCTGGGCTCAACCCGAACGTCTCCAAAGTCCGCAACGATAACGAACAATATATCGGAAATATCAACAAAGTAGGGCATGGCAGTGTGGTGGAACACGCCAACGTCTCTTTCATCTTCTGGAATGTCAGCCGCGTCTTCACGCACGAGCTGGTGCGACATCGGGCCGGTACTGCGATGTCACAAGAGTCGCTACGATACGTCCGTCTCACTGACCTATCGTTTTGGGTTCCGCAGATCATCGACAAACACGACAATGAGAAGGGAGAAGGCCGCAGCTTGATGCTGAATACGGTCATCTACCTCGAAGAAGTCCAGAAGAAGCTGGCTGAGATCTATGGTATCGAAGATATCAAGAATTTCGGTCTGAAGAAGAAGCTCACCTCAGCGTTCCGCCGCGTAGCTCCGATTGGGCTCGGTACTGCTATCATGTGGACCATGAACTTGCGAGCCGCTCGTCACCTGATTCAGATTCGCACTTCTCGCCACGCCGAAGAAGAGATCCGGATGGTGTTCGACCAGGTTGCTCAGACCTTGGTAGAGAAATACCCCAACATGTTCCAAGACTTCGATCGCTCTGAAGTGGATGGGCATGGCGAGTGGGTAGCAGAGCACGCGTCGATGCCATACGACTCCGAGAAAATCACGAAGCTCAAGAAGCAGATTGAGAAGCTAAAGACCGAAAACAGAGGACTGCGGGCGGCTCAAATGGAAGAGGGTTGCGGTCTCAAAGCGTACGATTGAGGTGAGCGATGTTTGAAGGTAAAGACTTCTGGATCGCCTGGGCGTTTGTAACTGTTGGCATCTTTGTCAGCATCGCTGTGTGCATATCAGTTGCAAACATTAGCCAGTTTTGGCTCCTTCTAGGGTTGCTCCCTTTGTCTATACCATTCGCAAAGGACAAGTAGCATGGACATGTTTCCTATCATTGCCAAGTTGAAGAGATCTACTGGTATGACCCGGGTAGTGCCTATGGGTGATGCTTCTGGGCTGTTCAGAATCGAAGCAGAATATGCTGATGGTTGGCAGCCTGTATTAGAAAACGTAACGCGCCCGGTCGCTCAATCGTTAATTGAGCAGGCCAAGTCTACTAAGCAAGTGATTATAGACTAGTGTCTGAAGATCTAGATGGCGTCATGCTAGAATGGGGAAGAGAAATGTTTGACACCGAACAGACAGAAACTCTAATGGGTCTTCTCCCTGATAATGCGATAAGCGCTCTGGCCCAAAAGGGGATGATAAGTCCGTTCGTGGAAGGGCAGAAACGAGAAGGTGTGATCTCGTACGGTCTGTCAAGCTATGGTTACGACATCCGAGTGAGCAGCGAATTCAAAATCTTCACTGACGTTCACTCTGTGTTAGTTGACCCGAAAAATTTCAACCCCAAGTCATTTGTAGATGTCGATGTGAGCGATGTGGACTCACAGGTCGTTGATCCGCAAATGAACAATGTAGCAATCATCCCGCCCAACTCTTTTGCTCTTGCTAGAAGTGTTGAGTACTTTCGTATGCCAGACAATATCACTGGCATCGTCCTCGGCAAGAGCACGTACGCCCGCTGCGGAATCGTGACCAACTTCACTCCGCTTGAAGCTGGATGGGAAGGCTACATCACGATCGAGATCAGCAACACGACGCCGCTCCCGGCGAAGATCTACGCCAACGAGGGCATCGCCCAGGTGCTGTTCCTTGGAGGCGAGAGGTGTGATGTCACCTATCGTGACAAGAAGGGCAAGTATCAAGGACAAACTGGAATTACGCTGCCCAAGATCGGATGAGATTCAAGCCAGGTGATAAAGTCACTTATGATGGCGGCGACGGTCCTGCTCCTGAATGTGGTATTATTCTCCACACGTGGGTTGATGACCATGGCGATGAAGATTGTTACATTGCCTTTTTCGGTTTTCGGTTCCCGGAACCGGGCATAAAACCCGAAAAACCCTATGTCCTACGATACTTCGCTAAGAGCCTGACTGCCGTCTAGCGGCTCGTTTCTCAGCAGCTCTCCGAGTCATTTCTTTTTGCAGCACCCTGAAGGTATACCCTCTCTGGCGAGCTGCTTTACCTACTGCGTTCGAGAATGATTCTCCTTCTTTACGCAGTGCTTCCACATGATCTACAGCATCATTATATTTTGGGTTACCGTACTGTGTACGACCCTTCGGTTTGGGCTTTGGTCGTAATTTAGCTTTAGCGGCGCGTTTTTCTCGCCTCTTCTTATTCTTGATTTTCCTTCGGCGCTCTTCTTCCCGGAACCGTTTCATCTTCTCCTCCCATTCTTTTTCGTGCGCCGCTAGCATCTCCCTTTCAGATTGAGTCTCGAATTCCTTACCCGCTTCGCCCTCGGGCCAATCCAAGCGTTCCCCATTCCCTTCGAACAGTAATCTCAATCGCATATTCTAAGTTTGATCCTCCTAGGGATATTGAAAGAGTGACACTTTTAGCAAATATAATTTGTCACATGTGATGGTACGTACCAATACAAAAGGGAGTTACAGATGGCCTCACAACCAGCGAACACTGATATCAGAGTTCACCGCAGGGTTAGGAGCTATCGCCAGGATCTGCGCCATACTTCTGTTCTACAGTTGACTGGCGACATCAGCACGCTGATCATGTCAGTTCCTAGCGAAGAAGTCCTAGTCACAGAGACTCGCGATGGGAGCACCGCAGGGTTGCTCGTCACCACGGCTCTCGACGCGGATCGTGCCGGTCTGCCGGTCGTGCGCGAACTGCGCCCGGTCACTACCTTCGAAGAAGCAGCCGAAGGTATCAGCGGACTCAATTTCCCAATCCGTATGCCAGGTATCCGGGACGTGTTCCTGGAGAAGGCAGACGCGTTTGTGGAAGACGATCTGCACCAGGATCTGCGGGACGTCAAGTAAGCCAGCCTTCAACAGACTGGTTCCACTTACACCTAAGAAAAGCCACGCTCGCCTACGGCGGGGGTGGCTTTCTGCATATATATCTGTAGCGGGGTGGAGCAGTCTGGTAGCTCAGCAGCCTCATAAGCTGAAGGTCGTGGGTTCAAATCCCACCCCCGCTACCATCAAAAATAACCCATGAAAAAACGAAACTGGGACATTCAGTCGATTGCCGATCTTATCACTGAAGATCCATGTGTCCTAAATGAATCGCCGGTCGAGCCAGGGAAAGAGGTAGGGACCGACGTCGAAGTAGAAAAGCTCCGCCATATGATAGATAATCAGGTTAGTGGATTGAAAGCTCATCTAGGTGGATTTATAAAGCAAGCAGAAAGATTTGTTGGATTTACTAGCGATGTATACTCTTCTCGCGTTTCTGGTTATAAATCTGCATACAAGAAAGAAGATGCAGTAAAGAAGTTGCGAGAACTTGGTCGCCTAATAAAAGCTGTCAGCGATGCTAGACAGTGTATAAAAGACTTCTCATTAGAAATAGCGCAACGGCCACCTAAAAATGTCCAGATCCGAGGGGAAGATGACCCTGAATATGAAGGACCAGAAAGACGTGAACCATAGCAAATATAAATTATGACACTTCACACACTTCATCCGTTTCAACCGCACATTGGTGGGCCGAACGAGGAGCTACATATCCCGTTCCGGGCGTTCGTAAAGTTCGTACCCGACCTAGCCAATGGCAGAAGGTGGGAGATGATTCGGCACTTTGAAAAGGTGCAGTTCGTCATCGAAAGCCGTCTAGCTGCCGAAACCTCGTTGGTCGTCGCGGAGCCAGTCGCTTTTACCCATCAGATCGCTCAGTCCCCCGGTAGATTCACTATCGTTGGATTTTTCATTACGGATGGAGTGAACGAGCCGCCAGTAGATCGCCTCACACAGCCGGCTGAGATTCACAGCGGTACAATTCCTGGTGAGGTCACTGATCTTATCGAAGAGATCCCGCGAGGCGGTGATCTGGCTAGAGGCCAGGATCCTCTCCCACGCACCGATACCAGAGTGATGATTCTAAAAGATCTTCTCGATATGACGCTATCAGGTATTAGCGGCTTGGGTGAAGTGTTCTTTATGGACTTCAACGGTGTGGAATATGGCCAGATCCCGAATCGCAAGGGATTCCGCTCTTTCCCAGCCTGATATTATAGCTCTTCTCATCACTGAAGACCCAGACGTTTTCAGTGAAGTGGATTGGAAGAAGCTCGGTGTTGGGGCAGCTCTAGTTGGCGGCGGTATTGCTGCTGGTTTGGGTATAGGTGGAGGAGAAGCCCCTCAAACTAAAGCACCGCAAACGATTGAGCAATCTCAGAATATGTGGTATAGCTTTGTTGTTGAGAAGCCAGATGGGGACTTAGTTGATATAGACCCAAATGCTAGATTGAGTGTTCCTAGACGATTCGCTCAGGCCACTAGATTGGCCAATAAAACTGGTGGGAAGATATTAGTGTTTGACCCTGGTAGTGATAAACCAATTCCAGGCCATGTATTCCAAAACAAGATATTACCTAAAATAATGAAGAAACTGGCCACCAAGTAACCGTCAGTATCTAAACCACATGCGATACCTGATAACAGGTGGATGTGGTTTCATCGGCTCTAACTTCATCCACATGCTCCTGAAGGAGCAAGAAGACGCCTTCGTTTTCTGTATTGACAATCTCCGCACTGGGGGAGATGTCAATAACGTGAAAGAAGTCTTTAGTAGTGACAGATTCGAATTTGAGTACTGGGGCATCTGTGACGGTCTGAGCCATATAATGGAGCAGGCTAGGCCAGACATCATAATAAACTTCGCAGCGGAAACGCACGTCGATCGAAGTATCGTGAATCCCAGATTATTCTTAGAAACGAATATTATGGGGACTCACAATCTGCTAAATCACATGCAGAGAAACTATTATGACGGTGAAGTTACCAAATATGTCCAAATTAGCACAGACGAAGTATACGGCTCGACTAAGACCGGTTTCTTCTACGAAAATTCTGAGATAAAACCTAGCAGCCCTTATTCAGCGAGTAAGGTTGCAGCAGACTTCATAGCTCTATCTTACTATAAAACCTATGGGTCACCAGTGGTGATTACCAGATGTAGCAATAATTATGGGCCGAGACAATATCATGAAAAACTTATCCCATTAGCGATCAAGAGAATCCAAAACGGCGAGAAGATTCCAGTGTACGGCACTGGTGAGAACGTGCGCGATTGGATCTATGTAGATGATCACTGCCGAGCTATTCTCCAAGCGATAGAGTATGGTAAACTTGGAGAAGTGTACAATATCGGTGCACGCCAAGAGATGTCCAACCTAAAGATCCTTGCTCTACTCTGCGAGATCATGGGCGTAGATTTCGAAGAGTCGATCGAGTTTGTAGAAGATCGAGCTGGTCATGACTTCCGCTATGCGATTATGCCGAACAAAGCAGAGACAGAGCTTCAGTGGAAGGCCCAGATGAACTTCTACGACGGTCTGAAGAGAACTGTAGACTGGTACAGCCAATAAGACGTATGTAACCGACTGGTACGGTACCGAACACTTAGGAGAGAAAGGTAGATGTTGGCAACAGATATCCTAACCAACCAAGGTGAGACGACCAAATGGGGCATCGATCCCAGTAATGGTCCACTCAATCTGACCACCGCCGACGAGGTGGTCGAGTATGTCGAACAGAACAATATCAGATCTATCAGGATCTGGTTCACCGACATACTCGGTTTCCTGAAGTCCTTCTCGATCACACCGCGCGAGCTTTCAAACGCCTTCGAAGAAGGTATGGGCTTCGACGGCTCTTCGATCCAAGGATACACCAGGATCAATGAAAGCGACATGGTGGCGAAGCCAGACCCAACCACTGCTCAGCTTATCCCGTTTCTTATCGGCGGTAAAGCGTCGATCCGGATGTTCGCAGACATCTACAATCCGGATGGTACTCCATACGCAAACGATCCGCGCCAGATTCTGAAGAGGAATCTAAACGATCTGACGCTAATGGGAATCACGACAATGAACGTCGGCCCTGAGGCCGAGTTCTACTACTTCAAAAAAGCCGGTAGCACCGAGCTACTAGATAACGCCGGCTACTTCGACCTCAACCCGATCGACAATGGTGACAGTCTTCGTGAAATCACCATCACCGCTCTTGAAGCGATGGGCATCGAAGTCGAATACTCGCATCACGAGGTTGGTCCGAGCCAACACGAGATCGACCTCCGATTCTCTGACGCTCTGACGATGGCTGATAATCTCATGACCTATAAGTGGGTGGTCAAGGAGATTGCACATCGTGCTGGCGTCCACGCGACGTTTATGCCGAAGCCACTCGCAGATCAGAACGGCAGCGGGATGCACACGCACCTCTCTCTCGCCGGGCAAGAAGGGCAGAATATGTTCTTCGAAAAGAACGGCCCATCGTGCCTATCGCAGACCGCACAGGCATTCCTCGCAGGGGTACTGACCCACGCACAAGAGATCTGTCTGGTTACTAACCAGAGCTTCAACAGTTACAAGCGCCTGGTACCAGGCTACGAGGCTCCGGTATACGTCGCCTGGTCTGCTCGTAACAGATCTGCCCTGGTGCGCATCCCAACTTACAAGCCCGGAAAAGAACAGGCGACGCGTATCGAACTGCGCTTCCCTGACCCAGCATGTAACCCGTACCTAGCTTTCTCAGCAATGTTGCAGGCTGGGATCCACGGGATCCACAGCAAATCGACGCTTCCCGACTCGGTAGATCATGACATCTACGAGTTGACTGCGATGGAGCGAGAGCAGCTCAACATCCCAGCTCTACCACATGACCTCTACTCCGCTATCAAGGCAGCAGAGAAGAGCGATCTGCTGAAGAAAGCGTTGGGCGAGGATACTTTCACCAACTTGATCGAGACTAAGTTGGAGGAAGACCTGAAGTACCGGACCCATGTTACCAACCGTGAAATCACAGACTTTACGGTCTTGTAATCATGAGCGATGATCAGGGACTTCCGATCATCGCTACGCGGGCCCAAGCTGAAGCCGATCAGATGTGGGAGGAGCTTAGAGCATGCTCCTCCCGCATTGTAGATCTGAAAAACAAGCTGAAAGCTGGTCAGCGTACCTTCGATGAAGCGGATGCAAGTATGCTAGACTTTATTGCTTGTGCAGCTATATTCGAGATTAGAGTGCGTAATATTCATCGTGAAATGTTATAATCTAGATGCTAAGTTCTTCTACGTCACCTTCAGCAGCTCTAGCTTTCTTAGCGGCTGTCAGCTCCATTAGTCTTTTATATCTCTTCACTAGCAGTTTTCGGAAGTAGCTTCCTTTCCCAAATACTGTAGCTAGATCGTCTACAAACTCAGATTTTAAGCCCCATCGGGCATTACCGATGTTGATATGTGGACCTTCGATAGGCGACCTATTGGCACTTCTCCATCTGTCGATCTGATCATTTACCATTTTTATTGTTTTGATATATGATTTATAGTCTTTTAGTTTCTTGCTGGTCAGATCGATGGTGTACACATCAGTATATGCCACATGCTCTTTCGCTGATGGTTGGTTTGCTAATACTATTTTTCTAATCTTCGCTATGTGAGATGGGTGCACTCTTTCTAATGTATCCATCTCTGTCCATTTGCCTTTTATGATCTTCCCGCCCCTTTCCAAAGGCATATAGAAAATAGGGAAGACCATAGCACGTCTACCTTCAGCTTGGCGAGCTTGCATCTGCCGCAGACGTTCCATCTCTTGCTCTTCACGCCACTTCGATGTTCTGATCCGCTCTAGGGTCCTTTTTAATTCAGCACGACCTGCCCTTCCTGTTTTTAGTAGGGCGTCCCCTCCAGCCATAGCTCGGCGGGCTTTTGTGGCCAGAGGAGCCTCATCGGTGTCTTCGATCTCATATCCTGCCGTGTCGAATCCAGATTCTTTGAGATGCTTGCGAGTCCTCATAAGAGAAACATCAGTAAGGTCTGGATCTTCGTGGATAGCGTCTGCTATTTGATCGATGTCGTCGTTCATAGTTTATGTTTGGCCCTCAAATATATATCATGGCAATACTAGGCCCAAGCGAACTTCCTCTAGTCCTAAAGATCGACAGTAACCCCTTGAAGGCGTTGGCCATCAAGGAGCTTGGCCACCCTGTGGTCCTTGTCGAACTCATGGAACCTCAGTTTGAATGCGAACTGAGACGTATCGGGGACTTTATCGCCGAGTACTTCCCTCTTGAAGAAAGGTACGCGTTCTTTATGACGCAGCCGCTTCAAGCTGAGTATCCGCTACCTGAAGATGCGTATTGGATCCGGAACGTCAACTGGGATCCGGCCACGACTCGCCTCGATGACATATTCGGCGCTGAGTCGTTCCTCTTCAATATCGGTAACATCTCAGGAATTCAGAACATCCTGACAGATTACCACCTTCTTCAGGCTTATCGAAAGTTCTCACAGCGCATTTTGGGAACTGAAGGTCAGTGGGAATTCAAACCAAGCTCGGATGGTGGCCCAAGTACGATCAGGCTGTTCCCGGTTCCGCGTGGGTCTTTCCCAGTAATTATCGAATATCTTCCGACCATATCGGAATTCAAGAAACCGTCTAACAAAGAACTCACGATTCGTGCGTTTCTAGCTCGGATGAAGATGATTCTTGGTAGGATCCGAGGGAAGTATCAATCTGGTATTCCAGGCCCAGACGGAAGTATGATCACTTTCGATGGAGATTCCCTAATTCAAGAAGGGAAAGAAGAGTGGGACCAGGTGATCGATGATGCTATCAAACTAGGTGAGCCATTAGGCCCATATCTCTGGTAACCTAGACAGCTTTCTTGATCGGCGCAGGCTCTTCAACCTTCTTCTTTTCTTTTTCTGCTTGCGCTTCCTGAAGCTTGGCTTTCGCTCTTTCTTCTTTCAACTGTGCAAGCAGTTTCCTGCACTTAGTCTTAGACCGATCGATAATCTGATCAATCGTCGGCTGCTGTTGAGGCATTGTGACCCTCTTTTAGGCTCTCTGAGAGCGAATCCAGTAGTTTCTCGACATGGGCAATTGACCTGTACGCATCGATTGCTCGTCTACGATCCTTCTCCGCTGAACGATTGCTTGCCATTAGAATGAGAGGGGATGCGAAAGCTGCTTGGAACGACAGCATTAGATTCAATAGGATAAACGGGTATGGGTCCCATCCCGCAGCGAGGAGGACTACATTTATAGCCATCCATATTACGAGTAGAACGCCCTGTATAATGATGAATTTCCAGCTACCGATTGCGGTAACTACCCAGTCTGCGGCTCTTGCGCTCAGCGGAGCGTTTTGCAAGTCGCCGTATCTCAGAGTCTCCAATTCTTCTAGAATATGGCTCTGAGTCTCAAACATCTTCTCCAGTTTATGTTCTGAGATTGACATGGTAGTATATATTTGATAATACTACCAATATGTGGCGATCTGCTCAAGAATTCAAAGATAACACATGGGAAAAGTCACAATACAAAACAGGCTGGAAGTGCTACTGGGAAACAAGCTATTAGTTCCAGGTTGTGAACCAACTAGCGCATTTACCAGCCCAACGCTTGCAGAAAACCGTGAATGCAATGCTACGGTAGTCGATCTTGGAGATGCCCTAGAGGCTATTCCAGGATCTACGATTATTTCATGGCAGAACCCACGGAGATTGTTCTTCGTGCTACCAGAGGGTCCACCTAATCGATTTGGTTGTATCGATACTACATCAGTAGAAGACTATTATGCCATCTTGAGAGGCATTGGTGAACCAGCGGATATGCTGAAAACAATCGTGGAGGTTGGACAACCATCGCAAACTGTAGATGTAGCTACAATGTGTGATGCATTCCAATTCAAGGGCATCTTTTAGTGGATTTTCTGGAAAGAAAGCTCCTTCGGGAACTGAAGCAGCTCCTATCTGAGGCTAATGTTCCAGGTGAAGTAGTGGACCAGTCTCTGGTCGGAATCCATGTGTATGCCCCTAACACGGAGCTACCACCTGGGGGAATCCCGCTCGACCCCAGAGTAGAAATCCATCCAGACACTAGATCTCGAACTATAATCAACATTGAAGCCTATGGTAGGTCCGACTCTGCAGCTGTAGATTATCATCGTACCGGCCAAAATGACTTCAATGAACGGGGCGAATCCGAGTTCGTCAACGGCTTAGTAAAGTTCCAGCTCAATGGCGATCTTCACTATAAGGTAACATATAATCCAGCTTCTGAAGATAGGAGTATAGATGTAAGCGTTGAAGATGAGAGTGGAGAGACAACTAATGAGAAATATCTGACTCTGGGTCAGTTTCAGAAAAATGATCCGCAGGGCTTCCACATGTGGAAGCAGATGTATTATCAGTCTGCATATCAGGTGATGAATCTGCCTGATCAGCATCCCTCCAATAAATCATACCCAGGAGAGATCCTAAGAAGTGCTCCGTATGCGCTGCGTCCAGAGGGCATGGAAGATGAGGACTACGAAGAAGCTCAACGCCGGCTAGGAAAAGTCGAGCGTTCAAGGAAAGCTGGAGCCAAAGGCGGAAAAAAGACGAGAGGAGCAAGGCGACAAGAACAGATCGGTAAAGGGGAGACACCTACCGAAGGGAAACCAGGTCTTTTTGACGCAGCAGAGACTATGAGCCCATTTCAACTGTTCATGGTATGGTTCCACGAGTTTTTGAGATCTCACGGGTATAACACGGACAGGCTAGCTGGATTCGGACCAGAATTTGACAGAGAAAGACCGCGAGAGCAAGAAGACGCTCGCAGATGGCAAGAAGCTCGTCAAGAAAGAGATGAGATTAGAGATAATCGAATCAACCAAAAACTTGACAATGACGACGACCATCTTATGACTCCAGATGAGGAGAGTTGGAGCCCTGGAACCAATGATCCTTGGACCTTGCAAGATGCTAGAGATTATCTATGGGATAAAGGGTACGGCGATCCCTCTATGGACCAGGTGAGGAAAGATGCACTCCTCAAACACTATTTCTTTGGTAAACCGATTACGGTGCCGAAACTTGCAGCGTCTTTACAGACAGCTCTCGACAGTAAGGGTAATACGCTTGGCGTCGAGATCACAGATGTAGACGAAGATTTCCGATTTGGTCTCAAGTGGCTGATCAAGAATACCTGTAAAGAATGTCCAGACGCTACCGGAAGGATAATGGGCCCAGACGGGAGGGCGGTTCCTTGTGGGGCTTGCAACGGTACAGGTGTGTCGCTCACAAGAGCGATCAAGCCAGTAGAAGATCGAAAGAAAGCGGAACAAGATAAACGCAGAAAACATGCCGATACCCCCAACCAAAGAAGAATTGCCCGCAAGCGCAGGCTCAAGAAGCGCGCGGGCCGTGGACGGAAGCCCGTAAAACCTGAAACTGACAAGCGAGCGCCATGGCGCAACATCGAAATCAGGGACATACCAGATATTGAAGACCCGCATCAACGTGCGGTGGCTCTTCGAACTTGGCGTAGGCTAGAACATAAGAAGAGCAGGAGAGACTACAACTTCTCCAAAGAAGAGCTGGACCAAATACTGAAAGTCCGGAGAGGAGAGACTGGCCGAACATCAGCCGCAAAGTATCTCGCCCCAAGAGACATCATTTGGGCAGTATCCAAAGATGCCTACTGCCCATCTTGCGCTCAGAAGACTCTGACTCAGCGGAAAGGGGAAGGGTCCAGGAAAGTTGGCGAGCCTTCATCGATTGAAAAAGAAGGGTTCACTGGTTCTACCACGATGAGACTGGAAGGAGACAGTCTTATTTGTACTCAATGTGGAGATGCAGTAGCTCTAGATTCGATCAAGTGGATAGTAGTAAGTGATCTCTCTGATTATAACGAAGCTACCAAGGGCATGAAGGAAGGTAAGGAAGTTCCCTATTATCTCATCAGATTGAAACGCCTCGGTGAAAACAAAAAGTGGAAAGACCACGTGTTCATGTTGAAGCTGGAAGAGGGTCTTGGCTTCGACAGGAATAGGAACCTATCGGTAGGAGTTTCTAAGCGCCCGAATATCCCGAAAGGAAAGACAGCCAAAGCTGATGGATCTATCTATCACAAGGTCCAAGAAGGCGATGATCTAAAGAAACTTGCTAAGATATACTATGGCGATGCACATTACTCAGAAGAGATCTACCGAGCTAACGCCAATCTAAAAATGGAACCGGGCCAAAAGTTGTTGATCCCAGTCATCTCGTTTGGTGAGGACAACGAGAGCATAAAAGAAACATTCCGCAAACTGATCAATGTGGCCAAGAAAAAGCGTGGTAAGAAAGGTGGAATGCCCGGCTATTTTGACATAGTAGAATTAGCCAACTGGAAAGACAAAGAGAGAACTAAAGATCTTTCACCAGATTCTCCAGGTTATTGGGTAGTGAAGTACAAAGTGAAAGAGTTTGGCACAGGACCTGGTGACGTCGAGCATGCCAAGACAGTGATCGATATCAATAGATCCAATGTTCTGAGAGATTGGAACAAACTCACTATAGATCTTACCCACCTCCTTGGCCTTACCAAGCAAGACCTTGCCTATCTCGGAGGGGAGATTGGGTCCGATTTCGCCACAGGCGTTCAAGATGAGATCGAAGATCTCAATATGTATGATGTGGTGGATAAAGGTTTGGCGATGTACCTGGAGACCCTAAATACAGGAATAGTAGATCAAAGAAACATCCCACTCCAACCTCTCGATGATTATGCGCGAGCGCAAGATCGAGTCGCCAGTTTCATGCGCTATCTGCTCAATCCAAAGACTAAATGGATTCTCCGATTCCCTACTAGAGATGCTATAAGATCCATACTAAAAAGCTCGAAACCACAAGATACTCTAGATGCAGAGTCTGTGTTGGGAATAGCAAAGCTGATTGCTAGTCCAGGGAGTGGCCATCTAAGGAAGATCAAGGATTTTATCTTAAACAAGATCAATGAGAGGCGAGTTTACGGTAGACCTTTAGAGCCTATAGCTTCTCTTTACGGGCCAAAACCAGATGGGACAGATCAAGATAGCTGGGAAGAATTCAAGCTTGAGAGGCTTACAGGGCTGTGGGAAAACTCGGCACGGTCAATAGCCCTTATGACCAAAAAGTCTCCTCATATGGATGAAATGACTCCAAGAGAGGTAGAAGAATACTTGAACGACCATGTGATGCGTCGTACTAGAAACTACGATTTCGATTTCGAACATGCCGACCAGAGAGGAAAAGAGCAAGCCGTAAGATTGGCAAATAACTTCGAATTCGTAGATCTGTTGAATGCACTTCAGCGGAAAGACAACCCATACGAGCGTGCCATAGAACGGATTACCTATGACATTTCAAGGCCGGGACCAGGCCGCCCTAATCTCGGAATTGGATTAGATGAAGAAGGAACTCGAATAGTACAAACTATCATCAATAACATCGTTGGACACAAGCTTGGCGAATCGCCAGACACTTACTATGAAAGGACTTATAAAGAGCGCCAAGCTGGAAGATCAAGTGCATATGCTGGAGAGTTTGACTATTATCTCGATGTCGCAGCAGAAATGCGATCGCTCGGGGACGTTCTAGAAGTTGATAGGATGAACGTGACAAGCGGCTTAACTGCCGCTGGGCGAGAGTATGCCGCTGAGGTGGTGAATGGTCTCAAAGTAAGAGATGTCATCCAATTCGCACAAGAAAACGGTCTGCTTACCAGAGATGATGAATCTGAATCGCAAGTGTTTGATGAGGATACTATAGAGTCTATCTTGGATGACTATACTAACCTTGGTGTATATCGGCTAATGAAGAGAGTGTCTGATACCATCAGGGGCACCGGCCAGATTCTCAATTGGGATGAAGCTTACACACATCTGGAGGAATATGCATCAGGAGAGCTTGGGACTGGATTCTCGTTCTCCGATCCACCAGATGTCAAGCGCGGAGTCCTAGCTATGTTCAATAAAATGGACGATGAGTTTTTCAGGAGAGTGCTGGAAGGATATAAGGGTATAGAGATAGAAGCTATAGTGAAGAAGAGTTCAGGAGTGGCGGCCAACCAAGAAGAGTTTAGTGCTATTCTCGGGAAATATGGTCTAACTATGGAGGACCTTTTGAGGCACCTATCTTCTCAGAAGGGGTTCGCTGAATTCGAAATGGACAAATATCTCCAGACTGTTGATATTGGTAGAGTTATGCGGCGCTTCCGGGAAAACCCAGAAGCACTCATGCAAATCGAGAGAGCTGCTACCGAGGATACCGGCGAATCAGAGTGGGAAGAATTTGTAGCAATCACCGATGAATTGGATGCTCTCCAAAAGGTGTTGGATGTAGAGCAAAATAGAGAACAACGAGAACAACAATACATTAGAGTGAACGAGCTTGTAGATGCACTGACTAAGATCTACAACTCTACTAAGATTGAAGATCTAAGAAATAGAGCCGCCGAAGTAATTGAACAAACAAAGAGACAGGAAGAGGTAGACGAAGAAGCTCCAGATGAAGAGAGGCCAGATGAAGATGAAGAAGAGCTAGTACACGAGCCTCTTGAAGATGAAGAAGAGGAAGAAGACGAAGATGATGTATATGCTACAGTAGCAGGCCGCGCTGCTCAGAGAGCAGCTGCTGTTGTTCGTAGTCCAGAGCCGGAAGAGCCAGATGTACCGAAAGCGCCTAAGATGTCGGACGAACAGCAGCAGATTTACAATTATTACGCGTCCGAATTCCGGTCTGAGCACCCCGACTGGACCGATGAACAGGTAGATGCTGCAGCTAAGAAAGAGTTGGCAGCCGGCGGATATATGGACCCAAGCCAGATGATGTAGTAGCCCAAATATATAGTATGGCAATCCACAACTTCGGTCAGATGAAAGAGCAGTTCGTTACTATAGAGAAAATTCCCGATTTCCGCTCGGAAGTCGAGAAACAGTTCACTCCTCTTTCGATCTACGACCACGACAAACCAGATATCGCACTAGCTGAAAGATGGTCCGAAGAGATTGTAAACCTCTCCGGGGCCTGGTGCACATTATACACCTATATCCCCAAACCAGATTCTGCGTTGGATACTTGGGATCAAGACGAGAAGCCTATATACTCTACCCCTAAGAATATGAAGGCTTTCTTCAAGCCAGAAGAATCAAGGTTTGAGTACACGAGGTGGGGACTGGACATTCCGATCAAGGCGACTGTTGTCTTCTCTCGCGCTGTGATCTTCAAAGAGCTTGGAGCCAGACAGATAGTCCCCGGCGATATTATAGAACTTCCGTACAACGTCCCGTCTCAGACTGAGAAAATGAGGCCCAAAAGATTCCAGGTAACCAACGCCTTCTCCTCTGGAATGTTTTTGTACAGATGGTTGTACATCACCTGTGCTTGCATCTTGATCCCAGGCGATGTAGACCTAAACGTAGTCCATCGTGGAATTGGTGGGCTGCTATGATAAAATCTGGTGACATCAAAAAGCTTGTGCAGCATATGGCGAAAGATGTTGGTGATATCTCTAGGAAAATCGGCGGTGATCTCCAAGTAGAGACTAAGAGAGAAATCATAAAGCGATATGATAGAGTGGATGATTCTCCTGGAGGGGAGAAAGGAGCAGATCTAATAAATCTGCCATATGGTGTAAATATTAGCCGTCAGAAGATCGTAAACTCTATCCTACCGAAGCAGATGCCAAAATCAGGGACCGATGCAGATCGGTTCGGGTTGTGGGTCCCAGGAGATCCAAGCGATAATAGCACAATCGCATATCAAGCATATGTGTTCGAGTGGCTAGGCAGTAAGCCATGGCGGATGACTAGAAATAACATAAGAGACGTGATCCAAAGAGTAGCCAAAGGTAGTATCACTTACCTTGGCGAGAAATCATGATATACGATTTTACCTCTAGGCCCAAGAAAGTAAAAGATGGGATAATCCCTGAGCGGAGCCCGGCTATCTCCCAGGAGCCGTATGCCGCCGACCCAGTAGAAAGGGCAAGTAAAGATCTATTTGAGCTTGTCAACCGCCAGCCTAACGATGTACAATCTCTACTAGTTCCGGGTTTCAAGGCTCTAGATGAAGGGATAGTCCAATGGCTTAACGATATCGTTGTTCCATCTGCCACTGGCGTAAAAAGGATGACTACGCGTGTTGCTGGTGGCGATAAGACTATCTTATTCTGGAAGCAAAACTTTAAGACTGGCCGGATCAAGCTTCCAGTCTGCTCTGTGAACCGCACCTCATGGCGCTTCTTTGAGCAGAAGTTCAACCCGGCGTACCTGCCAGCTACTCGTGGGTTTACTGACCGGCACGGCACGCACATGAGATTGACTTACCGTCCGTGGCCAGCGATGGTTGACTATCAGCTATCGATCTGGACAGAGTGGAAGCCAGATATGGAATATATCCAATACCAGATCGTGACCAGATTCGACCCTCTTGCAGAAATAGACATCGAAGATGAACACCTTCGTGGTAGAGTTCAGATAAAACTAAACAACGTCACTGACAGTAGTGACAAAGAAGTCGATGCCGAATCCAGAGCTGAAGTGAGATATGATATCGATATCTCGTGTGAAGCTTGGTTACCACATCCAGCTAAGATTATACCTACGGTCCTTGGACATGTAGGAACTCTACATGAGTTCGACGGTACGTTCCTTGATATCGTAGGTTTCAAAAATAGCAATGTGGAAATTGATGGGTTTGAAATAGGCCCAGAATCAATAGGAGGAGTATGATGGACAGGCCGTTGACCCAGCGAGAAATCCGGGCAAGGAAAAGATCTCGGAAAGAGATCAGCTACGTGATGCTGTACAACCCAAAACGGATGGCTATCCCCATTCAACTATCCCCGCCACCAGGCTGGGACTTTTGGACTGGCGAGCAGACCGTTCAGCTGAAAGGCCGGGAACAATGCAAGTTTCCAGCACACAGACTGAATGAAGATCAGATCGTCAATCTAGAGAAGAAAGGGATGCTAAAAGTCCTATCCGGCCATCAACATTTGGGTAAGCGTCTTACGTAGCAATTATTGATCAAATATACTCCAAAGATAAGTCGGAGGTCCAGAAATGGCCGTATTTTTGTCACCGGGCGTTTTCCCGAACGAGATTGATCTGAGCGTACTGCCAACGGCGGTCGGTCCGCTCCGTCCTGTCTTCATTGGGACCGCACAGAAAGGCCCGGTTAACGAACCGGTCTTCGTTTCTAACTCCCAGCAGGCGTTGGACAGCTTCGGCGATCCAATCCCCGAGTCTCCTCTCATGTACGGTGTACTTGCGTATATGGAAGAGGGGAACCAGGCTTACATCCTGCGTGTGGGTATCGAATGCGAAGCAGGTCAAGTCGAAGATTTGGCCGATGTATGCATCGACACGAGCGGCAATAGGGTGGAAGGTTGGGGTCGGATTCCAGTGTTTACTGGAATCGACTTTGGGCGGATTCAGCTCCGCAACGCCTCCTCTGACGCGCCGTACGAGTTCCACATCGCATCGGTAGACGACGAGACCTACAACGACATCGACGTCTCAACCACTGATGGGCCGACCTCCGCATCTATCGCCCTAAGTGGTACCTACTCAGGCTCAATCGATGATAGCTTCATCGTCCTGATCAAGACGGACCCCGACCCATCTTCAGGCGATACTCTAGACGGTGCTGAGTACGACGTAATCAGGAACAGCGATGGTGTTGTAGTGTCGGATGGCACGCTCACTGTCAGTGGTACACCTGGTGTGTCGGTACCGTTCGATATCGGTACTGGTGATGAAGCCTCTGGCCTGACCGCCGTTATCACAGTCGTAGGCTCTTCCCCGCTAGAATCGAACGATACGTTCACGTTCGTGGTAGCGCCGGATAATACCACCTTCGCAGTGGAGATCGAGGGACTGGCAAGTTCGCCAGTATCCTTCTCCTTCGGCGATGGTGAGACTTACTCCAGCAACGAAGATCTCGCGGACGCGTTCAACCTACTAGTTGGTAGTGGAGTTGACTTCCTAGCGATCGCCCTCGACGATGAGAACCTCTACATCCGTACCAAGGTCGCAGGTGAGCGAATTCAGGTTGTGGATACTGAGGGATGGGCACTAGAAGCCGGCATCCAGAAGTGGGCATGGGACATCCCGCGCAGCTTCCTGATGAGCACCGACTCTGGTCCATACATCATCACAACATCCAATAACCGCGTCAACACGCTGGTGATTGGTGACGGATCCCAGACAGAACTAGAAGTGACCATCCCAGTCGGCACTGGGCTATCCCCGGCTGCCGTGGCGGCATCTCTAGATCTTGGTGGTGTCCAGGCTGGTGAAGCGTTCTACGAAGCGTTCGCACTGCAAGTGACTGATGACGACGCCCAAGTTACTATGGTAACTGTGGTCGGACACCAGTTTGACACACTCAAGATGCAGGCTGATTTCAGCCACATTCAGACTCTACGGTTCACGGAAGAGCTGGTAATCCCGTTCCCTTACACAAGGAACTACAGAGGATTCAGCGATCCGAGACTCTCGCTACCGGATACTGGCACTATCACTCCTTCGTCTCCGCTCTCCTGTGAGCTAGACCCAGCGAGCGATGAGTGTGCCGCAGATTCCGCGTACTTCGCGGACATCGTGGGTTGGTTGGTAGCCAAGAGCCCAGGCACATGGCTCGACGGTTATACCGTCAATGTCGAGCTATTCCAGGATTCTGGCAACCTCTTCACCTTGGAGATCTACAACGATCAAGGTGTACTGGTTGATCGCACTGAGGCTCTGAGCTTCGATCCGAGAGAAGACAGATACATCGCCAACGTGATCAACGAAGGATCACCGCTTGGCGGCCAAAACGGCAACGCATGGGTCCAATGGGAAGACCGCCCAGGTTTCCTAGGTAACGATCCAGATGACGCCTCCACGTTCGAAGTACGCCTGCCGAGTCAGTTCTTCGGTAAGGAGTTCGGCGGCATGGCAAATGGTATCCCACCAAGCGCAGAGTACAGCTCTGAGCTAGACAGGGCTATCATCGGTAACCCAGCCGAGTCTACTGGAATGTTCGCGTTCCAGAACCCGGAAACCTTCGACTTCAACCTTCTGATCATCCCAGGTATCAGCTCTGGTGCTGTAATCGCACAAGGTCTACAGCTCTGTGAGAGCCGTGGCGACTGCCTCTTCATCATCGACCCGCCGTTCGGCCTAAGGCCACAGCAGGTCGTGGACTGGCACAACGGCATGCTCCTCAGTGACCTCACCGCTGCGATCAACTCCAGCTATGGTGCGCTGTACTGGTCATGGTTGAAGATCTTCGATCAGTTCAATGGTGGCGAGATCTTCATCCCGCCGAGTGGTCACGTAGCCTCGGTCTTCTCGCGTACAGCGCGTGTGGCTGAGCAGTGGTTCGCTCCAGCTGGCCTAAACCGTGGTCGTCTACTCACTGCCCTAGATGTCGAGTTCAACCCGACCAAGGGCGAACGCGATCTACTATACGGAAGTGGTAACGCGGTCAACCCAATCGTGAACTTCCCACAGGATGGTATTGTGGTCTTCGGTCAGCGCACTCTCCAGCGCCGTCAATCGGCTCTGGATCGCGTGAACGTCCGAATGCTGCTCATCTTCCTCAAGAAGAACCTAATCAGGTTGCTCCGCAACTTCCTATTCGAGCCGAATGACCGGATCCTATGGGAGCAGGTCATCAACGTGGTTAACCCATTCCTCGGAGATGTGCTGGCACGTCGTGGTCTCACTGCCTTCAAGACGGTAGTAGATGAGACTAACAACACTCCAGAGCGAATCGACAGGAACGAGCTTTGGGTGTCTATTTTCCTGAAACCTACGAGAGCAGTAGAATTCATCGTACTCAACCTTGTTGTCTTGCGTACCGAAGCTTCGTTCACCTCAGAAGAGGTCCTCGCGGCTGGTGGCGTAACAACTTCGACAACGGGTCCATTCTAACCGAGGTGAGAGATGCCAGGTTTTCAAATTAGTGGAAGTGGCGGCGGCCCTGGTCCGCGTAACGTCGTAGAAACTCGTCGTAAACACCGTTGGGTGTTCCGTGCTTTCGGCGGAGCTGTTGCCGATGACGTGCTGCTCCACCTACAAAGAGCGCAGCGCCCGAAGCATAGCTACGAAGAAGCGGTAATGCACCACAACCAGGAAGAAGTCTACTTTCCTGGTAAGACAAAGTGGGAACCGATTACACTCGGATTCTACGATGCTCTCCAGCAGCCTGACTCTTCGCTGGCTATGTGGAACTGGCTAAACGTAACTGTGCAGCCATCTGTGGCTTCTGCCAACATGAACTACCCAGAGACCCTCAAGAAGGATGGTACTCTGGAAATGCTCGACGGCTTGAATGCCCCAAAGGGCAAGTGGAAGCTTTTCGGCATCTGGCCACGCGAGACTAACTGGCAAGATCTCGATTACACTTCCAGTGAGATCATGTTGATTGAAGTGGTTATGAGGTTCGACCGCGCAATCAAAGAATCCTAAGATAGATATGGTATGCCAGGATTCGAAATTGGTAATGGCGGCGGTGGGCCGGCTAATAATCTTCCTACATTTCGGCAGCACCGCTGGAAAATAACTCAGCTAGGCCCAATAACTTCAAGCCTAGATGTCGCCCGAGACCTTCAACTTCCTAACTTCAACGTTGAGAGGGAGAAGGTATGGGGTGCCAGCGTTGCGTACAAATACGCAAAAGGTGTTGACTGGGAAGATGTTACCGTAGCGTTCTATGATTTGTTTGATATCTATGGAAGACTAGAGACTTGGAAGAAAACTGTCTGGGATCCAGCAAAAGGGCTACACCCTGCTGGCGACTATAAGGCAGTATCAGTTTTCAAGCTTCTAGATGCAAGAGGAACGCCGCAACAAACGCATACACTAATAAATAGTTGGCCAGTTAAAATAACTCACGGCCCACTATCGTACACGTCATCTGAGATTAAGTATACTCAAGTAACTCTATCTTATGATTGGGCAGAAGTTAGCTAAAAGCTCTGCCATCAATAAATAACACTGAATCCCAACGGAGGAAAATATGTCCGTCGAAGAAATCGATCTCAAGTCTGAAACCGAAAAGCCAGATACAGAAGCGCCTGCTGGGAACCTCACGGCAGCAGAACTGCTTGATAGAGCACTAAAAGCCAAGGAAGAGGAGATCATCCCTTGGGATGATGCTCAACTACCGAGCGAAGGTGAATACTACAGCGCGTTCACCGATGGCATGGTCCAAGTCAGACCAATGAGCATCCATGCTGAGAAAATGATGGCTACTCAGCGGTTTGCTAAGTCGGGCAAGTCTATCGACATGCTCTTCAAACAATGTTGCCAGCTTCCCGAGGAGTTTGACACCCTCGACCTGCTCGCTGGCGACCGTGTATTCCTTCTCTACTTCATTCGTGGTATCACTCATGGTAACATCTATGAGTTCACGCTCGAATGTCCTCATGAAGGATGTAATGATACGAACACATACTCGTACGACCTAAACGATCTATACGAGACTGTTCAAGGCCCGGCTTTTGATCTTGGCGATGAGCCCTTCAAAGTCGTTCTACCTCATATGAGCAAGATCTTCGGCCAAGAATTCTGGGTGAAGGTGCGCTTCATGCGCGGCCGTGACATGCAGAAAATGTTGCAGCGCCAGCAGTTCGACCGCAAGATGAGAGGCGGCCGTATCAATCACAAGATGGACTCGGTAGATCAGACTCTAGAAGAGAACATCAACATCGTGATCGAAGACGTTATGGGCGATCGCGATAGGATCAAGATCCAACAGATCGTGAAGAAGCTCCACGCGCTAGACACTTCTGCGATTCGCGAATTCCTACGGAAGAACTCGCCTGGGATCGACACCAACGTGAAGCTAGATTGTCCAAGCTGTGGGGAGCTGATCTCTATCGATCTACCAATCACAGAATCGTTTTTTCGTCCAACGGTCCAGTGAAGAACTGGAGAACGAGTGGGACCACCTGATGGAACAGCAGTTCCATCTGAAGGAGTATGGTGGGTTTAGCTTGGACGAAATGTCACACCTTACCGGTGAAGAGCGCCAGTGGTGGATGAATAGGCTACAAAAGAAGCACGAACAAGAACAAGAAGCAGCAAAGAGTGCTTCTGGTTCTAACAACACCATTGCTCCATCCCCAGGTAGTCCCCCGCAAGCATAAGCCGGCAAAGATATTATATGCCGGTATTTCCACGAATTTCGGGTCAAGTCGGATCGCCGATCGACCTCTCCGTAATCTTCTACAGGAACGGAGTAGCAGCAGACCCGCTTGCTATAAGGCGAATAGACATTTACGCGCAATCTGTGCGTGAAGAGAATCTTGTAGCTCAAGTAATTATGCCAGAGCCAGACGAGACTGGCTATCCCCTGCCTCTCACTACTACTGGGCCTGGCGAATTCAATCTCCGATTCGATGTCCCGTGCGATTTTGAAGACGGGATCGTATACCTAGATGTCTGGCGCTTCATTGGTGTGGATTGTGATGTCACAGGTCTAGATTTCGATGACGAATCGTTCTGGCAAGATTCGTGCAATAGGTTCTACGTCTTCTCGGATTCGTGCTTCGTTGATGATCAGCTTATCATCCCGAGGTTCGACTTTGAGCCTCTAGATTTTAGAGTAAGAAAAGAAGAGATAAGGACTATCGAAGTTGGCATCATGCCGCTTCCATTGTACGACTTCGACTTCAACCTTATGATGCCTCTCATTCCTCAGTTCAAGCCTTTCATCCAGGTAGAGACTGAGCAATGTGAAGTGGTAATCCCCTGGACTCCTGGTAAGATGGGCATCCGCCAGGGAAGCTATCGCACCAATCCGTGGAACGCACAATTCACGTTCGATTTCAGCAGCTTCCTTCGTGGGAGCTATCTGTACAAGGTACGGATCGACCTGCCGAACGGAGAACGTCGCGTTTCCAAGCCTCTACGGTTTAGCATTGAATGAAACCGTCAGAGGAACCTCCGCTCAAGTTCGATCCTGAAGATATCGACAATCCAGTAGGCGGTGGTAATCCACAGGGGGACTCGGACAACCCAGCGGATGATGAAGATATGTTGCGCACAGATAGCCCCAGGACACCAGACCTAGCCGCTGAGCAGATAGACACAATTGCTGCTATGCTTACGGATGACCCGGATGTCTTCCATGAGGCAGATTGTTGTGGGTCGGACCATGGTGGTAGCCATGCTGAGTTCAGAAAGAAAGAGAACTCGCGCAAGACCAAGCACAGAAATGAACATCCTGGCATGGAGCGTTCTGCGCAGAAAAGACACGAGAAAAGAGTTGGTAGAAATTCTACCCATCGTGGGAAGAATAGAGACAAGAAAAAGCGCAAGACTTGTTCGATGTGTGGTAAGAGTACAGGTAGCCTGCCTGCAGGACAGAAGATTGAAGGCGACCACACTGGCGGCGGAGTAGTAAGTAAATGTACCGCTTGCCACGCGAAGAAGAATAGAAAATGAAATTGTTCGACATTCATGAATCTAAAGCAGTCTTGAGGGAATTCGACTCGGATGTGAAGGACGCCGAGTTCGTAAAATGGGTAGCTGCATCTGGAAAGATGCGCGAAGAAGTAAATGAGCTACTCAGAGTTACCAAGAAAATCATCTTGCGGCTGAATAGAGATAAAGAACGGAACGACAAACTATACAAAGCAATGAAGGATATGCGCAAGGGCCAGGATGACGTCCTTGAAACTATCAAACAGTTCTCTGATTACACAAGAGAGCCAGATTTCCTCCAAGATAATCCCTCATTTATAGAATTACGCAAAAATATGGAGGAAATTCTCAAGAACTTGAGTGAAGTCCAGAGCGGCGATGGCCTAGAAATCAACCCTCTGATAACCGATCTCCAGGCTCGCTTGGGAGATATCGAAGCAAGACTCCCAGCACTGGAAATAGGACAGGAACAGACATATGAAACTGACAGTGATCAGCAGGGGCTACTGGCCGACGTCGATGGCACCTTCGAACTCCTATGATGGAGCTATCATGGGCGGTTTCACACAGAATAGTATTTGGGATAATGTAGGTCGTCCGAGTCAGGGAGCTTGTGGCGCGTATCTCCAACCAGTCCAAACCTCTCAAGATGGCGGGAGCGAGAGAAGCGGGGGACTTTGGGATATCATTCGCCAAATGCCGGCAATGACGAACTACTCAAACTACGATGCTCCAGATCCCATGAAACCAGAAGGTCGCCCAATCTAACAAAGGGTCGCTTTGACGGGCGGTCACAAGAGCCACCTTAATTGGTGGCTCTTGGTATGTAAAGACCGTAACCGTGAGCTACAAAATAACAGCCGAGCAAGTCGAGGACTGGGTCTCCAGAAACTTCGACTATAAGACGCGGAGGGGCGGCTCTGAAATCATCATGCCAAACCCCTTTGTGCCAGGGGATACCCAATATAAATTCAACATTAGTCTGGTCCCGAAATATAGCAAAAGGGACGTAGAGCAGAAGCTCAAGACGTTCTGGGTCCACGACTGGCGCCCTGACCATCAAGACTGGGACAGCTCTTTCGTTAAGTTCGTACAGCGCTACAAGAAGTGCTCTTTCTGGGAAGCGATCAAGGACATAGGTGGCACCTATTCGCGCCTGATCCATTTTCCCCATAAAAGAGAGAAGGAAGAAGAGGAAGAAGTAGAATATATTGTTGAATTGCCCTCTGGTTCTATCTCTTTTCGCGACAAGAAAGAAGGGAAGATCAGAAAGATCGCTCTGAACTATCTCAGGAAGCGAGGTCTCCCTGAAGAATCGGTCATCTCCCACGGGCTACACTACTCTGCGGCTTTCGTGGTATTTCCGTACTTCGAGTACGGCATGATGGTGTTCTGGCAGGCAAGAGATCTTCTGAGCAAGAAGTTCGCCTTTCCAGACACAGAGAAAACCGGTCTTGAGAAATCTAACTACCTATATGGCTTCGACCATGTGGAGCCGACCCAGACCGTGTACATGGTCGAAGCGGTCATCGACGCTCTCACTGTTGGGGACGGGGCATTGGCCATCGGTGGTGATTCGATGTCCAAGAAGCAGGTGCAAAAGCTGCGCTCTCTACTCCCCGGCAAGATCATCCTTTGCCCTGATAATGACGATGCGGGCCGAGCCCTGCTGAAGTCGATGTATGCCGACCTCAGGCCCCGTAACCCTTCTCTGTACTTTGCTGTCCCACCCGATCCGCATAAGGATTGGAACGATCTAGAAGTCGCAATGGGACCAGGTACTGCGAGGAAGCACATCGAGGCGAACGCGAGGAAGCTCACCCCGCCTGTGCTGTTCCGCCTATAGTTCAAACATACTGTATGCAACTTTTAGGCATACAGTATAGACGCGATAACACGATAAAAAATATGGTGGTCCTGTTGTTAGTGGATCACCCAGATAGAATGTCGTGTCTTAGATCCGATAAATTGAGCCAAAACGAAATAGAGCTGCTCAAGCAACTGTCTTCTGAAATAGATAATATGGAAATAAGAGATCGAATCGCCTGGTTTAAGGAGAATATCTCTTCTTACCCAAAGGCTTATAGAGAATTGAAAAAGGAGTATGCTGTCGTCAAAGACAGCTTCGACCTATAATGAGCAGCCAAGTCACCGCAAAACCAAGTATCGAATTATCGATTGCAGGTAGTGTCAACCTGGTAGAAAAGTATGAAAAATTCGAATGGATATCATTTGTAAATGGTGGATATATCATCCGTGGGAAGATTGATGACTCATGGTGGAAGACCATCCGCAAGCTCGCAACAGACAGATATCTCCAAAAAGGAAGGCTAGAAGCCACCCCGGTAACATTTTCGATCTTGTGGGACGAGAATAAAAGAACCACACCACGTACGGCGATCCTAACCGAACTTGAGAACGACGGTAAGGGAGCAGGCGGCTCAGTCACTTTTGTAGGTGTTGATCCGCCGAGCTATTTCCTCAACTCTGGCGATGCCTCTGGTAGAGTTTATGAAGGGAGGATCTCCGACGTAATCAAGAGAGTAGTTCAAGATTATACTACCCAATCGCCAACACCTATCACAGTAGAAGTGACCAAAACTCAAGATAATCCACAGGGCAAGTGGTGGATGATGAGACAAGATCCGAAGACTTTTATTCGATCTCTACTTGACTGGTCACCTTCTATCTGCCCCGATAAGACCAGCTGGATTGTGGCTAGCACAGATTTCAAAATCATCATCCGAGAACAAGCTGAGTTCAAAGGAACAGACTTCGGCGTCTTTGAGATGAACAAAACCGGGGGAGCTAAAGATATCGAAGGTGTTGAGCTTCTCGCCGACAGCATGCTGACTCCCCTTCAGACAGCAATTAGGACAGCCGGTATCAGCGCTGTTTCTGGTCAGATATTCACCAATATCCAAGTCAACGATGATAATACCAGCAACAAGAGAAACGTAAAAATCACAGCCGCTCAAGGATTCAAGAAACCGCCATCCAAAGTTGAACCTGGATCTCCGGGAGGTTCTACTTATGTGACTGCCGTCCCAGAATTGAACGGCGGGGAAATGGGTAAAAACTATGAGGAGTGGATCGACGGTCGAGCGCGCGGCGTGTTCATGAATATGTTGAACATGGTCATGAGGCTGAGGATCACAGTCGATGGAAATCATGGAATAGACAGTAGCGAATTGCTAGGCGTTTCTACTTTGGTAGTAAACTGGAACGATGCCGATGATAAGCCGTACTTTCTTGGTGGAAAGTGGTTGATCTACGGTTTCCACCACGACTGCCGTCCGAAGAAGTGGAAGACTCACCTATACCTAGCAAGATTGGACTACGATGCAGCAGCGAAAACGGTTCTTGCTCCCATCAGGGAAGCCAAAGCGTCTGGTAATCTATAATGGCAGATCCAGGATATGAGCTAGGAATTCAGTTCACACTGATGACCAAGCCTGCGTTGCAGGAATTGAACGTTTTTGCGTCAGAAGTGGAGAAAGTAGTAGCCAAGCACGGTGAGATGACCCTTGCCCTAAACGTCGAGTCGAATATCGGCGCAGTACAGGCCGAAATGGACGCGTTTAAGAGTACTGCGCAAGAAGACATGGGCGCCAAAGCTATGACCAGCATGGCTGGCATGGAGCCTGGCACAGAAGCTAAAGTTGCAGTGGAAGGGGCCGATGCAGCGGCTCAGGATATTGACGCTGTAGCCCAGTCTGCAATCGGAGCAGAGAAAGCAGTTCAAAGTCTTACTGCGGCTTCTGATAATCTAGAGGGCGCTTTCAAGAACCTAAAAGATGATTACAGTGAGAATAGAGCCTCTCTAGAACATCTCCGCAACTTGATGGGTCAATATGATAGTTCTATTGAATCATCAGTTTCAAGCCAGCTAAATCTTGCGAAATCTATGAGGACTTCGCAAGGAGCTTATGACTCTCAATTGGCGGCGATCCAGAAGCAGCGAGAAGCTCGTGACGCGATTCAGAAACAGATCGATAAACTAACCGACACTACTAAGAATAAACTGCTTCCAGCTCAACAAGAAGCGCTCAAACTACTGAAGATACGTCTACAAGAGTTGGATAATCTTGAACAAAGAAGCGATGAAGAATTAAAGTCTATGGAGCAGAAGCTGAAGCTCACTCAGAAAGTGAGTGCTGCTTCTGGTTTCTTATCCAAGGCTATGACTACGGGGACTAAAGAACTCGGCGCAATCACCGAGGGAGTCAACAAGTTCCTCACCAGTGGCAATCTATTAGCTGCAGCGCTGCCGATCTTGGAAGTTGCTTTCCTTGATCTAGTAGAAACACAGGACATGTACGCGAAGGCTAACTTCCGAGCAGCCGGTAGCGTAACAGAACTTATGCATGTCAACACTGATCTTCAAGGATCATTGGCGTTGACGTCGAGCGAAGCGGCCAAAGCAGCAAAAGCGGTAGCAGATGCTGGTATCAACGCTGAAGAAGGGTTTGGTCAAGCTGCAAAATCAGTAAGTCAATTTACTACTGTCACCGGAGCGAGTGCACAGGCTACTGCTGAATTCTCTAAGCAGGCACTTGTAGCGTTTAAGACTTCTGAAGGATTCGCCAAAGCACAAGGCGATCTGCGCGATGTGATGGGCGGCATGGTCAATGCTATGAAGGCCGGCGGCCTGAGCAGCGGCGATATGAATCAGGTAATGGGCAAGCTGAGCAAGAATTTGCTAGTGGTCCGAGGCAGCTTCGGCGCTGAAGCTGCTAAAGAATACGCACAGACGATGGCTGCGGCAGCTGCCGCTTCGAAGAAGCTTGGTCTTGAGTCAGACACGCTCACTACCATGCTTGATGATCTGACTACCCCAATGGGTGCTCTAGATTCCGACTTTATGGTCCTGTACGCCAGAGCTGGTGTGCTTGAGAAAGTCTTGGCTGGTACCATGAAGCCGGCCGAAGCCTACGCTCAATCTCTTGGCCAGGTTGCAAAAGACTTGGGAGAAGTCACGAAGAGCGGAACTGCTATGGAGCAGCAGTTGAGCTTGGTGGCTATGGGAACGGCCAGAAACGAACAAGAAGCTGCGAAGATGATCGCTTCCTTCAAAGCGCAAGGAAGCTCTGGCGAGAAGTGGCTCCAAGTCCAAAAAGATATGGCCAAGGAAGCCAAGAAGAAAGCAGACCTGGACAAACAGTGGGCGGAAGCTACCGACACTCTGAAGATGACCCTGATGAAAGCGCTGATGCCTCTAATCGCGCTCATCGAGAAGGGCATGGTCCCACTTATTTCAGTGTTGACGGTTTTGCTCAAGCCCTTACAGTGGGTCGCTAGTGCCTTCGACTATTTGACGACCAAATTCAATGAGGCAGATCCAACAACCCAAGCTATAGTAGGCGGCATGGGTAAAGTAGTAGTAGCCGTGTTAGCTGTCGGTGTAGCATTCAAGGTTGCCGCTTTAGCTTCTGGTGGTCTGTTGAGTGCGCTTGGAGGGCTTGCTTTGGCGCCCTTCAAAGCAGCAAAGGGGCTAATGGCTCTTGGGAAAGCTGGAAAGGCTGCCGCTACATTGGGCCCAGCAGGAAAGGCAATGCAGGGGGCAGCTACAGGTGCGTCTTCTCTTGGAAAAGCGGCGAATCCGACAATAGGCAAGACGATATTCTCATTCTTCAATGGTCTTGCTCAAGGATTGGCTAAGCTTGCAAACCCCGCAGTAATAGGTGGAGCGCTTGTAGCGATCGTTACCATTGGGCTTCTAGCTGCTATCCTAGTGATAACTGCACGGCACTTGAAAGGGTTTGAAATTACGGCTATAGCGGCTGCACTAGCCATCATCGGAATGGCAGTTGCGTTCTATATCATGGCGCCAGCTCTTGTCGCTGTGGGCGGTGCCGGTCTTGTTGCCATCCCAATCTTAGCTGTATTTGCTTTGGTTGTTTTGGCAGTAGGTGCAGCAGTTTTAATGGCAGCATATGGCATATCTCTGATAGTCGAAGCTGCTGCTAAGATGGTGGAGGCATTCGCCTCTCTATTTGCGGTCATCACTTTCGAAAGTGCGCTAGTATTCGGTGTTGTTGCTCTTGGGATTTACGCACTAGGTGCTTCAATGCTTGCTGTCCCACTTATTATAGTGGGATTTGTTGCTCTTGCTGCTGCATTTCTTGCGGCTTGGGGCGCTTCGAAGACGCTCAATCAAGTGGTACCAAAGCTAGTTGAGCTTAGCAAGGCTGGTAAGGGGTTGTGGCAAGTAGGTACGGGTATGAGCATGATAGCCGATGGGCTAGCTAAGCTCGATGACCTACCAGATTCGGTAGATGCAAGACTAGAAAAAGTCCACACTATTACTGCTAAATCTGAGCCAATGCCAGCAGTGAAGTTCGCTGAGATGTTCCTTGGTAAGGTGGACGATGCGTCCAAGGGTAAAGAAGACAAGAAGATGGATATACTAGAAAATCAGTTGAACATACTCAACGCGATTTTCTCCAAGGTGGCTGGATCGCCGCCGATTATGGTTGAGATTATGCAGCTGTTGCAGGCTCACTTGCCAGAAATCGATGATAAGCTAGACAGTCAATCTAGTATGTCTACAAGAATTAATCAGTGGGTATAAATCATGGTTGAAACATATACAGCTGCAGATAAGAAAGCGATCGGCAAATGCAGTATGACCATCAGGTCATCTGCGGGCAGCGACAATGAGTCGTTTATTGCTGGCAAGGTGACTGATATAATCTTTCAGTTCCCACCAAAAGTGACAGCTGACGGTAAGAAGACGCTCTGGAAAGCGAGAGATAAGACGCGAGCAGCGTTTGAGCCTATCGTAACTTGGGATGGCGCTGACCCGCGTGCGATCACAGTAGAGATGACCTATGTGGTAAGTGGTACACCTTGGACTGCGCAAAGGATAATGGAGCTAGCGCGAGAGTTCAAAAGGTATCACTACGGTAAGATTGGTGCCAAGGCTACAGTTCACATCATTGAGATGAAGCTATTCGACTCTATTGTTGGAGCCAACGGCAAGTTTCGGATTGAGAGCACGTCGATCAAGTATAGCCCACAACTCGTAACATCTGGTGACGTAATCTGGCCTAAGGTCACTACTATCACCATCGCATGTCTACACATGTCTAGGGTGAAGGTCACTGACGGTATTGCCAAGCTTGACGTGAAGGGCCTAGATGATCTACCTAGACCGGAGTGGTACTAATGACTATCAATATTCTTCCCTATTCCAGGTTTGGGATTTCAGAAGCGATCATAGTAGAAAATAAGGAGACTTTCGGCCTCCTTACTAGATATAGTTTCTTAGATCCCGACAACCTAGAACCAGAGCAGATCGCTAGACTAGAAATAAGACCACCCCTAAATGAACGCCCTGATCTTATTGCTGATCAGGTCTATGGTATTCCCCATCTACATTGGGTCATAATCTTGTTCAATAATCCTAGGGAGACGCTCAATTGGCCTCTCAACGGTACAGTAATTAGATATCCGGTCCCCGATGTGGTATTCGCTGAAGTTATATAGAGGTAGCCATGGCTGGCGACAATCTCCTCAATGTATGGAATAAGTTCTTCGCAGAGAGAACTACTAATCTATTTCGTAGATTTACCGGTTTCTATCGGGCAGTAGTAAAAGAAACCAACGACCCTCTCCGCATTGGGCGGCTTCGTGTTTTCATTCCGGAGCTTCACGATTTAGATCTTGTTGCCAAAGACCTACCATGGGCTTCCAGAGCCCCGTGGCTCGGTGGTCAAGGTTGTGGATCGTGGCACAACGCAATCATCGGAGATCAGGTTTTTGTCATTTTCGAGAAGGGGCATGCCTATGCCCCTGTTGTAGTCGGATTCGCAGATCCCACGAGACGCGCTTTCTACCCTCATCAGATGGTCCATGGTGAGACTCCGATCACAGTAGATGTGAAAGGTAAGTCCACAGGTCAATCTCCCAAGGACTTTGAGAAAGATTATCTGCCGAAAGATGAGCGGCCGATGAGTACCGGTTTTCGTGACCGCTACGGTTCTTTCTTTGAGATGACATCGGTTGGCTTTGTGCCCTTTGAGCATCAAGGGAAAGCAGCGCCTACCGGGTCGGATGGTATAACCCTAGGGACATTCAAGGCTGCTGAGAGCCCGCCTGTAGAAAATGAACCAGATGTCAAGCATATAGTCATGCATACCAAGTATGGCCATACTATGATGCTAAACGACACAGGGTACGACTGGTCTAAAGAGTTCAAAGGCAAATTCAGTGATGATGATAGCTTCGAAGAAGAGAGATCCAAGTATTTGGTGAAATTCTTCAACGAAGAAAAAGCCAAGGAACGCGACCAACGCCGATTCGAAGTCCGTACAAGGTACGGGCACAAAGAAGAGTACCGAGATGTCGGCTGGAAGAAAACCAGACCAGGGGAGTTCAAAGACCAGAAGACCATTAGCAAGGCTGAAGAAGATGAAAGGTGGATGAAGTGGCGCACGAAGGGTGGGCACTTCTTCCAGATGATCGACACTGGCAGCGATGCAGATAATGACCTGTTTGTGAAGCGTCTTCTGAAAACAGAGGTGAATACGTTCACCGAAGAAGAAGATAAGATGAGCGAAGACCGCCGCATGATGCGGTGGAAAACTCGCTACGGATTCAAGATGGCTCTCGACGATAGAGGGTCTGACAAGAAAGATGCCGACAACAAAGAAGAGCCTCGGGGCAACGGCTTTATTGTAAAGGGTGTACGGGACGGACGCGGTTTCACTATCGAGTTCAATGAAAAAGACTCGATGAACAGATTGATGATCGTTTCTCCGAAGAGTAAGGGCATCTGCATCGATGATAAGTTAGAGTATGTTGGACTACATACTGATACTTCAGAGCATCTGAGTGAGAAAGTAGACGCCGATAAGCGCACACGCGACAATGAATTCGGCATGAGTGTCCCAGTCACTTATGATTTCGAATCTAACACTCATCATATCAAGCTAGACAAGCAGAACAAGTACGTCCGCATGAAGACCCCACAACAGCAAGGGATCGAAATGCGCGATGAGGGTGGGCCGTGTGGTACCTGGACTGAAACTCGCGACAACGAAGGTCGTGCGGTCTTCATGTCCAAGACTGACCAGATGCTCGCGATCCGGGATAAGGCGGTCCCGCTTTCGACAGTCCCACAGGCTCAGCCGAGAAACACGAGTGAAGGCGGTTCGGTAGATCCGCTAGATAGTGTCCCTGGTGCTACCTTGCCGGGTGCTCCTGCCTCCGCTTCTGCGGGTGGGGAAAACAGTGCGGGCCAGGGTGTCCATCAAAAGGTGATCATCCTAGACGATAATCTGAAAATTATCCTAATCAAGAACATCCACGACAAGGGTAAAGTCCAAATTGCTGTGCCGATGGGCGACGTAGAAATCGTCGCCAAAAACATTAAGCTCTGTGCAGAAGAGATAGTAGAAATAACAGCTGGTAAAGAGATCTGCTTGCAAGCAGCTGGCTCTCAATTCGTGGTCCGTGCTGGTCATGTTGGTACTAACACTGAGCTTAGAGCCAGCCATGTTACCGCAAAGCGGCTCACTGGTACACACACTGCTATCCAGATTCCGCTGCACCCATTAGCCCCGGCTCCCCCAGGTCAAGCTACAGCTTGCTTTGTTGATCCTCCGAAAGAAATCAAGAAGCAGAGGATTGGCCCGCGCGAGTTCGATGTAGAACAGGGTTGTGCGCCAAATAAGATTCTCGCTGGTCCCGTGAGCCCACAGATCCGTCAAGGCGGCGGCGGTGGAGGCGGGGGTGGTGGTAGCAGCCCCCCGGGATCTCCACCAGCTCCAGGTCCGAACCCTGTACCACCAGAAGTTCCATTTGTACCAGATCCACCTGCAGAGCCAGACAATTTCGAAGAGCTAACCCAGGGAAGCGGCACAGTCCTCTGGTACGGCACTTCTACCGAGTTCTTGGCTGAGATCCAAGAGTTCGGTCTGCTGAGAAGTTCTTTCGCCAACAATGATAATGTACCACCAGATCTGGATGCTCCAAAGATTACTCTAGCCTTTAGTGTGGATATCGCGAGAGGGGACGGAGGACAAGTACTAAGACCTGGCGAGGATTTTGCCGCACTCGCTAAGCAGAGGTACGGAAAGGAGTCTCTAATCCTAAGAGTCTTCCAGGTCCCCGAACCAGATAAATTGTCGCTAGTCGAAAATAATCCGGACATCTTTGAGTACACTGGGGATGTCATTACTCCGGACTTTTTCGACATTTTCGAGATAGGAACCGACACGTTTATTGGAACTCCTGAGTTCCCGAACGTTGGAGAAATACCATAATTATTCGATTTCCGACTGGCCTCTACGAGGATATAAACCAGATCCCACTGCAGCCTTCCGATAGTGGGAATGTGACATGGACTATATCTAGTGAAGACCCTATCCGCTCACAAGAATCATTCCTTCAACTGCCAATCGCTGAAGAGCTTAGGAAAAGAGATCCGAGGAACTTCACTGAGCAACAAAGGCGGATTGACCAAGGTGAGCTTCTGTTTACTATCATCCAAGGTAGCCAAGTAGACAACGGGTCCAACACTAAGCTGTTTGAAGTTGGACAGTTTTTGGAGTTCGACAACCAAGAGCAGATCGAAGATGTCGAAACAACCAATGCACCTGATCTAATCGACATCATGCACTTTACCAATCTCCTAGATCTGCAAGCTGCCGGTCTTACTGAGGAGGAAATCGAACAGGTACTACTACAAGCTGATGATAGACAGCGAGAGCTAGAAGATCAAGTAGCGAGCTTGCAGGTGGAAATCAACGATCTCGAATCTCAGATTATCGAAGTGCAGAAAGGGATAAACGAGACAAATAAAGCGATTGGTGCGATCCAAGAGATCGGCATCACAGACACCACAATAATCGAGAAGCTCCAAGAAAACTTGGACCAATTGACCACTGAAAGATCCGACACGATCTCTGCTGTCAACGACCGTAAGGCAGATCTAGAAGAGGCATATAATTCACTATTGCGTGTTTCGGAGCTGGTCAGATGAGATCTTTATGGTTCGGATTCAACCCTCCTTTCATAGCTCCTGGTGGTCAGATTCTTCAAACTCAGACCAACGAAAGGCTAATAAAGAACGACTTCCTTCAGCTGCTTCTTACCACTCCAGGCGAAAGAGTAATGCGGCCTGGTTTTGGAACTGGTATCCGGACTTCGTTGTTCGATCCCAACGATGAGCTTCTAGTTGACAATCTACGAGAGAGCATCATCGATGCTTCACTACGAATAGAAAGTCGCATTATAATCCAAGAATTGCTATTCCAACCGAATGAAGACCAGAATATTCTGAATATCCGTCTTGATTGCTCTATAGTTAACGACGACGGATCACGCCAGAGATTTATTCTAGAACTCGACACTCCAATTGAGCTAGTAACATGACAACCGTTTTTGATATCCCCACACAACCTGACGAGTTCGGCGTTGTACTTCAACCTGCTCAACTAAGGCGGCTCAATTTCAGCGCCCTTGATTACGCTACTATGCGTAGAGCGTCAATTGAGTATATCAAAGCCTATTTCCCAGAAGAGTTCAATGATTTCGTTGCCAACAACGGAATCGTCATGCTCATCGAGCTTTTCAGTTACATCGCGGGCAATCTATCACAGCGATCTGATATCCTAGTAGAGGAGAGTTTTCTCCCGACCGCCAGGACACTTACCGCAGTAATCAATCACCTTGCTCTAATCAATCAGAGAGTTAGACGACAAACTCCAGCAGTAGTAGACCTAGAGATAAGCATTGGCAACCCTCTGCCGACCCAGTTGAACATCCCGGCTGGAACCACGTTCTCTCTCACCGGCTCGGACGGTCTACCATTGCAGTATGAGGTATATCGTGCGCCAGGAGACTTCCTAAGTAACGTCTCGATCCCACCTGGAAAGAGAGGGATTGTCGGGTTTGGTATCGAAGGATCGTTCGCTCCAGAAGTCATCGCTGTATCAGCTGGTGGTTCAAACCAGACAATTGATATTGTAGACAATGATATTCTAGAAGATCCGTTCATCGTAGAAGTGGCGACAGGAAGTACCTCTGTTACATGGCGTAGAGTCCAGAATATTGAACGAGCTGAGCCGAACGATGAAGTCTATGAAGTCCGCTTAGGGGACAATGTTGCGTCTATCGTGTTTGGCGATGACCAAGCTGGTAAATCACCGCTGTCTGGTCAAGTAATCACCACAAGATATCGCAGAGGTGGCGGAATCAGAGGACGTATTGGTCGTCTAACGATCGATGAGTCTCGCTCTCTGACAGCCGAAGCACCAGCCAACGCACCTATTGACGTGCTTTTCCGCAATCCGAACCCGTCCTCGGGCGGTAGAGATGCTGAAACAGCAGAACAAGCCAAGAGAAGAGCGCCGAAAGAGGCAGCAACGCTTAATTCGGCCACCTCTGGAGAGGACTACGCTCAGTTGTCCTCGACTTTCACTCATCCAGTGTTTGGGTCGGTTCTGAAGGCTATCGCGACCGTACGGACGGGAGTAGAAACCTCAAGAGAGGATCTAGCTATCGCAGTGCGGGCCGCAGCAACGGTCGAAGAAGCGGTCGAAATCTTGGATGCCCAGTTTGTAAACCAAAACATTGTGGAAGTTTACATCCTGGCAGAAGGCCCGCTTGGAGTGCCGGTCCTACCAAGCGCCGGTCTTCGTCAGGGGCTCAAACAGTTCTTCGATGCTATCAAAGTACTTACAGACGATGTTAGGGTACTTGATGGCGTGATCAAGCAAGTAGACTTCAGAGCTAACATCCAGATCTCCCGGAGCGCTGACGCATCGGCGGTGAAGGAGCAGGTCAACGTAGTAGTTGATGACTTCTTCGATGCGGAGAACTTCGACATGGGCGAACCATTCTATCTTAGCAATTTGTACCGCGAGATAGAGCAGGTACCCGGTGTCAGGACTGTTGCGATCTTCGAGCCAGCTGACGACATTATCAGGACGAGGAAGCTGGCCGATCCGGCAGAAGATGGTGTTGGTCTAAATGAGATGATCACTCTTGGTAAGAAAGAGATGCGGTTCTTCTTTGAGAAGATTCGCTAGATCCGCATATCGTTACTCACTCGTTGCCTAAACGTGGCATACGCCCCTGCGTTCATTTTCGCAGCGTCGTAAAAGTGGCAGTTCCAGAATGTGATAGGATCTTCTAGATCCTCATGATCTAGAGTTATAACTGCAGCAATCTGCAGTTCCTTAAACAACTCAGAACAAGCAGCGTGTAGCTTGTCCATGAGCGCTTGGCGATCGACTTCTACTGGCTCTTCCACGGTTTCTTCTGGATTTTCCATGATCTGTTCCTATATAATGGGACTTGCACCAATCAAACGCACTCTTTGAGATTTCACTCAGAATATCTACGAACGTATTCGGTCTGTGGCTGGAAAGCGATTCGAAGCTTGACAAAGATAGAGAGCTACTATGGTAAAAGACGATCCCGTTGCAACCATCTTCAGGCAATTCCGCACGGAGATGAAATCTGTGGGCAGGAAGATCAACTTCCCACAAAACACGCCCCCAGAGAAGACTTATCTATATCGTTCTCTCAAGTGCTTTGCCGAAAAGGTGGATGAGTGGGAGATGAGCCATGATATGTCTCATACGATGATAAGTCTCGTTGTACGATACGCCAAAGACCATAATATGCTAGATCGAGGCGCTGCTCTGCTGACCATGAGGTCAATCCTAGACATCTGCCATAAACAGTTGTCTATGCAACTAGACGAACGAGAAGACGCGCACAGCAACTTGCAAAGATGCAGGGACTTTTTGGACAATCAAGATCTCAGCGCCAGGCGACGCCCCGGTGGGTATTGCAATCTCACAGTTTGGTACCAGACAGGACAGCTCTCCTTGGCTTTCCTGTCAGTATCTAAGAGCTGCTTGGCTGCGTTATCTAAATTGCCCAAGTCTGAGCGGTCGGAATTACCGTCCAAGTACGACTTGTTGAAGAGTAGAATAGCGCTTCTATGCACAGAAGAGAACCGCGTGGCGGTTCGAAAGATCATGGGTGCCGATTTGCAGCCCATAAACGCGTAGGAGAGAGCATGGAATCGTACACTGCCCAGGAATCTTTGTTGGAGTCCATCGACTATTTCGATGGGGACAGGCTACCGGCCGACGCGTGGCTCAGGAAATACTGTCTAAAAGACCGAACTAAGTACCTGGAAGCGACCCCAGACGACACTCACTGGCGCATGGCCAGAGAGTTCGCGAGAATGGAGACCAAGCTCTCTCCCACCGACCCTGTACCGTCCAACGTTTTCTATGAAGCGATGAAGAACTTTGCAAGGATCGTACCGCAAGGTTCTCCAATGTACGCTATCGGTAACCAGTATAGTCTTGCATCGGTCTCTAACTGTTTTGTAGTTCCAGGCCCAACAGATAGCATTGAGAGCATCTTCAACAGCGCCCGCGACATGTCGCAGATCATGAAGAGGCGCGGCGGTGTAGGTGTAGATCTATCCAAGCTTAGACCAGAAGACGCCCCAGTAAACAACTCAGCCAACAGAAGCAGCGGAGCTTGGAGTTTCTCTGACTTCTATTCATACTGCGGGCGCATGATCGGTCAGAACGGTCGCCAAGGCGCGATCATGATCACGATGCATATCAAGCACCCTGATGCTCGTCAGTTCGCTCTGATGAAGTCTGACCGGACCAAAGTAACAGGCGCGAACGTCAGTCTCAAGATAACAGATGAGTTCATGAGGGCCGTGGAGAACGACGAAGACTTCGTTCAACAATGGCCTGTCGATTCAGATAATCCAGAATTCGTACAAACTATCAACGCAAGAGAGCTATGGGATGTCATCGTAGATTGTGCCCAGCAATCTGGTGAGCCAGGGCTCTTGATGTGGGACAATATCTGCGATAATCTGCCAGCTCATTGCTTTTCCGGTTTCGAAGCAGTCTGTGTGAATCCATGCGCTGAGCTGGTCCTCAGCCCGTATGACTCATGCCGTCTGATCTCAATGAATCTGACAGGATATGTCAATGCCCCTTTCAATGGGTCATCATTCAATTGGGACCTGTTCAAAAAAGACGTTCGTCTCGCGATGCGGATGAGCGACAATCTAGTGGAGCTGGAAATCGAGGCTGTTCAAAGAATCATGAGCGGCCTCGATTCGTCTTCGGACGAATTCCAAATGTGGTGCAAGGTGGAGGAGACAGCAGAATGGGGACGTCGTACCGGTCTGGGTACTCACGGCCTCGCTGATTGTCTCGCCATGCTTGGAGTCCGGTACGACAGCGAAGAAGCTCTTCGCATGGTTGACGAGATCTACGGTACGCTGAAAGAAACTGCGTACGACGAGTCGGTAGAGATGGCCAAAGAGCGAGGACCGTTCCCAGTATGGGGTCCTGGTGTTGATGATCAGTGCGCGTTCATCCAGCGCATGTCTCCGGATCTCCAGAGCAAAATGCAAGTCCATGGTCGGCGCAACATTTCATTGCTGACCAACGCTCCTACTGGTACTATCTCCTGCCTTTCACAAACAAGTTCAGGGATCGAGCCGATTTTCCGTCTACAGTACGACAGACGAGTCAAGCTCACCTGGGACGACGTGCCACTCAGTGTCGATTTCGTAGATGAGAAAGGCGACAAATGGCATCAGTACAGCGTGAAACACCACGCGTTCCAAGCATGGCTAGACCATGAAGGGATCAGCGAAGAAAACGGATACAAGATTCCGGATTTCTTCATCACATCAGATCAGATCAATCCCGATATGCGGGTTCAGATCCAGAGCGCAATCCAGAGTCATATCGACCATGGTGTCAGCTCTACTCTGAACCTACCAGCTGGTTCCACGATGGATGATGTACACAACATCTATTTCCAAGCGTGGAAGATGGGATTGAAAGGTGTGACTGTTTACGTGGATGGGTCCCGTACAGGTGTCTTGATCACCGACGAAGAAAAGAAGCGCCCTCGCAAGCGACCGTTAGAATTAGACTGTACGATCCATCGCACCTCATATAGAGGTGAAGATTGGCTCGTCATCGTCTCTTTCTTCCAAAACAGTCCGTACGAGGTGTTTGCAGGGAAAGCAGAAGACCTGGTGATTCCAAAATCTCTGACCGAAGCGAAAGTGCGTAAACTACGCAGTCGCACATATGGCATGATCTATCCAGTTGCTGTGAATGGTCACTCCACCGAGGCGATCATCCCGATCAAGGAGTCATTCACTGAAGCGAGTGGCATGTTGGTCCGCTTGCTTATGAATATCTCCCTGAGACATGAAGTGCCTCTAGGTTCCCTTTACGAGACTGTAGTAAAGTCTACGGACATCACCACTTTCGCCCGCGTGGTGATGAGAGTCTTGAAACAGTACATCAATCTGGACGACACAAACAGCGGGATCCGTTGCTTGATTTGCAAGGGTCCTGTAATAAGAGAAGAAGGCTGCTTCAAGTGCTCAAGCTGCGGTCACGCTGGGTGTGACTAGATCTTAGCGCTCTCGTCAGAGAACCACTCTGACGAGATCTGGTCATATTCATCTCTTGGCATATGGCCATCTAACACGCCATTCTTTGCAATCTCTATCCGAGTGCCACACCAACGGTGCCGAACTAGTCCATTCATAACTTCCTCAGATAGGGGGAGTAGTTTGGCACCGTACTCCCTCATCTTCGTGCAAGCTATCATACCTGTGTCGTGGAACTTATCTGGTCTTTTGCTGATCCGCCAATCCGGATTCCCAGCATGATTTATAGCACTCATTTTGAAGAGCATACACGCTGGATGGAGCAATGTGTTATCTCTGAAGTGCGGGAAACCTGTCGCGTCCGCTTCTTGTTCTTCCATGTGCTGGTACAGCTCTGTAAGCCATCCAGATTTCACAGGGTAAGCGTCAGAATCCAAGAGACACACAAGCTCGGTATCAGGTTTTAGAGTATACAAATACCAGTTCAGGGACCTAGCATGGCCGCTAGCGTTCTTAGGAAGTCTACGCTCCCAAAGATCTATGGCATTACTGTTTTTATATCTGCGAAGCATGGTCAAGGTGGAAGTGCCAGAGCCGTTATCGATTATTACGTGCTTATGTTGCTCTGGAGTTCTTCGATGAGTAGCTTTTACGCAGAGTTCCGCGAACTTGAATGCATCGTGGACTACTGTAACAATGGTCACTGGTTGCATATTTTCCTCCTACCACACTGTATCTTTACGCGAGTATCTGAAAACGGAAACAGGAGGCTGCAAAAATGGCGTGGAAGCTTTTTGAAGTGATTGGCGGTTGGTTCCGCAGAGAAGAACGCAAATTCGGACCCCACGATGAAGAACTGGTAGAGTTCATTCTATTTGTCTTCAAGGAAGATCCTGATGGTTGGGACTACGTAAAGCTGACTGAATCTGAAGGTCTGCTTACTTATGTAGCTGGAAACTATGCTATCCACATCAAGGATGGCAAGGTGTACCTCAAAAACGATCTGTCGTCACATAGTTTCTTCAAAGTGCTGAAGAAGAAAGAGCATCACGACACGATCTTGACTGCAGCTCATGGCATGGTCAATGCCTACGCATTGAACAAGATCAGAGAGATCGGGACACGCCCAAAGGGCAGATGTGAGATGCTGGTCGATGAGCTTACCGACTTCATCCGCATAGCGCTCCCGAACCAGTCTCAAGTACGAGCTAACTCAGTGGACGTCGTGATCAAGGTGATCGGTGATCTACAGATGCGCGCAGAGAGCGCGGAAAAAGAGAACGTACACATGCGACGCCAGGTCGATCTTTTGGAAGATGAGATCGAGAACAAAGTAGTATAAATGCAGGTCCGCATCGTTGACAATCAGTGGATGTACCTGGATAACCTGTTTCCAGAGTTTGAAGATGCTATAGATAGGCACTTTCAAGCAGAACATCCACGTAAGCGCTATCTTACCGATCCCAGACAACAGAGCTGGGACGGGATTTATCGCAAGTACATGAGGCGCGATCAGAAACTCCGCCTCCCCTTCCTCCAGGAGTTCCTCGGCTTATGTGAGAAGAGGAACATCCCTATAGATATAGTGGATCTGCGTTCTCCATCTCCTGCTCCAGATCCAGAGTCTATAGGTAAAGATCTATTGAAGGGTGTAGAATTAGAAGACTATCAGCTAGATTCTATCAAATCCACTTGTGAATATGACATCGGTATCCATAAGCATGTAACCGGTGCAGGCAAGACGGAGATGATGGCTGGCATTGCGAAAGTCTTCAACTGCCCCACAGTCATCATAGCGGAGCAGAGAATTGTTATTGAACAAATTAAGGAACGTCTGGAGCTTCGTGACGTCATACCCGAAGCAGGCTTGTTTTATGGTGGTAGTACACCTAACGGCCATCTGGTTGTCGTTGGCTCTATTCAGTCTCTCACTACTCCACCAGTCTCGCTCAAGAAAAAGCAACCGGATGCGTACAAGAAGAGATACAAGCGAGCCAAACAGTTTCAGTCCATTGTTGGAAGAGCTGACTTACTTCTTGTTGACGAAGTTGACAAGGCCACGAGCAAGGCTTATCAAGCTCTATTCCGATCACATTTCCAGGGGCGAAGGAAATACGGATTCAGCGGCACCCCGTTCGACAAGGGGAAACCTGTAGAGGGGCTGATCGTACGAGAACATCTCGGCTCTATCATTAGCCAATCTAGCAGGAAGGACGTAGAAGCAGCTGGTCGCATCATTCCTATCAAGTTTGTGATGGTCGCTTTCGGCGAAGACGGCGAGAAGAATGATAAAACCGCATTCGACATCGCAGAACGTGAAATCATCATTGATAATGTTGCGTTCCATGAGAAAGTGAAGAAGATAGTCTCCGCTTTTCCTGATGATGGTACTCTGATATTAGTAGACACAAGCAACGTGACCGATTTAGGCCATGCATTGCAGGATACGATCCCAGATTCAGTCTTCATCTATGGCAAGACCACCAAGAAGAACCGCAGGAAGGCCCTTGACGCGTTCGAAGCGCGTGAGATCAAGTGCCTGATAGGTGGGAGGATCTTGAAACGCGGTCTGGACCTGGACGGCGGCGCAGAAAACTTGATCATTCTAGGTGGTGGGAAGTTGTGGTCTGACTTCGACCAGAAGCTAGGCCGTGCTGTTCGTCGCAATTCTCGTGGTTGGGCTAGGGTATTTAGTTTCCTTTTCCTTAATAATCACTATCTATATAAGCACAGTCGCGAGCACCTGAAAGCTGTAGTTGACATGGGATATAGCTCCAAGGTAATCTTCAGTGATGTTCAGGTAGATGGAGCGAAGTTCATAAAGTCTAGGTTTAGGAAGCCAAAACCGAAATAATATTAGACGACCTTCAAACATAATACATGAAGGTCGTCAGAGACGTCGTATTTCGGAATAATGGTATAGTTGTCTACTTTACAGACGACACCATATCCGAAGGCACATATAAAACAGTAAACGGGCGTCTCAGGCTTATTGGAATAGGTGGTGAAGAACGTGCTGCTCTGCAGACGTTCTATCTCAATCGGCATGTGAGTGCCGACGCTGATCTCCGATTCTTCGGATTAGATCAGCCAGAAGGTGGTACGCCAGGCGGGCCCGGTTCTCCCGGCGCTCCCGGCACTCCCGGCGCAGGTGCTACCGCTACTTTCGATTGCGCAGCTTCCGTATCTGCCAACGATGCTGTGTCCATCGTTTCGTCTGGTACTGTTGAGGAAGCGAGCGCCGAATCTGGAGCCGGCCAAACAGGCGACGCTATAGGATTTGTTCTATCTAAGCCGACATCTACTACTTGCATAGTTCAATTTGTAGGCTTACTTGATGGATTTTCTGGGCTGACCGTGGGAAATAATTATTGGCTCAGTCAAACCTTAATTGGAACAATCACCAGCACTGCTCCGAGCAGTTCTGGCGAGAAGATACAGAGTTTGGGAATAGCATCTTCTGCGACCGAATTGGTCATAATAGTGTCGCAGGGGATAGACATAGCATAAAGGGAGTTGGGAAATGGCAACAAGACAATGGTTGGATATCGTCAATGGCAAGGCCATCAGAGCCTCTGCCACTGCCGATACCCTAGTAGTAGGGGACATCGACGGAACTACCGCGGACTTCTCCGGTGTAGTAGTTCAGTCCGGTGGAAGTCTCACATTAAATGATAATATTAGCCTCCGATTTGGTACCTCTGGTGGAGAGGGCACCATTACATCGGATGCTTCTAATACAACCTGGGATATCGTTTCCGGTGATCTCATCCTGGAAATGGCAGATGACGCAGGTTCAAACAAGGTTGCATATCACGATTCGGGCAGTGTTGAAGTAGCCAGCATTGATTCTGATGGTAATATCCAGGGTGATGGCACCTTGGCGATGGATGCTGCTACCGGAACCAGCACGTTCGCGCACAACGTGGATATTACTGGTAACCTAATCGTCCAAGGTACTACTACCACTAATCAGTCAGAGACTGTAAACTATTCTGATAACCACCTGTACCTGAACGATGGTTACACCACCGTTTCAGCGGAAACAGGCGGTCTGGTAATCAACTACCTACCGACAGCTACAACTGATACTGTTGCGGCGACCGGTTTTGTGGCCGGTGTTGCAGCCACATCCAACCCAACTGTTATCACAACTGGATCTGCCACGTTCGCCGTTGGAGATTTCATCCAAGTTTCTGGCGCAGCAGATCAGTCGAACGATGGTTTGTTCGAAGTTCTCACTCACACTGGTACTACTCTTACCATCGCTGGTATTGGTCTCACCGCGACGACTGATGACTTTACTCAGAACCAGTTCGTAACAGATACGACAGTTCAGGGTGCTATCACGAAGGTCAACGTCAGCATTCTGCGCGCTGGCACAGACGGTCTATGGGAAACAGCCGTAGGATCTACTGCAGGCCCAACTTTCAATGACTTGGCAGTTGGTGGTTCTTCTCCGTTCCAAACAACATCGAACGTAGCGAACCTAATCGCCTCTACCGATAACCTTACCATTGGTTCTGCTACCAACCTCGCTAAGGTCGGTGTTGATGGCGATACTGACGAGATTCAGCTCCTAGTACAAGGAAACGGCACTCAGACTGCCGATCTGTTCGTAGTAGAGTCGTCTGCTGGTGCGGACTACTTCACAATCGACGGATCTGGTAATCCGACGTTGGCAGACGATCTAGTCTTCAACTTCGGTACTGACGACGACTGGACTGTCGGTTACGACGAAACAACCGATGATTCACTTGAAATCACAGGTGCCGCGTCTGCTGCGGATGTAGCTGGTACAGGTTTCGCAATCACCGGTTCTGACGGCGGCGACTCGGTTGCTGCTGTGGCCGGTGCTGGTGGTACTATTTCAGCAACTGCTGGAGATGGTGGTGATGCTGCTGACCTTGCAGCTGCTGGCGCTGGCGTCGGTGGTGGTTTCAGCTTCCAAGCCGGTGTTGGTGGTGATGGTATTGGCGGTGGAACTGACAACTATGACGGCGCCGCTGGTGGTACAGTCCAGCTCACTGCTGGTGCTGGTGGAGTTGGTGATACTGGACAAACCGGCGGTTCTGGTGGTGGTCTAACGCTAACTGCTGGTGCAGCTGGTGCAGCTGGTGGTGGCACACAAGGTGTAGGTGGCGATGTCACCATCAACGCTGGCGACGGTCTCACAGATGGCGACGTGATCCTCGGCAGTTCTAACACCGATATGATCCTTCTTGGTAACGCGACCAATAATACCGACATCACTCAAGTCGGTACTGGTCCAGTAACCTGGAACGGAGCTATGACCGCCAATGAAGGTGGTACATTCGAGACCACCGCTGCTGGTGTAAAAGTCACTGCTACACACGACGTAGCAGCTGATACTAACCCAGCCATCGCAGTGACCTACGGTGCGGTAGCATTCGTTGGCGAACCAGATGGTCTCTCAGTAGACTTCTCAGGTGCCACATCGGTCACGAGCGCAAATGATTTCTACGGCGCTGAGTTTATCGGTGAGACTAATGCTGGCGCTGGCGATTCGGTAGGTATCCGGATTTCTGGGTTCGATACCGGCGCAGAAATCGCTGGTGGCATCAACCCAGTGGCAGACGATGCTGATACGATTGGTAGTTCGGGTCTCGGTTTCACGACTATTTTCCTCCGCAACGTTGATGATGATGGTACTTTCGCGCTTAACGGAACAGGCGTGGACGTCGCTGGAGGCGAACTAGTAGGTGTTGACGATGCAGCCTTTGCCAATATTGTCGGTGATGATGTTCAGAAGGCGCTCGCGTCAATCGACGGGCAGCTCGCGGAAGCTGGTCCATGGGATGTAACATCCAACGTAACTCACCTTGATGTCGGCACAGACACAGTGACGATCGGATCCGCTACTGGTGGTGGTAAGCTTTTCGTTGATGGTGATGCTGACGAGATTCAGCTGCAAATCCAAGCTAACTCTACCAACACTTCTGACGTGATGATTGTAGAGACATCGGCTGGAGCTGATCTCTTCGCGGTTGGCCTAACCGCAGCTGGGTTCCCTTCTGATGACTACCAAGTCATTTATGGTAGCGATGGTTACCTGAACCTAAACTCTGGTCAGACGGTCTTCCAGCTCAAAACGCAGAACTCCACATCTGCCAACTCGTTCAACCTCGCTGCTGGCACTGGCGATACGAACAACACCAACCTAGGTACTGGAAATACTGCGTTTGGTTCTGGTCAAGGAGACGGCGACGGTACCACATTCACTGGTAACACTACACTCCTAACTGGTTCCGTTACCAACGGTTCTGCAACTGGTCAGACCGGTACTATCAATATTCAAACTGGTTCCAATGCTGGTTCTGGTAGTATTGGAACCATCAACTTTGGACCAGGTGGTGTCCTTGCGCTCCAGATTGACGAAAATGCTGCGTCATATAGCACCAATGTGGTGATGCAAGACAACCAGAATTTCTTCGTTGGTACCGGCAACGATTACACACTTGTGGGCACTGGCACCAACACATTTGTAACCACGACTGGAACCCACTCTCACGATAGCCAGGTGACCAGCGGCGGTGTGACCTACACTCTCGGCACAAACACCAGTGCTACGACGTTTGGAATTGCGAGCGATGACAACACCGTTTACTTCCAAGTCCGTGGCGATGGACGAGTGGACGTTTCTGATGGCACGCTGGACGTCCCAGCTGGCACAAGTTACCTAATCAATGGTACTGCGCTAACCACAGCGAATTACACCGCAGCGAACGTGGACACGCTGCTAGACGGAAGTGATGCGAGTGCGCTGCACACCCACGCCAGCGCTCCAGCTATGGTCATCAGTGGTCTTACTACCACTGCTATGGCGGCAGCTAACAGAATCGCCTACTTCAGCGCCGCTGATACAGTAGACGATGCTCTTGCTGATGGCACTGGAATCCAGTCCCATGCGGTTGGTGTTTACACTGGTACAAGTGGCGAGATCCAGACTGGCGGTGTGGTCACAATTGACTTCACCACAGATGGTGGGTCGCCTTCCAACGGCGACTGTGTTTTCTTGGCACTAGCCTCCGAAGACACCAGCACCGGTACTGGTAAGGCTACTGGAACGGCTCCTGCTGGTCCCGGCGAGTTCATCGCATGCATCGGTACGGTACAGAGCAACGCAAACTATGCAGGTTCCAAGACCTGTGAGGTATTGCTCAACATGCCGATCTGCTGGGCAATTGAAATCGCCTAATCCAAAAGTAAATAGCCCAGAGGATCATTTCCTCTGGGCTATTTTCATAGGATACAGCGATGCCGACCAAGAAGAAACCTGCGAAGAAAAAAGCGCGTAGCAGGCGCTCTACTGTAGAGACCGAAGTCGGTCACATCGTAGAGTTGACCGACACTCAGGTAAAAACACTAGTTGAACTAAATAATCAGCTAGCATCTATTCGATCTAACACTGGCATTCTTCAGTTGGAACACCTGAAGAAAATGAGGAGCCTCTTAGATGAGGCTATCCTAATGGAAGAGAAGCTACGCTCTTCTATCCATCGATTTGGCAGAACAAAGAAGATCAACATGAACGTTGATGGTCATAACTGGCGAGTTGACTTCAGCAAGAAGCACATCATCCGCACTAAGTGATACGCTTCGCGACCTCTTTCGACACTTTGTCGGCCATCTCTTTATCAGTGGCATTCCACTGCAACTGAATGCCGTTCACGATAAACGTGAATGAGTTGTTATTTCTCTTATATGCGTCGATACTGCTATACTTTATTAATGTCTCATAGGTTGCCTCACTATCATTGACGATAGTGAGGACCATGAACCTTTTATCGACTCGAACGTTCGATTTCATTTCCCTTTCCCCAGCGCCGATTCGGCAACCTTCACGGCCGACTCTATATCTGCACAGTTAATTATCTTCTTTAGCGCTCCTCGCTGCTTGTAGTCAGTATAGATCGCAGCGATAACCAAAGCGATCAAAAAGAAGAAACCTAGACCTACCATAGTAAGGATAATGTCCAAGGAACTAGGGTCTATAGATAGCACAATCTTCTCTTTATCCATGCTGTATGTTTGATATGTTAGCTGAGAAGAATATTATAAGTACATATGATGGACTAAATCGAGGATATCTGATGGCGAAGAAAAGGGTCAATAAGTCTACCAATACTATAGAGCCAAAAGAAGGCGAGCCGGGGTATATTCATCCTCGGGACGAAGCCCGAGTCAAGGGCTATTATTTTGACAATTATCACGTCGAGCAGCTTATGACAGGCTATGTGCAAGGCGGCTGCACGGACCGTTGTAAACGCGACGAGATAATGAGCCATGCTACAGAGCTGATCCGTCAGATTATACGAACACACAACTTCCATGAGATATATCCAGGTCACGACCCAGCTTCTTTCGGTGACCTTGAACAAGTAGCTTGGTGTCAGATTGAGTCCACGCTGTACAAATTCGACTGGAGCCCCGGCCACACCAAAGTCTTCAATATGTGGAGCCAGATCGCCAAGACAGTAATACTAGCTTATATCAAGAAAGAAACCAGGGACCGCAAGAACTACTCGACTTACAAAAAGCACCTCAACAGTAAGAGAATCAAGAAAGACTACAAGTTCGCCAGATTTGTTGAAGAGTTGAAGAAGATCTGTGAGCTAAATGGCGAACATGAAGCGATAATCACATCTCTCCAACAATTATACGATACAGATGATAGGCCATACGATGGCCTTATTGGGAAGTTAGTCAAGATCTCTGGTCTATCCCGTTCTAGGATATCGAATTTCCTCAAGTATGTCCGTCTGCGTCAAAGCGATTTCACTGATTCTCCTCACAACGATGAAGCGAGGAAGGAACAGATGAAAGCATATGATGGTAGACGGAAAATATACAATATAGAGGATGACGATGACTGAACCAGAAGACTTTACCAAAGAATTCAGTGTCCACTCTCAAGAGTTTGCGCTCGTGGACGCATCTGTGCTAGACACTTGCCAGAGCCCTCTGGCAAAAAAGGCGATTAGGGTGCCACTAAAGCACGCAGATGTTATCCTAAGCGTCACGGCAGAATACGACGATACCATTTTGCGTAATCTGACTATTAAGCCTGCTCAGAGCGACGTGGACCCGAAGGAAATCAAAACCAAGGCTCATAAACCCAATAAGGAGATAGGAAAAGGGCTGGAACCAGGTGAAGAAGACGATACCACACAACACCTGGTCGGCGAGAAGCGTGAAGCCGGCAACATTCCCACTACAAAGCGAGGGAAAGACCAATCTTCTACTCATAAATCACTCCGGAAGCATTCATCTTGGGCGGAGAGAAATAAAATGCGTGGTAACATGGAATATCCTGGTCGCACCCGCCAGCCACACAACCGTGGTGGTGGGACAGCAAATGCACCAAGCAAGCGCCAAAAAAGCCGACAAGGCAAGCGCCTACACAAAGGCAAGAAGCAGAGAAGCTCAAGCCTTGCAGATCTAGTACTCAATCTAATGAAGACCGGAAAAGCAGTAACACCAGAAGATCTTCAGAAGGTCGAGGATAAGGATATTCTGCTTGAGTCGCTAAATATGTTGCTTGCTATGACAATGAACGGCTGGGAAGTCAAGGGCAATATAATCACAAATGGAAATCACGTCCTAAGAGAAAGTGATTGGGATGTAGAGGAAGGATTTATCGTCGGCTGTGAGAATCTCTCGTTCGATTTCGACTGGATCTATGACACTAGAAGAACGCTAGACAAGGTGATCGTAGAAGAGCGAGAGAAGAATGTGGCTATGTTGTTGGAGTCAGTCGATGGCAGATGATGAACTAGCTGCAATGCTAGATGAGTTAGACGATTCGACAGAGCCAAAACTATCGATTGTACCGGCCAGAAATGAGCCGGTACAACCTGGTTTGGAACTTGAGGTGCTAGTACCTGAACTCGTCAAGCGCTTCGTCGATAAGTTCGACGTGATGAGCGGAAGAGAAAGTGAGGATCGAACCAAACTGCGTGATGTCATCAATTACATTGAAGGCATCGTTTTCAACACTCGGGATCCTAAGAGGGCTCACTTGGAGCAGTTGGTGAGTGCTTATAGAGTGTTGATGGATTCAAATGCGAATCAGACGAGAGCGCTCGATGCGTTATCCAAACTGCTTGTGGCTGGGAAGGGTACACAAGTGATGATCAACAACAATAACAATATAGAAGCAACCCCTCAGGATGAGCTGGTAGCCTTGTTAGAGGAAGATGATCGTAGTAGGAGCCAGTAAATGCCTCTTTCCGATATCCAGAAGCGAGTAATTCAGCGCTGTAAGTCTGATCCTGTTTTCTTTATCGAATCGTTCTGCAAGATCAAGCACCAGACTCTTGGCGTTCTGCCATTTAAGTTGTTCGGGTACCAGCGAGAGTCAATCAGGCAATTCCTGAAGCACCGATTCAACATCTACAAGAAGTGCCGTCAGGCTGGAATCTCGACATTGACCGGCGCATATGGTCTGTGGTTCGGAATGTTCCACAATAACAAGACCATCCTAATCGTGTCCAAGCGTAATGAGGACGCGATGGCGTTCCTCAACCGTAACATCAAGTTCCCTTACCAGAATCTGCCAGTCTGGATGAAAGAGCTTTGGGCTCTTCACAAAGAGAACGAACACGAATTAGTATTCCCAAACGGTTCATCCATCAAAAGCCTCACTTCATCCCCAGACACCCTTCGTGGTATGTCCGCTTCGTTGAACATCATTGACGAAGCTGCCTTCATGCCTAAGATGGAGGAGATGTGGGCTGGTGGTCAGCAGTGCTGCTCTCTCGGTACTCTAGTAGCGACCGACCAAGGGATCGTTTCTCTTGGAGATATGGTGAAGAAGAACTATGTAGAGCCAGGGGACTTCGCCGAGATCGACAGCCGTGTGATGACTGACGAAGGCGAAAAAGAAGCTAGGCACATCTGGAACAACGGCTACAGCAAGACCAAGAAGGTAGCAACGAGACTGGGATATGAAATCGAGTGCACCGAAGAGCATCGCCTCCGCGTAATCGATGACGGATATAGTTGGAAGCATGTTGGAGATCTTTCTTCTGGCGATGTAGTCTGCTTGAAGCCAGACACCTGCTCCGACAACACGTTCCAATTCCCAAAGATCAATATCATCCCCATTGATGCAGAGCAGACTGAAGGGGATATCGATGTAACATGTGGTAGCTGTTGGAGTAATCTCACAGTTCCCGCTGAGATAGTAAAGGGAAATCAGAATTATCAAAAGCTGGGCCTGTACGTCTGTGAGAGCTGCGAAAAAGACGAGCACCCATTCCAAGAACCAAAGGAGCTTGATGAAGATCTCGCTGAGATAGTCGGTTTCTTCAATGGTGCTGGTATGATGTCAGAGGAGACTGGAAACTTCAGTATCCTATGCAATCCAGCAGACCTAGATATCGCTAATCACTTCTATGAGAAACTACGCAAGTATAACCTAGATCCTAAGATTCAAGACGCCTACGGCATCCTAGAAGTCAATGTACAATCTAGGAAGCTAGTAAACTTCTTCGTGCGCCATCGCCTAGAACTGGTGAGACGATCACGCAAGAATACTATCCTCCCGCCTGCGATCTTGGCGGGTGGCAGGAAGTCCCTATCCGCTTTCTTGCGTGGCCTGTTCGAAGCGTCATGCTATATGGCGATCAATGATGGGCTTGGTACTATCAGCGTCCTAAGTGAATCAGATGCACAATCCAGACAGATCCAAGTAGCTCTTCTATCTCTTGGTATAATGTCTCACCGTTTCGTAACAGAAAATAACGACGATGATGGATCGTCTATAATCTACACAGTCCGAATCTTAGATGGAGAGAATAACAAGCGATTCATCAAGCGCATTGGATTTATCAGCGAAAAGAAGAAAGAGATGACTTCTAGAATGGTCGTAGACCATTGCGGATACGTCATCAGACATCAGGCTGTCGAAGCTTTCGCACGCGAAGCGCTGAAGTACAACAAGGTACCGAGTGAGACGCGGGTAATCAAGAGGGCCGTCTCCACCAAGAGAATCAAGCACGATTATGCTCTTGGGCTATTGGATAAGTTCAGCGCTCTGAAGGAGACGACGCTAGGACAAGTATTGTCTATGGGGTTGATCTTAGACGAGGTCACTGATACTTGCGTAGACTCAACCTTCACTGCCGACATCAGCGTCCCATCTAATAAGACTTATATCGCAAACGGATTCGTCAGCCATAACACGATGGTGCAGGGTGGTAGAGGTATCGTCATCTCTACCCCAAAGGGTGTCGGCAACTGGTACCACCAGAACTGGGAAGATGCCGTGATCGGGAAGAACGGTTTCAACCCGATCTTGATCAACTGGTGGAACATGGACTGGGAATTGAAGTTCTATGATTCTCTGTCTAAGTCTGAGATGACCATTTCACCAACAGCGCGCATGCGCAAGTGCACGACCGATGAAGATAAGGACACATATGGTCCTTATTGGAGTCCATGGCTGGAAGAGCAGATGATGCAACTTGAGTCTCGTGGCGAGGCTCACCTTTTCCGCCAAGAGATCCTAGCGGACTTCATCGGCTCTGGTGATACAGTCATCAGCAGGAAGAGACTACTAGAGTCACAAGAGACTCTGATGGACCCCATCGCTAAAGTAAATGATGTAGAATATACACACCCTCTGACAGGCGTGAAAGCACAGTTGCATTTTGGAAAGCAACTGTGGATTTGGAAAGAACCGGTTAACTTCTTGACGGAAGTATATCGGTGCTCCCAAATGAATAGGATCGCCCCGAACCGCGCCAAGAGGATGCTAGAAGATCAAGGTATCGTTGAGGCGAGCTATAGACCTCATGTTTATGTGATCGGGGTCGATACCGCGACAGGCGAAAGCATCGACTACTCTACCATAGTAGTGATTGATGTGACTACTATGGAGCAGGTGGCAGAGCTGCAAGCCCGCGTCACGGTCAAGCAGCTCGTCTACATGGCAGATTGGATAGGTCGATATTACAACAATGCGTACATGGTGGTTGAGTCCACTGGTATTGGCACGGCGACTGTACAATCTCTATATGATGAGATTGGCTACCCCAATCTCCATAAAGAAGAGAATATCGGCCGAGTAAGGACCAAAGCCAAGAAGAGAAAGCTTGGATTCAACACATGCTCCAAGGCGCAGAAGGGTCTCCTCAACAAGGCGTTGGTAGACTCGATTGGTGCAGAAGGCGTGGTGATCTACTCGTATAGGCTACATAAAGAGTTGTTGACTTACGTCCATCTCCCGAACGGAAAGACGGGCGCGGAGCCAACAGCCGGAAACCATGACGACCTCGTAATTGGGGCGGGCCTAGCGTTCTTCGCTATAGATCGTGCGATCACTGGCGGGGCCACTGGACTATTGCCGTTCCATAATATAGACCCTGGAGAAGTACATATAGGTAATCCTGCGGACCTATCTGCAGATTTCCGCAGGATGACGCAAGAAGGCGGAGCTGGAGTTCTACTTCCAATTTCGATGCCTTCTGAAGGTGAGACTGGTAGAACTATGGTTGAGAACGAGCTTGGTCAGTTTGCGAAAGAACTGGCTTTGGAGAAGAAACAAGGACCAGCAGTGGTGCCGAACAGAGCTGTAGAAGTTAGGAGAAAACGAGTAGTGCTTGAACTTCGCCCGAAACGTAAATCCTAATATTCAAAGATCCAATATATGGGCTGGCAACTATTCGACAGGATTGGTGCGTGGGTAAAGCAGCTTGGTGCTTACCGTCACGAAAACTTATTCACTGACCAATCTAATCTTCTACGAATCATGGCGGGCGGGGAATTTCTAGATTTCTCCAACCAACACTCGCTACTCCAGCAGACCAATCTCCAGATCAACCGCCTTGAGCGGTACAAAGACTTCGATCAGATGGATGAGGTGGGTGAGATTACCCTCGCCCTGGACATGTACGCCGACGAGGCGTCCCTCATCGACCCAGAAACAAAGCACACCCTCATGGTTCGGGCTAGCAATGTCCGAGTCAAGGAAGAGTTAGAAGAGCTATTCTACAATACTCTGATGATCGACGACTGGTTGCGACCAGCTATTCGATATCTGTGCAAGTATGGCGATCTACCAGCAGAGATCGTACCGGACCACAACCGGGAAGGCGTCGCCCAACTCCGCCACATGAACGTCTACAACTTCACTCGCGTGGAGACCAAGTACGGCGATCTGGTTGGATTCTTCTATCAAGATGAGTTGGTCAATGAGCCGACGTTCTTCCACCCATGGCAGATCATGCATACGAGACTTACCTCGTTTGAGCAGATCTACCATCCATATGGAAGGTCCATCTTAGACGGCGCGCGGAAGCACTTCAAACAGCTGAGGTTGATGGAAGATGCTGCCCTGGTATACCGCATTACGCGTGCGCCAGAAAAGCGTGTCTTCACGATTCCAGTAGGAAATATCCCTGCTAAGGACGTCCCGCAGTACATTCAGCTGATTGCACGGGAATTCAAGAAGAAGAAATTCTTCGATCCTGCATCTGGCGACGTAAATGAAAGATGGCACCCGCTCATCCAGGAAGATGACTTCTGGATGCCAGAGCGTGCGGACGGCGTAGGCCCGAAAGTCGATGTCCTACCTGGTGCGCAGAACCTAGATGAAATCGCCGACATCGAGTACTTCAAGAAGAAGATGGTCTCAGCTCTCAAGATTCCATTCTCCAGAGTGGGGATTGGAGAGGCAGACGCATCGACAAGCGGCGAACCACTGTACAAGGTATCCCCAGAATTCTCCAAAGCGGTGCACTACATCCAGAAGGCAATGACCACTGCACTAAGCAAGGTCGCCATCGTGCACCTCGTACTACGGGGTTACAACGCGGACGATATCCGCAACTTCGATCTCACCATGACCACAGCCTCTGCAATCGATGAGCTGTACAGGATGGATACCTGGCGGCAGAGAGTCGATATGATGGAGGGCATGAAGAATCTGGAGCTATTCCCAGACGAGTGGATTCTGCGTCGGTTCACAGAGATGACAGATGACGAAATCGACCAGATGATGGACGAGAAGGAAGAGAAAGAGCAAGAAGCAATCGAGGCTGGGGAACAACTTGGTCTTGCTGCGGGCGGTATGGGTGACGAGTTAGGAGGAGGGATAGGCGGTCTACCCCCCTTAGAAGGTCTAGATGCAGACCTTGCCAAGAACGTGTTGAAGGAGTACAACGAGCTTATCCAGGAAACTAAGATTCAGAAAAGACGTCGTAGGCGAAATAGGTACAAGAAACCGATCAGGTTCAAGAACTATTTCGAGCGCATGCTTGGAGAAGAGGAACTAGCCAAGTTGCCCTACATTATAGATGATGTGAACGGGAATGAGAAAACTGTAATAATAGAGTCCTGCATCGAGGAGGCCAATAGGAAGGACCAGATTGGTGAGACTCGTAAGTTGCTAATGGAAGATAATGCCAATATTCTAAATGAGAGTGTAGAAGACGAAATCTCTGAATCTGATTTGCCTGGCTAAGACGCTAAGTACTCCATCAAATATATATAGAAGTTAATCCAAAAGGAGTGACGCATGAGCACTAATCAGAAGAGACGTCCGACATCTGTCACAATGGATGTACGGAAACTTCTGCGTGCCTTCAACTCATCTGCGCAGAGTAAGGTACAGTTTTTCGAAGAGTCAGTTCGCAAGCTGGGGATGAGCGTCAATCGGCAGTATCGCCTGTCGGCCCTGAATGCCAGCAACATCATCTTCGAAGACGTTGATTCCAACGTATACTACCTTGCCGACACGAAGAAAGATGGCACCAAGTATCGCATCAACAATGTCCGCAGGATCGAGATTGGCGACCGTGAAAAGCCGCAGATCTTCGAAAAGAACTGCCTCAAGTTGGTCGATAAACTATCAGAACAGAAATATAAGCAAGCCGATAAAGTCTGGAAGCAGATCGAATCACAGCGCTTCCGTTCACAAATCATTCCTGAAAGCGGTCTAGTCACTACCAAAGATGGTATTACTAGACGATTCCATACTCATAAACTAGAAAGCCGCGACGAGCGCATCTCTACCATCGTCGAAGCTATTGTTGACACATTCCGTGATAATGTAGATGTAGTCGATGGTGAAGTGGTCTGCGGCGTGTTCAGCGAAGACACCACAGACTTTACCCTACCAGTAGACGAAATGACATGTCGGCGTGTCATTGCACGCCAGATGAAGGAAGCTGCACGGGAAGCTTACAAGTCCAAGGCTTTCCAGAGAGTAGTCAAGAACGTAGCTGGCCTAGTCAGTAACGGCAACCTAAAGGAAGCCGTCTCGACCGCCGCTAAGTTCATGAAGAGAGAGCAGGAATTCTCTCTCCTAAGTGAGCGCGAGTTCAAGGATCTGATTGATGATACCCTAGCAGCGTCAGGGATTTTCAACCCGTTCCTATGCAAGGATGCCTCTAAACTACTCTACCTGACAAACCTACGCGCCAACCACACCGACATTGTTGAGTCGTGGACCAAGACGGCGCACATGGCGAACAACGCAGACCTAATGGAGCATGTAGATGCTCTTCGCAGGTCTAAGAACTTCATCAAGGACTACAACTCCCTCTTGGATTTGGTCTTCAACGAAGATTACAACCCAAGCAGCCTAGAACTCCGCGACAAGGCGTACGCAGCAGCCCTCCACGCTCTTGCTGGTAAGGTATCGCGTGACAACCCAGAGCTTGCCAAGGAGATGCTCCAGCAGGCAGAGGTACTCGCAGATCCTAACAAGAGCGATACCGCAGCTCGCAATGAGGCAGAAGCTATCCTCGGCGCAGCATGGAGCAAGCTCGGTGGTGTACTGAGCAAGTACGACGAGTTCGGCGGGGAGATCGAGGACGAAGAGGAAGCCGAAGAGGATTACGAAGGCGAAGAGGAGATGGGCGAGCCAATCGAGTTCAGCCCAGATCTCGCAGGCGCTGACGAACTCGGCGGCCCAGAAGAGCTTGGCCCAGAGGCCGGTCTAGACATGGGTATGGACGCCGGTCTGGATATGGGTATGGGCGGTGCCGACATGGGCATGGGTGGCGCTCCAATGGGCGCTCCAGGCGGCGGAATGGGTATGGCCCCACCGCTCGCAGCCAGCAAGCAGAAGGGCGGCGTAACCTTCATCGAGAACATGGGTCTCCGTCAACTCAAGGAAGAGTTGGACTTCTGGAAGACCGATGGTCACATCTACCTGCGGGAAGATGGGTTCGACGACTGCTTTGAGCAGATGCAGGCTTACATCTCCCGTTCCGATCAGTATGGCCCGAAGGGCAAGAAGATCGCAGAAGGATTCAGAAGCATCCGCGACTACATGGTCGAGACCGGTACTGACGTGATGAAGGATGTAGCGTTCGATCGCTACAAGACCTCCGCATCGCGGGTCAAGGATGTGGACATTAACCATGACTACCTTGCGGAAGATTCAAGCCTCCGCATGGGCGAACCGTGGTCTGACGTCGATTCTGGCGGCCAGAAGAGCGGTGAGTTCCGTGGTGATGGTCTTGCCGACAAGAGCGCGAAGGACTGTGATGGTGCTTCGGGCGAAAAGGAGGCTGGTAGCGGGGAAGCGGCGAGTGGTGACGGTAAGTCACGCATGAGCAAGGGTCTTGGCCCTCATAAGGGTCAGGGCGGCGGTGGCGGCGACAAGGGTGGAAACCTAAGCGAGCCGGGCGACAAGCTTGACATGACTAAGGGTGCTGGCCCACACAAGGGTCAAGGTGGCGATGAAGTCACTAAGACTAAGGGCAAGGGTCCGAAGGGCATGGGAGAGATGTCCGAAGGTGAAGTCCCAGATTCCTTCAAGAAGAATTGGAAGGATCAGGACGATGACGTCGCCACGGACGACGACGGCGAAGACGATGCCTCCGAGTGCATGACGGATGACCAGTACCATCAGGGTGGTCAGAAGAAGAAGCGCACTTGGGGCCGTGCAGATGCCGCAATCGACGCCCAGGAAGAGGGATATGATCGCGACGATCAGATTACCCTTGAAGATGTCGAGGCTGTAATCCGCAAGGGCGACATGGAGGTAGAACTCCGTTCGCCAATGGGAGATGACGGTGAGATCGCGAGCATCGTAGCTCAGATCTTCGACGGCGCTGGCGACATGGGTCACCCTGACGAGTTTGCAGCCGACGATGAAATTGACCCCGACATGTTGGGCCTCCCAGGCGACGACGACGAAGACGTCGAGCTAGATGATGAAGTAGAAGACTTCGGAGACGAAGAGGAAGATGACAACTTCGATCTCGGCGACGACGACGACGACGAAGGCGGCGAAGAGTTCGACATGGGCAAGCCAGAGCCAGAATCCGGTGACATCCTTACCTCGGACGACGAGGACGAGGACGAGGACGATGGCGGCGAGGAGCCCGATTTCGGAGGCGGAGACGATGGTGACGAGGACGAGGGCGACGATGATTCTGGACCTCCAGATGACCTAGATGAGGACGTTTCCCTTTCAGACCGCCTAGACGGCGCTCTCCTCAACGACGAGCTTATCGGCGGTGACCTGAAGGTCTCTGGCGGCATGAAGGATCCAGGAGACGACATGGGCGATCTCCAAGGCTCGGACGACATCACCAAGAAGAAGAGCGGCACCAAAGGCAAGGGCCACAAGATGGACCGTGTAGCCGATGGTGGCGACATCTCCAAGAAGAAGGGCGGGGCAAAGGGTAAGGGTCACAAGATGGACCGTGTAGGCGGAGAAGGTGGTGACATCACCACAAAAGCCGGCAAGGGCCCGAAAGTGAAGCAGGAATCCCGTCGCCGCCGTAAGCGTAGAGGTCGGAGACGCCGATAATGCAAGTGATCAGTAGACATTCGGTAGCCCAAACTGGGCAATTAGGTGGACACACCCTATTCCAGGATTCTATTCCGCTTACTATTAAGCGGATCGAGCCTGTTATCTCTGAAGACGTTGACGGGAATAAAATCAAGGTAATGCGCCTTGGTGGCCGTTTCCAGTTCGCAGAGAAGCCGAATGCCAATGGTCGCATCTACCCTCGGGATGTTCTCGAAGCAGCAATTAGAGAAATCCAAGAGGATATGGGTAAGCGCCGGGTCCTTGGTGAGTTCGATCACCCACCCGATGCCAAGATCCACCTTGATAGAGTGAGTCACCTCATTACCAAGCTGTGGATGGAAAACAACGAGGTCTACGGAGAACTAGAAATCCTCCCAAAGACCAAGTTTGGTGGGCAACTACTAGCACTCGTAGAAAGTAACGTGAACATCGGCATCTCATCTAGAGGTGTTGGCGACATGGAAACTACGATGCTTGAGGGTCAGGAATTCTACAAAGTGCTTCCGGGATATACTTTCGTTACTTTCGACGTTGTGGCAGAGCCTAGTGTTCACGGATCCTACCTCTCACTAAAAGAGAGCCAGGAGAAGATGAGAAGGCTTCAGAGTGTCAACATGCGTGAACAGAAAGAACAAAAGATCCTGAAAGCAGTCAAAGATATCCTATACCGCTAAGGAAGGATAAGATGGCAGACAAGCTGTTTAGTTTCCAGAGAGTAAGAACCGGCAGAATTACGGGCAGAGTCAGTGACTATGTGCGTAAGGCACTAAAGCCGGGCGAAGATGAGCTGCTCAGCGAATCTGTAATCATCGACAAGCTTGGTTCAGAAAACTTCTCACTGGCTGTCCAGTGTGGAGTGCTCACTGAATCAGGAAAGCCATGGGAAAATGGCGATGACGGTGATTCTGATTCTGATTCTGGCCCACCATGGGCAAAAGATGACGACTCAGACTCCGACTCCGACTCAGACTCCGACTCAGACTCAGATTGCGATTGCGTAACGGGCTGTGCAAAATGTGAGTGGGTCGAGTTTGATCGCAAGCCTCTGTCAGAAGAGTTTCCTGATGACCTAGGTGGCGACGACGAAGAGCTTGGCAGGGGCACAGACGATTTGGATCTTGATGGTCCAGATGATGATCTAGATGATCTAGATGACCTTGACGATCTCGACGGCCCAGAGGGCGATCTAGAAGGTGAAGGTGCGATCGACGATCTCGACGACGATCTGATAGATGATGATATCGAGCTTGAAGATGAGCTTGATGATCTTGCTGCGCAATATGACATATCTCCTGAAGAGATGGCAGAGCGCGTCCAGGACTGGGCAGCTGGAGCAGCAGGTGAGTTCGGCGATGCAGAAGAAGGTCTAGGCGCAGGACCAGACGACCTTGACGGACTTGGCGATCCAGAAGGTGCTATTGGTGACCCAGCTCCAGAAGAGCCACTCCCAGGCGAGGAAGATACCCTCGACATGCCTGATGATGAAGGCGAAGACTTCTATGAGTGGATGGAAAAGGACTTCTTGCCAGAAATCCTTGAAAGCAAGTTTCGCGGTAAGAAGCGAAAGAAATAATTCCAGGCAAAAGTACTGACGAGGTTTGAAATGGACAAGCTAAAAGAACTAATCCAAGGGATCGGCGGCAGCCAAGAACTCGCAGATGCTATATGCGAGGAAATGGGCCACTGGAAGGATCGAGTTCGTGAAAAGCTCCAGACCGAAGCGCGACAGAAAGCAGAAGTCGCGAAGCAACGCTGTCTGGAAGAAGTAGAAAGAGAGAAACTCCGCCTTTCTCGTAGGTTGAAGATCTACCTTGAGAGTAAGGCGAGCGCAATGGCAGACGCGGCACAACGCCAATACGCCATTGAAGAGGCCGAATCTACCTGCACTCTACGTAGAGTCCGAGGACTTGTAGAGGACATCGAAATCGATGATGGTGGAACTAGTCGGCGTCTTCAGGAAGTGCAGAAGAAATCTGCACGGCTAGAACGTGCCAACCAGTCGCTGCGTGAGGAGCAGGGCAAGCTTGTTTCGAGTGTAAACCAGTCGAACAAGGTTGCAAAAGACCTACTCCAAAAGAATCGTAAGCTTGCTTCCAAGCTTACGTCCCTCACTGAGGCGAAGTGCAAGTGCATGAAGGATTGCAAGTGCGAAGGTAAGTGCACTTGTGAGTGCAGCTGCAAGAAGGATGAAAGTAAGAGTCGCAAGACTCGAACCGTCGCTGAGAGCAAGACTCAAAAGCGTCGTCTTCCCCGCAGTCGCCGTGTAGACGAGGGTCGCAGGAAGCCTGGTAAGACTCGTTCTACTCGACCAACACTGGTTGAGTCCCAGACGCGCCGAAAGAAGACCATCTCGGAAGGTAAAGAATCCGGTATGATCGACAAGATCGCGTCTGAAATGACTGAAGACTAAACAAAAAGACTAGGAGGCTAAAAATGGCCCAAGGACAAGTACTTTCGGAAGAACTCCGCCAGGAGTCAATCGTCCGTGAGTCTCGTAAGAACCAGCTCGTCCGTCGTTGGCAGAAGGTTCTGAAGAAGTGTAAGGAAGTTCAGCCGCAGAAGGTGCCTCTCATGGCAGCGCTGTTGGAGAACCAGTTTAATTACTGGAATCCAGCCAACCGCAACCTCCTTCTGGAAGATGCCACCACGACTGGTGACATCGCGGACTTCACCCGCTTCGCTCTTCCTCTAATCAGGAAGTCGTACCCGAAGCTGATCTCGGACAACCTCGTCGGCGTGCAGCCGATGAGCCAGCCAGCCAGCCTGATTTTCTACATCAGGTACCGCTACGCTCTCTCCAAGGGCCAAACGGTTGCTGGTACTCAGATCATGCGTCAGAACACGGCGCAGCAGTTCGCCCGCCAGAACGGCTGGGCACTGGATCCGTACTACAGCTCGCAGGTCGTTAAGGGTGAGGATCTCACCGTTTCCGGCGGCGGCATGGTAGTAAGCGGTACTCTCGTTCACCGTCCGGTCCTCGCCGGCACAGTCGTAGTCAACGTCTTCGAAAGCGACGACGACAGCTGCGAAGAGCCAGAGCCGATCCTACAGGTCGGATTCGATGCCGATGGTAACCCAGACGTCATCCTAATCGGTGACCTAACTGGTGTAACGGTCGATGAGTCCACCACTGGTGCGACCTTCTTCGATCACAGCACTGGTGCTGTAACCGTCACTCTCTCCGCTGGTTCCCTACCAGCCGGCGCTCTCGCGAGAGCGGATTACGAGTACGATCTGGAGAACAACCCGTTCCAGCCAGAAGTAACCCTGAGCATCGACTCTGATAGTGTCGCAGCTATCACTCGTAAGCTCAAGACCTCTTGGTCGCTAGAAGCAGCTCAGGACCTCAAGTCGGTGCACAACATCGATGCAGAGTCCACCCTGACTGACCTGATGGCGGATGAGATGGTTGCTGAGATCGATCGTGAGATCATCAACGACCTAATCATCGCGGCTGCGATTCGTGCAACGCACAACTTCGCGACTGGTGCTGGCGCATCGGTGAACTTCACCGACCGCAACATCGCCCTCCTGTACAAGGTACTGGAAGTTGCGAACATCATCCACCGCACCACTCTGCGTGGACCAGCTAACTGGCTGCTCACCTCTGCAGATATCGCTTCTAAGTTCGAGCAGCTGAACGACTTCCGTGGTTCAGACGCTCTTGCTCAGGACGGCATCGACATTGGTATCACCAGTGCCGGCACCATTCAGGGTAAGCTGAAGCTCTACAAGGATCCGCTGTTCCCGAACTGCAAGATCCTCATGGGCTTCAAGGGTAGCTCTGTCCTGGACAGTGGTTACTTCTACGCCCCATACATCCCGCTGCTCAGCACCCCAACCGTGCTGGACCCGAACTCCTTCACGCCGAACAAGGGCATCATGACCCGCTACGGCAAGAAGCTGATCGAAGATGGCGGTCTGTACTACGGTGTTGTTACGGTCTCCAACCTGTAACCCACCCTGCGGTAAAGATCAAGAGCCCGGCAGTGATGCCGGGCTCTTTCTGTATATAATCAGCATGAATGATATAATGCATAAGGCGCGAGCTGCCTATTATGAATCTAATCAATGTAATCGATCCTCGCAGCTTGAAGACGAGGCTTTTGCTGCTGGTTGGAAAGCTTGCGCCGAAGCGATCGAGAAGGCACTGACAAATCCAGAAAAGCCATATGTCGTAGATTGCGACCCACCTGGCGAATGTGACCAATGCATTGGTTTCGATAGTGGTGCACAACATTGCAGCTTTGTCGCCTATGAGATCGGAACGGGCCGTTATGAAGCTATCGAGGCAGAGCGCCTCGCGGTAGATAAGAAAATCCTAGAGCAGATAGATGACACACCAACATCAACCTAAGCATCAACCATTAGATGGTACTGGATACCAAGTCTGTTCGTGTGGGGCTACTCGCAGAGTAGACAAAGGACAACCAAGCGGAGGGTGGCACACGTGTAAACTGTGCACACGCTCATGGGGACTTCCAAAATGCAAGTAACACTAACATCTGTAGACAAGCCTCTTCTCTCCGCATGGGAGACCATGTGTGGAAATCTGGAAAATGTTACTATCTATGAAGGTTCGATCCTAGACCAACCCCATCAAGCTATCGTAAGCCCAGCTAACAGTTATGGGTTCATGAATGGTGGTATTGATCAAGTTTATACAGATTTCTTCGGCCCTTCTCTACAACAGACGCTCCAGAAACAGATCAAGCTATACCACGAGGGCATCCTGCTGGTCGGGTCCGCAGAGGTGGTCAACACGGGCAATAAGGATTTCCCGCTTTTGGTTTCTGCTCCGACAATGATGGTCCCAGAAATACTAGGGCCAAATACGATCAATCCATATCTTGCAGCTAGAGCAGCTATACTAGCAGCACGAGATTACGGCATCACAGATCTAGCTTTCCCTGGGCTCGGTACCGGCATCGGAAGAGTGCCCCCTCTCGTGTGCGCGAAGCAAGTATCGTGGGCGATCCAAGACATCATCCAGGGCGCATGGCAATTCCCCGCCAATCTGGGTACGGCTCTGGTAAAAGAAGGGATGATGAAGAAAGTATGAATGAAATCCAACAAAAATCTGTCCCCACCTTCCAGGCTACCATTTTCATCGCTGGTGATATAAATACCGCTAAGATGACATGCCAGCGATTCTGCTTTTCCGAAGGGTTATGCGTAACCCTTCGGCCCACCGATTTCATCTACACTGGTGGAACAGAATCTGGGATGGAGATCGGATTGATCAACTATCCTCGATTCCGAAGCACACCGGGCCACATAAAAGGGACTGCTGTCGAATTAGCCCGGAAACTCATCGAAGATCTAGCTCAATGGAGCGCCTCTGTAGTCTGCCCTGATGAGACCATTTGGTTGTCGAGGCGACCGGAGCATCAAACATAATGTATGAGACTTTCTCTCCTTCATGAGACAAAAGAGCCGGTCCCAAAGAAAGCTGCCGCTAAAGGTGAAGGCTGACCGCTCGGTCTAGCTCTCCGGTACGGGGAGAAAGAAGGTAATAAGAAAAGAGAAGAGATAGCTGCCCTGGTCAGACAAGGGTATTCGCAAGAAGACGCAGTAGAAAAAGTCTGCAGGTAAACATAGGATATGACCCCTCAAGATATCGTCGCTTTCCTTATCTCTGATGACCCTGATGTCATCAGTGAAGAATATGCAAAGATGGGCACGGTAGAGCCAAAATATAAACCAAGAGAAGAAGAGAAAGAAGAGGACGGGGAAGGAAGCTACGGCGATAGCATGGCCTTCATCCGAGGCTTCGTAGAGAAGTATCAAGATGTAGAGTTAGATCCTAAAGAAATCTTCGATTATATCAAACGTTTCACCGATAAATAGTTTACCGTAGTTCCTTACCACAATAGAGATTGACATGATTGATACGAAGAACGTAATTGAAACCCACCGTGACCATCGTTGGTTGGTCGAAGACTTCTCCCACCTTACTCACGGCCTTACGCTGTTAGCTAAGGATATCGACTTCGATATGGTATCGGGAAACGCGCTGATCACCTTCTACGATATCGTGAAGGAAGAAACAGCGAGGCAACTGAAAGAGTTACCAAAAAGAAATCTGAGTTTCAAGGTCTACAAGGTAGACCATGCAGGAAAGAAAATTCAGACTATCATCTTCAGTAAGTGCCAGAAGCTTTCAGTCAGACAAGCTCTTGACTATACTAGCGCCGAAATCGCCACGCTAGAGCTTGGACTCTACTGCAAGAATATCGAAGTCGAGTAATCATTAGTCCTGGCCGAACAAGTTCTTCAGCAGTCTATAGATGTAACTATCTAACGCCTCTTGGGCTTTCCTTTGTATTTCCTTTAGCTCTCCTTGGCGTTTCGCTCTGTCATTGGCTATCCGTACTATCTGCATATAGTCGGGCGCACCGAAAGCCAAGAAGACCATAGAGTTGATATGTTCTTTGGAGTGTTTCAAGAAGTTGGCTTGGTAGACCGCCCGAAGAGCACTCCAGTTTACGTGGTTCCAACCGCCACCTTTCCATCGCCATGCTATTTTGTTTCGCTCTCCTCGCACTTCAGTCATGTACCTGTGGAAGAGCATGCAGTAAGATTTATATGATCCAATGCTCCCTATAGCATTTATAAGTTCTATTTCGTCGAAGCCATCATCTGCCAGCTTCTTCAACAATAGTTCTTCGAAGTGGTTGAAGCCATCCCCATATTTCTTGTATAGAACTCCAGCTGCCTCACCAAGATACTTGTACAAGAATGGTTGATCGGACCAATTGCGTTCAACTTTCTTCCAGATCGCCCAACAGAAAGCTCCACTCATCTCCTTGTCATATGCATGCATGATCCTAATAGCGTTCATGTACTGATCTAGATTATCGTTTTTCTGCATGTCTTTGATAGCCATAATCTGACGCCTGCGCCAAAATATTTGGTTCTTCTTATTCAAGAACCATGGTATTGGTGCCTTTTGTATATGGTGATCGATCAGGCGACGTACTCTCCATTTTATTTCTAGGTTTCTATTATGCCTATGGTAGATAAGCCAGTGGAGAGCATCTGGGCCCATCTTTTTGATTTTCCAATGGGCTCTTTGTCTGACGATCCATTCATCATTACCCAGAAGCTTTATTAGTTTATCGTCAGCATGAAGAGAATTAGGCAGCAAAAGAAGAGCAAGAAAGAATAGGTGTTTCATATCGTATCTTTTCTTTTTGTATGTGACCGCCATGATCGAAGTCAACGACGCAATAGTTGCTAGCAGGGCTTACCCTAAGGCTAAACTTATATATCTAGACCCTCCATTCTGGCCGGGGGAGAAAAAGCGAAAGAAAGGAAGTTATGAATACAGCTCAGTAGCAGATACGCACGCCACGTTTCTTTACTACTTCGAAAGGCTATTCCACAATATATGGGAGATTCTAGACCAAGATGGAGCTATGGTAGTCCATTGCGACTGGCACTTTTGCCACCGATTCAGGCTCCTTGGTGACGAAGTATTCGGAATAGACAACTTTGTAAATCATGTAGTATGGTGCTACACAGGGCCGGCTGTCAATAAGAACTCATTTCCCAAGAAACATGATGACATTCTAATCTGGCGGAAGTCTAAAGAGTTCAAACCCAATATGATCCGAGTGCCCTATAAAGGTAAATTGCGGGTCGGCGGTAAGACTTCGTGGGCTGGCGAAGAGAAAGATGTGGAAGAGTATTTGAAGCGAGGAAAGCTCCTAGAAGACTGGTGGGCCGATATCAAACCTCTCAACTCTACACAAAAAGAGAAGGTGGGATATCCTGATCAGAAACCAATCGCCCTACTAGAGAGGATAATCAACTTTGCGACCAATCCAGGAGACCTTGTGGTCGATCTCTTTGTGGGCAGTGGTACTACAGCGGTCGCCGCTCACAATCTTGGTCGTACATTTCGTGGTTGCGATATTTATTCTGAAGCAGTTGAGTTAGCCAAACAAAGAGTAGCTAAATTAGATGGGAAACAAAAAGAAGAAAAAGCGAAACTTTGATGCGGAAGCCAAACTTCTCGCTATGTTCGACGATATCGACTCGATTATAGCGTATCCGCCAGAAGGAGGACGTCGCACCGAAGATGGCTACCCGTTGGAAGTAATGTACGACGAATTCGCTTACAAGCGTATGGTGGATTCTTACAGGCAAGGCTTGAGAAATCTTCTCAAAACGTATGGCGGGTAGACAAATGTATACCATGGAAGAAAAAACGAAAGCCCAAACTCCTAAGCTTCCTCAAGATACGCGTATTACTGCGCGTCACTGCACTTGGTGCGGTGAAGACTATCATATCACCTCCGAATGGTCAGATAATCTACATTGTTGCAAAGAGTGCCATCTCGAAGCCAAGCAGCACCATGACGACTGAATAATTATTTATAGGGCAAACCTATGTTAAGATGGCAAAGGTACTCGTCCTATCAGGTGGAAAATTCCAGTACACCGATCTGCTAACTAGCGGATTTACGCCATCTAACTATACAAACGCGACCGATTCTCTAGAAGATCATCTAGATGGAATCGATGATGCTCTCCTTAATCCTCAGGGAACGATGCTCCCTGACACTACTAACACCCATGATCTTGGTGGAACATCGAACTACTATAAAGATTTCTTCCTTCAAGGTTATATTGAATTCAATAATGACGCTAGCGCTGCTCCAAGCACATCATCTGGAAAATTCCATCTAAGATCAGAAAGTGGTGTTCCGCACTTCCAGTTCGATGACGGCTCAGATCTCCATATCAATTATAGTAGTGATGAAATCCAGTTCGACACAGAGAATAACGGTGCTATCACTTTCCAGAATGCTGCTGGATCTACTGGTCCTGTAGCGGTTTTCACTCCGTTCATAACGACAGCCAGTCGTGAAGTGAAAGCTGATGGTGTCAACTCCACTACAAACCTAGATGATTCATTCCACTTCCTTGTAGTAGACACAAACGGTGGAAATGTAACAATCAACTTGCCATCGTCAGGTAGCACCGCAGCAGGCAAGATCTACTGGATTAAGAACATCGGCGGATCAGGTAACCAAGCTCAAGTAACACCTAATGGGTCAGACACCATCGACGGCGCAGGATCAGTGAACTTGAACGATGGCCAAGCGCTAGCAATCGTAAACGATGGAAACAATATCTGGTTCTGTTTCGTGCTAGCCCACTAAGAGGAAACAATGTCTGAACTACCAAAGCGCTTACAGCCCCACGAAATTGAACGCCTACACCGCACGTTTGAGCTAATTGAACGAGCGGAGCGGGAAATGAAGATGCGCCAAGAATATATGAGCTTGCTACTAGAGAAGTTCGGTTATCAATATGGCTGCTCCCCCAGAGATATCAATATTCTGACTGGTGATATTAGCCGGGACGAACCCGCCGAATAAGGCTCCCCGCTCGCAAACGTATCTTAAGGGTGCAGGCTCACCGACAAGTCCCATGGCCAAACTCCCGGCCAAAACTGAAGCCCTTGGGACAGGGTTAACCCCGAGCCTGTTGGAGGAGTGAGAATGGAAATGGCATACTCGAATAAGTTCGCTGTCTGTGTGCTGGTAGACGGCCGAATCATGAAGGAACTCCGAGATGGTTCGGTTGGAGTGCCTTTCGGCTGCGAGTACACGCTCCGGTTGTTCAACAAGCACGACCGTCGAGCCGTCGCGAAGATCTCAATCGACACCGAGAACGTCTCCGAGGGTGGTTTCATCATCCCGGCGCACGGTAAAGTAGAGATCGACCGCCCCGCCCACAAGGATGCAGCTTTCCGGTTCGTAGAGCTGGGCAGCGACGCCGCGTGGGAAGACGGCAAGCCGACCCACAACGAGAACAGGGAGATGGGCCTCATCGAGGTCAATTTCTTCCTGGAGCGGGAACGGCCGAAGCCGAAGTACCGCCCCAACACTCGTAGGCGTCCTGGATACCGCTCCAAGGGCATTACGAGGGGCTTTGGCGACCAGGTGTACGGCACGTGTAGTGTTGGTGGCGGGTTGGATTCACTGCCCGCCGCTGAAGTCAGCAATACTTCCGCAGGTTTGGAAGGTCTCGCTGACTTGAAGGATGGTTGCACCGTGGAGGGCCGTGAGACCGGCACCCGGTTCGGGCAGGAACACGTGGACATCGAATCCCACAGCACCCTCATCAAGATGTTCTTGCAAGGGTTCAGGGGTCACGACGTCAACGTCGCGCTCTAAGTAGGAATAAATGGCCTCCCAGGAATGGGAGGCCATTTCTATATCCATCCGTAGATACATTAGGCCCAACAAAGGAGAACCTAATGCTACGGATCATGTTGATCGCACTGCTGTTGGTCCCAACAGCTCTTGCAGACGACCCCAAGCCAGAACCCAAGCCAGAACCTCTAAAGTACGCTGATTACTTCGATGTTGCTAAAGGCACCCAGCGCACCTATACTGGCGCATCTGGTGAAATTACGGTAACCATCGAAAAGCGCGTGGTCAAGGATGGGAAGGTTACCATGTTTGTCGCCTTGAAACAAGGTGAGAAAACTGGTCGTATGGTCGAGCGTGTAGAAAAGAATGGCTTCTACCGAGGAACCATCCGGGGCACGCAGATCTTTGGATCCTACTTCTTCAAGGGTCCTCTAGCCAAGACCACTGTGCACAGCCCTGTCCCAGGCGCCACTATGAAGATAGTATCGCTGGATACTGTTGTCGCGGCAGGTGGCAAGAAATACAACTGCATCGTGTTTCAGTTCTCCCAGAAAAATGCGAAGTTCTATTTCGCCAAGGGAGTTGGGATGGTGTTGGTTACAGTCGATGTGAAGGCTGGCGAAGAAACTAAAACTATCGATATGGTGCGCCTCAAGACTCTTGTGGTGCCGAAGCCGGAAGAGAAGAAGGACCCGCCGAAGAAGGACTGATACGTTCGCGTATCTGAGGCGCACCTTTTTGAGGTGCGCCATGTTTGGCTTTTTCAGAAGTAAAATCCAAGAATCTGATCGTAAACTCATCGACCACATCTTACTGCTGATGAGGGAAGATCCAGACGGCTGGGACTGGCAACTGTCTCCTAGGTCTGCGACGCGATCGGCTACTCTCACGTATAAGCCCAAAGAATTCTTGGTCAAGATCGCCGGGACTGCAATAACCATTTGCACTTCGAAACAAAACTCTGAAGATAAGAGTTTCAAGAAGTTCAAATGCAATAGTCTTGCCAAAGAGATATATGAAACTGCAGTCCTGATCCAAAACGATTGGGCTATGAAAAGAATGAGGGTCGGCGACATATAGCTCGCCCTGCTTTCTCCGGGCCCGTATTTGAAGTCGCCCACCAGATTCCATCACAAGGAGAAAGCGGTGAAAGGCGACCGAGAGGATGGGCCGCGACGCGGCTCTGACAAGAGAGAATTGGTCCTGAGCCCAGGCGAATACGCCTATATTCAGGACACTACCACTGGCACACTCAAGACTCACTGTGGTCCCGGCGTTATCAATCTCGCCGGTCAGTTGCGGGCCATCCGGTTCGACAACGGTAATCGTCGTTTCCAAGAGTGTCAACTGGGACAGGCGGTGAAGCAGTTCGCCTTCGCACCTCAGGGCGATTACCTCGTCCTAGAGAACCCTGTCGCGAAGGACGAAGAAGGCAAGCTCGTCGGTCCTGAATTCCCGACGCCTGCGCAAGAGAAGGCATCACCCACACTGGATTCGGGAAAGAAGATTAACATTCCCGGTCCTTGCCAGCTGGCGCTCTGGCCGCAGCAGATCGCCACGCGGATCGAAGGTCACAACCTCCGTTCCGACCAGTACCTGATCCTCCGAGTCTACGATGAGATCCTCGCCAATGCGAACTGGGATCAAGCTATCGCCAAGACTACGGAGAACATCGGTGACGAGGATTCCGATGAGATCTCGGTGGTCTCGCAGGATGCCAATGATCTGGATCTCACCGTTGGCAAACTCTTCATCATCAAGGGCACCAACGTCAGTTTCTTCATCCCGCCGACTGGTGTGGAGGTAGTTCCAGAATCTACCGCTTCCAACAGCGGTAACTTCGTCCGTGATGCACTGACGCTGGAAATGTCGGAATACTGCATTCTCGTCAACCAGAACGGGAACAAGCGGTATGAGAGGGGTCCGGAGGTCGTGTTCCCCGAGCCGACCGAGAACTTCTACACAGAAAACGACAGCAACAAGTTCCGTCCTATCGAGCTGAACCATCTGCAGGGCCTGCACATCAAGGTCAACTGCAACTACATCGACAATGCCTGGCCTGACGCGAGCGGCGGTGTAGAAGTACGGAACTTCAAGGAAGGTGAGGAACTCTTCCTTACCGGCACCACTCACAGCATCTACTACCCCCGAGAAGAGCATAGTATCGTTCGATACGGGGAGAACCTCATCCACTACGCGACCTGCATCCCGGAAGGTGAAGCTCGCTACGTGATGGACCGGAATACAGGTGTCATCGAGAAGCGCCTGGGCCCGGACATGATGCTGCTCAACCCGATCACGGAAGTGATGGTACGGCGCATCCTGTCGGATTCCGAATCCAACTTGATGTACCCCGGCAATGCAACTTCTCTAGACTACAACCGTCAGCTCCGTGCGATGATGGGTCAGTCCAAGAGTAGCCGCTCTGGTTTCGTCTCTGAAGGCGACTATCTGAGCAACGTGGGCGAGGGTTTGGAGTCTTTCGGTGCGGAAGCGGCGTCGTCGGTCGGCACTCGTGGTCAGACGATGTCCGCATCTCTCGCTTACGCTCCGCAGCGTAAGGCTCTTGGTCACGGTCTCCCGGATGAGATCACCCGTGGCACTGAGTACACCAAGCCCCGCACTATCACCCTCGACACCAAGTTCGACGGTGTGCCCAAACTCATCATCTGGACCGGTTACGCGGTTCTGGTGGTCAAGGCTAACGGCGACCGGCGCGTGGAAGTCGGTCCCAAGGCGATCCTGCTCGACTACGATGAGACCGTCGAGCCGCTCCACCTCAGCACGGGCAAGCCGAAGACCACCGACACTCTCGTCAGCACCGGCTACCTCCGGGTGGTCAACAACAAGGTCAGCGACATCATCGCACTGGAAAGCAGTGACAACATTCCAGTAAACGTGAAGGTGTCCTACCGGGTCAACTTCGAAGCAACCCCAGAGCACTGGTTCAGTGTGGAGAACTACGTCAAGTTCCTCTGCGATCACGCCAGGAGCAAGCTCAAGGGTACCGTGAAGAAGCTCGACATCGAGACCTTCTACGGTAACGCAGTCTCCGTAATCCGTGATACCCTACTGGGTAGCCACGATGAGGAGAACGAGGAGCGGCCTGGGCTGGCGTTCAACGAGAACGGCATGCGGGTAAACGATGTAGAAGTTCTGGATGTCACGATCCAGAACCGCCACATCGCAGATCTGCTTGTCAACGCGCAGCACGAAACCATCCAGAACAACATCGAGATGGAACGGGCTCGCAAGCAGCTGGACGTCGTACGAAAGAAGGAAGAGGTCAAGCAGGCTACGGCCGATGCCGAATTCCAGACTATCCAGAAGCTGGGTAATATTGAGATCGACAAGATCGCACTTACCCTCAGGTCTGCGCTGGAGAACATCGCAGCGCAGTCCCAACAGCTGACCGAGAAGGAAAAGGTCGCTGTGATGGAAGAGAACATCGAGAACATCGCCCACAATGCTCAGATCGAGCGAGAAAGGGCAGACGATGCTCTCACCACGGCGCGTACGCAGGCCGAGACCGCTGCTATGGTCACGCGACTGGAAGCGGCTCAGGGCGGGCTCTCTGAAGCTCTCCTGGCCCTCCAGGACGCACAGACCCTGGAGAAGGTCGCGGAGGCACTCGGACCGATGCGGTTCATCGGTGGGGAGAACGTCGTGGACGCGATTCGGGGCGTGTTCGCTGGTACGCCGCTGGAAGGTATCGCTGCCAAGCTCTCGGAAACCGTGAGCCACCGAGGCCGCGAGCGCCGGGTGCTGGAAACGACGGAGACAACCTCAGACTAAGCCGAGGCTGCGCATGGCGGGGCTGGGCAAGGTAAGGTAAGGATGGCGAGCGTCGAAAGGCGCTCGCCATTTTTGTATATGTTCGATATCGAAACTTTCTGGCTCGACCGTGCTTATATAGGATGGGGCGTGATAACCTGGCACAAAGGGACTCATTGCATTAAGATATTCTTCGCGAACAGTGAAGAGGCAGCTGATCCTGATTTCGACCCAGATCTTATCGCACTTCGGGCTATCGATCACCATGACAGCTGGGAGTGGTATGCGCTGTCACTGCGGACTGGTAAAGGTGCCAAGCTGTCAAGGCCCCTTGGAGAAGACTTCTTTACTATCCGAAGATCGTTTGGTGACAGTTGTACCAAAAGACTCTTCGAAATCATCAAGAGTAAGATATGACCAAAGACAAAATCAAGAATGTCATACTCGGCTACCAGAGGCTTCTGGCAGCCAAACACAGAAAAGATTGGGAACATCTCCAATCGATGTGCCCCAAGATGCTTACTCTTCTTGAAGAGGGCGAAGTAGAGAAGGTTTGTCGCTGGCTTGGTTTCATGCAGGGCGTGTTCTGGGAGCGGCGCATCTACACCATCAACCAACTTAGAAAGCACAATATCGATGGTGAAGTGCATTTCTCTTACACCATGTACGATCCCGATTATGGTGACCAGAGAGAATGTAAGTGCGGTCACACCTACGAGCGTCACTTTGACGGCTACGAGGATAACGACGCTGTGGGCTGCAAGTACTGCCGATACGATGATTGCGAAGGTTTCCGCCAAGCTCCCGAAACAAAATAATCTCCTTTAGCTGTATCTCATCTCTATGCGCTTCTGGACATTCACCGGGGAAGATGCATGGACGTCTTTGTTGCTTAATGGGCGCTTAATTCCTAAGCGCCAGCCCGATGATAGCGACATCGATTTCCAAAAGCTCTATAGATGGATGGCATCACATAAGTTTGGCGAAGCTAAACTCTTGTGGGCCTGGGCTTTTGAATTTCCTGGACAGCAGCTTGCTGGAATGTCTGGCGATGGGGTTATAATCGAGTTTGAAAAGCCCCAAGATGAAGTTCTCTTGAGCGATTTCCACGCTTGGGAGGGCGTCATGAGCTGGTCCAGCATGGGCGAAGAAATGGATCCCGCCCAGAAGGGCTTCGAATATTCTGAAACCCCAGAGGAAGCTGAGGAGTTTCGGCAGGAATTCCAGAAAGATTTGGACAACCTGTTCGTTATCGACCGGAAAACTTGGATCCAGGGAGTTTTCACCGAATTGCGCCTACACGAAGTAAAGACCGTAAGTCGATATGTCATCCATCCCGATAAGCGTTTAGCTGCTCTCACCAACTTTCTCATGAACAGGGTTTCAGATTTTAGCCCGAAGCATCTTGAGAAAATCTCAATGGATCTCTACGATTATGACAGTGGGGATAGCGAGTTCGATGAGAATGTGAATGGTCTCATTGAAGATTGGTGTGAAAACGACGTAACTTCCGGAGTGGAACTGGTAGAAGCCTTCAGACAATAATTCTAGTCAAACCTATATTAAATAGGAGTGACTAATGGCTTCACTTGTCTTCAAAATCTCTGGTGTAGTAGCATACACGGATAATTCGCATGGCCCGTTTGAGGCTTCTATTCATGCGGACATCCTTTCTGAGCCGTTCTCTGCTGAGAGTCTAGAAAACTTTTCTCAGCTGGGCGACGTCCCAGACGTGCTATCCGACCTTCTAGCTTTCCTCCCTGTGTCATCCATCGTGTTCTCGCCCCCGGCAACGGATAAGACGGTGAGCGATGTTGTGATGACTATTAGCGGCCAGATCGCAAGAGACGATAATACGCATCAAGCGTTTGTCGTCGAACATCGTGATGGCGCTATCAACCACATCCCAGATGCTACCGACGAAGTTTGGACCGAGATCACTGGTTCATCTAGCTTCCTCGCTTCTGTGGTTGATGTGATGGAAGCAGTAGCCGGCAGCGGAAACGTTACAATCACGCCATAAATGGCTGGTTTCAGCCTGCGTTTCGGACCACCCTCTGACGGCAGTACAACTGCTAGGGGAATCGAACTGCTTGAAGCTGGAGCCGTCTACGAATCTGGCGGTTCTCTCATCACTATGCCTGATGGGACCCAAGCGTTCATCACTCCTGAATCTTTCGCTGTTCTCCTAGCAGCTGGTGAGATCGACGCCGATGGTAACGTAGCAGCATCATCTCCCACAGGCACGACCGCTACCGCAACAGCAACTATGGTTCCAGGTGGAGCTAGTGTAATAACTCGTGGTTCTGGCTATGGCTCTGTTTCTACGCTCACCTTAGTCGGTGGTACATCTACTGAGACTGCCACATTCACGATCACTGGACGAAGCACTGTCGCAGGCCAAGATGAGACAAGCTATACTGGTGGCGAGCTGACAGGTACTTTTACTGGCGGAGCTAGCTACTCTGTCTCGGATACGGTCACCCTCAGCGATGGCTCCGTCATTACGGTTGACGCTGTAAGTGTTGGTGCTGTGACTGAATTCACTGTAACATCGGCTAGTACTTCTGGTCACAGCAACTTTGCTGTTCTAACTCAGTCTTCTACTTCTGGTAGCGGCACAGGGTTCTCGTTGACTCAAGATGATTCTAATCAGGGTGTATTCTCCGTCTTGCCAGTAGGCACTGGAGATTACTCAGTCTTACCAGCTAGCCCATCGTCCGTTTCCCATGTCGGTGGTTCAGGAGCTACTCTCTCTATCCTCTGGGGTGTTGAGACTATCATAGTCACCGATGGTGGCTCAGGATACACTTCTGCGCCAGCGGTCAGTTTCTCTGGGGGTGGTGGAAGTGCAGGTACGGCTTCTCTCTCGGGAGATGCGGTTGCTTCTATTTCAGTAGATGCGCCCGGAGATTTCTACACCGCAATCGCTGTAGTCACTGTTGCCGACCCTCCTGGTTAATGATAATATTTTCGCTACCAAATGAGCATCCACTAGTCCTACAATTAGGAAAGCTGCTCGTCTGGTTGCGACAATCTGATACACGTATAAGCGGCCAAGGCGGTGGTGAGCTAGACAAAGAAGCTCTATATCGTATGCAGCGTGGGGAAGATAAGGGAAGCTGTCGTATCCACAGATTCCAGATACCACCAAAACTTCAAGATATAGACCATCTCTCTGAAAAGCTCTACAGAGAGAAAACAGACGATCACAATTCAACATCTATACCAGTTGCTAAGACCTGGTATCCACCCAAAGAAGGCTATTTAGGCTGGCATATCGATCCACCTGGTAATAGATTATACTCTACCTGGGCCGATGGGAAGTCATTCTTTAGATATGAAGACCCTGAGACCAAAGAAATAGTAACATCCTGGGATGGTCCACAAAAATGGACGTTCCGAATATTCTCATTCGATGAAGAGAACCCTATGTGGCACTGTGTTGGCGCTGAAGATCTTCGCGTCAGCGTGGGGTATAAATTCATCTGCCCTCGTTAGTATTTGAAGGTTGCGCGTAGCAAAAAAGCAAAACAGCAACCTAGCGGAGGCAGCAAAATGTGCGATCCATACAACCAGTCTATCATCGATCAAGTCGTCGAGCAAAAACTAAACGACAGCGAGATGTTCACGGCTTTCGATATCAGCCTGGAAGCTAAAACCAAGGGTGCCACTGAGCGCCATCGCCACATGAAGGGTTATATTCATCAGGCGATCCAGCGCGAGCAGAGCCCCTATGGCTACAGCCGCACTCTCGTCCAGCTGGATGGTGTGAAAGATCAGCCGTGGCTTTACCACCCAGTCAATGCGGACATTAACACCTACCACGGCGTCCAGAGCGACCCCACGCAACCTCAAACGCAGACCAATACGGCTACCGCTGTGTTGGACGACGATGAGGACGAAGATGGCGTCTTCAAGGCCGACCAGCAGAACCGTCTCTTCATTCCGAAAAAGGTCCTGACACAGGTCGGATTCAACCCAGGTGATTTGATGTTCGTGGAAGCCGACCCGAGCGAGGAGAAGATTGTTCTCCACAAGCACAACCCCGGCCAGTGGGCGTGCAAGTATAAGCTCGACTGGCACCCTTCGGCGCGCATCACCCCGCGTCGTCTCCGCTTGGCCGGTCTCACCGGTCAGAAATTCACCATCGAGGCTGATACCTCTAATCAGACCGTGGTGATCAAGCAGAAGTAACCTGGCTGGTCTATTTCTTCCACAGGCTCCTCCGCTTGGGTATACAATGCTCATGGCGAAGGAGCCATTTTCGTGGACCTTCTGGGTAAAACAAGTAGAAGATAAGTTCTTCTACGCAGATGAAGAAGACCTACACGACCCTGAGTACATGCCTGCGGTGGCAACTAACGTTGAGCAGGCAGAAGGTTGGAACTGGATGAATTTCTATCTGGTTTGTCAGGGTGCTAAACTCAAGGTCTTCCATGCCGAACATATAGAAGAGAATGGTCGTCCCCGGAAACCGACCTACTTTATACGACAAAAACCAGTAAAGAGTAAGAGAAAACAAAACCAGATTATAAAGGCTGCAGCAGGGGTGTGCCTAATAGGCAGTCTGAAAGGCGGCGGCAAAATATAGGGTGTGTAGATAGAGGAAACACCCTCAAAGAGGAGCCGCCCGATGTCCCAAAGAGTATGTGTAGATGTTTACCCGCCGTCCATCTTAGCAGCACGTGCTATCGGTGTTCGTGGGAAACAGTGGTCCAATGGCCAAGTCCTTCCTATCCACTTCATGAGTGGAAGCCAAAGCGATCACAGCCAAGTAATGGATTGGGTCCAAGCTTGGCTTGACCAAGTAAACCTGCATTTCGAGTGGGTAGACGATCCAGCTGCCCTCATCAGAATCAACTTCGACGCTTCTGGTGCATCCTGGTCGTACATCGGAAACGATGCTACCCTAATCCCAGCTCTCCAGCCAACTATGAACTTCGGTTGGGAGATCGATCGCAGTACCGTGCTCCACGAGTTCGGTCACATGCTCGGTCTTGGCCACGAACATCAGAACCCAGAAGGCGGGATTATCTGGGACGAGCAGGCAGTGATCGATGACCTGTCTGGCCCGCCAAACTTCTGGGACGAACAAAGCATTCGCTTCAACGTCCTGGACAAATACGGCGTCGATCAGGTCAACGGAACTGACTTTGATGCTGAAAGCATCATGCTCTATTCTTTCCCTGGTTCTTGGACTCTGAATATGCCAGAGGGCACCCCGTGGAACACGGAGCTATCTGACGTAGATGAGTCTTTCATCTCTTCGCAGTATCCCAGATCCGATGAACCCGGGCCAGATCCAGGTCCGGACCCAGATCCAGTCGAACCTGACCCGGTAGAGCCAGATCCAGTCGAGCCAGATCCAGTCGAGCCAGATCCGGTAGAGCCAGATCCGGTAGAGCCAGATCCGGTAGAGCCAGATCCGGTAGAGCCTGACGATGGCTCTGTTATGCTCCCCGTGGTCGATCCTTCCCCGCTTGAGGCGGAGATCGGAAGTGCAGGCGAAGAAGATGTCTACACTATCGTCATCGAGGAAGAAGCGAAGTACGAAATCGAGACTTTCGGGAAGACTGACCTCACCATGACTCTTCTAAGAGATGGTGTGAAGATCGATTTCGACGACGATGGTGGCAGGAAGTACAACTCCAAAATCGTCAGAGTACTGGTACCAGGTGAGTATAAGGTTCAGATCCGGCACTGGTCAGAAGATGAGACTGGCAAATACAAGATTCGCTGCATGAGGCAGCAATAAGTCATTCTGGGGCGCACGGTGTGAAACCGTGCGCCCCATGCCAGACTTTCTCTTGATGAGATGGATCGGGATAATCTAGAGTCCTTATATCCCAAATGACTCCTTTATCCACATCGAGCCATCTCTTCCTCTTGAAGTTATGATCTAGCACAGCAACTTTACCAAACTCATTGCTGCTGCTCATTCTTTTGTCTCGTTCTGCAACTAGCTTGCTGCAACCGACAAAGATTTCGTCGCCCGAGAAGGCGATGCCACGCACAAAATATTGACCCATATTGTGGCGTGTACGATTGGCCGGATGATCTTCATCTATAAGGACGATGTTTCCTGTCCCGCTAGATATTACTCCTAGTTTCCCTTTCCATCTAAACACATTGTGCGGATTCTTCCCAACTTGGAAAGTCCTCACAAATTCTAGATCAGGATAGGTAAACTTCCAGACTTCTCCTGGTCGGTTCCAGTTGTGTGCGCACAGGTAGACGTGCTCTTCTTCAAAATAGATCGAGTTGAAGTGGTTCCAATCCCCAGGTTTTTTCCTCCTAGGATTTGGATCCCATGGAGTCTTAGTACAGTCACTCCAACCTTTTTCGCCTTTCTCACATATGATTATTCTGTTCATTCCTGTCGATACGACCCATAGCTTATTATCGTGCCAAACAGCCTGATGGAGATCCACAAATGGACCTGGAAATTCTCCGACCTTTTTGAATGATTTATCGTAATATTCTATGCAGTTCTTCGCAGTCCATCTGTTTACTTTGGATTTGCCCTTATGTCTGCGATAGGTCATATAAAAATATTCATCGTCCCAAGTAGAGCCAAAAGGATATGGCTCTTTCCAGGGGATACAAAACAATCTACGACCTGTCTTAGAATCGAAAATCGAAAATTCGTCGTACGACTGGATTGCGATATTTCCCATAGTATATTTTTGGGAGCGAAGATACATTATGACTTACAACTTCGACAACATTGGGAATGCATCATTTGGTAGCATTCAGTTGAAATTCTTAAACGACAAGAAAACCAAAGGGAACGTTCCACATCAAAAAGACGAATGGATTCTAAAGACTTATAAATCAATGCTTGGAAATTTCCGTCCTAAATCAATCTTAGAAATAGGGATTAACACAGGTGGAAGCCTAATTATGTGGAACAAGCTGTTCGGTTGCAAGGTAGTTGGTGTAGATATCACCTATGCTAACATTAACCAACCAGCAATGAAGTATATCAATAACCATCAAGATATCAAGATGTACAAGGGAAATAGCAGCATAAAGAAAAGGATCGATCACATAATGAGCATCGAGTTCCCGAATGGCGCAGATATGATTATAGACGATGGTGCTCACAATCTCGCTGTTATGATTCCTACATTGGATAATCTATGGGAATATGCCAATAAATTATATGTGGTTGAAGATTGGAAAGCACTTAGCCAACCTCATCGAATAAAACTACTAGGAAAGTTGACACAAGAGCTGATGGGCTATTGGCCGGATCCTAGCCCAGGTAAAAAGGATCCTTGGAAGTTTGAGATGTACAAGCGTCTCATAGCGATTTGGAGGCGAAAATGAGAAAGCTACTGTTCATAGAATTACTGGTCATAGTGATCTTTTTTGCTTCGTGTTCAGCACGTCAAGTTCAAGATCCTCTCGGGGTAGAGCAAGGTCGAGCGACCAATAAAGCTATTCAAGATAAAGTAGAATCTATAGATGTGAAGGGGTTCAACGCCTCGGTGCGATCTGTAAAGAAGTCTGCAGACAATCTGGATAGCACTCTAGATGACATGAACATTAACAAAATAAACGATGAAACAGTAGATCTTATAAGAAGTGCGAGACGAGGTGCAGATGAAAGCATGGGCGCGCTAGACCAAGTAGTAGATGTACTATGGGTAGTCGCTTGGCTTACAGCAGCAGTCCTATCGCTAATTATAATCCAGCGTTTGGCACTCATCATTTTTAAGAAGTAAGCGCCAACAGCAGTATCTAAAATGCATGTACATAGCTCTCTGTGGGCCGTCCAAAGCTGGAAAGACTACAGTCCAGCAGATTCTGAGTGAAGAATTTGGGGTAATCCCTGTAGACGATGGCAGAGTATTACGGGACATGGGCAAGCTCGTATTCGGCTTGACCGAATACGATGTGACCACTCATGAAGGGAAAGCCAAGAAAGTCGAAATTCTCGACAGAGAGTGGGAAGTAAAAGAAATATTAGGTGAGCTTGGGAAAGCTATCGAAGATAATTTCCATGAATTTATAGTCCCGTACGTCACCATCAAAAATCATTGCGATGACGATAGCAACTACTCATTTGGTAGTGTAAGACGAAACCAGCCAATCTTTTTCAAGAACCTCGGCGGTTTTGTGCTAGAAATTCTCAGAGAAGGAACTGAAGTCAAGTATGATTTCGACAGCTATGATACCGATTCGGTCGATGTAACCATAGCGAACAATGGGACGATAGCAGAGCTAAAAGAGAAGGTAGTCAGAGTCTTTGGGCCAATCCTAGGAGCGGGAACAGCCAATGTCTAAGATCCATAGGTTGGTAGAGGTGCTTAGCCTCTTCGTCTGTTTGGGCTGCCAAGTCTACATGGCATATCTGCTGTTCACGTTTGTCCCATGGTGGATGGTCTGTATCACGCTACCCCTTGGGTACATCGCAGCCGATTTGGTTTGCGGTACCGTACATTGGCTAGCTGATCGATATGGGGATGAGAACACCCCTTTCTTCGGGCCGTGTTTTATCGGCCCTTTCCGTAATCATCATGTCAATCCAAAAGATATACTTGGCCACGATGTGATCACTACCAATGGAAACACGTGTACGATGGTTGCACCAGTGCTGATCGGAGCATGTGTGTTGCCTATTGAGACTATCACCTTTTTCGGCTTGAGTTTCATATTTTTCCTCTGTAGTTTCTCTATGCTATCCAACGAATTCCATAAATGGGCGCACATGGAGAATCCTCCTATTATTATTGGATTCCTACAAAAATATGGGCTAGTGCTCACTACAGAAAATCATGATGTACACCATATATCCCCTCACGACACTTATTATTGTATTACCGCTGGTTGGTTCAACCCGTTCCTAGATCGGATCAGGTTCTTCGACAGAGCAGAACACGTCATTGAACGTGTTACGGGGATCAAACCAAATGATGAAAACTGAAATTGCGGATTTCCTGAGAGAGAAACTTCCAGAAGATTGGAAGGTATTCCATAAAGATACTGGCTGGTCTGAGGCAGTGATAGTCGTCAGACCACCCAAAATCCTCGCTCAATTCAACGTCATTGTGAACCGAGGTACTTACGAAGTTGTTTGTATGTGTTTGTCAGATGACAACAAGAAGTGCATGTACCACACTCCTAGTGATGTGGTGAGCCATATCCTGGCTAGGCAGGATCATTCCTGCCCCCCTTGGCCTGGGTAATAGCTTCGGCGTCGCGTATCTCAGCTTGTGAACGTTGTCTTGGAGGGTTCGCAATGACCAACGAAAACGAAAGAGGACCGCTCGGATTCCACGGCGGAATGTCCCGCAGCGACCGAGAGGTAATGACCGTCCAGATTGTAAGAGTACCTGGTGTTTGCCGGGACATGTCGGTACCGGCAGGTTCCACGGTGAACGAAGTGCTGAATTCGGCACAGATCGATTACTCTGGCCACACGCTGACAATCGATGGTCAGACGGCTGCGCTGGACCGGCCGATGGCCCCTGGTGAGACTCTGATGGCTGCGAAGGAACGCATCCGGGGAGCCTAACAAATAGGTGGGGTCGCGTTTCTTCGCGACCCCATCTGTGTCTTCATACTCACAATAGTAGGGTCAAGAAATGCCCACGGTAGAAGAGTACAACGTCCAGGACACCCAACACCAAAAGCGAGAGCTTCTCGATGAGGCTTTCGAACTCCTAGAGATGAGTGTTCTTCTAGCCCCTATGGAGCATGGGGATGAAGATGAGTCGATCATCGACTACGCTTTCACTCTCATCGAAGATCTGGAACTTGGATCGGAAGACATCGAGAGCATCGGTATCTCCGTTGATGGTTGGGATAATGATGACCATGTATGCAGGATGGTCAACACGCTATCCAACTATATGCAATATCAAGAAACCCGTGACATCATCACCAAGCTTGCAGAAGACGAATCGGCCAAGGTTTGCAATTCTGCAAACAGTGCCATGTGTCTCGCAGGCGATCTGGAAGAAACCGAAGAACCAGAAACCGAAGAGACAGATGATCAAGATGATGCTTCGGAGGAAGAAGGGGAGGGGGGCATGCTGAAATGGCTGACAGGTAACAACGAAGAAAAGAAGCTGGACCGCGCTATTCAGAGAGCGCGTAGGAATCCTCCTCATCAAGAGATCATCTACAAGCAGGGTAACGAGCCCCGCACTCGGACCGACCCAGAAGTGGTCATCCCAATCGGTGTCTACGCTCAAATCGTAGAGCTGTGTAACTTGTCTGGCGCCAACGAAGTGGGTTGGTTCGGGACGATGCGTGTCGAGAACAATCAGGTGTTCATCGACGAGATCTTCCTTCCTGAGCAACGCGTGACCCCGGTCACGGTGGACATCTCCGGCCTTCCGGAAATTGCGCTCGACCTCATGCAGCAAGGGCGCAAGGACGACGTCGCTCGGCTCCACTTCTGGGGCCACTGCCACCCCGGCAACGGTGCGCCTGGGCCGTCTGGTCAAGATGAGAGGGAGTGGAACGAGCTGATTGCTGATTCTCCCATCATGTTGATGGGCATCTTCTCATGCGATGCGAACTACGCTTACTGGAGGCTGTTCTACCACGGAGTCACCCTGCGCATTGGCTGGCGCGTTGTGGTGCAGAAGCCGAATGGCCCGTTCTTCGAAGATTTCCACGAGAAGGTGAAGCGATGAGCCTCAATTTCTGGCGTCAGCTGGATGTCTTCAACCCTTCCGACTTCAAGAAAGAAGTCCACGTGGTAGGGTGTGGGGCTATTGGGTCCCACCTGGTTGACACCCTGATCCGTTCGGGGATTTCCAACATCAAGGTCTATGACTTTGATGATGTAGAAGACCACAACCTACCCAACCAGATCTTCAATCTCTCCCACGTGGGGAAGAAGAAAGTGGAAGCGATGAAGGAGATCGCTGCTGGTTTAGGTGTGGAGATCGAAATCAGCGACAAAAAGACTACCTGCCTGGAAACTTCTGGGCAGTGCTACGTCTTCCTTGCTGTAGATTCCATGGCTTCCCGCAAAGAAATCTGGGAAAACAGCATCAAGTACAACCCCAGCGTTCGATTCCTTGAATCGAGGATGGCTGCAGAATACGGAATCATCCACTGCATCAACCCAATCGATCCCGATGAAGTAAAGTATTGGGAGGACCAGTGGTTCTCCGACGATGAAGCAGAGGAAAGTGCGTGCACCAACCGCGCAGTATGCACCACTGCCAAGACTATGGCAGCTGCGCAAGCCCACATGCTGCTTACCTGGGAAACCGCTGACAAGCCTGCGGCTTCTACAATGGTATGTCTTCGTCCCCTGAGTTTCATCACAAAGGCTGCGAGATAATGTATGACTACCCCGAAGATCTATGCAGTACATGACCAGAGCGGCAGTTTCCTCTGTAAAGTAGCCGCTACACCAAGCCAGTTGGATTTCGTACTTAGGGAATCTTTCCCTGGCTATAGATACAAAGCATCAGTCAACAAGGTAGTCGTATATCTACCAAAGCAGCTGAATACAGAGCAGATCGGTAAGATCGCCGAAAAAGGTACGATCCCGATCTGCGGCGAGCAATGGCAATTGATCCATGTCGGTGGGCCTTCTAGCACCAGGAGGTCCAAAGTAGTAATGGTCGAAGCGGCGCCTACTGCTCGATGGACTCCCGGTACTCCCATTAGTGATGCGGTGTACAAGAAGTGGGAGAAAGATACTGATACCTATGTGAACGAAGAGATGCTGATCCGGTTAAATCGGGATGTGGCATACATCTTTGGCGACTTCCGGGACGATCACGTGGCTGTAATCAATAGAGTGGTAAAGCGGTACAGAGAAGGTGGGATCAACGTAGAGTCCCCCTCTTTCAAGAAGTTCGTAGAGCAAGCAGTAGCTCTGAAGTATCAAGAGTATGCAGAGCTAGACCGCCGGAAGACGACCGTTCAGGGTGAGATCGACAATGCTCGACGCTCTCTCACCGATCTCTACAGGAAGCTAGATGGCATCGAGGATCTGCTCAAGAACGAGCCTACTCCAATCGATGTAGAGACGGTGCTGGGCAACGTGAAGAACCTACCCAAGGTCCAGAGCTTGGAAGTGGATGGTACTAATCTAGTTGTCCACACGGAAGATGTCTACATCCGTAGTGGAGGCAAACGCTATCACATTGGCAAGTTCAAGATCTTGGTGGATATTCTATCTGGTGGGATCAAGTTCCACAACAAGACGAACCAGGTAGAGGGATACCATCACCCACACGTAACAGGTGCGAGCACTTGTTTTGGGGAAATTGCCACAACAGTGCCTAAGCTTGTGTCATCTTTCATGATCGTAGAGCTGACTGCAATCTTGATCCGTTTCCTTGAGAGCGTAAACGAATCAGACTGCTACCTTACTGTGAAAAGTTGGCCGGAAGCAACGGAAGCGGTGGAAAGCTAGATGGCTATACGGACCATTGGTCAAACGAGCATTGGCGGTCAGGACTGGCAGATCTGTCAGTGTTCTGGGTTTACTTCTTCCAAGCGAAGGAGGTCCATTCTTGTAAATGGATACCCAGGATACTGGGCAGGTAAAACTAAGAGGGCCTTCGCAGACGCGCTCACTGAATGGTACCAGAAGAAGCCGAAACACCGACACATTGACCTAAAGCATCGACTCGCTGTTGATGTAGAAGGTCAGCGTGTCTATTACATGGTTAAGACGTGGGATGCGAAGGTCATCCACCAGATTGAGGCTATCCTAGGGTTCAGGAAGCCTATCGATTCTGTATACAAAGATCTTACCCTCCCAGAGCTGGTGAACTATGCTAAGCGCCAGCGGTTTTTGGAGCTGAAGGGAGAAGCGGACAAGATCCGCAGAGACATCCAAGAGGCAGAAAAGCTGCTGCGCGGCTCTATCACCACTTACATCGATCTGTGCAATGATGGCGGATTGGACGTGGAAACTGTGGTTGCTCAAGCGCTTGAAAAGCTCTCCGACATGGAGAAAGTAGAGAAGTTTGAGCTTACTGAGAGAGGTGAGCTAGTAGTTTTCACTAATCACATTTTCTGCAAGCCTAGAGAAACCGATAGAGATATCCGGCACATAGGCAAGTTCAAGATCACCATTGTCATCAATAAGAAGTATAGCAATACTACTATCAAGTACTACAACCTCACACGGAAATTATCCGGTTACCACTCGCCACACGTACCTCACCATGGCGCCCCGTGTTGGGGCGAAGCTACAAGGATGCTAAAGTCTCTGTATGAATCTTTTATGATTCCAGAGCTGGTGGTCGTCCTGATTCAGTTTGTGGAAAGTGTGAACCTAGAAGACGCGTGGGGTAAGCGAATCTGGGACTGGCCGAAAGTCTCCAAGGCTGAAATGAATAAGCTGTTGGGGAAGACTAAGCCCAAGACTAAACGAGTGGCGAAACCAAAAACAGCTAAAGCCACTAGGAAGAAAGTCCGGGAAGATGTCGAAGACCAGGCCCAGACCATCTACGCCAAGTTTATGGAACTCATTGGGTGGGGATAACACCTTGACATACCATGTCAAGGTGTCATAATAAAATAGCATTACAGACTGTTTTCTTGATAGTCTATGGCTGGCACGCTCCTTGCAAAATCTAAATAAAGAAATGGAGGAGTGCCATGCGTTACTTTACCCCTGTAGATATCGGTCGGCTAGCGAGCGAAGTCCAGGAAATGTTCCCATCTGTAACCCGTATGTTGGACAGTGGGAATCTCCCTACTCTCTTCAACGAAATGATCCCCATCGATCTATATGAAACCGATGATGGATATGTTGTAGAGGCAGAGCTGCCCGGCATGGACAAGAACAACATCACGTTGTCCGTCGAAGGTGGTGTCCTTTGCATCGACGCCGAAAAGCTGGACGAAACAGCCGACGCGAAAGTGAAAGAACGGAAGTACGGCCGCTTTGTTCGGACGATCAGGATGCCGGATGATTTCGATGAAGAGTCAGTAGGTGCCAGCTATAAAAACGGCGTACTGAAGGTGACTCTGAAGAAGTTGACCGATAAGTCAACAAAGATCGAGATTCAATAAGTAGAGTCGGCTTCGGGCTGCTGGTACTCAGCAGCCCGTTCTTTTAGTTTATCTACCATTCTGTGATAGCCGACTTTTGAGCTTACTGGGGGTTGGCGTTCATCAGCTAACCACTTAGCAATGTGCAACGTCTTGCCTGGGTCTCCATCCCCTAAGCTTTGCACGTAGCCCCATAATCCGCTGCTGTCTCTAGTGCCGGAAAGCCAATACCCTATTGCTTTCACTTCGGAATAGGCACCCTTCTTGCGTCTTAATTCGTTCCAATTGGGTGGTAATGATTGTTGGATAAAGCGTCTAGTAAGATCTTCGGCTCTGCTCATATCGGTATACTTATCGCCATACTGTTGTATCTTAGGTTCGTCGCGCTTTCCAAGACCAACGATTTCGTTGAAGACGTCGGGGTCTTCAGTCAATAGGGCGGCTATGAGATCTATCATGCCTTATGTTTGATCCTCAAAAATAGGGTACCCACCGGAAGCCCTCCGGGAGCCCGTGAAATTAGTCTAATCACGGGCTCTTTGTATTTACGGAGGCATCTTATGGACCACGAAGAAATCACCTGGAAAATCCTTCGCCTCGCTGAGAAGCGTTCGGAAGTTGAAGAAGGGTGCTTCACAACGGAAGACTACATTCGCGTCTGCGCACAGATCTACAGCGCCAAGATGATGCCAGAACGCGACGCCCGCCGCCACCTCGGCTGGCACCCCGACAAGTGTGAAAAGGTTGGGGAGGATGTGTGGCGGCTCCTCGAAGATGAGTAGGCGGTGAGGGTATGTGAACCGCATGGCTTACCCAGTAGACATGCGGTTCACAGTTCATCGGATCACGGTAGAGGAAAAAAGCGGCAAGGTAAAAGAAATAGACTGGGATATACAATATATGGATAATGGTCGCGACTTACGCGATTTCAAACTCCCATCTTCACCATACTGGGTAAAATCTGGAATTGAAATAGGATACAACACTTACCCAAGAGCTAGAGTATGGTGGCAATGGAATGATAGGAAAGAAAAGAAGCCAACTATCTCAGCGTTCCATGGCAGTGTCCACTATACCACTGATGATGAATATAACACTATTCTATCTAACCTAAAGCGCGGGTTGTGTCAGATCCCAGCAGACGGAATAGAGCGTCTACTGGTGAAGATCAAGAAAGGGATAGAGTTCCCAATCAGCGGAGTGCTCTATTGCAGCAGGTTGGACGTAGGCTGCATCATGATAGAAGCGCTACCAGACGCCGCGCGGAATAAGGCCCTCACTGAAGGTAGGAGCCTGTCAGAATCCACTCTGCACAAGATCTGGCAAGAAAACGGAGCGGGGGCCAACTTCAACAGCAACCCAGACGGGTATGTGTCATCTCTTCCATTCACCACCAAGAAGGATCTAGTAAAAACACTACTAGAAATTAGAAAGGGTGATTTCCAGCTCGGACGTTTTATTTGCCCTCACTGTGGTAAAAAGAATATCAAGTCCAAAAGTGGATATACGCTGCACGTAAAGCGATGTAGCCAGAAAGATCATTCTGCCAGAAAAACCACTACGACCAAGAAAAAAGCCGCCCCACGACCAAGGAAAACGTTCAAGATACCGACTGAGTAGTATTTCAAATGCATGGACATCATCATAGTCGGTGGCGGTATTCACGGCGCAGGTATAGCACAAGCGGCAGCGGCGGCGGGATATAGGACGCTTTTGCTTGAGCGCAGATCTCTTGCATCGGGAACGTCGAGCCGATCTAGCAAGTTGATCCATGGTGGGTTACGCTACCTTGAGACAGGCCAACTTCGTTTAGTATTGGAATGTCTCCAAGAGCGTAGAGTTCTACGTAATATAGCACCACACCATGTGAGGTTGATACCATTCTACATCCCAATTTATCGGGACAGCCCACGTGGCAGGTTCAAAATCCGAACAGGGTTGAGTATGTACTCTACCCTAGCTGCCCTCGCAGAGCGTTCAACTAAGAACATGCTCTTCCGCTCTGTACCAAAACGAGAGTGGGACAGATTAGACGGTCTAAAGAAAGAAGGGCTCAAGGCCGTTTATGAATACTATGATGGGCAAGCTGACGATAAAATGCTCACCACTGCCGTGGCTGATTCTGCTCGGAGACTTGGAGCAGAGATAATCCAACATTCCAAGTTCGAATCGGCTAAACCGATGAAAGAAGGGTATGAGGTTTCGTTCACTGCGGAAGGGATCATGCAAAAGATCCCATGTAAGATCTTAATCAATGCAGCTGGCCCATGGGCCAATCAGGTCCTTGAGAGTTCATCTGCTCCTAAGATAGCTATCAAACTGGTCGTTGGATCTCATATAGAAGTAGACTACAAATTGAAACGTGGTGGATATTACATTCAAGGTCTAGACAAAAGGCCAATGTTTGTGCTCCCCTGGAACCAGAACACCTTAATCGGAACTACTGAAAGATTAGTGGTTTGCGACCCAGACGCCATCATGCCTACTAAAGACGAGCTTCGCTATCTCGTTGAATCTGCTCTAGAATACTTTCCGATCAACCAGACTAAGATGATAGATTTCTGGGCCGGCGCTCGGGTAATGATGCAAGGAGATGATTCTAGAGACACTATAATAAACGTGTATAAGGGCAGGCTTATTACCATATGTGGAGGGAAGCTGACCTGCTATAGACTCACCAGCCAACGTATTATAGAAAAGGTCGCACAGATCCTGCCGCCAAAACGGGCCGCTGACACAGCACAGATCCGCCTTTGATCTCGTATCTGACACCTTCAACCTGAAGCTCAAACTAAGAGAAAGAACAGATGACGACCAAACTAAATCAAATTCTTGCGACTGAAAAGTCCATCAAGACCGCTGCCTACAACGAGATCAATAAGCTCGACAAGGCGAACCAGAAGCGAGACCTGTACGAAGGCTTCGTCAAGACCTACAAGCCTCTGGATGACGACGGTCAGCACGAGCCCACCCAGATGAAGAAGGTCCAGATGAAGGCCAAAGAGGTCATCACTGGTGCCCTCAAGCAGTTCACCAAGAAGATCGACGTCACGGCCACTAAGGACTTCACCAACTGTGAAGCCACGGCGAACGTGGTCGTTGGGGATCAGACGATCCTCGAAAACGCACCGGTCACCTTTCTCCTCTTCCTGGAGAAGGAATTGCGCGACCTGCGCACTTTCTGTGATCGCATTCCTACTCTCGATCCGTCCGAGAACTGGACGTTCGATGACGAGCAGGGTCTGTATAAGACCGTGCCTAGCAACACTCACAGGACGCAGAAGAAGCAGCGTCCAATCACCCTGGCCGAGCCTACTGTAGAGCATCCAGCGCAAGCTCAGTTGATCACGGAAGATATCGTTATCGGTACGTGGACCAACACTCGTATGAGCGGCGCGATGCGGGTCCCGGAGCAGCAGGAGATCATCGATCGTATCGATGAAGTGCTCAACGCCGTCAAGTACGCGCGTGAGCAGGCCAACACCACCACGGTCCAAAAGAAGGAGATTGCAGAGGCCGTCTTCGGCTTCATCTTCAAGAAATAGTCGAGTGCGAAGGAGCTAGCCTACGAAGCTAGTTTTCTTTCACAAACTTAGTCTGAGATCTCAATCTAAGTGCCCTGGAGTGTAGGTTCGAATCCTACCCGGCTGACCATGAAGTTCCAGTCCAGCCGGTGGCGAAATTGGCAGACGCGCTGGTCATCGATCAGTTCCAGAAGGCGTTCAAGCTTAGACTGTAGCACTCTAATCTAAGTATTGCTACGGCTACCAAATCAAACGGGATGGCAAGTTTCCCGCGATGTGGGTTCGAATCCTACTCCGCGCTCCATGAAGTACCACTAGTGCGCGGATGGTCCAATGGAAAGATTCGGGAGCTTCAGAACTAAGCCTGCCCCTTAAACGCCGTTGGTAGCGCAGATATCGTAGCAGCGAGCAAAAACGCGAGTTTTTACTCAACCGGCCGGGTGCCTTATTTGGGTAAGTAGCACCCGGCCACCTTTATATCCGTGGAGAAATCGTGAATTCCTGGCCAAAGTACAAACAAGCAGCGTTTGTAGCTGGACTAGGTTACTTCCTCATGTTAGCCGGTATGGGAATTGGCCTTGACTGGCTAATAGTGGGAGGTTGGGGTATCGTAGCGGTTATCTTCACTGGCCTTACATGGTGGTTAGGTGACTGATGGAAAGACCAAGAGTACTACCGGAATCCGTAGCGGAGTCTACGGATTTTCTCATGTCCGAGTTGCATCGTAGAATCGAGCAGAAAGGCGATTCTGCATATGCGTCTCCCCATGAAATCTTCGGGCTGCTCGCAGAGGAGATGTACGAACTCCAGATGGCAGTGCACAAGAACGAAGATATCGGTCCAGAATTGGCCGATATCGGGGTGATAGTCTTGTGGGGGTTGGCATCCCTTAGGACCGAACGTATGTAATCTACATGAGCGACGAAGAAGACTATGTTGAGCTGAACGAAATCCTCTCACATGGTCCACCTGCAAGCCAGAAGATGAAATCTGGTAGAGTGTACGGAGGTGAACCAGACATGTGCGACGACGAAGACGAAGAAGAAAGGGAGATGGGCAATCAGTGCCAATGGACGACCGCCGATGGTCATCTATATGCTCCTATCAGCGCCACGGTCAAGACACTTCCACCAGCGGTTTATGAGATCGATGCCAACCCAGCTATCGGCCTCTACTTCAGCCGCATATCAGTCAATCTCGACGGGCTGATCCGCTTCCCGGACTCCAATTCCGACAAGGTAATTGATGAAGTCCAGAAGTTCTGGGCAAGGAAAGACGTCTTCCTATCGCATAATATCAACTACAAGCGCGGTATCATCCTATGGGGGCCTCCCGGCTCTGGGAAATCGTGCACCGTCCAGTTCATCATGAAAGATGTAGTGGATAAGGGCGGAATTGTTATCAAGTTCACCCACCCGACGTTGTTCAATAAGGGTGTAAGGGTCTTGCGCCGCATCGAGCCAGAGACGCCGATTGTGGTAATCATGGAAGACATGGACGGGATTCTAGAGCAGTATAATGAATCTGATGTCCTCCAGATCTTAGATGGTATCGACCAGATCGAAAATGTAGTATATCTGGCTACCACCAACTATCCACAATGCCTTGGGCCGCGCATCATCAATCGGCCAAGTCGCTTCGACAAGAGATTCAAGATTGGGCACCCCAACCCTGAATGTCGCCGAGTATACTTCGAACACATCATCACGAAGGAAGATCGAGAGAACATCGATCTCGACAAGTGGGTAGAGGACACTGAAGAGTTCTCAATTGCTCACTTGAAAGAACTCTACGTCGCCGTAGTGATTCTAGACGACAAATACGAAGATGCAATCCGCACTCTTACGGACATGAAGGAAGATATTTCGTCCGACGAAGAAAGAGCCCGCCTAGGATTTGTGTAACAGTAGGAAGGCGATGCTTTCTATAGTCATTCCTACTAGTACTAATATTCCAGCATCGCCTATAAATGCTATTATAGAACAACTCCGGAAACAGACTATTGATCCGGAGATTATTGTAAGCAATCAAGGGATGAGAGAGGATGAGATAAGCCTCACCTGTGATTGCTTAATCCAATATCCTTGCCCTGGCGAAACTTTCTTGCTCTCAAAAGCGAGAAATGAAGGAGCCAAGCGAAGCAACCAAGAGTGGCTAGCCTTCACTGACTGTGACATCTACTACAACGAAGAGACGTTGGAAGAGATGTTGGGTTATGGAGAAGAAGCAATGCGAGGTTGCACGCTTCAAAATGTCACCAACATTGGGAGCCGCCCGCTCGGTGACCCTTACCAGTGTGGTGCTGCCCCTCTTCTTATCCAAAGGTCTCTATTTGAAGAGATTGGCGGGTATTGTGAGGCATATAAAGGGTGGGGGTTCGAAGATTCAGATCTCGAACACAAATTGAAAGATTATGGTAGCGAACTCTATTTGTTCGAATCTAACGGCTATCATGTCGTCAGTGTGCATAAGAAAATCAGAAATGAGCAATGGAAACAAAGCAGTGAGTCCAACCGAGATCTCTTCCAGACAAGAAGGGATCAAGATGTACAAGAAAGAATTAAGGCTGACCTAACATACTATGTCTAGAATACACTGGATGTCTTGGTCTAAGGAATATGCTGAATATGAGCTGTCCCGGCTTCAGAACCTAGACCTAAAGAATGAGTGGGTCAACGGCCACCTCCACGAAGCTGGACCGAAAGATATCATCCTTACAGGGAACGGCCAACACAGGAATAAAGGGAAGATAAGAGCAACTCTCTATTATGAACCGTATATCTATCTGAAGAATGAGTTCGATCGCTTCCCTCAAGACGATAATTGGCATCGAAGATTTGTTTACAATCCGGATATGCTGGAGCATAAGGGAACAGTTCTAGTCCCATTTGCAGGATATTGGGAATGCAATGGTAAATTCACATATTTCGACCAGCCAAGGACCACAACATTTGGAATGGTGCTAGGGAACAAACAGAAACCGCCAGCTCACCCATCAGATATTGGGTTTATGCGGAAGAAGTGGGTAGACCGCCTAGCCGGAAGGAGCTTCATGCATTGGGGTCCTGGTTGGAACAAAAGCCCCAACTACAAGGGCGAAGCCTACTTTTCCGACAATAAGTTTGTAGATTCCAGGAGACTATTATCTCGCTGTATGTTCGGATTAGCGATCGACAATAGCAGGCTCAATGGCTATCTGACCGAGAAACTATGGTCCTGCTTACTAGCTGGGACTGTGCCTATCTATTATGGTCATGAATCAGTATTCGATACCATTCCCAACAACTGTTTCATTTATGGGTACCATCATTCTATAGATGGAATCGTAGATATGTGTGAGGGAATGGAAGATAGTGAGTGGTTCAACTACAAGGATAATATCCGAGCGTTCCTTGAGCAGGACCAGGCTCACTCTTGGGAATACCTCTTCAAGCGCATAGACTCTGTTTTGGGTGAATCAACATGAGCAGGAAGAACTGGTGGGATTCCGTTTACGAGCAGAACAGCCCTCCTAAGATGTATTCTGATGATAAAACTGCCGAACGAGGCGCTGAATACTTAGACATCCCAAGTGTGAAAACGATAGAAGACTGGGGATGTGGTTGGGGTGGATTCAAGAATTATATCGGCTCTCACCAGAGATATGTGGGAATAGATGGGTCCCAAACCCCAGCCGCTGATAAAATCGTAGACCTAGAGACTTATAAGTCTGAAGTAGATGCTATCTATATGCGGCATGTCTTGGAGCATAATCCAGGTTGGAAGAATATCCTGGAGAACGCAGTTCAATCCTTTACCAAGCACTTAGTAATCGTTATCTTTACGCCATTCCAAGAAGATGAAACTAGAATCATCCAAGAATATGACAATTGGAATGGCACTGGCCAAACTATGGTAGATATCGGATTCAAGTACGAAGATATCACCCAATGCTTAGGCGATCTAGTGTTTATAACTGAGAACCTAAAGACACCTACGCAATACGGCGTAGAGACTATTTTCTATATCTCTAAGTGACTTTCTCGTGGCCGTCCTGTCTTAGTAGCTCCGCCAGGAAGACGCCCTCTTCCACTTCTACCACGGCGAGCCAGCGACCGTACTTCCCGGCCTTATGAGACTCAAGAACCACCCAGCGGTGCTCGATTAGCTCCTTGGCTTTCTCCTTGGCCAGGAGACCCTTCGCTTTGTGTTCTTGATCACCTTTGATAGCGAACTTCTCCCAAGTATCGATATCCTTGAGTCTGAACTTCAATATGGCCATGTCGTAGTAGTAGAAGCCCTTGTCGGCTAAGATAACATGAGCCTTGAATGTGTCTCCGTCGATTACTTGTTCGACGTAGGCGCTATAGCGGAAGTCTGATGTAAGCATACCTTATATTTGGTATTCAAACGTAAAGTATGACACCGGATCAGATTGCTGAAATGATTACCGATGATCCCGATGTGTTCGATGAAGGGTTCGGCAAGAAGTTTGTGGGAATCGGTGGTGCGCTAACTCTAAGTGCGCTAGGTCTATTAGGCACTGGCGGTGGCAGACCAAAACCAAGTATCAAAGTGCCAGCTCGCTATGCTCAAGAAGATCCTAGTGTGGCTACTACAGAGCCAGAAGAAAGAGAAGTCAGAGCAGTACAAGTGTCAGAGCCGGCTAAGCCAAAACCACCGAAACCCCTCCAAAAACCACCTGCCAGCGGCTCAGAAAAAGATGCACTGGACAGATTGTGGAAGCTGGTGGCTATGTCGATAGGAAAGGGCGAAGACGAGCTAGTAAAAAACGACTTCGTCACGGTTCTAAATCTCTACGCTAGAGGATACGGTGGTGGAAAAATAGATAAGAGAGTGGTAGATGTCATCCTGAAGGATGCCGGTTTCTCTAGAGGAGTAAGATTGGCAGCCCCAGTGAAGATATTCGGACAACTAGATAAAAACGAAGATGGCGTCCTGCAGATGGGCGAAATCACAAAGATCTTCTTCCGTTGACGTATTTGAACAACATGATCGGCATCACACAGAAATCAGAAGCAGTCGGTTTCCGCTAGGGCGCGACCAGCCCCGCAAAGAGCCTAAAGTGTATACTCACTTTAGGCTCTTTCTGTATTTGCACCTTTAGCTCAGTTGGTAGAGCAGGAGCCTCTAAAACTCCGGGTCGCGGGTTCGAGTCCCGCAAGGTGCCTCAAGAGGATAAAATGGGTAGAAGCCATAACGGTCGGCATTTGGTTGGTGGAGAAGAGATGGGCATCGCAAAAGGTCCAATTTTCCACAAAGAACACGCAGCGGTTCTCAAAGACTTATGCAGCCTCATCATCAAAGAGCTAGACCCAAGAGATACGTTCCAGGTACAGATCCTGGCTGCCGTAGACCGAAGTCTGATGATCGATGTCAATGATATGCGATTCGTCGTGGGAGTCATCACCAACATAGGCGAAGGAGAGGAGCCGACGCTGAGCATCTCTACCATGTTCGTACCCGACACAGAAGAAAGAGGGGATTGGATGGCACCAGCTAGCAATCCCAGGCGGATGCTGGGCAAGGAACTTGTAGTTGAATATCCGATCAATATCAGCTTTTGCAATCCAAATCTCTTCCCGATGGTATTAGAAATCATCAAGAAATTGAAGGATACCACCAAGCATGGTCTCCTTCAAGACCATATCGTAAAGGAGTTACACAGTCAGATGCCTGACACCTAGAACCTCTACGTCTACGTCTTTATCAGGACTGACCTGACTATAAGTCAGCAGTTAGTCCAATCGGCACATGCCGCACTCGATTGTGGCACCTATTTCGCCGAACCAATCAAAGACCCCTATTTTATGGTGGTCTGCCGGGTTCCGGATGAACCCAGCCTACTTGCAGCGTACGAACGCACTCTCGACCGAGATATCCGCGCTACGCTGTTTCGCGAGCCCGACATAGGGAACCAGGCCACCGCATTCGCGAGTGAGCCTATTTCCGGTCGGGCTCGCCGTGTTTTCAAGAAGTATCCCCTTTGGACACCGTGCACACAGGAGGCACTAAGATGACCGTACGCGAAGCAATATACAAGTGTAAGGATGACCTGATGGTCTTGATTCAGGAACAGACGGAGGAAAAGAAAATCCTCCGTACTCCACATTCTGGTGTGGACGATCCTGGGCGTCTTCAAGCTAGCGTGATGAGGCGCAAGAGTTACATCTGCGCACATTTGACCGCCTACGCGAAGTTGAGGGGCGGAGGGCAGCCCCATACTCCGCGTGACTCTTTCGGCTTTGAAAGAATGGTAGCCCGTACATTGGAGAAATACCCAATCACTGAGGTGGTAGAAGAAGTGGCGTAAGCCAAAAGGGCGGCTAGCTCAGTGGCGACGGCCTTGGTAGAGCGCCCCCAATGGCAATGATCACGCGATCTGCTGCACCCGGCCGGTACCGGCTGGCCAAGAAGCGGCTACGGCACGTGCAGATACCCACGGGAAGATTATTGTCGGGGGAGGTCGGGGGTTCGAGTCCCTCTCCGCCTATCAAAAATAGAGTATGAAGATTCCTTTTGGGAAGTATAAAGGAAGACACATAGAGAAACTTCCACGCAATTATCTTGAATGGATAGTAGCAAACCTAAAGGACACCGAGTTTCACAAGTTTGCTTTGAGAGCAGAAGAAGCCCTCAAATCAGAGGAAGTCAGGATGGAGGCAGCAGGAGAAGATCTTGACCGCCTCGCAGATGAATTCCTAAGTGAGCATGGCTTCGACAGACACGGCAAACAGCAGTAGATAGAGAGAATCAACCCCAGGAGACACAATGGACATGCTAAGTCTATTCGCACTATCGTTCCCGTGGTCGCTAGTGGTAGCCATCGGAAGTATGATCTTCCTAGACATCGTACGTGTAGTGCGTGCGCGTGGTCTTAAGAAGCTAGACAGTCTAGACAAGACTGAGAGCGCCCTGGATAAGCTTGCCAAAGTGGACGAGCCTCTCTCCATGAAACTGCGAGATTTGGTCCATGAAATCTATGTGGGTCATGGGTTTGTACCAGAGCTAGATTTCGTCCGGAAAGATGAGCAGACTGTTATCCGCGTCCGTGGCTGCGGCAAGCTCAAAGGACGCCAGATCCGCCTGCTAAGTGATAGGCTGTTCCCGGTCGTGAAACGCTTCAATCGTAAAGACGACTCTATCGTCCTCTGAGAGGACGATATCCTGCTATTGAAGGTTCCCGTTGGGAACCTCCCTGCCAAAGAAGTGCCTGGGTATGTCTCTAGGATCGCTATGGATTTTAAGAACGTACACCAACACGTTTGGACATTGCCCTTTCGACCAAATGGGACTGGGCCTGATGTTTCCGTACTCAAGATAAGACCAGGCGACCTGCTAAAGATGGAAGTCCCAGTAGGCAATATCCCAACTAGAGATATCCCTGAATATATGAAACAGATTCGAAAGACTTTCCATGAGAGCTGTACCAACCGTATCAAGGCTGATATGGTATGGCTCCCGGTGCGTGCTGACGGATCAAAGATCGCCATCAAGAAGGCGTGAACCAGGGATGCCCCCGCCGGTTTGTATCTAAAGTTCGCTTGGCCGAAAGGTCAAGCATGGGAAGTGAAAGGAAGAGATACTTCAGTAGAACCGTGACAGTGCAGGTTCGAGTCCTGCCCCCCGGACCAGAAAGTAGTACAAACTTCTGGGGGTAGCCCAACAGGCAGAGGCAGCGGATAAGACTCTTTCGATATTTCTCCCATTATGCTCACCTGGTGGGAACTAGAAGAAGGCTTCGCTACGCAGAGCACGGCTTCTAGATTCCAGTCGGTTCGATTCCGGCTAGGAGCGCCAGCAATAAGGTAGTGAAAGAAAGGGTTACATCTTTTTCAATCTGGGGGTTGCGGGTGCAAGTCCCGTCATTCGCTTCGGCGGATGTAGCTCAACTAGTAGAGCACCAGACTAGAGCGGCTTCGGCCATTTCCTTTTCGCCATTTCTCCTTACTGCACCAACCGGGGATAGCTCACTGGTAGAGCGTCCGCTGAAACATGCGGAAGGGCGTGGTTCAATTCCACGGCCCCGGACCATGCGAGAGTAGTTCAAGTAGAACAGTTGGAAATTGGCAGCTGTGCCGATCCCTGGAAAGGCGTCAGTGCTTTGGTCCAACCGATGGTGGTGCAAGTCCACCTTCTCGCGCCAGCTTTTGGGTAGTGATAGGAAGGGTTACTTCACTCTTGGGGAGTCGAGGTCGCAGGTTCGAATCCTGCCACCCTCTGCTGAGTCAGAGGGTGTAGCTCAGTTTGGTAGAGCGCGTACCGTCACTCTTTCGCCTTTTCTCCCAATAGCATCTGCGACACTAGCTTAACGGGAAAGCAAGAAGGACCACGTAGCTGGACTTAGCTGTAAATGCTCCATCGGCGAATATCTTATCCCGACAGGGTGAGACGCATAGGAGCCCGGCGAGTTACAGTACCTTTTACCTTTTTGATATGGGTTCGAATCCCATGTGTTGCACCATGCAGGAAGTGAGAGTAAGGGTTACTTCTTCGAAAAAGACGTTTGTGGGTTCGATTCCCACCTTGCAGCTGGGCTGAATTCTCTTACGCGTTTTCTCCTGCTTTACAGCAGAGCCTTAGGGGATGAGGGGCACCATGGGCCTCGACAGATAGGTTCGAATCCTATCTCTGCTACCATTCGGGCAGTGAAAGTTAGGGTTACTTCCAGACTCTTAACCTGATTCAGTACTCTAGCGCTTATTTCTCCCGATCTAACACGAAGTAACAAGCGGGGCAGGGAAGCCTGCCCCGCTTTTTTGTCTCCCTGAGGAGGGTAGTGTAATGCCGTTGAACAAGACTTCTGGCGGGATGCGCGAGACTGCGCATCAGAACTGGATGGGTGGTCTGTCGTATGATCTGAGTGATCCGATCATGCGCCTACACATCGCTGCATCTTCGTGTTTCTTCGGTGAACCCCAGTACTACAACCGGGACGAAGGGCAGAGGGCAGGAAGGCGTAGGGGCGCGGGTACTGCCGCAGCTTCCAGGCTGAGCGGCCAGCAGTTGGCCAATCTGCGTGATCGTCTCCAGGCTATCGACCCGGAAGAGTGGAGGGGTATGCCCCCAGCGGAGTTGATGACTTCGGCTATCGATGCTGCTCTAGATGCTAACCCTGAGGCGACCCTCAAGCTGGCAGTCCGTCTGCGCCAGCAGGAGTACATGCGTGCCACTCCTCAGGTGATCATGGTGCGTGCGGCTCATCACCCGTCCGTAAAGGGTACTGGGCTGATCCGTAGGTACGCTCCGGATATCATCCGTCGTGCTGACGAGCCGGCAACCCAGCTGGCCTACCAGATCGCCGTCTTTGGGCGTCGTCCTATCCCGAACTCGCTCAAGAAGGCGTGGCGAGACGCGCTGGGCAAGTACACCGACTACCAGCTCGCGAAGTACCGGATGGAAAACCGTCAGGTGAAGACCGTAGACGTGATGAACCTAGTTCACCCGCGTCGCACTAGTGCCGTGGACAAGCTGGCCAAGGGCGAGTTGAAGTCTACCGGTAGCACCTGGGAGTCCATCATCTCGGAGAAGGGCTCCACCGAGGAGGCATGGAAGGAGGCTATCGAGGTTATGGGTCACATGGCCCTGCTACGCAACCTCCGTAACTTCTCTCAGAAGGGTGTAAGCCCAGACCTGTACCTGACCAAGTTGGTCGATACCGCCGAGAGGGGCAAGCAGCTGCCGTTCCGCTACTTCAGCGCCTACCAGGCTCTGCAGCAGGCGGGCGTTGGCACTCCACAGGTCTTGGACGCGGTAGAGGATTGCCTCACCAGGTCGCTGGGTAATCTGCCGACCTTCTCCGGAAGGGTTATGTCTCTGTGTGACAACAGTGGCTCGGCCCACGGTGCGTGCACCTCGGAGTTCGGTACCATGAAGGTGTCGAGCATCGGCAACCTGACCGGTGTAATCACTGGTATGGTCTCGGAAGAGGGCTACCTGGGCGTCTTCGGTGACAACCTGGACATCATGCCAATCCGCAAGAAGAGTTCCATCTTCGACCAGCTGGCCGAGGCGGAGCGGAAGGGTGTCTTCTGCGGTCAGGCGACTGAAAACGGTATCTGGACCTTCTGGGACAAGGCGATCCGCGAAGAGCAGCACTGGGATAGCGTCTTCGTCTACAGCGACATGCAGGCTGGTCACGGTGGTCTGTATGGTCCTGATCCAAGTGCGTACGCCAACTACCGCTGGGATCACGGTGGTCACATCGACGTGCCGAAGTTGATTGCCGATTACCGCAACAAGGTGAACCCGAACGTTATGGTTTACCTGGTTCAGACCGCTGGATACCAGGACACCCTGGTTCCGGAATGGTACAACCGTACCTACATCCTGGGCGGCTGGGGCGCTGGGATCTTCCGCTTCGCTAAGGCGATGTCGGACTTTTACGAGCCGCACCGCCCGCAGGCACCTGCAGCTCAGTAAGTGAGATGGGGCTGGCCTTGCGGCCAGCCCCAATCTGTATATGGGCCATCCAGCAAGAGTAGATCATGAGATCTCGATATGTGATGGCGATATTTGCTATCACCTTGATGATCCTGGCTATTCAGATCCCGACTTCAACCCCACAGTTGTAGTGGTAACTTATCATTATAGAGATTATCACGGGGATTTTTTTGAGGATGAGATCGTGTATACTATTGCAAACGATGAGTTCAGGTATTTTGCTGATCGGAGTGCCGTTCCTAGCGCACCAAAAGACGGGGAAGTGCTAGAAGGCGAGAGAAGAGAAAGAGCAGAGCGAACCATCAGAGAAACTCTGTGAGCAGTTTAAAGCTCTTCTTCGCGCATAAGCTATCGGACGGGCGGTGGATAGCTGTTGAGAGCGAAGAATCGAGCGACCCATCATATAAACCAGATGGGTTTGTTTTGAGAGTAGAGAGGTGTAAACCGCCTAATGCTGCATTCTGCTCTGTTAATACATCATACTACATCTATGATCTTGAAACAGATAGGATCCACATAGGTCTGGGTTGTGAGGATGAGCCTTGGACTTTCTCATTGAGAAGTGAGTTAGAGGGGAAAGTCTATGATAAGGTGTACACTAAGGTACAGGCCGCTCTCTAATATCAATAATAATGTCCGGGTCGTCAGTTATCATTTCTGCGACGGCTTCCGCAACATCATCTTCCCCATCATCTGACACATGCTCCGGAAGATCCGCATCGTCAGGGGTATGCTCTTCCCAGCGCTTTGCCATTTCTGGTTCGTTGGCGTGCATCCAGCGCCGTTGGGCTTTCGATTTGAAGGGCATACTGTATCTTTGAAGGCCCACGTCGTACATAGAGTGGACTAAAGTTCAAAAAATCGAGGGCTTTCAAATGAGAACTTTTAGTATCCTATTGCTAGCAACGGTGCTGGCAGGATGCTCTGGAACCGATGAGTTGGGTACCATCGGTGACACGACGTTTCACTCCGTCCATGGCGACCATTTCTGGGGTCCTAACTTTACCGCTATGGTGGTAGAGCGGGATGGCAGAGCTGGAATCGTCAAGGTCGGATTCGGACCAGGTGCTGGACATGCGCTCGTTGGGGCGTTTGGTCAGATCGCTGCTGAAGTAGGTGCGGCGACTATGTTCGGTTACAACCTGGAACCAGACAGGTACGAGAGCAATGATACTACCACCGTAACCGGTGGCGGTGATTCTAGCTCAGATGCTACGGCCACAAATGGTGGAGCTGTAACGCCGCCTGGTCTTCCGCAGCCCCCTGGTGGGCAGCCTCCGACCGAGCCGCCAAGCAAGCCGAAACCACCAAAGTGCAAGCCGAAAGGCAAGTGCAAGCCGAAGCCTCCGTGCAAGCCGAAGAAGCCACCGAAGGGCGAGAAGCCGAAGAAGCCCAAGAAGCCCAAGAAACCCCACAAGAACACCAAGGGGAAAGGGCATCACAAGGGCAAGCACGGCGACAAGGACTAGTCTAAGAAAGTGGCCCGGTGTTGGGCACCGGGCCACTTGGACTAAATCGAGGTTTCAAATCGGGGCACCTAATGGTGCCCCGTTTGAGTGTTTGGACTTACAGTACTCCGGTCCACTGTAGGACCTTTACAACTACGAATACTGCCAATCCCAGGAACGCAAGGTTGGCGATCAGGGCGATCACCCACATACCTGCCATTCCTTTGAACATGCTACCAGCCGCTTTTTTCTGCATCTCTCCGACTTCCTTAGCCATCTTTTGGAAATCTCTGTCAAAGTTGTCCATTTTCTTCCCTTGGTTAGGTGCAGACTTTCAGATGGAGAGTCAATCCGGATTTGGAAGTCATCTTTTTGTCGCAGTTTGGGCACGAGAAGGACTGTTTCGATAAATCGAAACACTTGTCGACTATCTCTTTCCCATAGGTCTTGAAAAGATGAGCAGAGAAGACTTCCTCAAACTTGCTGTAGCTTTTTAGCTTCTTGCGAAAGCTACGACATGCATACAACAATGTCAGTCCGTAATTGGTGGTCACATAAGGCAATTCTTGTGTTGCCTTATCCAGTTTAGAGTCTATATGATCAAATTGGCCGTTTGCCATTGACAAACGGAGTTTGTCAAATAGACTTTTGTTGGCGCGCATTCTAGCAAGCAGCTGTTGCGAAGAAGCGCTCCTCAGCTTTTTCAGGAAGTGGGATTCCCATCGCCTTGGCCTGCTTTACCATAGACCAGTGATAGCGGTAGGTGGCGCGATCTTCAAGCTTACCTTCGTACTTGATCGGACCCCATGCGGCATCCTGAGCTGCCATCAACACTCCGCATGAGTGGTCTGCATCAATGCCTGCCTTCATACCATTGATGATCTGATCGACTTGGGTTGGGGAGATCGACCACATACGACGGAAGCCGAACTCCGTACGAGCCCGTGAGGCGTCCTCGTAAGCTTGAGTGTGGCTGTCTGTGTTTAGCGTGACGTTGTGAGAAGGGATGAGCCCGTTTAGGATAGCGACGCGCACCGTCTCGGCCTTCGCAGCACCAACCAGCCGATGATCGAACTGCATGGGAGATTCCATAGCTGTAGCTAGGACTGTTCCCTGGTAGTCAGCTGTAAAGTCCATCAAGCCGAAGTCTAGGACTTGGAGCCCGTTCTTCACCTTGGCGATGTTCTGGATATCATCCAGAGCTGCCTGGGTTTCGATGATCACGTGAATTGGAACCACTCTACCGGGGGTCATACCCTGGATCTTGCTGGTCATCTCTAACAGTTGCTGCGCATTGTACACCTTAGGGATGGTGACATATGCGATCCGATGCCCCACTTCCTTCATCAGGGCACCTACTTCCTTCTTCCACCACTCATTGTGATAGTCGTGGATTCTAACGCCGACTTGATTGAACTGGTTCTTGAAGGAGCTTACCACTTCGATAGCGTCATCGAGGTTTTCTTGCTCTCGGCCCTTTGGGGCGCCATCTTCAAGATCGAAGGTGATGTCAAACACAGGTCCACGGTGGTTCTGCATTTCAAGCGCTTTCCAGGCGAATCGCTTGTTACCGCAGAAGTGTTCGCACACCGGAATGGTCGGTACGACTTTTACGTTGGTGTCTACCAACGCTTCATCTGGATGGATCATTTGGTCTTTAGTCTCCGTGTTAGGGCCTGCATCTGTTGGCTGAGATACACCTGGTTCTGAACATCTTCCATGTCAATACCGTTATAGAGGCAATGGCTCTTAATGTATTCTCTTAGAGAAGCGGCCCAATAAGGGGGTTCAAACCCTAGGCTTTCTATTTTGTCCGTCTTGAGTCTAGAGTCATCTGGTCTCGCAACGTTGTTCCATTTCTCATCGTACTCTTCTCTGCTGATCTCTGTGACATCCCCTATTGAGCGATGATAGTATTTGGCATAAAAGTGTGCGATTTGTTTGGCGAATTGGAACCTAGAAGCAGACCCGCCATCTACATAGTGGAATGTTCCACGATGACCGTTCCTGATGAGAAACTTAGTAGCTTCTACCAGATTTCTTGTGTTGGTCGGGTTTCCGATCTGGAAATCTGGTGCAGAGCAGGACCCAGAGATGTTTAGATAGCTCATGATCTTCTGGACGAAGTTGTATTTATTTGGGCCGTAGAGCCAGGCGGTCCTTATAATTATATGGTTGTCTGGTAGAATATGCCTAATCTCGTTCTCCCCTGCCAACTTGGATTTACCATATTCAGATAGTGGCAAGCAATCGTCTGTTTCTGAATATGGCGCGTCTTCTCCGTCGAACACGAAATCAGTGGAGAAGTGCACCAAAAGAGATCTAGATTTCTTGCAAGCTTCGGCAAGATTCCTGGGACCGACCTGGTTTGTCAGCCAGCAATTCCGATCTTTTTCAGCACCGGGCACATCAGTGTATGCAGAACAATTTAAGACTATCTTTGGGATGCCAAGACCGCTTTCATAAATGGTGAAATCGACGTCCCTTTTTACCGAGACGTCGATCCCTACACTTCTTGATATCCCAATTATAGATGGGTCGTCTGCTATGAACTCCTTACCCAGTTGGCCTATGCCAAATAGTAAGGTTTCAGGCATCCTTGAAGCCTTCGGTCTCGGCTTGACGAGCCATCGCGTCTGCGTCGTACATCCTCTCGATTTCCTGATACTTCGGAATGTCGCCGAGAAGATGGTGTCCGGGGTACATGTCACCGCGCTTGTTCTCCAGGCGCAATTGGGCATCTTGCTCCCACTTCGCAAGATCTTTATAATGATCGATCATGCCGTAAGTGCCAGCGTGGATGCCGAACAAGGTGATAAAGATGTACTTGTAGCCAATTTCGCCCAATTCCTTGAACGTGAGCGGGTCTTCTTCTTTCGACCATTTGAACGAAGAGGAGTAATTGAATGCGCCAATCATCTGTGGGTGCCGCTTGCGTACTTCTTCCATGAACTTGATGAGAGGCCCGCGTTTCGGGTCTGGTAGCTCGATCCAAAGCATATCCACACCTTGGTCTGCATAGGCTATGCCACGATCGATGGCATTTTGCAAGCCTCCACCCTGGGCTCCATAAGCGTCTGTCCGAGCGATGATGATGAAGTCGTCGTCTTTCTTGGCATCTACAGCGGCTTTGTACTTCCCTGCCGCTTGGCGTAATGGGATAACCCGCTTTCCAGCGATATGGCCGCACCTTTTTGGTGGCCATTGGTCTTCGATGTGTATCCCGGCGACCCCTGCCCGCTCAAATTCCTGGACAGTCATCTGGGTCTGAACAGCATCGCCATACCCAGTATCTGCATCTGAGATGAGCGGGATGTCAGTGACGGCTGTAATTCGTCTAGCACAATCTACAATCTCGCTGCGTCCATAGAACGCTAGATCTCCCTTGCCATAGTGAGCCAGGCCGAATGAATACCCAGATAGGTAGTTCATCTTCATACCTTGAGACTCTGCTATCTTGGCAGTTAGAGGGCTATAACACCCTCCAGCGAAAACGTACGGTTCTTCTGCCAACATTTTGCGAAATTTAGCTGCCTGGCTCATGGTGCTCCTCAAAGTAGGGCAAACATACGGTATGGCTCAGATACGTAGAATTGAACGCATCATAACCGAAGATCCAGATGTCCTGTTGGAAAAAGGACCATCCTATAAACGAATTTTGTCTGTACTGAAGCATCATCTAATCTTTGGTGGTGGTGATAGGAAACCAACTAAAAAGGAAAATGAGTTGGTAGACCTGTTCAACCGTGGCGTATCGATGGAAGAGGTGATCTACGCCATGCTTCAAGATAAGTGTATCGGAAACGTAGGCTCGACGTACCTGAAGACTATTATTGGTCGCGGCATCCGTGAACTATGGCCCATGGAAGTTAATAATGTCAGGCGACTTATCGGACTGAAACCGGTCAAGGTTGACGTGAAGAAGGCCGTCAAGAAAGCCGTCAGAAAAGCTCGTACCCCGAACTAGTTGTCTAGGCCGCGCAGATCCGAAGCGGATTCGAAGTAAGACAAGAATCCAAGGATGCCAGAGAATTCCGGTGTCGTCCTCATAGATCCTTCACTCACGAGCTTTGGCAGAGACTGGTACGCCGGTAGCAAGATGCTACTCAGCATAATGTAGAATGGGACTGTCACCTTAGCTGAAACGAATGGTGTATCTTCTGACAGGACCTTGAACCGCTTCACAGCTTCGGATAGCCACCTACTCTCTGGTTCTATAGCGCGTTCGTCTCCTACCCACTCCTCAAGAATCCCTTCGATCTTGTCGTGGAACATCTTGGCGAGCTTCGTGCCTCGGGAGAAAGAGGACGGGAAGTCTCTCTTGGCATGGATGACGATCTTGCGCTTGTGTTCGAAGAGGTCTGCCAGATCAGCGATCGCTTTCTTTGAAGCAACTATGTGCTTCTGCGGATTCTGATTTATCATCTCCATATGGATGACAGACAATCTCTTGATCTGATTCTCGTTCTCGTATAGGGACTTGAGCTGCTTCCAAAACGACTTGGCGAACTTGCCAATGTCGTTATACTTTCCGAACATGTCCCCAAAGAACTTATTTTGCATCGCTTCTAGTTTCATCGTCCTAATATGTCCCCATTTAGGCTTGCGAAACCGTTAACTTTCGCCTTGATCTTCGATAGTATATTCGCTTCCACGGTACTCTGCCTGGCGCCTTCTGGCTTGATTCTGAAGGGTACAAATCTATTTACTATTTCTACTTCCTTGAACGTCTTTGGAGCCGGTGGGGGCTTCATGATTCCGTTCGAAGGCGGGTAAGGAGAACGAGGTTTCCTTCTGATCATCACTACCCTTAGCATCCTCTATACCCCCGGAAACCGACAGGATTGAAGTCGGCTTTCAAGCAAGCGAGAGTCAATTGTCTCACTGCTGTGCAGCCCGATTTCGATCCGAGCGGTTGAACTGTAATTCGATCGATGTCTAATCTATAGTCTGTAATGATCCACCTGCTGCCCACACCCTGAGGAGAACCATTGATTTGGTTCTTCATGATCAGGATCACACCTTTCTTGAAACCAGACTCCCGACAAGCCTCGAAATCGCTAGCTTGGCGAACGCTGTACACAAACTCTGGTGCATCAGCTGACTGGACGTCTTCAAACTGAAAGGTGAAGCTTGTAAATGGTAGTGGATCGGCCATAATTTATATTTTATTCTACTTGGGCAAGAATCACCTGAATATCAGATGTAACCCAAATCCCTTCTTTGGTCATGAAAGCGAGCTGATTTCTGTCTCTGAATATGGTTGGAACATTGTATTTGGAATATGAAGACTCTGGGATTACTGTAACATTTTGATGGGTTATCTCATAGTTGAGGGTTAGCTTCTTGATCTTGAGCCCTTCTTTTGGTGGTCGCAACCTGCCCCGATGTAGTTCACAATGAACTACACGATAATCTGGTACTAGGTATAATTTCTTATCGCAGTAGAACGCCATGGTGTTCTCTTCGAACAGCTTAGGCACCCCACCCATATCGTCAGCCTCAAGGAGCTGCACATTTGGGTAGGTTAACTGGTATTCCGTAACTAGTCTGTGTAGTTTAATCATATCGCAAAAATAGACTAAGTTCCTTTTGGGTTCGGGGGAGTCTCGTCAGGTTCGGGCTCAGCCAATCCCTTTCTAGGACCTTTCTTAGCCTTCGTACGAGGTTCAGTGGTAGGCTTGGTGGTGCTTTGGACCGCCTCACCTATTGGACAAGAAAGCTGTTCTAACCTCATATCGTATGTTTGATAGTACATAGGTTGGCCAGCGATAGGAGACCAACATGCGCAAAGCACTGCTTTTCTTGATCATCCTGGGTGTAGTAGGATGTCAAGCACCTCAGACCATCATCGTAGCGGCAGACCGTGCACAAGTGCATGCTGTCAAGTACCAGTCCAATATGACCAACATCGTCCTAAAGACGGTGGACGCATATGAGCGATCTGAGAAGCGAAGGATCAAGGACGACCACTACGACAACCTGCAAGACTTTGCATTGAAGAACGGCGGAAAGCTCTCTCCGATCTTCGTGAAAGTCCAGACAGAGCTTATGCTCTCCAAGCTGAAAAAGGTTGATCAGCAGGTCTTCAAGGTCAAGTCGGCAATGGTGAAAGCCAAGGTTGACTTCGACAGATTCATCGAACTTACTCAGCTGACTACGAAGTACCTGAAGTCCTCTGGCATGGAGCCAGAACACATCGCAGCCGTAAGGCAGGTGTTTGAGACAGCCGCTGAAGACTTCATCGAAGCTAAGCGGATTGAAAATGCTGCCAAGCTACAGGCCGCTCTTGCTGAGCTTGAAGCCATGGAAGCTGAAGGCGAAGGAGTAGAGTAATGGCTCTTACACGTGCACAGACCAAGGCTATCAAAGAGAAGTTGAAGGGGCTGGGTTTCGATTCAGACACCCTGAAACAACTGACCGATGCAGAGCTGGAGAATTTCTACCAGCAGATGATGAAGACTGTAGTTGAGATCCACATCGAAGTGGACGATTCTCATCTGCTATCTGATGCTGACTACCAGCAGATTGTAGAAGATGCGGGTAGTGCCATCAAAGGCGCACGGACATTAAAGGAAGTACTACTTCTGGTAGCTTCCGCCGGCAAGGCGTATCTGAGGTATCAAACAGCCGGAATCGCTGGGTAAACTCATGCGAGGTAGACGTGCCCAAAGCCTTAGATCCAGTCCTCGACCTCTACATGAGAGATGTCGGTAGGTACGACCTTCTTAGTAAAGAAGAAGAGCTTGAAACAGCTAATCGCGTAAAAGCTGGGGATAAACAAGCCGCAGAGCATATGGTGAACTGCAATCTGCGGCTTGTTATCCACATCGCAAAGAAGTACTCCAGGATGGGCTATCCTCTAGACGACCTAATTGCCGCTGGCAATATGGGCCTCATCAAAAGCGTAGGACGATTCGACCCAGATAAGGGCTATCGATTCTCGACTTACGCCACCTGGTGGATCAAGCAAACGATTCGGAAGCATCTCAGTGACAAGACGAGGACTATCCGAATCCCAAGCTACCAGCTCTCCGGTCCAAATGCAGAAGAGGTCAAAGCGAGGACTGCGTGTACCTCTTTTGAAACGCTGATTGGCGTAGATATCGAAGACAGCTACGAGAAATGCGGCGGCTTCGAAGACGCGCAGATGCTACGTGAGCTGCTGGACAGTCTAGATAAAAGGAAGCGTTTCATCATCGAGATGCGCTACGGCATGCGCCAAGGGATCGTTTTCACGCTGGATAAAGTGGGCGAAACCTTGAAACTCAGCAGAGAGCGAGTAAGGCAGCTTCAAAAGGAAGCTCTGGTTGAGATGAGGGAGCTTGCTAGCAAGCTTGCCTGTGTAGGGCCAGGTAAGACTCTAGACTAGAGCTTTAGCTAGTCCAAGGGCGCTCAACAGGAAGTAGATTATCCTGGTGTGATTTTTGGAGCGCTCTTCTAGAGTAGCAACATGTTGCTCTAGTGCCCCGATTCTCTTCTCTAACGCACTGCCATTATCATCAGCATCGTTGAGGATAGCATCAAACTCAGCGAGTTTGGCTTGTACGTTGAGGCCGTCTCCTGTTCCCATAATCTATATTTTATTTATGATATCTGCGACGTTGTAGGTGTCAACATCATGGAGCTGATTGGCGCTCAAGAACTTAGCACCACTGAACTCCTTATTATGCTTCAGCCTACCACCAACAATTTTACATAGAACAAATACTACGTCTTCGTTGTCTTCTTGTTGGATGATCTTTATAGCCTTACACTTGATGCCCATTTCTTCTTGGGCTTCACGGCAGGCGGCTTCTTCTGGGCTTTCTCCCTTCTCGATGAAGCCTCCTGGGAAGACCCATTTCCCACATCTGCCGTCGCCACCGCAGGCTGTAGACTTCCCGAGAAGCCACTTACCTTTATGGTGGATCACCGCAACAGCAGATTTGGGGATGTTAGGGACATCAGGGTCATCAGTGATCATGGAAGCTATAGCTTCAAGCTTAACCTTTTTCAACTTCTGCCTATTGGTGATCAACTCTTCTATCTCGTTCTCATCTAAGGGGGCTGCATAATCTCTTATGATGTCATTGATGCGCTTGGTCAGACCTAAGATTACTGACCTTGCAGAGATATGCCCTTTTAGCATGACGTGGATAGCTTTCTCAAGCTCTCTATCCACAAGTGGCTTTACTTCTCTCGGAATTCCTCTGGCCATGTCTTATCTTTGATATACAAAAATAGCATATGAAACTTGCGCAACTGTATAGCTCGGCTCCTGGTTCAAGGCGCCCATTCAAAAACGAGCCTGAGAAACCGAAGCCTCTACCGCCGACAGATCCAGAACCGGCAAAGCCACACTGGACTGGTCGATCTATACTAGGTAGGAAGAAGACCTACGCCTAGCAGCTGACTTTCCTGAAAGTAACATAGGCACCATTGAAATAGAGCGTGTCTGTCGTGGTGCCGCCAGCGCTCGGTTTTAGCGTCATAGTAATCTGCCGGAAATCTGAAACAGGGTTCGGCAGATCATTTAGGAGGTTGCTAATGCTTATACTAGCGACCGCTCTTGTGGTAGGTGTACCAACTAGTGGCCATTCTGGGCCAAGAGTGAATCCAAAGTTTATTCCGCCACCTTCAAAATCCCAATCTACAGTGATCGAACCTTCCAAAAACTCTGTGCCTGACTGGCTTAGGACAATCGACAGTCCTGCGTCAGTGGTGTTGAAAGCACCAGAGAACTTACCACTTGTATCAAGATCAGTAAAGGGAAGACCAGTCGATAGACTTATTGTATCAGAATTTCCTACCGGCCAAGCGATTCTATACATCTCACTGCCGCCGGTTGATTCTATCCTTGGTGAGGTAGAACCGGTAATAGAAGTGTATCCACTATCTGCTAACTTAGCATTCATTAGTGGAAAATAAACTCTTTGGAAAGTGCCACCAGCGGCACCGCCCGCCACACCTGTCTGATTTGTATGGTCGATCTGAAGATGATCACCTTTTGATATAATCTCAGATGAACGTAAGCCCGCTATGAATCTTGCATCTGCTTGAGAAGAAGGTGTAGCCTTCTCATAGTAGTTTATTATCTTAGTTCTGAGAGCGGTACTGATTCCTAAAAGTCTTGGCTTTCCCAGTTTGTTCTGATATATTCCATCTACTTTGGTGTCGTCGTCCAGGAACACCGTAATTCCATGGGGTTTGAAAACTACGTCGATTATTTCAGCCATTGACTACATCATCTATCACTTTGTCGATCATTGCTTTCGCTTCTACCTTCTGTTCGGCTGTAAGACCACTTGCGTCTACTGCCGATTTTGCATCAGCAATCACTGTGTTCATGTTAGTACCGGTATGATCGGTGGGTGAACCATCGATGTTACAGGTAATCTTATAATCGGTCATATCAATGGTACCTCGACCCATGCTGAATTTAAGTATACGATATCTGTCGATGAACCGGCAGAAGTAAGAGAGAAGAACACTTGACGTACATCAGTTACTGGCGGAGAACTGAGAGTTCCAATAGACCCTGCTTGTAGAACTAAGATAGAAGTACTTCCAAGCCATGAAAATAGAGTACTACCAAAGATTCCTCCGCCACCGTCTAGGTCTACAGAAAATGTAACGCTACCGCTGACTAACTCTGTTCCATCTTGACTAAGCGCTAAATGTAAAGTAGCGCCCCAGCCTGCCCCTGTGTCATGATCTTCAAATGGTATTCCAGTTGTAAAAGCAACTCCACCTGTGTTTCCCACTGGCCATGCTATTCTTGTTAGACCACTAGATGTTTCAATACTAGGGGTAGTTGCTCCAGTGATAGAGACTAGACCAGTAGTAAGCTTTGCATTTTCAAGAGGGAAATAATATCTCCGGACTTCTCCGGTGGCTGCTCCACCTCCAACTCCAGTGACACTAGAGTGATCAACTAGAGTATGTTCTGCTTCAGTCAGTGATTCATTCGCTCGGATGAAAGCGAGATACCGAATATCTGCTCTCACGCTTGGCGTTGCCCTATTGTAGAAATTTACTATTTCAGTACGTTGGGCTGATGTGAACCCTATAATCTGTGGCTTCCCACTCGCACTAGCATAACGCCCTTCGACTTTGGTGTCGTCGTCGAAGTATGCTACAATGCTGTGAGATCCAAATACTACATCTATTACGGATGGCATAAATTATCTTTGATAGCTAGAAGTTGCCTCTTTCATGGCGCAATCCACCTTCCGGTGAATGTCCAACAAAGACCAGAACTTTATCCACATGTTGAATATCACGACCTTGGATCCAGCGATTCTTACGTATCATCCCTTTGAAATAGCGCTGATCTTGCAGCTGGCCCACATTAGCCCATAGAGCTTGGACAAACTCTCTTTTCACTGCGCAGCATGGCGTGGCGTAGCGGAGTCTTGGCCTCTCCGCATTGGCATCCATCTTGACCGTAACCATCTTAGCTTTTGGATATTGATGGAAAGCTTCTACGATAGACGTTAGATATTCTGGATGCATAGAATCGTCATCATCGAAGAAGCAAATCACATCGCCAGAGGCGTATCTGACCCCACGGTTGCGGGCATAAGCCGCACTCTGCCTTTCTCTGTGGACGAAGCACTTTATCCTTGGATCTTCGAAAGAGTAGGGCTGCGATCCATCGTTGTCTACGATGATGAGAGACCAATCTTGGTGAGTCTGACCTAGGATGGTTTTGATAGTGTTGTCAATACAATGTTGACGCTTGAATGTCGGCATGATAATGTCGAACTTCATTCGATTTTCTCCAGGATCTTAGCCCGCAGCTGTACGTACACATCCTGGATAAGTTTTTCATCGAAGCCGTAGTCGTGCTCGATCACGTACAAATCCCAATCGAGTGACTCAAGACGTGCCTTTTTCTCCCTGTCTCGGCGCTGCCTTTTCAACAGGCGCTTCTTCCCGCCGATAGCTTTTCTATGGAAGATTCCATTCCATTCGATGGCTATCTTAAGCTCTGGGATGCAAATATCGATCTCAAGAGGCGAAACGATTTCCTTATCGTTCGGACGTATTATAAGATGAGGGAAGCCTTCGCACAGGAGGTCATACAAATGAGACTCCGACTTGGAGCGGTTTGGGTTCTTAGGCCCACGTTTCCGCCGCTTCTTATTCAACAGAAGGCTTTACGATGATCATATTTATGATATATTTGTCAGGAATGGATAGTGACAGAATCTAGACACTGGAAAGCGCAAAGGTGCGCGATCCTTCTCGATGTACAAAACTTATTCTATGCGACCAAAAACAACTACAGTCGCACAATCGCATATGAGCGATTCTTAGACTGGGCCGCAAGAGGTCGGTCGCTTGTACGTGCTATAGCGTACACAGTAGAAAAAGCTGATGCAAACCAGGAAAGCTTCAAGCGCTTGCTGTCTGACATTGGCTGTGAACTAAGATCTAAGCTGCTGATCGAAAGAAGTGACGGTTCCAGCAAGGGAAACTGGGATGTTGCGATAGCAGTGGATGCGATCCAGATTGCACCAAGCGTGGATGTTGTGATCCTCGGTACGGGTGATGGCGACTTTGCGTATCTGACTAACGCGCTCAAGTACATGGGAAAGAGAGTTGAAGTCACGTCAGTATCTAACTGCACAGCGATGGATCTAATCCAAGCTGCAGATGAATACAGAGAGATACCAGAAGAAGTGATGATGCCAGCTCGGAGTTCTGGGCCTCGATCATATAGTCGCAAAAATACTCCATGACGATTATAATCAGACCAAGGAAAGGAACAACATTCCGCTTCCCAAAGAAAGGGAATGTGTTCGGATTAGAGATCAACTTCGACAGCACGAAAGACTTTAGGACAGATAGGCTAAGAAAAGCCAGGCTATTCAATCAAGGTGTTTCAGTGATTGTGGGCTGTTAATAGGCTCCAATCTTTCACGAACTATTTCCTAGTACCTAACCTCAGGTAGGACCTCATGTCGCAAGACCTATACATTGATTGCTGTGATTGTGGTGAAGAATTTGTTTTCACCGCTGGTGACCAGGAGTATTTCTCTCAGAAGGGTTATGAAGACCCGAAGCGCTGCCAGGGCTGCCGCGCTGCTCGTAAGGGTCGCCGCCCGGATAATTTCGGCAACCGGCGTACCACCCCCGACCACGTAGATAGAAGAGACCGTGATCGTGGTAGGTACAACACTGAAGAAGTATTGCTTGACGAGCGCGCCCACTACAAGATCCGTTGCCGTTCCTGTCGAGAAGAAGCGTTTGTACCCTTCTTCCCGAAAGGCCCGGCTTGCTGCCAGCGATGCCACCACGAACAGAAGACCAGGACCGGCGGCAGAACGGTGGGCGCGCGTCACTAAGGAGACCGCGCATGGCTATTAGCACCAAGATCAACAAGTCTAAGCACTGGTTGGTAGAGAAGTCCAGAAAGCGTCTTCTCTGCCACATCGAGCAGATGCCGCGCCTACAATTCACCTCTGGCGACATCACCAGCTTCATCGCCGGAAGGACTACCTACGCCGAGGCTTGGCGTCTCATTCGCGAAGCGGGTTCCGTCCGTCGTGTCGGTGCACCTCGTGGGACCGCGACCCTCTGGCGGAGAGCGAAGCAGCAGTGAAGTTCAAGAAACCATCGCTCTTCAAGCTGTGCACCAAAGATGAAGCTACGCTATCCTTACCCTCTTGGCCAGTAACTCTGGAAGAGGGTAAGGAGGTCTTGATCCGGCTGCATCAGCATTTCAACCCAGATGAGGGAGTAGGTCTGGCTGCCCCTCAGCTTGGAATCCACAAACGGGTATGCATGATCCATATCTCGGATGACAAGTACCCTGGTGGGTTCAAGCTAGACTTGGTCAACCCTATAATCAGAAGCACAGCAGGCGAGACCATTCGCCATAAGGAGATGTGCTTCTCGGTTAGTAAGAGAACTCAGTATGCTGTAGCCAGACATACTGAGATCACCGTGGAAGATGACCTCAATGGGGCTGTAACAGTCTCTGGTTTTCCAGCGTTCGTGGTCCAACATGAAGTGGACCATCTTAATGGGATTACCATTCGTGCTAAGGGTACCAAGGTCGGAATGCGCCCGATAGTACGTAATGACGTCAAGGTTGGGCGAAATGCGCCTTGCCCTTGCGGCAGTGGTAAGAAACATAAGAAATGCTGCGGAGACCTATAATGGACCAGCAAGCTCTTGGTAACGATGTCTGGGTGAGGGTGCTACCACCTGACGAGAGAACACCTGGTGGGTTGATCCTGCAAAGTGCAGAGAGCAACATGGGTGAAATCGTCAACATCGGTCCGGAAGTCCACGAGAAGCAGAAGCTCTACAAACCAAGCCAGCGGGTAGAAGCTGGAGACTTTATCTGGCTTCCTCGCGGCTCAAAGCTCGGAGAGCAGTACAAGGTTGGGAAAGAGATCTATATTCTCCTCCCCTTCACGCACTGCCGGTCGAAGTTTACTTCCCAGACTTCTTCGACGACCGACGCTCAGCTTTCGGCAACTTCCGCTTAACCATTACCTTGTCGGCGAACCCGTACTTCACTGCTTCTTGAGCAGTGAAGTACTTGGTGTTCCGGTACATCTCCAAGAACTCTTTCTTGAGCATGCCCGTCCGTTCAAGGTAGATCTTGTGGACTGTCTGCTCCACCTTCTTGGAGTGGTCTGCATAGGCTACTAGTTCCTTCGGAGTTCCCCAGAAGGATTCCTGGCCATCGTGTATCATCATGATAGCGTGTGGAGCCATGATTCTTATGTCTGCGGCCTGGAAGATGATACTACCCATGCTCATGCAGTAGCCATATGCAGTGATGGTTACTCGGCAAGGGGAATTGCGAATAGCGTCGTAGACTGCCATGCCATGATAGTAGTCCCCGCCTGGGGAGTTCATAGTGACAGTGATCGGGTCCTTCGACACTGAATTCAGGATTGTGAACGATTTGATTGCCATTTCAGCAATCTCGGCAGTCAACTCGTCGTCGTCGTCACTTCCAATGTAGATGTTTCTGTTTTCGACATCTAGATGATAATCGAAATAGCGCTTGATTCCTGCGTCTCGATCTTTGGGTTGCTTCCCTTCAGTCATCGCCAACTCCTACCACGGAACATTGTTTTACCATCGGTGATCTTAGCTTGCTCAAACTGAGCCGGCTGATCTCTATCAGTTGTGATGACGGTAAAACCTTGTTGCCAATTAGCCACGCCAGTGATATACTCTGGGCTCAACTCGCATAGGCAACCATTCTCTACAGCGGTGACTTCTCCTCTACCATCCCGTTTGTAGTAGATTCCCAGTCGGTGGGTGTGTCCGAAGATTACTGTGCCATACTCTTCGGCCATCGCCTTCGCGGTGTACCCTGAGTACTTCCGCACAATATGGCCATGGGTGAACATCACGCCGTCGATGTTGACTTTATTCTCGTATGAGATGTTGAAGTCAGACAAGCGTAGGAGCTGTGGTACTGTCATTGACCTAAGACAGTACAGCTCCGGGGCTCTGGTAAGAAGATACCGCTGAAGGCGGTCTTCGTGGTTCCCCTCTGTAAAGAAGATCCGCGCACGGGGGGCGGCAGCCCGAACCTGGCCCATGAGGTCGTAAGCTATGTCGATGTCATCTTGCAACTGGAACTGCCGACTTGGTAGTTTCTGGAAGCGAGAGACCTGGTAGAAGTCTATCATGTCGCCCATAAGCGCGACGACATCAGGTTCAAGATCTTCTACGACCCTAAGGGCGACGCGCCATGCTTCGGGTGAGTGGTGGGGGACATGGAGATCCCCCAGGGCGATTATAGTCTTCAATGGTACCTCTCCGTTAGTCTATGGAGAGAGGTTTTTCGGACACCTCTAATATCCGCGCCCACCGGGATGCGGGGACGTTGACGAACGAGACCTCTTGGCCTACCATGTCTACAGGGCGGAAGTAGCAGATTTCCTTCACGTTCACACGAGCTGGGACGTCGTTGAACGGGAATAGTAGAGGAATACCAATAACCCGCTGCACCTGATACGCCTCTCCTGGGCGATGGAAGCAGCTGGACTTTCCGTCGATCGAGCAGACTTTCTTGCTGCTTGTGAAACCGATGCTGACGAATTTGAATGTCCCTCTCTGGATCCTGCGGATGGCCACTGGGTCCGTGACTTTTACGGTCATCTCTAGGTATGCTTGATGGCGCTCATCGTCGTGCTTTACCTTTGTTTTTTGGATTACTCCGACAGCTTTCAGTGGGTCTCCCCAATCGTGTCCGAGCAATACGAGGCGACCTTCATAGGTATGGCCATATTCTTTCAGGAGCTGTTCTGGGATGTCGTATCCCTTAGGTAACTTGCCAGCATAAATGGCTGCTAATCTAACGTAAAGAACATCAGGCGTAGCAGCTCTAGCTCTTGCGGGCCTTGAGCTTGTTTTTTCGACTGGTCCTGGCTTTGTTTGGATCGATGTTGACCCTATTAGCAGTGACCCTGCGAGCAACAGGACGATTGGTAAGTTTCTCATGGTTTTCTCCCAAGACTAACAATTTTCCAGCGCACTCTATGAGGTACTCAATCTGAGGGTCGATCTCAAATCGATCCCGCCTATCGAGCATGAAAGCTTGTTCGGGGTCCCACTGGTTCAACATCCCTGGGTGCAGTTCGTAGATCTGCTCTTGGAACCACAAATAGGTCTCTATGATTGCGTTGAACCACGGTGGACTGTCGTCGCGTTCAAGTTCGACGTACATGGCAACCCTTCCACCCGGTTTAGCCAGTTCTTCTGGGTCTATTAGCAATACAATTTCGTTGAGGCCGCTCTTAGCTGCCCTTATTTCTTTTACGGAAACGAACCGTTTCGTCTTTATTCTGTATGTGTTTTTCACGGGGTATTTTTGAATAATTATCAAACATACCCCATGCTAACAATCATCAAAGCCCCAAGGACGGTCCTCAGTCCGAACGATCCGCCATTGCAAAGAGTGCGGAATCCGAAGATTATAACTATACAGAGCTGCGGCGGTCAAACGAAACAGGTAATGGATACTGGGAAGCCGATCATTCTACCGCAAGATATCCCGTGCGCGAGCAAGTTCGGACCCAAAACTCTATTACCACCAGGGAGTCGCCAACCCCTAGTAGAAGCTCGACATATAGCCAGGATTGTTATGTTCGTAAATGGTATGAGTACCTTCAACCACGCGTAAGAATCCGCAAATATAAATAGAGATGTTTTAGAGGCTATCTGATGAAACGACGTCTTATCAAGAACAAGAAGCTTGGATTCGTGGTCCGAGAGGCCGCTCCAGAAGATCCAGATCCAGAGTTCATCGAACCGGAAGATCTACCGGACGCGCCACGCCAGACTCACCGTGCTGGCGAGAAGTATATTGACCCTGATAAAAAGGACCCCGGAACCCCCATGGGCAAGGCCCGCAGGGATATTCCAGCAGGTCGGGGCCTACCAGCTGTCAAGAAGGGAGACCCGATACTATATCCTGGCCCTGGGCCAGAGAGACGGGAAATGGCTGCGCAGATGAAAGCGCAGCAAGAAAGGCGACCACAAGACATTGCAAAGGAATTCGATAGCCAGTCTGTAATTGATGACGCCAATATGATCCATGGCCAGACCAAGCTGCGGACGAACCATCTAGCTCATCTAAACAAACTGCTTGACTGGGAAGGGGCTGAGGACGACACACGGGCTGCTGAAGCTAAGGGCGCGGTAATGCGTGCTATCACCAGGCACTCCGAAGCGCTGGCAAACCCGAAAAACGAAAAGCAAGAGAGCCTTTCCGACGAGATCGTCAGCAAGCTGAAAATCGCAGCGGCGTCAGCTGACGATCCAGATCTAGAAGGAATGGATCAAATAGAGGCAGATGAACTATCTGCCAAGGCTACCAAAGCACTTGAACTAATAAGTGGAGATCTAATCTCGGTCGATGATTCCGAGATGGACGATTTCGAAGATATCCTCCCTGGCTTGGAGCGCGGTGAAAACGAGACCGACGAAGAGTGGATTGCTAGACTGAACGAACGCTATCGTCCACCGGAAGTAGATGAAGACACATGGCAAGAGTTCGATGACCTATTCATGGGTAAAGTGGATCCAGAAACTGGAGCACTAGACACTCTAACAAGGCAGGACATCACCTCAATAGAAAAAGCCAATGAGATGTCTACCATTCGCGCAAGCGGTGATGGAGATCCGGAGCGTGAAGCCGCAGCGGGAATGAAGACCAGCTTGAAGCCTTACAAGACATTTATGAACAATGTCATGGCTATCAAGCAGGTAGATGACTACGACAAAAGGCGAGAACTGTTCAACAAGTACGCAACAGGCTTCGTGGCGTACATGAACCGCTATTCAGTCACAAACATCGAAGACATTAAGACTGTAAGAGACCATGAGCGGGCTTGGAATAGCGTTGCCAGAAAGATTCTAACTATGGGTGGCGACCCGCGCCACATTAACCTTCTAGAAGAAGAGAATCGTCTAGACGCTTTCTCTAGAGACCTCATCAACATCGTGTCGTTCTACAGTCAAGAATCTGATGACAAGAATCTTAGTGCTATCTGGGACGAGGAAGGCATTCTTCAACGTGTTGAGTACTATGAGGAGAAAGCTGCACCCCTAAGGCAGGCTCACAAAGCTGCAGAAAAGCAGAGAAGAAGTTGGGATACTCAGGCTGAGAGAACCAAAGAAGAACTGAGAGGTGTTGGTAAGGAAGACCAAAAAGCCCGAAAGGCTGCAAAAGCCAAAAAGGAAAGAGCCGAGAAGTTCCAGGAAACTTGGACTGAGAAAGCAGAAGAAGCTAAGTCTAATCTGGATATAGTCCAAAAGCATATCGATTTCTACAGTGGTGCAGCTCAGCGATTCACGGAACTCAAGGATCGCCAGCGAAACCAGCAGGAATCTTTTGCGTCTAGTTTGGTTGGTATCTCTAGTAGGCCAGAAGAATATCAGCAACTAATGACAGAGGTACAAGCTCTAAAGAATAGCGAAGAGCGTATTAAGAGGCAAGGTGGTAGAGCATGGTCAGTGCTTCAGGCAGCAGAGAAGAACTTCCAAGGTGTCCCTCCCCTTTCTGACAGCATGCTGAACACGCTAGGGCACCGCACTGGCAGCTTTGCAGCAAGGAAGGACCTAGAAGACCAGCTCCTCGCCATTTCGGAGACAGGACAGCTCTGGAACCCAGAAGATCCGGACTCTGAAGAACAACGGACAAAGCTTGTAGACCAGATTCAATCGTTGGAGAAATATTCAGAACTATTGGCTCTGCATGCAGAGCTTCTTGATGGAGTCTCTAAGCTAATCCCTCAAGAGTTGGGACTAGATGTAGAAGATCTACAAAGAGAACCTGTTAAGTTCCTGCAAGCTCTTGCTAGCTTCAAAGAGGCAGCAGACCAATCTGCAGCTGCGGGAGATCCACAGGCAGAAGAGAGATCAGCCCAAGCCGATAGACTTGAACAAGCTTCTACCCAATTGGCCAATGTCCGTACTCAGGTAGCTGAAAAAGCAGACATCATGGGTCACATCGACGTGGAGTGGATGGGATCTGGCCTAGACAAAGACGATGACGAACTGAAGGGTCACGGCGGTGGAATCGAGCGTCTAGTTGGCATTCTACGTCACATTTTGGAAAATGATGGTCAAGTACCACCAGAAGTTAGAACTGATATGGCCAACCAACATGGCCGACTAAAAGAGAGATTAGAAGGGGAAGTAGAGTCGCTCAAGCGTATCGCAGCGATCCGTGTACGAATGGAGAACTCCAAGTCGGATCTGGAGGTGTTCAATAGGTCGCTACAAGAGCTACACCAGGAAATCAAGAAGCTTGGAATCGTACGAAAGTACAAGGCGCACGACGAGCTATTGCGTCTGCTAGAGCAGTCGGAACCAAAATACAACGAAGATAGCTTCCATCAAGCAGTGGAACATTGGAAAAGCTTGGCTGGAGCTTCAAAAGACCGGAAGCGTCTAAGAAACGTGATGGCTCTCCAGAAGGAGCTTGGGTCCCACGAGCCGGGAAGCGACAGCTGGAAGAACATCTATTCCCAAATCCAGGAAACGATCGACCAAAGCGGCCTTGGCGACGAAATCATTCCATCAGAAGAAGACGAAGAAGACTCAGAGTTCATGGACGTGCCGGAAGGTATGACCGCCGATGAGCTAGATGACTACGAAGAGGAAAACGCTCCTACTTCTATCAACAAGGCTTTGGGTAAAGCAAAAGGCGACTTCGACCCGGCGTCGTTCAGCAAAGCAATGAAAGAATGGGACCGTCTGAAACTGTCCCATGATGTCACTTCCGGGAAGGGAGAGGTAGGTGAATTCCTAAACACCTACATGGCTCAATTCAACAAGCCGATGTCCTACCAGATCATCCCTCTGGGCGCTGGTTATGTTGCGATTATCGACATCAGAATCAAGAAGCTAAAAGATCTATACCATTATCTTGAGCAGATTCGTACTGGGAAAGATGATCCGGCAGATAAAGAGTCTGAAGATCTTCCTAGCGGCATAAAAGAGCAAACTGCCGCTGCGAAGGCTAAAGAGGAATTCAGAAAGAAGGCTATTAAATCTGGCGAAATCGACCCGAACGATCCAGAAGAGAATAGAATCGACTCGGCCGACCTGTTCAACGCCCTTGGATCTCATAAGTATAAGGTAGTTGGATCGGCCGCTCGCCGCGCTGACACATGGCAGAAGTACGGCACATTCCAGAAGCTGGTAGAGGCGCAAGAAAAGGTCCGCAAGAAAGTTGGTGACCTATTGGACCAACTATATGGCATAGGCCAATGGCACAAAGCTCTAAAAGACCCAGAATTGCATTTGCCGCCGGGGCTGTTCCATGCTACTGGGCCAATTCGACCAGAAGACCTCACCGACAGAGGTGCTAGCCAGGGTGTGCGAGTAGAGACTGCCCCAGAAGACAAGCTGGTCGGTCTCAACACTATGCAGCAACTACATCGAAAGAGTGAAGGAAAGGCTCTAAAGGCTGAAGCGAGAAGAGCAGAAGCAGAAGAAGAGATCGCTATACTAAGGAATGCTACTCCAAACAGATTAAAGCAGAGTGGTGTTCACCTTGGGTGGGATAGTAATATTCCATATGAAAAACTCGCTTTCATGTACCAAGATACTGATTCGCCATTTTATTACAAAACTGTGAGGAACCAGCTCGCTAAACTATCTCTCCAAGGTAGTGGTGGGTCAGTAGATGAAAGGAATCTTCATAGGCGCTTGAGGAAGCTTGAAGGCCGTGCTAAGCATGCAAGAAAGATGTCTAAGATCGCTCGGTCTAAAGAGAAAGCTTGGAGGAAGCAACTTCTGTTCCTCGGAGCGCTGGCAGATGAACGCCCTGACCTATCTCCAGAATATCTCAAAAGAAGAAGAGTGGAGATTGAGCGCAAAATAACTGAGTACAACAGTGAAAGGCGCGCATTCAACGTGAAAGTTCGTGATGTTCGCGAAGAGATCAAACAGTACAACTCTGCTAGCTGGCAAGATCTGAACACACGAGATAGGAGCAAGACCAAATCAAAGTCTGGAGGTCTGCTTGCGCCAGATGAAGTTCACCTAGCGTACGGGTTTGTTGAATATGTTACCAATACTATCAAGAAACTGGAAGGGAGAATCACTGCCGCTAATAACTCTTTGATAGGTGCCAACCAGAAGAGTACGATCGACGCCAAAAAGAAAGCGATGCTGAAGAATGCCATCAACTATCTGCTGGGAGGGCGCGATTCGTCTGGCGAAGAGATCCCGTTACACACAGTAACAGAATATGGCCCGGACCAGAACAAGACGGTAATGTTCAACCCGGTGGTGGAGATGTATGGCTTGCGCCCATATGCCGGTAAGGGCGAGTATATGCCACATATCCCTCACAGGTACATGAGCGAAGAAGAAATAGACAACCGCACAATGTACTCTGCGTTGGATGCTTGCATCGATCAGCTGGCTACGATCGTTTCCGATGTCGTACTCTACCTGATGGGTCACGGCAAGCTAATGGTTCGTGGTCATGGGTTTGCCACCGAACGTGGTTGGGCTTTCCTTCTTGCTGGTGTAGTCCAACCATCAGCTGGCAAAGCAGGCCCAGGAAAAGCAACCGCCCTACAGAGAATTGGTCGCGACCATCTCTACTCAGTACAACTAGAAACCGAAGCGCGGGCCCTCTGGAGAGAAGGCGACGTAGACAATATCGAGATCCTATCTAAGCTCTTGAATGCTCACAGATTGAGCCGACCAAAGGGCTTTGAAGATGCGAATCTTCAATCATTCCACCTAGCAGAGCATCTTGATAACTTCGTCGCCGATGAAGAAGGCGAAGAAGCTGAAGTAGATCAAGAGGGAATAAGGCAGCTAGCTGGAGACGTAAGCTACAGTACAATCAAGGGTGTGATCTCTTCCTACGATAGAGTCCTGAAGAATGCTAATGAAGCTAAGGAAGCTGCGGCTGCCAGAATAGAAGAAGCACTCGAAGAAAGTGGAGAAACTCTTGAAGGGGATGAATTAGAAGATGCTATCGAAGAAGAGTGGAAGAAAGATGGGTACGGGTCCGCTATTCGATCTCTTAATTTCTACTCTAGGCTCAACGATGGTTTCAGTGAAGATGAAGCCAAAGAAATGGCAGATCGCGCTGACGGACCGAACAATCCGAGTGTCATTCAAAGGCGTCTAGAGCAAGCTGGAACGATGGAAGAGGAGCATCTTAGAAGAGTAACTTTCGCTAAGGAAGCTATCAGGCGAGCGGTGGCGGGTGCTGGATCGGTTTCTCCGCGCCTTCTCCGAAAGATCTACACTTCTGGTACCGGAGTCCTCAAATCGGTACTAGACGATTTCAAGGATGAACAATCAGCTGGCGCGAGCATCGGCGAAAGACGAGAGAAGATCAGCCATGCGATCGCTATGAATGATACTCGCGCATCTCGGATGGATGGCAATGTAGAGATGATAACTCCAAATATGGAGGCAGCCCAGGAGGCAGGAGATGAAGCGCTAATCAAGCACTATGCTTCATATATTGAAGCATGGGAAGATCACGCCGTCGAACTGCGAAATGAAATCGCTGAACTTCAAGTACAAGATAGAGAGCTTGCTAAAAAGGGAGAAGATCTACCAGGCAAGGAACTCAACATAGATGGAATTAAGCACACGCTCAATTGGCATCGCGCTAAGATGCACGATGCTAGGAAAATGGACGAGCGCAGACGTGCTGAAGAAGGGCGGCTAACTAAGCTCTATCAAAACGCCAAGATGGCTCAAGAAAGAGTAGACGCGGAAGACCTCCAGATAATGATGACCGGCGGTGAAGAAGGATGGCTAGATGTTGGTCTGCTTGCACAAGAACTTGGTCTTAAAGGATCGCAAGCCAAGCGCATCAGCCAATTGGTAAATGGAGCTAGGAAAAGGACCGCTGCCGGAATCAAGAAATTGGGTAAGCCGGCGGCGATTCTAGCTAGTGGGATGGAAGAAGCGCAAAAAATCGCTGTTGGCCAAAGATATGCGCTAAACCAGAAGATCAGAGAACTACTAGAGGACTGGATCGAAGCTAAGAAGATCCCTTCTGAACTTCCATCTCGACACCGTACTGATAAGACGGACAGTACTCTTGGAAGATTCGACCAACGCGCTAAAGAATTCAACTCACCGGACATGCGCGGTGTTGGAGCAGGAAAAGTAAGAGCAGCCGATAAAGCAAGCAGCAGCGCATTGGTACTTGCAAGAGAGCTATACAGTTCTATTGGAAGCCAGCCAACTACCATAGATGAGATTGAAGGGATCCTACAGTCTGGCCTTCAGGACAGCCGTAAGAATTTGGCCCTCTCCCGGAGGCTGTTACAAAGTTCAGAAGAAGAGCTGAAAGAAGCAATTACTCAAAATAAAGAGCGGGAGAGATTTACCAAGTTCACGATGGACACCTTAACTAGACTGGCAGCTCACGAAGAGTTGAACCAGAAAGAAGGTGTAGAAGTGCCTCTGTTCGACGAATCTGGTCGTGTAAACATGGATATCACCGACTGGGTTCGTAATTGGGATTGGAAAGATGTCCAGAGACGAATTTCTGTAAGTGGCACCTTCCAAGAGTCGATGTCAGAAAAAGAGTTGGAAGAGTATCGTCAAAAGAGAGCAGAAGCTGCCGCTCGCGAGACCGAAGAACAACAAGCGAAATGGAATAAAGCGAAAGCCTGGCAACCATCGGACGAGCCAATCCGAGGAGAGCGTGGTACTGCTGGGATGGGCCATAGCAAGAGGGATGACCAACTTGCAAGAGAGGTGTCGGTCCCTCTTGGTAGCGTAGGACATGCAGAACTTATTGGCAACAAGTGGGAAGCTCTAACTGGTGTACGAGTCGTCGAGATTGACGAATATGGAGATAAGGAAGAGTCAGAAGAGGTAACAGCTGAACTCACCGGAATGATGGGTGGCAGAAGGAAAATCAGGATCAGAGCAAGCGGACAAGCCGACCCAGATGCCGACTATAGGGTAGTGGGGCTCGCCGGCAAGAGGACTATTTCCCTGGACAAAGAAGTTGCGATTAAGATCACGCCTCCGCTTCCAGCGGAGACCATCGGTAAGGGTGACCTAGTTGTAATTGAAGGGGTAGACGACGCACCGTACATCAACGGCCTGAAAGGCCACATCCGGACTGTCGATTCCAAGCGTAAGCTGGTGGTAGTGGACCTATTCAAGAATGCTGTAGTCGAAGATAAATCGGTAATACTACAGTTCAAGGAAGTCTATCCTTACTATATCCAGGAAGGCTCCCGAAGGTTCAGCACGGCACCGACAGTGAGTATAACAAACCTCATTCAAGAAATCTTCGGTAGAAAGAGGATTCTAGAAAAAGCAGAGTGGAACCTGATTCCACTCTCTCTGCGAGACGGTCTTAGCATCTGCCTCACCGAAGCGATCACTTCTGACAACTGGGAAGCAGCTGAGAGAGCTACTAACCGCTTCATCCAAGATGTAGTTGTAAGCGAATCGGTGAGCGACAAGATCACCAACAAACTGAAGGTAGCATGGGGTAAGAAGTACTCACCGAAGATCTGGCGGATGGAGATCGACAAGTCTCGTAAGAGCCGAGGGTTGGCAACTCACAGGGAAAAGCTAGCCGCAAACGGTGGCTCTTCGACTACTCGATCTATCGCAGACCAGTGGATGAAAGGTCGCTCGGGAATGTCCGAAAACCAGATGGACAAAATTCTCGACACGATGCGCGATGACTAATGCTCATTTTCACCACCGGAAGGATCAAGAGGGTTCTTAGCGAAGCGGACATTTCCGTAAAGTCTGGTAGCCAAAGAGGTTCGACCGAACCAGGCTCCCCGACGTCCCTCAGACTAGAAGCAGACCTAATTTTTTCAGGTCAAGAGTATACACGCCTGAAGCAAGAATTCCAATCAGAGCATGAGTCGGAATTCGATGATATCAGGATGAAGCTTGAGGAAATGCTGGGTCAGCCCTATGGTGATCCTCCTCGCTCTCTTTCCAAGACTCAGGTTAGAAATCTGCTGTCGGCGCTAAGAGATGTTCACCAAGGGAGCTACAAAGACTGGCGCAAAAAGTACAAGGATGAACCCCCGAAAGAGAAGCACTATACGGACCGCCCACGGCGAGGAAAGATCAAGAAAGACAGCGACAGAATAGTATATGAGCTAGATTCTTCTGATCAATTGCAAGAGATTGTACTATTCCTCAACAAGATGGCAAGTGACCCAGATAGAATCCTGAATCTGCAGAACATGCTGAAGCAAGTATATGGCACTGAAACTTATCCTTCAAGCGTCTTCTTCCGACAGCTAGAAGATCAAGTAAACGCAGGAGATCAAGAAGTTGTAGATCAATCGTTCCCAGAGGACGAAATAGAAGCTTTGTCGATGGGTCAATGGGTACTCCTCAAGTCTCTTGTAAACAGGAGGAGATTTATAAAGTCATTGAAAGTGTTCGATAGACGATACAATGATAGAGATAAGACAAGCAAAGAATCGCGCTCTGCTCTTCGCAAATATGCAGGTGCGATCCGCGACTTAGCTGGTAGAGTTAGTGCCTCTGTAGTGCCAACTAAGACCGTCCAATTCAGCATAATACCAGATGCTGAAACTGGACACTTCATCGTGCGGAAGTTCATCAATTCCGGCGGCGAAACAAGTACAATAGACACCACCGAAGGCCCAAGCGGCCCGATTGTGGCTCGTCACCAAAAAGGTGATCCCAATTGTGCTACTGCGATAGTTAGAGCCCAAGCCTCTACTTACAAAAAGCAAGGGTACGAAAGAAAGAAGGAAGAATACAGGGAAGATGATGAGGTCCATGAGCTTCTCAAGAAGACTTCCAAACTATTCGGATCGGGTTTCGATCAGTTCGTTGTAGACCAACACCAGAAGAAGCTCGCTGACAAAATAAAAGAAGAGTTCGCTCCAATGAGCGAGCCTTGGCAGTTAGTCTTCCTAGGCGAACATGGAGACCAAATCGGTCGATTCAAGGCTTTGTACGGTAGAGCTGAAGATAGAGTATATGCTATCAAGGCTGAGTCGTCTGTCGCTTTGGGAAACAAGTTCGCAGAGCTACTAGAGAAAGAGCTAAGAGGACAAGATTTTAGCATAGCCAGATTGGCAGATCCTCTCCCCAACAGCAGACCGAATGGATTTGTATTCCAAACGTCGCTAGATGGAATTACCGATGTGGCTGCCGGATTAGACAGGCTGGATGATGAAGAACAGCCTGATATCGAAATCTTCCTACCTGGCATCAAGCATATGATTGCCACTGTAGTGCAAGATATGCTATATGACTACGAAGACACTCATGGGCCAAGCGAAGAACCTATCCCAGAGTATGAAGCTCTCCAGATGGATGATAGGACTAGGAAGATATTCAGGAAATGGTTCAGTAAAAGACAAAGACCATTCGCTATCGATCACAATATGATAAAAATCGAAGGTGGCGAGATTGTTGCCCCTATCGGTGCGAATCCGCAACCAGAGAAGGAAGTAGATCCGGAACTTGCTAATAATCCGGAAGTGCAAGATCTAATGGCGATCTTGCGTGGAGAAAAGAAGGGCGAGATCCAAGATTTCGGCCAGTGGGAACTCCACCGGATGTTCAAAGACCTACAAGATGCATCTACAGATCAAGAGGGAAACCCTATCAACTGGGCTAAAGTTGCACAAGACTTGGGTCTAAGGAAAAAGACCCGAGATGAGTTAGAGAAAGAAGTCCAGAAGACAATGGACATCGGGAGATCTGGCCCACGACCGGAATATGTATCAAAGCCTGAGGAAGAACTGGAAGATCTCCCAGAATCTAAGATAATCGATGTGATCGCCGATCACACCCCGGAACATCCATCATGGTAGAATTTGGACTAACGAGACATGTTTTAGTCACAGTGGTGAATAGCGCTGCTGGGCTGAATCAATATCCTACCACTCTTGATAGTCAGTCAGACGATCCTGAGACTTTTGTTTATCTGTCTGCTCAGCGTGCCCTGCGAAGCACCAATAAGAACAAATACAGAGATCAAGATATAATCAAGGAAGCGTTCGACCCGCAGCAGGTACCAACAGTTGTACAAGCTTTCGGATTGGTAGGTGCGAATTTCAACGAATACACTGCCTTCAAGAGATCTAATCTAGACAACCCAGTCGGCCGAAACGAGCCCGTAAGGCTGAACGAAGAAGTAGTATTGATAAGGAACGAGCTGCTCCCTATCCTGCGCGAGATCATAGCCCAAAGTATTTCAAGGCATAGGATCATACCAGCGAGGAAATCATGAATATATGGGACAAAGTTGGGATCTGGATCGTTATTTTCTCTCTCATTTTCGTCTGCCTCTACCAGCAACATCAGATAGTTGGATTGACAAGCAGAGAAGAAATGAGAGAGAAACAAATCATTCAAGCTTTTGAGATGATGCAGAAGAAGATAGAAAGTATCGAAGTAATCCAGTTCGACTTCGATTACGAAGAAGAGGAAGAAGATCCTATGATGCCCAAAGACGCCTGGTACTAGTCCAAAAATAGGTTATGAAGCTCAAATCTTCAGTCCAACGCCGGGCTACCATAACTGAATCACGGAAGCCCTATAGCGCCTCTTCTCTCGGTTTTGCGTACGACGCTCTAGAACCGTACATTGACGCCGAAACCATGAAGATCCACTACTCCAAGCATTATATTGGATATTTGGAGAATCTCAACAAGGCGATGAAAGGTGTACCTACCAAGAATCGCAAGACAGTAAAAGCTCTACTTGAGAACTTTAGTAGCCTACCGAAGACTCTCAGTGACACCCGGAAAGAGACCATCAAGTTCAACGCGGGCGGAGTGGACAACCACAACGTCTTCTGGGCCAACATCGCCCCCGGAGGTGCCGTACGACCTCACGGAGAGCTTCTTTCAGCTATCACCGCCAGTTACGGCACTCTGAAAAAGTTCAAACAGCGTTTCTCAGAGCAGGCAGGAGACCATAGAGGCAGTGGTTGGTGCTGGCTGGTGAAGAAGAGTGGCGGGTTAGGAATCGTATTGACCACCGACCAGCACAGTCCCAGATTGAGTGGATGGGACCCGATTTTGGGTCTAGACGTCTGGGAACACGCCTACTATCTAAAGTACAAGAACGATCGAAAGAAGTATATCGATAATTTCTGGAAGATTGTTAACTGGAGCGACGTCGCTTCGCGATTCGCTGTAGCCTAGCTTCCGACAGCATTTCTAGTTTCCGGCGCTTCGATTCTGGCTGGAAAGTAGCCCCAGTTCCGTAAGGCCCTGCTGTTCTAGCTTCACCCGCATCGGGCTGGAAGGTAGCTCCAGTACCAGGTTCTCCTGTGCCTGCACGCGCTGTCTGAGACCCCTCTTCTCCAGCAGGGCTTTTCAAGTTGATCACAAGTGAGACCATTCCGGTCTTTGGGTTCTTCCGTACTCCAACTGCGTTTGGCGGCATCCCCAGTTTGCGGGCTACCTTATCTCTTGCTGTCTGGGCGAACCCAGTGGGAGACGAAACACGCTGAAGGTGGAGGGCTCTCTTTTTCAGCTCTGGAGAAGCGAATTCTCCACCCTGAGCTGGCGCACCAGACTTAGCCCTTGCTTGGCTTTTCTTCGCTAGAGTCCGCTTTGCCATAGCGGCTGTACCAGGTTCTGGTCTCAGTGCCTGAGATTGGAATCCCTTTTTGGCCAGGCGTGCTCTCGCTGCCGATTTCGCGTCTTTAGGAGCAGCTGGTGGTGCTGCTGGTAACACTGGCAGCGCATCTGCTTGAGACTTGTATCCTTTTTGAGCTAGTCGGGCTCTTGCCGCCTTTCCTTGTGCGGGGCTCATCCCTCTCTTACCCAGCTTATAAGGCATCTCAGACAGGATTCCCAGACCTACCAAACCTTGAGAGAGTAAACCAGGATGGATATCTTTATCGTTGACGATTGCTTCCATGATGTCATAGAAGCCGAGATCGTCTATATGGCTCTCAGCTAGTGTTTTCTTTGGGCATTCGTTGGCGAGATCGTAAAACTTCTTAGCCGTCTCAGCCCACCTTTCGAGGGTGGCACCCTCTTTGATCATCCTGTCGAGGCGGAAGACAAGCTCTTTTGCCTCATTTTTCATCATGTCCATCGGATCCCGATAAACTACAGCAGGATCATCGGAAATCAACGATGCGATGTGGTCTATGTCGTAGTCCATCTTATCTCCTCAAGTACTTTAGATTTGCTCTGCTATTTCGTATATAATCTCCAAAGGAGGCTCTATGAACATAGACTTGCACAGACATGCCGGCGGATCCATAACGCCGGAAACAGTATGGGAAATCATTCAAAGCGACAAGAAGATGGGAAACCTGGCCGAGTCGCTAGATGATCTATACCGAATGATGACATTCAAGGATGATGAGAAACGAAATTTCCACCACTTCTTGAAGAAATTCAACGTCCAGAATCACATAATGTGGAATGAAGCTGCGATCGACCTGACGATGAAACAAATCATCGGAGACATGCGCAAGGAAGAGTTGGAGTACTGCGAATTGCGCTTCTCTATCGACAAATACCTAAGTTACATCCCCTGGGACGAACACGAAGCTTGCCTTTTCGTTCTCCAGCGAATAGACTATTGGGCCAAGGAATTCAAGGTCAAGGTAGGGCCGGTACTCTCTATCAAGTACGAAGCATCGTACGTGACACAAAAGCGGCTCAGCAAACTGGTAAACCACTGGCGCATCGCAGAACAGCTCGTCGGCCTGGACCTGGTAGGCAACGAAGCGATGGCCAATCGGAAGAGGCTCCGGGACATCTATCGATATTGGAGAGCTTGCGGGAAGGGTCTTCTCGCCCATGCGGGCGAGAGTCAAGGGGTAGAAAACGTCAGAATGGCGATCCAAGACCTCAAAGTCAACAGGATCGCCCACGGCATCAGGATCGTAGATGACCCAGAGCTGATGGCACTAGCCAAGGATAACGGTATAGCGTTTGATGTGGCTATAACTTCTAATGCCATGACTGGCGTAGTAAAAGGTGGGATTGGTCATCATCCCATTCGTAAGATGTACGAAGAAGGGCTAATTATCACCATCGGTACAGATGATCCAGTTACCTTCTGTACCAGCTTGCCCCAAGAATACGACCTAGCCACAATGCACATTGGCCGGTCTCACCACCCCTCTACGGTGAAGCACAAGCTTATGAAAGCTTCTGTGGAGCATGCTCTAGTACCGTTATCTCAAACATAGAGTACATGCGCCTAGAGCTATTATGTGAAAAAGAAGATCCTTGGTATGACCCAAAAAGTGGTAGGTCATTTCCAAGGAAGAGGAAGGGTGCCGACTACGTAGGCACTCATGGTCTCCGGACTATGACCCCTCCGAAGCCCGCTGGACCGCCAGGCACACCCACTACTGCAATGCCTACCTTACACCTGACTTACCCAGACGCTAAGGAGGACAAACAGCCGTGGATCCTATATCTAGGCACTCATAGAAGTAAGCGTCACCCAAGTAAAAACAAGAATAATCCCGAAAAAGATGTAACATATGTGATGGGTATCAAGCTCAACAAGATGCTTAGAGACCCATCCTACTCGCGCTTGCTTGGCATCATTCGAAATAGAATCCCAGATATAACTAAGCAATCTACATCTCAAGGCCGTGCTAGAAGGATTAGGGAGATCTTCAGAGCGTTTGATAGGTCCGGTTCAGACACGATGTTCAAAGGTGTTTACCGCACTTACGTGCAAGAACCTGGCTTGATTACCAAAAAGCACGGTGGCATTACAGCTTCAACTCCTGGTGAACCATTCACCTATATGTCTATCGATCAGGTTGCCCAACAGTGGGGGTCTGATGAAGACCGAGATGAAACCATCGGGAAGATGCAGAAGCTCAAGGATCTTGAGCGTAAGATCTACGATCTCCATGGTAAGATGAATAGAGCTGACAAGCACGGGATGCCTACTGACAAATTCCAGAAGCTCCTCGACCTCCACACTGCCGATTATCAAGAGTTAGGTGACGAGCTAGAAGCTGGTAGAGAAGAATTTGCTACCACAATGCCACAGCAACAGGCTGATATACCAGGCATCACTCCAGATCGTGGCTTGCCAGATCCGAAAGCGGTGGTGCGCCCGAAAGATCAGCGGAAAGCGATCAAACCCGGAGAAGGCATTCCCACTCTGCAACAAGATATTGAGAGAGCGAAAGAGTCTGCAGCCGCTGTTGGCACGCTTTCCTCGCCCCAAAAGGCGGCCCAAGCGCACTACGACCCGTCCTTGAACGACCCTGACTACGAAGATCTGGCTGACCAAGCCGACAAGATGTAGTGAATAATTTAGAATGGAAAGAGTTCTTCGAAGAATATAAAGAACTCAAGAGCAACGACCAAGCGGCGATACTAGGTTGTTCTTCCTCTCTTATCCGGAAGAGGAAGCGCCAACTTGGGTTGAACATGTCGCGCTCAGAAATGATGCAGGACTATAAATCACCCCAAAAAGCTGATTCTTATCCCAAAATAGGACCAGAAATTTGGGATAACCGTGATTGGTTCTATGAGCACTATGTTGTAAAGGGGCTGGGGAAGCGGACTATCGCCAGGATCATCGATCGATCCAAGGAAATAGTGTTCCGACGCTTAGAAAGATATGGGATCCCCGATGCCCATCACGAACACAAGGTCACCAACCCATGCTGCGACGAAGAATGGCTGGTTCGCCACTATTGCAGACGTAGAGATTACCTGAAGTGGTGTGAGGAGAACGGGCGCGACCCTCTTCCGGATGGTGGGATGGGCCTCCCGATCTATCCTTGTGCTGAAATCGCAGGCGTAAGTAGGTATACCATCTACAACTGGCTCAGCAAGTTTGGCATCTACATTAGAGCCAACACTGAAGCAGTTTCGCTAGCCTTCTATTACAAATATTGTGATGCTGAAAGCGACGTGGAAAGCAGAACGCCTCAAGATCCTAAAATATCTGGATGATTGCAACGTCGTAGTAGACCACACCCATAAAATAAAGGGTGCTGGTGAATACTTCTTTGTTAATTTCCAATCTGGCATAAAAGAATGTTGGATAGCGGGTGAGGGTGTCCATTTCGACACTGGCAAACCCTGGAAATACCCATATAGATACAATATGCCGATAGGTGATTGTCTAAACAGCATAGAAATTCCCATTTATATGGAGCACGAAACAAGAGACCTGATCAGAATCGATAGTCCTATGTTCACCATTCAGTACTCAGATATGGTGAAGGCTGGGTTCTGTCCGACTAGGATCAAGATCCATGAGCTTATATGTGATCTGACTCTTGAAGGGTGGCGTGAACTTGAGTACCCTTTGGATATCCTGGACAAGGAATTCCAAGAACTAAAAGAAAGCAATGTAGAGAAATACCAATTCACCCCTAATCGCTTGGTGAAGATAGCTTCCGGGGCCGTTCGGGGAAAGCGGCTATATTCGCATTTCTTTCCCTGGGGGAAATTGAGCGACGGCAATCGGCCTCCTCTCACGGTCTCGTGGGCCCACAGCTTGTTCATGTATCGTGCGATGCGATATTTGGTGTCGCGCAAGAAGAACATCAACAGGACTAACATCGTAGACCGTCTGCAAGGGTTGCCCAGCATAAGATCTGGCCCCCGTATTCCAAATTGCAACTTCTGGAGAGCCGTGCTCCGGAGGTTCGCACCTTCAGCGAAGACAGTTTTCGATTACGAGCCGGCCTGGGGAGAGAAAGCTCTTGCTGCTGCGTGTGAAGGCTTAGACTATGGCTGGAACTGGGATAGCTATAAGCACAGTGGCTGCATGGAAGCTTTGTGCGACTTTGTCAACATCGACTTTTTAGACGTAGAGCCTGAAACTGCTGATGTAAGCATATTGAGCAGCTACACTCCGCTGGACGAGAAATCTGCTGTTGATAGGCTCAGCTCGCCATGGAAACAGGCAATTATAATCATCCAGAGAGAAGCGGCTGAAGCGATTGAGAAAAAGATGCCGCCCTCCAGAAAGCTATTCTTCGCCCCGCATCAAGCTTGGGTTTCTTACAAACCCGATTACATATTCCATTATGATACAAATATACAAAAACGGAGGTTGCCATGATACTAACAGCAATTGACATCGAGAGAAAGCTAGCTGTCGTCAACGGTTTTGTTGAGATTCCAGATGGCCAGCGCACTCTCCGCACTAAGCTAACCCCAGAGGACGTTCTCGCTCTGATTCCCGGCACTCGGCGTGTTCGCATTGGCCTTGCACCGGCACGGATTCACGACCAGGAATGGATCGTGTTTCCAACATACGACCGCTTCGCAGACGCTCAGCCACCAGCAGACTGGTTCCAGATCCTGAGGGATGCAGCTGAAGCAGCATAAGTACATAGTATGAATGGAAAAGAAAGCCTTAATCACCGGAATAACTGGCCAAGATGGTAGTTATCTAGCAGAATTTCTACTAGATCGTGACTATGAAGTCCATGGAATTATAAGACGATCTAGTCATTTCAATACTCAAAGAATAGACCACATCTTCGATAGGTTGCACCTATATCATGGAGACCTTTCAGACGGTCTTTCTCTTAGCGAAGTCATCAAGGGTGTGCAACCCGATGAGATCTACCATCTTGGTGCACAGTCTCATGTGAAGGTAAGCTTTGAGATTCCAGAATATACAGCCAATATCGATGCGCTTGGTACGCTGCGACTGTTAGAGGCTGTCCGTCATCATGCGCCTAAGGCGAAAGTGTACAATGCCGCTTCAAGCGAGATGTTTGGAAGCTCACCTCCACCGCAAAACGAAGAAACTATTCTAAATCCTCAGAGCCCTTACGCCTGCGCTAAGGTATTCTCATACAATCTAATGCGGAATTATCGTACAGCATATAACATGTTCCTATCTAATGGTATTCTCTTCAACCACGAAAGCCCAAGGCGCGGCGAGACTTTCGTTACACGGAAGATTACCAGAGCAGCCTCTAGAATCTCATATCGACTACAAGATAAGCTATTTCTAGGAAATATGGACTCGAAACGAGATTGGGGCCACGCCAAAGATTATGTGTATGGAATGTGGTTGATGCTGCAGCACGATGAGCCTGATGATTTCGTGCTTTCAATGAATGAGAGTTACTCAGTACGGCAGTTCGCAGAAGAAGCGTTCTCCTACATAGACAAAGATTACCGCGATTACATTGAGATAGACCCAAAATACTTCAGGCCGTCTGAAGTAGACGCTCTCCATGGCGACTCATCTAAAGCGAGAAAGGTCCTTGGGTGGTATCCTTCGTTCACATTCCAAAGCTTAGTGCACGACATGATGCAGAACGATTTGAAAATAGCTTGGGAAGAAAGAGAGATGAAGAAGGTTGCCCTTAGGCGAGAGCGAGAGTTAGAATGACAGTAAAAGACGATATTCTCAGTATGCGTCACCCAGGGGTAGGGTATAACCCTACTAGGTTCGTAGAACTGTATGGCGCCGAGATGGTTCCAATGTCCCGGGTTGAGCCTGACCCGAATACTTTTAGGAGCGAGTATTATTACAATACTCGGCAGAATGCGCTATACCGCAAGTTACCCACAGATGACAGTAAAGTGGTCTGGAAGCGCATTGGTGGATAACATCAAATATATACAAAGCACTTTCGTGCAATTATAAGGGACTATCAATGGCACAGTTCAAGATTCCGGAAAAGTCCAGCCTTACGGACAAGCAGACTGTTCAAGTCTCTGGTCCGGACGGCGTAGTAACGACCTATCAGTTTGACAGTGAAACCTGCACGCTCTATAGCCAGGCTTCACCTGTAATCATTCCGCCTTTCCATGGCCAAACTCACATCGCAGAAGATGCGGTCCCGATTGTCACGACAGACACTCAGGGCCATATGTCCCCATCTGACAAGGCGAAACTAGATGCTATTACTCAAACTAGGGTTGGCGTTCTCGGCTTTGCAGGTTCTGGCCTTCCTGACGACGGGGGATTTCTTCAAGGTGATATCATCCTTGCGACGGGCTCTGACCTCCTCAACATCGAAAGAGTAGGGAACGTCGTAAGATTCACTCTGAATACTACACAGCAATTCTGCGGTTGCGAAGAATGCGCCCAGATCTTCTGGATCCAAGATGAGTCCGATCCAGCTCAGATTAGACCACCATCATGCGCCGGTAAGCTTCCAGGAACGAACGTATACAACGAAATGAAGGTATATCTCCTACCGGAGAATACCATCCTGGACCCATCTAACCCGGTACCGACACTAAACCAAAAGAGCTTCTTCCCAGCGATGACCTTCACCAGGTTCCCTGGGTTGACTCCAGACCTTGCTCAATTCCACCTCGTTCTCCAGCGAAACACCAACACTACCACTAGGGTAGGCTGGAGCATGACACCGGGCACTTCCGGCAAGGTAGAAACAATCTGGTGGACCGGACTAGATGACGACGGTGAGCAAATCACCTTCGAACTAGAGCCGAACAGCGAATCCAACTTGCTTGGCATGCTGCTCTACAAGGGTCACAGCCTGACTCGTCAGATGGCGGTGGTTACCAGCTATACCTCCACCATCCTATCAACCAACCAATATCTGTGCCGCTTCTGGGACGTGAATAATGCCGGCCCGGTAGGTGATGAGTTCACAGCAACCAACGTATGGCAGTACAACAACCCAACCAACTCTGCAACATCGCTAGTCAACCCTCGCACACTCGTTTTGGACTCCTCTGTCAACCTGCTGCCTGTCGGCACGCTTGTTCAGATTTGGGAGTACCAGATTGGTGAAATCAACGGGGAGCGCCTAGTACGTCGCTTCTTCAACCTAGAACCACAACTAAGCCCAGAGACGATCTGGACCCTTGGCGGTGCGATCAAGTTTGGAGATCTGTTGACAGCTCGTCGTGAAGTAAGCCCAATGGACCCAAGTGAGAAGGTTGCTTTCGAAGAGGAAGTGAGCGATATCCGTCTCATCGAGCGTTCAGAATGGGGTATCACCGGTTTTGAGGATCCGCTCCTATTGAGCGACGATGGTGAAGGTACGGACACCACGGTTGGTGTTCTCCAAACGGACGCCCTGACCGCGTTCAGTCTGGTAAAGGATACCGATTTCGCGGTTCCCAACCTCACTCTCACCGGAAACGGTCCTACAGGTGGTCCAATTGCTGGAGCGCTAGTAGGACGGACTTTGGTTTTCTCATCTGGTGCACATATCGGTGAACAATTCGAGATCCTATTCAACTCGGAAGTTGATTATGTGATCTTCGGAGAAGCGCCTGACCTGGTTATTGGCGATACTTTCTTCGTGATCTCGGAAGTCCCAACGAGTGAACCGTCTGGTATCCCGATCAACAACCAGTTCGTTGCAAACATCGACCCGGATCTTCCGGGGTTGAGGGTGGAGACGTCAGACCCGTCTTGCGACAGTGAGCGTCCGGTCTACATCTGGCACAGAGGTAACCACAAGAACCTCTACGTGAAAGCGCTGGTAGGAATGCCATCGTCAAGCACGTTCCCTCCGATGGACATACTACTAAGAGCGCCTGGTGACAGCTACGATGACACTTACCTAAATGTGATCCGCCGTGGTATTCTTACTACTGGTCGGTTTGCAGGAAGGAACTACATCATCGTGAAGGGCGTCCACTGGAAGGATCTGCCGCCTGAGGGCACCCTGCGGATTCTGACAGGTCTTGCAAGGAATGAAATCTGGACTTACTTCGATAAAGTTGCATTCTACCTCGCTGATGACGATGCTGTCCAGTTGATTGGTGATGCACTGGTCCCCTTCTTATTCGACGAAGACTTCGAAGCGGGAACGGCTGCTCCTGACATCACCCAGGGTCTTGTAACTACCCCGGGCAGTACTACTGTGGCAGAGCTTCTTCACGAGGACTACAACGCGGCAGCGCTCCGCTTGGAGTTCTCAGTGAACGACAACAGCGAAGGTGAGAGCGTCCAGCTCCAGGTGCGGGGTGGTCTATTGGATATGGCCGAGCCTTATGAGTTCGACAGATCCGTAGATCCGGTTGATGAGTACGTTAGAGGTTTCCAACCAGGGAACTTCGCAGTAAGTGCGCTGATGACCCAGCAAGGGTTCATCGACATTGGCACTGAAACCCCGGAAGCAGAACCGGTCGGATTCAAGGTGTACAGAGGTGGATTCTCGGCGGGAACTGCCGAAGAACCATCCGAGTTCTGGAACACCCTAGAGATCATGTATCGGGACGATCAGCTTTGGGTATGGTGGAATAACCTCTTGGTACCACCAGATCCGACGCTCTCAGCACAACTGCCAACACCAGTTGCTGTCACAACGCCGTATTTCCAGATCCAGTCGCCAATCTCGCTGGGCAAGGTGGTCCTAAGGCTGTGGCCTGGTACCACGTTCCGTGAGATGGAAATCCGCGATCAAGCTCTGGCCTTCAACGAGTTCGTCCACGGCCAGCTGGAATTGTCCACCTAAACGGTATTTCAATGACGCTATGACGCACTTTCTCTAGCACTAAAGCCGCAGTACCCATGGATCACGTGATCCTAGGCTTTTTTACTATGAGGAGGGCGACATGCCTATCATCATCGAAATCCGTGCCGGCGAAGGCGGCAAGGACTCCAAGCTTTTCATCCACGATCTAGCGTCAGCATATATCAAGTATGCTAACAACCTAGGTCTCAAATCTGACCTGATCTATACCTCGGAGAGCCAAGTATCTCTGAAGGTAAACGGAGACGCTGAACAGCACTTCCAGCACGAATCTGGTAAGCACTGTGTCCAGCGCGTGCCCCCGACTGAGAATAAGGGGCGCTCTCACACCTCCACGATCACGGTAGCAGTCCTCCCGATCTTAGAGCACGTCCATGTAGACGTACCAGATAGGGACATCGAGATAAAGACGCAAGGTGGTTCTGGGCCAGGCGGTCAACATCAGAACAAGACTGATTCTGCTGTTCGCGCCACCCACAAGCCGACCAACATCCGAGTCTTTATCAACGGGAAGGATCAACACTCCAATCGCCGGAAGGCGATCCAAATACTCAAATCCAGGATTGCTGCTCTAGAGCAGCAAAAGGTGGACGAAGAGCATAATGGAGAGCGGTTAGGTCAGATCGGTTTCGGAGGTCGCAGTAACAAGATTAGGACTTACAACTTCATAAAGAGTAGAGTTGTAGACCACCGACTGAAGACTAAGACTACACAGATCAAGAAAGTAATGAAGGGAAGGTTTGACCTGATACTGCAAACATAAAGTAGCATGCGACTACTTACACTGAGTGAAGATCAGGGCGCCTACAAGATTGATGGTGCCCGGACGCTCCCCGACCGGAAGAAGATCCAGAAGCTGGACAAAGCATTGTACGGCCGCCAGGGTTTCCGTCCTAAGATCATTCACACTGCAATTATGGCAGTAGATCGCGGCCAGGTTGTGGGCTATGTTGTGCTGAAGCCAAATAGTACCACTCTTTACTGGCTGCGATCTGGTATACACCCAGATTACGAAGATTCCAACCTGGCCAGAGAGCTATGGGCATATATCCAAAATATCATGCCTCCGCTTGGGTTCAAAGAGATCACTGCTAGAACATCAGACGAGAATAAGAGCGCCCTATTTAGTAAGATCTTGGGTGAGCCTGTTGGAAACATCCAGTTCAAGCACAAGAAGGTAGACAAGTTCAGGGCATGCTTGGAGAAGCAGGAAGAAATGCCCGCCACCGAGCAACGGGCACAAAAGAGGACAGCCTCACGGGCAGGAGCACGATACTCATCATGAAATCGTTCGAAGATCGCCTGAATAAAGCTCTTGCCGAAATGCAATATAAATCCCCAACTTCCTCCCATTCTCGAAAGCAGATGGGGTTGGGTAGGGCGGCCATCACCCCTGAAGCTTCCCAGACTCTTGGTGGGCATAAACCTCAGAAGCCCAGCAAGAAAAAGAAGAAAAAAGCTAAAAAGATCGATGAAGGTTATTGTTACGATATGAGGGGTAAGTTGTCTGGGAACCTCATCTGCCACGACAACTCGACGACGATACCAAAAGGGTCCGAGATCAGAATCGTAGACCCAGCACATTCTCTACCCGACATTGAATATGATGGGTCAATATATAGCGTAGACGAAGCCGCCTTGTTCAAGGTCTTCAAGCCAGAAGACAGTTTTCACAACCGTTTGTGTAAGGCTCTCTGTGGTATGAAAGACGGGAGCCCTCTAGATAGGCGATTCACCATCGTTGAACCAGATATACTGGCAACGATATCTTGATGTCGTAGTATTTTGACACTAAGTCCTAAAGAGGAGGCCCGTATGAAAGAGGTCGATCTAGTACTTAGTGGTAGCTCAACGAAATATCCTTGTCATGTAGGGTTTATCAAAGGGATTCAAGAGCTAGAATTTGACGTCCGTCGTTTAGCACTAAATTCTGGTGGGTCGATGATCGGCGGTTTTTATGCTGCTGGGATGTCGATGGACGAAATGATGGATATGACGTACCGCACTGATATATGCGGTTTCCTAAATAAGGGATTCTTAGCCATTAGGCGGCTTAGTAATCATGGCTATCTAAGTAACGGCTGGAGATTCTACCGATTCCTCAAAAAGAAGACGGGGAAGAAAAAGCTCCGCGACATCGATATTCCAATCTTCATTATGGCATCTAATTTCTCCAAATATGAACTTCACGTTTTCACCCAAGAGACAGATCCGGACGTCCTCCTGGCAGATGCAATCTATATGAGTTGTACAATGCCCGGAGCGTTCATGCCTATCGTTCGTGATGGGGACTCCTACCGAGATGGTGGGATCCACAAAGACTTCCCATGGGATATCTGGACCGATTGCCCTAGGACTAGGATTGGCCACCTGATCGCCTTCTCTCATAAAATGATTGTAGACCAGCGCAGTTGGTCAGGGTTTATGGAGTTAGCCGCTTACGGGGCTAATGTTTCCTTTAAGAACGTAAAGGAATCTCTGGATAAGGGACCTAAAGAGCCTGATGGCTATATTGTAGAGAGCTACGGCATGTGTCTGCCGGCATTCCGTCTGGCCATAAATAAAGACCAGAGGATGGCAATGATCCAGGAAGGGTATCACAATACCATGTCCAAACTTTCTGACATTGACGTAAAGTAGTTCCAAACTAAAAATAGTGTAACTCTCTTGGATTCAAGGATATATCATGAAAAATAGGCAAATACTACATGTCCCCTCGGATAGAGTGAAGGGAAAGGACTATAGGGGAGAAGTAGAATTTATCATAAAAGATCGAAACGGAACCATAATTGATAGACACATCGAACCTAACATTGTCAAGATCTTCTCCAAGGAAATGCTCGCCCACACCCTTCCATTTAGTAAGGTATGGGACCCAGACGCCAATACAGGCTTAGGGGATTGGATCGCTAGCACTCTAGATCCAGATGAGGATTTCGCAGCTAAGTATATCCTATTTGGTGCGTCTTTCGACGACGATGGCGTACCACTAGACGCAAATGATCCAAGATACTACACGGCTGATGATGTGACCGGCGGGGTGATCCCAATCAGGTTAGGGCCTGGTGCCGACTACGACGGTGGCCTAATTAACGCCATCCCGATTGCAGAACCTGATCGTCCGTTGAAGAGGATTGAAAGCCAGAGCTTCGAACCAACATATCAGCCTTCAGGTAGCCCATTCCTTCAGGCTGATGTTCGGGCAATGAATAACATCCTGGTCCTTGAGACTACACTAAGGTCAGCTGAATATAACGGCTTTGGTCTGACAGACAGCGACTTCTTTACGATCACTGAGGTCGCTCTAGCTGGTGGTAGAGAAATCGGGGCCGTAGGAGCCTGCGAGTGCACTCCTAGAGAGCTGTTCCTTGAAGGCATTGCTGGTACAGATGGGCTAGACTCCGCCATCCCAGTGATCATGTCTGGTGGTGACACCGTTTCCATCGATCCAAGCATTATGGACGTGGATCAAGTCAAGGAAGGTGACCAGATTATGCTAGTCTCAGAGACTAGCGACATCAAGAATCTCGACAAGCTAGATCAGATTTCGCCCTTCTACCTCGTGTTGAGCAAAGCTCCAACCGGGCGAGACATCGTACTTGATCGTGTTCCGGTCGATTCTGATCAGAACCCGCTCACCGGAACAAATGGAATGTTCCGCGACACTCTCCGAATCTTCAGCCATCGTATCCTTCTTACTCCAGTGAAGAAATCCGGTGACTTCGAAATCATCACCAGATGGCGGATCATCTTCAACTAAGGTACGACATGAGCTTCGAAGACAGACTAAATGAGGTAATAGCAGAGTTAGAAGACCCTAGCGGGGAACAGGCAATCCGTGCAGCGGAAAAGCGAGCGGAACAGCTGGAAGCTGGGTATACGGATAAAGGTAAGGTTCCACCAAATATGCTACCTATCCGAAAACGGGCAACTCAAGATGCTATTAAACGCGCCCAAGAACAACAGAAGAATATGCAAATAATGCAACAGGCCAAAGATGCCCTTGAACAAGCACAAGGCGATACTTCTGGGGTAGAAGACCAACTAGAACAAGGTGAAGAAACTGGTGATGCTATCAGTAAAGAAGTCGAATCATACCTAATAGCACACTCTATGGACGACCAAATAAACCAAGAAGCTGGTGGGCTCAAGAACGTCACCGGTAACATAAGTGGTAAGGGGCTTGGTAGTTCTGTCGGGACCCAGAGAAAGGCGAACCGACCGAGAATGGCTGCATCACTAGAACGGGATTCTAGCCTAACTGAAGCTAAAATCCAATCTGCAGTAAGTGAGTACTTCGAAAATGCTTACGACTGATATCTTCAAAAATACGAGTAACCAAATAAGACGAGAGCAACCATGCCTACAGTAAGCCCATCGTTGATTCCTTGCATCTCTCCTGGTAGTCTGTTTGAGAGATTGACGACGGATGATACGCTCAACATTCGGTGGTTGGTAGCAGACGATCCAGTCTTCTATGAAACGCTTAACCGCCCATCAGTAGACCTAGCGGTCCGTCAGCTAATCATCGCCAAGACTCTAGATGCAGTGAATCTGCGTCTGGGTCATCAGGCTCTATTCCCATTCCTCATTCCTGCTCTTGTCGCTTCTGGCACGTCACTATTCAACCTCCCATCATCTTGGATTTGGGATATGCACGTTTCACTTCCAAAGAAGTGGGAAAATGTGCGCCTGGCCAAGATCAAGAGAGTAAGTGGTGATAATGGTTCTACCGGCCCCGACTATACAGGTACTCTACGTCTAGTATTCACAGCCCAGCAGGTTTGGTCATCTGTAGAAGTCTCTACTTTCCAAGCTGATTATAGAATCGATAGCGATCTAACATATCAGATATTCCAGATTGATATCCCAACATCGATCGAAGAAACTGTAGCTCTGAACCCTGGCGAATCCGAGACTATTGCAGGATTCGTGTACTTCAGAACTCTAGACAGAGACGATGAAGAAGTTCAGACATTCCTGAACGCTATGGCCCCACCGGTCGCTGGAACTGACGGAGACTCGGACGGGGAATACGACATCCCGGAAGTCTACGAAATCGTAGACACGCCAGCCGGTGGTTCTGGGGTGGGCGATGACTACAGCCTGTCGGCTACAAGCCATGGTACAGGTCTACTAGTCGCAAGCGCGACCAACCCAATCCCAGCGCTAGATTCGGATGCGGCCACCTGGCTCGCTGCATTCAACTATCCGTTTGGGGAAGTTGCCACTAGATCTTCCACATCGCCTGCTGGGATCACTATTCCGGCAGCGCTGTTCAAAGAGTTCAATATCATTGCCCCTTCATCAGATGAGCCGACAGGAGATGTCAGCGGAGCATTCAACCCAGTCTGGATCAACAGGATCCGGAGAGACGACGCGGGCTCCGATACTATCACCATGTTCTTCGCGACGTTCAACGTCTCCACAGCACCCACCACGGTACCTGTAGAGTTCGCGAGCCTGACGCTAGAACGTGGATGGGAAACTGACCGCATTGCATCTATCGATCCTGTGGCTAACCTTCTAGGTGCTACTGGCACAGATGTAGATAACTTCCTCCAGGAATTCGGTCGAGGCCACGTAGTCTTGTCCAACCTGTGGGACGGTACCACGTCGGTGGTAGATGAGTTCTTCGACAGCTTCATCGGCATTCTAGATGAGCCACCGGACGCCGTTTTCGTCAAGGAAGCTACCCGTCTTTCTTCTTACGCTGTCAGCCGGGTCCCACGTTACACACCAACTGCGGGACAAGCGGAGGCCCTTCTCGGCTCCAGAGCGGGTACAAGCGACCCAGATTCCAGCAACCGGTATGTGGTAGAGGCTGATCAGGGTGCGGGAGATGAGGTAGACTTCGCTACCAGCACCGAGCTGGCCGAAGACAAGCGTGAAAATCCGGACATCGAGAGGTTCGGTTGTACGGGCGCTCTTACCCACAGAGCGGTCAAGCTCATCATCGACGCATCTGGCACCAGCCACGACTATGACACTGATATCTTACCGCGCCTGAGAATCCTTCTTGGACGCGATCCGCAGTTTGGAGACTTCTGGTGGGATGGTACCCGCCTCAAGTTCTACAACGGAAACGCCTGGATCGGTTAATGGATATCACGTCGGCATATCTCGCTCTGAAAGACGCAGAAAACGTCAAGATCATCAAGGAAGGCGACGGCTATATCATCGACAACGGTGAGGGCCTGAGATTCCGGACTAAATCTTTCGACGACGTGAAGCGTCTCCAGCAGAAGCTAAATGAGCACAGATCTAAGATGCTCAGCCATCACGCTTCCCTCTTGCACAAGAAGATCACTCAGATCCAAAAAGGGCAAGAGGAGAAAGACGAGAATCCGAGCGTTACCTATCGGAATCTTGGATAGCTTCTAGATAGCGCCTGTGGGTAAGGTGTATAATGCAATCTTCGACGTTCAAGTCGGATAGTTTGCATTTCTTCGGAAGCTCAGTGTGAGAATAAGACCAATAGAACCACGGACAGGTCTTACATCTTTCTCTTAATTCTGATCTTATTTTATCATTATCATAGGAATTATTTCTCACAATATATATTTTATTCAGAAAATATGCCACTTTGTAGTAGTGGGCTCAAATGTAGATAAAGCAGACGGACTTCAAACAATCATACGGAGCCTTTACAATGGAAATGCTGATTGGCATCATCCAAATCGTCCTCGATTTCCTCGCAGATCAGGGTCTTGAAGGTCAGGAGCAGATCCTGGCTCTAGTGGGTATCAGCATGGGGTCGGGCGCGGCCCTGCTTCACCCAACCATTGCCCTTCTCCGAAATCTGTTCCTAGGCGGTAAGCGTGCCGTCCAGTGGCCAGGTGAACAGGTTCGTGCGCGTCGTCTGCGCAAGTTCCAGGAAGAGAAAGAGAAGCGGGATCTCAAGAAGCTCGTCAAGAAGATGGCGGGCAAGCTGGACAGGCAAGAGAAGACTCTGGCTTCTCTGAAGAGCGACGTCTACGAAGACGACTCCTGCGAGTTGGTCCTTGCAGATCTCGACGATTGCGACCTGGAAGAGCTAGATCTCGACTAGTATCGCTCCCAGCAACACTAAATTCTCGACTGCCCCGTACACCTTGTTGCGGGGCAGTTGTGTATCCAAACATACTGTAGTCAACTATGAGATAATTTAATGGCCAATCTTCCAACTGCTCCCTTCGACGGTCAGATATTTATAGATGCATTCCGTGTGAAGTGGCAGTTCGATGGTGATTCCCACTGCTGGCGTCGCATCGGAGTGGAGCCAGATATCCCGGTAGCTACTCAGGCAATGGAAGGATTACTATCCGCTCAGCTCCAGCAAGTCCTAAATGGCATTCCGCCGAAGGGTGGCCACTTTGGGATCGTCGCTCGACCGCTGCCAACCCTTAATACTCAAAAGAAAGTCCTGTTCCGGGACGCAGTGAAGATCTCATTCACGACTGCTGCCGGCTCATCTGTCCGATCTAATAATGCATTCGAAGTAGACCAAATGAAGCCGAGCGAGAATCGCAATCGGCTTCTCATCTTCACCTCTGGCCCTCTCAATGGTGAAGTATATCTAATCTTCGATAACACCGACCGCGATTATCTCCTACATGGTAATGCTAGTGGTTCGCGGCCGGGAGATCGGTTCGACATTGTAGAACTAGATTCGTTCAACCCAAGTGGTACAATCTCAGGTGAGATCGAGCTTGTAAGTGAGTCTATCGACATCACTTGTGTTGATACAAATGGCGATCCGGTAGATCTAGTCAACGGTAAGCAGTGCTTTTTCTGCGAGACGAGTGATGAAGAAGAATCTCTGCCGGGTTTTGATTTCCGCGTGTCGGAGAACTTCATCCAGCAGTTCTGTGCGGTTATTCCAGGTTGTGAGGGGCCGAGAGGGGACACAGGCGGCACGGGCGACGACGGTACACCTGGAACTGGAGATGGGCCGCAAGGGGAACAGGGTGAGGCCGGGTTGGACGCTCCAGCAGATCCGGCTGAGTTTACCGGTATCAAGGTCGTCGATATTGCCGATATCTTCGATACTGCCGTCGTCAGCATGGAGCTTGACGCCACCAATAATAAACTGAACATCATCAAAGCCAAGATCAAGACGCCCGATGTAGACAGCCCAGCAGACCAGCTGATTACTACCCCGATCGACAGAACCCTCAATTTCGTAGATGATGCTTTCGGCTACGAGCTGCTCTTCCCTTCCCTCGACCCTATTGGTGAGGGAGATGTGGCTCTTGCATACTTCCCCCTCGGTAAAGGCCCGGCGATTACTGATGGTATCGTCACCGGAAACGCAACCCAAATTGGCAAGACCCAACTGTCGGTGATGCTCAATCGGATTATAGCTTTCTACCGTGAGAAGTTAGAAGAGCTATCAGATGAGTACGACTTACAGTTGAAAGAGGTGATCGAAGAGAAGGACACCGCTGCTCGCACAATCTTAGCTGATCTGGCGCGAGAACTTGCAGAATGTGAGTGGTCTACTCCCCTCCAATTCTGCCTGGGTATCCAACCAAACTGCTTCAACCCAAATGAGAACTTGGGCAGTTTCCCCTTCCCTCTAGCCGAGGTATTGGGTGGGCCGCTTTTCAAGGACGCAACTGCGACCGATATGGGGTTCCTCCAGATTCGCCCTGGTCAGCAGCTTCCGATCCCATCCCCGAAAGATACACCCACCGCTACACTACAGACAGACACCGCCTATCTGATCCAATACTTAGATGGCACATTCCAAACTGATAGTGGGTTCGCTGTTGGTGACACCACCGGGAATGGCACCAAGCTGGTTATTACAGCTTCGGCAGATTCGGGCGATCAGACAATCGACTTCCCAGTACCAACCGGGAGCTTCAACGTAAACTCGGAAGATTCTGTGATCGAGGCGTACAAAGCGTCAGAGATCCAAGATATGAGCGTTTGGGTACAGTTCCCGCTTGAATGTCCAATCTCTACCGCGACAATCACTCTCACATCGGAAGTTGGGGAGGATATTACTGCGACCGGAGTGATCAACATCAGATTGCTTCAGATCAGTCGTAAGCCAGTAGAGTCGTCTGGTCAAGAATCTCTGACGGGCGGGCCAGCTGGAGAGATCACTATCCAAATTCTCACTCCCCCTGTGGAGTGTGGCAACTTCTTCATTGAAGTTGCCGGGGATGGAACCGTCTTTGGTGGTGGTGAGAGTGTCCAAGGGGCACAAATATTAACTGAGAATGGCGCCAATATCCCTGGAAACGTAAACCCAAACAGCGCTTCTAACGGATTCCTTCAAGTTGTAGATTTCGGCCAATTGGACATCGGCGCAGCCGGCGCTGCTGTGATCAGCATAAATATAGGTGGTGGGCCGGTATCGTTCGTCGATGCATCACCAATCACAATAGGCACTGAACCATAATGGCAACTCTTACGTTCCCGTCAGATCCACAGGATGGAATGATATTCGAGGCTGCACCTGGTCTCTTCTTCCAATACAATGCTGGTAGTAACTGCTGGGTGCGCATCGACGGTGTAGAATCCCTGGGCCTTGCCACACCGATTACTGATGGCCTTATGGCCCCCGAGGATCTCCAGAAGCTAAACGATCTGCTAATCCCACCACCACAAAGCACCTTGAAAGGTGAGGATTGTGGCATTGTTTTCAACCAGGGCAAGATCAGACTAACATCAACAGACAAATCAGTAGACATTGACCACGCTCTAGAAGTGCTGACCAAGATAGACGGCGTGACGATCAGTGATGAGCTTCCTTGGAAGATTCATCAAAATACAGCTGGGTACAACTTCAACCTTAACCTGTTGCAATTCATCGAGCGGCTTGAGGAAGAAAGCGGACTAACCAAGATCCAGCTGAAGGGAAAGGACGGCCGGAAGGGAGCGCAGGGCGAAGATGGTATTGATATGCTCGACACCGGCCCAGTCGGTGAACCGGGAGAAGATGGCGCACCTTCCATCTTTGGTGGTACGCTCCTACCAGAAGTCTTAGACGTCGATGTTCCAAACGACCTAAAGAACCGTGCCATAGTCGATGTCCAGACAGAAGAAAGCGACGACGGCAATTTCCTAGTCATCACACGAGCTAACATCGGTGACCCAAGCTCATGCATTGAGCTTCTAGATGCCCAACCTTTTATTAGCCCATGGCTCCTAGTAATCGATGAGAATGAGCCAACCCTGGTGCGGAAACTGGCCCAGTTGGACGACTGTACTCTCCCCTGTGTAATATGTAACACATCACTGCACCATCTTTACATCCAGCCGCTGATCAATGCGATCAACAACAGGTACGTTGAGCTTGCTATAAAACTCCGGAAAGAGAAAGAGCGCCTATTCGTCGTCTGGATGAACGCTCTCATTTCTCTGTTCAACGAACAGAAGGCCAGCCTATGCTGCGCTCTTGAAAACTGTACTACCAGAAAACGAAACACAGAAGACCGTCGTTACATCGAACGCCAACGAATCCAAGCGTCTCACTCTAACCACAACCTCATTATCGATGGGGACGAGGATAGGGTAACAGTAGACATGAACGTTGGCCGAGATTGCCCAGGCCCAGAGCCACCGGACTGTGAGATCATCAATGATTGTGATCAGGTCACAAATCCAGATGGCGGTCAACTAGAGAGGATTGCTGGAGATGGCGATACTCCATGGATCTATAGGTCATACCAAAGCGGAGCGCCAGCGGACTATTTCCAGCCGGGCTTCTCTGAGGCTGGATTCTCAGTAGGTGTCAGTCCGTTTGGGTCGGTGAACTTTGGAGGTAGAGTCTCACAAATTAGGGCTTCCCCATTCACGCCTGGTGGTCCTATTAGATCTTCGTTCGTTTACACAGCCGACTTGGTGATTAGGTATCGGTTCACGCTGTCGGGGATTGACGACGATGTAAGAATGATCCTAAACTGGAGCCATGTAGACGATAGCATGCATCTTTTCCTAAATGGACAAGCTGTCATGCAGCAGGCTCAAGAGATCTTCCCCAACGGCGGGAATGTAGACTTCACCCAGGGTGCTGGTGGAGCGGCGAACTATGTAGAAGGTCGTGGGGCTGTAAGCCATACGGAGTCGATCCCTTCCGGATTGTTCGTTTCCGGCGAGAACCTTTTGGTGATTCGCGCAAGGGACACGCTTGGGCAACACGCGATTCTTGAAGGTCTAACCCTACAAATCGCCGGCCCGCAGAAGTCCTGCACGATGGCCGTAAGATCTGATACATTCCAGAAGATTGTGCTTTCCAAATCGATAGGAGATCCAACCTCATTCGAATTGGCTAGCCCCGGCGATGGCTTATTCCTCACCGATGAGATCGAGAAGCTGACAGTCAGCGTGAAGTCCACCCAAGAAGATATTGATTTCAAATTGGCCTTGAGAGACACAGATGGTCTCACTTATATCTGGCCGGCTCAGGGCAATACAGTATTGGATGAATATGAGACGCTCGAATTTCCATTGTCTGATATGTCAGGGATCACGGCTGGCGGTCGCGGCACGCTAGTAAAGCCTTCGACTTCAATAGCAATCAACCAACTACTGATCGAACTGAACAATCAGAGCGATGTCGAACCAACTATATTCTTCGACACAATCGACATTCATCAAGTAGATGGTACGATTACATCTCTCGCGGCGTTTGGCTGGGCTGATACTCTAGCGCTCAAGCAAGCGTGGAACACCGAGTGCCGTGCAGATCCTATTGGCGCGTTGTGCGACAATGGGATCGTATCTATCACCCTCGACCCTAGATTCCACACCAGTTCTGATCGGGGGATAAAGCTCAACATACCAAAGGGCAACTATAAAGCGGTAGTAGCTGGCTGCTGCGCTGAGGTGGCCCCTGGTGCGTTTAGTGGTAGATTCGGCATTTCCTCATCCCCTGGTGAATCTCCAATTGAGACCACCGCTCCTAATTTGGGTGTCGGCACGTTTGCTCAAGCTCAAGACAAGTATCTTGGCTTGGCGGTGCCGTTCACACATGAGGGCGGAGAAATCACCACTTGGGTCATCGATGCTAATGCAGTAGCGACCGACAATGCTGGGTCGATAACCCTCGATATCTTCCCAACGCTATGTGATGAGCTAGTAGATCCAACTGCTGGTGGTGAAGATTCGATCCTAGTATATGCCAACACCATCGCTGCTGCGAACCTCATTGGATTCATCACAGCGTTCGGTGGCACACTCCCGGCGATTGACAACTACAACCGGGAAGGCGGCTCTGATGATGCGGGTCCTTCGATCATGGAAGGACCCGAAGCAGCCAACGGTGAATCTCACATCTGGTTCTACAACAGTGTAGACGGACTATCAGCGTTCATCGTGAACGGTGGGCCAGATTCCAACTCCGCTGCGATGGACTTTAGAACAGTTGGGAATAACGCTGCCCAGTCGTTGATCGTAGCGGATGACCCAGGCGAAGTCTCGACCGAGCTTGCCACAGTAAGTGAAAGCGCCTTCAAGGCTGAATGGGAGTATGGCCCCGATGGTGACGGTGCAGTGGTCGGCTACTTCGAAGAACAAAATTGGGTATTCGAAGTCAGCCCGCTGAACCTCGGCAATGCTTCCAGGCTGGTCGCCAAGTCCAGCAATGGCACAGATGTAGAGCTTGCAATATCCACAGACGGCTTGGGCACTACACTGGCAGCCGACAAGATCTTGTTCACTAGGATCGCCAATGGCTGCCTAATGCACTATAAACAGGTAGAGTGGCTAGAAAGAGGTCACCGGACTGGAGCTTCGTGCAGCGCGGTGGTCACAGTAGAAGGAGTTACCTATATCGTGGTGAAGCGGTCGATTGGCATCGACAAGACTTGCGGTGGTGGCGAGACCCTCTCCAACCAATGCGTGTCCACCTTCCTTGCTACGGGCGCAGGTCACCCGGCCATCGCTTGGCCGACTTTCAACAAGAGAGAATTCCTCGGCCTTCCAACATCTGGATTCCAAGGGTTCGTGGAAGACGAAGATCTTTCGAGCCAGATCCTTGCGAAACTCCAGACGGGGGATTTCGAAGAGCCAGTGAACGGGGACCCAGTATCTAACATCCCGTTCGTAATCTTCCCATCGGGACTGTAATGAGCCATGAATATAGCCACTTCTTCCGGATGATGGACCAGATGGAAGCAGAGAATAAGCAGCTGAAAGAAATGTTAGAACACGCAATGAGGACCATCACCGAGAAGTGGTCCGAACAATATCCTGATTGCACCCCAGAAATGCGGCAATGGTACCAAAATAGGAAGAATGAAAGTAAACACTAGTCAATTCTGCGCCATGGCCCGGTCTGAGGACTGGCAAGAGTGGCTCCGAAGCACCGATCTAGAACTCTTCCAGCTTCTGGACGACACCCTCAAAAAGCGTAAAGGGTGCAAGACCACAAAAGAAGCGATGATGAAGATCTATAAGCAGGTGTACCAGAAAGGCCACGGAGAGGCTTTCGAGACTTTCATAGGCCGTCGATACCCATGGATGGCCTCTGGAGGCACGAAAAGGCAAGAGAAGGCCCCTTCTGAGGCAAGACGGCCCAAGACCATCGCAGACTTGGCCCCGAAGAACACACATCTGGTATTCAAATCCTATCGACCCAACCTTCTCACATTCCCACAGAAGTGCATAATTGTCGATAACCCGTCAGTATTACAACATCGTGTCCAAGAATTCTTGGAAGACAAAGTTGGGGCTGACTATATCATTATCGACGATCACGCTTACGTTGAGTACTTCCATCACAAGTATTCCGATGTGGTTGGGAAAGTCACAGCTGAATCCAGAGATATACACTGCTACAGGATGAAACTGGCGCAAGGTGAAAAGCTGGGCTGAGAGACGCTGGATTGTGAGGGGCGAGATGCTTGAATCTGGGGAGATGATCACAATTCCCCAAGAGCACGCCTCCGATTTCCGTATAGTAAAAACCAACAATCCGTATAATGTATTCCGTATGTTCCAGAATGGCCGGTTCAAAGAACTGTACATCTTCGGCCTAGATCTAGAGCTAGAAGAACCAAAGGATCTGGTGGTTATTTCCGGAATGGTCAAAGAGATGGTCCGGAATTGCAAATCTGTCTATTACTGTACAGACTATGAAGTCCCACCAGAGTGGGCACCCACTATGGCCATGATCCATGTTATCACCATAGATGAAGGCATAGAGCTAGTACAAAAATAGTAAAAGGAGATCTACATATGCGTCTAAACAGTTACGGAAAGAAGTTGCTTGGCGAGTCGATTGCGAAGCATGGCGAGCTAGGTACTATGATTTTCTACGAACAGGCTGCTCGATTAGATGGCATCCTGCGCGGAAAGCCAATCTTCGAAATGGCTGCTTCTAGTGGCGGAGTCGCCGCTGAGGGCGGAGACGATGACGACGTAGAAGGCAATCCTGACGACGTAGAAGACTCGGTGCTGATTGGCGACGTCGAGAAAGAAAGTATCTATCGTGAGATGGATGAGCTGTTCCAATTCGATGAGAAATCACTCAGAGTTAAGGAAGGGGAATAGTGCGAGTACTCTACTGCACTCCCAACGGCGGTGCGTTTAGCTACATCACTCAGTCTATTATCCGCTGCTTGAAGGCAGCTGGGATCCCAACCGAAAGATGGGATGGCAAGAATAGGCAACAGATTGAGCGACTACAACCTACCGTTTACATGGGTTGTTCTGGGCACCCTCAGAACTACCCGGAGTGGGCTAGGAAGAAGTACGGCACCAAGATCGGTATCCATGTAAATCCGTATTGCACCGACAAGATGCCAAAAGTGCACGGTGTTGACATCATGGAGCCTGGTCGGGCTCTCAACTGGACCATCAAACAGGACCCAGACTTTGTCTACTGTTACGCCGATGGGAAACAGATCGATAGATGGTACCACATGTGGGCCGATCGACACCACTTCCGCATCGTACCGATGGAAAATGCGGGTGATCCGCTTCTCTATCACCCTACAGAACCAGATGAAAGATTTACCTTCGATATCGGCTTTCTTGGGGGTTACTGGGGATATAAAGCACACAACCTCGACAAATACATCGTGCCGCTCCAAAAGAGGTACAATTGCGGAGTCTTTGGCTGGGGAGGATGGGGGTCGGGATCCCGACGAATTTCAGACACCGAGGGGAACAAGCTATTTTCCTCGTGCAAGATCTGCCCCGCTGTCTCCGAGCCCCACACGACGGACTACGGAATCGACATCCCAGAACGATTGTTCAAAGTGCCACTATCCGGTGGATTCACCATCAGCGACCCGGTGTACGACATCGAACGAATCACAAAAGATGTCATCCCACTAGCCAAAACTCAGGGTCAATGGTTCGAACTCATCGACCACTATCTGAAGAACCCAGATAAGCGGAAGAAAGAAGCTAAGGAACAGCGCAAGTATATCCTTGAGAACCACACCTACTTCGACCGCATGGCTAACCTATTCGAAATGATCGGACACCCCGGAGCTGCAAAGAAGCTCCTCGATTACAAGAATGGGATAATCGCCAAAGATAAAACATGCGTCTAAACAAACTACACCGAGATGATCAGCGGGTATTCACGGAATATATCCATAAGCTGAGAAGGGCGCTGAATGGGCCCTCGGTCCTCTCCGAGCAGAAGATCACCATCACCATCGACACAGATGAAGGGAAGCCACAGCAGGTAGTTTCCCCCATCTCTGCTCCACAGCCTCAGATAGTCAACCCTACGATTAAGGTGTCTGAACAAGCAAAAACCGAGTTCGCTAAGAAGATAGTCGAACTTGGAAACTTTGAAGATCCTATGTGGGTAGAACAACTTGTCAACGGCATGAAACAAGTTGGCGTACAAGGTCTAAATCCTATTCAGAACAGAGATCGACCAGTAACTAGGGGTGAGATGAAAAAACTCATCGAAATCCTAGTTGGACTGGTCGGGAAATGACAGATAACTACGACTATCTGAACCCCAAAGCTGCTGAGCGAGCAAAGCTCGATAAGTTTTCTAGAATCAACCAGACTTTGGCTAAAATTGCAATAGCTCGTTCTCTCCATCCCCACCAGCAACTAGATAAAGCGTGGGAAATAATTAGAGAGCTAATCACGGACAACCTCACTTTGGATCATAGGTTGTCTGAACTGGAGAAAAAGATCGATGGCTAAGAAGAATTGGCTAGTAGTATTCCCGATCGATCGTCCTCCTAAGCCAGGGGTCACTGTCACCGACTTCGTAATGCGAGGAGGGGGTGGTACTATCACCTTCTCTGACAATGTGACGTATGAATGGTTCTGGAAATTCGATCAAGATCCTTCCATTCCGGCTGGTGGTCGCATGAAGATCACCCTAGATGGCCCTCGCGCATCTTTGGTATATCAAACCATTGTAGATCAGACAGTCTGTAACTTCTACGACTGGTTGCTCCAATGTACTGACCTTGCTAGCAGGATAGCTCAGCTTGAATTATCAGCTGGTTTGGCTAAAGAAGTGCGATTTTTCGCAGCAGATTGGGCTGCTGGCACTCCTAACGAGGTGCATATTATTCCCGTTGGGGCTCCGGGTGCGGGCCAGCGCGGTCCACATGAGCTTCCAGTCACTGGGAAAGCATATGCGATCACCGTCCAAGAAGATAGTGGAGCTACATTAACTCTTGGTGTAGATGTGGGCTATAGAATAGACCTATCTACAGGCGATGTGTTCCTCACAAAAACTGGTCTAGCGGCTGATTTTGATGGGAGAGTGATAATCACAGCTTCAGCCTAATTATAATCCTCCTCTAAGCAAATCTATTATAGACCCTATGGAGGAGACCAATGGCTAAGTCATTTTACGAAACAATTATCTGCAGCGGTGGATTCGCTGGAGAGGTGTTCGATGTAGCCGCTGGTGGCGCGAACACTGATGTAATTGACGTTCTACTAAGTGTTGGTGACGGTATTCTCACTGAGAACGCACCAATTAACATGATCTCCACTGGCGCCCTAGGTGCCGCTAGAGATCTAGATATTACAGGTATTGAGCAAGACGGTAGAATCTTCTATCTGTCAGCTCGTAACTCTGATATCACTACCAACGACCTGACTGTCACAGCTACGACAGACATCAACGGCGGTGGCGCTACTCTCACGATTTCGGTAGCGACCGACTACTTGTTCGTTCATGAGTCTGGTGGCACCTGGCGTGCGTACATCCAGTCGCAGACCGCTGCTTCTGGCATTTTCCGCACAACTTTCGCTGCTGCTGTTTGGGCTGCCGGTACTGCTAACCGCATTGACGTCATCCAGACTGGTGCTGCCGGTGCTGGTGAGGTTGGCCCACATGGGCTCGCTATTGCTTCTAGCTATCTAGTCCAGGTCTACCGTGATTCTGATGATGAGCTGGTAGATGTTGGTATCGTGGCTGACGGTGGTACTGGCGACATCACTCTAAGCAAGACCGGTCTTGGTGCAGACTTCGCTGGTCGCGTAATCGTGGCAGGTACTCCGTAATGTCTGATATCCACGATCTACACAAAAAGCTGGTTGATGAAGCTAAGGAGCTTGCCAACAAGCAGAAAGAGCTTGAGCGCAAGGTCAAACAAGCTCGCGATCTCAAAAAAGCCAATGCGGAGCGTCGAGAGAGCATTGCTAAGCTCGAAATGGAGCTTAGTGAACTCCTGGACGATTAAAGATATGGTATGGCCGCAAAAGACTTCTACCAAGTCATTGCAGCGAAGGCAGGTTTCGCTGGCGAATATGAGGCGCTTACAGAAGCAGAGATAGCTGCAGCTGCAGGTGCAGCTTATTCTCCTCCAGAAGAGGGCGTTTTCAGAGTAGTAGCAAGCCGAGTTGTACAGCTACTCTGTGACGCCCCAGTCTTTGTAAAGACCTTCCAGACCTCTGCAGCTGAGGTCAGAGTACCTTCTGGTACAGTTGGATCTGCGAACGACGCCAGCGACGGTCGCATTTTCCTCATAGGGAATGATTCTACTGCTACTGGTACACTTACCGTAGCAGATCAGGCCGGCACCGCTCTCCAGACTCTAAACCCAGGCGACCTGATCTGGGTGGTCCATGGTGATAGTGACACCTGGACTGCTTCAGATCCGATCGCTGGTACCGATGGATTTGGCGGCACTTTCCGCTATACTCACCACCAAGGCGTGCCCGGCGGCGGTACAAGATATCTAAGAACCGGTCAGAGTGTCCCTTGTTCTAATGCCGGTGACAGATTGATTGCTGATATCCGTATCACTGGAATATCGGTAAGGACTGATATTTCAGATGGCTCTAGAGATTATGATGTTGAGATTGTTACTAGCCCATCCGGCACTCCTGCAGTCATTGCCACACTTGCCTTGCCTTCCGGGTCTAACTCTGAGGGCACCAGTTCTTTGAGCGTCTTCGTTTCAGCACCCACCGAGATAGGAGCAAGATTGGTTAGAACTTCTGGGGGCGGATCATCGTCGTTTAACTCTATCAATGTCAACGTGCAGGTTGGATAAATGGCTACTCTAGTCATCAAAACCAACGCTTCTGAAACCAACCCAATCACAGTCCCAGATATGGGAATTGTGATCCCTGGGTCTGGTGGAAGCGATACTTTGATACGATTGGGCGATCTTGAAGATGCTAGAATATCACAGGATCTGCGTGATCTTGCGACAGACGACGCTTTTGGGGCAGGCTCAAGCACTCTCATCTTAAATGATGGTGCTGTAGATATTGCGCAAGCTGATACGGGCTCATTCCTTGATTTTATCAATGTAAGCACCCAAAATAACAGCGCTGCGTCTGACCCTGGTGTTTCGGACGATGCAACTAAGGGATATAAAATCAATTCGCTGTGGACTAACACCTCCACTAAAGATGTCTTCCGCTGTACAGACCCTGCAACAGGCGCAGCGACCTGGAAAAAGGCGGCAAGTGGCGACAGTGGCCCTGGTCACTCTCATGATAGGCAAGAATTCAAGACAAGCACCGAAGTTTCGAGAGATGCAACAGTTTACGACGATATTCCATTTACACTTATAACAACCAATAATAGTGAAGATATGACATATATCATCACATTCACTGCTGAAGCTAAAGGGAGCAGCTCCTCCAAAGACATTTATATCAGGATATTGGTAGATGGGGTAGTGGTTACAGAAAGCGAGAGAGTGCTAAGACCACAATCTGGAAACAAATTCTTCACTCTAGCGACAAGTGCAGTTTCACCGACTGTCGGAGATGGAAAGATTGTCAAGATTCAGTGGAGATCTGGAACAGCCAACCAGGTTTTCTCCATCCGTGCGCGAAGCCTCATCATCGATGGCATCACAACTGCGGCGGTTACCTCATAATGGCTACTGAATTCACCTATTCAATCTCGGCAGATATGCCTGACGGAGCTGTAGACAACACGGCTCTGATGGGTGAGATATCTGCCTCTAGCATTGTCCCAGCCCTAAAATATATTAGTATAGATGGCGACGAGCTAAAGATTGTATTCGCAACAGATCTTTCTGCTGGTGAAGAAACCATCTTAGATGGAGACACTACAGGGCCAGCTGGAGGGCTGTTGGCCGCGCATAATAAAGATATGCGCATCCTGTCGGAGCCAACGAAGTCAATAGCTAGAAGGATAACATCAAAAGATTCAAGTTCCTTAACATATTCTACTTACTGTTCGTTGCGTATAGATGATTTGATGGAAGGAACATATAAAGTGTCTTGGTACGCCGAGTTTGGAGGAAGGAATGCCAACGCCGTATATCATTTTAGAGTACACTATCCTCAAGGTCCTACAGATCTAAGTGAGGTCAGCATAAGACCAGGACTGGCCAATACGCTTACACCAATGTCTGGTTGGTATATTCTTGAAAACTTATCAAGAGATGTTATGGAGATATGCATACAAATGAAAGTGGACGATAACAAGACTTCCGGGTTTATGCAAAACGCGAGAGTTATAGTAGAACCGGTAGATATAATTGACGATTCGGACAATCCCGCGATTGTTTCTATCCCGAGGTAACCATGGCTGAAACTGCTTACCAATACTCAGTTAGCGATTTCTCCAGCGGAGTAGATGCCGGCACTCTGTCAGATGAGATTCGTTCTTCCGGTATTGTTACTGCTCTTGATAGAGTAGATATTATTTCATCTGATGTTTTTGTGGTCTTCAAGGCCGCTCTTTCTGATCAAGACTTAACAACTCTAGATGGGAACGCTACTTCTATCGGTGGCCTAATTGCTGCACACCAAGGCACGCCAGTAGAGATATCACAAAATGTCAACATTTCAAACAGCTTTATCGATGTTCACCCCCTAAAAGCTGCAGATACAGATGGTGTTGGTAGAGCTTACGCTTTTTCTCCGAGCTTCACAGACAAATGCACATGGTGGTATAAATCTCTATATGTAGATCATGAGATAGTTGCCACAGCGGATGGGGTGGAAGACACATTCAGCCTCGCCAACGGGTATGTTATTGATCTTATTCATGGCAAGATCACTGAGGAAGAACTCATCGCAGTACCTGAACAAGGCATCAGCGATGAGCCCACACAGTGGGACCCAGTGGTAAAGGTCGATGGTGTTGTACAACAACGCGTGCCGGCGTTCCAAGAAACAACACCTAGCCCAACAGATGGTGATGATTACTATATCGCATATGATACAGGTGAGATTATCTTCTTAGCAGCACCAACCAACGGCGCCGAGATCACCTGTTCTTATTTCTATAGTCCACTTTCTCCCGGTAGCAGTTTCATGGAATACAAGCCGCCGGTTGGATACCAATGGCTTGTCGACTATGCAGAAGTCCAGTTCTCAGAAGATGTATCAATGAACGATGAGGTGCATTTCACAGTGGTTGTGGAGCACCCACTCTTTGGTGACATCATTGCTGCACCTCCTTCTGTATACAAAACTGCCGGTAACTTGCTCGACTACTCTTTCGGATCCCACCCGCTGGTGCCGCCATTTGGTGGGCCTATCAGGGGTACCCAGAAGAGCACCATCATCTTGAGATGGGAATATATCTCATCTATTACCATTAAGTCGTCCCTGCTACTGAAGATTCGGATTTCGTTGAAAGATGACGTTCCGTTCGCTGGCGAGCGCGCAACCTTTACCCTCTACGCGAGAGAGACTCTTGAAACAGCTTGATCTGGTATTTTCTGGCTCTGGAGCACGGTTTCCCGCCTTCGTAGGTGCCCTACAGGCCATCGAGGACGCTGGATGGTCCGTGAGGCGTTTCGTGGGGTCTTCCGGTGGCGCCTTGGTAGGCGGGATGCACAAGGCTGGTATCTCGGTCAACGACGTGGCCGAGATCATGTTCGAAACAGACTTCACTAAATTCGCCAACATCTCCCGCTGGCAGGTTGCTCTCATGATCCTTCTTTGTAGGGATTATTTGAACAACGGTGAGAAGCTGGAAAAGAAGTTGGACCAATACCTACAGGGTATGACGATGGACGAGACAGAGGATCTCTGGATCGTCACCACCGACATGTGCAACGGTAAGGTCAAGATCTTCGACAAGAGTGATGTCGGTTTCCCAGTGGCCCGCGCTATCCGCGCAAGCGTTAGCATTCCAGTCGTCTGGAACCCCGTGAAGTACAAAGACGGAGAGCTTTACGACGGCGGCATTCGCTACAACTTCCCAGTTGACTTCTTCGACGAAGATAAGGGCATCCCGGTGGTGGGCGTGCGAATGACTCAGAAATTCTCTGGTGTCAAGAAGAGTGGCATCGTACAAAAGATTAAATCTATTGCACATAATATGATCGATGCTCAAGAAGATGAGACCACAGAAGATTCGAAGGCCGAGCTAATCGTAGAGCTGGAAGATTTCGGAATCGGCTCTACTGATTTCGACATCTCAAGAGAGCAGAAGACGGATCTTATGGTCCAGAGCTACTCAACCATGCAGGACGCTTTGGAACAGCTCGACTGATGGAAATAGCATTCGCTAGTCCAGCCTTCCACTACCAGTCGTACTCGGACCTTCACAAGGTCTTCTCACAGTGTGGCGTCAGGCACGTCAAATTCGGTAAAATCCGAAAGGAAGACGACTGTGCCTATGTGTACAGCCCCGCAAATGGAGAATTGGAAGGCATCAAGAAAGCGAAACGCAAGTGTAAGCTCATTTGGTGGTTCCTTGAGAGAATAGGCACTCATAACCCATCAGACAATTTCAAGCGAGCGTTCCAGGCCGGTCACTTTGATGGGATGATCGTGTCGGATATGGGATATTATGACTTCATGAGATCTCAAGGGATCAATGTTGCATTCTGTCCTATTGGCTACCACTCCGTCTTTGGCGAACCCAACTGGAATCACCATAAAGAATGGGACTTCTGTCATCTGTCTTATGCGGACGTCTGGCGCAGGTCCAAGCTTATGACCAAGTTTCGCAATAAGAAGCTAAAGATAGCCCCTAACGGTTGGGGTGAGAAGCGCCGTCTTTCTCTGCACGGTAGCCGGTTCTTGGTCAATACCCATCAAGATGATACAAATGCGATTGAGCCACTTCGGCTCATCCTCGCTGTCTGCCATGGCATCCCAATCATCTCTGAAAGCATCGATAGACCCCGACCATATCAGGGTGGGAAGATGTTGGGGTCCAAATATGAGAACATTGCAGATAACGTAAGCCGCTATGTGACACAATATAAGAAGAGCCCAGAGAAATTCAAGAATCAAGCTAGAGAAAATTACAAATACTTCCGGGAACAGCTACCTTTCTTCCCGTTGGTGCAGAAAGCTGTAAAGGAGCTGCTCAGATGAACGGAAGTGGATTTTGCATTTGGTTTACTGGTCTGAGCGGTTCTGGTAAGTCAACTACAGCCGAAGAACTCCAAGAGCAACTGACAGATTTTCATTCCAGGACTATTACAGTCCTGGATGGGGATGTGGTCCGCACTCACCTGTCGAAAGGGCTCGGTTTCAGTAAGGAAGATCGCGACACCAACATCTTACGCATTGGGTTCGTTGCGGCTGAGATAGCCCGGCATGGCGGCGGAGTTATCGTTGCTGCTATAAGTCCTTATCGGGAAGCTCGCCAACAGGTGCGGGAGATGGTGGGAAGTGGCTTCATCGAGGTCTTCGTTGATACTCCGCTTGCTCTTTGTGAGGAGCGGGATGTCAAGGGCCTATATGCGAAAGCGAGAGCCGGGGAGATCAAGGGCTTTACAGGGATCGATGATCCGTATGAAGAACCAACGTCCCCCGAGATTACCCTCTACACCAAAAATGCCAGCGCGATAGACAACACGGCAGTTATTGTTGAATATCTAATGGATAAAGGGTACATCATGGATGAGGGAATCTATGATCTGTGGGGCATGGGGAGATGCGTCTAGTATAGCGCTTCTTTACCCTTATGCTGAGTAGGGGTTAGACCCATAGTCTTCCGCGCATCGTTAACCGAGATCACACCGAACTTTCTTGTGTTCTTGGGAAACTCAGCCCTGATAGCGTTGCCTACGATATTCTTAAGGTAGGTGTGACCAAAATCTTGGTCAGGGCCCGCCAGGCAGCGTTTAGCTTTGATAGCGTCGATGATACCCGGATCATCCCCGTCGCTTAATTGTTCCATCTTGATTGTGCCATTCTCTAGAAGGCGGCTGATTTCAGTCTCGCCTTGGGTCAGATGGTTGAAGATCAGCCAGATGATGGCTTTCTCTTTTTCATCTCGACCTTCCCGGGTGATCTTGGCATGAAGCTTTGCCCTTTCATCTGGGCCGCGTTCCACCAGAACATCCGGATCATCTGTGATCAGCCTTGCTATTTCATCTGGTGTCATATTTTATCTTTGGCGAGGCGGTTTGTGGCCCCCGTAGTCTCGCTTGAAATGGGGATCCCCATGGCCGTACTCTACCGGGTCATCTTGGTCTACAGACATTCTGCATTCTGTGCAGATCCTGTGTAGACCCCGGTGAGTTAGGACTTCCTTCATCTCACCGCAGAAGTGACACTTTCGCTTCTCTAATTTCACGGGATCAGAGCCAGATTGTAGTAGGGATGATCTCTCATCCAATCTGGCATTTCGGTCTTGTCGAACGCCATCGGAGTCCAGATATCCTTGCAGGTGGGGTGCATATCCTTCATATCGCAACCTGGTTTCCAGCGCTTGAAGCGATCAAACCAGTCCTTCCGCCATTCACCCTTGTGTCCGTGGATGTCAATCTTGTACTTGATATGCTTCACTTCCCTAGCATATCCGAAATGGTAAATTGGACTCTTACCGTTCGGTAAATACTTGATTTCTTTTGTGGCTCCGATGCAACGGATCCGGTCTGGAACCATTCCATCTCTGCATACCCAGTCGAAACTGCGCCAGAAGTGAACCATATGAGACTTGCAGAGCTTGGCTGGGTCGGCCTTCGCCGCTGCGATAGACTCCCGTAACCCCTTCGGTTGCCACACCTCGTCAGCATCCACCACAATGATCATATCAGCATTTCGGCGCTTGGCAATGGCGTACGCTTCTTGCCGATGCATCCCTTCGTGTTTCCACTTCCCTTCGACCCACTTGATCTTGTTACCGGGATCGCCAAAGCGGTAAAGAGAATCACGGACAGCTTTCTTGGAGTCCGGGTTCACCAGCTTGGTACCGTGACCGTGAGATGGTTGGTCAGAATATACTACCCAACATTCGTCTACGAACGGATATACTGACTTGATCGCCCAACCAAGATAGTCAGATCCATAGTGGCAGCAGGTGAACGAGATGATTTTCATTACTTTCCCCAGGTTGCGAACAGCTCCGGACCTTCCACTGTGCAGTGGTACCCTTCACGCTTCAAAAGCTCTGCGATCTTTTCAGGGTTATAGCCATACTGCGCTGTGTTGGGTCGGCTGTATTCGCATAAGATAGTTGGGTGGCATTCTCGGATGATTCTCATAGCGCCCTTCAGCACATTGAGTTCCCCACCCTCCGTGTCGATCTTCATTAACTTAGGTTTGATATTTCGCCTGGCGCAGAAAGCGTCAACCGTTACCACATGGACCTGCACTGGCTCTGTCTCTTTATGATTAGCTGGTCTTCCGCCAAGCATTGAAAGAGCAGCACAACTATCATGGATCACTTCGTGGAAAGTAGTTTTCTCTTCTTTCGCACCTACAGCGAATGGGAGAGCGATGGTCTTCTTTTCTAGTTCGTTCAACTTGACATTCTTACAAAGCTGATCGTACGTCCTTCGCGTTGGTTCAAAAGAGAAGATCCTCATATTATGAAACTTGCTGAGGAGCGCGTAAGACCCGGTACAAGCACCAATATCCAAAACCACCGGGTTCTCGTGTTTCATCGCCTCGTTTAGGAACCATCGGATCACACCAGGTTCCCTTGCGTGCGGCCCGCCTTCCGGCTCAAAAGAACCGCGAAGCTTGAGGCACGCTTTGGTGATTGTAGCTTCTAGTCCGTCAAAATACCGCGCAGTTACTGTCATGGGTGACCTCGTGATTTTCGTTTATATATCTATCAAACATAACGTATGACATATGACGAAGCGATCTCTCAACTTCGCAAGTTCAAGAAGGTAATTGTTACCGGGCCACAGAGGTCTGGTACTACCATAGCTGGCAAGATGATCGCAGGTGATCTATCTTACCGGTATGTGGATGAGGGTTTCCACTCTGTCGGATCTAATATCGGACTCCTGACAAACTTCCTCTCTGACAAAGAGAAGATTGTAGTCCAATGTCCGATTCTCGCTTTCCAAGCACACAATATGCCCCCTGGTTGGGCAGTTGTGTTTATGCGCCGAAACGTAGATGATATCCACCGCTCGCAAAAGCGCATCAACTGGGAATGGGACGAAGCTGAGAAGAAGCAGTACAAGAAACTGTTCGCCGAAGAAAGACCGGGAGTCAATATTGACTTTAATCGGCGCATCTCAGCTATCAAGTATATCTTCTGGGACAGCTACCAGAAATCTAGAGTGAAGAACAAGTTCGAAATTGCATACGAGTCTCTATCCACTCACCCGATGTGGTTGAGCAAGGATCAGCGAAAAGGATTCGGTGCCAAGCAGACTGAGCTTAAGGGATGATCCATCCTATACCAGCCCGCATCGGGCCGGGGGCTTCTGCTTTTCCGCACACATATATCTTGCCGCTCTTGCTCTCTCGGTCTGCCTCGTCGTAGAACTGCTTCACTCCTTCACAGCCACGCAACCCACTCGTACCGTGGAACGCGAAGACTTGAGTGAGGGGGAGGTAGATTTCTTGGCACTTTTTCATGGATTCGTATGATCTGTCGGCGTCGATAAAGACTAGATCGAATTTGTTTCCCTGTCGAACCATCCACCTTTGGGCGATGTCGTGGTCCAGCTTCGATTTGCAGTAGTGATCTTTCAAGTGCCAAGGTTCAGGCTCTTTTACGTCGATCACATAGGTATTCCACTTCATCATGTTCCGAAGGAAGCGGTAAAGCCCTCCAGAGCCCGTTCCAACTTCTAGTATCTTGTGTTCGCTTCCTGGGGCGAACCCCATGTCATAGAGGCGTAGAATAAATGCTGCGAGTTCTGCCGGGTTCTGTTGAATATCCCATCCTCGACCAGTAGGCCCATAGGATTCATCAACTCCGCAGAACTCGATCTTCTCTTTTAGCGATTGGTACGTATCCATGTTACCCTCGTATTTGATCGCTTTATATACGGAGAACGCTATGAGACTAAAGGACAAGAGAACAATCATTACCGGAGGGAGTGGATTCCTTGGTGTTCATCTGCGACAAGCTCTTATAGATCATGGGGTAACTAGTTTTACCTGTCTCAATAGTAAATCCTATGATCTTCGCCATAGGGAAGAGATCTATAGGATGATGCTTGACCACGAGCCAGAAGTGGTAATCCACATGGCTGCAATTTGTGGTGGCATCGGGGCCAACATGAAGGAACCCGGCAGGTTCTTCTACGAGAACGCTGTCATGAACCTCAATATGATGGAAGTAGCTAGGTTGCGTGGCGTGAAAAAGTACGTCGCCATTGGATCGATTTGTGCATTCCCGAAACACTGTCCGGTCCCGTTCAAGGAAGAGGACATCTGGAACGGGTACCCTGAAGAGACAAATGCGCCCTACGGTATCGCTAAGAAGCTCCAACTAGTCCAGGCGCAAGCATATAGAGAGCAATATGGCTTCAATGCGATCTACCTCTCCCCAGTCAACCTATATGGCCCACACGACAACTTCGACCTACAGACATCACACGTTATTCCTGCTATCATTCGCAAGTGCGTTAGGGCCAAAAGAGGTCTAGATGATAAGGTTGTCCTATGGGGCGATGGTAGGTGCACAAGAGAGTTTCTTTACGCTCCCGACTGCGCACAGGCAATCTTAATGGCTACAGAGAAGTACGACGGAAGTGAACCGATTAACATCGGTACTGGCGGAGAAATTGACATCTACACCTTGGCAATCACCATAGCTGGAGTTGTGGGTTATGAGGGTGAGATCGAATGGGATAAGTCATATCCCAACGGTCAACCAAGGAGATGTCTAGACGTTACTAAAGCGGAGCAGTATTTCGATTTTGTGGCACCCACCGCGCTCATGGACGGACTACAAGAGACCGTCGATTGGTATTTGAGCTTGGTGGATAGCGGCATGGTTGCATTACCACTCTAAAAGTACATAGTCTGAGAACTTGGAGGTCACCATGAGTGACAACGAACTAGACGGAACGTTGCTAGGCGAGCTTGAGGAGATTGTCCTTTCATGCAAGGAAGACTATCTGAAAGCGACAAAAAGCGGGGTAAAGCTCGCGGGTCGAAGAGTAAGAAAGAAGATGATGGAAGTGAAGCGCCTCTACAAGGACATCCGGGACGAGATCAGCGAAAAGACGGGCAAGAAGTAAAAGTAGGCTTCACCTGCCCTCGCTGCGGCAAGGACGATATCCGATCCAAGAGTGGCCTCACACTTCACATGAAGAAGTGTGAGGTCAAGGAACAGGCCGAGGTCGAAGAGACCAAAGACAGTGAATACTGTCTTGTAAATGGCCGTCGCCTTGAGACTCACAAAAAGAACGTGTTCCAGCTTATCTTGGAAGACTTCTTTGAGACGGATACCAATGTATTCCCTGCGGTCAAGGAGTACTTCGTCACGAGCGGTGAGGCGATAGCCAAGATCGAGAGACTTGAAAAGGACGCCTGGAAATTGGCCGGGGATGCTCGCCGATTGAAAGGTCTACTCGTCAAAGCCCGCGCTGAGGCGAAGTATCTTGAAACTGGCTTCGACTTCGAGCGCCGACTATTGCTGAAGAAGAAGAACCCCAGAAAACGTCGTCGCTGAGCATGTATCTTACGAGTAGGCTTTTCACTTAGGTGAGGTACACATGAGCGGCAAATACATCATCATCGAGGGAATCGATGGCAGCGGTAAAACCACTATGTCCGAGAGACTGGAAATGTGGTTGGCTGACCAAGATGTCCCATCGAGGTATACGAGGCATCCAGGCGCGACATCATTCGGCGGTGAGATCAGACGACTCACTAAAGAATACGACCTAGATCCTATCACAGAAGCTCTTCTGTTTGCGGTGGATAACAGTGCGTTTACCCACCAGATCCTCAGACCGAACTTAGCGGACGGTACGTGGATCATCGCAGACCGGAGCAACTTCATTTCGTCTCTAGCCTACCAGATCGCTTCCGGTTGTTCAATCGATGATCTGGATAGGGTGCATGACGCTATTCCTTCTCCACCAAAGGCTGACTTGCTCATCATTCTACGAGCAAACCCAGATGTGGTGAAGTCACGCGTCATGGGTCGTGGGGGTGTGGGCAAGGACCGCTTCGAACAGAAGATGAACGAAGATCGTACGTACTTCAGCAAAGTAGCGAAGGCATACGATATGATGCTTGACGAGCCGAACAAAGAGTTCCAGCACAGACTCTCTAAGTTCGTCAATCTCACTACGACCACACCACATCCAGTCCCTCGTTGCCTTGGGATCGACGCAAACAGATCCGAAGACGAGGTATTCGCTAGTATCGTAGAAACTGTAAAGCCACTACTATCACCTGTGTCTGTATAGTATTTATTGTACTTTCCGTCTTCCTTCGTATCTCAACGTTCCCATGAGAACGGAGGAAGACGTGAGCGAAGTCTATCAACACCAGATTGAGTCGCTGGAAGAAAAGATCTCCATTCTGGAGACAGCGCTCTCTGATCTACAAGCTGTATTCACACCGACTATCAAAGTCAAATTTGTAGATGACGAGGCAAAAAGTCTCGGTCTACCCCATCATCGCAAAGCTGGTGACGCTGGGGTAGATCTCCACGTTATTCTTAGCCCGGAAGATAGAGACAATGGACTCACCATCTTTCCCGGCGAGCGGAAACTCCTAGACACCGGGATGCATATGGAATTCCCACATGGTGTTTTCGCCAGAATTTCCCATCGCTCTTCGACCGAAAGGCGACGTCGCCTGCGAGTGGTCGAAGGAACCATAGACCAAGGGTTTCGCGGCAGGCTATTCACCCAAGTCTCTAATGACAACACGTTCCCAATCGTTGTGGAACATGGTGAACGCCTGGCGCAGATGATCCTGTCTCCCATAGTTCACGGCTATTTCAGTGAAGTAACTGAATTGGCCGATTCGGACCGAGGGGAGGCTGGTTTCGGTAGCACAGGTAGGTAAAGTATGGAGTTCGTGATCGTCTACGCCAAGATCAGTGACGACAAGAAAAAGGGCGTCACATTTAACGGTCCTTGGTTAGGTTCGACCGAGCTTACTAGAGAAGCAGCTGAACGCGCTATTCGGAAGATGATAGGCGAAGCCAAAGGGTACGCCTTGATTGCTAAAGTCTTCGAAGTAAAGAATAGCAACTATGAAGACGCCAAGAGAGTCGCTGATCGATACTTCGAAAGAATTCGTGAAGAGATGTTCGAGGCTAAGGAAATTCTTGAGCGACCTATCGTAAAACGAAAGAAGCGCCGCTCAAAATAGCATTTCCTCTTCTTCCTCTTCTTCCGGCACTTCCTCTCCTGGAACAGCCGGCTCAAGAGGAGCTTCCTCTGGTGGTTCACCTGGGGCGGGTGGGGCGGTCCCCAACTCGGCCTGTGGGGCTTCCATACCTTGTAGAGAAGACAGGTCTTCAGCTGCTCCGGGTTCTAGCCCCATCATTCCAGGCTCTACGCCTTCCTCGCCTTCAAGCTCATCGCCCTCTAGCTCATCTTCTAGCTCGGCGGAGTCAGCTTCCTGATCTTCCTTGGATGGCACGATTAGGTGGATTTCCACCACATCCGCCTTCTCATTGCCGAAACCACGGCACTGGAGACCAAGTTTCTCCTTGATCATCTCCACAAGCTCTGGGAAGATCGACATCATAGAATAGCGGTTGATATGTTCACCGAACTCCCAACCGGCAGACGGCTCGTCTATTCGTAGCCTTTTCTTGATCTCATCTACAGCTTTGTGATCGCTAGCATCGAGGTTGTTGATCTTCAAGACTACATTGGGCTTATCATACTCGATAGGGGAGTCCTCGTCGTGCATAACTCTATCCGGATCAACATTCGGCATAGAGATACCCGGCGATTCCTCCCCACCAAGCTTCCCAAGGAGGTCCTTGATGATAGAGATCGCATCATACACGGCTTCCCGTGAGACTAGACTATCCTTTGGATCGTCTAGTAGCTCCTCTACCTTCTCAACGACGTCTGGATCTTCGGTGATCAGGCTTGCAATGAGGTTGACGTCGTAGTGGCTCACCTTGTTATCCTTCATCCGCCTCTGGCTCTGGATCCTTCTTCGGTGCAGCGAGGGCCTTCACGGGGTTGACGACCTTATCGTGAGCTACCTGGGCCGTCATACCGCCCAAAAGCAACGTCGTGACAAAGGGAACCCACTCAAGACCCGCGAAAGACCCAGAGAGCTTGGCTACCACACCTAGGAGGAGCGGGAGGACCAAGGAAATGAGGGCTTCTTTACCCTTCACATGGTCTGGGAACATCAACTTGAGGCCGCTTACCGCTGCCGTAGTGGCTGCTGCCAGGCCAGCAAAGGTGGTTAGATCGAAATCGAACATCTGACGCCTCCGGAATTCTGTTTACGTATTTTTGCAACTTGCTATGGCTTCGATAATTCTCCGGGAAGCTTCTTGCAACGCTCTGGTAGTATTATCTTCTTCGAAATTAGGTACTCTTATACCTATCATTTTATGATCGAATTGTGCAGCTTTACCTTTATTGACTATCATCCAATCTAGATCGTCTACTAGTATCACTATATCAACATCTTGGGTCGCATGTCGCCATTCCGTTAGGTTCATGGTGACTTGTTTGATGAATTTGTCGAGGCACCAATTTTTAAACCCCCATTGGTCCAGGTGCTGGAGACCAATGGGGGTTATCATTCCCCACGAGTAGATTCCGATAAATGAAATATCTTCGGAATTGAGGACGGAAAGGAATTCACGCAACCAAGCACGAGGCTTATATCGTACTTGAAGTTGACCTTTCTCGTCGATCTCAGATATTGTCTGAGCTAACGTTTCTTCCCAGTCTAACGCTATCGCGATCCGCATCTTCCGGATCCTTTGCAACGCCCTCTTCGTACTCGATTGCCTGGTCGATATCCAGGTTGAACGGAGTTGCCCTCAACTCCGACAATCGCGCCTTTCTCTGGTCAATCAGCAATTTGTCTGTCAGATCTACTGATATTTTTAAGTAAGAGGAATCATCCCTAGTATGCTGCAGCAGAGCATACGCAGAAAGTAGTCGGTGTTGCACTTCAGCGGGTATCGGCTGGTCCTTTTGGTTAAGGAATATGTGATAGATAGCCGACATAGCTTCAAGCGTGAGATCTTTTTGGTTCATTTATCCCGTCACTTCCACTAGTTCCATCTCAACCTCGTCGCAAACTCCGCAATCCACGTGGAAGGCGAACGGGTCCTGTGGGAACTCGTCCCCACAAACGAAGTTGGTCTGAAATTCGTCGATTCGTTGTTCACACCCTTCCGCCAGTATTATGTAGCCGTCATCGGTGTGTTCGATGATCTGCCTACACGTTGTAACAATGCCTCTTCTAAACACTCGTCTCCCTTCAACCCTGCCGCTGGGTGGTTCTCCCCAAACTCTAGGGTCTAGTGTGGTGACGGTTATGTCGATTCTCGATCCTGATGTTTCGAACATTCCTATGTAGATGATTCCGTAATCGTCTACAAGCTTGAACTGTCCCTGTTCTGGATACTTTTCTTCGAATTCTAGATCAATAGCTGTCTCATCGAAGCATAGCATGTTAGGTATTGTTCCGTCAACTTTCGTTGAACATGTGCCGAACTTCTCCGTCAACACCATGAACAGGTCTGTAGTGACCCGATCGCAATTGAAGTCCAGGCTGCTATCTGGGAGCCTGAACAGCTCGACGGAACACCTGTCGATGGTTGCTTCTTCTTCGCTTGGGTTCGTCGGGTCGCAGCCAAATGTCTCGCAGCCGCAATCAAGACGGTAGGGGGCGTAAAGATGTGCCCGTGGGTCGTCTTTCGCCACCAGGATGCCAGAGCCGCACTTGAAGAGAAGATCGACACCTTCGGTGCCTTCACCACCGCCTTGAGGCACACCAAGCAGCAAAGTGACATCCACATCTTCGCTCGTGCCCCGGGGATAATCAAAATCTGCAAGATCCGCCTCATAGCGCCCGGTTTCGGCCGGGTAGCCGTTGGCGAAATCGACGCCAGCGGGCTCGCTCCCGCTTTCGTCTATCGCGTCTGGCGGGCAGGCGCAGTTTTCGTTGGCCGATTCGAAGATGGGCGGCACACCACTGCCAAGACAGATAGCGTCCACATCAGTAAACACGGTCTGTTCGAACACCACTGGATCCGTGCTGACAGCACGAGGCTCTGCAGTGGAGTAGATCGCATGGGTTACCAAGAAATCTCTGTGTGCGTGCACGCTTAGGCTGGAGATGTCTGGCACCAAGCCGTTCCCGCAATACTCAAGTGGGATGTCTTCGAAAGTGAGGAACTCGTCCCCGTCCGTCCCTTCCACGATCAAGGGGTTCAGATCCTCAATCGTGGGCTTATCTGTTCCTATAGCTTCGGGGCATTTGTGGAAAATGTCATCCCACGGCCTATAAGAGTAGATCGATACAAAATCGTTCTCCAGCTTGTTCATGGAGACGAATCTGTGCCCTGGGAAGAAAAGGTTGTCCTTTTGAATATCGAGGGAAGGACGCCTGATCGCAAAGAACTCGTTGCTATCAACGAGGTCGTTCCTGAATTGATCTCTGTCAGTGTAGTGAAGGGTGGCTCCCTGGTAGCTCTTCACTCTTGCGAAGAGAGTATGAAGGAACGACACCCCAATGCTAGAGCGATCGCAACGATCATCTGCGAAGGTGCCGACCTGCTCTGGCACGATGGGGGTGGTATAGTACGCACCATGCCCCATGCCAAGATTGCAAGGCTTACATCTCAACAGTTCGGTTGCAATCAGGCAGCGATCGATCTCTACCGGAGTTTGAACACGACCTTTATAGCAATAATCGTCAGAGTTCCCTTGTGTAGAGCAGAGCTTAGACCTATCATCTGCGATATGGTCGAAGTCTTTCTCCCCATTGCTTATAACTCGGTCTTGGCCAGCCGGGGTGAACTCGCAGGGAGAGGCGTCCGGTCTCGGAATCGCCACATTGGAGAGAGCTTCTAGTTCCGCTCGCTGTTCTTCGGGTACCACATGGGTACCATCTAGATCTTTCCAAGTCTGGTGTTCGTTCTCCAGCCCAGCGATGATCTTGGCACGGAGGTCTAGTGTCTCCTGGCTGAACCCTCTATCATCGTCGCATTCTGTTGGGTCTAGTGGGATGATAGCGGGAGGCGTCTGTAGTTCCCCAGCATCGGTACCCGGAGCCTGCTTATTCAGACCACCCAAGCAGAAGTCTTGGACGTTGTAGACTTCGCAGCAATCTATTAGTATAATGATCTTGCGTAGGAGAGAGTGGAACGCCTTCAATCTCAGTACGAAATCCAACAGGAATTCGTACAACTGGCTAGTTGGCTCTTCTCCCTGGACCGACAGGATCTGGATGTCGAAACGGTTAGATTGCAGGTTTTGTAGTTCAGGGGGAACGACGAGCTTGTCGTAGAGATAGGTGGCGAATATGAAGAGCTTCTGTCGCGATCGGTCGAAGTCGATGTAGTGGTCGAACGTGACCGTTATTACGTTGTTATCACTGCCGTACCTGAGACCGACTTTGTTTAGTGGCGCATCGTTTACTTGTCTGTCGTCGGTGCCTTGGCCCGATTCAAGATCGATTAAGACCTTGGAGAACCCGAGGATTGGCGGGCTGATGGAAGCGAGCGCGGGGGATAAGAGATATCCGTCGAGGTCGAGAGCACAAACGCCCTCAACAGATTCTGGCATATCATCAACGCTGTCTGATATTGCCTGTAGCTCAGCTTCGGCCGCCGAACCGATGTCAACCAGATAGGCGTCAACAGTTACATCCGAAGTTGGCCTGAAGAGAAGCGGAACAACAATTTGTCCGAAGCCATCTTCTGAGAAATCGGAGACTAGCGGCTCTGTGCGGCACGTCTCTTCTTCGGTGATTTGGTCTTCGTTGGGCGCTTGGAACCCTGAGCCGTCTTCGTTATACCAGAGGTTCCTGATAGCAACCATGAACCCGAAGATTTCGAACAGCTCGACCAATACCCTGCGCGAGCCCTTGAGCTGCTGCAACCGACGAGCATTTTTCAGTACGTTACGCCGGATTTCATCTGTGGACCCTGGGAAGTATGGCAACTCCCAGCCAACAAGATATGCAAGATAGGGAATAAGCTGCTGCGGGATGCGGTTGACGAAGTTGACACCTTCTAGGAGGTTCTGTTCGTCGTGGATGTCCTGCAGGAGATCGGCAAAGGGTCGTAGAAACTTGACATATGGGTCATCGTCAAGTGCAACCTGTCCGTCGAAGTAGATGGACGGAGTGTTAGAAAAAAGAGCCTGGTGGACCTCACCAGGGTGAGCATGAATCAGATCGTATCTAGCTAGAGCTTCACGAGTCGCGTCGATGCATAGGAGTTCTTGATCTGCGGTGACCAGACGTGGGTTGTACGATGCTTGCCATACGAACTTGTAACGTCCAAACGGCTTCAGATCGGCTGTGTCGATAGCGAATATTGATAGGTCATAATAGTCGGCGTCTGGATGGTATACAATCCGATCTCTAGCTCCAGGCCCGTCTAGCATCCCTCGTTCAAGAGTGTACTCGAAGAAGTCCCCGTCTACCGCGTCGAAGAAATCCTTCTCCTCTCCGGTTTCCTGGTCGAAGAATATCTGCCCTTCAAGTGGGATAGCTGTCCTGCTCAGTTCTAGATCAGAAACGGTGACGACAAAGCGCTCAAGGTCCGGTACGAAGATGCCCTTATTCTGGAAACCAGCAACTGGCACCAACCCTGGCGCATCTTCAATGAAGTATCGGAGATCGAACACACCGGAGTTTGCTACCGGAGCGTCGTTTATCCTAACCCATGGAACTACTAGGACGATAGGGAGATTAACTGGTTGCAAGCCTGTCCTATTATTTTGAATAGGCCATCTTACAAATTCTGGTTGGAATCGATCGGTTATTTCAGCCATAGCATCTTTATGTATCTGAGTCGCATGAAGCCATCACAACGTGCACGTGAGATTTTACGAGCGGAAGCACAAGCTATCCTTAATGTACCTTTGTCGGATGAGTTCGACAAAGTGGTTAACTTGATAGCTCGCATGGGCCATAGAAAAGTACTTCTCACAGGCATGGGTAAAGCCGGGAATATCGCAAGGAAGGTCACTGGAACTCTCTGTTCCACCGGAACCCCAGCCTGCTTCCTTCACCCTGGAGAAGCGGCTCACGGCGATCTCGGGCTTGTCTCTCCAGGCGACCTGCTGCTGGCCTTCTCGACCAGCGGGAAAACTCGCGAAGTACTGGAGACGATCCAGCTCGCCCGCCGTCTGGGTGCTTCAACGGTGGTCGCCGTCACTTCACATCCAGACGCGCCTATCCGAAACCTAGCCGACTATGTTCTAGAGCTAGGAGAGATAGAGGAGCCGTGCTATCTTGGTCTAACGCCCACGGCAAGTACGACAGCTATGCTTGCGCTCGGAGACGCCCTCGCCCTTTGCATAATGGGCAAGAATAATATCAGCAAAGAGGACTATGGGCTTCGTCACCATGGTGGTTACCTAGGCGAAATAGCCAGAGAGTGACAAACATAGAGTATGCCTACTCTATCGTCCCCTCAACGCCGAGTCCTGAGCGAAAGCAAACTCCAGGACTTCATGAAGCGCAATCTTGAGAAGATGCGCGGCAAAGAAGAGTCCTTCCTGCGGAAGATTCACGCCAACGTTGGCACCGAGGGCCTACTAGATATGGCCGTCGAGGTGCTAAGCGGGACAAGCCCAGAAAGAAGCAAGATAGCTAAAGAAACGCTTCTTTGGCTCGGGGTCCCTGCGGCAGGCGGAGTTGCAGCGCACGCGATGGGTCTACCTATCGCGATGGGCCTGCTTTTCAAGAGCGCAGTATGGATTACTATTATCCAGCTCTTGCGCGCGTTCAAGAAGGGAACGCTATCGAAGAGAATAGAAAAAGAAGAGTCTAAACCCTCTTCTTCATGAAGCTCTTCACTGCTTTTTCTATCTTATAGATGAACAAAGTATCCGTCTTGGCTTTACTAGATGTTGGTCTAGGGGTCTGAGGGTCGAAAATCTTGCACGACATTCGACCGCTCCTTGTGCGCCTGAACGTGTTCATCCCGATGTAGTACACATCATCAAGATAGATTGCAATTATCTTAGGCGTGGAAGTCTGGCTTGTACCTCTGCCAAGCCCGAACTTCTTCTTGCATTGTGGGTATTCACGCTTCCACCGCTCACGCCCCACGGCTCGTGTTTTATCCAGCTCCCACGTGTGGCGTCTTTGACCAATAGCGATGCCCACCATCATCTGTGGGTCTCTCAGGTCCATGCTCCAATCGTAGACGATGCGCCTTCGCAATCTCTTGTCTTGAGAGGAGATGGACAGGATGGGCATGAAGCGTAGGAGATAATCGTCGTGTTTCTCGAACTTTATAGGGTCCACCCAATTAATCTTCCAGTTGATGTCAACCCTCCTATGGGACTGCGTGACGAAAAGCGGCTCTAGTCCGCTTGTAGTGTCAAGAGTCCTGTATACTGGAGGGCCAGATGGCTTGGTGGTCTTCATTGTAGGATCCGGAGTTTGACGTACCCCGGCACAGCCCCGAAGGCGCAACGCTCCTGAGATTTATTTTTATCACGGCTAGGCTACTAGGAGTCGCTCCTAACCAAGAGCTAAGCTAAAGATCAGATACGCGGGCCGGGGACATTTCCTCGCGTAGTTAGAATATCCAACAGGAGACCACCATGCACTGTATGAAATGCGCCAAGCACATCAAGACCTGCCACCTATGCGGCTGGTGTTATGATTGTCACACTGAGCTGAAGCATCTTTATCAGCCTTCGATCGTTCTAGATCCCAACGTGTGCTACACAGCTTCACCTGTGGAAATGCCCATTGATTTTGGGAGTTTCACCACTGGTGGGACGGGCTTTCTTCCAGGTCTTGGTGACGCCCTGATCTAATATTTCGGGGCTAACCCGTGCTTTTCAATTAGGGCGGCTTCCTGCGGCCAGAGAGTTTTGTGTCTCTCTGGGTTAATGGTGTGGAACATCACATGTTCCGCCATGAACTCCCAGACGTTCCTGGTAGAGTAAGCAGATGGGAAGCCTTCATAATGTGCTTTTTCGTCCCATTTGTCGTGCTGGACATCTTCCAGGCCCGCTTCGTCTAGCCGATCAGAAATAACCTCGCACCACTCATATAGCTGTTCGCTGGTGATGTTTTCAGAATTAGCGTGAGCTACCTCGTGCCAAAGCACCTGCTTCATCCCGTCCATGTCCATATGCAGAACGTAGATCACATTGCTTTTGTATAGGCCGAGGATTCCTGGTTTCAACCTATCTGAGATCACTAACTTATCGATGTGCTTCCATGCGTTGGGGAACCGATCTAGTTGCATCGCCAACTGTTTCTTATCGTTGGAAGAGAGTACAACATCCCCTTCTGACTCGATAGGAATGGTATTCTGGACAACGACATAATCCCATTGGCCTTCCAGTGGAATTCTGCCATATTCCACAGAAGCACATGAAACAGTTGAAATGCAAAGGATCAGTAACAGTGCGCCCCAATTTCTCATAATATATTTTTGAGGGATATACACTATGAGATTTAGTAGTAAATAGGAAAACCTACTTTGGAGGTGCGCTATGGGTACAGGATGGTATACCGGACGGTTTCAACCGCTACACGCAGGTCACATCAAGTGCATCAGGTATATCCTAGAAAAGGAAGACCGATGCATCGTGATTCTACGGGACACTGATCAGAGCGAGCGAAACCCTTTCGGAGTGGACGAACGCAGAACCATGCTAGAGAAGGAGTTCTACCAAGAACTCCAGGATGGTAGAGTGATCGTCATCGACTCTCCAGACCCAGACTGCGACCTGACGGTCTACATCGGACGCCAGGTAGGATACGACCTCATCCAGCTGGATGCGGCTACTGAGGCCATCTCAGCTACAAATATCAGAAAGAAGCTATACGGAGAAGAAGATGGCAGTTGAAATCCGCAGGGCCGTGCTGGACCTAGTTAATGTCGATGCTACCGGTGGTGTGATCGACAAGAATAGTCCCGATACCAAGATCAGGACCATGTTGAACTTCACTACTGAGTTCCGCGTGTTTGGAACGGGAGGCTCAGCGTCCTCCCCGAACGCAACGGGCGTCAGCGTAGACGATTATCTGGTGGCGGAGGCTGCGGAGGATTTCCAGCTCGCCCATATGGACCAGAGCCAGATCGTCACCCAAAAGATCACATAATCTCTGCTAACCAGCTTCGCACCTCCCTCTCTTTTTCTTCGGAGAGAGGGAGGATCTGCAGAGCGTCAGGCCATTTCCGGTCCATTTTCTTCCGGACATCGATTAGCAATACTATTCTTTCTGTTTCAACATCATACCGATAAGAGAAAGCATTCGGGTTGCTTTCAAAATCGGGGTCCACTTCCGGATGCTCTTGAAGTGGACAGATATAGATCTCTTTTACTTCGGTATTAGGATCTTCTATTTCTTCGATTTCGCCATAGTATCCATTGGCCATGATGCCATGAAATTCTACTATGACCTTAGGGCTGGAGCAACGTATTCCCGACCTAGAAATTGGAATACCTCCTCTTCTTCCCGAAATCGGTGAGCTTCGCCTTCCCGGAAGAGACCGTATTCGTTTAGACACCAACCGTCCTGTTTGATAGACGCACGCAGTGTCTTGTTGAAGTCTTTGCTCCCGGTCATGTGGAGTAAGGCCGTCCCCCACTGCGAGCGATCGATTATGTTTAATTCTACGCACGCGCCGTCCGTTACAATAGCACACTTGCGCTTCCCTTTTTCAACAATCGGCCCAAGGCTGCAGAAAGTGTCGATCGCTTCGGGGCTCTCAATGAGGATGTCTATATCCCCAACTGTTTTGGATTCCCGGCGCAAGGAGCCGGCGCACTTCATTTCGAAAGGTAATTGATCGGCTACTTTGGTAAATATACTGTATGCATCATCCCAGCAGATTCGCTCGGTTGAAATCTGCAGTCTTGCGGATAGAGTGGGGTTATTTATCTTTCCGACTTGGATTAGCTGTAGTAGACCTGTTCTTGTTGTTACTCGGTGCTTACGGTATAGCTTCTTTGCTGTCTTTATACCTATACCCTTAACACTCATGAGATCCCGCAGATCGCCATGCCTCTTAATCTGCTGGTTTAGTTCTCTCAGCTCGCCAGTCTCTAGGATCTCTATAATCTTAGCTGAGATCTTCTTCCCAACACCCGGGATATCGGCAAGCGCGACGTCGTCGAGCGGCCGTCGAAGATCCTCAATGTTCTCTGCAGCCTTCCTATAGGTGCACTGCAGGTATTTGAGGTTTTTGAACTTACTCATTGACAGAGTAAGATACTCCGTATGGGTACGGAGGATAGACACCACAAGCGCGTTACTCGGATCCACGTCCTTTTAGATACGGACGGACCGAACGCATGACAGTAAGTGATACAGGACAAAGATAAGTTATGCCAGACGACATCGACCAGATTGCCCACTTGATGGAAGACGACATTGACAAGATCCTGTCAGAAGATGAGGATCAAGCTCAGGATGTCCCGGTAGTCCACCAGCCAGCTGCGGCTGATGCTCCGCTCTTCCACCCCCTCCTTGAAGCTCTTCGGGGCGTAATGGAGAAAGGGGCGACACTCGGCGCTGAGATTACCGAGTATATGCAAATCGATGATCCACTATTTCTCCAGACTCTCGCGAAACAGGTCTTTGAGAGTGAGATTAGAGAAGATATCGAAGAGCTAAATGAGACTCTCAGTAGCATTGAGTCTCGCTGGAACAACATTGTACACACTATTCACGAGTATGCTGAAGTTACTCGACCCGAATAGGTTCTTCCAGTACAAGTAGCTCATCGTCCCCGTCGTCCAACCGAGACTGGATAGTCTCGGAGATCCCCCGTCTAATATGGCGAAAATGGCTCTTAATTTGAGTGGAGAATATTTCCATTTCCACTGGCTGTTCCAGCAGGTAGTGTAGAGATATTCTATTGCGGGGAAGGAAGGAAACCTGGAAGTGCATCATATCCAGCAGGTTTCTGATCAACTTGGCGATGAAGCACTTTAGCTCTTCGTCGTACACCTTTGTGCGACAATTACGAAGAACTTCGGGTGCTGCAGTAGCTGTGACGAATCGTCCGTTTAGGATGTCGTCCGAGAAGTTCTCAAGTTCCCACTCCATCAACTTGGAGTGGTCCTGAGCGATATAATCTACGAAAAAGAAAGGATAGGGCTCAATCCTGATTGATCGGACGCTCCACAGTTCCTTTCTCTTCATACATTATATTTTATTCTTCCTCGCAGCGCTCGATCCAAGTAGAGCACTTGTAATGGTATGACCATCCTCCCATCCCACCATGCATCCGTTCAAATTCCACGGTGACCACGATAGAGTCCGTGGAGCGGACGAAATCCACGGTGTCGGAGTGGCCATACTCGTCAATACGGAAGAGGGCCAGAGCTGTCTGTCTCGCTCTTTCGTACGCCTGCTCGGTTACGCGGGTCGGATCCGAAATGGAGATGGGGAACGTTTCGACGTCGGTGACTTTCTTGCTCATACGAGATTACACCTTATGCACGCTTCCATGAGCATCTTATCTGCCTCAGTATACTTCCGCAAGCGCATATTCGTTCCGCGATAGTACGCACGGCCACTGCGCTCTTTCGGAGCTTTGTGATCTACGATCCGGTTGTAGGTCAGATCACCGTCCCAGATCATATAGGCAGACTTTCGAGAAATGTTCCTTCCGTTACCGGAAAGGACCGCCCCTCTGGTGAAATAGACCTGGAAAAGGAAGAATGGATCATAATCTGGTTTACATATATCATCCTGAGTTGCGGGATAATAGATAAGTCTACCTTTCACACCTCTTTCCTGTATCGCTAGACCCATCCAGTGGAGTTCATGGAAAGAGATGGGCCACGACCATGTCTTGTCAGACCGGTGGTGGCCCCACTTTTTAGTTGGTACAGGTTCCATGGGTACAAAGTCGCTTGGTCTTTTTCTTGTCATTACATGGCAGGATCACCATGTCCGTCCGATAGTGAGATGATACTTGGTCTTTGGTGTCTCATCGAGACCAAGCTCTATTCTTATCTCAGCAAGTCGGTCAGAGAAACAGTCAACGAAATAGTAGCTATCAGGTCGGTCCCAGCCGGTCGTATCCCCGGCCTGGCGGATCAAATACTTGTATTCGAAGGTTATGATCTCGCCGTCGTGCTTCTTCCACGCTTCAAGATTAGGCGGTTCGATCCCGCGCACAACCGAGAGGTGGGCGCCCCACGAGGGTTTGTGGAGCTTTACTTCTTGGTGGATCAAGATTTGGTGGCGGAAATAACGGCAGAGATCCTCACAGGTCTCCAGCACAAGCCACCATGGATTATTGGATTTTAGGCCCGGTCGTTCCGGGTTATAGACGAGTTTTCCGCTGCACCGTAACATGTCATAGTACTTTGTTTAGTAGATCCCTGTAAATAGCGTCGTCTTCGATGTGACTGTACTTCAGATCTTTCCCAAGTTCATCCGATTCAGTCCGTCCAACTAGGACAAAAAAGTCGGACTCGACGTAATAAATGACACACTCATCGTCCCCCGACTCTTCGGGAACCGGGGTGACGAACATGATAAACTCGATGATCACTCCAGGCTGAGCCCTCTCTTCTGGCATCAGCCACCTATCCTCCTCATCGATGTTCCCAAACCAGGCCATAGCCTGCAGTTTGGTCATTTTATACCTTTAGAGAAGGAGAGGAGGAGCATCTTGGGAGCTAGGTCGGTAAGTACTGTGCAAGATCTCAGAGTCCACTTATCCTTGCCTAGATCTCTCAAGAGCGTCTCGTATGGTTCCAGCCCTCTCCACTCATGGAGTACTGCTTTATAATCGATTGCTCTAGACATCTTATCCCTTTAGGTATTCTAATGCTCGCCTGTAGTTTCCTTCTGTCATACAGACGACTGGGTCGATTTCTACGAAATTGTCCATTTTGTAAAGAGGTAGGTCATCTAGAATAGTATACTTCACGTCTGGATGAAGCTCTAGCCATTCGCAGATATCGGCCTCCCTACGTGCGTTGGGAGATAGTTCATATGAAGTCCATTCTTCATGTAGAAGAATCTCTAGATCTATCCCGTTTTTCTGGAACAGATCAATTACTACATCTTTCCCGCAACCGACCCATGTACTAGAGACGACAACCTTAGCTCCCGATTCCTCGATCAGGCAAAGAAGAGCCGACTTTGCTTCTGGGACGAAGATCTGGCTGCTTGGATCAGCAGCAGAAATGAGTACTCCGTCGATGTCGAGGAATATTACTTTGTCCATCAGATTCCAAAGGTCCAAACCATAGCAGTGGCCCAAGCAAGAGTGCCAGCCACTATGAAAATGGCGATGATCAATAGCCCGTAAGCGAACAACAACCCCAAGCAGGAGTGCAGGGTCATAGCGAGCGCGAACAACATGCCACGCCATCCATCGTTCTCAATGGACTTGAGCGACATTTGAAGTAAGCCGAATTCATCGTCTGGGCCTTCTCCCAAAAGCACAGTGCGCCAAGCATCTATCGCTTTTGGGAGAAGTATGATGTAGCTCACGGCAACCATGAAGACTGCCCAGTCAGCCCAGGTGGTCACTACAGGTTACCTTCCACGTGGTACCTGCACAATGATCTAGGACCAGTAGTGGCTTTGTGGATGGTCTCTTCGCAAGAGAGGCACTCCACCTTATATCGTCTCCTCCCTGTATCGCAACCGATCAGAGAAGTGGGGGTCACCTTGAGTTGATGGCCCTCGATGAGGAACTCTACCATCTCAGGCGGGCCGGCATCGGAATAAATGCCAGTCACATCCGGCCATGGGAAATCGTATGTGGGTTCCGTCATCTCTTTGACTTTTCTGACCCAAGCTTCGCAGACCGGATGAAACGACTCATCTGGCATGGATACCTGGTCAAGAAGCCCGTCCACCATCTTCGCACCCTCTTTCAGAAGTTGAAGAGCTTCATCTAACTCGCTTTGCGGCATTATCCGTCTACCTTCTCGATTGATGCGCCCATCGAGCCCTTGCTCCACGCGAGACGCCGGTCAGCGCCCCAGGCATGGATCTGGTCCCGCTTCAGTTCGCAGGTTTCTAGCTGTCCACTGTATACCACGGCTTTCCCGTCGTTGTCCAGAGTCTCCGCCATGCCGTATGCCTTGTCCTCGGTGTGGCCGAAGAGAACGCGCAGCATGTTGATTACGTAGTAGTATGAGTGGTCCTGGTCATCGTATAGTACGATAATCCATGGTTTTTGTGTCAGAGTGTCAGTATCAGTGCCGACGTCTTCCACTGTATCAGTCATCGTTGCCATCGTCATTAGTCACCTCTATATAAGGGCTATCGTGTTGCGTGGAGAAGAAGTAGCAAGTTCCAATTAGGATCTTCATAAGGAAACGGTCGAATTGATCCAAAATCCCAAGCGCCCGGTGGTGCATTTCATTCACTTCCAGTGTGTCTAGCACATCGGTGATAAACCTACCCCACCAATCTGGAGTTCTTGTGATGTTTAGCACACCGGGCAATCCTGCTACCCAACTATTGATTATTGCTTCTTTATCTTTATCGGTCCTGATCTTTTTCATGAACTGGACGCAGTAAGCAACCACGTTCGGTGGCGCATTTTGCGACGCTTTATCATATACATCTGGATCAAGATGAGTTGTCAGCTCGGCCTTCTCTAGATCGAGGAGTCCGAGATATCTTCTTACGTCTCGTTCAGTGATCTCATCTACAAATCCGCCAGGACACAGAGTGAGAACAGTGTTCTCCTTGTCCTCGATTTCGAACTTGCTGAAGAGCCATTCTGTGGAGACGTCAAAGGGGCAGAGGATCATTGGAATTTCCAAGATCCTCCTTGCCCCTGATAAGCCTATAGTCTGTACATAGTCGTCCCTAGTGAGCACTACCGAATGGTACTTCTGCTCATTATACTCGTAGGACGTCTCGAAGACTGGGGTTACATCGGTGATCTGCTCTAGGAACAGTTCGTTCATGCGAGCAAATTCTTGTTGAAGCTCTTCGGTGGTCTTAGCTTCTACCGAGTTCTCTTGTTTGCCATCCATCTCTTGATCTACTCGACACGTATCTCTTATTCGGGGTAACAACCTGACGCATCAGCACTTTCGCACGAGAAGCGTAAGGCAGGGCCTCCACGAGGTTACAGTTTAATTTACCCTTGTAAGTGCGCATCGCACGCCCAGCCATCTGGGTCAGCATGCTCTTGCTCCGGGTGTTCCGGGCCACGACCACGCTCTTCGTGCACGGGAGGTCGGTTCCTTCCGTCAGAATCAGGCACGAGAACAGCACGTCCACCTTCCCGTCTTCGAAATCCTGGAGCTGTCGCTCCCGGTTCGATTTGCCGGTGACAATGGTGGTTCTCATCTGAAGCTTCTCAGAGAATTCTGCTCCTGCAGCCTTGGTCGGCACGAACACAATGGTCGGACCGAGCATGCTCTTGTGAGCATTCATCCAAGACGGTAGCACTTCAAGGATATCACCCTTACACCGGACAGAATATACCCATGGTGGTGCCAGGTATCCTTCTGCAACGAGCTGGTCGATGGAGATCCCAACGACCTGCGCATCAAAGTAGAGGGTTGCGTTGTCTTCGCGTTTGGGCGTAGCGGTCAGACCCAAGAACCGGTCGAAGCGAAGCCTATCCTGTAGATCCCGGATGGTGCTGCAAGACTCGTGGTGAGCCTCATCTAGCACCACCAGGTCGAATTTGCCCCAGGTCGGGTCCGGTCGCTTGAAGACAGAATGGAATACTACGTCATTCCGGCCAAGTTTCTGGAATGACTCATTGGCCTGTTGGAGGAGTCGTCTACGGTGGGCTAGCCACAGTACCTTGCGGTAGGGCCTGCAAAGCCCTGCCGCAGCAGTGTAAGTCTTACCTCCACCGCACGGCAGGACCGCAAGCACCCGCGCAGCACCAGATTGGAAGATTTCGTAGACGGCATCCGTCATATCTTCCTGGTACCAGCGGAGTGATGTGAACATTTAGTCCTCTTCAGCTAGATCCTCATACACCTCATCGAGGATTTCGGCGAACTGGTATAGTTCGTGATGGATCGCTTTGCGCGGACTCACGTCGCTCCAGCGCTCCAACGCCCAGAAGAAGGGGCGCAGCAGGATCGGCGTGCGGCAGATCCAGTCTGCGTACTTCCGCAGTGCGTTGGCGGTCAGGCTCACGTCGAGGATCTCCTCAGCGGTGTCCTCACCATAGAACTGGACCAATCCGTCGATCAGATTGATTACCGAGATCTCGGCAAGCTGCTGCTTGCCTACGATACCATCCGTCATGAGCTTGACAGCCGCAGGCGCGACCACATTACTCATCAATTCTGCAAGGGCCAGGTTCTCATCCTGGTCCAGAAAAGGTGCCGGCTTGCTGCTCTGGTGATGCTTGAACAGCGTGGTTGCGCTGTGTTGGAACAGCGTGGTGGCAACCGGACGTCGAATCAGGGCGTCTGCCAAGTTCTTTGGTGTGATTCTCATGTAAGTTCCATTACGTGGTGCATACTGTCGGGACCAGTCCCGACCACAGTCACCGGGATTCCGGCGTCATCTTCCACCTTCTTGATGAAATCAGTCACCTTGGTCGATAACCTGCCGGGATCGTTGGTGCCATAGCAATCCCAATCGAGGTAGTTTGCGAAGTTGAGCGCGATCTTAGTCGCTCCCGTCACCATCACGGCGTATTGGAGCTGCGTGGCGGAGTAGGAGAACACGCGTCGCAGACGTTTGGTCACCGTGGTGAGTTCGCCCTTCGCGACGAGCGGCGGCGCTCCTGCTTCCCGCGTCACCTGTTCCCAGGTGATCTCATTCTGGTGAGGGTAGCAATCACCGGAGTATCCGACCGTCTTCCCGTCTTCCATTACGTTACCCACGCGGATGGGGAAGGGACGGATTACCATGTAGATGTCGCCAGCCCACTGGTGCGGTACACCCATGTCGGCCATCATCTGCATCGGAGTGCACTCTCGCGAGGTGCACTGTGGGTAGTGTGACCCGTGGTTGACTCCGAGGCTGAATCCCTGGCTCCCTTCATGCAACCAGGTGTACTCATTTTTCATCATGAGTATAACCTGTTCACTGAAGAGTGGGTAGACATCACCCTGAGCATCTTGATTGGTCACTACACCCCAATCCAACATGTCACGGGCAAGCTTTACTTCAGCACCACGCATCAGCTTCTCAGCCTGTACCGCACCAGATCCCTGCATCGTACTAGCGATGTGCTTGGTATCGGTGCGCTCCATCTTCGCGTGATCTTCGGTGACGATCATCGCTCTCGGATGGATGTGTACTTTCTTACTTGTGGGGAGTTCGTCCGAGATGTAGTCACACTCTCGGAGTTCCTGCATTAGGCGTTCCACGGTGAACCCGGCACCAGCGCCGATGTAACACCTCATATCGTAGCCTAGCTTGTTGAGAATACAGCTGGCAGGAATCACCTTAGAAATGAACTTATATTCTTTGCCATTGACGTTACAGATGGCGGTGTGCCCTGCATTTGGTAGATTGGTCGTAGAAGCACACTTTACTCCATACTTCCATGCCAAGAATGTGGCGATGTTCCCTTTGCCAGTGCTACCCCACTGACCGTCAATTACTAGATTGAATTTACCTGCTTGCATGAACGGCTCCTTGTGTAGGTCCGTTTCAAATACTGCTGTCATAGTGGACCGGGCAGGATTTGCACCTTGCGTCTCTGTCTCCAGCGCTTTCCTTCTCGATAACCATAGGTGGGTTATAAGTTCCCCATCGTTCCAGGGGCTCCCACCCTTAGGGTCGCTAAGCTACCGGCCCAAATATAGTGATGGCCCGATGGGAGTAATCCGCACCGGGCCATCACTTGGAAGACTGTTAGATCTTGCGAACGTTCTCTGCGGCTGGACCCTTCGGTCCTTCAACCACGTCGAACTCGACTTGATCTTCTTCGTTCAGGGACTTGAAGCCTTCCATTTGGATGGCTTTGTGGTGGACGAACAGGTCCTTACCACCGTCATCGGGCTTGATGAAACCATAGCCCTTCTCATCGTTAAACCACTTCACTGTTCCACGCACTTCTGTCTACTCCTAAAGCACCGGCTGCCGGGATGGCAGCCGGTATTGTACGAACAACGACTAGTTGTCGTTGTTCTCCTTGATGTAGGACGCGAGGTCCTTGTTTTTGTGGGTCAGCTCGTACCCCTTCTTCTCCAGCTGCTTCCGCTTGCGCGTCAGCGACTTGAAGTCCTTGATGGGGTAGGACGTCCCCTCGGCGCCCTTCTTGCCGAGCGAGCCATTGTAGGTGTTGAAGGTCAGGAAGGACTGACCATCCGCCAGGATGACGCACACGGCCTTGGCGATGAAGTCGGCGTGGTCGAAGTCGTTCTCCTTCTGCCACACTTCACCCTGCTTCTGCAGTTCCTTGAAGTTGACCTTTGCCGGCTCGACGTCCTTCTTGGGAGTCTTCTTCTTCTTCGGGGTTGCGGTCGCTTTTCCAGACATTTTCTCGTTCTTTCGTAGGGTTTCTTGGAATGCGGGATTGGGAATTTCGTTGCCGTCCACGACGGAAGCGATGACACGGGAGATGTGCACTCGGTGCGCCTTACCAGATTCAGATCCGGTAAGCTCCACTACCGATTTGCTTAGCGCCTCGATAGTGTAGTTCTCTTCGTCACGCTTGCCATCGCTATCGGAAACGACGATCTCACTCCCAACGTCAAGCTCAAACTTGATTTTAGTGGCCATCGCTCTCTCCTAGTATAGCTTGCTCTGGTTTTTTCTGTCGAATTTTTTCCACTTTATCCGTGGTGCTACATCTTCCAGATCGCCTGTCCGCGTTAGGATCTTCCCCGCTGCTTCAGCTATGACCACTTTATTATGCTCATTTCTGCTAAAGTGACGCGCTGCGATTTCACTGAGAAGGTTGAATACGTCCAAGAGCCAGATAGGTGTAGCAGCTGACTTGCACCAGTTCGCGGATCGCTCAGTGGGACTTGCCAAACCATAGTGGTCAAGAATCGTATCAAGCTCCAACGGTTCCGCCAGCAACCAATCCCCAGTCCGATTGTCGATCTGGTTCGACGCTGACAGCAGCTCCTGAAGCGAAGCCTTAGTTTGCGCCAATGATTGCAGACGAGCCTTCAGATACGAGCCCTGTGACTCATCTTGATCTGCGATTGCGAACTTAATGTGGCGCAATAGTTCCTCTGCCACTGATTGCAGTGTCACACCATCGTAGTTGAACTTAGAAGAGGTCTTCCGGTTCTTTACGATGCTGATGTTTCCGCCCAGCAGACGACGCAGCGCCCGGTTCACTTCGCCCACCTTCGAGCCGTCGTGCGGCACAGCGACGTGCAGGCCCATAGCGAAGAGCCCGCCGTCACCTTCGAACGCCCGAAATAGCTCATCCGAGAAGACAAACAGGTGCGACGTCACCCGGCCCAGCACCATCTCTACGAGGTCGTACCGAGCGTGTAGAGCCCGCTGGATCTTGCCCAGGGAGTTGTGATCGATGATCTTGGTGGACGCAGCCACGATAGTGGTCGCCTCGCCGTTGATCACGTACAAGCGCACCTCAAACTCAGGCTCCCGCTGTGCGAAGCCGTTGAAGATTGTCGTGAGCGGGTTCTTCTCGTTCACGGCCTTGACAGGCAGTTCAACCATCTTCAGGAAATTCTGGATGAAGGTGCCGACGATCTGTAGTGTTCCATATGGGGTGTTAAGTGAATACACCCCCTCTTCACAGGTTAGCCTAAGCTTCCCCATCTTCGTTCGTTTTTGCACGGTTCCGCGTGAAGTCATAGCGTTCCCTTAGATTATCGATGAGTTCCTGCGCTGCCTCAAGGGACAAGCAGTCAGGCTCATAAAGCTCTTGCTCCCGGATCAGCTCTCTGATCTCGTCATCTGTTAGATGCGCTTGACCGGGAGTGATTCCTCGTTTTAGGCGAAGAATCTCATCATAATGCTCCTTTTCTGCCCATACTACAGGTGTTGGTTCTGGCATTTGGTGTCTCATTTCGGGGCCGCCCCTCGGGCGACGCCCCATTTTAGCACAAAGCGGGGCGGCGCGCAATTATTTTGCGCGCCGCCACTTTTTACTTCTTGACAATGGGTTCCACTGCATCGGCACACATGCGCACGAACTCCCGTGCACTTATGTGGCTGCGCTTATGTTCCCCATTGTGACGACTAGTGTACTTGTGAAAAATCGCAAGGAGGTTCTGCTCTGCCCTTCCGAAGAGACGATCTTCCGTCCTTTTTTCTGATTTACGCAGATAACTCTCCAGACGTGCAATGTCCTCCTCTGGTAGTCTGTCCTTCAAGCGAGATATCCAGTTTCGGACACCTTTGATGGTGATCCTAACTCGCTTGGCGGTTCCAAACTTGGAGTCCTTGTCAACTTCTATGTGCTGGAAAGATCGCTGGTTATTGAGGATGCTTCTGATTAGAGTGTCAGACCCTCTGCGTACTAGGATATCAGGGGTAACCTGACTTCTAATATAGGCTTCCAGTTCTTCAGTGCCAAGCCCTTCAGTAGCCTTTTTCCTAGACTTAGAGGAAAGGAAGATTGCTCTCCCTTTCCTCTGGGCTTGACCAGGATGAATGTAGTCGCGTGCCTCAGTTCTGATTGGAAGCACGTCCACCCATTCTCCTGGCTCTTTGAGGAGTTCAGTGATAATGAACTCAGTGACAGGGGAAACAGGTGGCGCCATTCTACTTCTCCTGTAGCAATCCTCGCCTCATGTGTTCGAGGTGAGTCTTAGCTTCCATCACCTTCTCCAGCAGGTGATCTCGATATTCCTGGCCGCGCTTCTTCACTTCCCGTGGTAGGACATCTAGCGGAGCGTTGATGATCCTGCCCAAGTCAGCGCTGAATGTCTTGAGCCTCGGGTGCAGCTTGGTCCCCTTAGCAGAGCTTGGGGGCTGCGCTGCTTTCAGCTTCGCACCCTTGGACTTCAAGAGTTCGATGAGCGCTTCGCTCTCGTTCCGCAGCGGCTTCATGTCCCGGAGCAGCTGCTCCACACCTGGGACCGTCATCTTGTGGCGGTGAGCCAACTCACAAGCCATGACGAAGATCCTGTTGTCGATGATCGACCCTAGCCTCTGGAGCGAGGTCTTGGCCAGCTTCGTTGCGAGGAGCGACTTGTCAGCACCTTCCAGCCTCGTCCTCGCCTTGTGGAGCGAGTAGGCCCGATCCCATGCGCGCTCACTGAGACCAACTGTCTCACGCGCGTCCTTGTGGCTGAGTCGGTTGTTGGTGACCAACAGCAGGGCCTGGCGGAACATGTGGTCCTTGGTGATGGTCGTGGTGCCTCTCAACTTCGGGTTGAGTTCGAACGTCAGCCGCTGCAAGGCCAACTGATCGTCCGTCATGATGATGAAGAGTTCTGGCCACACTTCGAACTCTTCACCGAGAGCGCAACGCGCCGCATGTCTATGGTTGCCGTCGATGTAGACGACCTTACCTCTGGACACCCAGCCAATGGGGGCGGGATCTTGGAGCGCCCCGACGTCTTCCTTATCGCAGTACTGTTGGAGGCCGCGCTCTGTGTAGCCTCGTACGTCTTCGTCCGAGAGAGCTTCGGCTCTCGCTTGGTTTCGTAGCGATTCAGCTACGTTGGTGAGATTGAACGGGACGTTGAACCACAGTTGGTATTCGATGCCGTCCCGCTTACATAGTTCCTTGAGCACTTGCTCAACTGCTCTATTCTGCACTTTCTTGCTGAGGAAACCTCTCCCCATCGTCTGCGCATCATAGTCTTTCCCAAGCATGTTGGGGGTCGGGTGCTTTAGCTTAGCCATTCTTTCTCCACTTCGATCTATAAAGGCGGAAATCATAAAATCCGCCTCTTTCTATACTACTTCTTGATCTGAGTCACCGGAATGTCTTCCAGCAGACAAGCTTTCCAGTAAACACAATCGTCTAGAGAGAAGCACCACCGAGTGGGCTCATAGTCTACGTCTACTTCTGAGAAATGGGCGACCTTGGTGATCGCAGGTTCTGCTGGATCTCCTACGCTCTCTGCGTCGCTCTTGCATTCTCGATTGTACTCATCCAACATATGTTGGATGACATCCTGAATACTATCTGCTTCATAGAAGTCGGGGAGCCAGTATTCAGACTCATATATCATGTGCTGGACAAGGATGAAGGTTTTCATGGGATATACCAGACTGGGCCGCCCCACTTCGAGTCGAACTCGTGGACGGTGGGCATACCGCTGACATAGTATTCGTCGTCGATGACATCCCTGATCTTAGTGAGTAGGCGTTCTGCCTGCTCTTTGGTCATGCCTTCCTTGAAGACAAGAACAGTACCAACTCGGGGTTGTTCCATTATTCTCCCCCTATAAATACAATCCCTTCATTGCATTCTTCATTATCACAGTCCATGCCGCCATCGAAGCCATGGCATTCTGGACAGTACTCATAGTCCTCATGATGAACAGCAGTGTATAGCACTAGTTGTCCATCATTATCTGTTTCGACTTGGTAGCCGTATTTGTCTGCAATGTCGTATACTTGCTTACGAGCTGCAGCTTCCATCTTGTCTGCTTCTTCTTTAGATTGGCTCATTTAGTTGCCGTGTCTACGATGGCTTCCCTAATCAGGGACCATCCTGAGAAGGTGGGATCGATAACTCGGAAGTGGGAGCACTTCTCGATGACCAATGAGGAGACTTTGTCTCCCGCCTTCTCTGCTGCGACAGCATAGTCGAGGCACTGGTTCATCAGTCTGTCCTTGGAGCCAACTAGGACGAGCTGCTTCGCTCCTACCGGCAGCTGCTCCATAGGGGAGAGTACCGGATGCTTGCCGAAGAACTCTTCGATCTCGGGCTTCAGCCCTTCTAGGTTCTTCAGGTCGAGCGCGCCTGCTATCGTGATCACAGAGAACGGCGTGAAGGGGAGCGGGCGGTCAGCGAACTCTTCGCTCTGGTCGATAGCGCAGAGGCAGACCGCGAGATGCCCACCGGAGGAGTGACCGAGCAAGGACATTTTAGCCTTGTCTAGCTTCCACTCGTCCGCGTTAGCCAGAACGCAGTCGATCCCATCCAGCAGATCGATAAACGTACCTGGGTAACCACCGTCGATGTGGCCGAGGCGCTTGAACTCCAGGTTGCAGGAAGCGATCCCGTGCTTTACCAAATCGGCGCACAGGTACTCCATCTGCTTCGCCCTATAGGACGACTTCCACTTACCGCCGTGGATGGTTAGGAGTGTGGGGTGAGGTCCATCACCGCCGGGGACTCTGACAGTGATGGACTGGAACGGTTTCTTACCGTACTTGACCTTGTGGGTCGGTTCGTCAGGTGTGGTGTAAAAGACGTCGGGCAGTTTGAAGTAAGGCATTATTTCCCCAGAGGAACAGCTACCGGTCGTTTGGCGAGCCCGCGATGCTCAACGAGCAAAAGCGAGCCCCATTCGATGGGGAAATACACGGCCTGATTCATTATTCGTACGTGAAACCGCTTTCCGTGCGATTCGGTGGACAAGATCTCGCTATCTTCTGCTGTTGCCGGGACCGCCCAGATTCCTTCCCCATTCCCTCTGACCCAGCTCTCTTCGTCGCCAGGAATGTTCACCTTGGTAGTTGGGAAGAGTTTATCTAGCCTAGTGATCTCGTCTTGGAGTTCTGCTCCGCCTGGTCCTGCCGCTTGGACTACGAATTCAGACATCAGCTTTCCTTTTCGTGTTTACTGTGACGGCTAAAGGAGCAAGGAAGAAGGTGTGTTTCTCTACCATATCCTTGGTCGGCTCGAAACCAAGCGCCTCTTTAAGGGCGGCATATCTGCTGTATCCATCATACGGATAAGGATGGCCGTCTTCATCTACAGCAGCATAGATGTGCAGTGGATCTTGCGCCGGGTCACATGTCGCAAGATATTGGGGATCTGCGCAGTCGCCTAGATTTACTAGGACAACGCTACCGATAGGGAGCATATGCATTTTCATTATGAATTCACCAACTCTGTGTTCCTACTCTTCCAGTTCTTGCGAAGTTCGGCTACTTTTTCAGGGTCGTGCTGGATTCCAAAAGACTCAGGACCGCAGCGCCCACGGAAGACGACATAGTCATCGCCGATCACGCCCACCCGCCCTTTCTTCGACCTAACAACCTCTGTATTCCAGATCGATTTGTCTTCATCGTAAAAGTGAACGCTCGTTTGGGGGCGATCCTTCGCGAGCGTTTTCACGTGACTGAATGCGAGTTCTACGTACATTATCGTCTCCAGAGGTGCTTGTGCATCGCTCCCATGGCAATGGGAACCGACTCAGGTTCATAGATGGCACTAAGGAAAGTCTTCATCCCGGTAACCATCATATCCTGGCAATCCATCAGTTGAGCCACACTTTCAATCAGATGCTCTACAAGATGTGGGTTACTGAGAGGGATGACGACTGATTCGCCTAGGAGGTCTGGTTCTCTATTGTCTCCACGGCAGTGCTCCATGATCTCCATCATCTGGAAGATGCCAGGGCCACTGAGGTACAAGACAGCAGATCTTTCTGTGACGCTATTCTCTGCAGGATCTGGGTCTTCGACGTTTAGGTGGATGTGGGCTTCTAGGACGAGAGTCTCATCCTTTCGGTGGACCGTCACTCCCTTCGCCCATGATGCAGTGGGCTCTCGGAATTCGATATCATCTCGCCAGTTGGTAAGTTCTGTTTTGAGATGTTCAAGTTCCTTTTCAAGCTCAGGCGGTGGTCCGATAACACCAACGATGGTGATGTCGTCGGGATCCAAGGCCAATGACATGCAGGCATATTCATAGAAGTTCTTTAGTGCTTCCTCACTAGAGCTGGCTTCTACGTGTTCTACTGCATTTCGATGAGATCGATAATTGATCTTATATTGGGGCATTATACCATCTTGAGGAAATCGTCGGGGCTGATGAGCTTCACCCCGTATGACCGTGCCTTATTGGCTTTGCTAGAAGTGCTGGTAGGATCGAGGATGATGAGGTAGTGGAGGTCCTTGCTGACACTCGACTTCACCTCTCCACCGTGCTGCTCGATCACGTCCGAGAGCCTGACACCGTTGTGGTTGCGAAGCCCAGTCATTGCGAAAGATTTACCAGCAAGAGGACCTTGCTGGATGAAGTCCATCACGTTGACCACCTTGGCGATTTTGTCCACCATCGCCTGGCGTCGGTCTAGCCCTGCGCGGATCGCTTTAGCCTTCGTCTTGATGCCCTGGATGGAGGCGATGTCAGAGGTGGAGGATGCCATCACTGCGTCGAGTGTGCCAAACTCCTTGGCCAGCTTCTTGCCGTTGGTGCGTCCCAGGCCGATGAGGTTGAGGCCGGTGAGGAACGTCGCCAGCTTCATCTTCTTGGTTGCTTGGACGTTGTTGTACAGCTTGTCGCCGTTCTTCTGCGAGTTGCACGCCTTGGCGAAGATGTCAGCTGTCGCGGTGTACAGCCCGGCAGGGGTAGTGATGCCCTCGGTGATCAGGCCCCGGACGACCCGCTGGCCCAGGCCCCGGATCTCGTGCGCCCGTACCCAATTCATGATGAGCCCGAAGGTCGCACCGGAGCAGTCCAGGTTGGGGCAGATGAGGTGGCGGGACTTGGTGCCGTCCACGTTCACCTCAAATTCTAGCCTAGTCTTGCAGTTGGGGCATTTGCCACTGAACCCGATATTGGGCACCTTTTTCTTCCCGCAGGTGCAGACAGGTACGGTTGCAGTTGTCATTTCACCCTCTCTAGTTTGAGCTTGTAGATTCTACGGCCGGGAACGATGAAGAGATCTCCATCTATGCCACCTCGTTGTAAGTGGAGGTTCCCGTTTTGGAATGCTTTCGCCATATGAATACCATGAGACCCAGGGCATTGGTCGATGCAACCGGATTCTTTGAGAATCATGATTGCAGTGCGTAAGAATGCTTCTTCCGCATCTGCCCACGTGGCTTCGACAGCCGGGTCTGGTCTTAGGAGACCACCCATAGACTGCTTGTCCCGAGTGAAGTTGTCCATGTTACCTCAGCTTGTGCTTGATATCGAGACAGTAGAGGAAGCCGCCCTTCAAGAAGATGACCGGCCAGCATAGAAGCTTGACTGCCATCACCTTGAACGATTCGCTCCATGAATCTTCATGTCTGGTGATAGAGCTGGTGACGAAGATCCCCAGCCCTATTAGATAGATGGTTAGGATGTAATACATCAGTAGAACCTCGGTTCTGCTGGGTTTCGGAGAGAGGATCTGTCGATGATGTTGTACTCATAGTCGGGACCACTCTGACCACCGTTCTCGTCGGCGTCGAGAATTATGTAATTCCCGGTTGATTCGTCTAGTTCCTTGGTGGCAACCTGCCAGACGTTGAAATCATCTACAACCACGTCACCAATCTTTAGATCCTTGGTCTTGATACTAACTTGATTCAGGAGACCAGCTAGGTCTGTAGATCGAGTGTGATTGATGGTCATTAGGGTTTCAGACATATTCTACCCAACGTGCCACGGGATTAGTTGAAGTACAGTACATCCTTGATTGGTGTTCGTTCCTTATTTGCTGTTACGGATTCCACAAACTTCGTGGCCGCATCGCGCAACATCAGATTGATACCTTTGATGTCGCCTTCGGTGTCGATATCGACACCATATTCTGCTTCGTCCTCTCCCTCTTTGGAAAGGGTCAAGTGAAGTGTATATTGCACGTTATTCTCCCAACTTTAGGGAGTCAAGAGGGACCCCCTCTTCTCCATCGTCGTTCATGATGAGGTAGGCTGCGATAAGCTCTTCAAGCTTAGGCTCCTGATCGTGATAGACGGCGAAGGCCCTCACCGCACCAGGAGCCTCTGGGTCGATGTCCTCAGGCATTCTTCGCATCACGAACTTCTCACCGATTTTGGCGTCGAACACCATACGACAGATAGCTTCTCTGTCTTCATAAGCCTCTGAGTCATCCCAGAGGAAGAGGATGCTTTTGATCATTATAGGCTCGCGATGTAAAAACACAACCCGCTGATGATGACCAGCATGGCTGAGAAGACCTTTAGACCGACCTCGACGAAAGGTCCACCGAAGGCTGCAGCGAGTGCAGGAAACGGGTTGGGGCCGTGGCTGGCAGAAGTATCCTTCAGAAGCCCCTCAGCGAAGTTGATAGAAGCGATGAAAGATACCACCGCCAAGATGGCGCATAGTGCGCCGATGATTGTAAATACCATTGTCCTTTCCTAATCGAAAAACGCTCTGGGGTTGATACCCATCTTGCGGGCAACCCAGTCTCGTTTTCTCTCTAAACCATCGATTGCTTCTTTCGCGTCGAGGCGCGTGAAGTCGCCGTCCAGATCGTATCCAATACGCTCTTTGATAACGGCCTTCAACTCCGCGTCGTCGCTCAGAGTTTGGAAGTATAAGTTGCCTTTCTTGGCGAGCTGTAGCACCAGCCGTTTTTGCTTGTTTGTCGCTGGGATCGTGTCCAGCAACTCGTTGATGATCTTAGATGCTTGTTTCATCCCCAGCTTCTTGAAGTCTAGCTCGTACTTCTCTTCAAGCTTGGGAATGTTATCCTCATCTTCTTCATCATATTGGGGGGAGAGGAAACAGAGGGAGAGGATGTACTCCCTCTGTTTCTGAGTGGCAAATCTCATTGGACGATTTTATCCAGCTCTGTGCGCCCCTTGGACAGGAGGCTAGCCTTCTTTTTCCTGATCTCCCTCATCTGCGCTACAAAATGGAGCCTGTCTGCTTCGTACTTCTCAAGCTCTTCGATCTTGTCCAGCATTTGTTCGATGGCTGGTACGATCGAGTCGATCTTAACAATGTAGTTCAGAGGAGTGATCTCTTGTAGTCTGGGATAGATGGTGATTTTTACACAGCCCTTGGGATGATAGGGGCTGACATAGTTGATGGCGATCCATTTGCCATATAATGGATCTTGATCTGTCTCTAGAACCAATTTGGGGTTGAGACAGATCCCTATGCTTGGGTCTGTTGGACCAAGATCCCAGATAGGCCACCTTTCCATGATGGCCTGGTGAATTCTTTCTCCTAGTTCATTCTTGCTCATGAGTATTCGTGGTAGTGGGGCTTCTTGCCAATCTCCGCAGCGATCTCAACGACCTCAGCGGGGATAGAGACCCTTTGGCGCAAACCAAACCCGATCCAGCCCTCTCCAACATCAACGGCCCACTTAGCTAGACCACCGTGCGGATCGAGCACTCCCTGAAGCCAATAGAAAGGCTCAAATAGGGTACTCCTATCGCCTTTATCCCAGGGTTCTTCAGCCCGTTCCCGCCAAGCTTTCTCTATATCATGACCTTCTAGCTTCTCTGGGCAGGTCTTATCGATGAGCGCGAGAATCTCATCAAGGATCTTACGCGCATGTTCAAGGGTGTAAGGATCACCGAGACCCAAACCCCAACTCCAACCGAATCGTCCGTTACTCATTTTCCCTGCTGTTGTCTAAGGAGGTAGCACCCGAACGGCTTACCAATGATTGACGTGATAGTCTGACACGTCTGGCACGGTCTAGTGCTCCATTGGTGCGGGTCTGCCTGCAAGAGCTGGAGCACAGGCTCTATGATCACATATGCTGCAGCTTGGATTATTTCTTTAGGTTCCGTCACCAGTCACCAGTGTTTTGATCTTGCCGTAGCACGGCTTACAGATCACGCTATCGCGCTGATCTGGCTGTACGACTCGTTTCCATTCTTCATCCGGGACATGGAACATCTCTGGATAGGTCGTACCGCACCGGGCACAATGGAATGGATAGATGATGTAGGGGATGGCACCCTTTTCCTCTAGATGCCCAAACCACTCTTCATTCTGTTCGTCGGAGAGTCCACCTTCATAGACTTCCTTGGGGAGGCCCCAGGTTGGGTCATCGGTGAACGGTTTGTAGGTGTCAGGGTAGAAGAACTTATACCTACACCCGCAAGAGATAAGTTGCCCACCACAGAACGGGCATTTCTCCATGTCACAACCGGGCATGTGAATCTCACCCTCGTTCACCCCACAGTCATGGCAGGTGCGGAGATCACAGATTTGGTTGATGATCTCCTGCTTTCTGGTCTGTAGTTCCATCAGCTCCTTGTCGAGGAGCTTCCTTCGTTCCTTGATCGCTTCGGTCACTTGGCCCCCTCGCACATGTTAGCCTGGGCGATTTCACGTGTGGCGTCTGCCAGCGCGGACAACAGGACCGCATCGAAGGTGAAATCTTCACCTTGGTTGAAGGTCCCATTTCTATAGCCGTTTTTCATGCGATCGTAATCTTCGTTGCACACGGTCATGATGCGTTCCTTGACTCGTGCGACTTCATCTCGGAATTCAGACATTAATTTTCTACCGTGACTATCGTTCCGCCTTTCACTACCACGCGGAATCCATTACCAGAGGGGAATTTGCCGTCTGACCCCAACTGTTCATACACTTCCTTGATTTTATCGGTGAGGATCTTGCTCCTTACTTCTTGGAGATCGAGCCCTTCGACCCGTACCAGATATCGGAGGATAGCGTGTTCTGAGATGACGAGGCCCTTAGCTTGCCTCTTTAGTGTCTCGATCTGCTTCTTGGTCTTCTCTAGCTCTGCTGCTTTCTCTCGGAGCGCTCGTTCCTTCTCGTTCAGCGCCCTCTTCTGCTCCTTTACTTCGGTCTCTGCCTCCCTTTTGCGAACTTCTAGTCTCTTCAATCGTGCTGCCCTGTCTCGGTCGCTCATCGGAGCATCCTTCTAGCTGGATTAGCTTGGCATTTGCGGCTTCGTATTTCTCCTTCCATTCCCAGCATTCCGTTGCGAGTTTCTCACAACGCCATTCCAGGTCTATTAGTCGGCGAACCTGCTCGCTCTCTTCTTGTGCGAGCCTCACATACCACTCAAGCCGATTGATGTGGTCAGATAATTCGTCTAGCCGGTCTTGGCTAACGGCAACGGTTGTTGGCTTTGTCGGATTTTCCATAGGATCGCGTGCCATACCCATGCGGGAGGGGTAAACTCGCAGCGTTTACAGTATTCTTCGATTCGTTTATCGGCCGAACCATTTGTTAAAGATTCTGTCGTATGTCCCATTTTCTTCGATCTCCAGTAGTGCAAGATTGATCCGTTCGCGGAGATCGGAGCCGTTTGGCATCATCATTCCATAGTACTCATAGTGGAAGATCTCCCCGATTTGGATCACTTTGCCGGAAGGGTTGTTGTTGACGTAGTAGTCAATGGAGGGTACGTCGAAGACTACAGCCTCGACTTTCCCTAGCTCAAGAAGCGCGTACGCCTCTTCGATTTTGGCGACTTCCATCAGGTGCCCGCCATACTCGCGTACGGCTTTAGCGCTTGTGGTGCCTGCCTTGGTTGCAACGAGAGCGCCCTTTAGGTCCTTGGGCGACTTGATCTTGTAATTGACCTTGCTAACTGTGTAGTCGGCGCTTAGTTTGGCAATGAAGAGGCCAAAGACGATGATGCCGACTATGATGAGTAGCGATGTGCAGAATTTACCGAGTGGTTTCTTTGGTGTGATGTCACCATAACCCACGGTAGATGATGTCACGATGCAGAAGTAGATGGCTTGCCATATGCCAACTGTATACTGGTCGTCAATTGCATTCTCGCCACGCTCCGAGAAGTACATGATGTGAGCTACCAGTAAGATAAAACCGATGAAGAGCAGTAATGGTTCAATGTAATTCCAATACTGTATTTCTTGGTTCGGCTCTTTCTTCTGCACCAGGATCCTCAACCCTGCATCCAGGTATCTGTGGGAGAAATCGTAATCTTTCTCTCTTTCCCCATTGATGGTGATCCCAGCAACAGCTAGTTGACCATCAATCCCATTGACTTTGTTGAATATGTCTTTGAAATTCTGAGCTTCCACATATTCAAACTCGATACCAGCCTGTTTGGCTACAGCTTCCCAGATGTCGATATCGAATCCGGTGTACTTGCCGTCGATCTTCATCACGCAAGGCTTGAACTCGTGCACCACGACCTTGACTGGATCAGCGCACGCATCCACTGCGAAGAAGAGAAAGAAGGCGATCAGGACGATAATCAACACAGCCCTAATTTGCCCAGCTACCTCAGTGATTTTAGGTTCCATGCCTTTCCTTACCCAGCCTTATCTTACCAGGCCGCACCCTTGCACACCCTAGAATGCCATACCCTGATCTATAGAAATGGGCCGCCCAAGAAGGGCGACCCATTATACTCAACGTGCCACGAGATGGCTAGCTAGCGTTGTTAGCAGCCATGAGCTTGTTCAGCTCGTCATCGACGGCCACGTCGTCCGTGCTGTATTTCTCTTCCAGCGACGAGGACGCAGAGCCGGCCAGCTCTTCGAACGCTTCGGCTTCAGCTTCGTCCGACTCCACCGCGCGCTGGAGGTCGTCCAGCGCGGCGAGGGGGCTTCCGCCCGTGCCGAAGTCCGACGTCGCCTTGGCGAGGTTGGTGCGAATCTGAGCGCTCGCAGAACGAGCCTTCAGCTGCGCGTGATTGCTCTTCGCCGC